GGATGGTTATGATTATAGTTATGGTGATGGGGCCGGTAATGGGTATGGGGATGGTGATGGGGATGGGGCTGGTAATGGGGATGGTTCGGGGACTGGTTTTGGGACTGGTTTTGGTATTGAGTATGGTAGTGGGTGTGAATAATTTAACTTATTTTCACCCAGTGCGCGAATTATGAATATATCCATAAAATTAAATTATATCAAATCCTGGTCACACCATGATGGCGATGATGATTGGGATGGGGATGGGAATGGTTCTGGTATTGGGAATGGTGATGGTTTTGGTTCTGGTTATGTCTCATATTATGGGAATGGGGCTGGTAATGGGTATGGTTCGGGGAATGGTGACGGTCATGTTTTTGGGAGAGGGCTTGGGAATGGGAATGGATTTGAGGATAGTTATGGTTATGGTTATGGTCGTGGTCATGGGTGTGAATAATTTAACTTATTTTCATCCAGTGCGCGAATTATGAATATATCCATAAAATTAAATTATATCAAATCCTGGTCACACCATGATGGCGATGATGATTGGGATGGGGATGGGAATGGTTATGGTTATGGTGATGGGGCTGGTAATGGGGATGGTTATGGTGATGGGGATGGGGCTGGTAATGGGGATGGTTCGGGGACTGGTTTGGGGGATGGTTATAGTAATGGTGATGGTTCTGGCTCTGGTGTTAGTCATGGCGGTGGTTATGGTTGTGGTCGTGAATGAGTTAACTTATTTTCACCCGGCGCGCCAATTATGAATATATCCATAAAATTAAATTATATCAAAGCCTGGTCACACGATGATGGTTATGTGTTTAGTGATGGTTATGGTGATGGGGAAGGTGATGGAGATGGTTATGGCGATGATGATGGGGATGGGGACGGTGATGGAGATGGTTATGGTGATGGCTCTGGCTATGGTCATGGTTATGGTCCGGGTTATGGCTCTGGCACCGGTGTTGGTCGTGGTCGTGGTCATGGTTGTGACTGATTTAACTTATTTTATCCCGTTGCGTGAATTATGAATATATCCATGTCACACCATGATGAATATGTGTTTGGCGATGTGAATGGTGATGGGGATGGGTATGGTTATGGTTATGGTAGTGGTTGTAAATGATTTAACTTATTTTTACCGGAGCGACATATCATGACTATATCCATAAACTTGAATTATATCAAATACGGGTCACACCATGATGATTATATGTCTGGTGATGTGAATGGTAATGGCTCCGGTTATGGTAATGAATATGGTCAGGGTAATGGCTCCGGTTATGGGGATAATGATGGGGATGGTAATGGTTATGGCATTGAGTATGGTAGTGGTTGTGAATGATTTAAATTATTGTTACCGGAGAGGTGTATCATGAATATATCCATAAAATTAAATTATATCAAATCCTGGTCACACGATGATGATGATTATGTGTCTGGTGATGGTTATGGTCATGGTTATGGTGATAACGATGGTGATAGTTATGGGGATGGTTATGGTTATGGTTATGGAGATGGTTATGGTCATGGTTATGTGTCTGGTGATGGTTATGGTCATGGTGATGGTAATGGGTGTGAATAATTTAACTTATTTTCACCCAGTGCGCGAATTATGAATATATACATAAAATTAAATTATATCAAATCCAGTTCATACAATGATGGTTATGTGTTTAGTGATGGTTATGGCTCCGGTTATGGGGATGGTTATGGTTATGGTTATGGAGATGGTTATGGTGATGGGGACGGTAATGGGGATGGTTCTGGTTTTGCTCATGGCACTGGCTATGGTCATGGTTATGGTCCGGGTTACGGCTCTGGCACCGGTGTTGGTCGTGGTCGCGGTCATGGTTGTGACTGATTTAACTTATTTTAGCCCGTTGCGTGAATTATGAATATATCCATAAAATTAAATTATATCAAAGCCTGGTCACACCATGATGATTATGTGTCTTGCGATGTGAATAATGATGATTATGGTTATGGTTATGGTGATGGGGATGGTGCGAATATGTATAGTTATAGTTATTTGGATGGACATGGTGATGGGAATGGTCATGGTCATGGGAATGATCGTGGGTTTGGTTATGGATTTGGGAAGGGGAAGGTTTCTAGTAATGGGCAATACCCAAAGTTATAATTTAATATAATCTATTTGTTTTTTACCTGGTATGACCAATTATGAATATATCCATAAAATTGCATTATAAAGCACCCAATTTTCCCAATAAGGTTTATACTTATGGTTCTGAACCTGGCAGTTATGATGGAACCGGTTATGGATGGGGCCAAAGTTCTGGTGACGGGGATAATTGTGGCTATGGTATTGGGTCTGGTTATGGGTCTGGATTTGGCTCTGACTCTGGCTCTAGTCATGGTCGTGGTAGTGTTTCAGATTGATTTAATTTATTTTCATCCGGTGTGGGAATTATGAATATATCCATAAAATTAAATTATATCAAATACTGGTCACAACATGATGGTTATGTGTCCGGTGATATGAATGGGGATGGTTTTGGGGATGGTTTTGGGGATAGCTATGGTGATAGTTATGGGGATAGTTATGGTAATGGTTATGGCATTGAGGATGGTTCTGGGCATGGTTCTGGCTCTGGCACCGGTGTTAATCATGGCGGTGGTTGTGGGTTTGGTTATGGATTTGGGAAGGGGAAGGTTTCTAGTAATGGGTAATAACCCAAGTTATAATATGAGTGATTTGTTTTTTATCTGGTAATGATCAATTATGAATACATCCATAAATTTGCATTATAACGAACCTAATCTACCCAAAAAGGTTTATAATTGTGGTTCTGAACATGGCAACGATGATGGCACCGGCTATAGACATGGCTCTGGCTCTGGCTCTGGCTCTGGCTTTAGTCATAGCGGTGGTCGTGGTTGTGACTGATTTAACTTATTTTCACCAGGTGCGTGAATTATGAATATATCTATAGCTAATTTTTTTTATAATAATGCCTGTAATAATGAAACCATTCCGGGGCATGATTGTAGGTATGGTAATGGTTGGGGAGACGTTGCCCTTACCTGGGATGGCGAACCGGATGGTGATGCGGATGGCTCTGGTTCCGGTCATGGTTATGGTAGTGATAATGGTTCTGCTAATGGTTTTGATTATCATTATGGGCATGGTGATGGGTATGGAGATGGGAATGGAGATGAGTATGGGGGTAGTAATGGGTTTGGATATGGTTATGGCGCTAGTTATAACAATGGTTACACGTAATTGATATTACTATTTGAAACAGTTTTCTGATTTAATTTATTTTTACCTGATGTGATAATTATGAATACATCCATAAACAATATGTTTTGTCTCAATGCATGTAATAATGAAACCACTTTTGGGTATGGTTCTGGTTCTGGTTCTGGTTCCGATTCTAGTTTTGTGTATAACCATAATTTTAGTAATGGAAATGGTTCTGTTTCCGGTAATAAGTGCGACGACGGTCAAGGTCGGGGTTATGGTTCGGGGGATGGGTTTGGGGATGGATTTATTCAAGGGGGTGGGATTGGTTTCGGTAAAGGGTCTTGTGGTGGTCAATCAACATGATACAATGTATGTGGTCTAATGATGCAGCACTTGAAACGTTTGTGGTCTAACTTAGTTTTATTACCTGGTGGGAACTAGTGTGACCATATATAAACCAATATTATTATATCAACGAAGATTATTCTATCGCTGGTCAGATTAGTAGTGTTGGTAGCAGTCATGGCAATGGTAATAATGAAGGCTATTGTTCAAGTGATGGTGGTAGCGATGGAATTAACATATAATGACTAAACGCATATGATTATATTATTATAACGTTTCGGCATCACATGTGAATGAACATTATTAGTATAATGAATATGTATATGGGTCCGCGTGTGATTCCGCTTGTAAATCCGATAGTGGTTCCGGCAATGGCAGTGGGAATGAGAATGGAGATGGTGAAAGTTGTGGTTATGGTTATGGTCGTGGTTATGAAAATTGGTGCAACAATTAATGGATATAAACATGCAATTGTATTACCATAATATTTCTGTTTCAAAATCGAACGAATATGGTGAATATATATGGTCACGGTTCTACGTTACCGTATGGGTGTTCTGATGGTTTTGGGAACGGCGCAGAGTTCAATACTACTCGAAGAATATAGACTGGGTGTGTTTAATTATTGATTACCACATTTATTAATGGATGCTATGATGCTGAATTTACAAATAACAACATGTTATGACAATACTAACCAAGTTGACTATAATCGTGATAATGGCACCGGGTTCGGTCGTGGCAATGGTGCTGGTTATGAAGCAACTTTGAATTATGGGCATGGATATGTTCATCCTCGGCGGAAATTTACCCGTTCAAATGAGGATGACGGTGGTGATGGAAATGGTTGGGGAAATGGATATACTACAGGTGATAGCCATGGATTTGGTGATGGGGATGGTATTGGGATTGGTGACCTTTAAAAATAATGTGATAATTTATATGGCATTATGGAACGTTTCAATCCATGTGCGCGAGGTGAGGGACGGGCCTGGACAACAATAATAATTGCTATACCGGATGTCACACGATCCATGCTGATTTTCGTTAGGGAATGACACCAATGAACCAAAACATATTATTATCTCATGATTTTCTTTCCGATGTCTTTACGGAGATGAATGGCTCTGGTTTCGGCGATGGTTTCAGTGATGGTTTTGGATACATCAAAGGTGGTGGGAATGGTTATGGTTCGCCGAATAATTCCGATAACAGTCCGACTAGCAATCCAAGCTATATACATGGTTTGATCAGACGAACCGGGCATGGGTTTAATAATGGTTCGGGAAATGGTTCGGGAAATGGGTCAGCATATACATAACAACTTATTATTCATGTATTGTTCGACTATATGGTATTGATACTACCACATAACAATTTGTCATCACTCTAGTTTTATTCAAAGGTCCAGTCAAATAAATTGAATATTTTGCATCGGGAAAAACTGAAAATGACCATATCAATAAATTTATACCATAACAATGAATTGAACCTAACTAATAATAATAATATCTGGGGGCGAGGTTGGTTGTATAGCTCTGGCGATAATACTGGTTATAGTTATGGTAAGGGTGATGGTAATAGTGATGGTGCTGGTAATGATTATGGAGATAGTCAGGGATATGGAGACGGTCGTGAATAATGAAACTAAGCGGATGTATAATTCTGGTAAATTAACTTGGAATATTAGTCTAATTACATTATCGTATTGTGTTGGTTCTACCGAGGGAAGCGGAAATAATTTTATATCTGGTGCGGGTAGTAACTGTAGTGTCGGGGGTATCTATGGATATAGTTATGGCAATGGCAATAATGGTGGTTGTTTCGGTCATGGTTGTCGTTATGGGGATTGTTATGGTTCCGGGGATGGGTATGGACATGATGTCTATAACTGACACCATTGATAATAAAAATACACAACGAATTTTATAGACAACACCATAATGAAAACACCTATTGCGTTATATTATTGTGCAGATCAATCATATGAGTATGATAATATTAATCTCGGAGACAACCTTAATAACACTTGTGGTAGTGGAAAAGGAGATGCCATCGGACAAATTAATGGAGGAACGTTTGGGTATGGTCGAACTTCCAGCAGGGGAAACAGTTATGGCGCAATATATGGTGCTGGTTCCGTGAAAGGGAGTTCTTGTTAAAATGACGATACTTTTATTTTATTTTAATAAAACAAACGTTACTGATTATGTCGATGAATATGAGAATAGATTTGGCGAAGGCGAAGGTTATGGTGATGATGCTGGTCGCGGAGATGGTCATGGTTACGGGGGGTGGTATGGCTCCGGGGATGGGTCTGGGTATCGCTATCTGGACTTGGCGAGTGAAAACTAGCCATTACTATGATCCAGGGGAAATAAAATTAGTAAATGGTGTGGGGGTTTACCAGCAAACTTATCTGTGATAATGACCTAGGCGAAGGTTGTAGTTGTGATCATGGGTATGATATGCGTTCGGCGATAGTATGGGGAGAGGATCACAGCTATGGCGGTGGCAACATTTATGGGCATGGGTCTGGGTTTGATTAAAGGTATGGTATCATCAACTAATGGTATGGTATAGTAACCCAATGTTGAATACCGAAATGAATAGTTCAATGCGTTTGCTATTTTGTGCCAATTCTGGTGATATTCACGATATTCATTCTTACCGCGATGATTACTACGGCGACGGTGAAGGGTATGGTTCGGGCATTGCATCCGGGGTTGGTTTTGGTCAAGGAGTTTACGACACCGCCGGTTATAATAATGGGGATGGGGCAGGATTAGGTGATTTTGATTAGGTTATTTGGATGAAATAATTAATGGTTCCGAATAATATATATTAAAATCATAATGATTAACACTGGACAATGCAATTATGTATATATGCATTATGCTAAAATACCATATTGGGTGTGATATTCGGAATAAGATCGAGAATGGTATATTAATACATGCCGATGGTGGCGGCGTTGGCATGGGTAATGGTTATACCCAACCTACGGTAGATGGACTACATGAGTATGGTTATGGAACCGGGGCTGGTGGATTATATAAGAACCAGGATGGTTACCTGAAAGGGTCTGGTTATGGATATGGGTATAATAATGGTTCCGAGGATTAACATAATGAAATAAATGGTTATACCTTTTTATTGTTTTATTCAAATAAACAAATCCATGTAAAGATGGTCAGTTACAGCTTATGATGACAATTGAAACCACATATAGTAATATAAATTATAGCCACGGTCATCATCATGTTGGTGATTTTGTTAACGCACCCAGTGATGATATACAAACTCATAATTATGGGCACGGCGAAGGAGAATGCGAAGGAGATTGTTTTGGTATTAGTAAAATTTGTGATTTTAGATATTATATGGTTATTGCTCGTGGGATCGGGTGTGGTAAAGGAATGAGATGCGGCGATAGTTCTGGATTAGGGGGTAGTGAGGGCTATGGTGAAGATTGCGGTAGTAGTATTATTGCATATGCCAGATAAAACAATCAGTCATGAACCGATTTAATAAATGACCTTATTTAGAACAAAGGTAAACCATTTTTCGTATGATTATGGTATGAGTGAGGACCAGGGTTTCGGCTATGGTCACAATTCCAACGATGGGTGCGGTTCCGAAAAAGGTTATAGTGTGGGATATGGTGTTGGTTATGGTGATGATTTCGGTGCCGGAGCCGGTTACCCCTAATATGCATTGAACCAAGTTATAACCATATGTCAGTTATTAATGATGATCAAACAAAAAGTTTAACCATGACAATACGGTTACATAACTCTAATTTATGTTTGCATAGTAATGGCCCATATTATTGTGGCAGTAGCAGAAATCATACGTTTATGGAGGGTGATGGCACTAGTTATAGTGGTGAATACTCAAACTATGAATATGCCGATGGGGCGGGCATTGGTCAGGGTTTTTCTGTTGCTCATGGATATGATTCTGGGTTCGGGATCGGAATGGGATTAGGTTATGGGCACGGAAATGGCAAGGGTATTACTATTTATCGATAACATAATATAACACGAGTTCGATTTGTGGAAATAGTAAATAGTTCAGGGATGGTATACCGTTTAATATATTACAACAACAACACAATTCTATTATCATGTCAATTGAAATTAAATATGATCAGACACTTACACCATTGCAACCGAACGATATTGTTTTAACGGGGATTAAATAATGGCATCAACCGGCACATTCTAATGTTTATGGTGCAAAGTTGATTTTGTTGCGAGAACCACTGGTCATTAATTCGGGGACGAAATTTATTGCATCATAACCATACCTTATGATAAAAATGGTTTACAATAATTTAAAGGACAAACGAAAATGTCACGTGAAATACCGAGAGACACTTTTTGTATTCTTCCCTGGATTCATCTTTCAACCAGACCTGATGGGTCGATGCGAGTTTGTTGCACGGCCAATGCATCAAGTGTTGGTCCCACCAATGATAAAGAGCATGGCGGTCAAGTTGGTGTTCTTAAAAATGCAGATGGAAAACCTGCAAATTTGAATACGACAACCTTGATGGATTCGTGGAACAATCAATATATGCGCAATGTTCGCACCCAAATGTTAAAGGGTGAAAAACCCCCATCGTGTCTTAAATGTTTTCGTGAAGAAGAATCGGGACATATCAGTAAACGGATGTGGGAAACTAATTATTGGATGAAACAAATGGAAGTTGATGTCCAAAAATTGGTTGATGAAACCGCCGAGGATGGTAGCATCCCCCCAAAAATACAATACATTGATCTTCGTATGGGAACGAAATGTAACCTGGCATGTATCATGTGTAGTCCGCATGATTCATCACAATGGGTGCCCGACTGGCAAAAAATGTTTCCTGAAATCACGAACTCCAATCTTAAAGAAACCATGCAATGGGAAAATAAAGGCAAATTGCATGGTGCCAGTTACAATTGGCACAAACAGAACCCGGATTTCTGGGATCAGCTTTATGATCAAATCCCGCATATGCGTCAATTATATTTTGCGGGTGGAGAATCCACGATCATCGAAGAACATTACACCTTGCTTGAAGAAGTGATTCGTCGGGGATATGCCAGTCAAATCGAATTACGGTATAATTCAAATGGTATTGAACTACCTGATCGATTGTTTGCAATTTGGGAAAAATTCAAACGTGTGCGTTTTCATTTTTCAATCGATAGTATTGAAGAAATGAACAATTATATTCGGTATCCTTCCGATTGGAGTCATATCGAAAAGCAATTTCGGTTACTGGATGATACACCAGATCATATCGAAGTTACAATTGCGTGTGCGGTCCAGGCACTCAACATCTATTATTTGCCCGATTTCATTCGGTGGAAACTCGAACAGAATTTCAAAAAAATCAATCCGTGGCCTCTCGGTAGTGGAATGATCAATTACCATTTCGTTTATCATCCGCCACATCTTAATGTTAAAATTCTACCAACGTGGTTCAAAGAAAAAACCGAAGCCAAATATAACGAATTTTATAAATGGTTGGAACTTAATTGGAGCCAAACCACCAATATTGGGAATGCGACAAAAGATGAATGGTTGGAACACAAATACGGAATTTCCCGGTTAAAAGGTATGATCAAATTCATGAAATCCGAAGACTGGTCAAACCGGCTACCAGAAATGAAAGAGTTTTTGGAACAGGCAGATAAAGTTCGAGGAACTAATTGGAAAACCATTTTCCCAGAAATGAACGCAATATTTGACTGATGGTTACATCTTACTATGCGATGTGTAAATATCTCGATGTATTGAAGATACCGCATGTCGCAATCTCAATATTCCCGCCAAAATGGTATAGAGGGCCAGTGTTTAAAACACTGGCACCTACCAAAGAAATTTTGATTGCAGCAAAGGATGATATTATTAACGATGAAGAATATATCCTTCTTTTTCAAGATGAAATTCTAAACAAATTAGACCCGCATCAAGTATATAACAACCTAATATCGTTATATGGCCCAGATATTGCCTTGCTATGTTTTGAAAAGCCTGGTGATTTTTGTCATCGCCATATTGTAGCGTTGTGGTTTGAAAACCATTTGAATATTAATGTGCCGGAATGGAAACTACCAAATGAAAAAACTCGAATTATTACATTACCATAAATACGCATCTGTTTTATGTAAAATGATCAATATTTCATTTGATCAAAATGGAAATATGATTAGTAAACCATTCACAAAAAAATATGATATGTCATCTGTTATAATAATGGCAAAGTGTTTTAATTTGATCACTGAACAATTTACCATATTTTACGATATTGATTCAATCAATCAACCGTTATTGACCAATATTGTAAAGTATAAACAACATATTAATTATGTTATTGGTGGAATTATATATCAAACCACACAGAACAAATTCAACATATTCATAAAGAATGACGATGGGTTTTCCTTTAAAAAGGATTTAATTAACCCAATAATTGAACTCGTAAAAATTGCCCCCGCATTTTTCAGATATGTGAAACACTATTGCGATTATATGCGAAGTGATAATAAATGGTTAATTCGATCATATGCTTTAATAAATGCATCAAACATAATAGATGATGGTAGTGATACCGACGAGATTGGTTATAAAACTTCAGCATACATTGTATCAACAAACCTATCTGATTATTGTAATAAAATTTTTGATGCAGGTGGAATGCCAGCTTTAAACAATTACCTTATCCGTATATTTAATCAAATGATAGATGCGGGACATACGTCAATATTAGCTATTTTTAACGACATAATAGAGGAAAAAGAAATACCGCACACAGACTTTAGTAAAGAACTTTGTGAAATTATAACGAATTATTTACTTACCCCAGGTCTATATGATGGTAGTGCATTTATTACAATCTACGATAATTTAACTACAATCGTTGTATATACATATGATGCGTCGTCATCACAAGAGCGTTTGCCCGTAAATGAAGGATTAGGATATACGAGTCTTGAGCCTGTTATTGATGCCATATTATATGATGACGACTTGTTATATAAGATCAGCAAAATACATAATGACAATAAAAAAATAATATGCTCATGTATCTTACAACGTTTTGTTAATGTTGAGTTAATGGATAAAACATTAATAGATGAATTTATTGATACACCAAGTTATATGTTTGATTCAGAATGGATTGATGTTGATACCACTTTAGAACAACTTGCAATATCACCATGCATATTATCTTATATTGCAGAACCAACCGAAGAAATGTGTGTTGTTGCATTAAAAAATGGTTTCACCCCGGCATATAACTTAATCAAATCCCCAACCAAAGAACATTATCATTTATGGTGCTTAGCCCAGTTGAAAGGAATTGTTTTCAATGAAAAACGTATCTGCAAGTATTATAACGTATGATTGTTACAAATCCACCAATCGGGTATTTAAAAAATATCAAAATTATATCATTGATAATATCAATGAAGTTATAAATCATAACAGAAGTGATAATATAAACCAAATCATTTCTGTGATAGATCAGATAACTTGTTTTAACGAGTTGTCTAAAAAACACATAATGTTTGTGGATGTTAAATTGGATGTTTACAATAAAACATATAGTCAGTTCGAAGAATATATACGTGTTAATTTGGTGAATGCAAAATTATCAAAATCACAACGAAAAGTGGTATTAACTGAATTTCCTTCTCTGGCTTGTTATATAAATAATTTGTCAATAACTGAATTTGAGACCCTGATACGTGGCGATATAACGCGTATCAAAACTTTCAATAAACCTACCAAAGCACAATTATCGGAGTTTTATTCTATAATTAATACCAGTATTAATCGTAAAGAATTTAGGCATATATGTGATGTATACTTATCATATGGTTATTATGACACAAAAATAACATGCCTCTTATTAAAAACGTGTTATACGTATAATAGATATGGTGATATACCACACCAGTTATTATCGGTTGCCGCGAAAACGATTAAACCCACGGATACCCAATATATTGATTCTATCATATCGTTATACCCAGAAATCATTTTATATGTCAAAAAACCAACAACTAAACATATTATTTCTTCGTATTTTATAAATTCAACAATGCCTTTGCAACTAAAAACATTACCGGCTGGATCACAATATTTACTGGGTTCAACATGTCACCGATTATTAGAAACAAGTTTGATTTCTGATTCTGTTAAAACAAAAATAATCAAGAACGACCCTGAATTGATTAATCATATAAACAAGCCATCCCGTAATCAAATATATGCCGCATATAATAGCGGGTATCATGATGCTATTTTTTTGTTGACCAATCCAACAAAACACGACATTAATTTACAGGTTTTAACTAAATTGCAACGATAAAATGGCAGCACCAAATGTTTGATATAAATCAAGATAACATGGTGAAGAAGGATTGATGGCAATGAAAAATTTTTCTGTTCTTAAACAATATGATAACAATATTATCAATAATATTAAAACAATTTTGCGGTCACCGGACAACAAAAATATTGAGCATGTTATTGATGTAGTAACACAGATAACATCGTTTAATATCAATCTTATATGGAATGACAAAAAGACGCTGGACTCGAACCTTACGGATCAAGATAAACTATATATTTCATTCCAGGAATATATTAGTGATATGTTGGTAAACATGTCAATCAACGCGCTATATCAAAAACGGTTAGTATCTGAATTTCCACATTTGGCGGGCAGTATATCAAATCTCACATCAGAAAATTTTTGTATCGCAATCAGAAAAGAACTGTCCGTCATTAAATTGTTTACCAACCCAACCAAAGAACAATTATTCTATTATTTTTATACGATTTTGAATGGTAATCACGCCAATATCAGTCAGGTAATAGAAACATATTTGTCATACGGGTTTTATGACAACAGTGTTACTATATCACTATTAAGTAAGTGTTGTGGTTATACAGGTAACTACGATGACGATTCTAAACATAAATTAATGGAAATTGCTGCAAAAACCATTAATAGCACTGATCGGCATCTATATACCAAAATTTTAAGATTATCCCCAGAATTTATTATGTATATTAAACATCCAAGCATTCAGAATATCATTGATGCATATTATAATATTCCTGAAACAGCATTATCACTAAAAACGCTGCCCACTGGTTCACAATACCAAATTGGATCACAGTGTCCTCTGTTTTTAAAAACAAACTTAATTTCAAATGCGGTTAAAACAAAAATTATTAAACATAACCCCGAATTGATTATTCATATAACCAACCCAACCCGTAGCCAAGTGTATGCTGCGTATAATAACGGGTATCGTGATGCTATCTTTTTATTGACCAATCCAACAAAACAAGATATAAATAAGCAGATTATGACCAAATTAAAACAGGACTAAAATTAATGTTCGCAGTGTCAGATTTAGTATCCAATCATATTTACCCTGACTTTACGCACATTATTCAATGTCCAATTGAAAATTTAAACCAATTAAAATTATACCACGTTTTGAGTGGTTTAAATTCGTTAAAATCCAGCAACTCATTGTATGCGGCGAGTTTGTCATTACAATCATTCGAAGATAAACTCGACATAATCGTGAAACATGTTGAGTTATCAGTTGAATGCCAAATCGAATTGGTTAAATTCGATGAATCATACATTAACAAGTGCAATAAAATTCATCCCATTGTAATTAAAGAATATTTACAAAACGACCCAACCAAGATTATTAAGATTAACAGTCTGTCAGTAACAACAGAGGTTCTTGATGTTTTAGCAAACGTAATTCTCGCAGGACAATTATCACAACCCAAATCGGTCAAATTGACGAAATTGTTCAATTTTTACTTGTTATTAGATCAATCAACAATATTGTTAGATACTGCGGTATTATTACTGTTAAGAACCAATAAATCATCCAAAATCGTTAAACGTAACGAAACCCGGATTGCTAATAAAATATTAGCACGCAATTATTCTACTGATCAAATAATAATGTTAGCGAAAGTTAACCCATGTTTTGTCGAATATATAGACAATCCATCTGATTATTTGATAAGAGTCGCAATATTTAATTCACAAGAGATGTTTACTGGTTTAAAAAACGTGCAATCACTTTCACCCGAAAACCAGAAATTTGCATTATCGTTAAATTATAATTATCTAAATAATCCGTTAATAACACAGGATACTGTTATATCTTATTTGCAAGAAAACCCTAAAGCAATAATGTATATAAAAAACCCCAGCAAGAAATTAATATATGTATCTTTTGACGCAGGTTATGATCCTGCCATTTGGCTCATTACTAACCCTGATGACAATGATAAAATCAACCAAACATTGGCAAAATTGCGAGAATAAAAACCATGGAATTTATTCAATTGCACAAGGTGGAAATCAAGTTCATTACATCCGCAGAACTTGCGATTAAACGCGGGCACATTACAGCAAGTGAGTTATCCAATAAATTTTTAAAATATAGCAAGCATCCAAACTGTTCAATCGAAAAACTAAAATCACATCATCCAGACGTGATGGATCAATTGTATAAACTGTTCGCCACATACGTGACTAACAAAAGAATCACAAATCACACCCAGTTAGCAATTATGCATATTTTCCCTGATATTTATATGCATTATCAAACCGTTAGTTCTTTAATATTAGTCATATTATTTGAAAGAAATCCACGTAATATTTTCAATATAAAAAATATTGACAATAACGCATTATTATTATTATTTCGTTATTTTAATGAAAGAAACTGTAAAGATTATACGAGTGAAGAAGTTTTTAAAATCGCGTTTGAATTAAATGATATGGGCATCAAAAACAAATATATTATTACCATGATCATTCATCGGTTGCGATTTTTAGAGTTTAATTACCCAGAAAACACGTCGATATATTCGCTCAAATTATGCAATAAATACAAAAAACGAATGTTCGAATTATTTGCTGAAAATATAAATCTTTTCACAAATATTGAATTAACTATACTTATCGAACATTATCCAGATTTGATCTTGTATATGAAGAAATCATCACAGCAATTAAAAATGATCGCGATACTTGAATCCATGTATCATGCCGATAAAAACAAAATATTCGAATTGTTTAACACCCTTAAACCACAACTTTCATCAACCACACAATTAAAAATCATCCTTGGGTTATATTTAAATAACGTATGTGTTGGTATATATAATGTTCCGCACTCAAATTCGGTAGCAAAAAAAATAGTTAACAGTAATATGGTATCTAAAAATGTGATAAACAAACTGTTAGATTTGAAACCAACGGCAATTACCTTGATTGAATGTCCAACACGTCGCCAGATATATAGATCGTATAATAACGGATATAACGAGGCAATATTTATGATAAAAAATCCAACGGGAATTGACCTTAATGAACAAACCCTGGCGCGTCTCAAACAATGATGGTTGATTTGTTTGTATTGAACCTGCCTAAAGTTGATTTGCGCGCACCATCATTGGCCCTGGCGCAATTAAAAGCATGTGCAGAACATGATGGCTTTACCACCAGGGCTTTTGACTTGAACATTTGGTTATGGCGCAAACTCGTTGTCATGGGATTAGGTCATTGGTGGTCATATAATGACAGCATGTGGTTTGATCGAAATACCATTGACGCCAATATGAATGATGTTCACAGTTTATTACACCAAGCGATTAGGGAAGAAATAGTTCCGTATAACCCGAAGGTTATCGGGATTAGTCTATTTTCAGTTCTTACCTTCCAACCTTTACCTATTATGCTGGGGTTATTGCGCGAATATTTCCCATCAACAAAGATCGTGTTGGGTGGACCTGGTATATCTATTCGCAATAAAGAATTTTGTGAACAGGAATTTTCAAAAATTGGAAACCTGTTTGATGACTATATTTATGGAAATTGTGAGTCAGCGATTGGTCAATATCTGTCAGGAACACTGACAACAACAAACAGTTTCACCGTAAGTAATTTTGATTCCGAATTTCGTCATATACCACCAGATTATTCTGATTTTGACTTCACACAATATCCAAAAAAACACACCTCGGTCACTGAAAACAATCCTGGTCCCAACAAATGGGTTTATATGGCGGGATCACGCGGATGTGTTAGATCATGCACCTTCTGTGACGTTGCCAGCATTTGGCCGACATTCAAGACCAAAACCGGAACCGACATCGCAAATGAAATGATTCATCTTTACGATACCTATGGGGTGGATAAATTCCGGTTTACCGATTCGTTGCTTAACGGCAACCCGAAAGTGTTTAGAGAACAATGTGAAACTCTAGTCAAACGAGGATACGGAAAAAAACTTATTTGGCACGGTCAATTCATATGCCGACATCACAAACAAATGCCACCAGAATTATTTGATCAGATGAAAGATGCCGGGGTTGATCTGGTTTCAATCGGGATTGAATCCGGTTCAGAACGGGTTCGGGCAGATATGCTCAAACCATTCGATGATGTTAGTTTATTCAATATGCTTGATAATTTTGAACGAACCGGCATCAAATTCGTCCCGTTAATGATTGTGGGGTATCCAACCGAAACAGAAGATGATTTTGTAAAAACACTTGATTTTATTGATCGTTTGCCACAATATAAAACATTAGTTGACATCAATTTGAACAACCCAATGCGTGTTTTACCAGGTAGTCCAGTAGGTGACGATCCTGAACATTATGGCATCTCGTATACCGCGTTGGTTACAAATGATGATTTCACAAAATCCTGGGCATGTGGTGATAATGATTATGCAACCAGAATTGAACGATATTTTCGATTTCATAAACGATTAATCGAAAATGGATTATCACAGTCCTACGCCGGGGGCGATGGCGGGGCGTTTCGAAAAGATTATTATCTTATCAAAGGCGATAATATTTCTTCCGAAATGAAGGAAATTATTGAATTTGTTTATGAAGGACGCACAAAATGAAATCAGAATTTGTTGATGCTACCGGGATTATGGTTCAGAATTTTGATGATATTAAACGGATTGCATTTGAGTTCATCAAACAATTTCCTTTTAACAAGCATAACCAGCTTTGTTTGCTGAATACCCCGGATCATGATCGCGACGACCCATATCAGGGTATTGGGAACCGATATGCAACAGGATACCCTATGTCTGGGTTGAATGAAGATGACTTTACGGTCATGCATTCGATGATCAAAGGAACCGCATTGGAAGCAGTTCGCCATCTTCTACCCGTCACCCGGATGCGGTTGATGCAAATCCCGCCTAAACGATGCTATTCAATGCACATTGATGGTCCTGGCGAATACCGGGTGCATCTTGCATTGAAAACGAATGAATATGCGTATATTGCCTATGCAGAAAACAATCAACTGATCCATATCCCGGCAGACGGACAGCTTTATGTCATTAACGCGGATAAACGTCATTCAGCCGTGAATTTCGATCCAAACAATATTCGCACACATTTGGTAATGAACCTGAAAATATCGTGATTGTATTATCGTTATTCAGGCGGCGTATCACAACCTCATTCAATAAGTGATCATGATTAAATATTCAGACAATATAAATGTTGCGTTTGCGATCACCAAAAAATGTTTGGGATTGGCTGGACTGATTGCATTAATGATTTTATTGTCATTTTTAGCACTCTATTCCGCTTGGTTATATTTGCCATATAATTATGCAATCGCATACACCGTGATTGCATTTATATGTCATTTTACAATATGGATGAAACAGAATAATGAAGGTTCAACACTGAAATTTTATGTGTTATCGCTCATGATCGGATGCAATTGGATCATATACGTATCTGTGTGGTGTATCATGGTTTGTATATTACGAAAGATACTACCAAGGAATTAATCCGATATGACATTAGTTTTTCTGATATGTTTTCGTATTATTGAAATATCAGCATCGTTTTATTTATTATCAGGAATGGGATTAGTCGTATATCTTTTTATTTCTAATTTAATTCATACTGTTATTCAATCTGTTTACGCAATCGATAATTTTCCGTCACATATAATTTATTCATTATTCGTTTTAGTAACTATTATTCTTCACATTTATGTTATATATATGACTTTTTCATTAACCTATCTTATCATATACTTGGTAATATCAGGATTTGTTCACAAAATATTGCTTGAACTATCGAAATCAGACCACACAATAAAGTTGCCATCTGGGCACGTTGTCGCTATCGACATTACAACCGGGACAAAAATAAATATGTTCACGTTAGCAATGGGGGTATCTTTGAACTGGCCGTTATTATTGTGTGTTGGTTGAGATTAATATAATGTGGTTATGTTTTTTATTGGTAATACGAATAATCGAAACCGCATTCGTGTTTCATTTTTTTTCAGGGTATGAGATAATAATATATCTTACATTATCAAACTGCGGCCACACGATCTATATATTATCAATACTCACATCTGCCAAATTGCCATCCCCGCCAATTTATTTATTATTATGCGCAATGACAATATTCATTGAATTGTATGTATTATACACCATTTTGTCTTCAATCGGACTTATAATACATTTGTTTTTATCAGGAATGGCCCATAAAATATATTATAAAAATTTCCTAACTGAATTAAACATACAAAGCTGCAACGAAATAAATATGTTTAATGCATCGATAGGATTTGCATTATTCTGGCCGATCTTTATAACGATTTCATTTATATATTATCTTGCTCGGTTGGAATAATATCATGCATATAAACGTATATTCATTAATGTTAATCAAAATAGTAGAACTATTACTGATCAATTATTTGTTTTCTGGTTTTATTTTTTATACATATTGTTTTATTTCAAATCTATGTTATACTTCTTATTATTTTAACATTAATAAGCAGGACATGACGAAGGCATCTTGGTCTATATTGTTTATCATTACCATTGCAGTTCAACTAGACATAATGTATGCCATATTATCTCCGGCATTGTTCATAATCTATTTGTTCGTATCAGGAAGTTTTCATGGAATATTAAATACACAGCTACCACTCATACGTGGTGCCTATATTCCCAGATTAGATATTAACATTGCATATGATGGTAATAATGGATCACATATCAATTTCTTCATGCTATCGATGTTACTATGTTTGTATTGGCCGATTTATGTTATATTCAGTAGCATATGTCTGATTATAATAAAGGAGTGATGATGATATTAGAAGATTTCTTTTCCATTAGAACACTAAAGGTCACGATATTTATATGCATCATTATCGTAATAAGTGCATTTACGTTTTACTGCATGTCTTTATTTCCCGTTATGTATCTATTCTATTTTTTTGCTGCGGGTATGTTAACGCACATAATACTGTTTGGATATGAACGCTCATTATCATCGACGCAAAATGACTATTTTGAAAATATTTTCATACGGATTTGCATCGTTTTGTTAGTAGTAGTGTTTTCCGTATTGTTCGTTGGTATCGGAATATGTTGGTTAATCCCGCCTATCCGAGATTGGATCGAATAAAAAAGGGGATCATGTTGATCCCCTTTTTTATTTTAATTCGGTTAACAATATTCCACATACAATAAATTATGCCAATCCTTTGCATGTTCCTCGTGATATTCCACATGAATCCCACGTGTGAACGGCAATCCAACCAAATCACCAACATCATTGATCGGCCCGTTAAATTCAGTATCCCGAAACGAAATTGAATTTTCCATAAACCCAGTTCCCATTTTCATGAAACCATGTTTGGTGTCAGATAGAATATGCATTGTTACATCAGCATATTGTTTGGCAAACATATTTGCATGTTTTAATGGCGTCCAATCATCATTCTCGCCTGTTACGATTTCGATCTTTTCCTGTTTCATTTTATCAAAATCGTTCAGCAAGGGCCATAATGCCGGATAAAACGCGGTAACATTATTAACCCACTCATATTGGGATGCCAGGATCGCAACCGTTCCCCCAGCACTAAAACCAATAATATCAACAGAAAAATCAGGTTGTAGTTTGATTAGATTATTGATTAACCCTAGCGTTTTATAGGTCATCAATACATCATCCAGCCGGTCATGAAACGAAGGTGTGAATTCTACTTTATCCCACCAATGAGAGAATACGCCCCGGCCAGTGAAATGATCGATCATAACGACCGGGACTTTAGGGGATAATTTGTCGGCCAACTGTTGTTCTGCATCACCAATGCCACCGGACCCATGACAAATGATAACCACCTTGTCATATGTTTTTGATCTATCAGGGACGGAAATTTGAGCGGATACCTTACCAACCTGAAATAGTCGTAATCTCTGTTTATGTGTGTATTCTGTCATTTTGATTATCCTTAAATTTTTTAAACCATTCATCATCCGACATTTCCGGTAATGAAAACGTCGCATTATTGTCCAACAAATAATAACAACAATTTTGCCAACATGTTGCCGCTGGGTTAATACCAATGTATTTGCCATCATCATTGTGTTGACGACATGTGTTATACATAGCATCATTGATTTGCCAACGATGTCCGTGTAGGTGGTTTAAACGGTCACACAGCGCTGTTATCGCTTTCCTACGTGACAGATACTCGATACTGATAAACGGAACTGTGATGCCTGTTTCACGGCATTTCACGACCTCATACGGTATGAAGTATTCTTCTGCCCAGGCATTTTGTGCGCCATTTCCTCTAAATGATGTCAGCGGAGAATTACGAAATTTTGGCACATAATATGTTCTTGTTGATACCCGCGCATGGTCCGACGGATACCAACCATTATTATAAAGCCCTGATATTGCAACCAATTCTTCGGTATCATCATGAATGAGAACTTCGAAACTGATAAATTCGTCCACTTTTTTATCAATATTTCGATAGTTACCCGCATTTCGGTGCGTATCTTTTGAAATTTCTTGTTCAAGTTTGACTAATTTATCAAATGCCCGTTGATCCTGGGTGGCCTTCAAATCAATTAATGTATATGTCATGGATAAACCACATATTTGTTTTTCAATTCTGTTGCTTGGAGAGTGCAGGTGTTGCACTGTTTAATGCATGGTTGCATTTTCGGTAACGTATCACTATCCGGGGAATTTGCCCAACTTTCATCCAGCCCATGTTGATACCAATCATTCGACAATATTTCAGATACCGTATGATTTTTAATTGACACAAAATCATGGCCGTATTTTGAAAACAATTCTTTGGTGGCAACCCGTTTTTTTGTCTTCTTGTGCTTATCTCCACCAATCCAACAGCACGGTAGCAAATCACCTTCAAAACTCACATATGCCCATTTCCGGGCACGATATTGACACGAAATATCAGGGTTAACCGGTATAGCTGATAGGTGTATCCCTTTTGTATCCACAAACTTATTATTTGTGCTTACCTGGACATTTTCTAGAGTATCATCGAATGGTGTAAAACGGGATGCTTTTTTTACCCGAAAGGAATGAAACCCCATCGTTTCTGATAGTTTCCGGGCATCGTCTACCTGATGTTGGTTATGGGCAAATACCAGCATTTCCCAGATTGCTTTGCCACCGGCAGCAATAAACCATTGGGCAGAATCCATAACTTTTGACCATATCGCATTCCGACGATAAAGATGGTTCGTATCAGCTAACCCATCAATTGAAAACACCATTTCTCCGTTATCGCCCAATGCGGTAGCGGTTTGCTGCCAAAACGCTTTAGATCGCCCGGAACCATTAGAATACAATCTGGTGAATATTTTTCTTGATTTTATAATGTCGAGAAACCCGGTATGATATTGATATGCTAGATAATCGCCGTAGTTGCCACAAACATGCAGTTCGGTGATTTTTGCACCGGAACCTTCAAACTCACTTAACATTTTTTCGATATAGATGGGTTCAAGATCGCCAATGGGCAATACAGGATTAACCCCGTCTTCATGAACACGGGCACACTGATAACACAATAATGGACATCTACTAGTGAGTTCTAAATGGATGCCCGTTATTTCACTTGGTTTCAAAAACATTTGTTACCCCTAACATATTAGCCAACTCGTCGGTTTTTTGCCGATAATCAACATATTCCATCACGTTACCAAGCAAAATAGTATCAGTTGTCGATTTCAAGTGTGACAAAATTTCGTCTCTATGACCAAATTTGTTTAGAAACACGTTCAGGTATCGATAAAAATAAACGTTTTCGTTTTTTGCAAAATTGTTGAAATATGTTAATGATAATACCTGTTCAACGATCTGTCCTATTGACCTGGCACCATGTTCTGTTTCCCATTCAATATGCCATATCAAGGTATCGGTATCGATATATGATTTTGTCAAATCGATTACCCCGGAATTACCCTGATTATACGTTTCGACGATTGCATTAATGAATGCGATCTTGCATTGTTGTCGATAATGGTCGCTTATATGGGGAATTTTCTGGACATCACGCAACGTCATACGTGGTTTTACATCTGGTATCATATGGCACCTATTTCAATATTCAATGAATAATACCAGATGCGATGATTTCAATGCCATATTAAAATGGTTAAATTATGATTTTAAATAACCCAAATCGGATAAGATCGATATGAGATAATTTATCAATTGCCTGACAGAATATATGATTATTTTTTAATGTTTTTTTTATTTCCATATTTCCGTGGGCATTAATATCACCGATCACACAATGAATCATCGCAGAAACCATAATGGAATCGGGAACCGTGCTAATTGGAAGGAATGTCATATCAGAACGGACGATATTCGGGTCCGGGGTTTCAATATTAAACCGATCAATACTTTCGCACCATGCTTCCAAACTCATTAGATTATGTTCGATGTCATTGATAAAGGATAATGAGTATCGCTGATATTCAGGCATATACTGAAAAAATTGTGGATATGATATGATTGCATTAAATGCATATCGATAGTGTTTCAACTCATATAGATACACACAGGTATTTGAAATTTCGATTATTTTTTCAATCATACTGCGATATAGATACTGTGTTTTCCATATTATTGCCTTACTGTTTTTTCTATTACTATATTTTTCCAGCATATTTGAAATGCAAGCAACTTTAATTATAGGATCATCAATGGTCATTTCGGATATTTGGTATATATCCTCGACACTTGAAATCTTTGTTATGCCATCAAGAATTTTCAAATTGGTATCATCCAGGTTACCATTAACACTCGCAGATAAACTGCGTTGTAACTGATTAACTGGTGTTACATGATTTAGATATAGGCATGTTTCCCAAAGAACCCGATCATTGCCTATATTTTTAACTCTACTGTAATCAATATAATCCGCAGATGTTGGTAAGTTCGGGAACTTGTTCGACATTAAAAATGGTTTAATTAACCGAATTTCATCAATAAATTTTACCAATTCGGTATGATTAAAAATCGCTTTATACATATCATATTGTTCATATATAACACAATTCTGATCTTTTTTATCCAGTTTATGTGACATTTCATCAAACAACATCACCACAAATATTATATCTGGTATTTCAAATGATGGATTAATCGAATAGTTTTGCGGCCATCTCACCTTAGTTGATAAATCAAAGGTTTTTAACACCTGAATAAAATTGTCAATTTCATTGATATTTTTATCCAGGTTCAGCCCAACATCCATTAAATAATGATACGGACGCGTTGAATTTTTAAAACACCCATTAACGAATAAAACATTAAGCAATCCTTGACAATCAGATTTACCATATAAATAATTCTGAATATTTTCATATTCAGCCGGTCCGGTGTAATATTGTTTAATGTTGCATACATTTTTATTATTGATTACATATATGCTATAAACATGCTCATGAATAGCAGACAAATAAATTGCATCCGGGCAATCATTGGTATGTTTAATCACTCTTTCAACATTTAAGCTGCCATACGTGCCGCTAACACCATCAATAATATTGAGGTTCCATTTCATTATATCATATAGGTTGATGGGAACATCTTTCAGCTTTGTGAAATGGGTGACACAAAACTCGTCAAGTTCAGTTTGTGTCACTTCATCACAATAATGTTTCACGACCATATTTGCATATTCAAGACGGGCATTCATGATCTTACCTATCCTAAATGAGATTTAGGGTATCGATGCCGAACCGAGACAAGTCATTTTCAGCCAGGGTATCCACCGTATTCATGAATACCTCATTGGCTTTCAATTGGCCCATTATCGTTTTCAGGGCATACGGGTCATGCTTATGTTTGAGCGCCGCAATCATTGCTGCAACAAAAACAGTATCCGGCACCGAACTAATTGGCAAGAATGACATGTCTTCGGCTGATAAATCATCCGAAACAACATCCAATGAAAATGATAACAGACTATTACACCAATCGGCTATGGATTGTTTTAGTTTCCCGACCATATTCCAGTGCAACAATGAATATTTTTGATGTTCCGGCATATACACAAAACATTCCAGATTTGTCGCCACCACACCCAACGATGTTGCATAGTCCTTTGCCGTTTTCAATTCCCGACCAGCTTCGGACAACATTATTAAAAAAGGAATGTTCGGGTCCGCAAACGTGTGGTGGGTCCAACTAAAACCATTATTCCGTTTTTCAGTATGTTTGATCAGCACAGCAGATATTTGTGCTATCACCGGCACCACATAATGCAACGTTTTGTTTAAAACAGGATTAACCTTATTGTTGGTGAGGAAACGAATAACATCATCGATTGTCTTCACTCGATTGATATGCGCAACACAATTCATGAATATCATATCATCAAATTCTGGTTTGTGTAGTGACATCAATGTCTTCCAATCGGATAAAAAAGTTTCAACACTGATTTCAAAATTCATGTATTTTATTGCGTTATTAATAATGTTATCATAAATAATATATGGAACCGTAAGAGACGATGCTACTTTATCCTCCATGTGTGGAAGAAGATCGAGATCGTCCGTCTTTCCATTAATGCTTGACCGTTTCGGCAAATCAAGTTTGCGAAGTTTTTCAATCAATTCCATAAATGTTTTATTATTTGACATAATTGAATATGCCTGCAACCGATTACATGATGATGACACAATATCAGATTTGCGCGCAACATGATTTGCCAAAATGTAAATAACCACGTTGATAAAATCCAAATCTGAAATTTCAGGATTTGGTAATAATACAAGATCATCGGTCGCATGATTAGTATTAATAAAATCCATTTTATTCAGAAATTCTACAACCCGTGGAAATTCTTCTTTCCGCTCAATTAAATTATAACAAACATCCATAATGAAATGATATGGTTTGCATTTAACTTGTGCTAACACACCGTCAGCAAACAGGTTTTCCATCATATCAATAACATAGTTTTGACTACCAAACATTAACATGTTAATATGAAAATAACCGGTTTTATCATACGATAAAAGAAAATCTTCGTTTACTTTTCCATAATTATGCATAATATCCACGAACAAAAAATCCGGGAACATGTTTACAATATCAAACGTCAGTGTGTTTACGTCACCAATAATAAATGGTATAACATGTTCTTTATACAACTCGATATATTGTTTTAATTCGCCATATGTAAGTTTATCGTCACGCATTTCGGTGAAATTTTCATTACGAAAGGCAACAACTTCCACCATATCGCATTTGTGTTCCATGCAATCGTTAATCATATGCATATATTGTTTGCGAATGGCGGCATTTGCTGTCATTAGAAAATCCCCTGTGAAATTGTGTCTTAGCTTATCCCGAACCGGGTGAGGTCAAATTGATTTACCTGGTTGCGTATAGATGCAAAGGTTTCGTTTGATGATAACCGATCCATAATAACATTCAAATCATTAGGATCGAACATGTGGATATTTAAAGTAGCAATCATTGCCGCAACAAATACGGTATCAGGAATGTTGTTTATTGGCAATACGAAAATATCACTAGAATCAATACCAGCATCAGGCTCATGCAATTCAAATACGGATAAACTTTCGCACCATATATCTATCATGCGCGGTGATTTATTAATATTGTTCCACAACATCGTAGTATATCGTTGGTATTCATTCATATAAACGAACTGACTTGGATTATTAGATATAGTTTTGAATGCGATATAATAATCATATATATCAGTTAATGGATTACTAATATTTGCCATTTTCGAAATTAATATAATATCGTTATCTAATGATAATAATCGACTTGACCAAGGTGATATAAATTTATATTTATTAAATCGATCTTTTAATATATTAAATAATTTAGTCAATGTTATTAAATCGATGCGACCAAAAGTAATATCATATATTGATTTAGCTTGATTTATTTTAGTTATATTCTCCAATGTAGTTAAGCAGGAATAATCAATAACCGGTGAATATATTATCAACTGTTCCAACGTATGGAATAAGGTGTCTGGATGTATCTGGAAATTTAAACACTTAATTAATGATAAAGTAGTATTATCTAAAAAATGATTCAGTTCTTTATAATGTGCAACGTCAACAAAATCCTCGGCATATGGGAAACCGGTATAATCATAATCCTCACAATTAAGACTACGAATCTTTTCGATAATGTTCACAAATTTCTTATTATTAAACATTAGCGAATACAATTTAAACACTTGACTAGAAGATGATGTATAATCGATTTTATTATAGTTGATATACGATGCCAGCCGCATTAATACGTAATTTACAAATACCCAATCAGGTATAACCATGGTGCTGGTTGCATTAGACTCAAAGTCAGCATCATAATTTACTTTTGATATATCAAATTGTAGCAATGCATCGACAAATTTAGAAAATTCGCGTTCATTTATATTATTTTTTCCGATGGTATCGACAAAATCTAACATGAACTGGTATGGTTTATTAAATGCTTTAAATAGACCACAAATATAAAATGTAACGATAATTTGATTGGGTTCATAGTTTTCATTGGTTTCTAAATAAGTAAACATATAGTTAGATTTATGTCGATAATAATTACGTTTAAACAATCTCTCATTTCTAAATATGGTCGTAACTAATAATACAAAAAGGAAATCGGGTAAATCTTTGGTTTTATCCATAAACGCAGCAAAATCAAAACCATGTGTTCTCGGAATCTGTATTACTTGACGGGCAATCCCTGACCATACCAAATATTGATCGATGGTAAATTTTTCTTCATCTACCGTTTTAAAGCTATCATCCCGAAATTTCATAATTTCGGCTATCGTTGAATTACATTCGATGAAGTCTTCTAATAGTTCGATATATTTAATACGTTTAAGCATTATCGGGTTTTCCTTTATCAAAAATAACCACCCATTACATTAATGAGCTGTCATTTGGCGATTTGTTGTTAGCTAATGTCATCCGTGCCGAGTTTCAGTGTTAATGAATGAACTCGATCCTACCATTTTTGGTAATACCCCAATCACTCAATTTTTGATCGCCGATAATTTTGCTTCGACATTTTTTCGCATGCATAATGAACGAAATATCATTATCTGAATATTTAATCGTTATCGGTTCACAATATCTACCCGGTTTCATCGTTTCTGGGGTAAATATCCAAGTCAAAAATCCACCACCGATCATGATACTTAACATTACAATTAAAATGACTAAATGTTTTTTTCTCGGTATTGTCAGTAATGGAATTACCAACCCAATCAACCACCAAAACATAATGACGCATGTCCAATATGCAATTGGTTGCGCACCGTTAAATAGATAAATCAAAATATCAGTCATTTAATACCACTTATCCCCGGAAAACTACCGACGTATGTTACCCCAATGAATCGTATCCACCCTTGTTCATAATTTGATGGAGTGAATTAATGTTAACCACCGTTGACTTAACAACATATCCGAGATTTTCACAATGATACTGTGCCCGGATGCGGCGAGTGACGCGAGTATTATAATCATTATCACCCATAACCCAATTTCCATCTTTGTCAAAAGACATTCCCCATTCTTCGGGCGGGGTTTTGCCAATTGGTGCCCCAGGTAATATGACCATGGTTTTGCCAAGATTAACTCCCCAAATAATACCGGCATCAGAATATATCTGATAATCAGTGAACATATTCAGTGTATTTTGAAAATCTTCTTCTGTTTCCGTTGGATAACCAACCAACATCAACATATTAGCACGAATCCCGTATTTGGACAACATTTCCATTGTATAGTCCATATCCACTCGCGTGACACCTTTTTGCATATCCTGCAATACTTTGTCACTACCACTCTCAACGCCGATACTAATGTTATATAATCCAGCACGTGAGCATAGATCAAAAAAATCATCAGGTGTTTGGTTTTTTGGACGTGCAATCCATTGTCCACCGAAATGCGAATGTTGTGGTAATTTCCCCTGCTCTTTTAATTCAATTAAATATTTGCACAATTCGCGCAATTCCCGAACATTTCCATTGATCAGGCTATCAGTAAAATAAAATTCAGTCGAACCATATTTTTCATGGGCATTCATAATTTCACCAGCAAGGCTTTTCCCAGTGCGAAACCGAAATTTTGCCCATAATGAATTAATATCACAGAAAGTGCATGATCGAATACATCCTCTCGATCCCGTCAAATATATCAAATTGTTAGTGCCAGGGTATTTGCTAAAGTCAAAATCAGAATAATCGCCATACGGTAACGCATCCAAGTCATCTATTTGCGGTTGATGCGTGTGAAGTGTATCATCGGTATCAAGTAATTCGGTAATCGCGTATTCACCTTCCCCCGCGATATACTTATCAGCTAATCCTCGGTCCAACATAAATGTCCCGAAATTGGATTTACTTGCAATACCAAACGAAGATACCCCACAACCACCTAAAATAATTTTTTGATGTGGATTAAGTTCTTTAATCAATGAACAAAAATCAATAGTTGCTAATATTGAATTAACCGAAAACACCGATACGCCCAACCATCTTGGTTTTTGTTTCAGCACGTCAATCGCATAATTTCTTAAAAAATCCAGATATTTTTCACGAACCGACAATCCACCAAGTCGAGTTTGATGCATCGTTGTGAAATCAATATCGCGTGTCCCGGCCCCATCTTCGGTTGAATTAGTATATCTCAAATCAGTCTGAAAATAATCATCGATTTCCAACCATTCTTCAAAAGTCAAATGATGATACAATGATATATTCATATCCTGACATTTTGCGGTGTATCCAGCATTAACCACGCATGATTTTAATGCAGCAATAGATAACGGTGGAACATCAATAGTCAATCTGGGAACACTTACCAATAACATATCAAGCATTGTTTATTCATGTCCCTTTTTGGTGCATCCGGTTTTTATATTACCGTTTTTATCACGTATGCCTATAATTCCATTCATCGTTGAATTCATTTTCTTCTCATATGTATAAACTACATCATCAATACATAGAATGGTATCAGATAGTGGAATGATTTTCATTTCAGATTTCATATCAGAACATGCAATCCAGGAACCATCGGTTGCAAATTTCAAATCAGACAATATTTTACCGGCATATGGTTCTTTTAGGTCGAACACCACAACGCCATATGACTTGTTGCATCGCTGTGTCAGCAATTTATATGATGGCAAATCATTTGAAACTTGGGCCGCAATAATAACAGAATATGCAATCATCACTATAGGAATGACGATCACAAAAGCCGTGATTTTTTTAATAAACCGTCTCATTTATGTCTTACCTAATTCATAAATATCTCGGTATATCTTACTAAATATCTGTTACGAATGCAATATTATCGGACGCGTTTTGCTATTTCAAAGAAATTGCTACAATCCTTTTTTATCCAACCAACTTTTGTTTTATCAATTTTCCACACTTCATCTGGTATAATGGCCCCGGTATGCGCGATATGGAACCCATATTCCACCATTTTTGCTTTTGAAATATCTGATAATTCCTTAACAATCCCTTTGCCAACACGGGCGATCCAACCATAATCTCCGTCTTTGATGCGGTTTAGCGTCTTAGGTGAATATTTTCTGGTAGCAATTCTCCGAATTTCCTGGGTTAAATAGGTATCTGCCAATGCTTTTTTATATGCACCAGTCATGCTAGATGAATAATATTCAACCCCAGAACCATTATTCAATATTTCACTCAATAATTCACCGATTGAATCTTCGTCTGGTTGCACTAGATTTAATTCGTCACCAGAAATAACAAATAAATATCCATACCGTCCATAATGTTTGCTGTTTTTATCATCAGAAAACATATGTCGGAATGTATCTATATTTGTTTTATATGGAACCCGATAAAGTTCATTGTCAAAAAATACACCACCAACTGCATATGTCACAGCATAATCAAGACTCGGTGTTATATACACTTTGCCTTTCACCGGAGACATGTTTGTATTCGTTGTAATTTCTGGTGGTTGAATCCCATTTTTCATGATTTTGCGAGCATAAATGACACTAGCACTACCATGATAAAATTTTGTTCCAGTCATTGATGCCGGAAATGCAACGTCTTCTATAATATCTGAATATCTCATATCATTTACCGAATAATGCATCTATTTCCATGTCGGAAATAATATCATCAGATATACTCGATTGATCAGTATTCGTCATAGACATTAAATATCGAGCATAATCCATACCAATTTTAGTTAGTGCTGCTTGCGGTAAAAAAGTATCATCTGGCATCATCAATACTGGTTTATTTGCTACGGAATCAATATATGCACCATCTTTCACTTTTTTTCGAATAAGATCACGACGACTAATCGGAATATTATGATACATGACTTTTGTATTCAAGGCGGAGAGAACCTTACCACGCTGTAAAGCAGACATACCTGCATCAAATCCATCAACATCATTGCGCTCACGTTCCTGTTCCAGTTGGCGCATCATTTGCATTTGTTCTTTTTTATTGGTTTCACGACGTGTGATCAAATTCGCGGCATCGACTTCGCGCATTTTCATTACCATTTCCGCCGATAATAAATCAGCCGAACGTTCACCATCTACTTGAACAAGATAAATGTCCTGGCCGTTCCGCTGTTCAATTCCAACAATGGTTTTTTTGACTACTGGATTTTCTTTATACACCCAGCTATCGCCCACGGAAAGTTCGTGTGTTTCGCATAATCGCATTAAATCTCGCATTGTATTTCCATTTTCCTCTAATTTGGTATTTTCAAATAATGCTTTTGAGTATTGTCTATTATTAGTTTTAATCCATTCAATCATTTTCTCATAAGACCCTGCAATTAATCCCCCGTCCAGATCATGTCTACCATATCGATTTTCTTTTTTGGGGTGAGGTAACACTACCCAGTCACCATCAACTTTTTTCATGCGAATAATATTTTTTGGGTCAACGTCTTTCGAATGAAATATAACTTGATTTTCATCGTCGCCATTATGCCATGCACTAACACCACTATTCTGAAATACTACGCATTCATCACCATATTTTTCATCATGCGCTACATATATTGCATCCCTAGATGCGGCTTCAAATGCAAATGAATATCCATCATCCGAATATTCATAATCGGACAAACCCTGTTTTGTCAAACCAAGTTTATCAACGTTTGTAACCGCCCGCGTGAACCCTTCAACCGCAATATAATCAGCATATTCGGTGAAATGAACCAACCAGGTATTTCGGTTCAATGGTTTCATATCATTCAATGTCATGTATGCACGAGTATCTGTGTTTACCGGATCATCTTGTAATTTCCGTGTGATTAATTCAGAAATATCGCCTTTGAAATCATTTTGTATATAGTCAGGTAGGGTATCAAAAAGTTCTGGATTTTGATTATAACGAATTTCATCTAAAGCAGGTTCGACACCTTCACTTGATACCATCCCATCCGTTGCCACATCAAGCCATTCTATAGCGTCGTCATCATCCGCATAATTATTTTCAAACCAATCTGCGAAATATTCCCATACTACATAATGATCAATCGGTTGTTTCATATATTTCAAAAAACCCATTAATTCTTTTGAATACCGCTCGGATAAAATTGTTGTTTTTTTCATTATGTGCAATCCATGCAATTTCTAATACTTATATTTATTAAAAATCCCACCATCAAACAATGGTGGGATTTTATTTTGTTCAATCAATATTTTGACGATATATAGGTATATCAGTAGGTTATCCCAACTAATTTTTGGAATAAATACGGTATTTTTTCATAGTTTGTATTTCGGAATTTTGCTGTCTGCACTACTAACGCACGATGGAGTAATGCATTCTTTGGGGCCTGGGAACAAATTAAACCCGGTAGCAATGTTACCAAGTGGCTGATCATGACACGAATAACTACGTTTAATCGAGCCATCCGGTTCACGGATAATAATGCTTTGATACCCGGCATTGCATTTCCATCCGGTGAATTTGTTAAATCCAAACGCATTAAACCGTTCGGCCTGATCCATATACCAGACCGTTCCATCTTCATCCTTGAACTCAACCTGCATTGACAGGGGAACCGATAAATCGGCACCACGAGCCTTTGCTACTGCATACATGTTATTGCCAGTCGGGTGTTTCACTTTGGCCTTAATACCAGTAAAATCACGCTGGGGCATACCATTGTGAAGACGATTCATTTGATCATCGGTATAACCAGATACGATAACGCTTGCAGTTGGATCGCTTTGCGGTTTTAACGTTACATTTATGCCACGTTCATGAAAATACACTGCCTCGCCCCATAGTTCTTCAAACATGTCTGGGACCATGACCATATTGATCGTTACTTGCACATCGTGTTCCTGCAAATAGACCAACTTATCGGCAAAACTGATTTTATGACCTTCTATGTCACCTTTTTTGATGCCATGTTCCCGATGCCAGGATGCCGTTACTGATACCCGGTTCAAATCTTTGGTTGCAGTAACGTATTTTTCAAACCATCGCATACCGCGTGAGATATTTGATGTAATATGTGTGGTTTGATTATTGCAGTTTTCCATATCGGAGGAATAATGCGACAAAATTTCAAGAAAGCCCGGATGCAGTGTCGGTTCACCACCGGAAAAAGAGAAATGGAAACTATTAAACCCATTATCACGGGCCTGTCTTTTTATTTCATCAATCGTTTTGATCACCAGCCCGGTTGGGCGGTGGTCTTTTGTGTCACTACGGGCATACGGCCAACAGTATGAACAGTTGTAGTTGCAATACCGCCCCAATAACCATGAAACCGTGAACGTGTCACGATAGAGCATGGTCCGTTGACCAAAACTAACAATTTTGTCAAACGGAATTTTTGTGAAATCATATTCAGAAAATTTCAAATCTTCGCTCATATCTCACCCTTTCTCCGGGCTTTGATCAATTCCCGAATACCAAGACGGTAATATTTTCCATCAATGATGTGATCCGGCCATCTCGAAGCATCCCCTAGCGCCAAATGCATACATTTTGTGGGTTGAATACCTACCTCTGAACACAACGATTTCTGCATATCTATATATTTGTTTGGGATGAAATCTGGGCCAAAATGACTCATCATCCATAAACCAATTTTTGCCGCAGATAGAATAGTGTGATTATATTCATTTTGCTGGCAAATGGGGTTGGTATCCCGAATATTGGAATACCGGATACCAGAACGAATGTCACCCATCCCCAGGCCCTTTGTAAGAGAGAAGGACACACTTTCAATAGCAGGATGGGTAACATCAATAATAACCCCGGAACATGTGCCAAAATATGCACAATCAACAATAACCGGAACATTTTTTTCTAATGCCCGATCCATCATTTCCCACATTTTAGGGTGAGTGTCACCCAATGTGCAATGTGGGGCAGAAACGATAACCCAATCACCATCTTCCAATGTTGGGTTATCATCATCGATGAAAGCATAATTTGAGAATACCCGGCGATGATATGCATATTCTCCAGGAAAAAACCGTAATCTTTTCCCGGCATATTTCATATACGTTTCATCAAATGTTTGGGTTGTTCCATTTATTAGGTGACGTTCAGTAAAACGATCCAGACCAAACACGCAATTGCGCTGTGTCTTACCGATCCACTCATGAATGGTTTTCAAATATTCTTCCCGACAATCTAACGGACGATCAGAATTTTCAAACCATTCCTTCCAAGGAACATGCGTTTGTGCTTTTGTAAAAAGCGGATCGAACACCGAATTAGTCTTTTTGGAAATATATTTGAAATGTTCCATTATTTGTCAAAACCCCATGCACTCATAAATTCATTCATTTCACGAATAGACAAACCATAATATTCACCAATAAATTTGACTGATCCGTGTTTTTCAAGAAAGTCATTAAACTTTACTCTCGCCGGAACATCTGCCGAAATAAGGTCTTGAAGAATGTTTCGCTCCATTCGGCTACTATTGCGAGAATCACGAACGTAATCTTCCCATGCTTCAATGGTCAAAGGAAACAACGGTTTGATAATTTCGTAAAGTGCATTTGCGTAATCCTGAATTTCACGCTGGGCATGCGAGTCAGCACGAAGTTTCAGCAAATGTAACATATTGTGCAAATTCTGTTTCCAATACATTTCTGTATAATTTGAAACGGGCATGACAATACGTGCGAGTTCGCGGGTCAGTCCTGGATATTCATCGGTAAGTTCCTGTGAGATTGTGTCATCTGACTGATACACATCATAGATGACATTCCGTTTATCCAGATCGGTTTCGTAATCATCTGCCGCTGTTAAAAGGGCCTGATAAATTTGATTGGTATGATCAAACGATGCATCCATCAAAAATTTCACACCCTTTTTGTCATGTGGTGACATTTCACCAGCACGGCCCTGTTTGTTTGATGCTGATTGCGGCTGAATATAATCCTCTGCCGGAATATACATTTCATCCGACATGACCGAATATCGCCCGGAATATTCATTTAGGCTGGCAGTGCGATGCCGCACCCACTGCCTCATGACAAAAATTGGTAGTTTTACGTGAATTTTAATTTCACACATTTCAAATGGTGAAGTGTGTCTTTCGCGCATTAGGTGACGAATCAACCCACGATTTTCACGAACCGTTTTTGTTCCAGCACCGTATGATGTTCTTGCCGCATCACATACGGCGGTGTCTGATCCCATATGGTCAACCAGACCAACAAATCCATGTTCATGAACGCATTTGTATTTTGTATTATTTACAACTTCGCTTTGTTTCGTCATATTTTTATAAAACCTTATCCAAGTTAGTGATATTTTGTTTGTATGGTCTTTTTACCACGATCCGGGTGAATATGTCCATTAATATCAGTCACTAAAATAAAAAAGAGACACAAACTAAGTTGTGTCTCTTTTTTATTTTAATCGCAGGATGTTGACGGTTGGTTAGTAATATTGCTTTGCATTGTTGAACAGCATATTCACTTGTTCATTCGTGTCTTCTCGCAACTTTTCTGCATCGCAACGAACCGACATTTTAATGATTTTATGTTGACCACCTGCCAATAGATCACGTAATTCCCATCCTGTAATATCGATTTCCTGACCTTCATCAGTAAGGACAGTGGCATATTTGATATATGCCGGATCGAAGTTATCACCAGAACTCGCCATGTTTGCAATTATTGAATTAATCATTTCATTTTTCATTTTTCAACCCTTTTCAAGCGACATAACTATTTATGCCATGACAAATTATTGTTTGCAACCAATAAAAGGGCCATATCAAATTTGATATGACCCTTGTTATCGTTATCCGTTATTGGATGCGCTAGTATCCGATGAATCGGTTCCCGATGAATCAACATCAGGAAACACTTCTTGTGCTGAAAGAAATGCCTCGTCTACGACCATAGCATTTGCAAATTCTTCCAACGTCTTAATCGTTGGTGGCACATAATCATCCGGCTTACTGGTTAGAAAATTACCATTGCCAGTATCCGAATCAACATCACTGGTTCCCGCTACTGTAGAAACCGTATTAGAAACAACAGGCGGGGTTTCAGCATTAACTGATTGTTCTGCCACAGGCACCGCCGCCGGTTCAGTTGGCACCTGTTTACGTTTATTATTCGGGTTCAGATGCGGCGAAATCTGATATGCCTGGTTGCGCTTGGTTGCCGCTTCGTGTTCAAGCAGTGATGCTTCACGAAGCAGATTATTCGCAACCGAGTCACGTTCTTCCTGCTTAGTGATGCCGTTATTGCGTGAATGGTTGTTATACTTTTCAGCCGGGGTCAAGTCATTCACAATATCCCGATTTGGTATTTTACCCATCGATTCCAATACTTCGCGCAATGGAATCGGATAATTGGGCCGTGGTAGCATTACCACGTTGTCAATAGACTGTTTGAAAATGTATTTCCCACGGTGCAATTCTTCCAAAATTGAGATACCGGAATCGGTAGACCGGGTTCTGCTCAAAATGTCTGCAAAATTATACGAACTTTGGCCTTCTGTCTTTTCCAGAACGCTCATTAATTGATCTTCCAACCGGTGGGGCAGGTTGGTTGTTGTAACCAAAAGTGTTTGTTCCGGTTCATCCGGCAACTGCATATATAATATTACAGCTTTCTGATCAGTTTGCGCAATGCGCCCAATATGTCTCATTAAAAAATCCTTTACGATTATTTGTATTATTCAGTGCGGGTTTCTTTGGTGGGTTCTTCGGTATTTTCTTCGGCATTTTTGTCGGCATTTTCTTTAGCCGTTTTTGTTGCCTCAACGAATGCTGCCAACCGCGAACGAATAACATGAACTTCGCCGATCAGATTCCACCCTTTAAATGCACCTTCATTGCAGGCATGATCAATTACCTTCACCGCGTTTTCGATGTCAGCAATCGCCAATGTTGCGTTTTCCGTGGTGGTTTCGGCGGTAGGGGTTTCAACAGTATTGCTGGTGGTTTCGTTCATCTTGTATCCTTGTCTGATTGTATAATTGTTGTGTCGTGATAAATGTTCATTCGAGAGAATAGATATTCGCATATCTATTCCCCCAAAGTCAAATTTTAGTTGACCATAATTTTTGGTTTTTCACGCATCACCAAATTTTCTTTCGGCCAATCCAGGTATGATCCCCATGATTCGTGCGGGATGTAAAGTGGGAACTCCTTTCGAAGTTTAACCATTTCCCATAACGACGGAACCCAGGGCTTTTTCATCGGTTGAATTTTGATGTTATGACCACGTTCGCCATTGCACTTTTCACATGCGGATGACAGGTTGTCCCAACTGGTCCTACCACCAAAACAACGCGGCATGACATGATCCAGCGTCAAATGATCTGGCATGAAACGTTCCCCGCAATATTGACAAATATAACGGTCACGAAGGAAAATCATGTCGCGGGAAAACTTAACCGTATTTTTGACGGTAACATATTCACGAACCATAACCACCGCTGGCACTTTGATGGTTGTCGATGGGCTATGAACTTCCCAATCATCATACACATCAAGAACAGATACTTCATCAAGATATACCATCTTGATTGCATCACGCCAGTTAATGGCTGGGGTAAAAAACCGAATGGGCATCCCGTCGCTATTTAATATTAGCGTATCAGTCATCATAACACCGTATTTTTCTGTATCCTGTTTTTTATTTATGCAGGAAAAAAATCGGTGTTAATGATTTTTTACCCACACCTGACGATTTTTGGAGTTGGCAAAATGCTTTTCCAATGGGTTAAGGTTGAATGACAATGCTTCAATAAATTATTTTTAGGATAAACTCAACATAACATTTCAAAACATATTAAAATTTTCCACCTTCAACCCACCACGATCATCAAATCTAATATCAACCGTTGATAATTGACCGCCTTTACCGCATCCGGTATCCAAAAATATAGCAGAACCATTATTCGCATTGGTGCGAACAGTCGGTGATTTTCGCGACATTATTTGATGGCCCACAATCACCGTTTCGCCCATTGGTATATCATTAATCCACCCATACGTATAAACCGGGGAATTGTTTTCTACCCTGAACTCACCAAATAACGCAGTTTTTTCCAAATAGTCGCTATTTCCCAACCAATATCCAGATGCAATTGCAGCATGTGCAATAGTAACCGTATCATAATTAAGTATAATGTGAGAATGCGCGACTAATGCAGTCATTTTTCCAGTCCACTTAGACCGGGATACCGCATCAAGTATTTCAATGGCATCCGTTGTTACCCGATTTCCGTCACTCAATCGAACCCGATTATTCGCGCCGGATGTATCCAACCATCTGAAAATCTTACGTTCATGGTTTCCTAACACCAATGCCGCCGAACCACGCATAACCATTTGATACACTTCATCCATAACGGACAATGTGCCTGGTCCATAATCAATAATATCCCCAACAAAAATGATGTAATGGTTGCGTGAACGTGCCCAGGTCAGTGCAGATAAAAGAGTTTGGTGCATGCCATGAACATCACCCATCACCGTTATACCATTATAATTGTTGCGAATATCATCAAGGGTAATGTGTTTGTTCACCAATGATAATTTGGCATAACGCATATCAATGACTTCGGCAAACCCATCACCGCGCAATAAGTTCCAATCCCGGTTTTCCGTTAACAGATAAAATACCGGGGCACCAACGGCAACTGCCAGGTTGGCATATCGTAGCCGATCATCTCGTGTCTGATGGAAATCCTTTACTAAGACACGTTCACCCAATGCTAACTTGGTTTTGATCACCGATGTGATATGGTTTCTGATATGATCCACCATGATCGATGGCGATAATCCGCCAGTCAACATCATTGATATGGTTTCGATACACACAACTTCATGCGGCGCAAACATGGCCGCAACAACATCCAGATCGGGTTTGCTTGTTCCAATTGTCAATAACAGACTATGGCGAGGGATAATTTTTTTCATGAAAACAGTATACAAAAAACTAGTGTTCTACGTCAATTTATTGTATCATAAAGTATTATATATTTTTGGGGATACCTTTTTAATGATAACAACCATAAAATACGGTGCAATTTTCGGTATTATTCTATCCTGCATGACCTTTTCATCATTCGCCCAGCAAAACAAAAAAACGCTGAATTTACAGCCAACGCTAGATAATATGAAAAAAATCAGTGTGTGCCAGGGCGTTTATGCCACAATTTTTCGATTACATGCATCCGCATCATTAATGACACTGGATGATGGCGATGTGGCATTTGATAACAAAGTAAGCGCCAAAGCCGCTGCCATCAAGTTTACCATTCTCGAAAATACTATGACCGAATTGATCCCTCAATATACTACCAATATAGCCAACCGACGCAAAGCCATTCAAAAACAGACATTGACTACCATCCAGGAACGCATATTTTTAGATTTTATCAATGGTGATGATGGTCGGTATGGTCTCACCAAACTGCATAACCTCGAAAAATTATGCGATACACAATTTTGGGGAAATGAAGGGGATCAATTTTGATCCCCGTTTTTAATTCATCATTATATTGAACAAAACAGCATCTTCCTCATACTCAAAGCTAACCTGATCAATATTATCATTTCCTCTCGAAATAAAATACTTTCCACGAATAGAACTGTAATCAAACTCATTAGGGTCAATATTTGGTTTGCAGGCAACATGATACGAAAATGCAGGCAGTGTTATCGCATTAATAAATGATTTTGAACAACGTGTTAACGATTCAATTTTTTCAGTTGTTTGGGTAGTGGTTTCAGTATTTAATTTATCCGGGTCACTGGTATATTTCATCCCAATTTTATTAAATCGTTTATACCAAAATAATGAATATATATTATAAACTTTATATTCAAAAATTATATATTGTATAATTCCGTATCTATGATGGGAAATATACAATTTGGTATTAGGCAATAATATATTACCAGTTTTACTATTAGAAACACTAATTCCCGAATCACCCGTCATATATTTGTTAAGATGACCGACTACTACTTCAAACAATTTTGGACGAAATAACATAAAAAAATACAGTTTGATACAAAATAACTGTTTAGTTATATTATATTTTATGTTTGCATTAATAAGTTTGATACGAAGTTTCCATGTCATATTATAATTTGATCCTGATATATGCCAATTGCATCGATAATAAAATCACATCCAATTTTAACTACCATTCATCCTATCAACAGCTATTTTCGTTAACACGGCATCCTCCTCCTTTTCGAAATAAACCATGGTTGACAAACTATCTTTATGATAAAACATAAAATTACCGGTAAACTGCGATGAAATTGAAAACAAATACGCACAGACATCTCGTTTACCACCCGACAAACAGTGACTATATTCTAATGGCGAGTTAGCAAGGTTCAATAATAGATCATTCGTGACACGAATGTGATGTTTATTGACAAAATCAAGCAACATATTTTTATGAATGATTTCAGTATCAGATTTCTTGATTTGTTGTTCGTAAACGCGTTTAATAACCCGCCGCAAGCGCCGTGACCAATATTTACTATCTGATTCAATGTTTTCGGTTCCATACACCGAAACGTTATCGTTACAAACAACAATTTTGATGTTTATACCGGAAATCAAATACTGAATTGTCCATTCATCTCGGGGGCTTTTAGTCGGTCCCACTTTGGTGAACATTCGCAGGTTGTCAGTGTTTTTTGTCATTTTAATAAAATGTTCAAAAAAACGACCTACGCTACGACACATTTTCAGACTATTGAAATAATTATTGAATTGATCGAAATGCATGAAACAGCCCCCTTCAAAAAACCACACGTAACGGATCACCAATATCCATTAACTAAAAATTACATCAACGTTTTTATTAATTTCTGTTTAATCGATCTAATGATAGTTTAGCTAAGGTGAAATCCTCGTTTTTTTCAAAATAGACAATATGATGATGTTGATCATTTTTTCGTGCATACATGAAATCACCAACAAATTGTGATGAAATGCCTATTAAAAAATCTACCGTGCCATATTCCGGTGCCGTGATGATCACCGAATAAGGAAATCGATTATATGATAGTTCTGTTATCCGGTTATTGCTAATATTTGCTTTATACTTTTCAACAAATTCTTGAACTAGATTGGTTTTATTATTAATATCAATATCTACTTGTGGGCCGTTGTTTGTTTTCATACCATGAATGCGGTTAATCGTTTTGGACAAACGCCGTGACCAATATCTACTTGTTGAAAATAATGTTTGTGGACCAGATATACTTACCTTGTTTTCGTATACGACAATCGTAATCATATTAGCCATATCGGCCACCTTGTATTTCACTTCCCAATGTTTTCGCGATATGTTTTTTGATGCTGACATAAATATGCGCGTCTCAAACCGATCAATATTGTCAGAGTTTTTTGCCATATTGATGAAAGAAACAAAGAAACATCCCATATTCTTCGCTATTTCAAGACTACGTATATATTTGCGTAATGTCATATCTTCCATTCCATGTGATCCAGGCAAAAATCGTAATCTGCAAACGCTAATCCAGGATGGGTTATGTCGTCAACATTTATATTGACCCAAATCGACGATATGTCATATATTAATTTTGGTATCGACGATACCCTCATAACGTTCAGAAAGTAATCGGGGCCACTTTCGTCCCAAAGTAAGTCCATCCGGGATCATCTGACCGGGGTTTACCTGCAAGAACGAGCAACAAGCCGGTTACATAGTCCACACTTACGGTGGCGCGATTATGTAAACAGCCGCTTGCCACACATTGCGTTGTGGAAAAAGGCACGATGAAAGAGTATAGCTATGTCTAGACATCTTTGACAACTATACACATGCACCGGTCCCTCAATTGTGCCAGGTGCATGCGCTTGAAAATCATAAATTATTTTCATAACCGTTTTGGTCGATAGATAATCAACCTGACAGGCAAGGTAAATCCCCGAACTGTCTCTATATGGGTGTGATTAACTGACCGGATAAGGGCGGCAACAAGCTGGTTTCGGAAAACCGCCAGCAACCATGTAATGTGGTTACGTCGCTTTATTGAGAGTGGCTAAGAACTCAGGAAGTATTTTTTCCCACTAAATTTATCCTCTTTGTTGGTCTAATAATATCGTGTTGGCATCCTATAGGATTATGTATAACCATGTCTTATAGGATGAACACGATATTATTGGGCCAACAGGGGGGATAAAAAGATGACACAAATCTAGGATGCATATATAAAAATTATAAATCAAATATCATAAGTTAGTAACGATTATTCAAATGATAATTCTTTATCACATACTGATGATCATTCATTACTAACTAATAATTCCTGTAAAAAACTTTTCACTTCGTAATGAACTGTCATTGCGATGTAAGAGCAATGATTGTTCATTACGAAGTGAAACGGGTGGGGAACCAGCATGAGTATTACCGCAAGGTAATACGAATGTGGTTTCACGCCACGAACTATAATAGTTTATGATCGTATAAATAACAAAACACAGTAATATGGCAGGAAGAATATGTTTGGTTTCATTTCTAAAATTATTCCCACTAAATGGATTATCGGTATTGGTGTCCTTGCATTAATTATTCTTATTGGTTCTGCTGCCACATATTTCTTCTGGTCACAAAGCAAAATTTCTTCTCTTACTACTAACGTGACTACATTAAGCGATGAAAACAAATCACTTAAAGTATCAAATGAATCACTTAACAATAATATTAAGAATCTCATTGAGTTATCGAAAAAAGACACAGCCCGACTTGAAAATCTAGATAGTCAATTATCTACGGAACGATCACACTCAAAAAATCTTGAATTGTTATTGCGAAAACATAACCTATCTGATCTTGCACAGCATAAGCCAGGATTGATCGAAAAACGCGTTAATACTGCGACCAAAAATGCAATCAATGATTTGGAGAAAATAAGCCGTGAATAAATTTTTTATTATATTATGGGTGTTGCTATTAACAGCATGTTCAACTACCGAAGATTATACCCCGGTTCAGATTCAAACACCGCCCACACTTCCGTTGGTTATTCCTAAAGCACAACCAATGCAACTTAATAATGACATAACGTGGTTGGTATTAAACTTTGATGAATTACAGAAACTCATTGATAATGTGGAAAAATCCGGTCAAACTAATTTTGTTATTTTTGCATTAACAACCGATGGATATGAAAAATTGTCACTCAATATGGCTGAAATCACTCGATATATAAAAGAACAAAAGCATATTAATGATTTCTTGATTGGTGCAATCAAAGATAGAGCATCTGGATCACAAAAATGAATCATTATGCAGTTCTTGGTCTATTACCACATGCATCACCCGATGATGTAAAAAAAGCATACTATCGTATGGCAAAAAAATATCATCCAGATCATAATAGTTCAGATGACGCAGCAACAAAATTTCGCGAAATTAATGATGCATATGAAGCTATCGTTAAGAACCATGAAAAAATCCATCCAAAAACCAAAGTATATGAAAATTACAAATGGAAAATGGATTTCGATCTGAATGATATACATAAGAGAGAACAGCGAGAATGGGATGATATTTTGCGAAAAGCAAAATCCCGTCCAATAAATATGGTGCATTCAATACCATTGTCTGAATGCTATAATGAAAATACTATATTGATAAATTGCTACGGCCAAGACATCTGTGTCCCTATACCAAAGGGCGTGTTTCATGGTCAGGTATTATACTATCCGGCAAACGAACAACATGGTTCGATTAACCTTAAGATACATGTTACCCCTGATAATGGGTTTACTGTTCGCGGAAAGGATGTATTCTGTCTTCGAACGATCAATGTGTTCGACGCTATGATTGGATGTGACATCATTGTTAACACTCCGACTAATAAAAAGCTAAAAGTATCAATACCATCCGGCTCGGGACACAATGATATGGTTCGTTTGAAGAACCAAGGGATACCGGCAACTATTCCAGGTGATTTTTATGTCATAATCGAACTGGAAATACCAAAGATGGTGTCGGAGAAACACAAACGTAAATTGCAAAGCATACGAAACGAAATTTATCCGCCATCCGAATAGTTTTTGTGTTTTTCTGCTTGTCAAATCGTCGTAAAACGGGTATGAATGAACTAGAAAATATAGACGACCAAAATTTAGGAGGACGGTATGACAAAATGTGAAATGACTTTTTCAAAAGTGTTGCGCATGAAACCGGTCCTTCGTGTCCTCTCACTTGGTATCGTGATGGGGATGTTTTGCGTTTCTGATGCGATGGCAAGCACCGATGTTGCTCCCATTAATCGCAAGCCTGTAGATATTCAGGGACGCGATGTATGTGCCGAAACATATAACGAACTTGGTCGTTACATCTCGGCGGCCAATGCTTATCTGTTTGATCAAGAAAAATCAATTGGTGGGGTTTTGGAATGGTCCGAAGCAGAAGCTATTCGGAATAAAATCGATATTGAATTGTATTGGTATTCTGAATATCTTGCCTATCATGTGGCGGATGCGGATGTTGCCTTATGCCAAAAAGTCAAGAACGATGGTATTGAAAAAGTCAATGACATCGTTCGCAAGGGAATGGGATGGCATCCTGAAAAATAGTAGCACACAATAATTAATCATTTATCTATTGTGTGCTGGTGATTTTGTGCTAGAATAGCATCGTTAATTATCGTTAATTAAAGGATAACCAATGTCGCACGAAAAAATTCAAGGATTGGTGGACGCTGCATTTAAATATGCAGCACATTATAAATCTAAGTTCGTGAATCTCGATCATTTTTTGCTGTCAGCATTGGATGATGACGATGCTCGTGCCAGCATTAAAGCGGCAAATCCCGAAATCACGGATGACGACATCGACGAGATGATCTCGAATATTGATGATCATTATTGTCAAATTCCCACTTCCCATTACGGTGAAGTGAAACAAAACAAGGGCGCGAAAGACCTTATCCAATATGTTGTTGGAAATGGGGCGCTGCGGGGTCGTTCCGATTGCACTGGCGCAGACTTGATCTTGGGCATCACCTATATCATTGATCAAACGCCACATATGATCTCCGATGAAGTCGGCATGAAAATGCTATCGGATATGGGGATTGATCTTGCGGCAATGCAGTCTGCGTTGAATCTGGATCGTCGCGAAAAAGAACTGGCCGAAGGTATCGGTGGTGCGGCGAAAAGTATCACATCGCCGGATGAAGCTGACAAATGTCTGCGTAAATATTGCAAAAATCTGAATGAAATGCCCGTTGGAAAGATCGATCCATTGATCGGTCGTTCAACCGAAATTGACCGGCTGGTTAAAATCCTCCACCTGAAAAAGAAATCCAATGTTATGTTGGTTGGTGAACCGGGCGTGGGTAAAACTGCGGTAGCAGAAGGATTGGCGATGAAGATCGTGAATGGTGATGTGCCAAGCAGCATATCAACCAAACAAATCTGGTCGCTGGACATGGGTTCGTTGATTGCCGGAACAAAATATCGTGGTGAAATGGAGGAACGTGTCAAGCAGATTGCAGAGTCATTGGCAATTCTACCCGATTCGATTATCTTCATTGATGAAATTCACACGATGCTTGGTGCCGGGTCTGGCGGCGGATCAGCACTTGACGTTGCCAATATCTTGAAACCTGGCCTTGCCAATGGCACGATCCGTTGTATCGGTGCAACGACGCATGATGAATATACCCTTCATGTTGAAAAAGACGCCGCGCTGGCTCGTCGGTTCAAGAAACTGACCATTGAAGAAACGAACTATGACGACACGGTTGAAATCCTGATGGGGCTTAAACCCTACTATGAGGATTTCCACAATGTCAAATATTCGGACGAGGCGGTTCATGCGGCGGTGTCATTGGCAACCCGACATATTGTCAATAAACATTTGCCTGATAAGGCCATTGACGTTATGGATGAAGTCGGGGCTGAAATTTCTCTGTCTGATCGGTCAGATAAAGTAATCACGTTGGCCGACATCCAGGCAGAAGTTGCGCGAATTGCCAACATTCCTGCAAAGATGATCACAGAAGGTGAACGGGAGAAAATCTTAACGTTGGAAGATGACTTGAAAAAAGTCGTTTTCGGGCAAGACACCGCAATCTCAAATCTTGTTGATGCAACGATTGTTGCCCGTGCTGGGTTGCGGGACCATGACCAACCCTTGGGTTGTTTCATGTTTGCTGGCCCCACCGGTGTTGGGAAAACAGAAGCAACCAAACAGCTTGCCGAAACACTTGGGCTTAAACTGTTGCGGTTTGATATGTCCGAATACCAAGAAAAACATTCAATTTCGCGGTTGATCGGTGTTCCGCCTGGCTACGTCGGGTATGATGAAGCAAGTGGGAGTGGAAAACTTACCAGTGAGGTTGAAAAAAACCCACACTGCGTCATCCTCCTTGATGAAATTGAAAAAGCCCATCCCGATATTTTCACCCTGTTGTTGCAGGTGATGGACGGTGGTCGTCTTACCAATACAAAAGGTAAAACGATTGACTTTTCACATACCGTGCTTGTCATGACCACCAACACCGGTGCGTTTGAAATGAGCAAGAAACCCTTGGGATTCGGCTCGGGACATCAAATTGATGTGGCAACAGCGGCAAAGTCGGCGATTGAAAAGAAATATGCACCGGAGTTCCGCAACCGGATTGATAAGGTGATCGTCTTCAATCGTCTGGAAAAAGATACGATGCTGATGATTGTTGATAAGTTTTTTGCTAAGGTTGTTGCCCATGCAAAAGAAAACGATGTCAATTTGACAATCACCCCGGATGCGAAGAAATGGCTTTCGGACAAAGGGTTTGATCCAGATTATGGTGCGCGTCCGATGTCCCGTGTCATCAACGATGCGATCAAAACGCCGTTGGCACGGAAAATGATCATGGGAAATCTGGAACATGGCGGTGATTGCACGGTTGATGTTAAAGATGGGGATATTATCCTCGTCTAAATGACATGAATTAAAAGGCCGGGTATCGTTCCCGGCCTTTTAACCGGTCTGAAAAAGAACAGATCGTAAACATTTCAAAATTAAAACTAATTTCATGGTTTGGATATTATTTATTTTTTCAGTAATATGGTCCCACTAACTACTATAGTAGTTTACATATCGGTAAAACGATGAATGCGGAAAAAAATAATGTTCAAAATCATGGAAGTCACACTTTTAAAATAATGGATGATTTCTATGAATGCAAAATTGATGAAAAAGTTAATTAGTAAAGACGTATTTAACCGGGTGATTGAAATTAGCGCACATTATCGAGCAGTCGATATGAGTGGCATGATCAATTTTAAGTCGGTTGGTAATTTCAACTTACTGCGTATCACCGAAGATCATACAAACAACAGATATATCCTGGATGTCTCCGATGTTGATACCGGGAAGCACAGACGTATTATTAATGATGCAATTGTTGCCATTGATGGTATGGATTTAGATCGGTTCGCGGCAGTATACAATCTTAATGTCTCGGGTGATGCATTGTCATCGGGTCGTCGCCGTGGTCGTCGTCCTGGTCGTAAAAAACAATTGCGGGCGGCAAAAAATGGCTGATATTTATGATATGGGTGGAAACCAGTTCGTTAAAAAAATAACACGTGAATACGAAGAAAAGTTGCAAGCTGCGAATAACGTAGCTTCGGAGTATAAACGATTATATGAGTTATCTAAACAAAACCAAAATTCGGTTGATGGTGTTAACAATTTGTTAAAATTGCAGTTAGCCGATTTGGAAACTACGGTAAAAATTGCAATTGATCGATTGCGTGATGCAGAAAAATCCATTGCCGAGTTAAAATCAAAATTGCCGGAATAGGATAAACAGCAACGTGTTATTAACAAAATTTAAAAATATCATTGAACGTGATCCGCATACTACATTTATTATTGTTCATGATGGACACAATCATGATGGATTGTTGGGTAAATGTAAGCGTGAAACGTTTGATTCTAAAGTATATTTTACCCCTGATGATACAAACATACCCTCTTGTAAGATGGATATGAAATATATATATCCGTATGTGAATGGTGAAATAGTCGAAGATGATGTGCAAGATGCTATGAAACGGTCCGTATGGGTTGGTGACATGGTATATTATTCATATAAAAGTGGAACGTCCGGGCCAATCATATCGATTATCGGAAAGGTCGTAACTATATACCCAAGTGGGTTAATTGCGATTTCAATATCTGAAAAATCACGGACCAGACCTAGTAAAAAAACAGTTAGATCACGATCCCTTAACAACGTGTTAAAATTACCAGTATCAAATGAAGACCTTGTTCTGTTTTTATTGCAGAATTAACAATTAAACGGTTGTCCTTAAGAAAATGATAAATCAGATAAATACTTTCTTTAAGGAGAAAATCAATGGGGCGACCGTTAAATACTCGTTACTTTGGTTCAACAACAGATGCCGGAAAACAGGTTAAGATAACCGAATGCTGGATTCCAGGCGAAGAAGAATCGAATACAACGTCAATCATCATTCAACAGATGGGTGTGGCGACGTATAAAGTGGTTAACACATCAACCGAAGCATCAGGCATCGTGACTTTGAAACCAGAAGTTTCCGATGCTGGGGATGCCGTAATTGAAGCAACATTATTTACCAAGGAAGGCAATGGGGCTACCGCGCATGCCCTGATGGGGGTTACTGCGGTTAGTGTTGTTTCTGGTGGTGTTGGTTATGATGTAAGTGATACCCTGTCATTCAGCACAGGTAGTGGTTTGCAGGCCGTTATATTGACCGTGACAAGCGTTGACGGGTCTGGTGCTATCACCGGGCTGGAAGTCACGCAAGCGGGCATGTATGGCGTTTTAACAGACCCAGAAGATGCAGTAAATGCAACATCGGGCACCGGAACTGGCGCAACAGTCACGGCGACTGCCTGGGAAGTGGTGCGTATTGTAGTTGATAATGGTGGGGATGGCTATGCATCCAATCCTGCTGTTACGGTTAGTGGTAATGCAACCGCAACATCTTCTCGTGAAGAAGGAATGGTTGATAGCATTACTGTTACCAATGCCGGTAGTGGGTATACTTCTATTCCAACAGTTACAATTACTGGTGCATCAATTGTCAAAGCTGTTCGCATGATTCATACATTTCGTCTGTATACGTTCGATGACGTGAGTTATGTATGGAATGAAAATGGAACAGTCGAAAGTGATTCAGACGCTTCGATTGTATTGGCTTAAATAAACACGATAGAGATTTAACGATCTCTATCGTTTTTTTGTTGATTAAATTAAACATGACCACTATATTTTAATAACTATAATATTATGGGTATTATAAAATGCTTATTACTGATCTCATTTCTGATCTTCAAATCGAAAAGTTGGGCGCGGCTCGTGCCAAATTAGAACAGGCAAAAGTTGACGAAACGATTATCAAGGCTCATTACCAGGAAAACAAGAAAAATATCGATAATATTGTTGATCGAGCATGGACCGCCATGTTTGATAAGTATGACATGTATAACCTTCTTGGAAATCACTCGTTTACAGTGGCGATGGCCCGCCCAACGGTTGCCCATTATAAATCGAAGAAAAAAACTATCGATAACTTGGACATTCCAGTTGAAGCACGCAATATTATTGCTGATTTTTTTTCGATTTTCATTCCATATTTCGTTCTGGCCGAGGAAGTCAAACCACTTGTTGGGGCGAAACCCAAACCGATGTCTAAGGCAGCACAAGCGGCATTGGCACCGGTTAGTCGGTCTGGTGATATGAAAATGGTTAAAGACCTACTTAACCAGATCACAGAAGAAAGTTACGATAATATTGTTAAATCGTTAATTTTCCAATTGAACCAGTATATCAGCACATGGAAAAATGAATATACCCAGGAAAAAAATACGACTGGGAAATCATTTACGCCACAGATGATGTATGGACCGGAAGGAAAATCTTCGAACCAGATAGCGCTTATTATAGTCAGTAAAGTTACCACTCGGGTTGGCTATACAATGAATAGCGACATCACAATTAAGTCGGATGTTGATGACATTGTTAACAAGTTTGCTAGTGAAGTGGCAGATGATATTCGCAATAAATTTATTTTGAAAAATTTGAAGAAATTGGTTGGGATTATTGATAAAAAAAATAATCTGGTATCTGCCAAGTTAAATAAAGTAAACAACAACATGATCGGCCTTGAAGGTATCATCCATTTTGATTTTGCTGATGGAAGTTATTTTTCCGCAGTTAACTCGGTAGTATTCAAAACATCACATCTTGGTAATTTTTTTATACAATACCCGTTAACATTCCATTCTGTTAAGTTTTCGGATGGAACATTTAAAAAATGGGTCAGTGAAAAAGTAATGGTTGCGTCATTTTAAAAAAAAAGAGGGGGCAACCCCCCTTCTTAAATTTTTAGTGGTTCATCCCATGCTATCTTGTATTGATTTTCGATGTGTTTAATGTAATTAATGAAATTATCTAAAACTATATTATCATCTTTATTATTACGAATTGACTCGTTGATATTGTTTATCAACGAGTCATAAACATTCTTGTTGATGATAAACAATCTCGTGTTACCAATTTGTGATGCTAGTTGCCTATTGTTGAGCGCGATAGACATCAAACGTTTTGACTGAACACCAATAATTTTTTCAATAGCAACTAGCGATTCATTCATAGTAGATGCTGGCCCGGTGACGTATGATAACAACGCGATATAGTCTGGGTAGGTAACCACAACACCCCGAGAAAAAACGAGTGGCATAATGATGTTATCATGCATAACACACGCTATTATCGGATACTCAACCAGAATAGACATGGTAAGATATGGTTTAATAATATCATAGGTAATACAATTAAAATCAAATTTGGGTTTATTTTCGTATTCTTGTAATGTTGATTTTTTAATATCAACTGTTTCTGTTATGGGATTTTTATTGAACAAATTTTTAAACATGTCAGTAATTTCCATATAAGATAATACCAGAAGCACAATAAATATTCTTCTTTTCAAGTGGGGTATTCAGACGAAATACAGTAGATAATGTCCCTGGTGGTGCAATATATCCTGCTTTCATATATTTTGAAACACGATTAAGCGATGGTCGGGTATACCTCATTTCGTGTAACACCAGCATATTATTGGACAAATCTTGTTTTGATGTTTTCCCAGACATCAACGTTTTGCCATCAGTAAGAAACTGACAAATTGTAAAATCAAATCGATCCAAAATATGAGTTGGGTTGATGTCCTTCGTGTCGTATATTTTTGGGACCATATCATTTTCAGTATCATGCAATGAACGGCTTGCATCAATAAACTGAATGGTTACCTTTCTGCGATTTGATTTGTGTCTTGTTCTGTTGACCATTTCATAAAATGCACCACTACATACATTAAGACTTAACGCATTATGACTTTTACTTAAATGTCGATATGTGGTGATTTCAAAATTATCTATATTTTTACAGATTATACTATTCAGTTTATCACATGCACTATTCATTTTATTTGAATTGGCACAAAAAATATCAATATCAAATTCTTCTGATATATCAGTATTGCATAAATATCTACGCATCATACCCCCGGCAAGCCAAGGCCCGGTTTCCATATCCAAGATTGGTTCAATAAATTTTATAATTTCGAAGTATGGATTATCCAGGACTGGTAATTCTTCGTGAACATATGACATTACAATCTCAATTTGTAGTTAACGAAAATTTTTAAAAAGGCTATCATAGGCGTTATTTAGGGTCAAGGTATAATAAATAAGACATAACCCTTTGAAGTGATGTCATGAAGCGACCAAATTCCATTCTAATGAACAATACAGGCTACGAAATAAACGTAGTTGGCGAACCTGTTAAATCGGGCGGGTGGTATAATGGACACAACGGATTGCATACTGTTGTTATTTACCCCAATGCGTTGCACGGTAAAATAAGCATCGAAGCATCGTTGGCCCTGGAACCATTAGATACTGATTGGTTTTCCGTTCCATTGGATGGCAATCATACAATTGAATTTCCAAGAAATCCATCAATCCCGAATGAAACACATGCTGTTGGATATACGTTCCAAGGAAAATATCTTTGGGTGCGGGCAATCTTGGATCGATCATATATTTTGGATGATATGGCGGGCGAGCGCGAAGTTACACTTTTTGGGACAATTAATCGTATTGTGTTGTGTTTCTAACTAAACGTGGTTGGGAATAAATAGAACAAAAGTAATTTATTTGGAGGATACCAAATGCCAACTATTGGAAATGGTCGTATTACATCTGGGACAGGACAAGTGACATATGAAGGAACAACTTCGGGTTCGTCAAGCACTGGAACAGAAACAACGACAGCAAAACCTAGCGTAAAATCAGTCACCGGTCACAATCTAGGTGTCGGGTATGGCCTATTCATGGGAACAAACGGATCATCCGACGTTGTTCTGGATTTTAAATCAGTCGTCGCTGGTGATGGCATCGTTTTGTCAGAAGATGGATCGACTATCACCATTAAAGCGGTGGGTGGATTAGACACTATTAATTTTTCATCGATTGTTGAAGCCCCTGCTTCGATTATTCCGAAGGGAATCCTTTATGGGGTGTCGGAAGATGAACTTGATTTTATTACTGCACCAAGTAGTGCAAATGTTGTCCTTAAATGGAACGGAACGTCATTCGAGTGGACACCAGAAACAAGCGGAACAGTGACATCTGTTGGCGCAACTGGTCAGAATGGGGTCGTTGTATCAGGAAGCCCAATTACCCAGTCTGGTTCGCTCTCTATTGGTCTGTCAAGCACCGGCGTAACCCCAGGAACTTACACAGCACCAACTGTTACCATTGATGCACAAGGTCGCGTTACATCGGCGTCAACAAACACCCTTGGTGAAATTAATACGGGGGCAAATGTTGGGTCTGGTGTTGGTGTATACTCAACTAAAAATGGAACTGCGTTGGAGTTCAAGACCCTTAAAGGTTCTGGAAACACCACCATCACCTCAACGGCAAACGAAGTTACAGTCTCGACAACCGGGGTAACAGAAGTTGCTGCCCAGGGGAGTCATGGCGTATCTGTTACGGGTGGTCCAATAACCGATACTGGCACTTTGGCAATCAGATTAACGGATACTGGTGTTACTGCCGGGTCTTATACCAATGCAAATGTTACGGTTGACGCACAAGGACGGTTGATTTCCGTTACTAACGGGTCTGCTGGGGTATCGAGCGTTGGTTTGACCGGCAGTGATGGTGTTGTCGTTACGGGAAGCACAATTACTGGTAGTGGTAGTTTCAATGTCGCGCTTGGGACAAGCGGTGTTACGGCTGGAACATATGTTGCACCTACCATTGTTGTCGATAATAAAGGTCGTGTTACTAGTGCGGCACCAAATCCAATTGTGACAGCGGGTGAAAATCTTTCTGAAAGTGATGATGGTTCCGCAAATATATTCTTTGGAAAAAGCGGCCAAAATTTACAATTCCGTCGTATTGTTGGGACTGGTGGTATCGATGTTACTGAATCCGAGTCGGATGTTATCATTGATGCAAGCGGAATTCTGGAAAATCAGTTTTCGGGACTGACTGTGCTTGAAGAAGGGACACAAGTCGGAACGGATGTCAAAAATCTGAATATTGTTGGTGATGCATTAACTGTTACCGAAAGTAATGGGACTGCAACAATTACGCTGAATGGCGCAACCGGAACGGTTAAAAGTGTCACGGCAACTGGTCAGAATGGTGTTACTGTTTCCGGTGGTCCAATCACCACAACGGGTAACTTCGCGATTGGATTATCTGCTACTGGCGTAACATCTGGCACATATCATTACCCATCGGTCACGGTTGATTCATATGGTCGTGTAACTGCGATGCAATCTAACACCATTTCAAATGTTGGTAGTGGTGCAACAGTATACCGCACGGGAACAACACCATATCAATTACGCAGCATCGTTGCTGGTGATAACATTGAAATAACACAAGATGTTACTGAAATTGTTATATCAACTCCCGCGAGTGTTTCATCGGTTGGTGTTACTGGAACAAATGGTATTACGGTTAGTGGTGATACAACCATCACTGATTCCGGTAGTTTTAACGTAAGTTTGTCTTCTACTGGCGTTACGCCTGGAACGTATAATAGCTTAACCGTCAATGCACAAGGTCGTGTGACTGCGGCTACCGTTCAACCTATTGGTGAAGCAAATACCGCATCAAATGTTGGCACTGGTGGATTTGGAACATATTATCAGAAATCGGGAACAAATTTACAGTTTAAATCACTGGTTCCTGGTAGCGGGATTGGTATATCCGACAATGGAACCACACTTACAATTAGCGCACCATCTCTTGGTCATACAACCACGATAACCGCTGGTGCCGGGATGGATGTTTCCAGTGTCGATGAAGATAATGATACAAATTTCACCGTTGCTCTAGATCAGTCTGGGGTAACAGCCGGGACATATAATATCCCAACGGTGACGGTTGATCAGTATGGTCGTATTACCGAAATTGTTGAAAATCCATTGGATTCGGGTGAAGTTAACGTCGGTGTAAATGACGGGTCTGGTGTTGGTGTATTCAAAAACAAAGTAAATGCTGAATTACATTTCAAGTCGTTACTGGGTGGCGATGTCATTGAATTAACAGAAACAACAAACAGCATAGAGATTGATGCAAAAACAACCGGGGTGACTGCGGGAAGTTATGATATTGCTTCTATCACTGTTGATGATTACGGTCGCATTACATATGCTGCGTCTGGTCCATCTCCCGTTTATAGCGTGGATGCAGAAGGTGCTGGTGGTATTTCCGTAACTGGTGGACCAATCACTAATACTGGGACATTTACCGTTACACTGGATGATACTGCGGTTACGCCGGGCACATATAATAAAGTGTCGGTTAATCAACAAGGTCGTGTGATTTCTGCAACAAACGTTGTTTATGGTGATATTAGCAATGGTCGCAATCTCGGTGATGGCACTGGTATTTACGCGGGCAAAGAACTGGATGAATTACAGTTTAAATCCATTGTTGCCGGTGATAATATTACTGTTACAGAAGATTCCGAAACAGGCGAGATTACCATTACATCGACTGCAACTGTTACTGGTGTCGGCGAAGTTAATACAGCATCGAACGTTTCTGGCGGGGTAGGTGTCTTTTATCAGAAAACTGATGCTGATTTGGAATTTAAATCCTTAACGGGTGGTGATGGTGTTACCATTACGGAATCAAACGGTGTTATCTTGATTGATGCACTTGCTGGTTCTGCCACTGGAACAGTAACGTCGGTTGCAGCTACAGGTAGCAATGGTATTACTGTTGTTGGTAGTCCGATTACTGAAAGCGGGACATTATCAATTGGTCTTGCTAATACAGGTGTTACTGCTGGAACATATAATCGTTTAACGGTTAATGCACAAGGTCGTGTGACTGCGGCAACGCTTGTTGATTATGGCACAGTTCATTCGGTCGCTGCATCTGGGTATAATGGTATTGAAATTGCCGGTAGCCCGATTACGGATACTGGTGAAATTGAAATCAGCCTGTCCGAAACCGGTGTTGAAGCTGGAACATACAACAGTGTTACTGTTGATCCATATGGTCGTATTACCGATGCAACAAATGAAAACTATGGTGAAATCAATACTGCTTCGAATGTTGGCACCGGTGCTGGCATTTTCAAAGCAAAAGCTGATGTTGATTTGCAATTTAAATCACTTGTTGCAGGCGAAAACATCACCCTGGTTGAAGGCACAAACACCATCACTATCGATGCATCGGGATTAGCGGGCACGGGAACGGTAACATCGGTTGATGCTGCTGGAACAAGTGATGTTAGTGTGACGGGTGGTCCGGTGACAACCGAAGGAACATTTATTATTGGTCTTACGGATACGGGTGTTACTGGTGGAACCTATAATAATGTTACGGTTGATGCAAAAGGTCGTGTAACTGCTGCATCCAATGTGAGTTACCTGACTGCAAATCAAACAACCACTCTTTCGGGTGACATTACTGGTTCTGGCACAACTTCGATTATTACGTCACTGTCCGAAACCGGCGTAACATCCGGTTCTTATACAAACGCAAATGTTACGGTTGATAGTAAAGGTCGTATAACCGAAATTTCAAATGGAACCGGTGGTTCTGGTGGGATTGCGGTTCAGGATGAAGGAACCGAAGTTGTTTCATTGGCTGATACCCTTAACTTCGTTGGTAACGGTGTTACGGTCACCGATGAAGATGGTGTAACAACCGTCACGGTTCCGGGTGGATCATCAAACGTTGAACAAAATGAATTTGTTGTTTTCCGTTATTCATCTGGTGCTGGTGGGACGTTTGATGTTGCTGATCCAGTATTAACAACATCATCCGGTGTTGAAGTAAATATTCTCGATGCATCCAATTGTATTGTAGAATTTAACTTTACCGGGCATGCATTCCCACCAATCGCCATCGCGGTTATGGGACATGTTACTGCCACGAATGAACTGGTTTATACCAACGTCACAACATCGTTTGACACACGTAAAGTATTGGCCGGTGGAACATGGGATAACACAACATATATGGGTAACTTCTCACGGTTCACTATTCAACTTCGTATGATGGATACTGGTGCGGGTGCTGGTTTCCAGCAACGCGCACAATGTGCGATCATGTTTAAATTTTAATAAGGAAACTAAATGTATATCGACATTCCTGCAAAAGTCATCCCTGGTGCTGTGTCTGCTTCGGCAGGTGCCGGGGCGTGGCCCTACGATGATGGTTCACCTTATTGGTCGGGGGGCGCTACGCCCTCCGATTATCGATGGATAATCGATATTGATGTGACCGAACAGACACATTCCAGCACAACAACACGTAAACCAAAGGCATTTAACGGCATGGACGTTAATGTTGGTGATTATGTTGCCAATATTTCAACCGGTGTTGCGCTGAAAATTATCAATGTTATTGAAAAATCTGACACACATTTGAAGTGCATGGTTGAAGATACATTGCGTTACAATACTTTCCGAAATACGACAGGTAATGGTAAAGGTATTTTTTCCATTCCGGCATTTGTTATTATCTTTGAAGTTAATGAAGATGGACTTCCCGTGATTGACCCAATTCCATCAAGTGGTGTGAGTTCGGTATTCTTTGCCAATCTGACTTCTCGTTTTCAAAATTTGGAAGCAGATGTCAATTTTACATTGGAAAAAGAAAATCATGGGTTTTTCGATGGGCAAGTAATTTCGGTTGATCCTGAAACCAATACTTTTGTTGCAACCGATTCAGATCACCCACAAATGGTGGGAACCGTTAGTTATACCGGTCTTGGTCCGAACATGTTTATGATTAACCCAATTCAAAAGGTTCTCGATAATAACGATTATTTACCAGGTAATGTTGGTGATATTCTTTATGCGGACTCGGCAAATGCCGGTAATCTGACAACAACACCTGGCCCAACTCCGGTTATGATGAAAATTCGTGATTTCACGAAATCCACTGTAACCGGATCAGTAGCAGGTGGCACAACATCCAGTGGAAATAAGTTTTCAGTCAATGGTGTTGAACTTACATTATCTGGTGGGTCAAGTCTTGATTTTATCAATGCAGTTAACACGGAAACATCGAGTCATGGTGTTACAGCATCGTCTGTTGTTGCACCAACGGTAATTGAATCATCATTAAGCATGGCCTATGGGGAACCGGCAATATATGCACCATCTGCCGGACCAAACGCAACGGCAACAATCAATGGGGTATCGGTTACATTCACTACATTTGCTACCGGTTTCTCGCAGTATGGTATTGAATTGGCCGTTGAGGAAGACATGGCTGTTGATATTAATGCAGCGAATATTCCTAATATTGTGGCGTCTACCAGTGATGGTAAATTGGTTATTACTGAAACAAGTGGTGGGTCAATTACGATTGTTAACGGAACATTGGACACAAATGGAACTTCCTTTGCTGGAACAGGATCGGCATCAGGATTACCGTTAAGCACCGGAGCATCAACAAATACATATGTTCATCTTGAAGCAGATGATGCCCGTGCAATTAATTTAGTAGATGTCACTGGAACAACATTATCTGATCTAGGACTGTTTTCGTCAGAGAATGGTATTAAAGCCGCGTCCCTTTATATTGAACAAGGTATCAGACAAGCAACAACATATGTTGTCGCGAATATTGCATCTAGAGACGCACTTGATGTAATGTTAGGTGATCAAGCATATGTTCTTGATAAAGGAGATGATGAATGGGGTGTGTATCTTTACAATGGATCAGAATGGGTAATGATTGCATCCGAAGAAACAGCAAAAGTGGATAGTGATACATATTTTGTTGATTTAACAATTTCATCTGATGAAGTTGGAACACTGGGTGAAGTCGGAAATGGTTCACGAATTAATTTCGTTACTGTTTCTGTTGATGAAGTATTCAACGATGACAATGCAACTATTACTGTTGGTGATGATGATGACATGGAACGTTTAATGAATGCTGATGAAAATGATTTGAGTGTAATCGGCGAGTATACAACAACACCGACGCATACTTATGATGCGGGAACTGATGTTTATTTGAAATATTCATTCAATCCTGGATCATCTACTAGTGGAAAAGTTCGTATTACAATTAGTTACAATTAAAAACCATTGTTATTAATTACGTATGAAGATTATTCGCTAAATAACTAAATAAATAATTATGAGTTAGAGTGCCATATCTTGTATATTATGAGATGTGGCATTTTACTCGTGGCCTTCTAAAAATAAATTGTTCCTATAGGAGATAGAACAGTATGGCGAATATTAAAAATTTTGGTCTTGTTGGTGTAGGTAGTAATGTTCAGTTTGGTAAAGGCGGCGCAAAGCTGACCCAGACTGGCGGTGTTTTCTCGGTTCGTGATGCGGCAGATAGTGCATTTGCTCGTATTCAGATCGCAACACCAACATCTGCTAACGATGCATCAACCAAAGACTATGTTGATACTGCGACCTCAACGCTTGATGGCATTATCACTTCACTACAAGGTGAAGTTGATGCAACACAGACTGGCGCTGGGCTTGGCACCGACGGTGCGTATACCGCATCGGAATCTGCAAACTACATCGATACCGCAACATCACTTTTCAATGCGGACACATTACTTGATACCGCATTACAGGCTGTATCGGATCGCGTTACAACGCTTGAAGGTAATGATACTGCTGGCTTGCAGACTGAAATCGATGCAATTGAAACTGCGGTTGGTCTCGAAACAGACGGCACCCTGGCATCGTTCACTGGCACCGATTATCTTGGTTCCGCAACTACTATCGTAGATGCGCTGACTGCCCTTGATACTGCGGTTTCTGGCAATGCTGCTGATATTCTTTCAGAAGCATCAGACCGTGCGGATGCAGATACCACATTACAGGGTAACATTGATACTCTTGATGGCGAAGTCATTAAGAAAGACGGATCAGTAGCATTTACTGGTGATCAGGATATGGGCGGCTTTAAGCTGACTGGCCTTGCTGCCCCAACAAACGATGCCGATGCATCAACCAAATTGTATGTTGACACTGCTATTAATGGTCTTGGTAATGCATTCAATTATGTCTCCAACCTTGCTGGTGGCGTTGATGAAGAAAATGCATTTGATCTTGATGGTCTGTCTGCTGGTGGTAAAGATGCCGGTGATTACTACAAGGTTTCTACTTCTGGTTACTTCAAGTATGTTAACGGGTCCGAAGAAACCGTAAGCATTTATGCTAACGCAAACGATGGTCTTGTTAAAAATTCTGGTGATGGCTGGGATGTTATCGACAACACCAACTCCGTTGTTCTTGGCACCACTGATTATGTTTCGGTTACTGGTTCTTCTGATACCGGTTACACCGTTGATATTGATGCGGCGTTCAAGGCTCGTGTTGTTGCTCTCGAAGAAGATTCAAGTGCAACTGGCTTGCAGACTGAAATCGATGCAATCGAAACTGCGGTTGGTCTTGAAACAGATGGCACTCTGGCATCGTTCACTGGCACCGATTATCTTGGTTCCGCAACTACTATCGTAGATGCGCTGACCGCTCTTGACTCCGCTGTATCTGGTAATGCTGCGGATATTCTGTCAGAATCATCTGATCGCGCCGATGCCGATACCGCACTTGGTGGTCGCATTGACGACTTGAACACTGCTCTTGGTGTTTCAGGTGATGATTACACTACAATTTCTGGTTCGAACTACCTTGATTCAACCACATCATTCCGTGCTGCTGACCTTGCACTTGACACACAGATTAAAGCTGTTGTTGATAGTCTGGACGGTTTGTCATCAGATGAAATCGTTTCGGCTGATACCCTGACCAGTGTTAAAGCTGCTGATGGGGCGATTGAGTTCTACGGTGACGTAGACGGAACCAAAACTAAAGTCGGTGACATCGTTACCAGTGATACACAAGATTCGAACTTCCAGATTGATCTTGGCACTGCTGGTGAAGTCCGAGTTGAAGCAATTTCTGGAACCGCTGATGACGTTGATATTCGCCTTGTCCCACAGGGTGCTGGTCAGGTTATTATCGGTGATGCCGGTGCCGGTTTCATTCAGGCCGAAGACGGTTACGATCTGACTCTTGCTGGTGGTGATAACGCTGCTGGTGATGCAGGTAATATCATTCTTCGTGGTGGTAACGGTTCTGGCACGGATGGCGTTGTTGAAATTCAGGATGCTGATAGTCAAGCTGTCATGACTTTCCTGGGTTCGGCTTCTGCAACCGGTTATGTTACTGCAACAAACGGCACCACATCCGTTACTTTGGGTGCGGCGGGAACTGAAACAGACATCAATCTCACACTTGCACCAAAAGGCGACGGTGTTGTTGATGTTTCAGATACACGTGTTGTTAACGTTGCTGCTCCAACATCGGGTGGTGATGCTACCAATAAAACTTATGTTGATGACGCGGTTTCGTCCGCTGTTAGCGCAAGTGTTTCTGGTTCTGTCAAAACTCGTGTTGTTGATCTGGTTGCCGGTTCGAGCGTCAATCTTGGTGCAACTGTTACCGGAACTGTTCTGCGTGTTAAAGTGATTGTTACCACAGCATTTGATGGCGACGTTACTGTTGGTTCTGCTGCTACCACCGATGAACTTGCTTCGGCAAGCGATGTTGATGAAGCAACAACCGGCATTTACGTTGTAGACGCTGCCCAGGATTACACTGCAACGCAGCTTGTTGCTGATGCATCAACTGCTACTACCGGTGCTGGTAAAGTCATCGTTGAATATTTGGCTGGTTAATCCAATCATAACGACTAATGGACTATAACTACAATATGAAGACGCGGCGCAGGCCGCGTCTTCTTTGTTTGTGAATAAATACTTAAAACAACAGGTTTATTACGTTATGACGCGAATTATTGATACTCGGCACTCCGGGGGTGATTTAGTGGTTTTAGGACGGTCAATCGTTTTACCGTCAACAAACAGTGATGCAACAATCCCAATGCTTGGGTCAATTCGTTTTGGTCGCGATAGTGGTCGAATTGAAACGTATACCCATAATGATGCCGGTGATCTTGAATGGCGTCCATTCGGATATATGGGTGAGTTCCTAAATGATTATTTAAAAATCGACGGTGGAACGATCACCGGATCACTTCTGTTTGAAGAAAACGCAAAACTTTATATGTCGGATGGAACCGAATCGCAACCCAGTATTACATATGATAGCGATCCGTCTAAAGGTATTTACGCAGGTGTTGATTTCGTTGGAGTGTCAATCCAGGGACAACGCAAGTTAGGAGTAGACCCAACCGGGGTTTCAGTAAAAACAAAACTAACTTTGATTTCTGAAACGGGTGGGGCCGATGCGATTATTCATGCAGAAAACGGGGTTGCATATTTTACCGGAAATATTTCAGCACCCTCATTTTTAGGTAATGCATCTACCGCAAGTAAACTTACAAATCCATTTTCATTGTCATTATCCGGTGACGCATCGGGAACCGTATCGATTGATGGGTCGTCAAATGTTACATTATCAGTTGATGTCCCAGAATTAGATGACAAATTACCATTGTCCGGTGGCACGATTTCTGGAAACGTTATCCCAAATGCAAATAACACAATTAATCTTGGCTCAAATACCAATAGTTTTTCTACGGTGTATGCAGAAAATTTTGTCGGGACCGCTACCTTTGCTATGCATGCCGCTGACATTGCGGAACGGTATGAAGCCGATGCAATATATGAACCGGGCACCGTAATGATTCTTGGTGGCGATAAAGAAGTTACCATTAGCACGCATGAAAATAGCAGATCAGTTGCGGGTGTTATATCCACCGAACCCGCCCATGTTTTAAATGCATCTGCTGGTTCTGACGATTATTTCCCAGCAATTGCCCTTAAAGGTAGAGTTCCATGCAAAGTAGTAGGGACCGTTTATCCGGGACAATTGTTAGTGACAAGTGCTTGCCCTGGGTATGCACAGGCATCCGATAATCCAATGCCGTATACTGCAATAGGTAGAGCAATAAATAAAAAAACAGACAACGGTTTTGGCGTTGTTGAAATTATGATTGTATAAAATTATGCGTCCCGATAATCCAGATAATCCCGATTGCCCACCAGATAACGGCTCACGATACGGACCATCACATAATAAAGGTTATGGTGGTGGTTACAATGGTGGTGGGAGCGGTTATAATGGGGGCTACAGTGGCTATGGTGGTTATGGTGCTGCCTACGGCGGTGATGTAATTACCGCTCACCCAGCCGCAAATAACGAGACCTGGTTGACATCCCATTGGCGACCGGTAGCGGCGGCAGTTTACCTGTTTATTTGTGTTTTCGATTTTGTATTAATGCCATCTTATAACGAATGGGCTAATACAAAAATGCCACCGGATCAAATGGTTAAGATAGTAGCACAACTGGATAATCCAACCGCCCAAGTAGAGGCATTAAAAGTGCTGGAACAAAGTCGAACATGGGAACCGTTAACATTACAGCAGAGCGGACTATTTCACATATCGTTTGGGGCTATTCTCGGTGCCGCTGCATGGACACGTGGGCGGGAAAAACTGGAACGCACGAAGCAATAAGGATAATATAACATGAACACACCAATTAATATTCTTTTCAAAATCACGCTGGTCGTTGATACCCCATTGGACAAATCATTAGTGAAAGCATTTTATCATTGTGTCAATGATGTTTGTCCGGCTGGTGTGCTTTCAATCGCACATTCAACCGATGATAATGGTGAGTTCAAAGGAGTGTCGCTGGTTCATCGGATAATCAATGGCAAAAATTATTATATGATTCCAATCTCTCGCCCACTGGGTGCTAAAGAATCAACGAAAGTAGCAGATACGCTTTCACAAGAATTTATTGATTTGGATTTCGATTTGGAAGTAAGTGAACTGCCTGTATCCGTTATGAATAACAACACAATTGATATTGAAAATGATAGTTACATGGAGTTATGCGCATCATGGGCGAAAAAACAGCATGACACATGGATGAAGGAACGCCAGGACGATGGGTGGACTTACGGCACGACAATAAATTTTGAAAATAAGACACACCCCTTGCTTAGAACATGGGATCAATTGCCTGAAAAATTTAAAAAAATAGACACCGATCAACCACAAATGATTTTGGATTTACTTTCAAATCAAGGTTATTCAATTGTCCGAAAAGATGAACTCGATAAGTTGATTAATATGGTAAAAAATATATTTTAGTTATACTATAGTGTAAAACATATTTATTTTATAATAGAAAATATGGATAAATATTGTATCATAGTTAACTAATAGGAGTATATATACTATGGGTCTTTTATTTTCGGGGAAACTGGTTGGCGGTATCAAAACACGAACGGTAAAACTATCAGCGTGGCTTCGTTCGTTAACACAAATTGAATATACGGGCGATGCAATAACCGGGGAGTTGTTCGGATATGGCTCGGCCATTTCTGGAAACGGATTGGTTACCGCAATAGGTGGTAAACAAAATCTGGCATTAACACAAGCGTATGGATCGGTTACCATTTATGATGTATCTGGTGCGACATCAAACATTATTGGTGAATTTGATAATCCACAATTGGAGGCATCAAGTGATTTTGGTAAATCAGTCGCATTAAATTCAGATGGCACAGTATGTGTGGTTGGTGCAAGCCGTCTTGATATTCATGGATCAAACGCTGGTGGGGCATTCGTTTATGAATATAACGGTTCATCATGGTCGTCGCCGGTTGAACTTGTTTCACCCACATATCATAATTATGATGGGTTTGGTAGACTGGTTGAAATTTCGGCAGATGGAACCCTTATTGCGGTGAAGTCATCACGAGAAGCTATTGGCGAATATACCATAGAACTGTATTCAAAATCGGGTGGAACATGGTCATATGTGACGACCTTAGACCCTGTTGAAAATGATTCTGAATTTAGTTTTGATCCTCTAACTATGAGTAAAGACGGATCAACTATTGCAATTGGTGATTTTGAATATTCGGTGAGTTCACTAAGTAAGGTTGGAAAAGTATACGTATATCATAACAATGGAACATCCTGGGAGCAACAAACTGTTACATTACCCGCATTAATGTCTGGTATCAGATTTGGTTATGACCTTGCTCTTAACAGTGATGGCTCAAAATTATTTGTTAGTCAACCATATGCAAATTCTCAAAAAGGGGAAATTCATGAAATGACATTTAGTGGTGGGTCGTGGAATAGCATTAATAAGTTCTCCGCAAATACCGAAACCACATCACTTAGACTTGGAAGTTGTGTGTCATGTGATGATGCCGGAACAACGGTATTCGCTGGTAATGTGAATGGTGATACTTCGGTAATTATATTCAAAAAATCAGGATCAACATGGGAACAGATTAGAAAAATTGATAATCCGTTACCTGGTAATTATCGAGTTATTACTAAATGTTTATCATCTTACGACGGTTTAACATTGTCCACTACTTGGATTGCTGCGGTTTCACTTAGTGGAAGCGCATTTGTATATCGAGTAACTGATTAACAATTATAAATGCCGGGGTAAAATTCCCCGGCATTTTCTTTAGGTAGAATGGAATGTCCCAACGGAATGTTCCATGATTTCTTCAAAACAACGAGAAAATACTATCGGCATTTTTGCCCATAATTTGTGTGCTGTTTTTCTTTTGTTTACATCTTTGGTCATGACATTTTCATCAAAAATTTCAGGTAATGGTCTTAACGTTACTTTGCCTTGTAATAACCATTGAACAAATGTTTCGACATACCATTCATAACCATTAACAAGTCTTTTATTTCTGGCAGAACGCATTGTTCCGAGTTCATGGCCCATCTCTTTCGAATATATTTCAAACATAAATTCATCAATATCATTATTGAAGTATTCACTGTCTTCTGATTCCCAGGCAACGTCATATGCTAATACAATTATTCGTTTAATATACTGTTTCATTACATAAATTAATGATGAAAAAAACGTTTTATGATTATTGTTATCCGGTAACAATAGTGCATGTCCGATACGATGTGCAAGAATCCAAGATGATTTAATGGATACTTTTGCTTCATCTGATAAATTATTTGCTAAAATGATGTTAATTCTGGATGTATAATCATTCTTTTTAAACCAATTCTTCATTTCCGGGGTAATATTTTTGTGATTTACATCCATTGCAAAATTTGACATCCATATATCATAGTTAGGTCGTTCATCCTGATAAACATAGATGTTGAATGGATATTTTGTGCCAGCAAATGTTGTTACATGATTTTCCCATGATGCAGGGTCCATTATTGCGTTAATGTCAGATTTATGCCAATGGTGAAAATTTTTGAAATCATTATATTGGTCGCGATTTGATTTATACGTATTTTTCATTTTTTTCTGATTATCTTCAAAATCGTCGTCAACTTTATATGACATAATTGGCGATTCAAATAAATGATGTAGTAACATATTTTTTTCCTTGCACTTTGTATTATTTATGATAAAGTATAGTTGCTATAACTAGGAAAACAATATGATCACATTAACAAAAAATGCACAGAATAGATTGGCCGATTTGCTTGCGACTAATAGCAAATATGCATTGCGCTTTGGCGTTATATCAGGTGGATGTTCTGGTTTCAGTTATGATATGCAGCTTATTGATGAAAATCAAGTTGAGTCAGACGACGAAGTTATAACATTCTCCAACCCAAATGTTATCGTAGTCATGAACGAAATCATGCCATTTTATTTGGCTGGAACCGAGATTGATTGGATTGAAAACATGATGGGATCGTCGTTCCAGTTTAATAATCCGAATGAAGCGTCGAATTGTGGTTGTGGGAGTTCTTTTTCTCACGCTGGGTAAAAGTTTAACCTTTTGAAAGGACGACATTATGAACACCACCCAACTGAAAAATATCATTAGTTTTTTGGCTGAAAATGGCATCGATGCGACGGAAAATGCCGCCGGGAATGATTTTGTATTCACGTCGGTAAAAAACAGCATAATGTCGCCGGACCGGTTCAACTCGTTGAGGGTGAAGATCAGCAAACGTGGTTTTTTCATTTTGCTGTCCGGCATTACAGTCAAAACCGAAGCACAGTTCCGGGCACTGACCAATGAAATTGCCACGGCACAAGCCTTTGTTAAAAAGGCAAATGAAATCATCCAAGAATAAAAATGTTGGCAAACAATAAAAAACACGATACATAATTCAATGTGTCGTGTTTTTTAATTTGAGGGTGTTCAAATGGATGTGTTAGACACACTGACCATTTTGTTGTTTGCGGTTGTGTTGATTGGATGGATCAACGAGAAATTTCTGAAAATCCAAGATGAAATTGGCTTGTTACTGGTCGCGCTGGTGGCATCAGTTCTGCTAACCTCGGCGGATCAGGTCATTCCGTCATTTTCAATTTCTGCCGAAATCCGTGAATTTATGGGCGGAATTGATTTCTACGCAGTCGTTATGGTGTGGATGTTGCCATTCCTGTTGTTCGGGGACGCATTGCATACCGATGTTGGGCCAATGATGGCACGAAAAGCAGCGATTGCGGTTCTGGCAATTGTCGGAACGGTCGCGACCACAATGATTATCGGAACATCCATGTATTTCATTTTGAATTATATGGGTGTGCAAATTCCATATCTTGTGTCGCTGGTGTTTGGGGCAATTGTGTCACCCACTGATCCAATTGCGGTTATCGCGATTCTGAAAAAGCACGCGGTCCCAAAGACATTGGAAGCGAAAGTGGCCGGGGAAAGCCTTTTTAATGATGGGGTGGGGATTGTTGTTTTTGCCGTGTTAACCCAGGTGGCGTTTGGCACTGATACCCACATCAATATAACCCACATTGCTGAAATGTTTGCAGTTGAGGCGATTGGGGGTGTTATACTTGGTCTTGCAATTGGATATGCGGCCTATCGTTGGACCGCAACAACTGATCGGCATACGTGGGAAGTGATGCTAACCGTGGTTACTGTATTTGCCATTACATCGCTGTCACGGGTGCTGGGTGTTAGTGGGGCGTTGGGGTGTGTCATTGCTGGGTTGTTTACCGGCAATCATGGTCAAAAACACGGCATGGTAGAAAATACCCGTGAATACCTGCATAAATTTTGGCAGGTAATCCATAACGGATTAATTGGCGTCTTATTCTTACTGATTGGTGTCGAAGTTTTTGCGATCAGTCATGATGTAACTGCAATTATTGCAACCGGTTTGGCAATTATGGTGTCCCTCATTGCCCGGTTTATTGTGGTCGCCGATGTGATTGCAGTATTGTCATGGATTACATCAACTGAATACACCACCGGTGCAGTTAAAATTTTGACTTGGGGTGGGGTTCACGGCGGTATTTCTATTGCCCTGGCTTTGGCTATACCAGATTCGCCATTTAAAGACTTGTTATTAACCATGACCTACGGCGTTGTGATCTTTTCAATCGTCGTCCAAGGGTTGACGATGAACCAGGTCATTAAACACGCAATGAAGTAAAATTGGGAATGAAGTAAAATTGGGATCGTAAACACCAATATTTAAAATTTTGGTGTTTACGAATTTGCTATTGTTTGTTATAGTATAGAAATACATTTCTGATTGGGTTTCGAAATTATGAAAAAGTTTGATATTACATTTGATGTAGACCTTGAACGTGGTCGGATATGCTGCCCGCTTTGTGGTGCTAGGCTTACCGCTGGAAACCCAGATGTTCGGGTCACTTCTGCATGGGCGCATTATTTCGGGAAAAAACACAAACGGGATCATCCGGTATCCGAAAATCATCCAGATTATGTAGAATATCAAAATGCGGTTGATCTTGCCATTCGCCAAGCAAAAAATCGCAAAAAGAAAATGTATCGAGAAGAAAAAGAAAACGAGAAACGTGTCGAGCAAGAGCGGATTGATAAAGAACAACGGATCAAAGACGCTACCATCACGCTATCTGGGCCGTTTGTTAAAAGCATCGTGGAGCATTTGGAACACCTGATTCATATGGCAGAATATGATGGTCCCGATCAGGATGATGCACGGGAAGTCATGACAAAACTCGAAACCATGTTAGACATTTAACAAAAAGGCCATCCGATTTCGGGTGGCCTTTTTTGTGCGATTAAAATTTTGGTTAACCATAATTATATTGTGTTTCCGGTTTCATATATGGCAATATGCCCGTTCAAATAATTTAAGGTAATGATACATGAGCGATGATATTATCCATAAAATTGTTGACGCAAACCCAACACGGGATGCCAGCCAACTTGACAGACGACTTATGAAGCTGACCGAGGAATTGGGCGAAGTATTCGAAGCATACCTGGGTGTTACAAGCGACAAAAATTACAAAGAAAAAACATGGCATGATGTGCGCGAAGAATTGGTTGATGTGGTTCTTGTTGCGGTGGATTGTCTTTATACCCCGTTACCCATCGATGATGACCACGAAAAAATTCATGCCGAAGTGGTAAGCGTCCTTGACGCCAAAATCAATAAATGGAAACGTCTTTATCGGGGAAACGAATGAACACTTTAGAACTTATTTCAGCCCTTCGTAATACCGGGGGCAGAACCGATAAAGAACAGTTGTTAATGAACGCATTTACTGCGGGCAATCGTGAGTTTTTTGAAGGTTTTAAAATGGCATATGATCCCACAGTCACTTATGGGGTCAAAAAAATTGCATTAATTGACGAAATTGATTCTGAAATCGGTATGGATGATACGGATAATCTTAGTTTTTCCGATTTCAAGAAACTCGCCAACGCATTGGAAACACGAGAACTTACCGGGAACAATGCAAAAAAAGCGATAAATGAAGCCGCTGAACAATGTAATATTGACAAATGGAACAATTTTTATCGTAGAATTTTATTGAAAAATTTTGCTATCGGTTGTGATGTCAAAACAATCAATAAAATTTTATTGAAACTTGCTCCGATTTATGACGATGCCCATAATTATATCGTTACGGTATTCTCGTTGCAGTTGGCAATGGATGGAATAAAATACCCAAAGAAAATGTCTGGCATTAAATTGTTAGATGTTAAAATGGATGGTGTTAGATTATTATCCATCCTGGACAAAGAAAAGAAAATCGTTACACAATTCACCAGAAATGGAAAAATTAACACCAATTTTCCACACTTGCGCGAAAGTTTGGAAAAATTGATTCCATTGATTCCGGCGTCTATTGTTCTGGATGGTGAAGTTGTAGATAACTCGTTCAATGAATTAATGACGCAGCTTAACCGAAAAACCGATGTTGATACCAGTGCAACCAAACTTGCGCTGTTTGACATTATCCCGCTAAATCGATTTTCGGAAGGTGAATGTAAAACGCCACTTAAAAACCGGCATGATGTCTTGGTTGATATGATCCCGATGTTTCAGGAACATTGTGGGGAAAGTGTGCAGGTATTACCAAAAGTGTTAGTCAATCTTGATACAGAGGAAGGAAAAGCCGCATTTGCTGAATTTAACAAACGAGCGTTGATTAACGGGTTTGAGGGTGTCATGGCAAAGGATGCCAATTCGCCATATCGAACGAAAAAAACACCGGATTGGCTAAAGATTAAGCCCTTTATTGAAGTCACCCTTAAAGTGATGGATGTTGAACCTGGAAATGCAGACGGAAAATATTTTGGCACAACCGGTGCATTGGTTTGTGCCGGTGAGGATGACGGTATTTATATCAAAACGAATGTATCAACCGGTTTATCTGATGCTTTGCGTGATGAAATTTTTGCAGATAAAAATAAGTTTATCGGGATGATGGTTGAAGTTAAAGCGGATGCTATTTCTAAAAATTCGGTAACTGGCGAATTTTCATTGCGTTTCCCCAGGTTTAAAGGATGGCGCGGAACCAAAAAAGGCGAAAAAATTTAAAAACAAATGGAAAACCATGTTTCATTAAGCAGGGTGTTGGCATACTACCTGCGCCATAAACCAAATGAACTAAACCTGGAACTGAATACTGGTGGTTGGGTTGATGTGAATGCCCTTATTTCGGGAATGAAGAAATGCGGGCATTCAATCAACAAAACCATATTGTTTGAAATTGTGAACACCGATAACAAAAATCGATATTCGTTAAACAGGGAACGAACTTTAATTCGAGCAAATCAGGGTCATAGTGTTCCGGTTAATATGAATTTTGTGCCCCAATGTCCACCAGATTTTCTTTATCACGGAACATCCTCGCGATTTATTGATAAAATCATGAAGGATGGTTTACAACGAATGACACGTAACTATGTTCATTTGTCGGCTGATATTGATACAGCACGCGCCGTTGGCACGCGACACGGTGGTAATTTGGTGATCATAACAATCGATACCAAACAATATAAAAAAATTGATTGGTATATTAGTGAAAACGGCGTATGGTTAGTCAAATATTTACCTCCAACCGGATTCACGCTCAATTTTGTTTCGGATACCAGGTGGGCAGAATAACGACAAAACCTTTTGACGCTGGTATTGATATGAATGAAAAAGATTGGAAACCATCGTTGCGATCAATAGCAGATATTTATTCTGCAAATCATGCCGTAATTGGTGATAGTTCTACAAATATATTACCGAGTTGGTTCGATTGTGATGGGTGGACTAAAATTAATTACGGCAACATCGGAGACTTATCGGGCGAAACAGTTACAATTCCACATATAGAACATCGTAATATTATAGTAATAACAAGTGAACAAAAGCGTATTATATTTTACGATCATATTTTGGTTCGCGGTTGTGGCGATGTTTGTAAGGGAGAAGATGATGGCAGTAGTTCCGGTGAAGGACTTGGGGCGAACTGATAACATATTATGACAACAATAGCCTGTAAATATAGTAAAATATCAGATGATATTGGTGGAATGTCGATTGATGGCATAATATATCGGGATGCCCATATTCCAAAGAAAGTAATTGTTTTTGGAAACTTTGGTGATGAAACCGGTATAACAATAACTGTCCCATGGTATGGTGAAACCTCGAACTCATTGCCCTGTGCCATTGTATATGACACAAACGTAAACGTCGATGATATTATTAGTATTACGTTTGATCAAATCAACGATTTGGACTTATATTGGGGGGAAGGTAGTGTATTGACTAGTGGTAATACTGATGGAACCACGTTGTCTTGTATCGTATAACACACTAGTTTGTTGAACTTTTTTAATATTGAGGCAGTTACCTATGATCTTATTTCCAGTTTTATTTTTGATTTTATCGATCAAGCACTTTCTTGTTGATTTCATGTGGCAACCAGAATTTGAATGGAGAAACAAGGGAACACTTTTTCACTGGGGCGGAATTCGTCATTCACTCAAACATGCCTATGTAACGTGTGTTATTCTATTATTTTGGGACACACTAGTTACCTGGTCATATCCCGAGGCTCGTATTGAATTATTAACAATTTTTTGGGTTTCTTGTTTTGAGTTTGTTTCTCATTATATCATTGATTACGCAAAGATGAATATTTCACAATATAAAGGATGGAAATGTAACACCCACCCTGAATTTTGGTATTTGACAGGACTTGACCAACTCCTACACACCATTTGTTATATTGTGATAGGAACTATTTGTTTAGGATAAAGGAAAAGCCCGGATTTTACCGGGCGTTTCTTATTGTATCCAGTTTGGTTGAATGGTTCCCCGAAATATCACGATGCCGGTTTGATCCAAACTATCTTTCCAATCATGATTTTTGTTATTACGCATATAATCGTATGTCGGTTCGAGTTGGTCGGTTTCTGCTGCTGGTATATGGACTTCCAGGACAACTGGACGAAGCGTTTCATCAAATGAAAAAATATAATCCAATTCGTCCTGTGTGTAATTTTTGTATTCACCCAACTGTTCGAGATAATACTCTCGTTGTTTAATTAACATAGACATATCTTTTCCGGGGTGTTCGTCAATTAGTTTATTCACCCGGTTAAGGGTATCCATAAAACCTTTTAAATTCATCAATTTTTTGGCCCTGACTTTTGGACCAAACGATACCTGTGTGATCTTCGTTGCCTTCTTAGCGGTTGACAAGGCATCTTCCTGGCGGGAAAACATTGCCAGGTCTATTGAACGGGGAGATATTTTCATTAATCCAGCATTAAAATTAGATACACCGCAATATAATGTAATATCAGAGTTAACCTCGGTTCTTTCCATTAAATCAGTTTCAGTTGATAGAAATTTTGCAGGAATATCACCATGAACGATGATGGTATATTGATCAGATTCAATATTATCGCCATAATACTCGTTATATTGGATTAAATGTGCCAGATCGTATCGTAACTTCTGTTCAAATACGTCGGGTTCCATGCTAACTGGTGGAGTATATCCAGCATTTTTCATTGCAACGGTATCTATTTCAATGATAACTGATCCATACATATAAATGCTTTCCGGCTCGGTGCTGGTAAATATGCCATCAACGAATTGATTAATTGCACGACGGGTTTTTTGAATTTGTTGTAATCCGGTTATCATTATATTTTTGGCATTTTTTTCGGATGTAGCATGGTATAAAATTTCTGGTGCATTCCAAAACGCATTTGACGCTTCGATTTCGGAATCTGGAAATAACGAAGTTAGGTCGGCATCATATAACCAGGCTGATTTTGGTTCACACGTGACATAAAGATCATCACCAGACCATTCAATCACAAAATTATCAGTGATGAAAATATCATCGCCCTTATATCCGGGTAAACTTAATTTTGTCGCTCCGTATTGCTGTAGTATGTTGGCAATATCGTCTTTTGTTTCAATGTCATAAAGTTCATCTTGTATCGTATCGTCATTTTGCATTTTTAATGTTCCGTATAGTAGGTATTATAAAATAAACACAGTGCCCTTTTTTTCGCCCGCCTGATATGGTTTAACAAAAAACAGCTATGGTGTGTCATTAAATACGTAGACGCGCTGTAAAGCCGGTTAAACGTGGTTTATGGCAATGGTGTTATGGCAACAAAAATTAAAAATATTATTGACTTATTTATCTTGGGGTAGGTATAAAAGTCGTTGGTAATATTTGATACAGGAAAGGTTTTATTAGTGCGGGCATTGGTGTTGGTTATTAGTTTTGTATTTGTGCTACTTATGTGTTCGACATATGCGAGCATGACGGTCGTTAATTCATACAATATTGAATAATAAAAAGGGCGGGATTAAATTTCCCGCCCTTTTACTTTTCGCTTTCGGCATCCATGATTTATGCGACCTTCCATTCCCCGCTAACCACCTTGGTCAGAACGTCCATCGCATGTTCGTAACGATGGGTGAGGGTTTCCTTACAGTCGGTAATGTTTACGGTAATGTCTGCGATCTTGACTTTGATTGCATCAATATCGCGAATTTTCGCCATTTCCAGAATCCAGTCTTGATAGGTTCCGGCATCCTTGTCACGGGTGAGTTGTTTAACCATGCGAAGAACCGATGCGTTGAACCGGGTTTCAATTTCTGTTTCGCTTACGTCAGTATCTTCCAATACGTCGTGAAGGATGGCAGCAATTTTCATGTCGGTGGTGGCATCGTTCGGCAGGGCCAACATTACTGCCACTGGGTGAACAATATACGGAAGACCACCATATTGTTGGTCCCCATGAGCCACCGATGCAAACCGGATGGCATCGATAATCGTCTGCGATTCGGTATGGGTGCCCTTGATGATTTCGTTAAGGAGAACAATGGCCTTAGCTACATGTTTGTTGGTCATTTTTCGTCCTTTCAGTTGGGGTTATTAATATATATTACCGGGTGAATAATATTTGTAAACCATTATTTCTACTATGATAAACATTATATTTAAAATTATTGTTCATATGCTTATTTAAGGTATTGAAAAAAAACAATATTTATGGTGAACGAAAATATTGACGCAGCATATCGAGTTCCCGTATTGTTCTTTCACAGCAACGAAGCTGCATGTAAAAAGTTCACATTACAAGGATATTCCCTCATGTTTGATACCATTAATGCCGATACCCGTTCCCGACTTAAGACCTACATGGAAGCCGCGTTACGTATCCGCCAGGACATCGCTGATTTGCAAGAAGGTCTGAAAGAATCAACGAAATCGATGGCAGAAGAAATTGGGACCAAGCCTTCGGTTCTGAACAATGCGGTCCGTATTGAATTTAAAGCACTTCGTGATGAAGTGCGAGTAATCAATGACGAAATTGACGAAATTTTAGAATTGGCCGGACGCAGCTAATCAATCTAATATTTAGATAGGAGGCGGGTAATTAGGTCCGCCTCCATATTTTTTCGGATCAAAAATATGAATGAAACAAAATTAATTCATTATAAAGCATTATCAAGAAAACAATTTGATCTCCTATCATACCCAATGCGTGAAAATATTTTGCGTAATCGCATAAAAATCAAGAAAACATGTAGTTTGTATGATGGATACCAAATGTTGATTGGTATTGAAGATATTTATAACCCAACCGGGTTGTATATTATGTTTGAGGAAACTATCGAATGTTTAAATAACACATTTTACGTAGAATTTGGATTTGAAAACTACGAAGACCTGGTTATGTTCCAACTATGTTTTGATAATTACGAAAATAATAATATCTAAATAACTTGCTGTTTTAATGCAAGGGAGATTTTTTTGAGTTATATTGATGCATTTTATGATCGCCGTGAAGACACTATTTCGGTTGTTGAGCGGGTTAATGGAGAACGAATATACCGCACGTTCCCAGTTAATCATGTGTTATATTATTCGCATCCATCAGGTAGTCATCGATCAATTTTCAATGATCCTTGCAAAAAGTTTGTTACACAAACAGCATACAAATTCAAAAACGCATTACATAAATTTGAGGCAGAAGGTCGCACCATTTTTGAAAGCGACATTAATCCTGTTTTCCGATCATTATCAGAAAATTATCATGGGGTAGAAGCCCCGGAACTTAATATCGGTCTTTTCGATATTGAGGTGGATTTTTCGCCTGAATTTGGGTTTGCCCCAACTGATGACCCATTTAATGCTGTTACTGCAATTACATTGTGGCACAGTAAATGGCAAAAATTAACCACCCTTGTATTATGCCCGCCGACATATTCAGTCCATGATGCGCAGAAAATCGTTGATAAATTCGACAATACTATTCTGTTTACTGATGAAGCCGATTTATTAACGGTATTCCTGGACTTGATTGAAGATATTGATGTTCTTTCCGGTTGGAACTCGGAAGGATACGATATTCCATATCTGGTCAATCGTATGCGCCGAATCATGGGCGAAGAAATCTTATCTAATTTCTGTTTGTGGGGAAAACAGCCACTACGTCGTGAATACATAAAATTCAACCGCGAACACGTAACCTATGACTTGGTTGGACGTATTCATCTTGATTATTTGTTGTTATATCAAAAACATGTAACACAACAGTTGCACTCATATCGACTCGATTATGTTGGTGAAATTGAAGTTAACGAAAATAAGATTCCGTATGAAGGGACATTAGACGATCTTTATAAAAAAGATTTTGAGAAATTTATTGCATATAACAGACAGGACGTTGACCTGCTGGTCAAGATTGATCAGAAATTAAAATACATTGAACTGTCAAATCAGGTTGCACATGCCAATTGTGTATTGCTTAAAACAACCATGGGATCAGTTGCCCTGGTTGAACAGGCAATCATTAACGAAATGCATGAAGTGGGCGTTGTTGTGCCCAATCGCCCGAAACGTGACGCATACGATCCGACACTTGATGCCGGAGATGATGATGCAGAACGAAAATCGGTCGCGGGTGCTTATGTTATCAAACCAAAAGTTGGCCTACATAAAGAAATTGGCGCAGTTGACCTTAACTCCCTGTATCCATCCACGATCCGGGCATTAAACCTATCGCCAGAAACAATCATCGGCCAAATCCGTCCGACATATACTGATGCGTATCTGGCTGAAAGAATGATGCCGGTTGGCAAGAAAAAAGGCATGTCCGGTGCAGAAGCCTGGGATGGCTTATTCGGAACGCTCGAATATAAGTATATGATGGAACGCAACGATAAGGAATTGATCGTTGATTTCGATGATGGCACTACTGCGACATTTTCCGGGGAGGAACTGTGGGATTACATTTTCAATCCCGCAAACCACGTTTGTATAAGTGCGAACGGAACCATATTCAGAACCGATATTGAGGGAATGATTCCCGCGCTGTTGGCGAAATGGTATTCCCAACGTAAAGAAATGCAGCGGAAAAAAGATACTTTTAAGTCAATTATGTTTGGCGTAAAGGTATCAGAAGACATTATCAAACAAGTTGCAGAATTTTCGGGTGATGTTGATGAAGTAAACCCAGCTATATCCTTGGGGGATATGGTAAAAAACTGCGATATTTCAGGTATTGTTGCGTATATTCGTGAATTTGGTCTTGAAATGCGTGATGGTCTTGTCAAGGCATATGATAATGCCAGGGCCAAAGTAATTTCGGAATTGTTCCATTATTGGGATCAACGCCAGCAAGCTAGAAAAATTTTGCTTAACAGTCTTTATGGTGCATTGCTTAACGAAGGATTACGTTTTTATGATAAACGGTTGGGTCAGTCGGTTACCCTGACTGGTCGTTGCATCACTAAACATATGGGATCATCTATCAACGAAACGATTACGGGAAAATACGACAACGCCGGTGACGCAATTATTTATGGCGATACTGACTCTATTTACTTTTCTGCATATCACGTGCTGAAAGATGATCCACGGTTCGTTAAGTTTGAATGGTCTCGTGAAAATATTATTGATCTCTATGACAATATTGGGGAAGAAGTTAATAAAACATTCCCCAAATTTATGGATGATAATTTCAATACTGGATTGGAACGCGGTGCAATCATCGCGGCAGGTCGTGAAATTGTCGCATCGATGGGATTGTTTATTAAGAAAAAGAAATATGCATGTTTGGTTTATGACGATGAAGGGAAACGGGTAGATGTGGATGGTAAACCCGGAAAATTGAAAGCAATGGGGCTTGATCTTAAACGGGCAGATACACCAAAATTTATGCAGAAATTTCTTGAACGTATCCTTTTGGGATTGTTGACGGAAGTAAATCAAGAAGAAATGTATAAGTGGGTTCGCCAATTCCGCATTGATTTTAAGGCCCGTCCAGGATGGGAAAAAGGGTCACCCAAAGCTGTTAAAGCATTGGACGATTATACGGAACGTCATAACGAAGCTATTAATTATGGGTTGTATGGACCTCGTAAAAAAGGTCAAGAAAAGGGAAAAATTAATATGCCAGGACATGTTCGGGCCGCAATGAATTGGAATAATTTATGTGAATCCAACGCGGATCGGTATTCTATGCGTATTTCGGATGGATTCAAAACTATCGTATGTAAGTTGAAACCGAATGTTATGGGTATCAAATCAATAGCGTATCCGATTGATGAACCACATATTCCAAAATGGTTCAAAGAACTACCATTTGATCATGCATTGATGGAAGATACAATTATTGATAAAAAGCTCGATAACTTAGTCGGTGTTTTGCCTGAATGGGATTTGAGCAAAACCAGAAATTATGCGGGTGATGAATACTTTGTTTTTGGATGACAAAAATATTGAGATTTCGTCTGGGTATACAGTAATATTATGATCTACTAACTATAGGAAATTCGTTATGCGTGATATGTTGCGTGATTTGACCAAATATATCGATATTGGTGGTAAACTTGAAAATGTTCGTATTGTGGGAACCGCATCAGAAACGGTATTCAGTGGCAATATTGAACGAATGATGTTCGTTAACGCCAAACTTATCAAACCGGAAAATGATTTGATCGGTGAGTGCGGTATGCGCAATATCAAGGTTCTGACCGGGCTATTAGCATTTCCCGCCTACAATTGTGATGAATCAACGTTTTCCGTGCGCCGCCGTGTTATGGGTGGAACTGAACGGCCCGAAGCGTTTGAATTTAGAGTTTCAAAAAATATCGGTGCTGATTTTCGCCTTGGGGGTCCAGATGTAACCGAACCGGTTACTATCGGAAATATCCCATGGGATATTGTCGTAACACCGGAAAAGAAAAGTTTGGCCGATTTTAGCCGCTTGGCTAGTCTATTTTCGGGTGTTGATCCTAATTTCTCAACCCAAATTGTTGACGGACGCCTCGTGTTTAATCTTGGTGAAGATAATGCATCAACTCAAAAAGCCAGTATGGTATTCGTTGATAATGTCGAAGGAAATATATCGGTATCACATACATGGTCAATCGATTTGTTTTTAACGATGACAAAACTGTTTAATGCACACCCGGTTGAATTGAAAATTAGCAGAGTTGGCATTATGTCGGTCGAAATCACAACAGATTATGCTACGTATGCTTATTATTTGCGTGCAATTAATAATTAACGTTATGTATGCTGTATTTATTATTTCGTGAGAAAGTAAATGAAACATCTATTCTTTTCGACGACAAAAGCTAATCATTTTGATGGATCAGTAACGGTTGAATACAATCCTGATGTGGTATCTATGCCAACATATTTTCATAATACATACGACGCAGAGGATAAAGTTTTATTTGAAATATTTTCGCAATGTGATGTGAAATCCCAGTATCGGGATGAAACCATGACTGATCTACATACTTATTTGCATAATTTATTGTGTAACCATATTCCATCACGAATGTTTGGAAATGCGTTTATATTGATGAACCCGGCACAATCTGATCTTATTCCAATGAACCATAATAAACCAGAAACCGTTAGACACTGGACCAATTATCAAAAAGCATCAATTATTTGTAACAAAAATTTAGTGATTGCAACGTCACAAATGATTGCAAAAGATTTTATTGTCATTGGTAACAGCCAGGCAGTAACGTTTACTGATCATAATGATTTCATTGGTGTGGTCATGCTCGATAAAGAAAAACATGGTAAATCATTCACTGATTTAATAAAAATTGTTCATTTAGTATAAATTAAAGATAAATAACTATGATTTTAACTGTAAGGTATTAATTGATATGCGAGTAAAACGTTATATTCCGTTCTCATGGTTGCCTGCATCCTGGGGGTTGCACGGAAAAGTTCGGAGAGAGGCAGAAGCAGCATATTATTTTACTGGATATGATTTAGACAAGGCCCTTATTGATATAGAATTCGATGACAATGAGTGTGTTGAAAAGCAGATCAAACTCATTACTGCGAAAATCAAACATGGGGTGTGTTCAAAATATGTCGGACTAAGTGAGATTAATTCATTGAATAATGATGAATATAATCAGCTTAATCTTGATCATGAATTTGGTATTATTGATGATAAAACACATCAATTAAAACTTGTTGATTACACACACCGGGCAGAAGATCGAGAAATCGCCAAACTTGATATTATGCACAAGTTCGGTGATATTAGCGAAAAAGACTATTTGATGAAACAAGTTGAATTGTCTAATGCGTCTTCGGTCGAAAAAGACATTTCCTATCTCAAAATTCGCAATTCCTTCGGCGAAATTACAGATACCGAAATGGAAAAGGGAATAGCAACATTAAAAAATGAACCATGGGTTGATGTTGTTCATTCTGGCTTTGACAAATCAAAAGGCATAAACGGCTTTCAGTTCGAAATGGACTGGAATGCACAATGGATTGAAACCCTTCGGGCTAGTGGTTACGAAGCAAGTTCTGATCAGGATGTAATGGATATGTGGTTTACTGATGTTTGCAATAGTGTTAACATGGATGTTCCCATAGATGCATACCCTGATAACATACCGTTTAATCTTCGAGGTAGCACTCGATACGGTGGGTCGGAATTTTCATAACCACAAAGTCAAACAATAGTTTTTGAAAAAGGGTCAGCATAAAAAATGTGCTTGACCTTTTTTTTATTTCTGGGTAATTAACGGTCCATGAAAACTGACCATGTTTCGCTATGTTGCGGAGCATTTAACAAAAGGATACAAAAAAATGGTCGAAGAATCACGTTTTATCGTTGTTGATGTTGACATCATGCGTCAAATTGATGACGTTCTTGGTGGGGCTGGGGAAACGCCAGTTGTTCACTACGACAACATGATCGCAAAGGGGGAGAACCCGGTTATTCTGTATGATAACCTAATGCGTCGTCATGTCGTTACAACGGTGGATGTCACCACAAACGAGCCGGTGGCATAAAACCGTGTCACATCCCGAATAAACAGGCGGTAAGGGTAACGTTTCTTACCGCCTGTAGGATATTTTGATCACACAATAATATTGACTTTCGCGCCGCTCATAACTTAAAATTACCGCTGTTTCAAAAATAAAATGCGGTCAAAAAAATGCGTTATGCCATTGTCGATATTGCGAATTTGTTCAATCGTGCCAGACATGTAACCAGTGGTGACATTTACAGTCGTGCTGGGATGTCTCTTACCATCATGTTTCGCAGTCTTAACCGACTGTATAAAGATTTTAATGCTGACCACATTGTGTTCGCATGTGAAGGTAAGTCCTGGCGGAATGCAGTTTACCCAGAGTATAAAGCAGCACGACGGGTTGCCAAAATGGCAAAATCGTTGAAAGAAAAAGAAGAAGATGATTTCTTCTTTGAAATTCTGGACGATTTTATCGCATTCGTTTCTGAAAAAACACGTTGCACTGTCCTACAATGTGATGGTGTGGAAGGTGATGATTTTATTGCCAGATGGTGCCAATTGCACCCGGATGATGAACATATCATTTTGTCCGGGGATTCTGATTTCGTTCAATTGATTTCCGAAAAAGTAAGTATATATGATGGCGTTGGTGAACGTCATATTAAACATAATGGTGTTTTTGATACCAATGGTAACGAATTGGTTTTTACCGTTGATGGTAGTAGCGGAAAAGTAAAAGTTTCCGGGACCATTGCGGATGTCAAAAAAAAGCACGATAAAGCTGAAAAAGAAAAGAAAAAGAAAAACCCTGAATACGAAATTAAACCATTTTCGTTCACGATTGAACCTAACTGGTGGGAAAAGGCTCTATTTTTTAAATGCATTCGTGGTGATTCTGGGGATGGTATCTTTTCGGCCTGTCCTGGTGCCCGAACAAAAGGATCAAAAAATAAAATCGGGATTAATGAAGCATGGGAAGACAGGGGCGGGAAAGGGTTCAAATGGAATAACTTCATGTTGCAACGTTGGCAAAAACTGGTTGGACATGATGCCGACGGGAACCCGATTACCAAGGAGGTAAAGGTTCTGAATGAATATGAAATAAATCGCAAACTGATCGATCTGTCTATGCAACCAGATGACATCAAAGTGAAAATGGATCAGGTGATAATTGATGCCGTTCAAAAAGAACCTGTGGCTATGGTGGGATTGAACTTCATGCAGTTTTGTGGCAAGCACGATTTACCCGCGATCAGTAAAGAATCAACCTATCATGCCGCATATTTGAATAAAGGTTATAAATGAATACCATAGATTCAACCGTCGTTTCCGATTTCACCAAACGGGTTCGTCTGGCAACAGCCAAAGGATCACGAGAAATCCGCATGCCAATCGACGAAGCAGTTGATATTACAGCAATATTGGCGCATCTTATGGCACAAATAATCGAAAAGGAACAAAAAACAACCCAGGATATGGCTTCCATTAGTGGTGGATCATTTTAGTGTCGCTGTTTTTTGATCCAGCATCAATTACTAAACTAAAACCAATGTTTTTGCCCGCCCCATATAAGTATGAGTCGAGATACCATTATATGGGGCAATATAATGTGATGCGTGATTATGGTTTTGGTAATGAATGGTGCGGACCCGAACCTATCTTTTATGATTCTATCGCATCATTACATGATGATATGGAATATTTCTATGTAGATAAGGGTGGTATTAAACAAACAGCAAACCAAATTGCAACTACAATGTTTTATGGTGCAATTAGCAATGAAGGACAAGTAATATTCAGTCAATTTCAACATGATTTTAAATATAGTAATGACCGAACGACGTTTTGTGACGGTGGACATAATTGGTTTCGATCTAATCGAACAAATATGTGTTTGGTGTTCATTCGAAAGGGTGAAATAATAATCAGTGATCAGTCAGTGATGTCAAACTGGTTTGAAATAGAATGGCCTGATTATATATCGATATTTGACGCCACTGATCTACATCCTATTGAATGTGTTGGTGATATATCATCATTCAAAACGATGCATCAATATATCTATAACATTCTCGGCCCTGATGTAATATCAGATAGCACATCCGACTGGATGCTGATTGATAACAAATATGCTAATGTTAATAGTAATAACATGCGGCTGTTTTTCAAAACAGTTTATGCTTATGAAAAAGTATTGTTAGGATAGTGATTTTATGCGAGATAGTAGTTGGAAAAATTTAAAAAAACGGGCAAATAATGAAAAGAAACTGAAACGAGCAGTAAAAATAATACGTAGGAATGACGGAGAATGTCACGATCACTTCGGGTATTATGAACATTGCTATGCATATAGATACAGAAATATTAAGCTAACAAAATATCATTCTATTGATATGGTTATAACGGATGAATTAACATACGAATACGGTATGTATATCGAGACAAAAAAAAGATATAATGATTTGGCAAGTGCGTGGAATTGGCGGTATCATTATCGGTATAAAGGTTATGGAAACGTTATGAACCGTTGGAACAGAAAAAATATCAGTCATTTATATGATCTGTATAATGAGATTATTGTAAATAACATTCAATTGCCAACATCCAAATATCGCCGTAACAAATATCGGGCGTCAAAAGCATATAGTTGGTGGTAAATATCATAGATAATGAATGAAATGATGTCGTCCGATAGATTGGTTAATTATAAATTAAGGATTGAAACGAATGAAAATTGAAATATATTCAAAGTATAATTGTCCGTTTTGCACGAAAGCAAAACAATACCTGGGTGAACGTAATCTGGACTTTACCGAAATTGTAATTGATAATCCAGATGACCGAAATGCGTTATATGATAAACTTGGATTGGAAGGATCATACCGAACCGTGCCACAAATTTTCGTAGATGGTGATCGAATTGGTGGATATACCCAGCTTGTTGAAAGCGGCATCGTCGAAGTGGGAAATATTGATTTTTCCGATGATTTTTAAACACTAATAAATTAAACAAAACATACCGAATTAGTTTGGATGTAACCTTGTCGGTTTTATACAGTCGTTGGTAATGATATAAAATATACAAATATATTTTAAAAAATGTTTGACGTTTTTTTAATTGTGGTGTATATTACTTCAATAATCAAACGCATTATTTTGGAGATAATATCATGACCAATACATCACGCGAAACGATTGAAATCAATGGCATCGATATGCCGGTGGATGATTTTATGTATTCGGACCATTTGGTGGTCAATCATGATTTGAATATTATGGTTGGTAGTGAAATTTATCGGTTACCTGATAACTTGCAGGTGAATGGTCAATTGCATATCAATTCCGACAATATTAGTTATCTACCAGAAAACCTGGTAGTAAACGGATCACTTATGATTGTTGCGACAAACATCACGCGTTTTCCCGAAACGATGGTCGTTTCTGGTATAATATCGCTGTGCAAAACAAAAATTGATTATATTCCTGCACAAAAAGACCGGGTGTATATTATGTGTTTGGAAAATACGGTTCCGGTCAAATTGGCAGACAATATGACGTGTGGCATTGTTATTTTTATAAACACTAAAGTAGAAGAATTGCCATCAGGGTTATCAGCTTTATCGTTGACGCTCGAAGCAGCAAACGGTTACCCATTCACCGATATGTTGTGCTTGCCGAACGACTTAAGTGTGAACCGGTTAAGTGTTTGTTCATCATTAGAGGCACAACCTATCCCGCGCAAGATAAAAAAGATCGAGTTTACCGATATTCATTATCGGGATGATTTGTATCATGATCCATTTGTCAAAATTAACTATACTTTCGGTTTCGAATCATCGGATACCTTGGTTATCAACGGCACCCCGGTTTCGTATGATAACCTGAAAAAGATGACAATGGATGATGTTATCACGTTATTGCTTGGTGAAACCGGGAAGAACCATATGTTGAATTGGCAGAAAAAATACAAATATCAAACCGAAACATTTTGGAAAAAATGGCGGGATGAAATTATCCGTCATGGCGAAACAATTGCAGAAAATGCGTAAGTAACAAAAAGCGTCAATTATTTATATAATGATTGACGTTTTTTAATTGTGGGGTATATTACTTCAATAACCAACCGCATTATTTTGGAGATAATATCATGACCAATTCATCACGCGAAACGATTGAAATCAATGGCGTCGATATGCCTGTGGATGATTTTATGAATTCGGACCATTTGGTGGTCAATCATAATTTGGAAATTGACGAAAAGTATGAAATTTACCAATTACCTACTAATTTACAGGTAAATGGCTTGTTGGAAATCAACACAAACCATATTAATTATCTACCAGAAAATCTGGTAGTAGACGGATCACTTGCGATTATTGGAACAAACATCACGCGTTTGCCCGAAACGATGGCGATTGCCAAACATTTAATGCTGGCTAGAACAAAAATTAATTATATTCCTGCACAAAAAAGCCGAGTGGGTATTACTTGTATGGAAAATACAGTTCCGGTCAAATTGGCAGACAATATGATGTGTGATAGTGTCTATTTAGTAGATACCAAAGTTAACGAATTGCCTTTGGGACTTTTTGCATCACGGTTGTCGATAATTCCAACGGGGTCCATCGGTCATGCTTTGGTCAATAATACGTTGTGCTTGCCTAATGATTTAAACGTTTTGTGCTTGCATATTTGTTCATCATTAGAGGCACAACCTATCCCGCGCAATGTAAAAACAATCAAGTTTGTTGATTATCATAATGATGGCTTGGTAGTCATCATTACATATGACCTCGTTTTTAAATCATCGGATACCTTGGTTATCAACGGCACATCGGTTTCGTATGATGATCTGAAAGAGATGACATCGGATGATGCTGGCGCGTTATTGCTTGGTGAGACCGGGCGGCATGATCCGTTGGATTGGTTGAACAATTACAAATATAATGCAAAAACATTCTGGGAAAAATGGCGGGATGAAATTATCCGTCATGGCGAAACAATTGCAGAAAATGCGTAAGTAACAAAAAAACCTATTTTTGGGTGATATAGCATGACCAATTCATCAAACAAAACTATTCAAATCAACGGCGTCGATATACCGGTGGATGATTTTATGACAAAATCAAATCAGATTGTTCGACACAATCTTGATTTGAGTAAACACGACATCGATAAGTTGCCTGATGATCTTACCATTTTGGGTAGTGCGTGTATTACAGGAAATAAAATCAACCGGCTACCGGATGGGCTTGTCGTTCATCGCGAATTATCTATCATTGGGACAAATATTACTCAACTACCTGATACCCTGGTTGTTGGTAATGGTATTTGTCTCACTGACACCAAAATCATTAATATCCCAGAAAAAGTTGTTTTACGTGATGATGGGCATGAAAAGATTTTCGACTTTGTTGTTGTTGATAGCAATAAGGTTCCATTTACGCTGCCCGATAATTTGTCAACAATGACACTTAAAATTTTAAATACCAAAATGGACAAATTGCCTAGCAATTTGTCCACATACCAAGTTGATATATCGTTGGGCGAAACTGATATTATCTTTGCACCGGATATGGTTTCGTCGGAATTGATAGTTAGTGCCGACTTAAAATATCAGGCTATTCCGGTTGGGGTTGTTGGAAATAAAATTAATCGTTTGATATTTGTAAAACATTATATACCGGATGATGCGATTTTTCATCATTCCAACGATGTCATCAACTATTTGTTTGTGTTTGAATCAAACACACATATACGCATCAAGGAGACCCAGGTCTCATATGATAAGTTGAAAAATATGCGAGCGAAAAAAGTTGCAAAAATTATTGTTGGACAATTAGGTAATTATTGTTCAACCGAACGCAAAAAAGAATACCTGGCCGACGCCAAACAATTCTGGAAAAAATGGCGGAACGAAATTATTCGGCATGGCGAGGAAATACGTTAAGACAAGTGAAATCATGATCCATATATCATGGGGGTTAACCAAATAATGAACGTGTAATCATGAAATATTAATCATCACCAATATTAAAAAAAACAGTTTACTTTTTTAAAATTTGGTGTATGTTAATTCTTGTTCCAATCAAGGATCACAACAGGGTCAACGACAGGGTGACAAAATGAAATTTTTTAAAACGGCATGTTATGCCATTCCGATCATGATGATTGCCATGCTTGTATTCAAAAATCCGGCTTCTGCTGCCGACCAGGTTTTGCGCGTTTGCGCCGGGTCGCCCACGGGGAACTACACTTTTGCTGCCAATGAAATCTCGAAACGGCTAAACGGCGTATTTACCGATGTCGAAATCATTGAAACTGGCGGGTCGCTCGACAACCTGCGCCGCCTGATGGCTGGCGATTGTGACATGGGCATCGTCCAGTCCGACGTGAATGATCTCTTTCGGATGGAAAATCCGAAAGCCCTTGGCGAATTGGACAAGTTTGCCAATTTGTATACCGAATATGTTCATGTTCTCTGCCCGGTCAACTCCGACTGGGATTCAATCTCGGACGTTGGTAATAATAACGGAAAATTGATTGTTGGCCCGGATGGCGGTGGTTCTGCCGAGACATGGCGGGCATTGCGAACAGCGAATACCGCGTATGATAAAAGCGAACGCATACCCGATTCTGTTGGCATCGAAGCCGCCCGCAAGGTTAAGGACAGCAATGATACCTGTATGCTTTGGGTGTCTGGGTTGAACTCGCCGGACATGCAAGCGGCAAACCTGATGTCCGTCAATACCCGCGACCGCGAACCGGCATTGCGCCTGATTGATGTTGATGACAGCGATTTCAAGGAAATCAAAGGGAGCGATGGTGCCCCGATGTATCACTTTGAAAAAATCATTCGCCGTGATCCCGGCCAAAAACCGGGCGTCTACAATAATTTGATTGACGACGGTTGGGGCGAAGATTCGGTTGAAGTTCCGACGGTTGATGCCCTTTTAATCGCTCGAAAGGATTTCAAAATGTCGAACAGCGTGTCAAGCCGGTTGGTCATCGCAATCGAAGATGCGTCTCCGACCATTTGGAACCGCACCAACCCAACCCAATAATCAACCAACAATACCCCCTGGCATCAGTGAAAAATGTCGGGGGGTATGTATTTTTAAATAGGAGAGATTGTCATGCAGGGACGTTTTGGTTGTGTTTTGTCATTCGTATTTATTTTTTTGGTTTGTGTAGGTGCGTGGTTACAACACGTATACACCTGTTTCATTACCGAGAACTGGGGATTTTTGATTGCCGGAGCCATGGCGTTTCCAATTGCAATCGTTCACGGCATCGGTATTTGGTTTAATCTATGGTGATCACTACGAGGGAAAATATCGCCATACAACGCATGTAACCGAATACTGCATCGAACAGCCACCAAATGCTTTAATTGCGTCTGGTGGCTTTTTAACGTGTATATAGAGCATATATCGATACTGGCTGTTTTTAATAAATAAAATTATGCGTGATATTATTAATCAACTCAACATATACCGGCCATATAATGGCATCAAATTTTATGGAACATCTGGTTCAATTGATATTGATCCGGTGTCTGGTGCATTGTTTTCTGATTTCAACCAGGCGGTTGATGCTGGTCCCGATGTTTATGAATGTCGAATTAGTTTGAGAAATGCATATTACGCCGTAAGTCGCGATGAATTTATTGAAACGATGGTATCATTTACACATGATCGTTCGTTTGATGGATGTGTGATAGGCGATGGATCGGAAATAATCGTTTTTGATCAAAATGCGGTTGAAATAATCGGTCAGATTGATGCAAATTGTTCAGCCCCAAGACCAGAAATCATCGAAACGCACACCATTTTAGAGTATCGCCCGGAACCTGATCAACATATCATCATGGTGACGGGTCAGCTTGCAAAAACAGGTTTACAACGTGTCGTTGATGCATTGGGCGAGATTGATTTTACATATGAAATCAGGGCACTTGATATAGCAATTGCTGCCTGGCTGACCACTGACAAAATCGCAGAAGAAATCGGGGATGTTACCGGTGCCGATGCCATCCTGATTCCAGGGAAAACAATGGGTGATGATTCTGTATTGGAAAATGCAGTCAATATCCCGGTTATTCGTGGCCCAGTATGTTACAGTGAACTACCGGTATTTTTAGAATATATTGGGATTGATGTTGATCCAAGTGGGATTGTTCGCCCAAAAATTTTGCTGATAAATGCAAGTAACGAATTGGGAAATCAGTTAGCATCAACATACGAAGTTCCCCATATCACACCAGATGAAATAGTTGATACATTGGGTGCGGATGATCCAATTGTTGCTGCATATCAGGCGCAGCAACCGGCATTACATAATGTCAAGGCTGAACTTATTAGATCGCGATTGGTTATGCGGGATGCACTCGGCGGGTTTGTCATGCAGGATTATCCGGCAAATACCCGCGATTGCCAATGGCTGGATGAAATGACAACACTAGACGTAATTGTCATGATTGATGATGGATATAATAATGAGGTGTCAAAACATTATCAGGATCATTTGGGATATACTGTGATACCCGCAAATGACCCTGACATGTTGAGTTCGGTATTTACGAAGGTTGAGACCATTTTACAGCAATGTGTTAGACAACCATTGCCATAAGGTCATCTTTGGTTTTAACACAGCCATTGTCAAACCAGTGCCGTTTCAATGCATGTAATGTATTACCAAGTTCTTTGCCTGGCACCATTCCTGCTTCCAGCAAATCCGATCCACGAACTGGGAAATTTGGAACGTCCCATGTCATAAAATCATCAAGCAGCATTGAACTTGTCACGGTCAGCAAATCAACAACCCAAGTTTTCGGGGTTCCATTCAACACCATCCACTTCAATTCTGATTCCGATACCAGACCTGCATTAGTATGAACGAAATGTGCCAATTTCATTTCATTCACGCTGAATTTTAACCGCCGCACCAGTTTGTCAAATGTGGTGGCAGACATATCCTGCATCATGAACCCCATCATTGCAGCAGGGGTTGCTTTTTTGGCTGGTAATGGCATTGAGACATCCACCGGTAACATCATCCCAACAACATCAAGAACCCCGCACATGCGAAGATCAGCCATGGTCCCGGCAAAAGTGTCATAAGACAGTATACGGGACATTTCGCTCCATATCCGTTCCCCGGAAAGGGATGCGACACCATGCTTGTTTTGGTTCATCACTTGCAACATGGTTTTGCTTGCGCGATGTCCAAACCGGGCATTGAACCGAAAAAACCGGAATATCCGAAGAAAATCCTCGGTTATGCGGGCATTGGCATCACCAACAAAGCGAACAACACCATTTTTTGCATCATCGTAACCACCGAACAAATCAACCAGTTCATTCGTTTCAAGGCTCACGGCCATTGCGTTAGCGGTGAAATCACGACGGGCCAAATCTTCGGACAGTTCCCGCGTGTAGGATACCGTTGCATGACGACCGTCATGGTCCGTTTCCGTCCGAAAGGTTGTTATCTCATAACCAACCGAATTGACCATGACGGTAAGGGTGCCGTGTTTCAGCCCGGTTGGTATGTAATGAAAATCAAATTCATTGCATATTGCAACCATTTCATCCGGCGTTGCGGCGCTTGCCAGATCAAAATCTTTGGCAGGTTCGCCGCGAACAACATCACGAACTGCCCCGCCAACCAGATATAACGGAAATCCATGCGCCGAAAATGCACATTGAAGTTTTTTTGCCCCTTTTGGTAATACAGACAGGTCCAATTTCATAACATTATCCTTTCAATCTATAAACTAAGTTATACTGCATAATATAAAAAACCACAACATTAATTTTACCACAGTATTTTAAAAAAATAATTGTTTACTAAACACATATGCACTGATATGGTATTAAAAGTCCAAAGTTAAAGGAAGTTTCAATGCGTAGCATCGTGTATATTGTTTTGATTAGTGCGTTCATTGGCGTTATTTGTGCCACCTGTTCCGCAAAGGCAGATATGAATACCTATGCGGAAGGCTACCGCATGGGTCAGCTTTCGAAGTATTCAACCAAAGGCTGGATCAACAAAACCGGAGAAGGAGAAATCCTGTTAGGGGCGGAATCAACCCCGTTGGTTGTTGAAAAAGTTGACAGCGATGGCAAAACAACATCAGAAATCAAAAATCCGTGGATGTTTTCAACATCTACAGAAGTTTTTAACGCCAATCAAAATATGATTGGTGAATATGTCGTCGTTCCATATCGGGAAAAATTGGTTCATTCCGGGTTTTCTGGGGACACCAGCAATGTTGTGGAACAGTTCATCAAAGTTGATCCATCGGTATTTCCCGAAAACGGGTGTGTGAATGCCAATGCGACTGGTTCCAAGTCAACCGGAACGCGGGTTGGGCGACTGGTAAAAGTGGCCGATCAAGGGGGCATCAACACGACTTTTGAAATTACCATGCAAATTGGTAATGCCGGGAACCAGTTCATCGATATGTCAATCACCGATGAAACCATGTTTGAGTGTGCGAAACAGGTTTTAAAAAGTGGACAAAAAATCAAGCTGGAATATGTCCAGTCCCTTTTTCGAAACCCGCTCAACCAGGAAACAACATATGATGTTCTGACAATCGTTAAATTGAAGGAATTACAATGATTTTCATTATATGTTGGACTACTTTGTCGGCACTGATCGCCATATTTGAATTATCATGGCGGTTGTATGTCCGGCATTCGACGATCTCCGCGTTATTCTGGTCACTCATGTTTTTTCTGTTTTGGCCGATTATGCTAATAATACGAATAACTGTCACCGACCTCGCAACTATAATTGCCCCATGGAAAGCTACATGGGACAGTGACTAAACAGGAAAACAGAATGAAGCTATACATGTTGATTGGTCCACCGGGATCAGGAAAATCTACCTGGCGTGCAAAAAACACAACCCCATCAACCGTTGTCATTTCGACGGATGATTGGATTGAACAGTTCGCTCGTGATAACGGGTGTTCGTATTCTGATGCCTTCAATATGGGCGTGATGGGAGACGCAACCAAATTCATGCATGAACTTTTTTTGCAGGCAGTTCAAGCCGGTGATGATATTATTGTTGACCGGACAAACATGTCGGTAAAATCCCGGCAATTCTGGTTGCAAAATAGCACAGGATACGAACACATTGCGGTGATGTTTAACAACATTGACCGCGAAGTGTTAGATCATCGGTTGGAAGATCGGTATAACAACACCGGTAAATTTATTCCGCCCGATGTTGTTGACTCTATGATTCGGTCATTTCAACCACCACAGAAAAATGAGTTTGATCAGGTTGTTGATGGCTCGAATGGATAAATAAGTTCATCCATAATAGGTTGAGCCATGTTATATCCATTAACGATTATTGAAGATTTAGACCCGGATCAAGTATATACTATTGATCCGGGTTGTCTTGTTTCATTCCCATTGGTTGTGGGAGAAAATGATGCAACAGTCATTACCGCAGTTCATGCAGCACCAACATATGTAAACCCAGATCACTCGATACGAACCTGGGTGAGTGAAAAGCCGGGTGGAACCACGATTGCTTTTTCTCCAATTACAGTAACCTATTGGCATCCCAATAGAATTCCGAACGAACGTGTGATTATTCACGACAAAAACGTAATTGTAACGTTGCCAAATAATATCCCGGTATCACCGGGGGTTTTTTACATAAACATGTTAAATTTAGTCAACCAGAAAAATGTGTTCACTTGTTCATTGACACCATATTTATAAAGTATTAGTATGCATGTAAGTATTTGGTAAAAGAGGGTTTGATATGATTTATGCGGTAAAATGCGATCTTACCACCATTATTGGTGCCTGTGAAACTATTCTGGATTTTGAACAATTTGTGAAAACCCTGATCGGGAAATCAGGGCGCAACTATGTTTCTGCGGATTTCCCGGATATTATACAATCATTGCAGGATGATCGTGTGAAAAATTTCACGCGCCCGCCATTGATGGTAGAACACGCGGACGATGCGCAACAGAAAAAATTTTTCAAAAAGTATGGAATTGACGAAATCCCGCATTTGGAAATCTTGCGGGACTTGAACAATGAAATGCTCAAAGATCAGAATGATCCTTTTAACACCTATCAAAAACACCGCGAGATTGAACAAGAAATCAATGATTTGAAACAGTTTGATCCGTGGGAAACGCCCGCCGTTGAAACGGAAGAAGATGTTCGTCGTGCCCAATATGAAGCATATAAGGCGGCACAGGACGGTAATCTCACCATTGAAAACTTTACCATTGATGAAGATGATGAATCCGTTCTTTCAACCGATTCCAATGGGAATATATCATACACGAAGGCGTTGACACACACGCGAACTGGTAACACCATCGATGCTGATACCCGCGACATTGATTTTACCGATGTGACTGCAATGTGGCCGATGGAAACGGTGCCACAACGTTCTTTTTGGTTTTTTGAATGCGCTGGCATTGGGTCATCCATGATCGATGACATTTTGTTACATGCTGGTTTTCCGAACATTAGCCGCCCGATTATGCGGGCCAAAACTGTTATCGGTCATGGCACCAATCCCGATGCGGGGATGTGGATGGTAATTCGCTGTAATAGCGATCAGGCATCAGAAGTATCAAACGAAATGCTGGGACGTGATGTCCCTCATATATATTGTATGTTGTCAGATCAAAATTTTGAAATTACCGGCGATGTCGAACTGAACGGTGGCGTGGACCAGGCCCTTGCCGAACAATTCAATGATCACACAAATTATCTACCAATTGTCATGTCCCAATCTGACGACCAAACGATGAACCCAAGTGCCGTAATGGCACATACGATTGATGATGACTATACGATTGATAAAAACACGGTCATAAAGAAGTTTTTCCGGGTTGAAATACCGGATGGCAATTTGGCCGAAATTGATGCGTTGCTGACTAAGCGGGGCATGGCTAGCCCCATGGCATATAAAAAACAGCGGTCAGATGGTTGCTGGTATGCGTTTTCCAATAAAGAAACGGCCACGGCACTTGCAAACGGGCTGATTCTCGATGCCATCGCCACTACGGTGGTATTGGTAAATCGTTTTGGTGAAACGCTGGTTGATACCGGCACCAACTTGGTTGTTGATACAACCACGATCAACAACAATAAAGAAACGGCATTACTTCGTCCGTGGTCAGATCGGTCGGCAGACTTTTATGCCCTGTCCACCGACGAGCAAGATGCTGAACTGGCAAAAATGCGCCCCAATGAGTTTGTATTTGGTATTTCTCCTGGTCGCCGCAAAAATGAATTAAACGTTTATTTCTGTCCGGTTGACCATTTTCGGGATAACGCCGAATTATATGACCAGGATGCGGGTATCGAACCACTGTTGAAATCCGTGATACCCAATGCGAAAGCCATCGATGATGCGGCGAATTGTTTCACCATTTATGGAAAACAGGATAAAATTGAACGCGATCTTATCACTGCCGGGTTTATCTATAACATGCTTTTTCAAATCCATTTGAACAGCATGTAAAAAAATCGAATAAAAAGCACGATCCGGTCAAATGGTCGTGCTTTTTTCTTTGTTTAATAAAAATATTGTTGACAAAAGTTTGTGAATTTATTATGGTTAAATATCAATACATTGGGGGTAATATGAACTATATTCCAAAAACTGTTGATGAACACAAATCAGAAATGGCCGCAATCGTTAAACAAAAAATGGTGGCGGCGGCGCGGTGTCATCAAAATCAGCAAGGCGACGAACGGTGGTTGCCTGTTCTGGATAAACTAAATTTCTGGAACAAAACCTTGACAGCATAAAAAATAAAGCCCCCAAGATGGGGCTTTATTTTTTGTGTGTTTGATTATTAACATAAATAATAACATAATATTATTCAACATAGGATGAAACTAATATGTCAAGTATGCGCGATTTAATGAATAAAGTTACCCTGATGGAAAGTGTTGCGGAAACCCAAAATAATCAAAATTATACTGATGCCGAATTTAATGAATTTATGTCGGCTTATGTCACCGCATTATTGTGGTCATCATCAAATCCGCGAGCAGAAGATGATCCAGAAAATGAAGAAGAATATCTTAATGATTCTGAATATGATCTTGCGCCTGAAACAGAAAATGAGTTTAAAGAGGACTGTATCGAGTATTTGAAATCTGCCGCTCCAATAATTAACGCGGCACGAGACAAATATGTTTATAGTTATTCACAAGCAGGCCACGATTTTGCGCTTGATCGGAATCATCATGGTGCCGGAGCATGGGATAGAGACATTGCCGAATATGGTAAACAGTTAACAAAATTGGCCCAAAACATGGGTGAAGTTAGTTTGTTTGTCAATGATGATGATTTGATTTATCAAGACTAAGCAACGCACCAACCATGAAAATATTTGAAATTGTTCGTCCAGACCATTTGTATCATGCAACAAGTTTGACGAATTTGGTTCAAATTTTGGAAAGCAATCGGATGTCATCGGGTAATGGAACATCAAATTCCTTTACCCGTGATTTTCGTTTTGCTCGCCTATATTCATGGGGTGGACTTTATCATTCTGTTTTGGTTGTTGATCGAACTAAATTGACACACAATTACTCGATTATGCCGTATGCAGAAATGACGAAAGAACCGGACAATCCGGCAACCTATTTGCGACCATATGACGATTCTTCTTTTTTATCTCGCGGTATGCGACATGGGCGGTATGAAGCCGAAGAAATAGTTCGTGGTCCGATTGGTGATATTAGAAAATATATTACCCGCGTATTTTTGGTTGAAAACCCAGGACTATTTGAACGGCAGCTATCGGATATGTCTGATGTTGATAAACAGAAGGCATTAAAGAAAGCAAATGATAATTTGAATGTTGCGATGTCGGTCATAAAACAATATAATATACCAGTAACGATGATCAAAAATCCAGTTGATTTGTATTCTTAACTAAACAATAAGGATTCACGGTAGTGTGGAAACCATTTGATACCGTTCCGCGAAATCGTAAAATTGTTGCATGGCATGTTATATGGAATTGTCCCGTAACAATTGAATATCGCCCTGATTTTAGGCCAATTACTCCATGGCTGGACGGAACTAAAACTAATACTTGGCCCGAAAACGCGTTTAGTCATTGGGATGATTTCGTTGCTCCGTGATATGATGATAAAAACAAGTGATGGTATTTCCACCAGGTTCTTCAGTGGGGCACAATGTTTATAAAATAACGGTCGTTGACATTTTTTTCGTTCTATAACCCGCAGAAATCATAGGGTTTTGAATTTTTTTGCATAAAATTGAAAAAATATGTTGAATTTTAGAAATTACTTTGATAAATATATTTGTGTGAGACGCAATGACGTGTCTTACATAGACAAATCTGAACAAGGAATGAACTTTCAAATGTCGAATTGCATAAAACATAACGCAAAATTTGAAGCAAAACGCAATCAGCGTATTGCTGCAAACCTTTGCGCGTATTTTATGCCTCGCAATTGGAAAGAGCAATATCTGGCCCATGGGGAGATTATTGTCAAATGATGTGACTAATTTCACATAATTGATAATCTTACTCCCCGGTAGAAGGAAACTTCGCCGGGTTTTTTTATGTCTTGGTGGTATGCGAAACGAGGTCGCGAGAAAACACCTAAAACATTCTCGAACGGGCGGGTTACTGGATGGATGCAATGATTGCGGAAAAAAGGTGCAACTGGGTTGTGAAGCCTGGTAGTGGCATGTTCCAACATAAATGCCGCTATAGTTACATATATGGTATTTGTAACCAAGTTACTAATCTTGAAATAAATTTTGTTGATGAATTGAAGGAACCAATTCTGTTTTATATGGGAAGTCAAAGTTAATGGTTTTAGCACGCGGACTGTAAATCCGTTCCCGAAAGGGGAGTAGTTCGATTCTACGGCTTCCCACCATTTTTATTGAGGACCGGTGGCCGAGCGGTCGATGGCAGCGGGCTTTTAATCCGTTCGCGAAAGCGCAGCGTGAGTTCGAATCTCACCCGGTCCTCCAATTTTTTACTGGTGATAGTGTGGCAGAGTGGTCGATTGCACCGGATTGCAACCCCGGACGATTTTATCGCGCACAGGTTCGAATCCTGTCACTATCTCCATTCATTATGGATATATGGGTGTGGTGTAATGATAGCACAACGGTCTCCAAAACTGTTAGTGAGGGTTTGAATCCTTCCACCCGTGCCATAAAAAAGATGTTGACAATAATTAACATCATGTAGTATAACGTAATTATTAATGCCCCTTAGTTTAGTGGTAGAACAATGGCTTTTGGCGTCATTAGCGCGGGTTCGAATCCAGCAGGGGCATCCACTTTTGATTAAATAAACACGAAAATAGGGGCCATAGTTCAGCGGGAGAACATTTGCTTTGCAAGCAAAGGGTCGTCGGTTCAAATCCGACTGGCTCCACCAATAAAATTAGAATATAAGTTGACCTGATCGAAGTTGATAGGATGGATTATGATGATAACGTTTAAGTCATAATCAAGAATTGATATAACGTGAGGGTAAGTGTTGTATGTAAGTTGCCTACCACCATTTATGGCATGCCGGTAGAGAGAATGTGGTTCGAATCCACGTTATTCATAAGTTAAGTCGGTCTTATGAATTGATTGGAGTCTTGGGTGCAAGTCCCCGATACAACGCGTCCGCAACCCCCTTTTCGATCTGTATAGATCGACTATTAAGTAATGGTCGTATGGCGGAATTGGTATACGCGCCGGATTTAGGTTCCGGTGGGGTTTCCCATGGGAGTTCGAGTCTCCCTACGACTACCATCTTTATGATCCTGTAGTTCAACTGAATAGAACGTCGGTCTACGAAACCGAAGGTTGTAGGTTTGAATCCTTCCAGGATCACCATTTACCAACGAGTGTGTTTTTGGCGGGGCTTCGCTGGGAAAGGATCAATGCTCATAACGTTGATTAGCCGGGGTCGTCGCCCGGACCCGCTACCATCTTTTTTGATATTGAACCATTAGTTCAGCGGCTAGAACAACAGGCTCTTAATCTGTGTGTCGTCGGTTCGAGTCCGACATGGTTCTCCATTCATTTCCCGCGCAGATAAGCCATAACGGTTTTCTGGTCAAACTTAAGCGCGGGGCCATCACTTAGTTGAATGGTAATATCGTGTATATCCCGAAATGAAATGATTTTCTGGATGATATAACGGATAGCGGTTCGTGCCGGTTGGTCAGACTTGGCATCTAAATAAACATTAAGATTGTTATCGGAATGCATGGTTGAAGTCATTCGAACCCAACCATGATCTATTAATGGTTCGATAATCGTTTCATCATAATCGGGTGGTAACATATTAGCCAGGTTAAATTGCTCTAAATAATCTTCGGGTGAATATCCGAATATATCATTCCATGAAAACAAGTCTGGATGATTCCAAACAAACGATGAATGGTGCCAGTAACCGGATATTTCAATCCAGGTCTTATCATTGGTATTAAACCAACCTTTCGGGCCATATCTTACTGCTTCAAATAAGTCTTGTAATTTCATGATAAATCCATTTTACATTATTTAGGATAAATCATTGCTAAAATTAGGTATCATTCGTAAACAAAAAGATGGATCGATCATAAATCATCGGTCGTTGCTGAAAGTAATATGTAATCCTGTATTGCGAATGATCGGGTTTCAAATAATTTCTGTGTTTAATGACGACACCTTTATCCACTATCGCATCAAAAAGGCAAGTCGAACCAAATATTTGATATTGTCCTGGACCTACAATACTGATACGGAATACTTTATTGAAAAGAAAAACCGTTTTTTCTGATTGACATATATTCAGTTTAACTATATATATAATGTATAAATTAACAAATCAAAGGAATGTGTGTATGACTGAATATGTTGTTATTGAATTTAATCCGAAAAAATTTGGAAATCATGGGTTCGCTTCTGTTTGCCGTAACATCAACGATGTAAAAAATCGCGATTTTTTTGTGGTTGATATTGACAATGAAGAAATTACCGGAGTTTTTACTACTGGGAAACCAAAAAGTGAAGACGTTTCATTGCGTTCATGCGGAATTACATGTTCTACGTTGGTAACAGATTTGTTGGAGAAAAACGAGCGACCATTTACTTTTGATTTGCGGAAAAAGATTCGTAAATATATCAAAACAGAATAGTCCCCATCGGCTAGTGGTTAGGCCATCACCCTTTCAAGGTGAAAGCACGGGTTCAAATCCCGTTGGGGACACCATCTTTTTTTGTGCCGGGGTAGTTCAGTTGGTAGAACACCGTCTTGAAGCGGCGGGTGTCAGCGGTTCAAATCCGTTCCCCGGCACCATTCGTTTTTTGTTTTGACCTGAAATATTAGATAAATAATCGCATCATGTTAACGTAGGATAATAATGCGAGATTTTATCAATATAGTATCAGAAAATACCATGATTATCCCGGTGTTATATCATGGAACATGTTCTCATAGTGCAGAAAATTTAATTAAAAATGGGTGGACTCCGCGTTCATGGGCGCAAGGGGCAAATATGGGCCAAAGCAGGTATCTGTATTTGTCATCTGACAGCGACGACGCATTATGGTTCGCCGAAGAAAAAGGATGTAATACCGTAGTCCAGGTTAAAAATGTCCCAACTGATCTTCTACGAGTTGATCCAGAAGATGGAATAGGGAGTTCGGTTATCGATGAACTTAACAATCCACATGGGTTACCTGGAAAAGTAGTGTTGATTTCAGCATTGGGACCAGAATATTTTTCGATTCACGAAAACTAAATGTTGACAATAGTTTCACCATTCGATATAAGAGAGCAACAAACGGAATGTAGCGCAGTCTGGTAGCGCATCTGGTTTGGGACCAGAGGGCCGGGGGTTCGAATCCCTCCATTCCGACCAATCATTCATCAAATGATGAAACAAAAACAAGGCTGGTAATTTTCACCAGCCTTGTTTTTTTGTGTTTAAGAACCATCTATTTTAGCCGGGAATACAGTTCGTCCATTACCGAAAACAATTTGTTGTCATCGATGCTAAGGTTGTTGATAGATACAGTCATCCCGGTGGCATCCAATTTGATCATGAAGCCAACATCATCAATTTCAAAAAACCAAAAATTGGCTCGATGCGCACGGTCAGGCGCACCAAACACCGAAACAAGTTTTTCTATGCTCGTGTCAGTCATGGTCTGAACCCGATTGATGTGTTCAATCTTTGGTTGGTCGCAATACCATGATTTTGTTTTTGGGTGATTTTCCACGCGGTGGAAGTCACAAATATCGACAATCGAAAACTTGTTCATAATGAAACTACCGTTTTGGGACCAAATGGCCGGGGGTTCGAACCCCTCCATTCCGATCAATTTCTTTATCAAACGATGAATTAAAAAACAAGGCGGTGTATTTTACCCGCCTTATTCGTTGTGTTGGTTATCCTTTTAGCACGGAATATAATTCGGCCATTGCTGCATCGAGCGTCGCATCAGAAATCGAAACCCCCTTAGTTAAACAATACAACAATATTTATAGGTAAAATGTTTTTTGTCAACTATAATTCGTTGACAGCATCAACATTTCATCTTATAAAAATAATATTGTTCCATAGGTTGGTCTGTGATGATATTAGATTTAAACAGCGACAAAAACAATTATTATGTGACAGGGAATGTCGTTTATTTTGACAGCTATTTTCCCAAAGAACAGTTATGGTTTGATTTTGGTCATGTTTTTCTTTTCTTGCTTAATGACACGACCACCGATGACACAACAACAACACCCAAACACAATGGTCCGCCGCCAACCTTAAATATCAAAAAATATCAGGTTGATGATCAAGGCGTATTGCCATTTTATGAATATCGGATTTGTCATAAAACAGTATTGCGGGACATTTCGGCAAAAGGTTTCCCAGGTTGGGACCATCGTGCGCAAGGGGAACTTTATTGGTTACCTAATAATAATGTAACTGAAAAATTAGCGCATGAACATTGCCGACATAATTTTTCACATTACCCTGGTAAAAAACCGAACAAATATAAAAAACTAAGTTTGCGCAATATGAAACTTAAATCGTTGACAACAATTATCTTTAAGTGCAAAAATGATTGGTTGAAGATAAAATCAATGATGGGAGATACTAATGCTGATGCATAAATATCCGATTATGATAAGTCGCGATATTGCAACTGCTTGCGGTTCGAATAAAATCGTTCGGTTGAACCATACATATGACATTAACCAGATGTGGTTTGATTTTGGTCATGTGACTATTTTTGAGGCATCTACCTCCACTAAAGCATTAACCGCAAAAGAAAAGCGGGCAGAAATAAATAAAGCCAAATCCGAAGCCAGGAATGCAAACAATAAACTGGCATCAATGAAAACCAAAATCAATAAAAAAATAAAATTGTCACCAGAACACCATAGTTTATATCCGAATATTGGATTAGACCAAAATCAATATTTGCTACCGTTCGATACCGGGCGGCGACTATCCACGAAGGTCATAACAAATATGTCAATCGTGGGTTTTCCGTTGTTTGAAAAGGATGAAAATGGTAACTATTATGGCATTTCGTTTAAATCGGTTGATGGCGGCGCAAGCCGGTTGTTTTCTATATGTGACCGGGTATGTTATGGTAAATATGGGAGTCTGAAATCCCAAAAAACCGTCGTGTTCGAAAAATACAGTGATATGATTATGGTAAAGATTGCATTATGAAACCTGCTTTGGATATACATGAATACGTCAATATAACTGACATGGTTTTTGATGATATTATATGTCATAACGAACCTAGAGATTATGAGATTGAAGACGAACATGTTGCTTTCATCCCACAATCAATTACATTGCATAATCGGTATGATCATAATCAATTATGGTTAGACTTTGGTGTAGCCGTAATCTACCGACTGGACGACTCATATAAAAAGCGGTTTTACCGGTATCATAATTCGAATATTAAACCGAAGCAAAATGATAATCTGATAACCCCAACAAACAAGGGAATGTATTGTTATTCTACTGAACCACAATATCTGTTGCCATTTGACGAATTTCGCGAGTTGGAATTTTATGAGTTCATGCTCCTTGCTAAAAATGACTATCCCGTATGGGATCGGGATAATAATGGCGACATATTTAATATAACAATGCCGTTTAATGACAACCGGCATTTAACCCAATTTAAGAAATGGGTTATTGATCATGCGCCAGGCAGGTTTTATTTGACTAAATACAATGATAAACACATATGTTATTTTTCACATCAAGCCGCGTTCGTTTTGGTAGATATGTTATCTCGGGGTGGGGAAATAATTGAAATCATTACGGAATACGGTAACGACCAATAACAATGTCATTTGGTAAAATGGTGAAGTGAGTGTTATGAAATCTGCATTGGACATTAATGAATATATCTCGATTGAATACGAATATATGGCATATGCACCAAAATCGATTACATTGCAGCACGAGTATGACCACAATCAATTGTGGTTAGATTTTGGTCATACTATTTTTTATCCGATCAAAAAGTCTTATTTGAGATCATATTATCGGGATAATATACGCCCTTCGCAGACGACCGCCCGTATTAGACCATTAACTTATATTATGTATTCTTATTCTAATAACCAGCAATATCAATTGCGGTTTGATGAATTTTGTCAAATTTCCGATACCGAATACTACGATTTGAAGCGGTGTGATTATCCGTGTTGGGATCGGGACGATGATGACAATATATATCAGATGACCATAAACATTGGTGCTGATTACATGTTGTTTAAATACTGGTTTGTCGTGAATGCATCAGGGCGATATTATATTAACACGCATAACAAGACCAAACAAAATGATGTCATAATCATGTTCTCGCGTAGAGAAACGTATATGATGGTTCAACTGTTGGAACGCAGTGGTGTATTGAAGAAAGTATTAAGTGAGTATTGCACTACAACAGAAATTGATTAACATCAATAACATCAATAACATCAGACCCAATATAACGAAGGTATCGTCGAATGGTTGTGTTACTATTGGATCACGTATATGATCCAGGTCAGCTATGGTTACCATTTGAAACAACATTTATTTATGTTAATAAGTTGGTAGTTGAGACGGATACCTATAATAACGACGGTGAATATGAGCGGCATGTGAGCCGAAAAAATAGGGAGGGTCGTATGAGCCGAAAAAATAGGGAGCATCGTATCAAACCACTAACTAAACAAATGTATAATTATTGTGATAATGCACAACAGTATCAATTACCTTTTTCAGAGTTTTGCCAAGTTATCGGATGTGAGCAATTTGATTTAACACAACATAATTATCCGTGTTGGGATCGCGATAGTAACGGAATACTATATCAGGCAGAGATACATCTTTCTGCCATGTATGTTGACCTTTTTAGAAAATGGTTTTCTGATAACGCCCCTGGGCGATATATGCTATTAAATCATACCACAAACAGTTGCGTCACTGTTGCGGTATTCTCGCATTATGATGCATATGTGATGGTTACGTTAATAGACAGCAACGGCGATTTGGAAAAAAACTTGGATGAATGGCAATGAAAACCACAATTTCATTGATCAAATTGGACGGAAAATCCCGTCGCATTTATGATATTACCTCTGTAGGCGGTATTATTATATTAGATAACGTATACGATCCAGATCAGCTATGGTTGCCATTTGACACGACGTTTATTTATAGCACTAAATCACAAACCGTGATTGATAATACATCACCTACGGTAGCGGATGATAATCAATTGTGGTTACCAAATGTATTTGAGCAAACCATATACCCGACAAGTTACATATATACCGCCCTTGTCAATCAAAATTTCCCAGGTTGGGATAAAAATGAGAATGGCAAATTATATAACGTGAGTATAAAATATACTAATATCATGGATAATAGCAATTTACCCAAACCTATCGTTGCCCCAAAAAAACACAAGATGGTTATCAGTGTGTTGAATGAGCAGTTGCTTGGCCGATATGTTTTTTATGGGCACAAACGCAATCATTTTTATCTATCGTGTGAACGGATGACTGACATTTGTTTGTTACAGCTAGCATATGATGCGGTGCCGGTGATCAGTGTTCTTGAATAAAAAAATCAAAAAAATCAAAAAAAGATTGAAATAAGATGTTGACAGTAGTTTCGTAGCAGGCTATAACTATCTTCAACGACAAGGAAGACGGTTTCGAACAAAACTGAAATTCTTGTTAAGTTCTTTGACAATTGAATATGAACTGTTTGAGTGTTTCAATGGGCACAGTTGCGGCGATTTACTCCCCCCGTAATCGCCAATGTCCCCCCTGGTATAGCAACTGTGCCTTTTGAAGCATTCAGACTAAAAAGTTTTGAGCCACCATGTATGGTTTGTCTATGACATTCCTTGTGTGTGGTTCTCTATGGCGGCATAGCGTCATTAGTATATAGTCTAGTAATAGACTGAAAGAGAGTAGTCACGCACTTTCACCAATTTATTTTGGCACATCTATGCAGGTCCAGTGTTGCCCACAAGGTGACATCATTAACGTGGTGTCTAGTGAGAAAACGAATGTATGGCTGAAAAGATAGGCAAGATGGCGTATGCTGATTGCTAAATGATTGTAGCAGATCATCTATACAACGCTAAATCGTTCATCATGAAACATAATGGATAGCAAAATAAGTTCGAAGGGTTGCACCTAAGAGCGGTTTGCATATATGAGGATTTTGGTGGGGAACTGACAATATCCAAAATATAGTCTTAGTAGTCTAGCAAGACGAACGGAACGTGATGCGTTGTATTTTGTCACTGTAAAGCGGTGATGAAGCAACTTGGGACAGCGCATGACAGTGATTTTTTCAATAGCCAATGGTTGGCAACAGACTTCTAATCTGCTTCGGCGGTTCGATTCCGCAAAAAACGCAAAAGACTGTCCCAGTTGAATTGGAAAGGTGTCTAATCCCATTCTCTATGAGAAAATGGGTAGTCTAAAGATCGCAAATCTAAGGACTATTGATCAGTAATCTGGTATAGCGTGTAGCAACGCGAACGGCATTTATAAGTGTCGGTATGGGATAATCGGTCGAGGACAATTCAATGATGTGAGAACTGCCACTCACTAAAAAAGGCGACACTAATGGGATATGCTGCAATCACGTGGCATGGATAACGAAAGAACGATAATCGCAAGTTATCGGTAATGTTCGGAAAGGCCCATTATAAACCCCGGTAATCTCACGGGTTTCTTATTGATGCGGGATGGAGAAGTTTGGTAACTCGTCGGGTTCATATCCCGGAGATCGTAGGTTCAAATCCTACTCCCGCCACCATTATATTCCGGTATAGTTCAGCGGTAGAACACCTGACTGTTAATCAGGGGGCCGTAGGTTCGAATCCTACTGCCGGAGCCATTAAAAAGCCATAATGACAGAGTGAAACATAATCATTCTGTTATTATGGCTTTTGTTGTTATGATCCCGCGTTACCAAATTGATTTTGAAAAAAACATTTCCATCACGGACCATTTTATGATTAACTAATCAAATCCAAACAGATATGCACAGGGTGGTTTTATGCAATCGGGCGAACTGAAATTATTTGGCAGTAGTATGCAATATGCTAATAATGATCAACACTTTAACGACGATGCAATAAAACAGGATATGCAATATATTTCGTTTCCATATATGCTTAAATCGTATAACCGGATGTTTGATAAACTGTTTCTGGATTTTTCGGCTAACATAAATATCACAACAGCAAAACTCAACAAGTTAGCACGTGAACACCGCATTAAGATATATGCCGACGGGGCACATGGTTTTGTTGATAAGAAATATGCCCATTTGGTTAACGAAATTATCCAGGACGATTGGGTTTTACCAAAGGATAATCCTTACAATTTATTATACACCACTACCAAACCAGTGGATAATTTTTTGTTTAAGGCTCTTAAAGCGTTGAACAACATATCGATATTGCCGTTTACCAACAATGAACGATTTTTTATACCAAAAAAAATGATCGGTAATATCGATTGTGTTTTGAAATATCCAACCCACACGATGACAAACACGTTCTATTTTAAAACGGACGAAACACGAGTAATGTTTAAATTGATAATGTCAGGGTTGCAGTAATGATCAAATATAATAACAAGACAACGCCATACCCGGCTATTTACAGCCCGTATGATGATTCCGCATTATCCAAGTATATATACAAAGTTTACGGTAATTCTATGATCGAAACCGTGTATATAGTGTGCAATCACCATAACCTACATAACCTGTATGTGCAGTCAAAGATAAAAACAAAGGTTGAAATCCAATCAACATCGTTCCATTTCCATATGTTTAACAAAGATGTATTATCACTAACGACGAATATAAAACAGACCGTATTTCACGGTGATTCATTAAATGGTATCGCAACTGACAATTGTATTCCATTTATGATGTGGCTATGCGCACAATCATTTGATAACCTACAGTGGTATATATGTAACAAATACCCGGATAATATTGACGATAATATCACTGGTAAGATTGACATATCTTATTTTTTATTTTATTCCGATTCCGAATATAAGCATAATAATGACATTCAAGATTATGCCGATACTCCTGGGTTCGTCGTTATTGATCCAAAACATAACCCTCGCAAGCGGGTGTCGGATTTGTCGGAATTTTATAATAGCATTTCCCTGCCCTGGATTGATGCCGAAGACAATCTGTCAACTGCGGCACACATGATTGCAAAATTTCTGCGTGACAATGATATGATCAACGAACGTCTTGTATTTACAGGATTAGAATTATACTGTGAAAAAAAGCATGTTTATGATTTTTTCAAGAAAACACTAACACCGATAAGTTCAGTAGACGATGTATCGGCACTATTTCCATATCATATCAAATATCGGACTAACTATAATCAGTATGACTATCCAGAAATCATTGCGATTTCACAAAGTGAAACGTTTGCAACGTTTGGGAAGTTGGCACCCAGTCCATATTTGCTTGAATCGGGAGACATTAAATATCACTCGCTTTTGCAAAATAATCTTGGGTTGAACACACTATTTATTCCTATTGATGATCCAATATCACGAGGTCTAACCGTATTTTATAAAAAACCGGTGTTTTTACACCAATTACAATCGGTGGACATGATCGAAATGTATTTAATTAAGGCAGGGATGCGTTATTTATTGTTTAAAGATGAATCTCAACTGGTCCTTGCTAAACTACATGTTGATTTTAATTCAGATTAATGTTCAGCGTAGGGGGTGTTTTGCGGCCAGGTATTAGCCGTTAATAATAATTTGGGGTAACGCTGCCTGTTAACTTAGACCGCCTCTATGATGCGTTAAATGGCCTTTAAACAGCATATAAATATCGTGGATATGAATTGATGTTCAACAATCGAAAACATCCTTACCCAGTCAAATATCATGCTTACGATACTGTTCGTAGTCAGTTGCCATTCATTTATCATTTTTCCGATCATGGGCAGATGGACCCAACTTTATGTGGTGTAATCCATATTGCTTGTAATCATCCTGATATTAACGATCTGTATGTCAAAACGCGGGAAAAAACCAAAATTGAAATTCAATCTAAATATTCGACAAGAAATGTTTCCTTTATAGTTGATATGCTATCTATGCATACCAACATTAAAGATACCGAATTTTATAATATACCATTTAATGATAGTAACAATTCTATTATTTCATTTCTGATGTGGTATTGTTCCCAGTCAGATGACAACGTTCAATGGGCTTTTATTAATGATCCAAACGTTATTCCGTCTGGCATCAAGGTTTATAACACCAAGTTCTTAAACTATGATTGTTTCCCTCGGGACAATGATGTTAAGGATTTGAAAAACACACCTGGGCTTATTTGTATTGATCGCCATAACCCTGAATTTATGCGCGTTTCCGATTTATCGGATTTTTATGGTTTCTTAAATATTCCTGTTTTTGATGCCCGATACAGCATGATCACCGGGAAGGCCCATATTCGTGCAATTATGCAAGAATATGGAATACAGAATGAACGTGTGGTATTTACAGAAGGCAAACTTTTTTGTCAGCATCAGCATGTATACGATATATTAAAGCGTGAATTGCTGCCCATAGCATCGTTGGATGAAGTTAATAATGATTTTCCATACCGGTGCGACACCGATTTTGGTTACGATGTAGATATGTCGCCATTTATTAATTATGAACGATTTGGCAATAGCATAGGACATAACATTAATGTTCCAATAATGATCACACCAATCCTTGCCGATAAAACTCGCGACTATATAACAGACCTGTTCGATTTTGATTTTAAAATAATTTCATCGAAATTTGGTATTTATGCTCGACAATATACGACGTTTTGTCGAAAACCAACCTTTCCATATGAATTAAAAAAAGTAGATATGATTATACTATGTTCATCCATTAAACATAATAATCATAATATACAAAAGGTAGTTCTGCTTTTTCGTGACCATGCGCAAATGGTTCTTGCAAAATTAAAGTTGGCAAATAATTAATATTGACATATCACTGGCATATTAATTAACATACCAGTTCCGCTGAATGTTTTTTGGCATCGTGCATTAACGGGCACGGGCCATACTTTATCAAATATTAGGAAAATCATGAAAGTTTCAATCAAACGCGCATCCATGCTTGTCGTGGACCTGCAAGAAATCATCAACAAAATGACGATTGACCGCACAATCCGATATACACTTGGTGGTGAGGACAGTAAAATCGAAGAAAATTTGACTCGACGACTGGACGATGCTGTCAATACCATGCACGATAAAACCGAAGATTTGGTGAATATTGTTCAACTGATGTATAATATTCGCAAGCAGATCGGTCATGCCAATCATACATCTGGTATCAATACCATCATGACAGACATGGCGGAACTGTCGCGCTGCATCGAACTTTTGTCAGGGAATACAATAAATTACAATTTCGATAACTGGTTGGAAAACAAAAACAATAGCATTCAGTATTTGATTGATGATGTTACCGCAGCAAATCAGATGATGAAAGCTGGTAACAGTCACACCTCATATGTGACGATCAATCTGATGACGCCCGAGGAACAGGACGCATTAGACGAGCAGATTGCCGGGTTCAAAGCAAAGCGTCGAACACTCAATGAACAGTTGAGCGAATTGAACATCACCCAGCATATCGAAATATCCGACGACCAAGAACTGGTATTACGTAATATGGGTGTTATGTAAATCACCAATCAAATACTCCGTATTTAAATATTAAAAAAGATGCAACATAAATAGTTGCGTCTTTTTTTATGAGTATTTGTATGATAACGAACAAACGCCTGGTTGATGCGTCCGGGCCAGATTTTTATCCCACCCCAAGATGGGGAACATTGGCATTACTTCAAAACGAAAATTTTACCGGAACTATCCTCGAACCGTGTTGCGGAACGGGCGATATGTCCAAAGTTTTGAAAGAAACTAATTGTAAAGTAATATCATCGGATATAAATGATTGGGGTTACGGTGATGTTGTCGATTTTTTCGACATAAATGCACCATACGATAATATTATAACAAATCCGCCATATAACATTGCAAATGATATTTTGACACATGCGATTCAATTGGCTACTCAAAAAGTTTGTATTTTGGTTAGGGCATCATTTTTGGAAAGCATCACGCGGTATAATACTGTTTATTCAGTAATACCACCATCGCGAGTTTATCTGTTTTCTGAACGGTTGTCTTTGTATCCAGCCGGTAGTCAAGTTAAAGGTGGTGGGACAACCACCTATGTGTGGATAGTATGGGATAAAAACTTTACCGGTGAACATCCAGAACTGCATTGGATTAAGCCAGGGCTGAAAAAAAACAGTAGACAACAGTTACGATAATGCGTATTGTCACGACATTGGGTGTTTTTAACATCCATTCGAGAAAGAGGATATGAAATTATTATAATGTGATGCTGCAACATATTCAGTCAGTCATTGACATGCACATGTATCCCGGTTTTGATTTGTATTTGTTCCGGGAAAGAGCGGCGAAAACTGTTCATTGTCGTATGTATTAGTTGTTGATTGCATTTGTTTTGATTATGCATCCCTTTATGAGAAATCATATTCTCTTTCTTTGTTTTATCATTTTTAATAACGGTAAACATGCAATGTTACAACCTAAATGCCGATATTGTGGGGATACCGACCCGGAACATGGGTTCGAAGAAAAGACGATCATCCACCGGGATCGCGACGATTACACCGGGAAAACGATAGTGCGTAAATCCAAAATGACGGTGTGCAAATCCACAAAATGCGGTGGTTCGTTACAGATGTCCTATCAAGGATAACTGATTTCAAGTTTACAAAATGTGATTATTTAATTGGGGGGTCCGATTAATGGTAAGTTTAAATTCTTGCCCGATGTGTGGTGGCGAACCAGCACTCACCTTTCGGGCAGAAAATAATATATCACATTATCGCGTTGCATGCGAATGCGGGTGCGAAGGTATGGGTTTTATGCTGTTCCATTGGACACGGGGTGGAACTACGTCGTTGGGTTCACACTCCCCGGATCGTGATGCCGTTGAGACTTGGAATAAACGCCAGATAAAAAGCGGTTTAACTTTTTCACTTCCATCAACCAGTTACATCAAAAAACGAAAACAGACCCGCACCAAATTAATTCAGTCAACCGTCATCGTTCCGGCTGAACATGAAATTAATTTTGGGCCAATCGTCGTCGATGGTATGATTTATCCGATGCGGTTCACGCTACATGATGGTATGTATTGTTTGGGCGAAACGGTTCTGTTGAACATCAACCGCCCAGGTGCAAATAAAATCGAATATGCGTTTAACTCATTTGGAATTACCGAAAAATAAGGCGTAATATCGTGTGATGGTGAGATAAAACCCGATGCCATTTCATAATATTATAGTTGACATTATTTTATTAATTGTGGTATTTTGTTCCTAATTTATTTAAGGAATATTATTATTATGTTAATGAACGCGATTAAAGCGATTAAAGCATATAGACGTGCCGAAAAGCTAAAACGCCGCTTTCCAAAAAACACTAAATTCATGATTGCCAGAAATCATGATTATGAAGGTGAGTTATTACAGAAAGGAACCCCGGTTCGGGTTGTCGCATATGATGGCGATAAAAATACAGTATTAGTTCGCCTGGTCAATGAAACAGGGAACGATATTCTGGATAATTTATTGTATATTATTGTCAAACCGGATGATCTTTCAGTCATGACTGGATGAATATTTGTTGATATAGATGTCAGCATTTTTACAAACTGTGATCTGTTATTAGGATGAAATGATGTTAAAACTTGTTTCATCCTAAACTTACCGTAGCAATCAGTATCTAGCTGGGTATTGATTGGTGCGGTAGGCGAAAGTTGGTGTTGATGCGCAAACGCCAAACGCCTTGGGCAATAACGTAGGTGTAACGTTTTAAGATGATCGACGCTGCCACAGAATGGTGTATTGCGGTTCGCACGTTATATCTAGACTATTGCCGCAGAGGTCACCTACCCGCACCACTTAATTTGCCGCAATCGTTTTGTTGTATATAATGTGACCGTAATATAGTATTTGGTATAATAAAACCAATATTACTGTTATGAAATAAATTTTAAAAATGTCATAAATATTATTGACGATCAACGCATGACATACTATTATTGACGTTGTTAAATATGGCCTTATAGCTCAATTGGTAGAGCCGACCGCTCATAACGGTCTGGTTACAGGTTCGAGTCCTGTTGGGGCCACCATTATGGTGAATAGAGGGAGCAGGTGAACCCGCCTGATTGTGAGTCAGGATGTGATCGGGTCGATACCGATTATTCACCCCATTTTTGTTGGGAATATCATGTCAAAAATTTCGTTTGGAAAATTCTTCTCGGAACTGGAACATATTTTGACATTTTATTCTTTAGAAGACGCAATCGATGATGCGGGTATGTTACCAGACACACATTTTCCAAAGTTTGACTGGAAAACATATCCGCAACACGATTTCAATGTTGGTAATGGGCTTGTTTGGTCAGACGATTGGCCCCATGCCCCCACATTTCTACATGAACAGGCCCGGTGGTTTTACCAAACTTCGTTGGATATTCTACAGAACGATGCAAAATGCACCAAAATGAATGGTGCGGTATGGAAAACCACCAACCCAAATCACTACATGGTCAGTTTTTATCGATCAGATATTGTTAAAAATCTGAACCGGTTTATTCCTGATGGGTGTGTTTTTGATGGAAACATTGACAACCCATCGGCAGTTCGCGATTTTGCCGCAGTATGCTGGAAATACAAACGTCAAACAAATATTGACGTTATTAACCAAATCTTGGGTCGCATTTAATTGCACGTTGTCTGATTGAAAAGAAAAGATCATGAACCGTATTTTTTCCGGTATTCAGCCTACCGGCAATATTCATCTTGGTAATTATCTTGGTGCAATCCGTAACTGGATTGACTTACAAAGTAATAACGAGTGTATCTTCTGCGTAGTGGATATGCATGCTATTACCATATCGCAGAAACCATCCGAATTGCGCACAAATATTCGGGAACTTGCAACCACCCTGATTGCGTCGGGCATTGATCCGGTAAAACACATTCTGTTTAACCAAAGCCAGGTTTCCGCTCATGCCGAACTGGCGTGGATATTTAACTGTGTTGCCCGTATCGGTTGGTTGAACCGTATGACGCAATTCAAAGACAAATCGGGTAAACATCGTGAAAATGCATCGCTTGGCCTTTATGCTTATCCTAGTTTGATGGCAGCGGATATTTTACTTTACAATGCAACACACGTTCCGGTTGGTAGCGACCAGACCCAGCACATCGAATTGACCCGAGATATTGTGTCTCGGTTCAATAATGAATACCAGACATCCTATTTCAAATTACCAAACCCGGTATTAGGAAATATGACCTCGGTGAAATCATTAATCGATGGCACCAAGAAAATGTCAAAATCTGCACCTAATGACCGGTCTCGTATTAACCTGTTTGACGATGCCGATACTATTGCTGTTAAAATCCGCAAGGCGAAGACCGACGCGCACCCGATACCAAGTCACCTGGATGGCCTGGAAGGACGCCCAGAAGCGAAAAATCTGGTTGCAATGTATGCTGCTATCACCGGCACCAATATGGAAACCGTGTTAGTCGAATACAGTGGGAAAATGTTCTCCACTTTTAAAAAAGACCTAACCGATTCATTAGTTGAACATCTTGCCCCAATCCAGGCTAATAAAAAACGTCTGGATAATGATCAGGAATGGGTTTCCCAGATTTTAGCCCATGGTTCGGAGCGGGCCGCAACTATCGCCAATAAAACATTGGCTGATGTAAAACAACTGATTGGGATGATATAACAACACCCGATCCATTTATGAGGTATACATGATTAAAATAACGACCACATACGAAATTGTGGATAACACTAACAGCAACCGCAGTGTGGTTCTTGCAATTAATCATGACGGTGTTTTGTCTATCAGACAAAACGATGAAAATATTATCGTCAGTTCTACAATGATTGCAGAACTAAGTTGTATTATTAGTCGGGAAGTCCAGACCCACGCCGCGTTAAATCCGAAATGGATTGTTTGGGGCGGTGGTAAATGTCCGGTGGATGAAGACGTTATGGTGGAAGTCCAGTTGAACAATGATGGTTATACCATAGAACGGAATAAAGCAGGTCATTTTTCATGGGATGTTTATAAAGATAATAGAAATAAAAATAATATTATGATTTATCGAATATTGTCATAAAACGGACTGTCTCCAATAATTATCATTGACATTTAAATCAAAAACCATTAACTTAGTTATCTATCCTTTAATAATAACTAACCCGCATCATTTAATTATGGTGCGGGTATTTTTTTTTGTTTAAACATAAATATTCAATCGATGATTATGTAGGTATTTATCATGTCCAGGCCCCCAATAAAAATTGACCACGCGCCATCAGGCGGATGGTTTCAACATCAAAGTCCCAAAAATTTAAAAGTATTGCGCCCATTATCTTACGACATGTTGGAAAAAACGAGAAAAGAAGAATTATCAATCGATCCTGATTATGTTTCTGATCGAAAGAAAACCGAACAAATTTACCATGATTTATTGGGAACCTCTGATGAAATAAGTTTTTTGTATGCATCGTATAAAGGAATGATGTTTGACAAAGATGAATATATGGGGTTCACCTATTATTTTCATTTGACGGATGATGAAATTGAGAAATGTGTATTTGATGTCGTCGATAAGAAGAAATGGATGGACCCAACTGTTGGTCATGACGGCATGGTTAAATCAGCGGCTATCTGGTTTGCACACCACACTGAAATGGAATCATATTATGATGTCATTGGACTGATTTTTCCCAGGATCGAAATTATTATTCCATTTTCAGTTACACCTTCCTATTACTATCCTCAACAAGAAGATAGATAACTTAATTATTCATAAATGAGTGAATAAATAGGACCAAACACTTGTATTGGGTATAGAACTATTATGGGCGCAGTTATAAAAAACAATCTGAAACATTTTTTAAATCTTACCATTAGAAAAAGTAATTTTGAAACGATACGGTATCCTATATACGGCATTGGTTTTAATGATTCCGGTCAGATCGGTTATGCCGATTATAATGTTTCATCCTGGACCCGAATTGGATCAGATAATGATTGGTTAATAGTTTCTGCCGGTAGCAACTATGGCTATGCAATCAAGTCCGATGGGACCATATGGGGTGTTGGTTCTGATAGATATGGGCAAATGGGCGGTTCTGGTGACAAATCATCCTGGACCAAAATTGGAACCGATAATGATTGGACATCGGTTTCTGCCGGTGGCAATCATGGGTATGCAATTAAGTCTGATGGCACTATTTGGGGAATTGGTTACAATACTTTTGGTCAGATAGGCGGTTCTGGTGACAAATCATCCTGGACAAAAATCGGGACAGATGCCGATTGGGTATCGGTTTCGGGTGGTTATGCTCATGGTTATGCAATCAAAACCAATGGGACAATATGGGGCATAGGTTACAATTATTATGGTCAGATAGGTAGTTCCGGCAATAAATCGTCATGGACAGAAATTGGAACAGTTGATACCTGGGTATCTGTTTCAAGCGGGTATATGCACGGCTATGCAGTTAAGTCAGACGGAACCATTTGGGGAATTGGTTACAATAATTATGGTCAACTAGGTGGGACTGGGGATAAATCATCCTGGACAAAAATCGGAACCGATACAGATTGGGTGTCGGTATCAAGTGGTTACAATCATGGTTATGCAATTAAATCTGATGGGACTATTTGGGGTATTGGGTATAATGCTGCTAAACAAATAGGTGGAACTGGAAATAAATCAGTCTGGACGCAAATCGGAGCCAACAATGATTGGTTATCGGTTTCGAGTGGTAGTAATCATGGGTATGCAATTAAATCCGAGGGAACCGTTTGGGGCATTGGTAATAATTACTATAATCAAATAGGTGGAACTGGAAATAAATCAGTCTGGACGCAAATCGGAACCGATAATGATTGGTTATATGTTTCCGGTGGCAATAATTATGGCTATGGGATTAGAAAAATAATAAGTGATAAATAGAACCAAACATTTGTATTGGGTATAGAACTATTATGGGCGTAGTTGTAAAAAACAATCTGAAACATTTTTTAAATATTACCATTGGAAAAAATAATTTTGAAACAATAAAACACCCGGTATTTGGTATTGGTTCTAATGATTATGGTCAAATCGGTGGGACTGGGAATAAGACACTGTGGTCTCAAATAGGAACTGATAATGATTGGTCATCTATTTCCGGTGGTTCTAATAATAATGGTTATGCAATTAAACCGGATGGCACTATTTGGGGCATTGGTTACAATAATTATGGTCAAATAGGCGGTTCTGGGAATAAGTCATCGTGGACACAAATTGAAACCGATAATGATTGGACATCGGTTTCTGCCGGTGGCAATCATGGGTATGCAATTAGGTCGGATGGGACCATTTGGGGTATTGGTGATAGCGGTTCTGGTCAGCTTGGATTTACTGGTAGAAGATCATACTGGTCCCGAATTGGCACGAATAAGAATTGGGCATCAGTTTCGGGTGGTTATAGTCATGGTTATGCAATTAGGTCTGATGGCACTATTTGGGGAATTGGTTCTAATAATGTTGGGCAGATAGGTGGTTCGGGTGATAAGTCATTTTGGACGAAAATCGGGACGAATACTAATTGGGTATCTGTTTCGAGTGGTAACATTCATGGTTATGCAATTAGGTCTGATGGCACTATTTGGGGGATTGGTTACAATAATTTTGGTCAAATAGGTGGTTCTGGGAATAAGTCATCGTGGACACAGATCGGAACCGATACAGATTGGGTATTGGCTTCTGGTGGAACATATCATGGCTATGCAATAAAGTCGGATGGGACCATTTGGGGGATTGGTTATAATATTTATGGTCAAATAGGTGGTTCTGGAAATAAGTCATCGTGGACAAAAATCGGGACAAATACTAATTGGGTATCTGTTGCAAGTGGCGGCAATCATGGCTATGCAATTAAGTCGGATGGGACCATTTGGGGTATTGGTTATGGTGGTGATGGTCAAATAGGTAGTTATGGTAATAGTAACAGATCATCCTGGACCCAAATCGGAACGGATACTGACTGGTCTGCGGCTTCTGGTGGCAATAGCCATGGCTATGCAATCAAATCAATAATTGATTAATAATTATATCACGCCGCCATGCAACAAAATAAAAACCCTACCGGATGATCCAGGTAGGGTTTTTTATTTTATGTCCAAGGATGATTTCGTTTATCGGGAGACCGGGCAGTCAATTCCCAATCATACCGGAACATAATATTCCGGGTATTACCTTCCCGAGCATATTTTTTCCTGGATACCGATACTTTGACAAATGTCCGGTAAACGTCTTCGAAATGCGTTCCGCACCGATGGACCACGTAAGGGTCCAGTTTTAAAACGGTATATTCAGGATACGTTACTACCGGCGCAGTAGCCGCGATTTCGTCAAAGGTTTTAAGACTGCTTTCACAATCTGTTTTATCCAAGGGGAACTTTTCCTTGAAAAATTGTGTTGGAATACAATCTGCGACAATATAGGTGTGCGAAACTGGTCCCTTTTGTTTCCCGACCATGGCGCTGTTTTTGGTCGTGATGTCAATTTGCTGGTTGTTTTCTTCTACGTATGCGTCGGAATGGGCACCAGCCCGCCGACCAGTTTGTCCATGTTTGACCATTTTTTGGTCAACCGTAATATAGACATAATGATCGTCTTCAAATTGACCATAATTGCTTTCATGGTCAATTACCATTTTGACAATTTCAGAAAACTGGTGCAAACCGCGTGGAATTTTCCAACCCTGCCCTGGCATGAAGATGGGCATATCCAACACACGAATGTTGTTCTTGGCAGAAAACTCTCGTTTTTCGGAAATCTTCCCGACCACTTCGGGGAGATTAATTTTATTAAATTCCGAAATGTCCCACAACTTACGTCGTTTCATGATCGAATCCTTATGGTTGAACTTATTATCCCACCATACTAATTAACACAATATTGTCAACCAGAATTATCATTGGTTCATGTGACCGAAACAATTTGCCCCATCTATTTCACGGTGCTATCGACTGGCGCTAAGTTGAATCTCCGAGGATTTCTGCAATTCATCCAAATTAAATTTCATTAAAATTTCGTAATTATCAGGATCAGTATAGTCACCATCTTCTTCCCAACCATCATCTAACATGTTGGAAGTATATCTTCTACATAATTAATTGCGTCTTTTTTTTGTTTTTAGTCAAAAATAAAACCCCGGTTTCTGTATTTTGTTTCAGTTATGAATTGTGGTTTCATGATATAACAATTTAGGTAAGGCTATGGCATCATTTTCATTAATAATTTATGAATATCTCATTTTATATTATCCGTTTAACGGCATTAACCTGGTTTGGAAGAATGCGAAATTCTTGTTCAGACCATAAATATTCTTCTTTTCCTGTCATATTTACTTGACATTGTAAAATACCTATATCTGATAGTTTGCGATATTTTAATATTTCGGCAAGTTTATCAATATTAACGATCATTGGGTTATAGCGTTTTTTGCTATTAGATAGATAAAACTGATATACATCAATATTATATTTGATATGATCTTGTGACATTTCCACATCAGTTGACGATGGGAATGGAATATCTTCTGCAACAAACCACAGTTTTATTGTGTCCAAAGACAACACATCATGAACAATTTTCCATAGTTCATTAAATGTTCGCAATATTCCTTGTGCAATTGTATAGTTATGAGTCATTGATATTTCTTTAATTCTCCCATAATTGCCAACCCCTGTTCGATCAACTGGTGGTTCAGCACCAAATCCATTTTTAGATATTTCAGAAGCAAATGCACTGACATGATACATCTTTTCTTCCTCGGTGTGTTCAGGACGATATGAATGTAATCCGGTGTGGGAAATGTCTGTCACAAGACTTATTTTAATCTTAATGTCTTTAATCAAATTTCGAAGATTAACCCGAACTTTTTTCAATAATTCATATACTTCAATCAAATTTAACGCTTGGGTAAGATTTTCATCATGCACCTTGCCCGGTATGTTTTCTTTAATCTTGTCAATTTTATCCAGGATAATGTTGATATTTTCATTGAACTCATAGTCATTATTTGCTTCAATATTTGACAGCAAATATTTAGAAAATGTATCACCATGGAGTGCAAAATTTTTTAGAGTTTCTTTAAGAATGGGCAAGTCATATCCGCTATCAACCATTTTATTGATATAACGACCCATGTCATCGAACATAATAGCAGAATCAATATTCTGTGCAATTGCATTAAGATCATCTGTTACATCATAGCTTGTTGACATAATAACATCGTTAGCCTTCTTTAAAATATCAACAATTAGTCCGATTTGTTTGCTTCGTGCCATGGCCCATTTTTTTAAGTCCAATGGAATATTTGTGATTGATTCCGAAACTGATGATTTAACATTGGGATAATTTCCAATTACGGTGATTGCAGATGGTGGGATCACATCGGTAGTATAGACGCCATTATTGAATTGCGGATCGATATGAAATATCCTGCCTGGTAATTTTTCGGTATCAATTTTGAACACCGCAAATTCTAGCGGGTTGTATAATTCTTCATTGAAAAGTTGCGCTATTCGGATGGCAGCGTTATATGATGATGCCATGAATACCCGATCTGGAATTGAAAAAACCTGACCGGTTCTATCACCACGTTGTGGTATCAATCCATATGTCATAATGGATTGGATATTTTTTATTGGTGAAATATGATAGAGAAATTTTGGAACATTAACAGTTGACGAAATAAATGGTTCTAGACGTAACGTAGAATAATGACGCAAATCTTCTGGATAATGGTCATGTTGATAGAGATCAGCAATAACCCATCCCGCTTGTGTTAACCATTCATGATTACGCATGATTTCATTTGCGAAGCTATCATCGGTCGTCACGGTGATTAAGTCATCGTTTTCTTTAGCAATTTTTTTATCATGCTTTATTTTATGAGATAAAAGAGTAATCATTTTATCAGCCGATAATGGTTTAATTTGTATTTGGTCAAACTTCATGGTTCTCGCTCTCAAATAACAACGTTATTTTTGTATTTATTCACTAAATTGGTATAAATAATCAATGCTTTGGAGAAATTTACCAATGACTGACATTCGTTTTTTTATGAATATTGTCACAGAAAATTTTAATATCAATAATATTGACGAAATAATAGAAGATGTGATTTATTCTTATATGAATAATATTAGTAGATACAATGAAGATTTTTATTCTATTCAAGAAATGTTTATTGAATATTTAATTGATACTAAAACGTTAGATCAAGATGATGAAAAAGACGCCATGGAACTTGATCAAATAAACAATAGCGAACCCTCGGAATTATTGGAAACACACCATAATTTTAGAGTTTTCGTGTATAATTATTTGTATGATCTTGCACATAAGGTTTGTGAAACCATATCGAACCGTTTTAATGCAGGATCAATCAACATTTGGCGAATGATTACTGTTCCGTTGAATTGGAACCCGGAAAACCGACCACTTGGTGAATACTGGTCCTGGGACAAAAATGCCGCAGATGCGCATTGGGGACACAATTCTGGGGATGTGTTAACGGTTCTCATATCAGGAAAGGTTCAACTAGAAAATATTAATTGGGAATCTACCATCACGGCAAACATCAAAATGAACGTAGGTGATGATGAAAGAGAAATCACTGTTATTGATCAGGCCCCGATTACGATCCTGGATATTGCGGTGGTTGCGAAAAGCGAACACATTGACCACCAAAATATCCCGTCTTATGCTCACCTGATTGGTCAGCAATTGCCCGCGTAAAAAAGATGACATTTTTTGTTTTATGTAAGATAATTATTGCATTATTAATCCAACAATGATAAATAATAATACAGCAACGCCGGAGTAGCTTCAATTGGTAGAGCGTCTGATTTGTAATCAGGGGGTTGCGGGTTCGAGTCCTGTCTCCGGCACCATTATTTTAGTAATACAACAAATTCGAAACGGAGCGCAATTGATGGCGTTCCGTTTTTTTATTTTTCGAATAAATAATCCGTCACTGGTTAATGAGTTACAAGAATGATGCGAAAATTTATCAAAATAATGGAATCGTTTGAATCCATTACGGTTAACGGTATCGCCAAACCTATCACAAATTCGTTAGGGGAGCCAATTGCCCCAACCGAAGAAGGCATTCGCAATTTTTGGAATTGGTTTGGCGATTCAAAAATGGTAGACGGCGAAGGTCGGCCTTTAGTGTGCTATCATGGCACCGATGTTGATTTTGACTATTTTGATCATTATGTAACATATGATAAAGTCACGTGGTTTGCGTTTGATCGCAACTATATTACCAATCAAGAATCTGGTGCAAGTGGAACCAATATCGTTTTACCGTTATATGTTCGAATCACAAACCCGGCGGGGTGGGACGAACAGGATCAATATTTTGCTGATCAATTGATCACTGCTGGGTATGATGGTGTTATTTTACCAGATAATGAAAATACGACTGGATATGTGTGGGATGAAAAAAACATCAAGATTGCCGATGGGTCAAACACCACCTTTGACAATTCCAAATTTTTCAGAAAGTAATTTTCTTTAATGTATAGAGCAATAACACCCCTGGCACCGATTGCGGCCTAGCCAGGGATGCTATTATGCAGGGTTTGGTCAGACATACATTTTTGTAAAAACAAGAGACTGCATGTCTTTTGCAAAAATTTTCACCGACTTGTTTGATTCAGAATCAAGTGCAATGATAAGATCAGACGACATGACATCAATTGATTTATCACGAAATACATTTTTAAGAAATGGATATGTGATTTCACAAATTAACAAGCCACTGTCCTTAATCTTATTGAACAGATCGAAATCAATAATATTAACATTTGACATATCCAGTTGATATTTGAAAAGATTTTCATCAATTACTGGTTGCCAATTTGTTTCAATCAATTTCCGAATGGCCTGTTCATGTTCCTCGGGAACAAACAACATACCACACGTTGCCGTAATAATAATATCGTGTTTAACGGCATATTCATTAAATATTTCCCATTCCGGGCCAACCTGATCATTTAAAAAGGAAAAGTCAAGTATCCGCATTGAATGGGTATCATCAATAGTGCAATTTTGCGTTTGTTTTTTTGTGGAAATCGTGTGATATGGCCGATGTTGTGATGATGAAATATGACGAATATCAATTCGTTTCATCCCACGAATATCCGGGATGTAACCATCCATCCGTTTATTGTTTCGGATACCAACAATCCCCGACTGGATGGGTGAATTGCGAAGACGGTGATTTGATGCACACGATTGATTAAGCAATTCATCATTGCTAAACTGTTCGCGTGAAGTCATCGACACGTTGTATTTGAAATCTGTTGCGACATTGAATATGTTAAACATGATCTGGGCACGATCATATAATGTTAATACCGCAAATCCAGTTTTTAACTTTTTTACATGATCTGGGATAACGGCATCACCAAAGAACATTTCAACCAATGAAAACATCAATGGTGTCCACATGTCATTGTCACCATGGAGAAAATATGCATTTCCTTGTGCCGAATACGATGTAAACCAATTGATGCCAGTTTTGTCAATCAAATCAAGACATGTTAAATGAAATAATTTCTTAAACTGTTTAGAGTCAATTGTGATACCACTGTCAAACTGAACTGGTATCATGTATGAATATCCCAATGATAATTTAACTTCAATATTTGATACTGGCATAACAAATCTCCTAACTAACAAATTCCGCGACATTTTTTATATCGTGGCACCTTAGATATACATTTTTACTAACGTAAGATACTTTTCTTCTTTTGCATAAATTTTAACTTTGCTACTTGTTTCACAATCAATGGCGATAATAACATCATATTGTTCAGCATCAATATGGGTTGCATGAAATTTTTTTTTGTTAAAATCAAACATGATTTCGCATACGGATAAATCATTTTCACACAACGAATCAAACAACCAAAAATCCAGAATGTTAACGTTTGGTAAATACATTGTATAACCAAAACATTCTTCTGGAATTAATGAATCCCAATATGTATCAATTAATTTAACGATTGCATTTTCATGTTCTTTAGGCACAAATAAATGCCCACAAACTCCCGATATTACAATATTATGTTCTTTTGCATAATTGCTAAATAATTTAACTGCGGGGGTAGATAATTTGTTTATATACCCAAAATCAACAATATTCATTGATTTTGAAATGCGTTTTGAAATGTTTTTATTATCGACAATAATATATGATAATGACGTTACCTTACCTGATATAGAACGAATATCAATTCGACTTGTTCCCGTAATGTTAGGTAAATATTCATCCAAATTTTTGTAAGATTCAATACCAAAAAACCCATTCGTCAGGTGAGTAACATTATAATCTTGTGCCGAGTATGGAGAACATTGAGATTCATCAAACCTTTCAACAAATTGGTTAGTTGATGCCATTGTCACATTATATTCAAAATTAGTTGCAGAATTAAAAATATTAATCATGATTTGGGCACGATCACGTAATGTTAATTCTGCAAAAAAAGTTTTGAGTTTTTTTACGTTTTCTGGAAAAACACTATCTCCAAAAAAATGTTCAACAAGTGAAAACATCACAGGTGACCAAACTTCCCTATATCCATATAACAAATAAGCGGAATTATACGGAGAATACTGCGTGAACCAGTTGATTCCCGTGGAATTTATCAAATCAAGTGTTGTTTTATGAAATAAACATTGAAACGTATCTGTTTGAAAGGACTTGGTGCAATCAATGGTAATAGGAACCTCATATTTCTGGTTCAACCATAATTTCAACGTAACATATGATACTGGCATAACAAATCTCCTAAACAATATTTGATATATTATACTAATCAAAATTTAAGTCAAGGTGTATTTTGTTATATCTTGTTCAATATACGAACCTGGTTTGGATAAAATGCAATAATATCCTTCTGACCATCATCATATACGATAACACGACCATCATATCCTTTTGAAATCAGCACATCGCGATCAATCTCCATATCACCATGGCTTTCTGATTCAGAATATATCACGGGGTTATTCAACGTTATGTGGCACCGGTAGATAGTATCACCATAGTCGGAAGCGTATTCCTGGTCACTGGTAAAATAAATACCACGTTTTGGTGATTTCAGTTTGAAGGCGGATATATCAGCATCCGTGCCATGATACCCAACAATATTAATTGGGTGAGAAAAAATTTCATTTATTTTCATGTTTATCGCGTTCAATGTTACTGTATTCTTATTTATTATAATAACATCAACGCCAGGGCATATTTTTAGGGCACACAGCGCATGTAACCCATATTAGGTTGGGTTACGAAGGATCAACCAGAAGGGTCTACACGCGCTGATTTTAGATGCCATACGTGAGTGCAAACATGACTCTATCCGGTTCTGATTTGAACCGAACCGAATATCTTATGTTCGCATTCGTTGTAAAGCTATATTTTGTTGTGATGTTGTTATCCTCGTCATAAATAATGACAGCATCACATGCATTGGCATCGCTGGCCCGCACTAATTCCTTGGGTGAAACGGAAATGATGTTCATTTTATCGGTGGGCACCGATTTGATTATTTTACCACTAACTTCAAGAACAAACGGAAATTTTTTGACCAACAATTCATTATCATACACTTTATGATTATAAATTTCTTTGATGGCAGAAAAATGTGACTTATGGACGAAGCAAATAGATGATCCACGGCCATATACATATATGGCCGTGTTATTTTTCTGCACATACTCACTCAATTCTGCATGAGCAAATGCCAAGTGCAAGATTATCGGAATATAATCGTCAAAATCGCTCAAAGCGCGTTCCCTGGCATCAAGGTGATTATGCCGTTGTTTTCCATCGGTTCCGGGGTTTCGATGGGATGAAACAAATGATCGGCATGTGGTTCCCGAATATCACGAAGTTCAATTTCTGGATTGACATAGTGCAATGCCCATTTCCAAAATGCCAGGCGGAGCGTTTTGGTGAAAACGATTTCACCATCAACCTCGTTCTGTTTTAGAACGTCTGGGAAAGTTTCATAAAATTCAGTTTTTTTGAGAACTTGTAACTGAATTTTGGAGATTTTCGCGCTATTGGCGAAAACATGAGCGGTGCGGTCACGACTCATTTCGTCGGTATGGTCAGAATATCCAAAGACCAATACAAATGGAAACAAGCCAAGATCGGCGTCGCGGATACATTTGACGATTTCAGCACGGAAAAAATTCGATGAAAAATTGATAGCATATTGATCCGAAAATTTCTGGACGGAGAGAGGAATGTCACGCAGCGGATGTTTGATATTAGCGATTGATTTTTTCATAATACTTTCTTCCTTTGCTGGCATCAATGTCGGTAGAAAACGTTTCGATCTCGGTGTATGCTTAGTTTATAGCTTGAAATAATGGCTATGTCAATACTATTTTCGTTGAAAATAATAAATTTCATAAACCATTATGATTAAAGGATATGTGTCGATGATTTGAACAGTATTAATCACATTTTGATTTACCCATTGCCATACAATAGAAGAAACATTACTTTATCGACATCGTTTTTAAACCGAATTTCATAAACTCGGTCATTCTGATTATTGTTGATATTTTCCTCATATATATTGGTGATATATGCATCAACCTTTTTTGCTTCTTTTGTGGTAACCAGTTTTAATGCAGGTAGTTCGGCTATCTTCAAATTATAATCACCAAGTGAAATTACCATATCGTTGTTTGTATTCCAGAACGCAATGTTTTCATAGCGTTCTGCACTAATGCTAGCACTATACGGAAATTCCACATGGATTTTCGGAATATCATAAAATATATCATAAAATATATTTGAAATTTCTGGTATGAATTTCTTTGGCATAAGGCACAGTTGTGTCCAGCCATAGTTATATATATCAATCTTTTTCTTTAAAAGATAATCGCATAATGCATAACTAATTGCGGATACATTGAGTGTTGTTATTTGATAATCATCTAACTTATCCAAATCATTGATGTCATTTCCAGGCCGAAGATAATGTATGTGTGTGTGGAACTGACCGGGTTTATCACTTTCTAGTGCATAAAACAGTTCGTTCGTGCCTGGTTCCTGAATATCATGAATTTCAATTTCTGGATTGACATAATGCAATGCCCATTTCCAAAATGCCATCCGCCGAGCCTTGGTGAATTTAATTTCCCCATTGACTTCGTTGTTTTTTAAAATGTTTGGAAACGTTTCATAATATTCAGTTTTTTTGAGAATTTGTAACTGAATTTTCGAAATTTTTGCATTGTTTAAATACATATTAGATGTTTGATATAGGCTACTGACTTCACGAATTGTTGCATCATCAAACTGCAATGTGAACGGGAATGTCATACCGGTAAAGGTATTATCAAATCGTTTAATTTTCGTTTTGATTTCATCATGTGTGATGTCAGCCGAAAACTCAAGTTCACGGATGTGTGGCTCAAACGTTTTTTTCCGCCGCATCATCTTACTTTTATTTGCATTGGACATCTTATTTGCAATCGCCATGTTAACCCACTGTCATCATCAGCTTAACTAATCAAACGAAACATAACAGTTTCTTCAATATTTTTGAAGTAAAATTTCACTGATTTAAAATTTATTACTTTGATGCATTCAATATCGTCCAAACACACTTTTGGAACCATATCTTGATATAAAATGTCTGCCAATTCTACCATTTTCATATCAATCTGCTGGCTTATTGCTCGATTTTGCGTTCGATTATCACTATCTATGACAAACCGATACGTTTTCATTACATCATGAACAGTATACCAATATTTGTCGATAATTTTCATAATATCGGTTTTTTGTTGTTCAGTTTCGACATACATATTCCCATGCACAACCGGAATACTTATTTTTTTATCATGTGCATATGCGGTAATTTCGTTCAATGTCTTGTTTTTATTTTTATGACCAGGTGACTCGTTTGCATACCAGAAATTCGAGTGATAATATGATATATTCATTATGTTTTTCGTTTGTGGAACGAGTATTTTGTTGGTCATAAGCAAATGACCAATGTCCATGTTATATCCGGCATAAACCAACCCTGGTTTGAACGTCGGATAATTATGTTGTATAATCATATTATTAGATGGTTTACCAAAATCGGTAAATAATGTGGCATTAGCATCTATGTTATTTTCTATACGAAAACCAAATTTCTTTTTCCGGTTCTTCGCAATTGGGTCATCTAATACTGCAAATTTGGTCCATAATAAATCTGGTATGGTTTGTGAAATTATCCACATCACGAAATTAACATATTCATAATCGGTAAAGATATAGCTTACCGATCCTTTCCAAAATAGGGTTTCTTTGATATTGGTTTTATGAGTTAATACTGCGGCATGTGTGAAACTAAACTCATATGAAAATTGAGTCCCACTATTAACATTCACCGCAAATTCGCCGTTTGACAGCGCGGCCCGCAATATTGTTTTAATGACCTTTGCCGGATAATTCGTCATTGTATAGACTGGTTTATCCGCCAACCCAAAAAATAACATTAATTGGGATGTATTATTGCTATTGGCGTTAGGGCAATATTCATTATACATGACAATCTTCACATCCGCAATTTGATCATAACAGCATCGTTTTGGTCTTGACAATACAAACGGCAATATTTTTCGTATTCAACCAAACAATATTTCCGAAACTGGGTAGATGCCTGGTTGAATTTTCCCGTGATTGTTTGGTATTTGGTATATGATCGCGTTGTCAATTCCTTTGGTGATATTAAAGTCGTCTTGATTTTTTGAATATCGGAGTTATTCAACTTAATTACAGCATGGTAATTAATCAATATTTCATAAAATGGACGGATGTATTGTAAGATTTCACGGTTGAAGAAATCTTTTTGTTTTTCAGTTTTGAAAAACATCAATGCCCCTACTTGGACCAACACATATTCACGACCAATCGTATTTTGAATTGAATTAATAATTTTACCAAAATTCGAACTATCGACATCCGATGTATTGTCAAACATATTATATTTAATATACGGTGACATATCAAAAACGAATGGATAGTCGTATAGGTTGACCGCTCCGGTATCATCATCTTTCACATTGCGATACATATAATTGATAAAATGAGTGGCATCGTCCCAGTGATAATTAATTTCACCACTGATTACTGACACTTTATTAGACATAAAATTGGATTCTAAAATCATCGCACGATTGTTTGCTTTTTGTTTATAATGTGTAATCACCCAGTTAAAGGTTATACCATTTTCCTGCACCTGGTCAGTTTTATTAAGTAATTTGATTTCCCCCCAGACCAAATCTGGCATTGACTGTGACGCAAACCACATCACAAATTCACAATAATCAGTTGCACCAATACTAACATTTTCGCGACCATCATAATGCCAGAACTTGGTTTCCCGAATATTTGTTGAACGATCCAACAACACGTAAGCAGATATGCTGATCCTCCGATCAACGAACGGTTTCAGTATGAGGTTGTGAACATCCCGGTCTTCGACATCCATGATAGAAACCATTGTTTTTGTTTGGGTTTCCCGGATTGCCGCATATATTTCATGCGGTGATTTATTAACCCTGCATTCCAACAGAAAACTGGAACCACCCATACGGGACAGATCAACCCGTCCTCCAAATATTTGTTTGTTCGTCCCTGGGGCATAAATGAAACGTGCTTTATACGACATTATGGTTTCATCCAAAAAATTGCGATTTCAGAAAATACATAAGCATATAATATCATATACCATTGTTTTGTAAATGAAAAAAAATACTGGATTATGATAAATATATCTATATTTTTACTTATGGATTTTTTATGAGAGCATCAGATATTATCAATGAAATGTTTATCAGACATAACTCAAACACCAATAACGGTTATATTATAGCTAATGGTGCAAATTTATGGGTCATTAACAGCGACGAAATTACTGATGATGTATTGAACGATATTATTTCTACATTAAATATTTCTAATGAAGATGGCAAAATTAATGATATGTATGATATGATTTACAATATCAACGAAGATAGACCCGATATTTTGGTAATGGAATATAATAATGATACTGCAACAATTAGATCACAATCCGCAGCATTTGCATATAACCCCAGGTCGAGTTTATTGATCAAGAAAGTGGTTAAAGCTATATCATTTATTAAATATATACATTACCCAAACACTTTCGATGCACGTGAGATGGATCAACCAGGCGAATTTGCTATGGCGTCTGATTTTAACGGCGATCTACCGGATATTGCATTTCATGGGACCACGTTGCGTTGGGTGATCGATATTATAAAAAAAGGGTTACAACCAACGACAAATGGGAACTGGAAGATTAAATTTACGGACCGAGTTTTTCTATCTGCATCAATGGACGTAGCCAAAATGCATGCAAATAGTAATTTAAAAAATGGTAGACATTTTTTGGATAATATTGCTGCAATCGTGGTTTTAAAGATACCGGATAAATCAAAAATTTCTGTAGATTACGATGTTTCTCGAATGTTTTATGGCAATGAACATCCAGAAACCACTGCGAACGGATATAATGATGATGCCCTTGGATTTGAAACATACTCGGATATTACAGCACAAACAGTAAACAAGTATAACCCAAAAACTAATTTTACAAGAGAAACAGGCATCTTTTCATACAAAGGACGAATCCCGGCATCATACATTGAGCGCATTCTAATAGGTAGAGATGTTATTGATGATGGTGACTATACATTTAAAACCGCATTCTCCATGGGTGATAATGAGTTTGACATAGTTCGAAATAATGCCGAACTAACCGAATATATTGACGACGTTGATGAAACGTATAGTGTTTACGATCCGACGGGAATGTATACACCATACGACGATGACGATGAAGATGAAGAATACGAAGAAGACGAAGAAGACGAAGACGATTATTAATATCGGTCTATATACAAAATAGCCCCAATTTAAATATTGGGGCTATTTTGTTCTTTCTGATGTCAAGTATAAAGTTTTGCCAGGGTAAGAACAGTTTCATCTTTTGTGTAAAAATGTATAATATTATTTTCACATTTGTTAATACTAATCACCAAGTCAAACGACGATAAATCAACCCAATTATTTCGTAATACTTTTTTGCCATGTTGATATGTTACGATTGCAACCTTTATCCCAGCATCACCCAATAAGGCACTAATTTGGTCTGCGCCAAAAATATTGATACCAACATTTTTCATGCTGAACGGGAATATATCACGAGGGACCATTTCTTGCCAAATACTATCAATCAGCGTGTTTACTTGTGCATAGTGTTCCTTTTCAACAAACAAACTACCATATGCAATAACCATTGCGGTTTCATTATTCATACAATAATCATTTAAAACCTTCACTTGATTAGTTTTGTATGGGTTAACCAAATTGAAATTAACCAGACCAAGTGAATGTCTTTTAGTGGTATTTTCCCCCATATTACGATAAATATGAAACCCCTGTGGCTCAAGGGAGTTGTTAGTCGATAAACTCCAAGCATAACTACTCGTCATTACCTCCCGAATATCAATCCGAAACATGTCAGATAATGATGGATATATACCACAAGATAATGATAGGTTTAATATGTCCCATGATGTTATTTCTCGCATCCCATACAACCAGTTTTGATGGGTATTAGTATTATGGCCTACCCGAGATACCTGCGGTTTACGCGATATATCAAACAGGATGGGATCAGCAAGGCGCATGTTATATACAAAGTTAGTTGATATGTTGAAAATATTTAACACGATCTGTAATAGATCATATCGAGTAAGGTCCACGTATGAATTTTTTAATTCATGCAGATGGTATGGCAACACATTATTACCAAAGAAGTATTCAACCAAGCTGAACATAAACGGTGTCCAGGCGACATTGTTGCCATAAAACTGATAAACAGAATTGTCAGTATGCAGTGTATTAAACCAGCCAATACCGGTGTCTTTGCTCAATTTATGACCAACTTCATTTAGGAGGTCTTGTGCCGATTTTGTATCGTGATTATTATCATATTGTAGCGAAATTCGTATAGTATTGTCGCGCCAAAACGTTATTTTTGCAGTATCATAAGCTATCGGCATAATAACACGTCCTCACCGGTCCGTTATTAACAACATAATTTAGCGAGGCTCAAATTTATTTCGTCTTTGGCATAAATTATCGCATCTGTATTTACACTATTCGATACACTAGATTCAATTACAACAACGAAATCATACTTATCGAGATTTAATTGATTATCCCGATAACCTTTTTTATGCAGCATTGATAGAATCACATAAATATTATTTCCATTATCGGCAAGCGTATTACAAAGTTTAGTCAGATCGTCGTCTGATGGTGATTTCCAACAAAATGACACCCATTGATCATTATCCACAAACAATTTTCCCCAATGTTTTGAGATAATTTCATTTATTTCATCAACATAAGCAGGGTCAACAAACAAATTGTAATCAATAAGAAAAATTTGTGTTTGTCGGGATTTTGCATATTTGTCCAAAACAGCATAGAAATCATGTTGTTTGTCAACATCAATCATTCCATAATCACGCGAGTGTAAATGCCGTGAATTTAAATCGTTGCATTTATTAACGACATTTTTTGATTTAAAATCATATGCTATGAATGTTGTTTGTAATGGCATGCAACCATATGTGGATGTGTCAATAATATTGATTGATGCCATTCCCAATAACGTTTTTATATGCGGAAACTGTTTTGAAAGTTCAACACACCTAACCAGACCTGGCTTATTATCGATCTGATGTTCGAACATTGATGTTGTGTGTGATTCATGTGATCCATATTGGTATTTATGGAAGTTCGGAATGACATTATAGACATGATTGGTCATCGCGTTGAAAACATTCACGAAGATAGTGAATTGATCTTCCATGCACAGATGCACGCAGTTAAATGATATTTCTCGCACATGCTGCGGAATTACATTCACCCCAAAAAAATATTCGAGTATCCTAAAACGTGTGGGCGACCATAATCGGGTTGAAAAATGCATGTTTTGGGCAACAGTTGACTGCCCAGCATTAATGCTACTGCACAAAAAGTCAATTCCCGATTTTCGGGAATACTCGACACTGGCATTATAAAAAAGTTTGATAAGGTATTGTTCGGTATCAATTATTGGTTCTGCCGAACGATCCGGTGTAAACCTCACCGACATTACTATATTATAACTGCCATACCGAATTATACCGCGTGTCATTTTTTAACCTAAATGTCGTTTTTTTGATTTTCAATTTTGGCAATGTTTTCGGCAACCCGAACCAAATGTTTTTCCCATAATTCGATGATTGTAGACAACTCAATTGTGTTAACCCGTTTCTTTGCTAACAAATCCCGCAAACTTTTGCGATAAAATTCATCATCGCTAGCAACGATGAACCCGCCCATGACCTGATTGCGGTCAAGCATACCAAGTAACTGTTCTTGCTGGTTACTGGATTTTTCAAAAATTCCATTCGGATTAAACATATGAAACCGAACGATTTCAGAATTATTCAACCCAGACGTATCGGTTGCTTCATCAACGATGTAATCATATGTAAATTTTGACATGTGACATATCCATGTAAAAGGTTATGATTAATAATACACTATTACATAAAACAGTCAACCATAATTTTTATCGTTGATTTAAATTCAGCGTTCCATCAATTTAAGATATGTCCAGGTAGCTGCATCTTTTACAAAAAAATAAACGCTGTTTGTGCATTTGTATATTAGAACATCTGCATCCGATGGTATATTACCTATATAATAATAATTGCTTCTAAGGTAGCTATATATCATTTCGCATTTCAATTCAGAGTCCTCTATAATTTGGCAATACTCATTAATTTCAATAGCAGACTCCCCCGTGATTGAAAAACTAAATACCCATGGTTCAGGAATCTCGGTTACCCAATAGGTATTAATCATGTTCAAAAAATCATCAACAAATTCATTTTTCACAAAAATATGATCACAGAACCAATATATTTCAGTATTTTTATCATTAGCAAAGTTTAATACATTATCATAGAAGTATTGTTTATATTGTTGTGACACTTGTCTCAATAATATATTTGACGTGTTTGTGAATATTCTATGGATATTAACCAAGGTATAATTTTTCAAACACGGCACTGGATTAGTAAAATGCAGACCAGAATAATAATGTATTAAGTTATTATTTTCTATTGTAATAGTAGGATATGATTGTAAAAAACTTGAGTTATATTTTTCGGTTAAAATTTCTTTTTTATTGAGTATTTTAAATTTATAATAATCATTAGTATATTTGTTAATAATACCAAAAAGAAGTTCGACGCTTTGATAAAAAGTGAGGGTATGTGAAATATTAGGATTATCTTTTAATTTCTTCGGCCAGAAATCATTCCCAAAATAATATTCTATAATTCGTAATACACCTGATGTGATTTCCGACGTCATAACATTACATGATATTACCCCACTATAGATCATATTATTTGACGAGTATACTCTAATACCAAATTGGTTTTCTATGTCATTAATTATAGGTAATATTTTATTAGTCACATCGTTGTTGTAATTAGCTATATTTTGTTTAGACCATAACTTTATTTTGATTTCATCGTTGTCACTTTTAAATGAAAACTGATATTTCGGCATGATTGCGCCCCTTTAATGGTGATCCTGGGATTTCATCGGCATATTTCAGCAGCAATATCACCCATATATTAATTTTAGCATCGTGTATAACTCACTATCGTGCGTTAACATTGTGATATTTCGCACTACTGGTAATGACGATGATAATGTAGGCGTTAATAAGGAAATCACATAAACATCAACTGTTTTTAAGGCTGGTAATATTCCCGCGTGATATATATCAAAATCTTCTATATAACGGGATTCATACTGGTATCCAAGTTCTGCCAGTTTATTAATCACGTCATCAGTGTTTGTATAAGATTTTTCTAATGTCAATTGATATAGTATTTTATCTGATTTTTTCTTTGATTTATTGTAATCAGATGCAATATCTTCTGGCTCACTAAAATTATCCAAAAACAGTTGGGTAATATCCGTAAATAAATTTATATCACAATATAATTTCGCATCACACAGCATCACAATGAATGTGTTATTTTCCTTGGCAAAATCATCTAAAATCTTGGTGAATGCATGGGTATAATTTTCGGCAAGGAACCATGTGGGAAACGCGGTTGAATCATTACCATTCGCGACATGTTCAATTTCCATGTCTATATACATAATTATATCTAAAATGCGTAAATTAGATGGAAACATGCCACAGAGTTTAATTGCCTCAACGCTGTCGGTAGGATTGATATTATAGAACCCATAATCATTTTTGTTTTCATATGTTATATATGAAACTGGTTTTTTATTAATTGGGATGTTTGTGCCATTTACATTTTGGTATATCTCAATCGATTTCACTTTATCCGTTTCAAGATAATAATGTAAATACGACCAAATTGATATACAACATACATTTAATTCAGAAAGTTCGTATATAGTATTAATAGTATCATGTATTTCAACCGGGAAATCTGGCAGATAATTATAAGTTGTTTCCCGGTATAATATATTATATGGTGTGATTTTATTATTGGTAACTAAATTATAATCACAATCATTGTCAATTTCGATTTTAAACTGATCATCTGGATTAGTTATCATTACCGAATTTAAAATAAGAGTATCAGTATTAAAACATACACATACCATAAACTTTTTGTGATCTACGATAAATGTAAACGTTCGTTTCATAATACCCTCAATTTAAGTAATGTAATAACTTCTTCACTTTTAGAAAAAAAGTAAACACGTTTGTGAACCGCGTCTGAATACACTGTTCCATATATTATTAAAAAATCAGTGTCATTTACCAGCTTAGAATCAATATAATGTTTATTAACACGATGTAGTATATCACGGTTAATATTACTATTATTGTTATACTCACTACTCATTTGTATAATATTGGTCATCTGAACACAACTAATGTCCGCATCTGCATTTATTTTAACTATTTCTTCTGAAAGATCGATATATCCCTCATATGATAATGTGACTGCAAAAGTATGGATATTATATTGTTCCAAGGATTTTAATTCAATCCAAATAGTGTTAATGAAATTCAATATTGTTTCATAATGTTGTGTTTCCACGTGAATATTTTGATCAATGATGGTAATTGGCGTATTCAATTTAATCGCCAGGTCATTTAATTGGCCGTGGATTTCGTTTTTTTTATTAAGTGTTATATTGTTTCGGCCATCTTGTTCCCAAATACCGAATGTTATAGAACATCCATAATCTGACCCGTTTATGATGGTCGGATTTTTTGGATAATGAAAACCACCATCAATCTTGCCAAAATGATTATTAACCCAATAGCAACCTGGGATGGTGGTTGGTTTGACATATTTGTGACTGCGAATTGGTTCCGTTACATCATGGACTATATGAAATTCAATATCACTATAATATCGAACAAACATATCCCATACCATAATAATTGCGGCCTGGTTACAACTTATACTATAACCGTAATGACAAGTATCGGTTTCCATATCGATTTGAAACGGAAACTTACCACGATGCAATTTTAAATTAATGGCGTCATACGGGGTTATTTTATAACATTCCCCGAAATGGTCATATTTAACCCCCAACAGGATTTCGTCATAAATTAGATAATGAATGGATAAACGACCATAATGATCATAACAAGCATCATCGAACTGCATTGGTTCATGTTTTACATTGACATATTGTTCCCAACCACAATCAAGAGACACCAAAATACGGGATTCGATCATGTTAGTCATAATAGCCTCATTTTTAAAAGAGTAATTATGGATTCATTCTTTGAAAACAAATGAATATTTTTTCTCCAACTGTGATTGTAATATGTTGTGTATACCAAAATCAACACATCATTATCCTGACGTAAGACGGCTTTGATGAAATCCACATTAATGCGATTTAGTTTGTTCTGTGAACTTAAATAATCAATATGTATTAATTGTGTGTTGACAATATCGCCATCATTCCATACATCCTCATATTTGGATAACACGTCATCGTATTTTTCATACGTTACTTTGATATTGACGTTATGAATATTATGTTTTATCAAATCATTAATTTTAATCCATTTATTATTGATTAAGTTCATTATTTTCCGTTTATATTTCTTTTCCATGTGAATATACCCATCTGCTATGACGATCTGGGTATTTAAATCAACACATAGTTGATTAAGTTCATCACTGACATCATTCGACTGGTTTAATGTTATATTATTAGCACCTAAAACATTGAAATTACGGAATGATACATTACATCCGTAATCTTGGGCATTTATTTTGACCGCATTTTTAGGATAATAAAAATTTCCTGCGGCTTCTTTCATACTATTGCGAACCCAGAAACACCTCGTTGTGCATTCAGGTCTAAAAAAATGAACTTGTTTCATAGCAGTTGCGGTATGATCCATGAACTCAAAATGAAAATGTTTCATATGCTTGGTAAACAAATTCCATATAATAATAGTTGCCGCTTGTTTAACAGATATTTCATACCCATAAGTCGATTTGAATGAACCAGAAAAAGCATCTGGTTCATTCGTGATGTCAATTGGAAATTTGTGTATTCCAGGGTGCTGCCGAAATTCAGCAATTTTCAATGGAGTTAAGGTATAATATTCGTCATATCGATCATACATTACATCATTTAAAATATCTCCATACTTTGTTGTATCAATTATTATTTGATTCAAATAATTATATAAACTTTTCGGAAAATCAATATTAGTATGTTTGACATCAACGTAAATTTTTTTGTTTATCGGTTGCATCAACACTCGAAACGTTGTTGTTACCATGTCAAACATCAAATAACTCCGGTATAACTAATTAAACTAATATTGCAGTTCGTTACAATATTAACGGTATCATATGTGTTTAAATATTTCTGAAAATATCTTGAACAAACTTTGCCATTTTTAAGATACCATTCTTTATAAGAAAAACCTTTTTCGGAAAACTATTAGTTAGAGTTTTAGTTTTGTTTACTTGATGTTTTATTTCATAACATGTTTTTTTATTGGATAAATCTTCAACATCACACAACTTGTCAAGTATATCCATTTTGAAATCAGAAAATAATGATTTTTCCAAATAAATATCACCAGTTTCATATATGAAAATGCTTGTATCATTTTTCTTGGCAAATTCATCCATGCTCTGAAACATTTGATCGGTCATTAATTTACTTTTAGGTCCATAATCAAATGTTGATTTTTGCGCATCTACTGGTTCGGCTAAGTAATCAGTAATATTAATTTTATACGGTGTTACTGGCAAATTATTATATATCTCTCGTTTTTCATATGATCTAGTATAAGGCATAGTAAATGCAAAATGATTATAACGTAAAATCTCATATAGACCATTTTTGATTTTAGTATCGCGTTTAACCATGGTTAAACTGGACATAACCGGTTTATATGTTTCTCCTGTCCCATCGTCTGATTTATAAAATATTTTTACTGTGTTATTTTCCGTAAGTTTATTATACAGATATACCCATATAAATATTGCATTTTTTGTTACTTCTGATACATCGTAACTGACACCAGCATCATCTAATAACTTTATCGGAAAGTCATGTATGCGTGTAAAATCTGCTTTAAACCGCATAATGTTAACCGGCGTCATTAAACTCTTATTGTAGCAGTCCGTATCTTTAAAATATATAGCATTTTCAGTATAATAAGGAAGACCAGCGATACCATGATCTTTCGTCATTTTAATATTTTGATCCACATCAATACTTGGTGGTAGAATGACAGCATTTTTATCAACAATAACGGCGTAAAAATACGTATCATCTAAAAAAAAGACAAATTCATTGGGGTTATAGGTCATAATATTTCCTGCATGGTTAATTTTATCATTACTGCCGTTTCGGCATCGCGAATTCGAATGTTAACACTGTTCCCGTTATCAAACAACACAATATCAGCATTTTTAATCTTTTCAGATATTACTGGATAATAACCAAATATCATATGTGCATATGTATTCGATTCATATGCCAAATAATAATAATTAATGTTCACCTCATTTAAAACGTTCAACTTATCTTTTATATCCTTTATTTTAATATTTTTCCGTGAAAAACACCATGATTGTTTGGATAATTTCTTTTCTATTCTCTCTATTGATTTCCACTGTCTGGTAATAATTGTTATTAAATCTTTTTCGCTATTATTATTAAGAATAAATTGATGGTCATGATGAATAATTTTAATTTTATTCTTCCTGGCAAACTTATCAATTGCCATAAAAAATATGTTTTTGTCATCGTTTATCGCACTTCCCATTATTAATGTATTCGGCAATTTGATAACAGAATTAAGAACTTCATCATTAAACCAGTCGCCCGCCAGGCGATAATTATCGGACATATTAAGCAAACCACATTCGGGAACATACTCGGTTATTGTTACCTGTTCCATAGGGGTTTGTAATGGATCAACAAATTGCCAATCATTATCCATATCATTTTTTAACACAGCCCATATTCGCAAATATGCGATATGTTCTGGTAACAATTTATACCCAATATCAGGACGAAAATCATCAAACTTAAGCGGAAACGTTGAATTGTCAAACATATGATGTCGATTGTTTAAACTAATCATACAAGGATATATTATGTTATCGTTAGAAACAATCGATGAAGTATGATCATTTTCATAAAATATATGAAATAACAAACTATTCTTGTAATATTGATTAAATAATGTTCTCTCAATTTTTTCAAATGATAATATATCCCGCGTATACTTCTTACTCGATGAATAAGTTTGTATGTCTATTTTAAAAAGTTTTCCATCGACTACTGTTTCGGTGTGTATTATATCCATATATGTTGCCTATTATCCAAAAAGGAGTTTGCATATTACTGCATTCGTTTCTGTTCTACAAAATAATCTGTCACCGGCGATGTAGACATCATATCGATCTGACAAAAAATCATAACATTCATACCCGATATTATCCAAATAATTTGCAGATATAAATGTTAAATTTGCATCATATAACATTTCATATAGTTGATATGAACTATGCAACGACCTATCTTTTATTATGATAGTATAATGCGGAACATCATCTATTATTATATGGGTTTCTTTTGCTTTAATACAAAAATGATCAAGTGCATTGTTAGAATCACAATATACTATTCTATTTGTTACTAATGCCTTCAAATTATTATTAATAACGTATTTTTGAATATAATGAGTTAACGAATAATTTACGTGAAAATATACCGAACTAACCACCGCATTATAAACCATGCTTGGTATATCATTAACGGTGGCATTAAATAACTTAATATTACATTCCCAGTTTGTCATACAAACTTCGTTAAGTTTCACCTTACCATTAGGCAAACTCAAATCATCCGACTGGACCCATTTCAGCAACAGATCGATGTCATCCGATTGCATATCATAATTTTTACTTTCGTATATATCAACGTCAAATGGAAATGTTTTCATTTTATCAGCGTAGACCGCACTAATCATTTTGATCATGATGTTATCGAGTGGTCTGTCACGACTCAATGTGATCCCAAAATCACTAAAATATTTTTTCAGCAATCTACGTTGGATTATGTTGTCATTGAAACTACTTGCCATTGCGATCAATCTACCCGCTATCAACCATACATTTGATCAAGTATATACCAGCAATTTGTGCAGTGTAAACAATAATATTAGACGTGATTGACACCATGGAACAAAAATATTGCACTCCCTCCATGTGTATGATAATTTTCGTATCACAATAGTTTACGGATAAGGCACCCAACTCATGATTTCTTACGATGACATGCGTAAAATTATCGATCATTTTGAAAAAAATGCACCAAACAGCAAAGCATATTTCGAAATGGATTTCGGCACCGTTTCTGCTGCTGATTATGAAAAAATCAGCAAGGCAATGGCAACAATATCCAATCAACCAGGGGTATCAACCCTTGTTCAGACCAGAGGTTACTAATGGTTTTAAACATAATTTCTTCCAGTAATGCACCCTCTTGGTTGCATGACAACGTATTATATCTCACCATGATGGGATCAGTGGCATACGGTGTTTCCAACGATAATAGTGACATCGATATTTATGGGTTTTGCATGCCGCCCAAATCAATTTTGTTCCCGCATACAGCCGGGGAGATACCGGGGTTTGCCACCCAAACCCCCACATTTGGTCAATGGCAACAACACCACATCAAAGACCCGAATGGCAAGAATAAAACATACGACTTTTCGGTATATTCCATTGTGCGTTATTTCCAACTGTGCATGGACAATAACCCCAATATGATTGACAGCTTGTTTACCCCACGACGTGCGGTTCTGCATAGCACGGCCATATCTGAACGTTTGCGGGAAAACCGCAAGATGTTTCTGCATAAAGGGGCCTTTCACAAGTTCAGTGGATATGCGTATTCCCAGATGTCAAAGATCGAAAACAAAACTAATTCCTCAAATCCGAAACGAGCCGAAAGCATCGAGAAATACGGATATGATGTAAAGTTTGCATATCATGTTGTTCGTCTGGCGCAAGAATGTGAACAAATTCTTGAAACACATGACCTGGACATCGAAAAAGGTCGTGAAATTCTTAAGAGTATTCGTCGTGGTGAATGGGAACTGGCCCGTCTTAAAGACTGGTTTACCGAAAAAGAAAAACACTTAGCAAGACTATATGAAACATCTACATTGCAGCATCGTCCGAATGAAGCAAACATAAAAGCATTGTTGTTAGAATGCATCGAGAGCCATTATGGAACGATCAGCCAGGCAGTAGCTAAAAATGTTGATGTTGACGACATGATTACCGAATTACAGGGAATCATTGCAAAATATAAAAAATGATGGTATCGGAAACGGGTGGGCATTAAATTGGCCTACCCGATTTTGATGTTGAATATCTATACCAAAGGATACAGGCATGACCGAATATGAACTTCATGTTAACAATTTCGGAGTTCACACGGTATGCAAATCGAATTATCCAGCAACCGTAATTATCGACGCGGTTGTTTCCGAACAAAATAGGGTTGGATTAACCATTGGTAGAACCCCTAATACCAGGTTTGATTATAGCCTCATTAATATTTCAAATATAATTTACCCATTAGATATAATATATTTGCATAATATGGGTATTTATATACCATCTCAATATACGATACCCGATTTAAATCATATATTATTGAGTAGAACCCACCCGTCTACAAAATCAAATTTTTTTAACAATATGGATATAATGCGGACTATTGCCCGTCGCACTATACCTGATCTTTATATTCATACAACTGCGGAACATGGCGGCGGAAATAACGTTGATTTTGTATCAAATATTAGCTGGGATACCCATACTACTCACCCAATTTATTATGATGTATTAAACCCATCGTATAAATTTATCACCTGTGATGATATTACTGCACATCTACATTATGTCAATAATGACACATGCCTTTCTACCCTGGGGATTAGAAGCAACACTAATATTAAAAATTATCTATTAAACAACCATACCTTTATTATTGATACTGGTTATAGACTATATTTAGAAAACGACTATCATAAAAAAAATATTGTCAATATTCTGGAAAATGACCCGAATCATATTAACAACTTGATTAGTTGTTATCCTTATAAATTAGATATGTCGGTTTCATGTTTTGCTAAAATAACACAACATATCATCGAACATAATAATATTATAGTAAACGGTATTACACTCAATGATACCAGCTTGCACCTGGTTGAATATTATTCAATGATTGACAGTGATAATATAAAGCAATTAAGCAACCACGACATTATTTTTGTTAAGATTTCTCATATACATGGTTATATGTTATTTAAAACCATTGAAGATTCCGTGATGTTTAATGTGAAATTTTCTCATTTTTTGTTGGAAGATTAATCAATGACAGATACCACTACTTTTCATATGGTTTTTAATAATGACGGGCGTAACGAATATTACGTAGCCAGTTATGTAGGGGAAAAAATTTCAGTAGGGATGTTTAGAAAACTTTCAAACAAACTAAAAATTTCTCTTGGATATAATGAAAATGAATTTAATTTTATCTCTAACATTAATAATATACTTTACCCATATCAAATTGCTTTGCTTAAAATGCATGGAACTAACTTCCCATTCACTGGGAATACGCCAATTCATTTAACGGTATCTGATCACTTAACCTTATTACAATGGTATTGTAGCCAAATCGACACGGTATCCGGCAATGGTGTGTGGTCTATGGTTAAACAAGACACAAATGTATCAACCAACCATATATTTCTACCATATGGTATAAAACTGGTCTATGATGGCAATGATAGAGAACATTCCAATATTACCAAATCACGGTTATATGGATTTCATCAGTATAGGGATATAGCATCACACCATAGTAAACCAGCACATGCATTGAAATATTGTTCGGAATACATTACACTGGTAAACGATAACGATTCGGTTACATTATCCTGCGCCTATTCTTATATTCAAGGTTTAAAATCATATGCTAAAAAGAATAAAACAATAATAGTTTTATATGACAATAATTTATACATGGAAAATAGCGAACATAAAGAAAATATTCGTAATGTATTAACCGAATGTTTAATAACCGAGGAAATATTATTTAAGAAATTTCCATATAAACTTGACTTCAATATTAATTATTATGATAAATATTTTTACCAAGTCTTTAAAACTAATTATAACTTATTAGGAGACAACGATGCATTAGCATCATCTATTTTCAAACTCGACGGTGCTGTTACTACTTTTAAATATACAGAAAAGTTTAAGTTCGATCATGTGTCTGCCTTCATCTATTCGGATTTAATGAACAGAGTAACTCACACGCTGTCACCTAATATTATTAGACATACAGTAGATGGGGATTATTATAGCAGTCGCACTATATTTCTCCCACATCCGACTACATTAGTAGCTGCGTATTTCAAAAATGAACGCGATATGATCATGGCGCAGTTACGGTATTCTGAATTATTTTGATCCCAAACATAACGGAGTCATTATGCTACGATTCGCAGTCTCGTTCCTGAAACATATTAAACAGACATTTAGTAACACAACGGACACGATGTCTGAAATCAGACCACCGGTATATCCGACATATTGGGCCAATCCAACGTATGATATGACCAAAGCCCGTTTCAACGATGAAAATGAAGTGCTGGATTGCGTTATCAGGCTCGATCCAGATACCGGGCATTTTATCGCCATTCATCCGAAAACCGGTCAGCAACATGTATGTATCATGATGTGATATATACGTTTTTGGCGTCATCATAAATAATAATGTTGACATTAAATTCACAAATAACTATGTTCATCTTAATACGGTCCCTTAGCTCAACTGGATAGAGCAACAGACTTCTAATCTGTAGGTTGCTGGTTCGAATCCAGCAGGGATCGCCATTTCCCCACCGTTGTGAGAGACGTAAGATGATCGTGTGCCCGTCTGTTGCCATCACCCACGAAATGTTTGATGTCCGCATCCAGGAACCGAAAATCCGGTTGTGTGATCAGACTGATGCCATCACCAAAACCATCCCAATTACTGTGCAAAAATCGCACCGGAAAATCGACGTTAAAACGAATATCGCCGCATAACGAACATAAAAATGAAAAAGTGTAGCGACCAGAATATTTTAATAATCAAATCAATTTCTGACACTATAAATGGTGATTTATGGAACACCGATGCTTATACTTTTATCGCAAACATCGATCTATACAATAAGCAGTATTCCAGAAAAGTCAATTTTGATAATGGAACTTTTACTTACACAATTTACGGCATAACGAATAAAAAAATAGTTGCTATTAAAAGTATATTCAGTATTTTGGGAATGTTGGAAGAATACTCATTTCTGTCATATGACTTTTTAACCAAATCATATAAAATTATTAGTATTTGTATTCGTCGTGATATGAAATATATCGCATCAACATTTAACGCCCTCTATACATTTGAATCCCATATATCATTTGTCGATTTTTTTGATGGGTTAATTGAACCTCCCATATCATAGGACCGCATCATCACACCCTTGATAAACCACTATGGCGAGTTCGTTGAATAAATTGTTTGATTTTTCAGATGACGATAGTTTGATTATACATAACATAATGTTATGTTGTATGGGACAAACAGCATCATTCGGGCATACAAATAAATCCAAATCCAAATGGTTATTTGATATGATTTCAATTACCAGAACCGCTGGGGTATGGTATCATGATTTCCCAGTATCAAAAAAGTTCTCATTGTTGTGCAATATAAATGAAAATAGCGTTAATATAATCTGTAATGATAGCACACATGATTTCTCGAATATATCGTTTTTGAAAAAACGATATGATAATTCCGACTATTTTATTCAGGCATATTTTGGTTCGTATCATAATGGTGAGTTTGCCTTATTGGCATATGAACCAAATATTTTATATTATTTGAAGGATTCGTTATTTAACGATAGTATCACATCATATGTTGCAAATGCAGTATGATGTTTTTCACATACAGTTTAAAGAACTTATCTCCGTCGGATGTTTTTCTAATCCAGGAAAAATACACCCACATCATATTCAATTCAATGTTCTGCTTAACGTCTTCTACAAGTTTTGCAAATTGATTTGAACTAAACATATTCAGTGCATTTTCCACAGAGCCATAGAATTTGACCATAGCGTGAGCAGCAGTCAATGCTTGTGCTGGCAATTCACGCACATCTGCCAAATATGCTCTATAACTGGAATTGTCATCATTGATTGACATAACGTCTGTTGTCAATTTTGATGATCGATATTTGTTAAAACTCCCGTTACGTTTAATATTACGACTATTCTGTTCTGAATGAAAATATTCATGTGTGAATATTTCAGCAATTTTTTGTGCGATATGTTTGATCAGTTTCGAGGAAGATACCCAATGGATATATTTATGACCAAAAAATAAGTTTTCATCGAGATAAATAGTGATCGTTCCCACTCGTTCATCATTGTTCTCGTTATAATTCATGTTAAACATACCATGAAAAAAATTATCAAATTTAAACTCAACTCTAACTGATTTATAAATATCGGAACTTATATCCGATGCCAGGTCAGTAAAATTGGTTTCAAAATGTAAAGCCATTTCTTGCGGCCATGATTCTTTGTGCCCATCAAACAACGGAATGGACATCACCTGGAATGCAGTTTGTAACGCAGCATTGAACACATGGTTTGTTTCAATATACTCATTAACAATTATATTTTCTGATATAAAATCTGATATTTTCATGATATTATTTATCACACTATGTGAAATATCGTATGTTGATATAACTACAGTTATATTCTTGTTTGTTGAAACAAAAGTATTATGAAAGGAAAATAAGTTGCGACTGTTAGATGAAACAGAAGATCAAAAATCGTGTGAATGCGTTTTTTAATTGTCATACTCGCCATTATTATGATCGTGTTCTGCTTCCATTTTTCCAAATACCATATGGAAGAAGCATGTCGTAATAATAACATGACCCTGGCACATCCATATGTAGGCGCTAATTTATGTGTAGATAAACATGGTAATGTCTATTTTATTCAGGATATTGTTGACATGCAGAAAATGAATTTTAGCAGCGAAGGTGAATAATGAAAACGATTGATTAATATATATTATCTGTTTATAATCACGGTAGAAACGATGATCAGGTCATGAAATCACGTTGTTTCATCATTGTTTTTATTGTTATAGTCCTGGCTTATGGACAATGCACTATTGGTTAAACAATTAGTATTAAGGAAATCAACATGCGCCGGAATACCGAATGGTTGGCAATCAATGACCTTATTACAGGGAATATACGCGCTGATCGCGTATCAGCACTTCAACAATATCTTTATGATCGGAACTCGGGGAATGCGTTCTCCTCGCAAGATGTCATGGAGGTAATGCAACCCTACATAAACGAATTGATTATTCGGCAGAACAACCGCTGGCATGCATTGGAAAATGATCATGTGACTTTCACCAACGAAGCCGGTGAAATTTACGGGCTACTCGTTGTTGAAAAATCAATCATTGACGGGTTTGAAAATCGTGAGACGGTTGATAAGTATCCATACAAGGTATGGATCGCGGCGTTTGATGTGCCTTATGAACGCGGTGCCACATATACGGTCGCGGTTGGACATGCATCTGGCGCAAAAACCGTTAATGACGGTATCAACTATGCGATTAAAAAATTGCTCGATAATGCATACCTGCGATCCGAAATTCTCTACGCTGCAACAAACCGTCTGATCCTTGCGCTGAAAGGCGGAGATCATTTTTAATAATATATGAGACAATAAAAAACCGGGGGTTTACCCCGGTTTTTTTATTGTTTTTTTCTTAAAAATGTTATTCAACAATTTTTCAATTTCTTTGTCCTCTTTTTCCTGACGAATTTTATTCTTTTTTTCAATTTCAGCAAGTGCTTCTTTTTTCGTCAAGAAAAGGCGACTAGTGTCAAAATACATTTTGTGGTCGTCTTCCGGTTTAACCATCAAAAAACGATAGTCGCTTCCGTATACCGGATCAACAACTGTCCCTAAATACGGTTCTTTTTCTTCCCAGAACCGAATTGGGACAATGTATACGGTTGATCCAACTGGTGCGGAAATCACCTTCTCAATATTATGGGCGGTGCTTGCATCGACTTTGCCTTCTTTCACCGCAATATGAAGTTGATAGACTGCATCTTCTACTGACATTTTTTATACCCACATATGTTTATATTTAAAATAGCAATATTATTAACATGTGTCAAATATATTATTTGACTAAAATTTCTTCACCACATTAATATCATATCCAAGTGATTTGATATATTTAACGAACATTTGTGCGTCATCTTTACTAAGTTGAATATATTTCTTTTTTGAGTCATCGTCTGGCATGGATACCCATGTTTCAAAATCGTTCGATCTAGTTATATATTCAGAAATATTAAAATCAACCCGCACCACGCACCCAGTAATATCAACAACGTGGTTCGCAATCATTTCTTCTGCTTGGTTTTCATGTCGGGTGATACCGTGTATTTGATCTTGATACGGGTTTATTTTATATTTTTGTGATAATTTATCGCCATCCAGCACAATACGAACTGGACCCCATGGATAATTTTCACCCAATCGTTGCAAACGAGGATTACGGGTAAGACTAATATGTGTTCTTGGATGTGTAACTGTAAAACCACCACCAGACGCCAGGAATGATCCTTCGGTATCACCTATTTTTAATTGCTTATCCTCTAATATGGCCCAGGCAGAATGCAAATCAGTAAAGTGATAAAGTATACCAACGTTTTTTGCTTCTGATATTGCTGATGTTTCTGAAATATTTTTTGTATCTTGTTTCCATGACCCTGAATTGAATATTGATTTAATTTGATTTGGTTTAAATGCAACAATTTCTGATGCATCATCTTGTATACTTCTGGACCCGGTTTCGTATTCATATTCGGTAAGACCAACAACAAGGCCATCATATCCCTGCTTTATCAATTTTGTTTTGGCAGTATCATCGAAACCATTAATTCCATTGGGTTTTAATATGCAAAAATATGGGTTTTGTATGGAAAGATATGCCGGGACAATTCTAGCATTGTTCAAATTATTGCTAAATGCAGTCGCATACCCGGATGCATATTCCGAATCTCGTGTGAAATAATATCCGACATCTGGACTCCCACTACGCACCGGGGTAAATTCCATGAAATCAGCATCAGAGTTCGTTCCATGATATACTTGAAGTGGATTTCCATTTTTATCTCGTATTTTACTATTACCAAACCAAGCATCAAACGCTTTGTTTTTATTGATATTTTGAGAATTTGGAGCATCCAACGTTTCAATTTCAAATATTCGCATATCAGTTTTTCTTTATTTTGTGATGACATTATTTATTTTATGGTGTAATATACGAACATGTGAAATACATAATTTAATATAAACAAGGAATTTATGCGTTATGATTAAATTTGACAGCATCCCAAAATTCCCTACCGCAAATTATGCAGTCGATGTATCCTGGAAAGATTTGGAACGGTGGTTGGGGCAATACAACACTGACCACATCAAGATTGAGTTAAATCCTGATTTCCAACGTGGGCACGTATGGTCACAGGAACAAAAAACCAAATATCTTGAATATGTCATGCGGGGCGGGGAGAGTGGAAAAAATGTATATTTCAATCACCCGAATTGGATGGGTTCTTTCAAAGGAACACTCCAATGCGTTGATGGTCTGCAACGTATCACGGCCATCCGCGAATTCATGCGGGATGACGTTCTTGCCTTCGGACATAAAGCGTCGGAATTTGACACGTTGTGGTCATTGAACTTATCCCTGAAAATTCGTATCGGAACCCTTAAAACCCGAAAAGAAGTTCTCGAATGGTATCTGGCGTTCAACGATGGTGGAACGCAACATTCCAACGAAGAACTGGATCGGGTTCGGGGCCTTATCAATGAATGTTAATAAAAAAGCCGGGGAATTTCCCCCGGCTTTTTTCATCGTCACTTGACCAGGTATTTTTTAAACCTTGGCTCTACCGATAAAAGACTTTCACCACGAAGTTTATCCAATGCAATCGTGAAGGCATATAATCGAGAAAATAACAATTTTCTCTCGGTATCATCCAATATTTCTTTTCCAAGACCATTTACTATGCCGTTAACCCCCATAATCGGGCCGTGTGGCTCGTGTAGGCGGTTCGGTATATTGGCGTCAATAATTTCCTCCAATGCCTCTCTACGTGCTTCTAACGGCATCACAGCGGGTGCTAGATATTTTGGATCAGCAACGACATTGGTGAAATAAATTTCATGATTTTCTTTTCGAATATTGTTGAACCATTTCCAAATTCTCGGGATTTCGAAAATATTGTAAGCACACAAAACAGTTGCAAAAATAATTCGAGTGTTTTCCATTTTGGAAAATTCCGCAACATTTCGTTCGAGATCAGCAATCGTAAAATGCTCACCACCACGCATATATTGATACATTTCCCCGGTTGCTTCCATGGAAATGTGTAATTTCACCTCTTTGAACTTTGTGGCAATATCAAAAATTCGGTGATCAACATCCGTGCCATTAGTAGATAAATCAAGAACAACTTTGTGTGAAACACCAATATCTATCAATGCTTCCATAAGTGCAAAGCATTCTTCATCTTTAAATGGCTCACCACCTTTGATATTAATATATTGTAGATTACGGAAACATTCTGGATGTAAGAACAATCGATCCAACAATCCCTTTGGTGCTTTCCGATACCCAAGTTTGGAATTGAAACGAAAATCCAGCCCTTGTGAAATAAGAGCCATTTCATCCTTCAACCATGCAGTTGAATCTTCCCCGGAACACATTCTGCATTTAAGGTTGCAAACGTTTGTTGGATTAATTTCAACAAATCGAATATCTGGAATTGGATTGGTTTCATATTTCAAGCCCGGTTCCAGCATTGGCACCAATACGTCATGAAAAAACGTGCGACGGGATGCACCGACTGCCTGTTCTTTAGATTGACATCTATGGCATTGTTCAGGAAACGTGTTGTTCAACATTGATGCCCGAACCCGTTGCATCACGTCACTTCCCCACATTTCAGGGATAGTTTGATCAAAAATATTCCCGATTTTGGTGCCAAAATGGCGATCCGGGGAAACATCCCCATTCCAATCGACTAGAATCGAATGCCAGGGAGAAGGACAAAAAATCATTTATGTTTCTCTATTATCGTGGTGGGTCACATTGTTCCGACTTAATCGCTTTGGTGTATATTTTGCCGTCGGTGCTTCGATATGTCCCGCACGACATTGCAGGCCGAGGTGATCCGGCATATTTTCGATATTCGTTAAATTCAGCGCATGCCTTACCAAAGTTTTGTTCGCAGACCGTATGTTGGTGGTCATATTCTTCAACCGCCATCCAACGTCCTTCATGTCGGAAAAATTTGACAAGAAAGTCATCAATCCCGTCATCAAAGGCTAAACATGCATTCTCACCATACAGATCAATGCATTCAGTTTTTGCGTTGACGTAATCATCAACGGTTGCTGAATGATTTTTCATCCATTCCCAATATTCGTGATATATTGAAATCTGAACGGCACGGACATCTAAACAATACCAACCTTTATAATTAATGCGCTCACACATATCAACAACGGCGGAATCCATTGATCCCGCTATGCCAAGATTTTTCTGGTTATTACCTAGTGCCATTGCGGGGACACTTGCCACGCTGGCTAAGGCTACCATTACTACAAGCATAATCGCCCGCATATCACTACCTCACGAAAAAAAATGACGACACCAAGAAACCAACTTTCAGCAGATAACCTACATGCGCGACCAAAATCAATACAAACGCAACAATAGCGATCACAGTAATAAACGGATTATCAAAATCCATTGCATGTTATCCTTACATGATAAAATGAAATTACCACCATATTTTTGCACGGTTTCTCTATTATTACAAGCCATAATTATATGATTTTTGAAGATATTACGCCATCCTCCCAACAATATAAAACGATAAATATCTATCGTCCCAGGGTCCGGTAGCTGGAACATGTATCACACTGCATATTAATACAGTTGCCACCCCGGTAAAAAATCATTACAGTTTGTCTCTTTTTCACAAATATTAGACATCGAAAGTTTTTGCACAATGATTAATACTACACCAAACAAAAAAGTATTTTATTTTCAGCATGTTACCGGTTCCACGGTGCAAGGGCCATTCACCTTTGATATAATATCAAATTTTTTTAAAAAGTATCCAAATGAAATTCAATATTTTGCAACAATGGATGATGACGAATATATAACATGGCAAATTTATGATCATACGCATACGTTTGTATCGGTTCATGTTTTTACGGACAAAGCATTTAAAGCCCACAAACGGGATATGATTGAATCTAAAAATAAGTTTAGAAAATATCCTGTTCCAAATACAGGGAGAAAACTACCCTTACGCAAATGGCTTCGGTATCCATCAACACAATCTGAACGTAAATCGGACCCGGCATATCAGCGTGCCAAACGAAATTATACCAATTTACCCACCGCATGGGATGATAATTTCAGAAGACCACAACGGTCATGGAAGAAACATCGGAAAACACAATGGAAATCACCAGATAAATAATAAATAAACAAAATTATTATTTGGTGATTTTCTGATGAATATTTATGAATTGTTTAATCCGTCATTGCTCTTTGAGTATAGCTTCAACACAAAAGCATATGGTGCCTGGATTAACGCAAAAGAGCAAAAAATTTACCCGGTAGAAGAAGAACAGCATATACCATGGGCTAAAGAACATTCTGGGGAATTAGGTGTTCCAAAAATCACGGGAAATAACTCATTAACAGTTTATCCAACAATGTTTAGTGCTGGATGGGTTCGTATAGTGCATCCCAATTGGCGATCTGATCGCGAATTAATGATTGAAGGAAAACTCGAAGACATAAAATTGGCTTGGAAGAAATGTTTGCCATTGGTCCGAACAGCAAGAGAAGTATGGATTGATTCAGATGAATCATCAAGTCGATTTGAATTACCTGGTGATTATGCAGAACTAATTAAATTTGTCTTTGAGTAAAGACATCCATAAAAAAGACCAATTAAAACACATGGATTGTTTCTGTGTGTTTTTTATTATTATGTAGCGTGAAATTTCATTCGTATTCCCTTACGGGAACACTCATTTCATTCCCCACTAGGCATTTAACTCGTTCTATCTAAAATCATTGCTCTTGAAATCGCAATGATTTTATCATCACTCGTTATGCCATTTTGGAAGAATAATGTTATTGTTTGATAACAATTATCTTAAAACTATTGTTTGATTCAATATCTTAGATCACGTCAATATTTTAGCCCCCCTGTCTAACAAAAATTTATCCATAGTAATAGAACCATGGGAAAAAATATTTGTTAGACAGGGGAGACTATTGGAGATATGACATCTTGAGTCACATTGCCAACCCAATTAGCGGTGATCATCGTTTATAGATGAAGCTGGCGGTTTCCCGAAACCAGCGTGTAGCCGCCCTACTCCGGTCAATTTCACCTACAAGAGAAAGGTAACTGGGAATTACACATCCAGCGCCAATCCGGTAAATTTTATTGCGACCAAACGGTTATGATAAAAATATTGGATTTAAAAGTATCAAGCACATGCATTACGCCATTGGGGGACGATGCATGCAGGCATTTGTCAAATTGTAAGACATATTGCCATCTTTTTCGTGGTGCCTTTTTACAGAACGGCTTTCGCATTCTTCTGTCAAGCGGCTGCCATCACCCTTACTGATCGAGGGGATCGACGGCTTGGTGATTGCACTATCATTTATCCCAGTCTCGTTTTCTGGTCTAAATTTTTGGGGTGGAGTCGCCCCTGTTACTCCTTATGCGTATGTTCGATCATAATAGTTTCGTCGGGGATCAAATGTCAAAAATAAAATGAACTATTAAATAAAAAAATAAAGCTGTAACCCGAACAGTATTGAAGACACGGGCCAAATAGCCGAAGGTTGGTTGTTACCGGCCTTCGGCTTTGTGTATATACCGATACCGTATTGCAAAAATTGCAAAGTTCAGATGTTGATTATTTGTGAACTGTCAAATACATAATAATTTATCAACCCATTCCCCGCTACAATAATCCCATCATATCCTTGGTTCTGTAACATCGGCACTGGGTCTTCCCCGGTTAACATTGGATGTTGCAAGCCAGGATTTTCTATTACATAGGGTTTTGCCATTTTAATATAATGGGATGACACATTACTACCACACTCGACTGCAAACTGCCGATCATTGCAAAACCAACCATTGATGTCAGAATCATCCGAACCATAAAAAACCGGCATTGGGTTACGATCTTCATCAATCACGCCCATAACACTGGCATCAATGTCTTCTGACACATCTCCACCATCAAACCCGGTATCGTCATTATAACCATACCATGCCCCAACATAAGGATACACCAACGACGCGGTTTTCTGTTTCCGGCGGGTTTTTCTTTTTGACCGCCTGGCTCTTTTTTCATCCAATGTTGATTTGGTGTTATGTAAACCTTTAACAATATTGATATGTTCGCGCATGTTATAAACCCATATAATTTAGAAATTATAACAGTATTTATCATTACTGAACCCGATATATTTGATATTATAAACACCACAATGAAAAAAATAGTTGATTGTTTTTATTTTTAATGTTATCTTATGAATATGCATTATGATAATATTTTGAAAAGGTTTGATTTATGGATAAGAAAGGGGACATTTTTTACGAAGTTGAATGGTATCTTGGCTTTGATGAAGATTCTCGGTGGTGGGATGAAAATTGTTCACACGAGGACAAGGAATCACCGACGTTTGAATTAGTGAGTTATGAAGTCAAATCCGTTCGGTGTCGGCGGGGTGGCAATTATAAAGTTGTCACTGCATACAAGCGGATTAAATATCTTTCCATCGACAACAAGGGGAAGTTATTGCCGGTTCCTGATCCGGTGTGTCGCGAGCAATGGAATTTGGGTAATCGTCCAAATCACATTCGTCCAACCAAAGTTGGCGCATATGTTGCTGCCTTGGCTGAAATTCGGGCATCGTCGGAGTTTGACAAAAATAAACACGCGAAACTGGTTGGGGGAATTAAAACCGGGTTGACAAAGGCACGTAAAGCAAGTTATAAGAAACACGAGGCTTAAGTCTACGAAGAAAACGGACTACTTACGAAATAAAAAAAGACCGGTGTAACAGCCGGTCTTTTTATTTTTGGTCGGTATTTTTATCAAACAGGGGAGTGATGACAATTTCATCTGATCCTGGTTTTGTATCGATTATACGATCCAGGCGAAGGAACGAAATTCGATCATTCGGGACTATTCGCCATACCTTACCTTGTGGCCCATCGATTGAAAACACGGTTTGAAATAGTCCCATGTTAACGATGATTGCCTTTTCTCCGTCCAGATACACGATGTCACCTTCGTTGAAATGACTGCTCATACGAAACATGATTCCTTTGGAAATGGCCGAAATCATGTCTTTTACCAATAACGATATGGTGATAGACAATAATATGGTTAACCAAGGAAGAAGGTGTTCTGTTAGGTTCGCTGTAAGCGATAAAAATAAGTTTTCCATACGGATATTTATATGAAAATATGGCGACAATATGTGGGTATTAAATTGCATCACATATAAAAATTGACAACCATAATATTGCAATGCTAGTATTTTTGCTTCGTCAACCTCCTTTTTGAGATGATCATGAAACAAACAAAAAGTATGAAATTTATTACGTTCACCACGGTCAGTTTGGTCGCGTTGTCGTTGGGTGCATGCCAGGATGACCGGAAACCAAACACCTTTAGTGATGTGGACAGTTGTTCTCACTACTACCCGGAAGCGACATGCAAAAATATGATGGCATCAGCAAAGGAACAACATCAGAAATCTGCGCCAACTTTTTCCAAAAAGGAAGAATGCGAAAACCAATTTGGTGTGGGCAAGTGTGAAACGCAGGCATCGTCCGGTGGTGGATCGGTGTTTTTGCCGATCTGGATGGGTTATATGATGGGACGTATGACACGCGATTCATCCTCTTATTATACATCAAGTCCGGTGTATTTCGGTAAGAATGGAAACACGTTCACATCAACCAATTCGCGGGCTACCACCCCTGTGACCGGGGCACGGTCAGTTTCTCGTGGTGGGTTTGGATCAACTGGACGATCATTTTCGGTTGGTGCGTAAATTGAACAGCATTTGTGTCAGGATGGTGTTTTGTCCTGACATTTTTATTTAATGTGGGGATTTAATAGATGAAGCGCGACACCCATTTGGCCCGAAATGATTGGGTTCAAATTGTTGAAGATCAAGGTTTGACCTATCATTCTTTCGGCGTTCATCCATCAACCGAAATTGGGAATGACGGATGCTATTGGGATGAAACGGTTTCATATTCGTTTTCATTACCGGAAATTGAAACAATTGAAGCGGCAACAGAAGAATTGCACCAACGGTGTTTGGATGCGGTTGCCCACATTGTCAAAAATCCTCATTTGATGGATAATTTCGAAATTCCAGAAAAGTTTCGCCCGATGATCATTGAATCCTGGGAACGAAATGATCCATATATCAAAGGACGGTTTGATTTATTATTCGATCCATCCCGCCCGGAATTAACCGCACCAAAGATGCTTGAATACAATTGTGATACCCCAACGACCGCAATTGAAACAAGTGTTATCCAGTGGATGTGGAAAAACGACGTGCATCCCGATGCAGATCAATTTAACAGTTTACACGAAGAATTGATTGATCGGTATTCCCGGATTCGTGATTTGATGCCAGAAGGGGCTATCTTGCATTTTACGTCATTTCATGATGCACCAGAAGAACGCCAACACATTGAATATTACATGGAACTTGCCATGCAAGGGGGCATTAAGGTTAAGCATGTCCCGATTAATATGATCGGTCTTACCGAAGATGGTGAATTTGTTGATCAAGACGACATTGTGATCCGGTTTTTGGATAAGCTATATCCGTGGGAATGGATGTTTGCCGAAGAATTTGGTGATGCTCTCGTTAATGCGAATATCGGTTTCCTGGAACCAATTTGGAAAGCATTATTATCCAACAAAGCGATATTGGCAGTGTTATGGGATTTGTTCCCGGATCATCCGAATTTGCTACCGGCATATTTCAGCCCAGACAAACTGGGGGATAATTATGTCGCAAAACCGATACTTGCACGGGAAGGAGCAAATATTAAGATGGTGTCACCGGACGGTGTGATTGAAAGTCATGATGCCGGGTATCGATCTCGCAATATATACCAGGCTCGGGTTAATGTCCCACACATTGATAACCATTATATTGTGATTGGATCATGGTGTGTTGGCGAAACCGCGTGTGGTATGGTCATTCGCGAACAAGATGACAGTCCAATCGTCGTGAGTGATTCAAAAATCGTCCCACATTACATCGTTTAAATTATCGAGGCGGGTGTCGTGCCCGCCTCAATTCGTTTGAGTAAAAAATATGGATGACATTAATAAATTACGCAGACAAATTGCTATTATGCAAAAACACATTGCCCAACTTGAATGCGATTTGGATAAAACCAAACCGAAAATTACCAATTATGATCCAATATGGCAGGATGGAACTGTCGTATGTGGGGCGTGCAATTCCGAGTTAAGAAACTATGATGGTGGGTAAAAATAACTTGCATCGGACATGGGCATGAGTTATATTTTCGTTGTTCAGATATGATTGCTTTGATTGATATGGATTGTGGTTCATTATATAATAAACACTTGAACCATATTCTATATTGGGTGGACATTGCGCAATGCCCACACACCAAGGCCGGGTCGCTGTTGTTCGAAGTTTAATGTTAAGATTACATCTTGGTAGCCGATTTTAGGGGTAGGATCGGATCATATCTACCGAACCGGAAAAGCGATGTCATTGATCACGACATCGCTTTTTTTGTTGACGAAAATATTTTTAAACCATATAGTAAAATATAGAAACAACACTTAGGAAGAAGACAACAAATACTATGTTTATCATTTATCATATTGCAGATGATGTCGAAACCGAAACCCGGTTGGGAATTACTGATCCCATTACGGCAATCAACACATTGGATGCAGAAAGCATTGCTCGGCGACAAGCTGCCACAGATTTGTTCATTGGTGGTGGATATACCAAAATGGCAACGGTCGCTGCCGACGATATTGAGTTGGCATATGCTTTGACTCAAAACATGGAAACGGCCTGGTCAATGTCAACTGATGATAAAATAACATTGGTTGAACCCGTTGTCACAATTGATGGGAAAAAATATGCCCATCGTTCAACTGCGGTGGGCGACATCATTGAACATAATGCCGAATTTTTTGTTGTTGATGAAGTCGGTTTCACCAAATTGGTTTTGTGAATAATCCAGATAATGAAAAACCGGGGGATGCAATCATCCCCCGTAAATGTTTTAACTTTGGCAATTGGGGTATATTCTTTGGAACACAGAAAATGTAAATCATGTCATCATGAATGGGATGGAAATGAACAGCGTTGTGATTGGTGCGGTGACCAAAGCACGGTGATCGGGAATTACAATCCGTTTCCACGTGGTTTGCGTAATTTTGTTAACAAACTAAAGAAAGACTTGCGAAATGACCCGCGCAATGAAAACGCGAAATAAATCGCAAAACAAAATAAGTCAATCTGATTCCGCTCGTCTCAAACTGACCGGCAATGATTGGTGGGGATTATATAGTCATAAGATATACACCAAGACTACGTATCCGTCATTAGTTGTGTTTTTAGAACATTTCAAAAAACACGATACGTTATATATGTGTAATGTTCCAACGGGAGTATTACATTGTCCGATGTTTTCGATTAGTAAAATCGACTTCGTGCGGGCATCATCCGTGTATTTTCATGTAAACAATATTGGCACAACCAATCCCGAATGCAAGTCAATAACACCGGAACAGGCAAGCATAATCGAACACAACAATAAAGTTCGTGAAGTAGAATTGATTATTTCCAACCCAGGGGAAACGAAAAAGACATACACCATGGCACAATATTTTTTTGCAAAAGAACGTGATGCAGAAAAATTTATAAAAAATCATATTTCGGCGACATGGGGGTGGTAGAATTAGCAATGTCAGCAATTCGGTTCAACGAAAACACATATTCCGATGAATATCGTGTGCTTCGGGTGTTATCAAGTGCCCCGCAACATGCATCGCTGTTTCAGAAAAAAATTGATCTGATGCAGAATTATTCATCCGCTGTTATTTTTCCTGAACAGCTTCATGCTGGAAAATTATATGGCGTGAAAATAGATTCAATTGATAGTCAGACATCCGGTGTAATTTCTTGCAAACTGACTGGTCTTTATTTTTCCTGTGATCAAACGTTGGCGATCATTGATTACCTTATGCCGAGTTATGTGTCGTCCCTGGACGAAATGGTGGCATATGAATCTAAGATCGATGAAGCATACCAATTTAACGCATATTCAAACACGCATGTAAACACTCACAAATTAGAATCGTGGTGGGTTACTTTCTTATTCTACAGCAAAAAAGATGCATGCAATTGGGCATCGAAAATATTTTCACATGCTTCGGGGTGACGATAAATTGATTTGATGCGGCGTGGTTTGCTATAATAAGACATTAACTTACAAAGGATATGTCATTATGAATAAAACTAAAACCCGTCGCAAAAGAATGAGTTTGGTAGATCATGTTTTTTATAAACTTGATCGCGAACGAAATCTTGAAAAACAAAATAACCGTTGTGTCTATTGTGGTGAAAAAATCACTCGATCAGAGGCTACGGTTGATCATGTGATCCCAATATCAAAAGTTAAATATCATTCGGTTAAAAACACTGTTGCGGCATGTCATGATTGCAACCAGAGAAAGGCAAACAAAGACACCATTGAATTTACTGATTTCGAACTAAGGCTACAGGAATTAGATAGAAAACTTGAAGAACGCATCCAGTTAGCTGAATATCGTCTTAGTTTCAAAACATATGGTTCGTTTAATAAGTGGAAGAAATATCAGAACAAACATAAACAATAATGTATTGATGAATGATGTTTTTTATTGACCGATATTATATTGGATGATAAATAAATGTTAGTTGACGAGGAAAGGTGGCAGAGTGGCTTATTGCGGCGTGTTGCTATCGCGTTAACCGGGAAACCGGTTCGAGGGTTCAAATCCCTCTCTTTCCTCCAAACACACCATACAACGGGTGGGTGGCAGAGTGGCTTATTGCAACAGTCTTGAAAACTGTCGTTCGTCGTGAGGCGAACCGTGGGTTCAAATCCCACCCCACCCGCCAAATTTATTAATAGATAAGTTATCAGGACCGTTGTATGCGTGAATTTATCAATATTCTTATCGCTATCATTACGAATGTGCCAAATAATAATATTGTTGATTCATACTTAAATATGATTCCTGATTTATCGTTTGATGATTTAGATTGCGAAACTTGGGATGCCATTGGTTTCGAGGGTCTAGATGAAGAAATGGAAGCGTATGATATGGATGATTGGGAAATGGCGCATTTGCCAATTTCCAATGATGATAAACAGAAAATTCTAATGTTTGATTGCGAAACATTTGAACGTTTTAATGATTTTGACATTAAACTAAACGAAAAATTTAATGGTCTAATTAATTGTTTAATTGATTACGACAACGGTGTTGTTATGTTGGTTCGCGTTAAAGAATAGTGTAACGCGAATATGGCAAATGTTGATCTTCCTTTTTAATGAAGGTTCACGTATAGGCTGGTATTTTTAGTGATGCCACATCAACATAATCGATATTAAACCGGGTGCATCCAGGTTTAACCGCCCAAGGCAGGTCGTCAATTAAGACCGATGCTCCAATTTTCATGCAAACAAAACCTTTCCACATGACATACTTATGTTCAGTCGGAAACATTTGATCTGATGATACCGTTGCTAATAACGGTAATCCCGCATGTCGTCGCATCGTCGTTTCTGCTTCAAAATCAATTGCCATCTTTCTTGGCATTGTTATGATTGTTGCAAATAAGTTCGGTGAAAGACCCATTGCAGAAAGATCACGCATAACAGATGCTCGGTCATCCCGAAATGTAACAATTCCGTATGACTTGTCCTGGTTATCAACAACATATTCTTGCAAATATTCACTTGCTGGGCCGTCAAATAAGGTTCCATCGAAATCAAGTGCAATTTTCCGATAACGTGATAAAATTTCCATTCTAAAAATATACTCAAACTATTCTTTTTATTTATGGTTTTATCATAAATATCTATACATACATAATAATGGTTTATTAACAATGAGTAATAGAGACGTTGCCAATTTTTTGCGTGAATTTGATGATAGTGATAAAGCCAATTGGGTTAAACTATGGCACGGGGGAAAGGGTCTTGAACATACATTCTATGAAATGAAACCAAGTAAAAAAAATAATGCCGCATTGGGGCCAGGATTATATTTGACCGATTCACTAGAAATTGCCAAACAATATAGCAAAGGTTCCCGTGCATTATATGAAGTATATATTGATGCTTCATTCAAATCTGAAACAAATAAAATACCGGTTCGTGATTTTATTGATTTCATTAAGAAATACAAAAAAACTTATTACAAAAAATATATGTTGGAATTTAACAATCGCAATTTGAACGATGATGCTAGCATGTCTTATATATATTATCTGAATATTGTTAGTGGTGACAACCTGTTATATGGAAAGTTTTCATTGTATTTTAGAACATGGCTGATCGAACATGGCATTGATTACATCAAAGTTAACGATTATTTCATGGGATCATCACACGTAATCGTTGTTTTAAACCCGAAAATCATCAGATCGGTTAAAAAACTTGGATCATCCGAATTGACGATAGATGATTATGACCGTCTGGATATTTCGAAACTATAGAATGATAAAATTACGAAAACTCATGTAGACTAATGTCACGAATTTCTGACATATAACTTTCGATTGATCGGTGTAACCAATCATCCACAATGATTTCACCTGCCCATGTCGGGCCATTATTTTGATCATGGTGGTGTAATCGTTCGTGGGTGATAGGTAATTCATGATTCGAAACTCGAACAATGTCGCCCCCTGGAACTTTGATGTAGCAACTATCTTTAATACCATGGTTGTTGCTGACATGAATTACATCCCAGTCGCGTTCCTTTACTGCGGTTTCAATGGCGGATAGTGTTGCTAATGCACCTTGCTGCTTCCCAACCGTCGCACCGCCATTTTCAAACGCAAACAAAACTATTGATTGATCATCGGTTGACCAGTGGGAAAAGATGGGACACATTTTGGTTTGGTTAATCAATTCAATAATATAATCTTTTCGTGCCTGACGAATCATGTGGTAGTTCTGCGCTGATTTCTGCTTGGTGTTATGATTTATCCGTTGTTCGCGATTTTTTAAGAGAGGGTCAATGTTGTTTGTTTTATCACTTCGTAACTGGGCCTCGTGCCGCCGTGCCGCCGCCTGGACAATTAACTTATATAAATGATCTACATATTCTTGATCTGTGCGATCAAGGCCATGTGCTGATAACGATTGTCTAATACGTTTTTTTATATTTTTCGCAGTCGTAGGGTTCTCTATCGTTTTATTGGGCAGATTAATAAGATGTTTTATTATTTTATAATCCTGATCATTCCCTTGCATGTGATCAGTTGGTAATTTCCGGTATTCATTTAAATCATTATTTGGCATTTTTTCAACCCACACACTACAGTATACGGTTATTTATCATGTTCTGTGTGCGTTTTTTGGTCCCTCACACGTCGTTAAACAGTTCTGGCATACTCGCCTGCATAAAAGGAATTACTGCGCATTCTACCCATGATTTATGGGCTTCTGCGCATGGGTAACTTCTACCATCATTTGTCGTGATATAATTAAAATCATGTTTTCCGGTATGTATGTTCAATGGTTCATTTATCATTAACCGGGAATGATCTACCTGATCGTAATACGGTCGCAATGACCATGTAAATTCACGATGCGGATCAAGCTGTTTCAGTTCAATATCCAATAAACTGTCATCAACTATTTCGTTTTTTGATGTTTGTGCAATCATCCATGGGATATTATTTTGCATGCATACACATTGAAGCATCAATATTGACCGGTATAAATCGTAATAATTCTGGATACGTTCCCGGACTCTATAATGCACTTCGGTGAAATATGATACCGGGTTGGTTTCAATACTAATCAGCGATGGTTTGAATTTTTTGGGTAATAACCAATTACCGATATTGATCCAACAATTATTGTGGATCAGTTCTGTTCGATCCAAACCAACCAGTATGGCAACAACCACGGGTTCTCCCCCGTTTTGCTTAACATGGAGTGCATCTTTAACTGCATTACGCAATATGGCTGATGCAGACTGACCAGGAATCGCAGATAGATAAACATTCATTCCCAACGCAGACGCCAAGTGGAACGGCCATGTCATCTTGCTACTTTTTCTGAAATTCCCATCACCATCGGGCATGTAGTCACCATACGTATTGGATGATCCACATCCGACAATTGTTTTGGTCATTGATTTTATCCATGTTCAAAAGTATAGCTATACATTATTTTGGTTATATTTTCAATTACATAATGCAGTAATACGGGCATATTTTGCCATTGGTATTATTTGCGCACTTAAGAATAGGTTAAACGACAATAAATACAAATACGTTTAAATTTAATTTATGGGGTTTTAGATGGGAATTTCGGTCCGAGGTATTTTTCCGACATTTAATAATTTGCGATTGAACGCACCGGTATTGTTGAAATATGACTGGTCAAATTCGTCATCGGTGAAGGTGTTATCAAGTGATCAGGCCATTAGCCGGTTTGGTGCGGCAACAGCAATATCTGGGGATGGTTCAACAATGGTCGTTGGTGCCCCACAATATCAATCTAACCGAGGCGAGGCGTTCATTTATAGATGGAATGGGTCTACCTGGCAGTTTAAACAACGCATTGATAACCCACAGGGGTTTAGTAATGCCTATTTTGGTATATCTGTTTCAATTTCATATAATGGTAATGATGTTGTTATTGGGTGTAGTGGTGCATCCGTGAGCAATACCCCATGTGGTGCGGCGTATGTGTATCGGACAACTAATGGAACAACGTGGTCATTAAATGCAACGTTGTCACCAGATAATAGAGAAAACCAGCAACGATTTGGGGTAACTGTTGCCATGTCTGCGGATGGGTTACGTGTTGTTGTCGGATCAAATACATACGGTGGATCATATCAGTATGGTGCATTATATTCATATACAAAAATAGGTTCAACTTGGGGACAGCGACAATTTATTGAAAACCCATATCAAGGTGTTGGGGCACAAATGGGGTATCGTCTTAAGATGACTGATGATGGATCAACGGTCGTAACAACTTCGAAAACCGGGTCAGATGAAATCACCATTTATATTTATTCGTTAAACGGTTCAACATATGAAGTTTATAAAACATTTACTAGAAATGCTAGTTCCTTATCACAAATTAATATTGCTATTTCCAAACTTACCAACGACACAATGTTCGTTGGTGACGGGTTTTCTAATACTGTTTGGATTTATCGTAAAACCGGCTTAACTTGGAAACTTCTTACCCACGTAACACCACCGGATGCGAAATCATTTAATGGTGCGGTTGGAACGGATGGTAGTGGATCGGTCGTTATTGCCGGGGCAACCAGCAATTCGGGGCATGTCTTTGTGAATGCACAGGGCATTAAATGGTCTGCGGTGGATACGTTTAGTGGATTAATTAGCACAAACGATGCGATTTCATTAACACTTGACGGGAATATTGCGGCTATTGGTGCTTCTGGGGATAATACAAGTCGTGGTTCGGTCATTGTTTATACCGCACCGGAACGATAATTTCAGTTGACGATAATTTTAAAACATGGTTTATTTCTTTAATAGTTATATGAAGGAATGAGCCATGTTTCATTTTGGGACGATACTAATGGTTATTTCAGCATCAATTTTGATGCCATTCGCATGTATTTTTGTTTGTCTTGGGTTGGTCGTTGACCACGCAAAAGGAATACTTGCTATTTTTGCGATAATTGCTATTATATTTGTGATGTCAGCAAATGGGCTGTTGTCATTTTAATAACAGGGGAATCATTTTGAGCAATCCTTATGAAACTGACAATTACCCTGGTAAATTTGGCATCACCTATGTCACATTTGACGCAAATGTGTATGTATATCGTATTTGGCTCACGGGGCATAAGCGCATGGATGCTCTTATGTTTGAGCAAGAATTGACTGACTGGTTGTTCATGGAAATCGGGGATGATTTTTATATGGGCAATCAGTTTACGGACCCATATTATCCGAAAATCGATAAAATGCTGGTTGAAGGATTGGGGGGAAATTCATTCCTTATGTTCCGGTCAAAGGAAGATGCCTTGAAATTCGAAAATAATTTCAAGGTCATCGGTTCGTGCCAGGGTTAAATCGTGTTATCAATTACTTTTCTGGTTTCAGAAACAGCCCGCGCAATATCCCCAAGATAAAAGGGAAGAACTTTTAACGTTCTGTTCAGATGTTTGCAACATACCCCATGTAATTGTGGGTTGCGAATATGGGGATACCGTTTTTCCGGGATGATCGCGGAATCAAGCTGCGTCATAATATATTGGAAACCCCAGAATTTGAAACTGGGGCAAGGACAATGAACCAAAATATCCCCGGACCATAACATAAGCCGCGCAACTTCATTAGCGTTTAGGCTTCTGTCATTAATCTGTTCAAGCCATTGTTCTTTCCGAAACTGAATATATGTGTGCCAACCATTATACTTATTTGGCACAAAGAATTTGAATGTGCTTCCGCTATAAGTAACGTAACGAACAAATTTGATCAATGGTGCCCAATCTTTGTGCGGCAAATTATTGACGATACTGCCGGGAACATTATTCTTCGTAATATCCGCAATAATGCTTTTATAGCTTTCTTCATCCAATATTACGGGATGCTGGTCATGAAAATATGGATGGTCAATCATCGTCATACGGTCCAATCGGTTTGTCTTCATTATTTATCAGTTTGATTAATGTGCATAATAAAACAAATAAAAAAAATGCATAATATGTGTTTTTTTTGTTGAAAAATTATTGTTGTCTGGTATATTGTGATCATTAACCAAGACATACGATGAAAGGGAATGATTATGATTAATCAGTATGGAACGACCGGACGGGTTGATTACTTCATTCCTGCACACCGCGTTGCGGATTTTGAAGCTGCTATTGCAAAAGTTAGCAAGAAAGCGGAGAAGATCATCGGTGAGCCGATCCTCGCGATCCCGTTGGGGTGGGAATTGGTTGAAGTTAAAAACGCCTGGGTGCGCATGCACCATTTCCATGTTACAGTGTATGACCTGAAATTTTCGGGTTGGGAGTTCGTTGCGAGCATTGACAGCTATAAAGATGATCGCAATGTTATCCGGTCTATTCCGGGTAAAACGATTCCTGAAAAATATCGCACATCTGGTTGCACCTGTGAACATTGCAACATCAATCGGTATCGTCGGAATACGTATGTTCTGATGAACGAGGAAACCGGCGAATATAAGCAGGTTGGTTCGTCGTGCCTGAAAGATTTTCTCGGTCACAATCTGCCTGGCTTGGCGTCATATTTCGAAGATATGGACGCACTGTCCCAAGATTGGAACGACACCGAACCGGGCATGGAATACTGCCAATTCCCGTTGGATGAATACCTTGCACATGTTGCATGCATGATACGTCATTATGGCTGGGTTTCCGGCGCGAAAGCATACGACAACGAAGAATTGACCAGCACGGCCAATGATGCATTTTCCAACTATCTCGATATTTATGATGCTCGGAATAAAGAACCGGATATTCCTCAAGATTGTGATTTTGATATGGCAGAAGATGCAATCGCCTGGTTTAAACAATCCGTGAAAACTAAAGAAACGTTGAGCGATTATGAGCATAACGTAAATGTTATGATCGATGAAACACATATCCCCCATCGCGCAATGGGCACTATGGCGTCGGTCGTTGGCATTTATATGACCAAAATTATTCCGGGAAAAGCTGCGAAGAAATATGATTTCTCGAACAGCAAATACATTGTTGGTTTTGCCGACAAGAAAAAACCGAATATCACGCGTCTGGCTGAAACGGTGACCTTGGTTTCAGAAACGGTCATTTCTGGATATTATGGCACCAGCTATCTTTACAAATTCATCACTGACGATGGAAATCTGGTCACGTGGTTTGCTAGTTCTCCGCAAGGCATCGCCGCCCATGCCCGGTTTGAAATGGCTGCAACCATCAAAAAACATGAAGTGTTCAAAGGCGTGAAACAAACGGTGGTCAACCGGGCAAAGTTGAAGGTTATTACCAAATAATGCACAACCCGACACTACAGGTTGGAACTACGCATCGTGTTTCAGAACAAAATTTAAAAACGCCCTGATTTTGGGGCGTTTTTCTTTTGTATGGATGTAAAATTATGGTATACCCGTTATCGGTATATGTTTTGGCGAATAAGATAGTGATCTGTTGAATAAAATGAATCATGAACCGATTGATGCAATTGATGCGACTACGACATCCGTGTTGCCGGAATCAACCCGACCCAAATTGTTTGTTTTGGTTGGTATGCCAACATCAGGTAAAACAAATTGGTGTGATAAACGCATTCATGATTATGGGCCGCATGTTATTATCCGTCCCGAGCCGCAGAACAACAATTTTATCGTTAACGAAGATAAAGCGTTCACCGAGGATGCAATTACCAAATTCATTACTGCCGTAAAAAATAAAGAAAACATTATCATTGATGCTCAAAATTTGTCTTATAACAATCGACATAAATGGATAAATCTGGCCCCGGATTATATCACCTGCATTTATTCGTTTCACATTGAAACAAACGTGCTATTATCCCGATTGACACAGCGAGGAAAATCTACGGGTTCATATATCCCGTTAGGTTATATAGATTATTTGAAATCCATTTATGAACCAGTGCAAGTGGGGGAGGCGTCATATATTTATGACGTATTTGTGTGATGATTGATTATAATACCTTGACAAATAAACTCGCAAGCATTGAACAACGGGCAAAACGTCAATTACAGCATAACGCATTTGAAATCTCAACAGATGCGTTTAAATGGTATATAAACGAATATTCTAAACAATTAAATGTATCATTATTTACCATTTCCGAATTGGTATGGTATTCACAATTCATTGTGAACAAATATCGGCGGAATAATGGCATTAACGTGGTTTTCGACAAAAACAAAGAAAACTACAATTACAATGCTACTTATTTTGGTGTAGATGGCGTATATGATGGTATCACATTGAAACTCATTGATACCTCTCATATATATCCCAATAGCCGAAAATATGTGTTAACTTATTTTAATGAATGGGAATTTTCTTTTACTGGAATTCCGATTGATAAAAGCGTATCTAATTTTCTCAATGATCGGTGTATTTCTGAAAAGAAATTTCCGATTTGTTTAGAAATTTCTTCAAGTTTAGCCAACCTCGGCTTATTTGATCCCGCCCGGTCTATGCTTGTATTTGACATTAATATTTCAGATGAAGAAAAAACAGTGCCATATCGCATGTTATATAAAATGGTTGACGACACATTGCCAACTACATACTACATTCACCTGACAACCGTTTATTCACAACTGCGTAAATTTTGTTTAAATCGGGTAATGATAAATTTTGAATCGGCTACAGTCACCTGACAATCGGTTATTCACAACTATGTAAATTTTGAATCGGGAACTATGATAGGGATATATGGTTAGATGAAACCGTTAGAACAATTTTTGTTTGGACATTATTACGGCAAAAAACCCGGTTTGGCTGTAATTGCAAAACCAAACAATATCTTGATCGATCCCAGTGAAATTATCGAGGTTAATTTCAACGAGCATAAACTGACCTTTTTGTGGTATGATCAACCCAGAATAAAATCGTTTTCGGTTTTGTCATTGGAACAAATGCCATTATCTGGTTATCCTGATGCAACCTGGCGCGAAACAAAAATTGGTGATGCCGTTATATTTCGTGGCACGGATCAATATAAAAGTTGGATTAATGATACTGGGCCAAACATATTACAGATTGGTAAACTAAGTGGTGTATTGCCAAACGGTAATGCTTACATTACAACCAAAAACGAGAAATCGTTTAACACGCATTTGTGTAATATCGTTCGGTTACCGTTTACTGAAACCGATTTGGTATACGGTTTTCTTCATGATGACACGATTACCCTGAATAAAGAAGATTGGAAAACTCGCATCACCGAAGTTAACAACAATAAAGCGGATTGGCCGTTCGTCGGCTAATCAGTTGTCGGTGTATACATCATTGTGCCATTATCCAGCATAATAAAACCATTCCGTTTATACCATTGTATGAGTTGCGGTTTGGTTAATGTGCCATGATTAATTGGTTTTGGTGTCAATGTTAATCGAATATTATATCGATTTGCTAACTCAATAATCATCTTCAAACATTTGTTTCCGCCACCAGGGCTAATTGAAACTATTTCAGATATATTTGCTGATTGGGGATATGATGATCGGTTAATTACCACCCATCCAGTAGGGTCATTTTCTGGCCCAACTAATTTGGCGTTTGGGTTTAATGGGTGATCGGATGTCACGGCAGACAATGCCGCAACAAATTTACTGTATTTTTGTGAAGGTATACCGCGAAGTCTAATTCTATTTGGTTGGTCCATAACATAATATATCCATAATGCATGTTTATTTATGTCATGGAAAACCCCCCGAACGCATGTGGTTCGAGGGGTTTTCATTTTGTCGTTTTTATTGTAGGGAAGTGTTACAGGGCTTGGGTTGCCCGTTCGCGGATTTCAGCGAAAGTCAAGTCGCGCAGTAGCTTTCCATTGCGATAAACCGGGATCAACAGATTATCATCCTGGCCGGTGGCATCTTCGGAAACAGTTTGATACATACCGTCCAGCAGAACCAACCCGAGGCGACCACGTTTGCTACGTTTACCGGGATCAGTGATTGGGTCTTTGTAAACATCAACCCATTTTCCGTCGATTTTGGCGGCGGAACACTTCATTGCGAATTTCAGGGTATCGCGATCAATTTGCTGCAACAGACCGCCGCCCATGCCAAACGCGATGTTATCCGCCGCCCATCCGGCGTCGGCCAGATTTTTCAGGATAATACCAATGGTATCGAAGTTGATGCCATCTCCCTGAATAACCCGAACGCACGATGGAAGGACTTTGTATCCTTTGTCATTCAGGCTATAGCCAAATTTTTCACCAAGACGAATGACACATTCAACCGGGATGGTTTTTGGGTCACCGGAGTCAGGGCGAACAACAATGGTAGCCCCGCTATCGATAACTTCCTGACGCAGTTCCTCGCCCCAGATTTTATCAACAGCATTAAAAAGATCATAGCTGTCAGAGACAACTGCGACCAGTTTTCCATCACCCCCGAATTGCTGGATCATGTTGCGATACGCGGTCGCCTCATTTTCCCGGCCCCAAGCAGTCATGGTTGAATGTTCTGCGGCAGGGATAGAAAAACCGGCCATGTCTTCGTTGTAATATGTCCGTGCGGCCAAAACACCGGAAACAGTATCAGTGCCCATGAAATTGACCAGATGGGCGACACCACCAATGGCGGCACTTTCCAGGCTTGAAACACCGCGCGCGCCAAAATCGTGCAATTTGAATGCAACTTGTTCCGGGGCATCTGATGTTTTGTCAAGCCAGGTCTTGATAACCTGTTTACAATGCCATGAATTGGTCGCCACCGTGGTCGGATACCACACCGCCCGCAGGATTGCCGTTTCAAGGAACGATGTCAACCAAAAGCATTTAGGGTCGGTATTGACAACAGTCAACATAACATTGTGTGTCGGCAACACCGTCCCTTCATTCACGGCCTTGATTTCAACCGGCAAATAACCATTATGCGCATCGAGGATATGCTGCCAGCCTTCACGATAAAAGGGTTCACCATGTGCCTGCCAGAAACTTTCGGCCTCGTCAATCATCGCCTGGGTGATAGGTTTGGTCAGATATTCTTTGAGAAACATTTGCAGGCCGAACACAACGGCATGATCCCACTTGCCACCACGGCTTTCGATATAGCTGTAAACGTGTGTGGTGTTTGGCGGGTATTGATAGGCGTGACTGGATTTGTAGCTATCGGTATTCAGAAGAATATTGTTAAACATGGAACTTCTCCATTTGTTACGTGTGGCGGACTTCCCGTCCACACAGGTTAATTTGCTTTGTATGCATTCATCATGGCGCGCAGGATGTGCCAATGATCAGCAAACATGGTTTCCGATGAAAGGCTCGACAATGGAACCCATTCGGCATGGGCGGCATCGCTGCCCGGTTTAATTTCTGTCAAACCAGCAGTGCCGGTTTTATTCAATGACCGGGTAACTTCGTGGTCAAGGTCAATCAAATGGGCAGACGTGATAATCCGGCCACGTGGGTCGCGGTCTGGCGAGTCAAACACCCGGCTCAACTTCATAGAGCCATGTAATGCGCCGTTGGGAATATTGATGTTTGTTTCTTCTTTCAATTCCCGAATGGCGGCTTCGGCAAGGGTTTCAGATTTATCAATGTCCAAAAACCCACCAGGGAAGGCCCAAAGCCCTTTTCCTGGCCGATTGCCGCGTTTAACCATCAAGATGTGATTTGCCTGAATGGCAATGGCATCCGCAGTCATATGCGGGCCTTTTCCCCATTCGATGTGATATTGCCGAATGAAATCGTATTCTTCCATCATGTCGGCAAATGCTTCACCATCGCGCCATTTCGAGAGATATTCGATCACAGCGGTTGGTAACATGTCTTCGGCAGCATGCAACCATTCTTTAGAAATATTGGAGAAATAGCCGTTACGGGCGGCAGTCGCATTAATCCCACGATAGTTTGCAACGTTGACGTTGCTCCACATCGGGAAGATTTTCAGATAATAAGACGAATAGTCTTTTTGATGGCCGATCAGACCAACTTTGCTGTTTTCCCCAGCATACATGCCAACAATTTTCTGGGTTTGTTCGACCCAAAGATGATCGGCATACATAAAATCGGCCAAGGGGGTGATATGAACCCGACGCCGTTCATCGGGGTTTAAACTCAACGAAATCATATCATTGACTTCGTTAAAAGTAAACGGGTTCCGAGTGGTCCGGGGTGAGAATGATGAACCCACAATCATGATCAGATTGTCGGCTTCTTTGAGCGCGGCCCTGATAACTTCGAGGTGCGCCAACGTAAACGGGCGGAACCGCCCAATAAAAACAAGGTAGTCGTAGTTTGACATCGATGACCTCCATCGATAATAGATGATACCCTCGACATCCGGGAGTATCATGTTGTGCGTGATTGCTCCAACACGTTTATTTATGCACGATACTTGATTTGATTGCAATAGTTTTTTTCTGTTTTGCAAAAAAAGTTTTCTTTTTTTAAATTGATTTTTTCATATAATTTTAGTATGTTATTCAAAAATTTTAAGGCATTGGTTTTATGGTCTGCAATAAATTAATCATTTCAATATCAATTGAAGAATTGGCAAAAGAACTTGTGGCGCTTGAAAAAGGCGAAAAATATGTTGAATTCTTTTGGGAAGAATATATGACCAAAGCATCCAATCTGATGGATCGGTTACAACAATATAACAAAGATGACATCTAAACCACGATATGAATGAAACTAATTATTGTAAACTTTATTAATATGATTTTAGTGTTTCATTGATTGATGTTGTTGTTTCAGGGTGATTAGGGGATTGGATGATGGTAGTGTATTTGCTGACAATTCTATCCATTATTTCAATACTGATTTTGTCATTAATCCCGATCAAGATTATGGATGATATTGACCAGTATCGGGACATGATGGTGGGTATTGTGTCAATCCTGTTTATTGTTTCAATGCTGGTTATATCATTAATCCCGATCAAGATTATGGGTGATATTAATCGGTATCGGAACGTGGCGAGGGGTATTGTGGCAATTCTGTTTATTTCGGCGGGTCTGGTAATAGGAGCAATGTATGCGGTCCTACATTAGATCAATGTATCCCTTAATGGCAGCAACAACACAATATCAATAATATTTAAACATTTACAAACGATAGGATATTATGGAAATTCAATATTTCAAGGGCGATTTATTATCATCGTCTGAAAACGTTATTTGTCACGGATGTAATTCACACGGGGTGATGAAAAGTGGAATTGCGAAATTGATTCGTGAAAGGTGGCCGATTGCATATGATGTTTATCGAGCCGCGTATGATCTTGGGGAATTAAAAGTTGGAACGATTACTATGGTTCACCCGATGGGTGGACCCACGATTATTAATGCGGTTACACAGAAAAATTATGGCCGTGATCCAACTGTTGTATATGCTAATTACACCGGTATTCGGCAATGTTTATATAAAATTAACGAACATGCTCGATTATATGAAAGTTATGATCGGGTGGCGTTTCCGTTGATTGGTGCCGGATTGGCAAACGGATCATGGAAAATTATTTCGGGAATTATTGAAGAAACCGCAATCAATTTCCGTCCGGTGGTTTATGTATTGGATGGAAAAATACCAACAACATGAGGATGGGCTAAATGTATACTGGATATTTGTTACCAGAATTGGAAAAACAGAAATTACTTGCGATGTTTCCACCAAAGTTCCCCGACGTGGTTGCACATCATGTAACATATCAGTTTGGTGCAAATTCAGTTTTGCCACCAATGGCAAATACATATGTAAGTGGGTATGCATGTGATGATGCCGGTATTGAAGCACTGATTGTAAGCGTTGACGGGACAAGGCTACGGGATGATGGCAAAATATATCATATTACCTGGTCTTTGGATCGGTCAGCCGGGTTCAAGCCCGTCGATTCCAATAAACTTATTTCGGATCATGGCTGGGAAGCAATCCCACGGGTCAATGTTACGATGACTCCAATGATTTTCAAATAGATTCACGGGGGAAACCCCGTGAACTACCCATGATAAATAATATCACAGGTTTTATCAGGTGATATTAATATTATGACTAAACAAGTTATTAATGCAGGGACGCCGGGGACAACAGATGGTGATACCCTTCGGTCAGTAATTGGCAAAGTTAACAATAACTTTAATGATACGTATGATCATATCAGTGATCTATCCAACCCGCACAGTGTAACTGCGGCACAAATTGGTGCATTAACCAGTTCTACCCTCACTGCAAATGAAATTCTTACAAAATTAAAAACTGTTGACGGGGATGGTTCCGGGCTTGAAGCTGATAGTGCCCTAACATTATCAAACAGTCGTGCGATTTCACTAACCGGGGATGTAACCGGATCAGTTTCATTTGATGGTTCATCAAATGTTGCAATATCAACGACGATTAATACATCATTTGCGACAAAAACATATGTCGATGATTCAATCAGTGCAATGGTTGATTCTGCACCGGAAACCCTTGATACCTTAAACGAATTGGCACAGGCTCTTGGTGATGATCCAAATTTTGCTACCACTGTTTCAAATCAGATTGGTGGCAAAGTAAGCAAATCCGGCGATACGATCAGCGGTGATATTGTGCCCAATGCAGCAAACACAATCAACATTGGATCATCTAGTGCGACGTTTGCGACTATGTATGCAACAACTTTTTCTGGGACCGCAATTCAAGCGTTATATGCCGACGTTGCGGAACGATACGAATCGGATAGTGAATATTTGCCAGGAACAGTTGTTGTCATTGGCGGCAATAAAGAAATTACCGTAACTGAAAACTTCATGGACCCATGTGTTGCTGGGGTTATTTCAACAAATCCAGCATTGGAAATGAATAAAAATGCGGGGAATGACATTACGCACCCATATGTTGCGCTCGTAGGTCGGGTTCCGTGTCTGGTTGTTGGACCGGTTAAAAAAGGTGATCCGATTGTGACTGCCCCGGCATATGGCGTTGGTGTTTCGGCAGCGGGATATGACTTAGTGCCAGGGTCCGTTATCGGAAAATCATTGGAAAATAAAACCGATGATGATTTCGGAATAATAGAAATTATGGTAAGGCCCAGTTAAGAATATGCGGTATCAAGATTTATTCGAACAACATAACGTTACCTTACCTATATCGGCAACCCCTGATAATTTGCGATTGGCTAAGGACTTCGTGTTTGAAAAATGGAAAGAACGCAGCAAAGAACGTGGTGATTTTGCCCCAGATGACCTAAGTGGTTCGTGTAAGTTCACTTCTATGTTCGCACAAAAAGTATTTGGTGGGAAACTGGCTGGAAATGAAAAACATCAATACGTTATCTTAAATGGACAGATCATTGATTTGAATATTGACGCAAATGATGTTGTTAGATTTCAAAACGAATATGACGCTGATGGTTTTATTGGGTATAAAGAAAACAAATATGGCTGGTCGGAGTGGCATGGTCCACCACATGAACATGATGAAATCTTTTTTAATAATCGTGATCATCGTGAAAGCATGAAATCATGTCGTCCGCGTGTTAACCAATGGGTGCAAGAATTTATAAAAATTCTTAATCAGAAAACCGGCACCGAGTAATGGTTCTGGAATGATAATGCATCTTCCCAGGTATTCACTAAAGGTTGTCCTTTGATATTCAAGCTGGTATTAAGAAGCATAGGACATCCGGTTTCATTATAAAATTGTTCTAACAATTTATAAAAGATTGGATTTTGATCAGCACGGATCGTTTGCACCCTAGCGGTCCCATCCTTATGTGTAATAGCAGGATATAAATCAGGACGCTTTACTTTCGCAACAAATTGCATATATGGGCTTGATTTAACCGGCATGTCAAAATAAATATTTGCCATTGATTCAATTATGACTGGGGCAAACGGACGAAACATTTCTCTCTTTTTTAACCGATTTACTCGATCTTTGCATTTATCGCCCCGTGGATCAGCTAATAATGATCTGTTTCCTAATGCACGCGGGCCATATTCGGCTCGACCGTTGGCAAACCCAATGACTTCCCCAGAAACCAATGCCTGCACTGCCCCGTCAATATCAGGATCACGGTTAATATCATGTCCCAAATATGGAGATTTCCAATTGAGTTTTTGGTATGTTGATGCAGCAATCGCCCCTAACGACGACCCCGCATCGCCTGGATTGGGCATGATCCAAATTTCATCATGCGTTCCCTGCTTTGCAATCTGACTATTGGCAACACAGTTTAAGGCAACTCCGCCCGACAATATCAAGTTTTTTGATGGAAGATTAGTTGCAATCCATTTGGTCAGATTGCACAAATATTCTTCGGTAATAGATTGCATACTTGCGGCCAGGTGTTCGACATTTGTTATTTCAGGTTTCCACCATTTTATGCCTCTATGGACATTCTCTTTTAATGAAAATGCAGGCCCGGACATATCTTTAATGAAATCGCGTTTTATCAAATCGGTATAACGATCATCCCCAAATGCGGCCATGCCCATCATTATATATTCTTCTTCGTTTGGTTTAAAACCACAGCGTTGCGTCATTGCACTGTAAAGCAATCCGATGCTATGCGGATACCGTTGCGACCATTTGAGGAACATTCCGGTATAATCCGCTTGCCAAATACTAATTGTTGTCCATTCGCCAATAGCATCAATTACCGCGATGGTGGCATCATCAAATGAACTGGTATAAAATCCACCAGCGGCATGACTTTCATGGTGCCCCGCGTATTCAACCGGTATTTGGTCTAACCCAAATAATGATAAATGTTTTTTAACCCGTTGAACCGCTAATCCATCCCATTGACCACAAAAAAATTGACGTGATTTTTTTATAAATGGCTGTTCATACCATATGATTTTATCTGGCGATCTACCTGATAACGCATCATCCAGTAATGCTTGATTGATATTGCCATCATTTTTAATCCGAGAATAGCGTTCAGCATGTCCGGCAAAGATAATTTCATTATCTTCAACTACGGCAACAGATGCATCATGCCCTAATGATGTGATTCCTAAATAAAGCATTAGTAAATAAACGGGTCACGTTTTTTGAGTTGACGAATACGATTATGACGTTTGATTATTGATGCAAAATAATGATATGGAAATAATAAAAACCGTAGCATGGGACAATTTACTCTATTCAGTTATTCTCTTATTTAGTGTGTTGTTTCTTACGTGCTATATGCAATATTTTTGGTTTTATTTCGTTGTATAAGTTCTTTGCATATTGGGTATGGACATTAATTCCAGGATGTAACCCATCGCGGGCGCGAGGCTCTAATCTAAAATCAAATTTACTGTTAATGCGTTGATTCATGATTGATGGTGACAGACCATGATATTCTTGATACATGTCCCAACTATCCCACAAATAATCACTATTATGTGCCATCATGACATTGTGAATTAATTCCATGTTTCGCACGTAATTCATTTGATCATTATCTGCGTTATGAACTTCAATAATATGTTTGCCGAATTGCGGATTTGGTAGATAATCTACATTTATGTAATCATGCAAATAATTTTTATCTGGTTCATCTTTATCTGGGACAAATACTTCACGACGATGTGCCGGAGGGGAAATAATAATCACCAGATCGGGTTTTATTACTGGAACAAATTTTGTCAATGTTCTGGCGATATAATCAATGCTTTTACTACAATGCGCCAGGTTCCAATATGGAATATGTAAGTTATCATCAGATCGAAATTTGTTGATAACTTGATACCCGAAACTGTCAGTTACAGGGACACCACACCCAAACGTGATTGAGCATCCAATAAAAATAATACGGGCATCATATGGATGATTATCAAACGTGTCGCAGCGAAAACCATGACTATTATACCGGTAATCAAAACTATTTTCGGTATAATAGTTTCCTTCTGCTATGAACCTATTTTCATCATCACTAGGGCACCATCTGGTTATCTTGTTGGCATAATTAGCATCAACTAAATTATTCCATAAATCCGATATTGTTTTTGTTGTCGTTGTCATTAATAACAGTCCCAATTAATGGGAAAACAGTTTCTAATGATTTCCCACGGCGAATATCATATTCTGAAAAAAATGATTTAAAATCATGTATTAAATCAGTTCTATCATATTTATTCACAATTTGTAGTTGTTTAATCAGTCGTTCGACATGTGAACGTTCAAAATCAACCAAATGTTGTGAATTATTATCTAACCATGCCTGAATTTCGGTTGATTTCAATTGTTTAAAATCATCAGGAAGAACGTCTATCGATTGAAATTGTGGGTATCGCATGATATTCACCGAAAACAGCACACGGCTTTTTCCAAATTTAGATTTCAGGATACACAAATCATCCAGAAAATCTGTGATTGAAAATAAGCACAACGCATTAATCGTCATCATGACATTTAATGAAATATTGGATGTTTCCCCAATCAAATTCATATTATTGAGCCATGCTGAATAATCAAGGCCATCTCGAATATATTCCGCCTGTTTACCATATGCTTCACACGATGTGTAAATACTCAAATTCGATATGTTTTTGGATTTATCGATTAACTGTTTGATAATACTATCTTTGGCACCAAGGTTTGTATTAATGGACAGTCGCATAGATGTATCGGGATGTGTTTCAAACCAGTCAAACATTTTCCAAACACTAGTTGACATTAACGGTTCGCCACCAGTGATTCGAATTTCATCCAAATCATTTGCTAGATCGGGCCACCACTTCCAAAATGCAGTGATGTAAGGATTGTCATCATCGTGTAGATATGGTTGCGCCCATGGTGCGTCTGTTTGATAATGCTTGCGATCATCGGTTGTATGATTTTTATAGGGGCCATTTTGTTTAATATCGCGTGCCCACGTGGTAGAAAATGTTGCACTACAATATGAACATGCAAAATTACATACCCGATCAAACGCGATTTCAAGACTTTTGGGATTATGATTTTGATCCGGTGATTGAACCACTGCATCTATATCGAATTTTGAAAATTGAAATGTTTTGAATGTCCGATCAGATATTGCGGTGGTATCCGTATCCTCAACCCGCCAACAATAGTCACATTCTGATGGGCGTTTCCCGGCCATCATTTCTGCCCTGGCGGCTTTCTTGGTATCGGTGTTATGCAGTGCTGCCGGATTATTCGTAAGCGCATCCACCGCGATATTATGCATAGCAGGATGGTGGCATGACGCAGTTGATCCCTGATTCAGCCAAATGGTTGAGTTCAACCACTTGGCCGCACAAAAGGTATCGGATACCGGGTCCATGACTTCCTTTTTGAATTTTCGATAATCTGTCATGCGATGCCATTATACCAATCAGCTAATGCCGGGAAGGTTTCGATAAAGTTTTTTCCCCGGCGCTTGTCATACTGTTCATAAAATCGTTTGAAATCGCGTTCGAGCAGATTTCTATCTGCTGCCAATTCGTGTGGACTTTTAACCACATCCAAGTAATCAATAAGACGTTGCAATTGCGCACGTTCAAACTCATGCAATAGTTTGCTATCTTTATTGGCCGAATACCATTTTGCGATGGCGTCTTTGCGTTCCATGCGCAATTCTTCGGGAAGAACTAACGCACTTTGAAAACTTGGGAAACGCAAAATATTAACAGAAAAACATGGATAATCTTTTCCGTATTTTTGTTTCCAAATCATTTGCTGATCTAAAAATTCGGGCAGGCCATATAAGCATAATGCATTAATTGTCATCATCATGCTTAATTGTATTTTACCGGTTTCCGCCACTCGTTCAAAATTAGAAACCCATGTATCCCAGTTTAATCCATCCCGAATATATTCAGACATCTGACCGGATGATTCGTTGCTGGTATAAATTTGGAAATCATTAATTTTATCAGCGGCGATTAACAAACGATCTAACAATTCATCTTTCATACATAGGTTGGTATTCGTCGCAAACCGGATATGTGATCCTTCGTTTTCAACAAACCAATTCAACAACTTCCAAAAATCACCACTCATGGTTGGCTCACCACCGGTTACCCGCAATTCCATTAGTGATTTTGATAAATCAGGCCACCATTCCCAAAATGCAGTTATGTATGGATTTGGTTCGGTGAATTTGAATAATTGAGAAGAATCGTGAGAGTGATTGAAATGCCCCCGTCCGTCGGTTACCAAATCAGTATAGGGACCATTTGTTTTAATGTCACGCACCCAAGTCGTTGAAAACGCCGGGTTACAATACGAACACGCAAGATTGCACGCCCGATCAAATGAAATTTCAAGCGTTTTCAGATCAACATCCTGATCAATCGGCATTGTGCTGATTGTTTTAATATCATCATCATCATAAATGACGGTTTTGAATGTTCTATCTGATACATTACCACGGTTAATATCTTCAACTTTCCAGCAATAATCGCATTCGCCGGGACGTTCCCCGCATTGCATCTGGCGGCGGGCTTCTTTCTTCTGTGGAGTATTATGCAATAATTTTGGGTTGGTTTTAATTAAGTCGGGATCAATTTTATGTGGTAATGGATGATGGCACGAAGTGGTCATCCCTGATCCAAGCCAAATTGTTGCATTATACCATTTGGCCGCACAAAACGATTTTGAAATTGGATCAATAATCCGCTTTCGATATTCATCATACGTTTCATTGTCTTGTCTTGGCATTTATTTTATCACCCGTATATAGAAATGTAATCAAAAAAATTCGATCTTAATTCAACCATAGTAAGTAATCGATCTTGTTTTAGCATGTTTTCTTTGTATTCAATATAAAATTCACTAAAACTTAGTTCTTCATCGAAAGAAACACGATGATAAAACCAATATCCCAATAACGATAGTCCTGGTGAAAACGAATAGTGTATAATGTCAATATCTAATTCACTCCGTTTCATGATTTTATTATCACGATGATCCACACACTTTGTATATAATGGTGTTTCAATGAGTTCGATATTATATTGTTTTGCTATATTTTCTATTGTGTTATCCACATTGGTTGCATATGATTTGGTTACTATTATTGTTTTTGGTGGCAATAGGTGAAATTTTTGATTACAGTTAATTGACACGATCTATTATACCTCCATAGGTATTTCGAATATACACTAAACGCAGCAATTCATCTTCAATCGAGGGTTGAAGTATATACATGTAATAGCTTTGGAGGGTTGGGTAATTATCACAAAATGATGCTACGCCTTTATCCGTCCGTAATGTCGGTATATTGTTACCTGCCTTGCTAATAATAGACTTGACTAACCATGCTGCATAAATTGCCGGTTGATATGAATAATAGCAATGGCTGTTCGATGTAATGTCGCTTGAATACGACAAATGAGTTTCGCCGATTGGTCCATAATATTCGTGAACAAAATATAGCTGGTTCGGGTGTGTTGTTCTTACCTCAATATCTTCTGGTAAGACCATTTCGCATTTAACGGTGGATGCAACCTTTTTTATTTCGGTTTGCCAAAGTTCACCCTTTGTATATCCGCAAGTAAATCGGTCTGATAGCTTAATGTTCATCTCATTTTTCATTGGTTAACTCCAAATCAGACAGAACACATTCTTGCCAGAAATCCTGTAATTCAGGAAATGCGTTAAGCAGATCGGTATTACGCCGATGGTCATGCTCTGAAAAAAAACGATAAAAATTTACCATATTTTTTTTCATCTGCTCTTTTGGCATATGTTGCTGCATTTGGTCAAGCACTCGTTTTAGCTTTGCTACCTCATAGTCTTTGAACCCTTTTAGTCGATGGTCTCGGGTTTCCAGGTTCTTTTGCATGAACGAAATATCTTGTTCAACATAGAGGCAATGTTCTTTTGGTAGCATTTTAACAGATTGCCATGCTGGATAATCGAGAACCGGGGTATCAAACCAAATTTTTTGACGGGTATCGCTAAACTGGGCGCGCAATTCCAACACCCATTTTAGGAAATCACGAAATCCAAAAACGGAAAACAAGGAATATGTCACGATGAATGTTAATGATCCATGTTTGACGGTTGAAAGATAATCAACAACATTGGCTTTAAGCCGATTGAAATCTAAACCGTTTCGAATATATTCTGCTTTGTCTCCATAATTATCAACCGACACAAAAAGCATAAAGTGATCTACTTTACGATCTTTATCAATTTCATTTAGTTTGGATATGAATTTTTTCCAAAGTGCGGGTTCAACCGACAAATTGGAAGTTATGGACAATTCCAAATCTTTTTTAGGATGATCAATGATCCAATCCATCACTCGGTATGTATTTTTATCCATAAGCGGCTCCCCGCCGGTCATGCGAAATACCTTCAATTCTGTATATAGGTCGGGCCACCACTCCCAAAATGCGTCAACATACGGGTTGTGTTCACGGTTTGGAATTGGCATCATATTTTTTGATCGCAAGGCATCGATACTATTATGCGGGACCAATGTTGGGTAAGGCCCAAACTGATCTATTTCAGCTTGCCAGGATGACGATAAATGCGGTGAACAATACGAACATTTAAGATTGCATGCCTGATTGAAATTTACTTCAACATAAGATGGGGTAAAATCAGCATCCCATTTTGCTGCAACCACTTCATCAAAACGTTGTGCGGCAAATGGTTCACCAGACCGATAATGACGGTCTGACAAATGTCCAGTATCTTCAAATTTCCAACAATATTCGCACTCGGCGGGCCGCACCCCATCAATCATTTTTTTACGCTGTTCTTTTTTAAAACAGGTATTATGCAATGCGGATGGACTTTTTTTCAGTTCGTCAAGCGGAATGGGATGAATTTTCGGATGATAGCACGACTGGGTATGTCCATTTGTTAAATGGATAGACACTTGCGTCCATTTGGCAAGACAAAAGCTAGATGACACAGTATCCAGCTTTTTTGCCATATGCTCGGCATCGGACATATAATCACTTTTCAAGTCGCCATTGATGTCGTCAAATACACCGTCACCGGCGATATTGTCAGGAACATTTGTCATTTTAATAATTTCATACCTGTTAAGTGAATAATGTCTGATATTTCCAGCATTTTAAATATTACGTAGCGCGTATGTTTCCCGAAAGAACGACGATTCCCGTTGTCCAAGTAATGGCATATAAATTTTGGTTTGTTTAAATATGTCATCACCCATTTCGTCCATTCGATCATATAGTTCAGAATTGGGATCAATGATATTATCGAACCCGGCAGTTTTCCAATGTTCGTCAAACCACGCATAGTCAATAATTTTGGTGTGGTCCCATGTCATATTACACATATGCATTAATCCATTGCGTAGACCATACATTGCCCACACGCCATTTTCAACATCTGCCCCGACTGATCCCCATATACGAAGGTTCCGCATGTTCAAAGGATGCAACTTTGATGTCATGTCTGATGGCATTATCCGATGTCCACGGTCAAGCGATAGTTTAACACCTTCACGAAAACCAACTCGGTATGCCTGGTAAGGCGACCCATTATTATACACATCGGAATATGTTTCCGGTTTCTGCACATAATCGGTTTCCCAACAAAAATCCACCGAGGTTTGGCTATCTTTTGCGTTTTCATGGGTCAGCATATTCATCACGAATTGTTTAGACCAAAGTTTCAGTCCGCCATTGCCATACATTAACCCGTTGATTTTGTTTTCAGCATTCCACGAGAAACACCGATTTGGTGTTGCATCTACATCCAGATCGATTTTCAGGTTGAAAAATTCGGGGCGCACCACGTTATCCGCATCCACGGTGATGAACCAGTCCGTTGAACTAGCATTTGCTGCTGCTTTATGTGCTGCATCAAACCCTTTGACGCCATGAATACGTTCTGCCCACGGGGCAATTTCCAATAATCGGGACCAGTTTTCATTTGCATTCGGTTCATCATATGACAGTAAAAATAAATCAAATTCAGTAATATCAAATGTTTTCATCGATTATAACCATATTGTGGAAAATTGGTAATGAAACCAAATCAAAACGATTTGGAATATTTTTTACTTTTAACGAAATAGGATCATCACCGTCTATTTCTTTTTTTGAAATGATAGCAGAAAAAAATATTTTATCTGCGTTACCTTTTTCAGTAATCAAAATTGGAATTTGTTTGATGTTTGATAATATTGGGGCACCACCACCTAGATATTTTGTGATCGTTAATTCATTGTCAGAAATCGTTGCTACAACACTTGGATAGTCAGGATGCACCTGTGCGCGTTCAAACGTTTTTACCTTTGCCATGCTACCAATAGGCAAACGGGCACGATGTCCGGCTGTTTCGGTTGCATCGAACCACATCCCTTCAATGATGTCTTTGTAAAAAACAGTTAAATTTTCGGGAAGTTTGGCAACGGGCAACGGGACAGCAACCCATCGTTCTCGTGCAAGTTCGAGCAATGATACTTTCACTTGTGCGAACAATTGGGTAATATCATCGCCTTTGGTAATGAATAAAACAAGGGTTTGATCTTTGGTTGCATCCGTGGCGATTTCAAACTTGGTTTCGATATTAACCACGAGTGTCCGCGTTACACGATCAATGGAAGTTCGTGCCGTGATCATGGTATCAGGCATCTCATGTGCCATCTCGGTAAAACTGGTGCCAGGAATAACGGTAATAACGCATCGACTCTGTATCAATACCGGTTGATCGGGTGATTCCAATGTCGTTCTAACTAAAAAATCCTCAACTTGCAGACTGCCATTATGAAAGTTTGTGATTGTTTCGTTATCAACTGTGATGCTGTCATATTTTTCCGATAAAATTTTATCATCATGCCCACTTACGGCAACGATTTCACCAAATGGCGGTTTGAAATAAATTTTACCCGATTTTTGCATAACATCATCGGTAGTATTGTGGTCATCCGTGACGATTATATATTTAGACATTAAATACCCAATGCTTTTTCATATGTTTTAATCACATCATCCGTCAAAAATGACTTAATGTGGTAATGAAACGGTAAGGTTTGTCGATGGCGACCGATTTTTAGTTGTAAATCGTCCGTTAAACCTACCGGGACATGATCTGTCCAGATTTCGGTATATCCTTTTAACGGCCATTTCTGCGCCTTGGAGCGCATGTGAACGAAAGATGGTGCTACCCCATTAGAAACCGTGCAAAGTCGCTCACCAACCATTTTAGCCGCCATAGCGAAGACTATATCCGTTGATGGTTGGTCAGGTCTGGTTTCGGCATCATCGAGATACTTAAACGATAATTCATTCCAATAATGGAACAGATTTTCGGCCAGTTGATATACTTCCTGTGCGAGATCACTATATTTAAAATACATAAACGCGGTATAAACATTTGGTAGATTATTTGCGACAAATGCCTTGCGATAGAAATCACTTGTTATGTCTTCGTTTCGATATGTTTTTGTATTAGTTGTCATGCATACATCTTGAACTGCCATATAATCCCACCAGCTTGATACATCACTGGTAAAAAGCATATCGGCATCGAGTTTGATTGTCTCCCGATACGGTGTGATGTGATATGCTTTCCATTCATTTTGCAGTTTCCAGTCTGCCCATTCGGCTTCATCACCCCATGGAATATCAATGACATGATCAAACACTTCTTTGTATTTGCCAGGAATTGTCATACCGGGGGTAATAAACACTGACAAATGTCCATAATTGGACTGTGTTGCTTTAATGCTAAGGGCCAGGGCATATGCCATTTTTAAGTAGTCATGTTGTCCATTTTGTGCAAAAGTGACAAATCCCCGATCACGTTCAAATGTTCTATTCATTGTGTTTTACCATACAGTTCAATTATGCGAGAAACCTGTCGATCAATTGCGAATTTGTTTAAAATATGGACATTCAAATCTTTTGTTCGATGTGCCATAAATTTCCATTGTTCTGTTGTGTTGTTAACAAAGAACACGATTTCATTAATATTTGGTATCGAATGAATATCGTCACAATCAAAACTGGTAAGGATATAAGGTGTTGGGAATGCATTGTCGTTGTTTTCCGTAAAACCGTTCAAAATATGAATTGCAATTGAAAATGCATAATCATTCCGATACACAACCCCGGAAAAATCATACAAAAACTGATAATATTCATAGTTATTACGAATATGCTCTACCAAATCAAATAGCAGTTTAGCGGCATCGGTTTTTTTGAAATACACGCATGTTGCCCAATACATCGGTATACCAGTTGGGCATAATCGTTGATCAACAGCATCCGCTGACTTATGTTCCAGGGTAACGACGTGTTTATTAATCAGATAGTCATCCGCAATTCCCCACACCTTATCAAACATGTTATTCATGACAAGATAATCACAATCAATCAGGATTGTTTCGTCGAACGGGGATAAATTAAATGCATTTACACGAGACTGATTATACCACAATAGATCATGATTGGTATGACGTGTGTCATTAAACCTACGTTCCTGTGTATTTCCCTTTCGGTTTTTGCTATCATCAATCACAACATGGTCAAATGCCTTTTCGAACATTTCTTCACCACATCTGATTTTGATTTCGCGAATAGTGCTTTCATCGGTGATCAAACATACATCTGAATTTTCAAGATTATGTTTAATCATCAGCGCGTTACATAATGCAATAGCCCCATAATGCACTTGGTCATTATTATGGGCAAACATAAGAAAACCACGAGAAGTCATTATAGGCCAACCACCTTTGCAACATTACGTGATTTGCGCACATTTTCATAATCATTGTAATAACCATTTGCGGTTTCGTGATACAATGACATTATTTCGGCATAAAAATCGGGAAGGTTTTGGATTTTGATTGGTCTGTTTTTATTATCGAACAGAATCGTTTCAGTGTGCCCGGCTCGGATCAAACAATCGACAAAACTGATCAATTCCATGGTGATCGGAAATATTCCACCATTGACTGCATAGTTCAGTTTTGTTTCGGTTTTAAGCCACGCAGCTTTAAGCTGATTTGTCAGTGATGACACGTAATTTGCGTGATCCAGTGCTTTATCTAGGCGATCATCAGTGTTCATAATTTAAAGGCCCTATTCTGAAATTTTGGTAAACCAAAAATAACATTCCAGGGCCTTTAAAGTCTATATTATTTTGAAATAATTAAAGAGGATCAACAATGCTGAAAACAGGCGATGCCACTGGAAAATATGTGGATGACCGGTATACATCAAATTTAACGCTCGTGCCAGATGCAACAACGTCGCTATATACGTTAGTATGCTGGTCAAACATGCTGATTGTGAAGCGAACGGTTGTTCCTTTTGCGCCACGCACCCCGGTATAATTTTGATAAGATGCATAAACCATCAAGTCATTAACAGTATAGGCACCCGAACCAATATTTGCGCCATTATAAATCACTTTGTCTGCGGATGTCATTTCGTAATAACCAACCGATGCGAGTGAAGCATTTGTTGTGCCGGTATTTGATGTAAAATGGGTTCCAAACGTTAGGGTGCCAACTTTATTGGTAAAAATATCGCGCCAATCATCGTCTTGTGTTGATGTCCCGTTTGGATGTAAAAATCGCATGCGAATTTGACCGCCAGTATTAAAGAAATATCTTGCCGCATCTTCGGACGCAAATTCACAATCAATAACGGTGGTGATCGTATCTGACCAGTTACCGGTATGAACCACAGTTTCTACCGAACTTTCCAGCACCATAGACGAACTATCACCAACGAACCGGTTTGTTTCTGCCTGGGAAATAACCGAGTTCAAATCATACGCATTATTGGATGGGGCATCACTTTCATGTGCTGTTACAACATCACCCACTTCCAGAACTGACAATGGTGGCAATGCAGTCGGAACAGTGTTGTTTTGATGCTGGATCATCACATTTAAGGCATCGCGCATGTCACGAAATGTTTGGGCGTCGATTACACCACCAGATACCGGGACCGGGCTACTTTCATAGCCAGTCTGTCCGTATCCGTAATCACCCGTGCCTTGACCCCAAAGTTTCATGACACGATCTTGAAACCCTTTGATGTCTGCTGCACTAATTACTGAACTTTTTGCATATGCCATTTATTTTAATCCAATTACAATTTCGATTACATTCTTTTCGCTAGTTGATGATGAATGTAGTGCGCGACCAATCACGGCCCGATAATCTGCATCGTTGTTAACCATCGCGTAACCTGGTGTATCAGATGAAACCAATCGGTCACCTTTTTTAACGGGGCCAATAACGTTACATGGAGTTCGACCAGATAAGGCCACATATGGGTGTGTATTATCATCACCGGCAGTGGAATTAAGTTCGATGCCAGGATTGGTTGAAATAACACCAAACACGTTAAAGTCATTATTCACTCTTGAACGGCAAACTTCACCGTCGCCCATAACGTCAATGCTAACGACATCACCGGGCATAAGTATTTCAGTGGTCATATACCGTTCAGCTACGTCGGCATATTGAGCCTGAATGGCAGTCCCGCCAAGAACGTAACCTGCACCCGACGCAAGAGTGATCCCGGCGCGGATACCATTTGGAAAACGGCTGGCAAACGTGAAAATAATATCTTCAATCGAAATCGTGGATGGCAAATCGCCCGCCGCAATAACACTATCACTGACCACACCAATGATTTGTTCCCCGGAAATCCAGGCAACAAGATTGTGTTCACCAATATTGATTGTTGCTGTGCCCGCTCCATCGGTTGTGATCGTATAAGACCCACCAATTGGTTTCCAAACCGATCCGTCCCAGACCATCAGGGCTTTACTTGTTTGATCATACCAAAGTTGTCCTGGGGTTGGGTTTGACGGTTCGGTGCCGGAAACAGTCACACCACCGAGAGAATCCCAATCTGGCGAATCCGGTGTGCCGATATTCACTTTTAATTTCTGGTCAGTTTTTGAAAACCAAAGCATACCAGTGGGTGGGTTTACGGCTGGGGAGGTTGTGTTTGCAAAATTTTCGAGAATATGAAACTGATTTTCATTAAGGGTATCACCAAATGCAACTGCACCAGACCCAATAAAACCAATCGGGCATGTGGTTGTATCGATACTTTTGTTAATAACTTCTACAAGTGAAGTGCCATCGGTTCTTTGAATATTATAAGACATCGGTTTAAAAAATCTCCTATCCCGTCTTTTTAATTGTTTCGGGTAATAATTGTATTTAGTGTTTATTCACATATTAAATATCAATATCGAAACTAATATACTGTTTATATCATACTAAGTTCCGATATACCTAAATTAATAAATGATTAGCCCATTAGAATTCGTATTGTATATAGAATTTCAAATGATCTATTTCGTGATTTTTGAACTGGATGAAATATTACATGAGTTAATAGTCGCCCGTTACCTGTTGCAGTATCAAACGACCTAATTCCAATTTCGTCAAAAATATATTTTCCTGACATATTTACCGCATCATCCGTAATGTCCTGGTCAGATGGCTCACCATAATCAAGGGTGCATGTAATCAAAATATCCGCAAATGTGGTATTCTGCGTGTGCTGAACCCGAATATTGTTTTTGGTTTTGTCTGCATTCAACGGACTATTATCATCAACTACTTTTGAATATGTCGGATTATATAATGTTGAATCTTGCCCGGTGGTGTTAGGTAAAAAATATGTCAATTCGCCAGTTCCATCAACCGTTGATCCCCCATTACCAAATACCATTTCATGAATATTGCCTTTCGGGCGATTAGCCATACATAACGCAATTGCTTCGGCAAAATTCTCAAAGTGAATGGCATTTTTCTTATCAAGAATAACTTCGCCGGATACCGAATCAGTAATTAAAACATGTCCTTCTGCGCGAATACTTGCATAAGAATCCGTATTTTGTGGTGAATGACCACGTTTGCTGACAATTGCTTCTCCGGTATCGGTGTCATTAATTGACATATGATCAATTGTTTGGATGTATGTGCTTTCCATCGTCATAAATTAAACGCCTATAAACTTGGTTTTATCTATTTATTTACCTATTAACGTTGGATATAAAAAAAGACCGGGCTGAAAATACAACCCGGTCTTTTTTATTGAAATATATCGACGTAGTTATGCGATGACTTGACCTCGCTTAATTATGGGATAACCATCATAAACGAGTGACCCCGCCAAATGAGAATATCCAATTGTTTGCGCGAGACTGACATAATTTCCGTTTTCTGGAATATCAACCAAGGTCACATCAATATTATTCCCATTTTGCACTACGTTGTAATCTACCCCAGAAGTCAATGACACTGGGCTAAAAACAACTTGACCAGAACTACCGTCTACCGTGTTTTTAATAACTGCGATGTCTAACGGTAATGTGGTGGATGCATTTTCCAACGTGAATGTCGTTTGAACCCCATCTGCGGCAACCATGGTTGAAATGCGCTGTTCATTCCCCAGACGGGTATTATGGGTGCCACGGCACAATTCGGTCAGAATGAACGTATCCCCGGAAACATCAAAATCAAAAAATTCGATGCGTTCGCCGTTGATCCAGATTACACCCGCACCTTCACTAGAAGGTAAGGTAAACGGATATTCTGTTAACAATTTTGGTGAAATATTGAATGGATTGCCACGAACAACAATTTCATTCGCATCATCGTCCAAATCATTAACCAGGGTCATCGCAGTTGAATCATCAAGGGATACTGTTTCCCACGTATTATTCATGTGGAATACACCACGAACCCCTAGTGAAGATTGGGCACGAACCCGAACCGGAGAATCAAATGGTTCAGTATCAAACCCAACGACATCGAAATCAGATTTCAGAACAATAGGCGTCATACGACTATTTGTCGGGGTAGTTGTCGCAGTCAGCCATGATTTAGCCTTGCGGGCATCAACGCCACCAAACGTAGTGAACACAAATCGGTCATCGAATTTTTGTGCAACCGGGAAAACTAATGACGGATCGGCAACCGCATCATCAAATCCACGGGTATCGAACCCATGTTGATCAAATCCTAATGTCTCCAACTTTGTGCCAAAATCAATTGATGGATTAATCAACAATCCATTTTTATTTGCCCATACGTGATCGTCATCAACACCCAAGTCAAATTTGATTTCCGTTGTATTATTACCATAGAATGTGACCGTTTTAATAAACATCAATTGATTATTGGTGAATGTTGTCACCTTGATGTTATTTGCATTGGACACATTTGGAACAATGGTAAGAACCCCATTTTTCACAGTGTAATCGTTATCTTCTTCCAATGTTGCGATAACATATGCCTGGATAGACATGTCAACACATACCAGATAGTGATCATACACGGCAAAACTATCGGTTACGTTGTCATCCGACATTAAATCTGAAATAGATGACCATTCAGAATTATACGCAATTCCACCGGAATACTGTTCGCCATTAATCCAGATTACGATGTTATTAACATCATCTGGTTTCCGGTTAAGTTCAATGACGCGGAATTGAGACGTGATATTCACATAATGCGTTTCAGGTGGCATAATGCGCAAACCATCGACTTCAACTATCGTCGTTGCATGTTCGGGACCATGCTGGTCACTTGGGTGAGCGAGGGTCCAGGTTTGGTTTGCGTTATATGTTAAATCTTCAACGTAAACACGTATTTCAGAGTCATCCAATACGACATCTGTTTGATCAAACGGGGCCTGATCAAAACCGACTTCGGGAACATCAAAGTTTGAACCATACCCAAACATGGTAATCATAACATCGCTATTCAATTCCGGGGTATGATCCAGTGTTACTGTTGTCCCAGATATTGTATAAGATGCTTCTTCTCCATTAACCATTACAATAACATGACGACCGTTTGGCTCGGTATCAAGTTCAAAATTGAGATCAACGTCAAAATTGTAATAATGTTCTTCATCAACAGCGGTTGCTCCACCGGATGTCATCGAATGAATAACAATTCGAGATGCACGATCCGAACCATAATCAAGATTAACGGTAACTTCTCGATTAAAATGATCAATAGTGTAATCATCGAGTTCTGTTGCACGAATGCCATCACGGAACACGGCAACTGCATCAGAACTTTGTGGGATACTACCCATACTTAGTTTTGCGGTATCACCCATGCTTGATGTTGTATCAAACACACGAACGATATGATCCGGGTTGCCGGTTGTCCCTTCGGAATTAACAATGATAGATAGCCCATCATTGCTTTTAATAGGCATCAATTCTTCTGGATGACCACTTGCATGTGGATCACGTAGCCGCAAATCGTTTGCATTCGGATTGATTAACCATTCTGCATCATCTGCATCACTGCCTTCGATGACCATATCTGGGGTATCGAGCATATCACCACTTGTGATGATAGAATACGTTGGTTGATCATCCCCGGTAACCCGGTCAAACTTGATCGAACCTTTGACGTTGCGCAATAATTCGGGATTATTGATCAACGCATCATACCAATCTTTCCATGGTTGGCGGGTTGTCAGAATTTCCAGGTCAACAGGTTTTGATGGATCAAGACGACGATACCGACCAAGAGCCGAATCATAATAAATTGGTTTATCAAAATCGGTGACATGCACAAGTGCATCATCCCGGTTCGGTGTCATTGATCGAACAAAATCACGTGTTTTTACCCGATATGGTTTCACTTCATCGATGTAATCAAGTAAATCCTGGGTGTTGTCTGGTTGTTCTACCGGTGTTTGTATCAATGGTTCGTTGTATCCGCCAACGGACAAGAATGATGTCTTGAACACCCAATCCACCTGATCCTGTTGCGAATGGATGAAGTGAAGCATACTGAAAAATGTTTGATTGATTTCCAAATCAGTCAAAATTACAGCCCGTAACTGGTCCATCATGACACGAAGTTCAAAGCTACCGTCTCGGTTAGATACTTTGTCCCCATCGAATGCAGAAACACCAACCAACTCACGAGAAACATCATAAAATGCATCCGATAGTTTAAGTGTCGCATTACCAGCCCCAACGACATTCCAGAAGCCATCTTCAAATTTGGTCCAAGCCCAATTTCCCGATCCATCATTGTCTACCTGGACAAATGTGTTAATCGGTTCTTGACCTTCGGCAGCATTTCGGGCGGACAAGGATGGATAATGAACAGCCGGGGCATCGTTCACACCATATCCGGCTGCATACCAATCAACCGCTTCCCAAAAATCATTACAATCGAATTGCTGCCAACGTGATAACACATAACCGTTTGCATCGGCATCCTCGTGATCAGGCGCATATGCATAGACCGTCCAGAACCATCCAGTATCCTTTGTGCCATTGACTAATACGCGGTCACCGACTTCGGGGGTTAATGCATTTCGATCCACAATTGTTTCAACTTGATAATCATAACTTTTCGCCAAACGATAAACATCATTTGCCAGAGATAGCATGATAACAGCAAACCCGACATCATTTGCATCTGGAAGGCCAACAACATTATTTGGATCAAATACCCAAACGCTCCAATTGGGGTAAGTATCGTTAAGGCCATCAACCAGAACACGCCGAGTTTCATTACGAGACATTGCTGTAATGAAATCATCGGTTAATAAAAGTTTATCACGTTCTTCGATACTTTTCACTTTATAGTCATAATCTACTGGTCGCGGCATAGGCGGAACAGTAACCGAAACTTCACTAGACCATGACAAATAATCACCCGGTTCATCCACCGCATCGAATGCAGTCAGAATTTCAGGGCGAATACTTAGATACCGATCCTGGGAAAAAACATAATTCAAATAGCCAACAAATGACTGCCTCGCATTTAAAACGCCATTATTCGCGGTATCAAACATGCTTTGGCGCGGTTGCCGTTGAATACCGGTGCGATGGGTTACATGCAATGTTGTATCAGGGACAGGCCGCAAATAATCATCAAACATGACCAAACTATCCCGCATTTTGTTCCATAGCCATTCTGGCGGAAGTGAGCGAGAATCATTTGGGCGCATTAGCATATATTGGGCATGTGTATTGCTGTCATGATCACCGATACGCTGATCAATTTGCAACACTGTTCCTGTATCATTAAGGAATTGCTGCACACCACCAACAATAACGGCATTCGGTGCAATCGCGGCAATCCATGGAATATCCAGGGCCGCAGGATTGCTTATAAGACGTGCTACCGTGGTGGCATCAATTTTGCGATCTGCAATATATGGCGTTGTTGTGCGACCTTTAACCCAAAAATAATACACCGTTGTCAGTTTATCTTGGTTGGAATCGTATTCCATCCGTTCGACCCATGCGGCATTATCCTGCCCACCATATACCTCGCCTTCATATGTGCCGGTGGCGTCGGTGATGGAATTGGTAGTCCAATCAGCGGGCGGCACATCGGAACGCACCCATTCATATACGTCAATTGACGATCCGGGTGCCAGTTGTCCCCAATATGTTGATCGATATAGCATTTCGGCAGAATCACGGGTAACATCACCGGTAAAAGTGTCGGTTTCCACTTCAAGAAAACGAGCGGTTGACATATCCCACCACAACTGCCCAACTTGGGTTGGACCCCATGCCATTCCCGGACGGGTTAACGCTGATCCTGTATTATAGCTGGCTGGATCAAATTCACTTTTGAATGTTAATTCACGTTCAGCGGTTCCAGGAATAAAACCAGAAACAGGATCGATGATATTCAAGTGATCGACAACAAGTGGTTCACTCATTAATCGCTGATCAATGATCTTACTTTCAAGGTCATAAATCAAGGCGTGCTTGAATACCGCCGAGTTCATTTTGAATGGGCGATTTCGAATGACGGTTTTTACACCGGAAACCACTTGCGAAACAAACCATGCTTCGTTGGTTGTATCGTAGTAAAGGTCACCATCAATTATTGGGGCCGTTGTTTCGCGCATTGAATGCAGAACCAACACAGATGGTGGTATCGTTTCTGGATTATCGACAAAATTATATCCAGCATCCCCGTTATCTATTTCAATCCAATTACTCCCAACAGAAACAATATCATGAACCCCAATTAGATCGGGTGTGGTATAAGTTTCAGTTGTGAATACAATTTGTTTACCAATAATGTTATTGGTAAGCCCAGTTGCATTCTCGAAGTAGATACGGCTTCCTGTTACGTTTTCATCTTCGGCTGTAGTATCAATATGGGTGACGTTGTTTTCAGTGTCATCTACACTTGGATAAAACCCGCGAACTACGTCCCAAGTGCCCAAATGATCATAAATCCAAATACGGTCGCCATGACCGATTTCAAGACTGGATACACCGTCCCGGTTAAATGTTGTATGATCAACTTCGGTTAAACGAACCGGTCCAGCAGTAGGTAAATCGGTTTCAACATTATCAAATGTGTCGCGTTGGCTAAATGCGTTGCTGATAACATCTGGCCGATCAACCCAGCGAGTATCATCCCCGGTAAGATTAATTTCGTCATCTCGAACAGCGGCACTACCAAACAGGATTACTTGTGGATCACGCCGTGTATCAGAATGCTTGATCTGGAAACTAAGACGATTATTTAATGCGACCGCCCCATATTGTGATAAGCGGATTGCGAATTCTTCCATGAATTTCAAATCACGAGACTGCCCGATATATTGGGACCGTTGTAATTTGTTGAATACGCCAGGCGCACCTTTTTGCTGAATAACCCCTTGGTAAAATTCGAACTGTTGTGTGTCAGACAATATCAGACCATCGAGATAACTGCGTTCCTGATACCCGATTAGATGACGAGCATGGTTACGCAACAGCTTATTGTCCGCCTGTTCGATGTCAAACATCGTTCTGACATCTTCTGCCTGCTTATCGAAGTTAGGTGTAATTTGATTATCAATCAGAACATACCCTGGGGCATCCAACCGTCCTAGCCAATCGCTCGTGCGTTGCGCAAGCACGCGTAACCGGGGTTGACGAAGGTTGAATAATGGCTGGTAAATAATATCATCAAATATTGTGATGTTTGCGAACACCATAATATGTTCGATTTCATTAATACGAACACGCGCACCATAAATGTCACCATAACGGCTTACCATTTCGATATTACCATCAATTCGGGTCACGGTCGTATCATTGGCATTAATTGCATTCCCGGTGCGGTTAACCATACCGTAAATGCCATTAGATGTGCGTTCTGTGTTCAGAATCATCCCATGTGTTGTTTCAAACACAACCCGATCTGCTATCGGTGACAGGGTTACAAAATTTCCTTCGGCCCACTGAACTTGTGACCATGACAAATATTCGCGGACTGATGCGGTAAAGTCTTTAGGAATCGAATTGTCATCCACATCATTAAATTTCCAGCCCTGTGCAATGAGATATTGTTCATATCCCAGCATAAAGTCTGAAACCTCTTGGCGTGTAGCAAATACAGTCCCGTATGGAACGACAATAATATCATCAGTATATCGACCATATTTTGTCACTTTCGGGGCTGTCGAGGCATGAACACCTGGTGCGGCAGTCCAAAATTCCTGTTCAAAACTGGACCCAGAAGTATGACTACGATTACTTGTATATACCGATCCATTAAATTCAACATACGAGTTGGCTGTGTAAAACACATTTGGTCGCCACGGGTTGATAACGGGCTGTGTGCTATTATCAAGGGAAATGATATATTTTGGTCCACTGCGATCCGGGTCATACATCTTAAATTCGGGATAAGATGCATCATACCCAATTACGCGCCACCCGGTGCCGACCCATTCAATCAACACACCGCTATAAAATTCTTCTCGGATCGATGGGCTTTGATAAAGATCAATTGTAATATCTTCACTTGGCACCAAACCAAAGTTATCTGCAACCACGCTCATATTATCGGTTGACGTGAACCCAGCCACTTTATGTGCAAGCCGAACAACGGTTCCACGCAATGCCTGGCCTAGAATATCCACATTCTGGCCGCGTGACACCATCATGTCGGCAATCCATTGCTGAATACCAAGATGTATCACACGATGCCCATCATCATGCAATTCACCATGCACATACAATGATTTGACTTGTGATCGAATATCAGAATCGTTAACCCATTGTGATCCATGAACCAGTTTGAAATTTTCGCTATCCCATCCTTGTGACACAAAGCGAACCGGTTTCATCAGATATGCAATACTAGCTAAGGAATACCGGTATCCCGGCGTGTGCATCCATAGATTTTCAACTGGCCCTTGATCCCCCATGACCCATGCCTTTTGTGCTTGTTGCACGGTTGGGGCAGTTGGGAAAATTCCGGCAGTAATCGGATCAATAAGTTTACCCGATCCATCTACCGGTATGATGCGGGATAGTCCGGGGCGGCTGTATCGAGCATCAATGCCCATCCGTTCGCCTGCTGCAATATATCCTTGTTCTAAATGATCCCACAAGGTGGTGTTATTACGGCTCCAATCGGTGCCATAAGTTGTAACCCACCATGTCGGGGCCATACTAAAACCTAGCATTTCCCAAGGGGTTAAATGCGGACGATCTGTATCGAAAAACCAGCGATAGATTGCGCGCCAATGACCTGGTGTTTGTTCACCATCCAAGTCAAGCGTTCCACGATAATTCCAGGTAAACGGATTGGTTTCATCAAAACTTTCATTGGTGCGATAATCAAGGCTGTTGGATTGTGCCCACCGTTCCCCACGAACGCCGATCATTGAAATAAATTCAGCGCGGGTATATCCGGTTTCCGGTTTGAAAAACTTGGTTTCAATATATTGGGCAATATCAAATACCGGGCGACTTTCATCTTTAAAGTTATCCGGGATATTGTCAAATATGCGCTGTTCCAGGGCCAGAATAATGTTGTCGCGCAAATCGTTAAATGCGGGCAATAAGCTACCATCATGACACCGTATCAAATTAACCGGTGTGGTATAAGTGTTGTCTGTTACAATAGCGGGGCGGCTACACTGCAATAACCCAAAAGATGCCGGAGTTGCCGGAATAAAATTATTATCCCCGGCCATGGATGAAAACGCAAATGGAAAATCATTTGTCTTGTTTGTTTTCAACGATGTTAGAATCGCATCTACCCATTCGTCGGCGGAATTATTTTCATCCAATTCCCCGATGTTATTCAAATCAACAATTTTCTGCGTAAATTTGGCACGGAATCGATTATATTCCTGTTCAACATATCGAATGGCATCAAGAATATCGAACCGGTCATCGCTGGCAAGTAACATTGTTTTCAACATCGGCGAACGATGTTGAAGAATGCTTGTTCCGCGACTTAAATCTTTTGCCGTATCTCGCCAGTTGTTAGACGCATATGGTTGGCCGGTAAATCCATCTTGATTTTCAAAAATTGAATTGAAATGCTGGAACCACTGGTTGCGAGAAATAAAAGTTACTTCTTCATTATCTGGGTTTGCCTGCAAATTCAACGGAATGGTTGCAATACCATCGGTTTCAGTTTGTGATGTTGGCTTTTCGGCCAAATGCCACATATTACCAAAACCACCATCATTAAGATAATATTTGTAACCAAGAATGGCTCCACCATCATATTCATATGATTTAGTGCCAAGATGATTTTCAAACATGATTTGTCCATAGTCATTACGACGTAAAGACAGACCCAAAACACTATCTGTTGTAGCGGTATCGGTGATTGCATACGAAAATACCGGGCTACCAGCAAATGTGCTGCCCGGATACACGCTTTGATCACCAAGAGAGTTACCATTAGCATCAAACAGATCAAAAAGGGGAATAGCATCAAATGATTGACTAGCCAGCCATTCGACACCATCATACCAGTAGCTACCAATTGAGGTTATTACCATCGAACCAATATCAACGTTATCATCGGTTAGTTCGAAAGTTAATATTAATTTCACACCATTATCATTAATGGTGGATATTTTTGCTTCATAAATTCCTTGGTAGGTTTCGGTTTGCACAAGGATACGATCCCCATTAACCGGGGAATATCCGCCATCAAGCATAACAGTAGATGGTGGATTATCCAATTGGACTTGCGAAACGGTATTACCAATAAAATCACCGAAATCAAGAACTAATGGTTCGCCAGCAAATATGACTGTTATATCATCAAATAATGTTGATTGAACCGGGTTCAGTTTTTGTGAACCGTAATTCCATAATTTCATATTGCCGTTAAATTCAATAATCGGGCGAGTAGCTTGGTTTGACGATATTACTGATCCCGCCCAGGAAATGGCGTCTTTATGGACCCAATAATTATTTGCAGACCATGGGTTGCCATCACGTGCCCCCCGATCCATTACCACATATCGCGGTTCATGATTTTCGGTCAGATCGATTTCGATTAGGGCAATTGCTTCACCAACCCCGGATAATTCGTATGCTTTTGTTGCTCCGGTATCAAACGGATATTGGTCAAATCCAATATCAAATGGCGTATGATCGAACGAATAGTCATCATCTGGTGTTTCACCAATATCGAATTGACCTTCCAAAAGGTTTGGTAACGTGATTTCATCAAATGGCTGCATATCGAAACCACTAAACATGGTTTCACCATCAACCAGAACCACTTGCATGCCATTGGTTAGATACGTTGTTTGATCCGTAAAGTATGATGGGTCAATATTGGGTAAGCCAGTTAACAACAGATTGAGATCACCGTAGCGAAGCACTGTAATCATTGATCCAGAATTTGGCACCTCGTCCGTAACAACTTCGCCGGAAACAAGGGTAAAGGTTACCGATCTACCATCAACAAATACCTGGATGTGTTCGCGGGCAGGTTCGATTCCTGGGATAACGTCGGGGATCGCAAACTGATTGCGTATACCATCACCAAGATGTGTTAATGATGGTGATGTCATGGTTACTGTGGGAATTTCTGCTCGATTACCAACCCAGAAATATTGCGACGGGTTACACAGCTTATCGAGATCGACCGGTGGTGCCCACGAATAATATTCAGAATCAAATAAACGACTTTGGTTATCAATATTACCGCCATTTGCACGAATACTGTTAACCATATCCTCATAAAAGAGAATTTGATTGATCGTTGCCGATGAATCGTAGCTTAACATCGCTGGTTCAAGCTGGTATGCTTGACGCAACGCCGTTGGTTCAGTTACGTAAAAATCCTTATATGGATCAAAATACGACGGTTTTCTCCCGATATATCCACTGAATGGGGTTGATTTACCAGGTTGAAATAAATGATCGGCGGTTGCGGCAAAAAACTTACGCAACGTTTCTGTTTGGTGAACAACGGGAAGCTGATCTATAATTCTTCTTTTTTCTGTCATTTAATTCTCAAATTCGTTGCAGTATTCGCATTAATGATAGATACATCAGTGACTTGTGCGGTAGAAATAAACAATTCATCTGCCCGACAATGCACTTCGAACCCATCCCCAAAACTTGCGTCATCATCCATTGGGACAATGACAAAGCTGCCAATCACGTTCGCAAGTTGTTGATGAACATATGCTGCAAGTTCAGTGAAATAAAATGTCTCACCAAAATCCCATAATGTCACATCAAAGTAATCGTTTATTGCCCGGACAACCCTACTTTTTATTTCGCCATCACTTAGGGTTGTGTTGAGCAATTTTACAACTTTGAACTGTGTTCGCAATTCTGGTAACGCTCCGTTACCAAACAGATATTTGTATTTAACCGGTCGCCAAACCAGTTCATCCGAAAACATTTTATAATCGTCAAATTCGCTATATGCAAGACGTAAATCCAATTCAGTTGGTGGCACCGGAATTTCGGATAATTTCGCCCCATTAGCAATCCATTGACGGGTTCTAAAATCGTATTCTGTGGTCAATACAAAAATATCCATAATATTAGTAGATGCCGGGTCAATACGATGATCCGACGGTGCGTAATGTTTCCAATGGAAATTAATGGTTGACCCTAAAGGTGAATATGATACTCCGTTATCTAGCCATCTAATAGCAACATTGGGGCCACGCCCCCGCGCCACTTTATACGAAGTATGAGGTTGTTCAACCCACCCATTTCCCGTTAGCATCCAGAACGTGTTATTTGACGCCAGGCTGCTTCCTGTGATCTGGTAAGCTATGGTCCCAACCGGTGCCGCCACATCGCCCACACGGTCATTATACGAAGGATAAACCACCATATCATAAAATGGTTCAAATACACCAACCGGATCAATATCGGTTAATGCCCGATGCCAGAAAAGATATGTATCTTTTGGTTCTGGGCTAATGACATTCAGGTAAGTATCGGGCGCATCTTCAAAACCATCCTGATCGGAATCATTCAATGTCACCACACACCGACGCGGATCAGAATAACCATCGCCATAATAATACATGCCATCAATCGCAAGTTCGTAATCTTTTCCAAGACCGCGCCCGGTTCCTGTTTTCAAATCTTCATTTAGCTTCATGATACGAACCATATCCGCCTGTTCAACGCCGGTCTGCTCATTAACAGCCCGTTCCCCTTCAAAATACCATTGAACATTACGTTTACTTTCAAAAATAAAACGCATACCCTTTGCGGATAATCGCCATATGCCGCCATTGACATAGTTGGCCGTTAATATTTTAATTAAAGTGCCAGATTGTGCATCAAGCATTAAATTTGTGGCTGATTTTTCGACAACCCAGTGTGCGTTAATATCGGTGTTTGACGAATAGGAGTTATAGTCATACCATAGTGTAAATGATTTGTTATCGTTTACACATTGAATAATGGTGGCAACGGTATCTGATGTCATAATTGCAGCATATCTTGGTAAAATACCAAGAATGGATGCCCCATTTGCAATATTATCAGATAATGTAACCGCACCGATACCAGTTGAATAATTACCATTGATTGCCGAACCATTTACATCAGCAACACCAACCCAACGTTGGTTACCATTCTCGGCAACCAGCATCAGGGCACCTGGATGTAAATGCCAGATGTCACTATTTGTTGCACCATTAAGCCAACCGGTTTCGCCGTAATTAGAATCGGTTGATTGCACCCAGGTAACACCAGTCAATGCGGGAATATCGCCGTTTTCCCAGGCAGTCATAATAATATCACGAACGTAATTGGTTGCGGATTGTGATTCCAGCATCGGTTGAATATATATTGATGCAATTTCAGCAGGTGTTCTGTTGAGTGACAATGGAACTTCTGTATAAGAATTATATGGCTCTTTATAAAAAAGACCATCATCACTAAAAACGGAGGTATCCTGAAAATTACCGGTTGGATCGTTAAGATCAATATAACGGCTATGGCCTGAATAAACGCGATTTACCGCTTTCAATTTAACCGAATTATTGCCTTGTAACGGGAATGTGTTGTAATCTTCGCCTGACACCATTCGGTTCTGCGTTGCATACACTGCTGGGGCACGTTGTTGGATTTGAGCATCCGTTTCACGAGGTGACGAATTGGTCACGGCTTCCTGCAACGAGAAAGTAAAAGTAATTGTTCGTTTAACACCAGCACGGTTATAATAGGTCATAGGAATGGAAATTCGGTCCATTTCCTGTGGCCGTATTTGATAACTCAAACCGTTTGACACACGATAGGTAACACGAACATTACCAACTGGTGCGGCACCAAATCGACCATCAGAAAACCGAATTGAAATTCGATCTTCATCACGGGTAACAACACTGTAAATATTTCTAATATCAGCATCAATACTGTTAAACGTAATATTTTCACTAAAAATGGCCGGGACGGGTTCCCATGTAGATAACACGGTCCCATCATCTTCAACAGTTTGCACCCATACGTCACTTTCATTAACATTAGTCGAACTAATGTCTAATAGTAAGTTTTCAATCGGGGTGGTAATATTAAAACTTTCTTTTTTTGTTGTTCCTTGTTTGAACAATAAAAAGAACCCGGTGCGTGAACTGGTGTTACCATTCCCATCATTACGGTATAGCACGTGGAATGCTGAATTTGGATTTGGGGTTCGTTCGATGAAACCACTATTGTCCTCAAAATCGGCATTGACTATTTCAAAGTCCATGCTTTCACCACTGACTTGCGCCCCGTATGTGAAATCATTATCACTCATTTGTGTGTTAACGCGATATAACTGTGTGCGAGTATCCGAAACCGTGCCACTGCGTAACGGTGTTCCAAATGGGTTATTTTTCACAAATGCGTTATTCATGATTAAAATAAACCGTTCAAACCAATCACTATCTTCGGGATCGTCCCAAACGACCGGGGTATTATTTAATGATACTCCATATGCATCGGTAATATCGTCGTCGGTTTCGACTTGCACCAGTTTGACCAACCCACGCGCTGGCTGATTGCGCTGCGGATTGTATGATAAAAACCGAGCCAGGCGCAAAATGCTTTCTCGGCTTTCTGCTGTTTCCAAAAAGTTTTCACGGGCCGCAATATCGGTTTTGAACGCAAGAGTTCCTGCTAACCATGACAATAAATCAATGATAGCGACAAATTCAGAACTTTCGATCCAGTCGTTAAAATCTTCCGGGTAATTTTGTCTGATATACTCTCGCAACGCAGTGTTGATGCTGGTAGGATCAGATGCATTGAAATTAATTTCCGTAAATGCTCTATACAGGACGGTCCAGTCGCTTCCTGCAAATAATTCACTTTGGCGGTATGATTGTGACATAAATTTATCCTAAAAAATCAATTCTGTGTGATTTCTGCATTTTGGCGGCGCTCGAAATCTAATGAAAAAGTATCGGTGACATCTAGCAAGGCATACGTTAAACTTATTTCAACGCGCAATCCGTTATCAAGCTGTTCGACATTTACGTATTGCACGGATACCCTGGAATCATTATTGCAAATGCGAACCGCTTCTGAAACAATGTCGTCGCGAACGTGATTTAATGGCTCATACAGATAATCCCATATGCGGCACCCATATTCAGGACGCATCACACGTTCCCCAATTCGGGTGTTGAAGTGATTCAATAGATCACGCTTGATCAAATCAACATCGTAATGCGTGATGTTCATATCAAACCCGGCGTCATACGTGGAAAATCCAGTGAACAATTTTTTTTGAAACGGTCTTTTCATAATGTTAGTAAACCATGCTTTTATCTATTTATTGCTGGATAAACACCAGCCTTTATGATAATCTTATTTATTGTCGTAATAATGATCACGGGATTTAATCATGTTTTTGCCCAATGCGGTAACAGGTGAAATTACCTATCTGCCGAAACAATCAATATCGTGGTTCGGGCAAAAAATCGACGATCCATGTTGGATCATTCAATATCGTCTATTGAAGCATTATTTCAACGATCTGAAATTAATTGTTCGCTATCATCCAGACGACAACATTATTGTCACGAGAGGCGCAAATATAGTGCGTCAAAATAACATGTATTTTATAGATCGTGTTATTTGTAAGGAAACGTGCAACACGTCTGATATGTTGGGAAAATTGGTTCCAACAACACCATCTGGGTCATTACATGACTTGGTTAAAAAATGCCATGCGTTCCAGCCGGGTGTTGATTTGATCGACGCATCTATCCCAGAAACCATTACCCGCGAAATTGAAAACGGAATGAACATTCCTAAAATTGCCGCACGGTTTTACGAACATTGTGAACTTTTGCTGGCACAAAATGAACCGCATTATATTTCACAGTATAAGAGCGAGTTCAAACAACTTGTTGATTTGTTGGTGTTTCGGTAATGGATTATTCATACTTCATTGTAAATGCGCATGAACGTCTTGAAATCACCCCGGATATTGCTGCATGGGCTGAATTATTTTATTCAGATTTTTATATGGATGTGGAGCCACACCAGAATAGTGATAGCATTATTGGTAAAGTAACTCATGAGTTTGATGTGTGGTGGGATGCGGCTTCATTGAATCAAAAAGCGGCAGTTGTTTATGATGTTACCCGGTGTCGTGGCGATGAATATCAGTTTAACGATGCCATTCTCACATTAATCAATGAACGGGCACGTCTCGCAGTTTGTCAATTTTGGGGGGTTGATGAAACGGAATACCCATATACGACCAAATCAGATTTGGTTAAAATCCGTGATATTACCGAAGATGAAAAGAAAATGTTGCTGGATACCACCAGAACCATGAAAACCAAATATGACACCGAAATTGAAAATTGGTCCAGGCGTTTTAATGAAATGCAAAAACGTTTTCAAGCGGTTACTGATATTGTTACCGATTTGAAAGCTGCTGCGTTAAGTGGAAAATCAGGACTTATTACCAATAATGCCATTAATAACATTAGTGGTGTTCCCGTCGTTTCATTCCGTGACAAGAAAACGCGTAAACAAGCACAAAAAGTAATGAAACGATCTGTTGCTACAATGGAAAAAATAATTGGGCACGAAAATGTTTCGTTGTTCTTTGCCAAAGATGGGTTTGATATTACTGGAAATAAATTTATTTTCCGGTTTACCAAATCAAAAAGCATTAATTTGGTCAGTAATGCGATGTCTCCCGAAAAATATCATTCGGTGCCGTATAAGTTATCATTACATTCGCTCGATGGTGCATATTTGGCAACCGGATGCATTTATATTGATGCAACCCCGGCATTGGATCAAATAACGGCGGTTGTATTGAACATCAAATCAGGAAATGAAATTAACCTTGTAAAAACAACAAACTGGTTTAACTATGATCAAACATTTACTCAAATACTAATGGATATGGGTGGTAAGACAATCGACTATTCAAGGTTTGTCGAGTTAACAGATGCCGTAAATATAAAATTTGAAATAAGCCAACGACTAACAGATCAGATTAATGAAATTAGCGAACGTTATAAAAAAGAAATATTGCCGGAAATGAAAATGCGTATGCTTGGTTCCTAAAAAATGGTTGACTTATTTTATTCAACTGATTAAAATGGATTTGTGTCGCATTTGGAGGTATTGATCTTTTTCTGGACGAATTGTAATACTATGTTAACATGGTATCATAATTGTAATTAGCAGAAGGATCATAACATCATGCGGTTCTTAATTTCACTGATCGCGTTTATCATTGGGATCATCACATTTTCCCAATGAATTTAATATGGGAAAATGATCATGCCAATCATACTGCACGATACCATGACCAAGAAAAATCGGAAATTTGTTCCGATTGACCATGATCATGTGCGTTTGTATGTATGCGAACCAACGGTTTATGACACTGCCCATATTGGAAATGCTCGCCCGGTAGTGGTGTTTGGATACGCTGGTTCGTATTTTGCGCCATGTTTACTCAAAGGTGACTTATGTTAGAAACGTCACCGACGTTGATGATAAAATCAATCAACGGGCGCTGGATCGCTGGATCAGCATTGGTCTTTTTTCTATCTATAACAAAAAATACAAAAAAACAGTTGTATTTTTTAAAATAGTATATATTATTATTAATAAATTTGCGGAGTTTTATTATGTATGTTGCGGTAATTGTCCATAAGTATGATGAATACTACGGCGGTCAACGGGAAGACATCGTGGAAAATGTAGGGGCGATGGCACAGGCACCCAATGAAACACATGACCAATTTGTCACCCGGATTGATCGAAAGATCGAGGCGTTGAAGCAACAAAGCATATCACCAGATGGGTTGACACGTTATCCATATAGTAGGGGATACTTGGATGTGACAATCACCCAAATCATCGATTAAAAGAAAACCCGGTTTCAAACCGGGTTTTTTATTATGCGTCTGAATCATTATAATATGGTGTATATACCACGGTTTTCGGCTCAATTTTCTTTTGAAAATTGCTGTATACTTCTTGCAGGGTGCGTGGTCTGTTACCATTTTTTGCATCATAAAAAATAGATTTATTGGCTTGTGCGGCACCAGCAGATACCGCTTGATATGCCGGTTGATTGCCATTTTTTTCCAATGCATTCAAGAATTGATTTGCACCACCTGGCCCCAAAAAATGTGCCATATACAAGTCTGTATTCTGGACATCGTGCCCATTTACTTCTAAATACGTCTGATTTTCTTTTGCAAACAATCCACCCATAATAGCATTTGCTCTTGGGTCTTTACGATCATCTATGCCAATATTGTATTGATCGCCATATTTATTGACCATACTTGACCAAGTTGAATCGGTAAATTGATACAGTCCTGTTGCAGAAGATGTCCCCGCCCTGGCATTCGGATCGAAACTACTTTCTACTTCTGCCATAGCCATCATGTAACCAAAACTCACCCCGGTTTCATCGGATGCTTCTCGGATACTAGATAATACGTTATTACTTATTTTTGCTGGCCCGATATTTTTTTTCGGAGAATTATCAGTGTATGATTTTTCAACGGTTACCCCGGTTCCAGTAACAATTTTGCGGGTTGAGGTTTCCGACGTGACGCTGGAAGAAATCGGATTACCACCCCGGCTTTCAATTTGTTTAATATTTTCGGGATCAACCGGCACAACTTGAACACCACGCGGCGGAGAAACAGCTTTTCCATTTTTTGGATGTCCTGTCCAGGGTTCATGTGATGGCATACGATTTACAATTGATTGTGTGGATGTTCGTTCCCCACTTTTGACATCATATTGTTTTTTCTGTGATGGAACGGTAACGCCACTATTTGCTGGAATTGGTTGCGAATTGTCACCAATAAAAGTCCCAACACGTAAGTTTGATCCTTCGGCACGTAGTAAAATATCACCACCCGCAGTAGTTGAGAATTTCCCTCCTGGTGTTATCAACGTATCACCACCTGACTGTGCGTTAAACATTCCGCCCATTTTCATAAGGGTATCACCACCCGACTGGGTTGTTATTTTACCCCCGGCTTTCATACTGATGTCTCCACCGGCATCAAACAGAATGTTTCCATCCGCATGCACGTTCGCATCTTTTTCGGATCGAATAGAAACGGACTCACTAGAATAAATGTCGATACCACTATCAGATATTTCTACCCAGCTATTACCCTTCTTTGAATTAATGTAAACGAATCCGGTTGTTTCACTTATCATAATTTGCGCACCGGATCGTGTGCGCATTCTAATAAATTCGTTATCAGGATTGTCATCAACGTGAATATTATTCCCACGTGGCGTTAACCACCCAAAAACTTTAGATGGTGCTTCACGGCGGGCACTTGATGATGACGGCCCCCTTTCCTGATCAGAATATAACCCTTGGTTCACCAAACCATTATGCAATGGTGTGAACACGGGTCGTAAGGGATCATTTGGATTTTGTTTGCTATTTTTGTTGTATTCAACAACAGGCGGCAATGTTCCAGGGGTAGCGGTTGTTGCTTTGTTTACAGATACGCCTGGAACCATATGATTCATGAATTGCGGGTATACACATCCTAACCAATAACCACGGCTGGTATCGCCGTTTGCAAAGCAAACAATAACCATATTACCGGTATCTGGCGGAACCATCCAGAAACCATATGACTGTTGGCTGTCCGACATATTCACCCCATTTGATACGGTATCATCAATAGGAGTGGTTCCGGCAAATGGACTGACATATGACACCGTTATCCAATACCGACGGTCATTTTGATCACCCCCTAATTCGGGAATCCAAACATCCAAACGACCCATTCTTTGGGCATCTTTTGAATCCTTAATTATTCCAACATAAATGCCACCTTCCCTTATTCGTCCTTTGGCACCTGGGGTTCGGTTAGACGGAGATTTATTAATATTCATAAAAAATTACCTCGGTGCGCCATTATAATTTGAATCATAAGTAAAACCATCACCAATACTTGATACCCCCATTGCCTTGAAGATGTCAATTAATGGCAAACGGTTTGCGTGTAATGTTTGTTTAAACACACCACCAGAAAAAACATTGGTTACTTCGGTGACGCGATACACACCATTGAACGTATCTCGTTGTCTAATAACACTTCTACTATCATCACCTAAATTATACGGCATTTTAAATGTTAACAAGAACGTATTATCACCTTCGCTATAATTTGCAACAACGGCATCTTTTGCCAGAACTGGAATTTCATTCATTGCCAGGTTAGCACGATGTTCAAAATTACCGGCACCAATCCAATATGGATCACCGTTAATTTCAATATCAATTGTCATCATTTGTTTTGTCATTGGCGCATATAATTGGTCAAGGATCGCCCCATATACGGACATATCACGGTGATATTGTGGCCGGAAACCAACCCCGGTTGCATCGCGGGCTTCTTCCCCACCTTGCTCGAAGGAAATCATTAACGGAACACTTTCTGGAACGCCTGTTAACGTTTCCGCATACACAATATTCGTTTCTGTTGTATCACGTTCCGCTTGTTTTTTGCGATATTCTTCTGTCAATTTTGTTGTTTGCGTTTTTTCCCAATGAAACTGTCCTAACAGAAATTCCCGTGTATCCGAATTATCTTGAATAAGTTGCGGTAGTTGAGATAACCGGGCGGTTTGTTCTTCGGTTCGTTTGCCAATCGGGATACCTTGTATTTCACGTTGTTCATCTTGCAAATCAGAAATTTCGGATGTTAAATCAGCCAAAGAACGTTGTGTATTTCTGGCTTGTTTTAACAGTGGGTCAATCCGGGAATGGGCTTCAACTGATTCAAGGGTATAATTCCAGCCCTTTAATCGGGGCAAGACTGCATTCCATGCGAAATTAAATCGAACATCCAACCCGGTGATTTCTGTATTCATTCCGGTGAACAGATAATCGTATCGTTTGCGCAGGAAACCGTGGTCTACAAGACGCTTTATCATACTTCGCTGCACATCGTCATTTTCTGCGTTCAACACGTCCTGGCGGTCCAAAATAACGGACTGGGTTGCATATCCAAAAACATGATATGTGATTTCCTTGACATATTGATTTGAAATGATGTCATACCCGGTAACGCGCACTTCTGGTTCAACACGAAAAATAATTGACTCACGAAAGTTTTCTGTTGTTTCGGTTGAACCCTGTCTTGTTGATCTGTCTAGACCTAAATTTTGCGCCTTTTCACAATTAACGAACGCATACTCTACCAAATCAATGATATTTGTATCGCGGGCAGCTTCGGCAGCGATGCCACGTCGCCCATCCAAGGGAGCGGATTGTATACTGTTCAATTCTGGTGCATTAGGGATTAATGAAAAATTGCGAATATCCCGCGCAGAATATTCTTTTCCATGAAACCGTATATTATGGGCTTTAAATTTGAATGACACGATGTCATCACCATACCGCAAACGCCATGAGGTATTTAACGCATCGGCCAGGTTATCCCAATATTCACCAATATTAGTTGCTTCAACCTTAACATGATCTTTGATTTTTTGGTATTCCGACGCCAACGCAGTTTCGTCCATTGGTATTGCAGTAATGGTGTATTCACTTCCACCGGAATCAAATCTGGTATCAATATCGGTGATTTGAATTTGCCAAATCCACCGCCCGCCATTCGGTAAAAACATGTCATATACCGGGTCAACAATATATCCATCTTCATCATATCCAATGAAAGATAGTTCCAGATAATACCACATTTTTTGCCAGTTCTGGACACCAAGTTCTATTGCGGAATTTTTGATTGTATCAAGAAAACTGGTTCCGAGTGGTTCGACAATTTCGATAGTAATTCCGGTGGTGTTTGTGCTTCTGCTTTCCGAATTTGGCGCAACAATATTTTTAATGGTCACATCTTTGATATTGAAGCCAGTAACGCCAGTTTGTGCAATTACCACGCGCTTAAGATTTTCCAAACGCGATTGCATTTCGGTCACGGTAATATTGTCAGTTCCAAGTGTCGTTAATAAATCAGTTTCATTTGTCATGAATAAAGTGAAATTGTATGTTGAGTTGAAACTGTTATTCAGAACATTCGGTGTGCTACCAAGATTTAAGGTTCTGTCAATAAGATCATCGGCAGCTTGTGCATTAATGACGACACCAGCACGTTCTTTATTACGATCAGATTGTGATGGGGTTTGCGTTTGATTATCTGGTGATGTTGGTTGTGCATCCTGTTGGGATGGCTGTTGTGTAGTTGTGCCAGTAGATTTAGAACCAAACGATGATTGATTTCTATTAATAGGGGTTTCAACAATTAGACCAGATTTATTATCACGTAATGCCACTAATTATGCTCCTAACGTGCGCTTAACATGTGATGCGGATGGAACAACAATTTCCATTCCTGTTTGTAATCCAAACACAGGGTCAGTCATTACATTTCGATTACGAACATAAAATATCCACCAATATTCGCTATCACCATACAAATAATAGCTAAGTAGATCGGGACGATTATTGTATTTTCGGTCCACTATGATGATACTATCTTCTTCGCTTGCTGGAATTGATCTGTAATTGAACTGTCCAATATGCCATGATGTTTGTTTTGTCTTGGCGTATGGGGATTTTGAGGAATAAGTTATTCTAGACATTAAATCCATCCCCCTTTATTATTACGCATGAGATCACCTCTACGGAAAGCGTCAAGACTGAAATCCTGGCGCATTGCACGTGGTGTTTGTTGGACCTGTAATGTTAGCGAAATAGTGAACAATGCTGGAATACGAACCGGAGACCCATCAATATAGATCGTCACCATATCAACGGTATCATCAAATGTGTAACTATGACTTTTTAAAATGGTGCGTAAATTATTAAACATATATTCACCGTAACCATTGAAAACCAGTATTGGAGGCGGCAAGCCAGCTTTGCCACTAATTCGATCAGCATCACCAAAATACATTTTTGATACGGTTCGAAGAAAATGCAGCACGGCCATCGCGTATCGTCCTTCGCGCTGGTTCTGAACGGTAAATTTACCCACTACGCTTAGTGTCACCGACGGGGTGCCGGTATAAGCAGATAGGTCCATATTTGTATGTGTCATATTAATTGATTGATAATTAACATCTTGGTTAAAACTGATTGTTGGCGTGAATGGAAATAGAAGTCCGCCAGTTTCGCGTAAAATACCAAGTATACTTTTTTGACCACCGACATCCCCATACACTTCATCGGCGTTAAGTGGTTTTAATCTAACCCGCAGGTCCGGGGCAGGTTCCAGGTATGACGATATGGAGGATGCCGGGTCGTTCACCGACGCATTTGTGCCGACCAGTTGCGGCGTCGATATATTTGATGATGTGAAAAATGAGTTGCTTGACCCAGATGACCGGAAAGCCGCTTCAATTTCACGCGATAATTTAACTTCAGCTACGGTGTCCGTTAATCCGTTTATTGTTTGAACCATTTTTAATTCCCATTCCAACCTGCAAGGTTTTGTATAATTTATTTTTATTCAAGCAAGACGGGACCATTTGATTAAACATTTTCCGATTGCCCGTAATAACCATTTTACGAACAATAGTTGCACTTACGTCATTCGATGCACGATCAATAATGTGACTTGTCATATGACCGGTATAAAATTTAACCAGTCGATTTGCCATATCAGTTCTATCCTCACCGAACACGCATACCAATTCAGTAAACCCGTTCGCCAGCAGATAATCTGTTGCAGAAAACGCATTCACCGTTGGAAGATATGTAAATGACGGTTGCACCTGGCATACGAATTGAATTTTTTCATCAATCGTCAATGGATTTTCAACCGAATCATGAGTTTTGGTCAAAAATACAAATGGGCGTCCGCCTTGCTCGCAGCACAATTGATCAATCTTGTTTAATAATTTTTCATGACCAATCGTGACAGGGTTCATTCTTCCACAAGTAAACACAGCTTTCATAACAATTTACACTCGCTATCATTATTTATCGGGGGATTAACGATGGATATTATTACATCATCATACCAGATTGCAATATCTTTGAATTTGCAATAAATATAAAAAAATGTTGAGGAACGAAATGACCGGTATTAGAAAATGGATTAACATAATAACAGAAAGCGATAACTACGTTATTTTGTATCGCGGCGATTCCACCCAAATAGATGCATTTGATTTAAATAAAACTGATATGTTTGCATTGTTCGGACAAGGCATTTACCTCACTGACAACAACCGAATAGCAAAAGATTATACGGCAAAAGCATCAACTAATGGTGACATTATTTTCAGAGTAACGTCTGCAAAATCCAAACAGGACGTAATAGATAGATGGATCAGAAACAAATCAAAATGGATTGATCTAAACGGTAAATTGGTAACGGGCTTTGAAACCTGGGGAAAAAATGCATTGCCATATTCAAATGGCATGGATTGGTCTGCTAGAACAGAAGAAACCATACCGGAGTATAACAAACGTATACAGTATGCAACGGCAATGTGGAATGAACTTGAACCATCTGTTGAAGTAAGAAAACAGGTAACGGGTGAATATATCATTCGCAAAAAATCTAATAACTCGCAAATCACAAAATTTAAAATACCAGTATCATATATAAACAGATGTTTAGTCGCAGATGATGAAATATCTGATGACGTATTGAATGTAATCGTTGTTTTATTGAAACAGTATGGTGATAAATCAACGGCAACTGACCTCATACAATATGTCAACAAATACAAAAACTATGGTGTATTGGATTATCAAAATAATGAATTAGGTGGTGATGGATATTCACCTACATTTAGAGAAGTGTGGGTGAATATCAGTGCTGATAGTCCACTTATTAATAATAGCAAAGCACAAGCTGATTTAAGACAACACTTACGCGATTTGAATTTCACCGGTATACATTATGTCGGTGGTATAACTATGGGTGGTGGAACAAAACACAACGCTTATGTTTTATGGGATGACGTTTTCGTTAACAAATGTATTATTTCATAATTGTTTCAATAATAAATAAAAGTTTTTTTCAAAAATAACAAGTATTAATTTGGTGTTTAAGTAACTCCTTTGGTATAGTAATAAAATAATAAAACGTTGAAAGTATCCCATGGCGACTAATTTTATTAACAACAAAGATTTACTTATCGAAATTCATAAAAGTAAAAAATCATACTGCGAACAACTTGATCCAAAATACGCAGAATATGATATTATTATTGATGATTTATCTGAAATTACTTCGAGTAAAATAATCGAAGCAAAATTAGAAAAAGCATCATCTATGTCGGTAAAAGGAGAAACCCCAATTGATCCTGAAACATTTTCAGATGAAGACATCATTTGGAGAGTAATGACATTTGATCATATTCCCATTGATCCAGAAAGAAAACGCAAAGCAAAGAACGGTAAAAATCATGCAAAAACTCCATTTCCACCATTTAAGCATTATGTGATCAGAGACGGGAAATATGTTGAGGTATGCAGATCACATTGGGACGGGGACTTTGAAATCGGCAATTTTTCCCCGGACAAAGGAAGGTTCACCGATAAACTTGGAAAAATGATCCAACACATGGTAAACAAGTATAGTATTCGTGGGAACTGGCGCGGATATTCGTATAACGATGAAATGAGAGGACATGCAATTACTCATTTATGCCAGGTTGGTCTACAATTTGACGAATCCAAATCATCAAATCCATTCTCGTTTTATACAACGGTGATCAGCCATTGTTTCACTCGCATTCTTAACCTGGAAAAGAAAAATCAAGATATTCGGGATGAACTGCGTATTATTGCAGGGGAAGCCCCATCATTTTCGCGCCAGGTTGAAAACGAGATTGAATTTTGGGATGAACCGGTCCGTAAACCGGGAAAACCGGGCAGACCAAAAAAAGTAAAATAATAATAATCAAGGCGGGATAAAAATTATCCCGCCGGTTATTTGCATTTTAATATTGGTCTCACCCCCGGTTATTGGGTATATCTTATTTTTAATCGTATATTGGAAAACATATTTAATGGCAGAATTATTTAAAAAAGCAGTATCGTTTACTGATATTCATTTTGGCCGCAACGGCAACAGTCAGTTATCGTTACAAGATAATATCGATTTTCTTGAATGGTTTATCGCAGAAGCAAAAGAATATGGTGCAGAAACCTGTATCTTCGCGGGTGATTGGCATGATAATCGCCACCAGATTCAAGCACTGACCCTAAATTACAGTTTGCGGGGCCTGGAAATGCTGAATGCGGCATTTGATAAGGTGTGGTTTATCCCTGGCAACCATGATTTGTTTTATCGTAGCAAACGCGATGTTGCATCGGTTGAGTTTGCAAAAAAATTCTCGAATATTGAAGTTGTCATGAATCCTACCGTAATTGATGATGTGGCTTTTCTACCATGGTTGGTTGGGGATGAACACAAATCAATTAAAGACCTTAAAAACAGTAGATATACCTTTGCCCATCTTGAAATTCCCGGATTTTTAATGAATGCCAAGGTAGCAATGCCAGAAGGACATGGGACCGAAACATCCCAGTTCGAAGGCAATGAATATGTTTTCACCGGGCATTTTCATATGCGTCAAGTTAAAAACAATATCGTCTACATGGGCAACGTAATGCCATTTGATTTCTCGGACGCATGGGATGAAGATCGGGGTATGATGTTTTTAACGCATGGAGACAAACCTGTATTTAAATCATGGCCCAAACAACCACTATTTCGGACAATGAAGCTAAGCAGCATGCTTAATAACCCGGATGGGTTGCTTGTTCCAAATCTGACCGCTCGTGTAACCATCGATATTGATATTAGCTATGAAGAAGCACAGTTGATAAAAGATACCTTTATCGAGTCGGATAATTTACGTAAAATTGAACTGATTAATCAGCCAAAAAAAGAAGATGCACTAACATTTTCGGAAAATATGACTTTTCATTCAATTGATCAGATCGTAATTGATGGTATTAATTCATTGCAGTCAAATGATTTGGATAAATCAACATTAATTAACCTTTACCAAAACCTTCAATCAAATTAAGGATATTTATTATGGGACTTTCTATTTCAGGCATTAAACCAGATACCGGGCGATTAAAAATCAATACGAAAATTAAGTATGATAATATTCCAAATCTGGGTGTAACATGGGTTGAAAAAACATCACAGTTTGGATCAAACAGCATTCAAGACATTACTTATGGTAATGGCATTTATGTTGCTGTTGGTGCTAGCGGCAATATTTCAACATCTGCCGATGGATCAACGTGGGTCGCTCGTGGGAGTGGACAAAGCCAAGCTATTTATGGGGTGACTTTCGCAAATAATTTGTTCGTTGCAGTTGGTGCAAATGGTGCATTAGTCACATCGTCTAATGGTGTATCCTGGACTCCGCGTTCATACAGTTCTGTTGAGCGTTACCTGTTCGGAGTTTGCTATACGGGAACCAGTTATGTAGCTGTAGGCAATAACAGTCTGTTTCTTACCTCCACAAACGGGACCAGTTGGACAAGAAACACCGATGGTGGTATCGGTGGGTCACAATATGATTTTAAGGACATTGCTTATGGCGATGGAAAACTCGTTGCGGTTGGCTCTAACGGGACTAATGCGATTTCTACGGATAATGGCTCGACCTGGACATTAACAACAAATGATGTGTTTACCGACGTGGACTCTTACCTTAGTATTATTTGGGACGGAAGACGATTTGTTACTTGTGGAACAGGTGGCAAAATTGCGATTTCCTATGATGGTATTCAATGGTTTGGTAGAACATCTCCGTTCGGTGCATCATATAATAACTATTCTATTTCTTTCGGTAATGGAATTTACACAGTAACATCATCAATCGGGCAGATCAAAACATCAAATAATCTTGCAGATTGGACAACACAAACCTCTAATCTCGGAAATACTACTATTAATGCAACATATTATCATGATGGAAAATTTTATATTGGTAGTAGCAACGGAAAATTAGCAGTATCACCCGCATAAATTCGTAATGGCATAATAACGAAGATAAATAAATATGTCACGGGCTACCACACGTCTTCATAGAGTGCAAAAGGGTAATCCTTTATTTGATGATTTATATAACCTCGAAATGGGTCACCTTTATGGTGGCCCATTTTGTTATATCCAACATAATTCCAACAGCCACATAGATAGATAAAGGTATACTAACCTCTCCGATAGTATGGAATAAATAATATATTATATCCGGGTCTATCAATTGACATATTTAAAAGGAAACTGAATTGTGGCATATAGTATTTCAGGAATAAAACCAAATATTGGTCAGCTTAAATTATACAGTAAACCAATTGTGCCTACATGGAAGTCACATACCTTTGATTTATTTCCAATAACCAGCATTACTTATAATAATGGTCTTTTTGTTGCGGCTGGGGATGGTCTTGCTACATCAACGGATGGAATGGTTTGGACGGTCAGAACTGCATCGGGTGTCTTTACTAATCCTATAACACATGTTTTATATACATCAACAAACGGCTATGGTTATACTTCTGGAAATGAAATATTAGTGCAAGATAGTTCGATACCTACCAAATGGACATCGACTACTTCGGGAACATTAATTTCAAATATGTTGGATGTTTCTTTTAATACCAGTAACAATACGTTTATTAATGTTGGTGATGGTGGATATTATGTCGCCACAAACGGAACGTGGTTTACTCAAAATAGCACATTTTCTAATCAAGAGTTCACGTCTGTATCGAATTTAGGAAATGTTTCTATTATTTCCGGTGAAATCGGAAAAATACGAACCGCCACCAATATCACCGCACTATCAAATTTGGCATCTAGATCATTAGGTGCATCAGACAAAAAAATACTTAGTCTATCATCTAATGGCACATCTATTGTTATTGGTGCTACAAACGATACCGACAAAAAATATGCAAAATCATCATCCGGGTATACCTGGGAATGGATTGATGGCCCCATTATATCAAAGAAGATGATATATGCAAATAACACGTTTTTTATGGCAAATGATTCATCCCAACTTTATGCATCCAATGATGGAATTACATGGGAAGAACACAAAATCAATACTCCGACTATTGTTAACAGCATATGCTACGGGAATGGTATGTATCTTGCGTGTGGGATTGGTGAAAATAAATTTTACACATTAACCCCAGTATCTACCTAATTATAATAATTAGCCATCTATCAATAAATAATAAAAACAATAATATCAGGATGATGAACCGTGTCTTACAGCATATCAGGAATTAAACCAAATGTTGGTAAATTGAAATTATTCAGTAAGCCAGTTGTGCCAACATGGAAAGTTCATGATTTTGATATGTTTACTTTGAAAGATGTTGTTTATGGGAATGGATTATTTGTTGCCGTTGGTGACGGGATTGCCACGTCCGCAGATGGTTTAAATTGGACAAACCTGAATATAAATCCAAATGCAAATAGAATTGTTTATGGGAATAATCAATTCGCCACAATGGGACCAAATGGCGTTTCATATTATTCAGTTAACGGAACCACATGGTCTAACGCAAGTATATCAAGCACACCTGGGTATTATAATGATACCATTTTTGCAAATGGTTATTATGTAACGACTGGAACGGGTATGGCATTTTTATATGCATCACAAAGTGTTGGGTGGACCAGAATAATTGTTAATTCTTCGTATGAATTTTTCTCATTAGCATATTTTAATAATAAGTTTTATGCAGGTGGGACATCTGGTAGATGTGCATCAGCGACAACACCAGCAAGCACATGGTATTTACGTTACGTTGGATCGACAAATACTGTTAGTAGTTTAGCGGCAAATAACGTTGCACTGTTAGCATTAAACGCATTGAACCACAAATATATACATACTAATGACGGTATTAATTGGACACAAATTGATTCTCCAATTAACATACAACGTATAGTTAGCGCAAATAATAAGTTATTTATTTCTGATAACAGTTCAATTTACTGGTCAGAAGATGGCATCACATGGGAACAACATACCGCAGAAATATCAAATTCACTTCAACATGTTACGTATGGTGATGGCAGATATGTAGGTGTATCCGGCAACTGGAATCAAATATATACAATGGTCCCACCAATTTAATTAAAAAATCAATACCGTTGATCAATAAATATATACTCAACATTGTTAGAAAATGAGTGAAAAACCATGGCATATATTATATCGGGAATTAAACCAAATGTTGGTAAACTAAAATTATACAGTAAACCAGTTGGGATTAGGTGGAAAACCCGAACTTTTGATTTATTTACAGTCAGAAGTGTTGCTTATGGAAATGGTTTATTTGTAGCTGTTGGAAATGGTATTGCCACATCGACTGATGGTATCAACTGGTCAAAGATAAACGGATTAACCCTAACAAACCCTCTTAATAAAGTAATATATGTTAACGGCAAATTCTCTGCAATTGGTGATCTAGGTTCATCATATTCATCAACCAATGGCATAACTTGGAGCAATAACAGTTTTGCATCTACTTACAACCACAATACGTTAATATATGCTAATGGATATTACGTTACACTTCCACAAATATCATATGTATATTACTCAACCAATGGGGTTTCTTGGAATCAAAAACTCATAACTTCATCAACTACATATGGTGCCTTAACATATTTTAATAACCGGTTTATCGCGGGTGGAACAAATGGATCATACTCATATGCTTCACCTTCGCCAACCGGAACCTGGCAGCTTCGCGGCAGCGGCAATGTTAACACCATTTCTTATTATGCGAATAGTGGAACCAAACTGATCTCGACGTTAGATGGAACCGATGCTTATGGTATATCGACTACGGGATTGTCGTGGGAATTTCATACATCACCAATTTCGTCTTACAAAATATTGTTCGCAAACAATAAATTTTTTGTATCAAACGCAACATCCATTTATGGATCAGATGATGGTTTGGAGTGGACCCCGCACAATACTGTTATGAACCAGCGGATGCATGACGTTTGCTATGGTAATGGCATATATGTTGGTTGTGCTAATAACCAAAACATTATTTACACGATGTCTCTACCTGAATAATAATAACAATATAACGATTTGATTAGGATTTATTATAAATGGCATACACTATTTCTGGAATAAAACCAAACGTTGGTAGATTACGATTATACAGCAAAGCCGTTGACCCAACTTGGGTAACACATGATTTTGATTTATTCAAAGTTAATAGTGTTGCTTATGGTAATGGATTATTTGTTGCTGTTGGAGAAGGGATTGCCACATCCCCAGATGGATTAACTTGGACTAATCGCAATATTACGCCACAATATCCACTTAACCGGGTAATATACGCAAATGGTAAATTCACAGCAATTGGCAATCTTGGTGTATTATATAACTCGACAACGGGAACATCCTGGACCAATAACAAATTCACATCGAGTAATACCATTAACAGTATTACCTTTGCCAATGGTTATTACATAGCCACAATAGATGGTGGTTCAATTATTTATTCATCTAATGGCGTTTCATGGACAGGAAAATATATTAATTCGTCTGATACTTACATCACATCTTCATATATTGGTGGGAGATTTGTAGTTGGCGGCGTAGTGGGCAGAACCGCAACAGCAACAATCCCAACAAATACATGGTCGCGAAGTTACATAGGTTCAACAAATACAGTAACATCATTTGCACAAAATGGTAGTATTTTGTTAGCACTACCAAACGTCACATTAAAATATGCTAGCACCACTAATGGTATTAACTGGACACAATTAGATGCTCCTATTACCGCAATCAGTCTTATGTCAGCGAATACCAAATTTTTTATGACTAATTCATCATCGGTTTATTCTTCGGACGATGGTTTAACATGGAAACAGAATATTTCGGATGCATCAACTTATTTCAACGAAGTTTGTTATGGTAATGGTAAGTATTTGGCATGTTCTAGCAATGCCAATTTAATTTTTACTATGGTTCCGCCAGAATAATTTCTATTTTTGTTTACTTTAATTTTGCATTTTACTTATCATATGTGAGAGAATACTTGTATCAACTTAGATACGAGATTTAATTACTATGGAAAGAAATTTACAACTTAATAATGTAACTGAATACAATTTATCAAATGAAATTAATGAAATCAAAAAAACCGGTTATCTTGGTGAATGTTTAACAACGATTTTCACCGAACGTGGGTCATCGACTGGTTTTGCCATTGAACAGCTTGCATTAAAACAATTACAGCAAACATCCACTGATTACGTCCTGAATGCCCAATCGAAAGGCTATGATATTGAAAACACAATCACTGGCGAAAAGATTGAAGTGAAGTCGGGGAAAAAAGACATCAATATTTGTCCAAGTGGAATGTTAGGAAAAAGCAGAACATTTAATGCGGATGAAATGGACAAGCATCTAGATGACAAGAATTTTATAATTGCGGATGCATCAAGATTATTAAACGATGGTATTGTCAGAATGGGATATTTCCCAGGTTCAACCCTTCGCCCCTTACACAGAAAAGGCAAGTTGACCAAAGCCACCATCAATAAATTATTCAACCAAGTGCCCAAATAATGACTGATCGGGTTCTACTGCATCAATTTCGCCAAGGATTTACTAATCTCCCATTTTCATATTCTGATGTTGTCAAGGACGTTGAATATAAATGGATAGCCCATCAAATGTCGAAAATAGGGGCGGATTTATCATCGGTAAAATACATTGCCGAATTATTCCCAAACTGTGTTTTTATAGATCGAGTTATATGGGGTTGTGATCAATATACCATGACTGTTCTTTTGTTTGAGGATGAACCGAATACAGTTCTAATGAGACTGGCAAGTGATTATCGGTTCAAAATAAGAAAAATAGAGAACACAAATGCATGGAAGCTAATTGAAGAATTGTATGGTGTAGATAACGATTTAAAACCACAGATTTATTGATTCTTTTGTGCAACATCTGTTATATTTTGGTTGACATATTAACAATGTCATAATTGCTAGATAATTAAAGCATACCAATAACTTTTTGAATAAGTGAGTATTATGATTAAACTTGAAAAGATTTCGATGCAAAACTTTTTGTCTATTGGTCAGGTTCCCCATGAGATTTCTCTAGACGGAAATAACATGACCCTGGTAATCGGTCAAAATATCGATAACAACGACGGAAATGCAAAAAATGGTGCGGGGAAAACTGCAATTCTACAAGCGATTAATTACGCACTTTACGGAACCCCGTTGACAAAAATTAAAATTGATAATCTTGTCAACAATATCAATGGCAAGAATATGTTGGTTACGCTGGATTTTATTCGCGACAATAAACGGTATCGTATTGAGCGCGGCAGAAAGCCGAATGTGCTTCGTTTTTTCGTTGATGACGAAGAACAGATCAGCACTGATGAAGCCCAGGGAGAAAACAAGCATACGCAAGAAGACATTGAACGTGCGTTTGGTATGTCAAACACGATGTTCCGTCATATTGTCGCCTTGAATACCTTTACTGAACCGTTTCTCAAACTAAAAGCAGGGGAACAGCGGGAAGTAATTGAAGAATTACTTGGTATCACTCAAATCAGTATGCGTGCTGATGAACTAAAGGCGCAAATAGCAGAAACGAAAGATGGCATTCGCACCCAAGAGGCAAATATTTCTGCATTATTAGAAGCTAATGCTCGCATAGAACAAATGATCAAAACCCAATCTAAATTAAGTCAGAACTGGGAAGAAAATCATGAACATGTTATTGCAAATCTTCAAAAAGAAATTTCGGAACTGGTTGATATTGATTTTGATGCGGAATTGAAAATTTTCGATGAAGCCGAAGTTTATGATACTGGTATGCGGGATTTGCGGGCATTGCTGTTAGAACACGAGACCGAACTCAAAACGCACCAGCGAGAAATTGAATATATTTCAAGTATCAATAGCAACGAGCAGGAAATTGCCGCAGACATAACGTATAAACGTCGTCTTGTTGATCAGATGTCCCGGCAGACGCGGGAAATTGAAAGAGCATACGGCCACACTAAAACGCTCAACACGCAACACACGGCCAAAAAAAGTGCCTTGGCGTCCATGTTAGATGACCTTGCTACGGCCAATGAAGAATTGAGTAACCCAAATGAACTGACATGCACGTGTTGTGGTCAAAATATTGATGGGACCGATCATTACAATACCATTATTGAAAATATGACTGCCCGTGTTGCTACATTGGAAAAATCGATAGAAGAAAAGAAAGCCGAAATTGCCACACATGAAGAAACAATTTCTGGTCATTTATCTGATATAGAAAAAATGGAAAAGGAACTAGCAGATTCCCAGGAAGAACATAGTAATTTGCTGGTAGCGATTGATGACAAAATCAAAGCAGGCAAAGAAGCAACGACCGAAGCTAAAAATAAAATTGCTGATTTGGAATCATTGATTTATGAATGCAATAAACAGATTGCAACGGTAAATTCTGCAATCGAACAAATGGCACGTCGTCCACAAACATTGTTTGATACTCGTGATGATTTATACGTAACCAGACAATATTATAGTTCACTGGTTCGGGATTTGGAAAATGAAATGGATAAATCAAATCCGCATGCCGATCAGGTTACAACCCTTGAAACCACCATCCAGGAGGTTAATTACACCGAACTGAATGCACTAACAACCCTGTTTTCGCATCAGGATTTTCTTTATAAGTTATTGACATCAAAAGATAGTTTTGTGCGTAAGGCAATTATAGATCAGAACTTGGCATATTTGAATACACGGGTAAGTCATTATTTGGAAAAGTTGGCACTACCCCATGCGGTGATATTTCGTTCTGATTTGTCAGTTGACATCACCGATCTTGGTCAGGATTACGATTTTGCACAATTGTCTCGGGGTGAAATGACCCGTGTTATTCTGGCGACACATTGGGCATTTCGTGATGTTTGGGAAAGTCTTAACGACAACCTGAACCTGATGTTTGTCGATGAATTGATTGACAATGGTTTGGATGATGCCGGTGTTGATATGGCGCTATCAATCCTAAAAGGAATGACGCGGGATCGGAGCAAGTCAATTTTCTTGATCTCGCATAAAACACATTTGATTGGTAGAGTAGAGAAAATTTTGTTAGTCAAGCGGGAAAATAAGTTTACGCAGTTTGAGGAAAACGCAACCATATTCTAACGAAAAAGGCCGGGCAATCTTACCCGGCCTTTTTTTATGCAAATTGGAAGTCACTGTATTTATATTCACTGGGCACCCAGCAATGTTTCGACGCATCCAGCTTCAAGTTTCCGACCGTCGAAACTTCGACCTTTTCGTCGTAAAACCGAAAACATTGGACGGTATCCTGGATTTCAAAATCGCTGCCAACCATAATATAGACGCCACCAGCCAGTGTCGAAAATTTCAAAACCATATCAGTATCACCCCTGTAACGTGTTTATGGGCACAATATACACAGATTAAATATATTCGTCAACAGATTAATTATGCGTTGGTGTATTTAAATTCATTCATAGATGCTAACGACATAACATCATCGGACAGCAAAGTGATGTATTCAGCCGGTATTGTGGTATAAACTGAAATTTCGTATCCTGTTGTCACTTCACTTTCGATGTGTGGAGGAATAATGACTTCAAACAGCGCAAAAATTTCGTCATCAATTTCCGACCCAAGCCAATTATCCAACGCATTTTCCAAATCGTCTAATGATGGAAACAGAAATATTGCGGGGCTTTCTTCACCCATCGCCACACTTCTGGCACCAACACTTGGAATAAGACCATAGGTCAAAATAGACGCTATGTTATTTGCTGATGAAACATGATATGCTTTAATCATTCGGAACACCATACATCAATATTGTTGGATCAACCGGATAATCAAACAACATTTTGACCATAATTACAGCATCAATCCTTTCGACTAATAATTGAACTTTGCGGTAATGACCATAATTGCGAACCTTAATCAATTGATTATGCTGCCAACTGTTTTATGATATGGGCATTATTTGTCATAAACTCTTTCATGTCGGTCACTTTAAATTTGCCATGTTTACCGGTATAGACGCAATAGTTATTGTATGAAAAATCATCACTTAGTCCATCGGGAACAGCAACATACCATCCACGAAGGTTAATTTTAAAACAGACCATCCACACGTCACCATCATCGATACATTCAATGGTTTGTTCAATCCAGGTATCCAATTGTGGATTGGGTCCAGGTTGGATAAGTTGATGAAATCGAAAGTCTTTATACCATTTTGCTTCAACAACCAAACGCGGCAAAAAATCGGGTGGTATTATATCTGCTTTGGTATTGCGAACTTGACCTTCGGACATGCTTTGTTTACGAAATGAGTTTTTTCCGCCGATAAATGCCCCGGACCCGGCAGACCTGATAAAGCTACCTTCAAAAATTTCGCCAAGAATTTTACAGAGTTCGCGTTCTCCTTGACTACCCTTATCCTTGCTTTTGCTTCCACTTGCCATGTAAAATGCTCCAATTGTGGCATGTATCTTATTTATCCTGCAAAATTTTGGTAACGGATAATTATTGACATACCACAGCGAGTTCAATTAATGTTTGGCAATCAACCACATAAAATACATGCATTGGATCAACCAAACATGATTAAAACCTTTTTCTTTGGTGACCCGAATAATACCAGATCGAACCCGTTTTTGAACTTTTGGGTCATTTTCGACATAATCATGGTAGTGATTTTAAGCTACTGTGTGTATATGGACGGATCATGGCATTTCATTTCAGGGTTAATTTGTGCCCTTATGTGTTTGGCAATCCACGCATTGCTGGTGCATCGTTGCTACTACGGAAAATCCAAATAATACGTGTATTACGAAACAGTTATGATACCGTTGTTTCAATAGTCCCTTGGTGAATTATTGCAGTTAACAGGTTGATACCGGGGGATTTATTATTATTCCTGTTATTAGAATATAATCTGGTTTGGTTGATCATCGTTTTTATCATCTGGACGGGTATGTGTTCAGTTATATTTCCACTTTGTCGTCATCACAAATAAGGCATATATCTATATGAATTATCAAAGTTATAAAACAACACTTCGCAATATTGAGCATCATCACGAAAAAGAAAAACGAAACATCAACGCCAATATCAAACATTATTGGTTACAAAAGATTACCAAACAAAATGTGCTGAAAGACTATCCTGGTATTGGAAAACAAGAATGCGATGAACTTGTTGCCAAAAGAATTGAACGATCAATGAAGCCGCACAAAAAAACACCATATGAAGAAATGAAAACCCCGGCCAAACCCAAAAGCAAAAAAACCCGAAAACAATTAATTAATAGCAATAGTCGTTTCCGAAAGGAAAGTTCATAGTGTTAGAATTATATTTTGATGGGGGATGTAAACCGAATCCGGGGAAGATGGAAGTTGCGGTTACGGTTACGGGTTCAAACAAATATCTATATGAAAAAATTGGCATGGGGACGAATAACGAAGCGGAATGGATTGCGCTTCTATTAACGGTTGATCATGCGATTTCGTTAAATGCCAAAGATGTTACTATTCGTGGAGACTCCAAGCTAATAATTAATCAGGCCAAGCACGAATGGAAGTGCAAAGATACCAAATTAAAAAAATACCTTGATGAATATGATCGATTGGCTACCTATTTCGACACGATAACATTAGAACATGTATTACGTGATGAAAATCCGGCAGGCATGCTGATTGAAACATTGAACAAATAACATAAAGCCGGGAAAAATAATCCCGGCTTTATTATTTCCATCGCAGCAAATACATTGTAGCATCTATATCCTTACCAAAATAAAAACCACAATGTGTATAATGCCAAGGCCCGCATAGATTTTCTACGATCCAGCGTATTCGTTCCGCGATTGCGCCCTCACTATCAAATCGTTCTGCAACAAAAATGTCCAGTTTTCCTGTATCAACCCGTGGAAGATCGTAAAGGCCAGGGCGATTATGCATCCATTCAGGGTTCATTGGTGCTATCATACAGATCGCGACATTATAGGGGTGAATTTCATGAATTGAATACCCTATCAAGTGTTCTAATTCTAAAATCCACCCCATTTTTGTCATATCATTGGCATCTTAGTTTCTTTGACTATTTTCATTCGTTCTTCAACCAATGAAAAAATGTCTTTTCGTTCTAGATGCGATAATGACCATGCGTCGTTTCGACTAATCGATCCGCGCATATACCACATTATTTGATGAATTGATGCCCGTAATTGTGCTTTATCATTATCGTATGATGCTATGAATTTTTGCAACGACTCTCGATCCGTTAATCTTAAGAGTCTGTTTCGAAAAAATTTGCGGGATTAAATTCAACCTCCGTATCCCACGTATGATTACATGCAGAACATGTGACACTTTGTCTTTTATCAATACCAAGATTATTCAATTCTTGTAATTTAGTATCAATCATTTTAGTCCAGTTCGCATTGGAATTTGTAATAAATGCAAATATTTCTTTTTTATCTGTCTCGGTGCCATTCGGAGTTACAATTTTCAAAACACAGTCGGACATCATTTCCAAGTTCAAAGATGTCAATCTTGCAATACCATCATTAATAATCTTGTTACGTTCTTCATCTGGTATTTTCTGTAAGGTTGCTGCTTGTAACTTTCTGGTTTCATTGAATGCAGCTAATGAAATTTTTGTTCCATTTTTGATCGTATATGGGCGCAAATAGACTACCAATTGATCATTTAACCGAACGGTATTTTCGGCGGGAATAAGTTTCATAGTTGATAGCAATGCGGGAAGATCAAGATTAAATTCGTGATGTTCCCCACAATTAGGGCATTCAACTTCCATTTCCATGATTTCACCGAATGTTGCCGCTCGAATAGCCAGCATCAACACTTCCAAATCCGGTGTTGGAATTTGATCATAATCGCTGACAATAGACGGGCAACAACTACGAATCATTTGTTCAATCGCATACCCATTCATCAATGCGTCTGGGGTTTTCAGCATCATTTCGTCTGCTGCCCGCATCGGATACACCGGGATGTCACCACTCAATGTTTCTTGATACGATCCCTTTGGCATAAATGCACCGCCAGTTGGCAACGGAATATGAATACCTGGCTCACGGTAATATTTCGATAAAATCGACCCAACTGGTTCATTCATACCTGGACCACGCGCACCAAGGCTTTGTGCTTCGTTATCCTCAATCATTTCTTGCTGCATTGGGCGAGCAAAACGTTGTCCTTGCACCTCGGTATGTTCATGGTTTTGCATATTTGGCACTGGCCCCGCATAATTATTTCGGGGTTGCGCTTGTGATGGATTAGATGGAGTGGATGTTGCTTGGTTAAATAATTCGTTTTCATCAAAGTCATCAACCGGGAATTTATTATCTGTCATTTATGCACCAAACGAATGTTAAGTTATAGTAGTATTTATCTGTGTATAAACACCAAAGTTAATTTCAAAAATAAATAGTTATAACATATTTGATTTGGTGCAAAATGAGTGACATTAACGAACAACAATTCAATGAATTGATTGCGTCTCTTAAAACGACGGCAGGAACACTGGGGCGGATTGCGGATAATCAATCTGGTTCATCAGGGCGGGCGCGGGCCAGATCAAGATTATCCAATGATATGCAAGAAAAAGAACGTTTTCGTCGCACAAAAAAGATGAATGATGCTTTGGGTATGGCATCAACCCAGCTTTTCGAGTTTACGACATCGACCGATAGTGCGATCAGACTTGTCTCCGATGTTGCCAAAAAGTTTATTGGTGGGGCGGTTATCGGTCTATTGATCCACTCGGCCAAAGAATATACCGAGACCTATAAACAGCTTACTGATGTTGGACAAAATTTCCAGGGCAGTATGTTGAAAATGGGTATTGCTGCTGCCGAAGCGGGGATGCCACTTGATGATTTTGCTAAAGAAGTTCAACGAAATAGCAAGGTGATCGCCGCACTAGATAGTCAAAAGTCATTTTTCAAACTGGCATATGACGTGCGTAAGACAAGTGAGCGATTTGGTATGTTTGGTATGACCACGGATCAGATCAATGAAAATCTTGGCGATTACATGGAAAGCATGCGTCTATATGGAAATATCGAAGCACATAATAATCGCAGAACTGTTGATAATTTCATTCAACTGACTGAAACCACAACCGCGTTATCTGGTGCATTCGGGACATCTCGACGTGAAATTATGAAAGCGGTCACGGATGCTCTTAGTGATACTCTTGTTGCAACCCGATTACTACAAACATCAGGAGAGGCACAGCAGGATTATGCACTTGCCATTGGTAAAGCAACGGCATTTATGGCGGCACAACCAGGTATAGCAGGTGATGTTTTCTCGAAAATGGTATCACAATCATTTGGTGCAGGAACGGCTCTTTTTGCTGATGAAGCAAAAACATTTATTAATGCCGGGTTTGGTCAAGCGGTAGGGATGTTTGATACGATACGCGAAAAAATTGAAAAAGGAACATTTACCGATACAGATGCCCTTAATTTTTTCCACGAATTTAAAGAGCAGGGTGAAGCGGCGGCAGAAAGTTTACGTTTGCAGGCCCTATCCGGGAATGAAGATGCAAAGAAGGTTTTGCAAATTATCACCCAAATGCGTGATATTACTGAAAAGGAATTTCGGGAAAAACAGGAAGCGGCGCGAGCGCAAGAAGGTTTGACCCAGTTTATGAATAACATCAACAACATTTTTAACCGATTAGTTGGTGTATTCAAGTTAGGTATGCTTGGTTCGTTGGAACGATTAACTGATAAATTAAGTGCATTTGCTGATGGCCCCGGACTTGATGGTTTAATTAAAAATGTGGAAAATGCTGGTAAATCATTTGGTCATTTTCTTGAAGTTGCATTGAACAAAGAAAATATTGATACAGTATACAATACCATTTCTACACTTGGTAGTTGGTTGTTCAAACTTGGGGAAATTGTTGCATCCGTTGTCGGTGGCATTAATAGCATTTACAAATCCATCATGGGAGTATTTTCTGATAATGAAACGACTATAAACGGCTTTGCCGGGGCACTGACTGCGGCTACCACTGCATTGCTGTTCATGGGTGGCAAAGCAGGCATAAAGCGGTTCTGGGATCGTTTAACAAAGAAAGTCGATATTACCGCAGCAACAGTTAATGTCCGGGGTAATTATGTCAACGACGGGGGACAGGATAATTTTGATTTTGGTGGCGATGGCGATGGTTCTGATCGGGACCGAAATCGTCGTCGTCGTCGGTCTCGTGGTCGCGGTGGTCGGGGTGGTTTTCTTCGCCGCATGCTTGGTCGTGGGCGTAGTGGCATAAGCAGAATTATGGGTGGTTCCGCCAGCATCTTTAATAGCATGGGCGGCGGTAGTGCATTTTCCAAAATTAAAAGCCTCGGTTCGATGCTCGCCAATAATGAATTAATGTCATCACTATCTGGTGTAGTCAGTAATGGTCTTAAATCAACTGCGTCTTTTGGAAAACGTGCGTTAGGTTTCTCAAAATCACTAGCATCTGGTGCCATGAAAAAACTTCTTGGTCCTGTTGCCGCCGTATTAATGGTAGGGGAGACTGGTGAAAAACTGACCGAATTATATCAACAGCGAGCAAATGGCGAAATAAGTGAAGAACAATTTAAACAGAGCGTTAGTCAAATTGTTGGCTCATTCGTAGGTGGGGCTGGTGGTGCGATTGCATTGGGACAAGCTGGTGCCCTTGCCGGGGGCGCGGTTGGATCAATTATACCTGGTGCGGGAACCGCTATTGGTGGTGCGGCAGGGTTTATTGGTGGTGCCGCAATAGGTGGTATTGGTATGAGTTATGGCAGTGATTTCGGCGAATACATTGGGAACATGATTTATGAAAAAATGCTGTCTGATAATGCCGCAACACCAACAAATAAAACAATTGGTGCGAATGTAAGGGATATTGAAACTGATATTGCTAAAGAACGAAACCAAACTGCAACAACCAACACCATGACTGATCAATTTACCAATTTAACCAATGCTGTTAACGAACAAACCGCAATCATGATTGCCCAAAACAAAGAACACCAAAAACTTATTAAACAGGGCATTCGTAATGGATCATATGCTATGAATGGACTAAATTGAGTTTATTCTAAAAAATGAGCAAAATGGGAATTTAGCTATCGGCTTTGATAAATAACACTAGAGTTTATTTATCGGAGCCGATTTTTTATGTCGTGGAAAAAACATTTTCGTGTTGTTAAGCCTGGCCTAAATCAAAACAACACTGGAAAATCCAAAAATTCATATGGTGCATCTGGATCAAGTTCAAAATTTAGTAGCATTCTTCCCGAAATTTATGCGGGTCATCCAAGTCGTATTCAGCGATATTATCAATATGATGAAATGGCGGACGATTCCGATATTGGTGCGGCATTAGATACGATTGCTGATTTTTGCACCCAATCCGAAGAACAAAACGAAAATCCGTTCCTGATAAATTATACAAGCGATGTGACCGAAACCGAAGTCAAATTAATCAAAAATTATTTGACTAAATGGGTTCGTATGAATGATTTCAAATCAACTCTTTGGGAAATCATCCGAGAAACTATCAAAAATGGTGATCAATTTTATTTGCGCGATCCTGAAACCAATCGGTGGTTATGGATTGACCATTACCGAGTTGAAATGGTCAAAGTTGATGATGAAAATGGCGACGAACCCGAAGAATATATTATTCGTGGTTTAAGCCTTAACAAGCAGAAAAATTTTGCAACATCAATAGTTGATCCGAACAAATACAAAACTCCAATGGGCACATCAAATGCGTATGGTTCCCAACCATCACCCAATATGGCAGCGAATGTATCAAGTCAATTCCAGCTATCGGGCACCGGCGCGCCAAATATGAGTGATATAGAATTGGAAAATAAATTGCACGTAGTTGATGCAAAACATGTCATTCATTTATCATTATCTGTTGGTATGGATGCCAACTGGCCGTTTGGAACATCTATTTTACAGTCTGTTTTTAAGACTTACAAACAAAAACAATTACTTGAAGATTCTGTCATCATTTATCGTGTTCAACGCGCACCAGAACGTCGTATCTTTTATATTGATGTTGGCGATATGCCACCGGTTCGAGCAAAAGCACATATCGAGGCGATTAAAAATGAAATTCATCAACGGCGTATACCAAATCGCACTGGTGGTGGTTCTTCGATGCTGGATGCAAGCTACAATCCTCTTTCAATGCTTGATGATTATTTTCTAGCAACAACTTCGGATGGTCGTGGTTCCCGTATTGACACTATGCCAGGTGGGGATAATTTGGGAGAAATTGGCGATTTGTCATTTTTTACCAAAAAGTTAGCACGCGGTCTTCGCATCCCATCAAGTTATTTGCCAATGGGAGATGATGATGCAACCGCATCATATAATGATGGTCGTCTTGGCGCAGCAATGATTCAAGAATATCGTTTCAACAAAATGTGTATGCGTATTCAATCGATCATGGCCCCAGTATTTGATTATGAGTTCAAATATTTTTTGCATCAAAATGGTATCGAAATCGATAATAGCCTATTTGACTTAGAATTTAATCCACCACAGAATTTCACTAAATATCGACAAATCGAACTTGATGCACAACAAGTGTCTGTTTATCAGCAACTTGAAGGAAATAAAAAATTATCAGAACGGTTTAAAATGGAACGGTTCCTAGGTCTAACGAGTGAAGAAATCATAATGAACCAAGCCATGTGGAAAGAAGAAAATGCAAATAAACTTAAAAAAACCACAGGTGCAACACCGGCTGATACTGATCCAAATAGTGATTTAAGTTCGGTTGGTATCAGACCATCCGGTGGTGGGTTCGGTGCTGATTTTAATTTCGACGATAACGATGCTGATTTGGGCGATTTGGACGATACTGGTGATATGGGTGATTTGGATGATGCGGGTGGTTCGAACAATGAGCCAGCACCCGCCCCAGAACCAACTACAGATAATAATGCATAATAAGTATAAAGGAACAAATCATGAACATCTTTGAAGTTTCGAAGGATGAATTATCAACCGCGTTATATGACCCAGCGGAAGACAAACTAACACGACGTAGACGAAATGACACACGAAAGCCAGTATTGACTCTACGACACTTAAATCGTCTTAAGAAATTAAGAGCGATGAAAAAATTAGAACAGTTACAGAACCAAGATTTACTTGGAATCATGTATGGTCAACAAGAAGAAACGGGTGGCATGGGGATGAACTTCTAATTTCCATAGCTAGCAATTGATGATATTTTTTTGAATTTTTTATTAAAAATATCGTTTTTTGCACTTTTTTGCACTTAAATCCACTTTTTTTGGTCAAGTTACTAAATAAAAATAGAATGTTAATTAACATTGAGCAACAAATAATTTTAGGGAGTTATTAAAATGAAATCAATTCTTGAAAGTGCAATCGCTGCACTACTGGATGATAACACAGATCGCGCCACCGAACTTATGCGTAATTACATGATTCAGCGTTCACGCAAAATTCACGAATCATTGCGCCAGGGTGATGAATCAATCCTCAAAGAAGACTTCGATGATTCGATTACATCAGAAGAATATTACGACGTTAATGATCTTGCTGATGCAGAAAATGCAGCAGAAGACAATGCGGACGAAGAAGAAGTGGAAGCTGCTGCTGACGATCTGGAAACAGATATGGGTATGGACAGCGACGAACTTGAAGCGGACACCGAAGAAACCGAAGAAGATGGTGAACAAATCGAAGACCGCTTGGAAGACTTTGAAGATCAGTTAGATACCCTTGTCGCCCAGTTCGAAGAACTGATGGGTGATGTATCTACCGAAGCCGATGATGTAGATAATTTGGAAACAGATGCAGATGCAGATGTTGAAGAATTAGAAGATACTGCGGATGATCTGGAAATGGATACAGAAGAAGAAGACGAATTAGAGGAAGGTGATCTGGAAATTGATATTCATCACGAAGATGAAGATGATGATTTTGATTCAATCACGGAAAGCATTGCAAGTGATTTGGAAAAAATCAGTCTTTCACTTGACGATGATGGTAAAGAAGTTGGCACCGGAAAATCATTTGATCAGAACAAGGCAACCCCGATTCCAATGAAGCCAATGGCAGAACGTGGTAAAGGCGGTAAGCCGGTTGAAATTAAAAGCAACGGCCACAAAGGTTTTGACCGTGAAACTGCACCAGATGTCAAAGACACTAATGCAAAGTTTGCAAATTCCCGCAAACGTTCGACCGATAATACACAGCGTGTAAGTAAAGAAGGCGATAAGTCGGCTGAACTTAACAAATTAAAATCTGATGGCAATAATGTTTCGCCACTCGGAAAAAAGAAATAATCATAAATAACATATACGATTTGAGAAGGGACACATAATGATTTTGCAAGAAAGAATGACATTTGATCAAGCAGGGATGGTTGTTGAATCGTCGGCTGGTGAAAATGGCAATGCAAAAAAATTATACATGACTGGAATTTTTGTTCAGGGTGGTGTTCGAAATCACAATCAACGTATATATCCGGTTCGTGAAATTTCGTCTGCTGTTGATGCAATCAACGGAATTATTACTAAAGGCGAAAGTGTTCTTGGGGAATGTGATCACCCCGAAGAATTGAACATCAATCTTGATCGTGTTTCACATCGCATTTCTAAGATGTGGATGGATGGCCCGAATGGCATGGGGAAACTTGAAATTCTCCCCACGCCAGTTGGGAACATCATCAAAACACTGATCGAATGTGATGTGAAACTCGGGGTATCGTCACGTGGTAGCGGTGATGTTGACAACGATGGATCAGTTTCAGGTTTTGAAATTGTGACTGTTGACATCGTGGCTCGGCCATCTGCGCCTGGGGCATATCCTCGACCGGTTTATGAATCAAGAGACAGTAAGCGCGGCGCGATAATTGAAAGTTTAGCGCATGCTGTATCCCACGATCCAAAGGCACAAACCTTTTTACAAAAGGAATTGATGTCTTGGATTGAACAGTTGAAATAACCCGGAGTTAATTTCTTATGGTAAATAATCTAACCAGTATTCTTGGGGATAAAACGCTTTCAAAAGAAGTGATGGAATCATTACAAGAAGCATTTGATGCTCGTGTTGCCGAAGCGAAAGAAGAAGCAGAACACAATGTTCGCGCTGAATTTTCACGTCGTTACGAGCATGATAAAAATCAAATGGTTGAAGCTATGGACCGCCTCATGGGCAATGTTATTGCCGAACATGAAGAAGCCAAAAATGCCGAAATCAAAAAATTTGTAGAAGCACGCACCGTTGCCCGCAAAGCAATCAAAGAATCTCGTTCAAAGTATGCTTCTGAATATTCGACGAAAACCGACATGCTCACCAAACGCATTAAAGAACATTTTAGTGCAAAAGCTGCTGAACTGAATGCCCAGAAAGCGAAACTCGCTGAACAGGTAAACATTATGGCAGAAGAACTGGCAGAAGTCAAGGCTGCAATGGCTGATGAACATGCTGCCCGGTTACAAAAAATCGATGAGTTTGTCGTTCGTCGCGTAACCGCAGAACTTAAAGAATTCGCCCAGGACAAACGCGCCCTAGTCGAAGCCCGCGTCAAACTCGCATCAGAAGGACGTGCCCAGCTTGCTGAAATGAAAAAGCGCATTGTCGAGAAATCGGCAAAACGTGCTGAAACATTCATCAACGAAACACTGAAAACTGAACTTTCGTCACTTCATGACGAATTAGAGCGCAATCGCGAAAATATGTTTGGTCGTCGTGTATTCGAGGCAGTCGCCAATGAATTCATGTCATCTTATTTTATCGAAGGCACCAAAGTTGGTGAATTACAGAAAGTGCTTGAAAGCACCACTAATGAACTTCGAGCCACTAAACAAAAATTAGATGAAGCCGCCAAAAATACTACCGCAGCACAGCGTAAAGCACAGTTAGCCGAAAGCCGCGAACGTCGGAATAAGGTTATGAATGAACTGATGTCAAACCTGCGCGGCGATAAACGTGCCGTGATGGAATCAATGTTGGAAACAACAAAGACAGCAGAACTTCGCGATGCTTTTAATAAATTACTTCCGGTTGTTATGAACGAAGCCCGGAAACCTGCCCCAAAAGGCAAAACCACGCTGAACGAAAATAAAAAAGAAACGCAGCGCTACTCAACCGTGAAAACCGGCAATAGAGCAAAAGCAATCTTAGAGGAATCTACTGACCCACTAGTCGATAGCGAACTCGAAAAAATCGTTCGTCTTTCCGGTATTAAAAAGTAATTAACCGGTCAATTTTTTAAAAAAAGTTTTAGGAGCCTAAACATTATGAGTAAACTTTTTGAGACGCAATGGAAACGCACTAAAGAAGCCCTTTGCGAAGGTTATGATCTCGAACACAACCAGGACGGGTCAAAGAACCGAAATAAGAAAAGAGTGATGGAAACCATTCTCGATAACACACATCGTTATCTGATGGAATCTGCAACATCTGGCGCAACTAACTCTGCCAATGTTGCTACTCTGAATAAAGTCATTCTGCCAGTTATCCGTCGTGTCATGCCTACGGTTATCGCTAACGAAATTATCGGCGTTCAACCAATGACCGGCCCAGTTGGTCAGATTCACACAATGCGCGTTCGGTATGGCGACACTGTTCCAGGTGGTGTTACTGCTGGTTCAGAAGCACTGTCACCATTTGATATTGCTCGCTACTACAGTGGTAATCTTGATGTCAACTCACCGCATGGTGCCGCTACAAGTTCACTCGAAGGAACTGCTGGTAAGCGCTTGACTGTCCAGATTTTGAAAGAAGTCGTTGAAGCACGTTCACGTAAAATGAGCGCCCGCTGGACCTTTGAAGCTGCACAGGATGCAGAAGCACAGCAAGGTATCGACATCGAAGCAGAAATCATGGCCGCTCTCGCACAGGAACTCGTTGCTGAAATCGACCAGGAAATCCTGACATCACTGCGGGCACTGCCAGGCGCACCAACCGCGATCTTCAAACAGGATGCAGTCACCGGAACCCCAACATTCGTTGGTGATGTTCACGCGGCTCTCGCTATCCTGATCGGTCGTCAAGCTAACCTGATCGCTGCGCGCACCCGTCGTGGCGCTGGTAACTGGGTTGTTGTTTCTCCGACTGCTCTCACCGTGTTGCAGTCTGCTACAACATCTTCGTTCGCCCGCACAACCGAAGGCGTTTTCGAAGCACCAACCAATACTAAGTTTGTTGGTTTGCTGAACAACTCAATTCGTGTCTACGTTGACCAGTATGCATCTGATGCAACACCGGTTATGGTTGGTTACAAAGGTAACGATACTGATGCTGCTGCATTCTATTGCCCTTATGTTCCACTGACTTCAACCGGGGCTGTTATCGATCCAAATACCATGGAACCAGTTGTTTCGTTCATGAGCCGTTATGGTTACAAGGAACTTACCAACTCGGCGTCGTCACTCGGCAACGCGTCCGATTATTTGGGCTTGGTCGGTATCGATACCAATTCCCTGTCCTTCATCTAATCAATTTTCGACCACGAAAAATGATAAAAACCCGGTCTTTCAGGCCGGGTTTTTTATTGGGTTCTCTATTAGATTAAAAATAATTGCCGATATAATATATGACTGTAATCCTATACCCATTGTTCATAATTTGTTCTATAACGAATTACAACTTTTGCGGTTAATATAAAAATACATTTTTCCTACTAAAATAATTTCACCCGCATTCGGAGATACTGTATAATATCAGCACCCAATGTGAGTTTTATGGTAATAATGATGTTAGACATTCTTAAAAATATTCTGAATACACATTTGTCCAAAGCATATCCAGCGGCCATATGAAATATATTTGGAAAAACATGGAACATTTTTAAATAAATATCTAAAATGAATATATAGGTTTACATGCGCAATTATATTAATATTTGTGAAGAAATGTCGTCATTTGACACATGGTTTTCTGGTAGCAAGATTGTAGATTTTGATGGCAATCCGTTAATGGTTTACCATGGAACTACTTCATCATTTGATAAATTTGAACCCGGACATGAAAACGGGATGACTCGAAGCAGAACTGGTTATTATTTCACTGATGATTATGATGCTGCCGCAGAATTTGGCCCAGTTCGCAGTTTTTTTCTATCATTAAAAAATCCAGCAAATTTTGAAGAAGAACGCGATCAACGTATAATAAAAAATGTTTTGAACATAGACCCGAAATTTTGGAGTGATATTCCAAAATATTTTTTAAACAAATACGGCGATACCGATATAAATTACTATCGAATGTCAGCAAATGGATATTTACAGCTACCACAATTCATACATGGTCTTGTGAAATTAGGGTATGATGGTATGATAATGGAAGATGCATGTTTTGGGCATGTGTTTACATCATATATCGCGTTTGATGCCGGTTCGATTTGGGAATATGACTATGATTAAAAACGGTTGACTTAAAATTATCTACTTTATATAATAGCACGTCAACGATGGTGTTTTATCCTATCAATAGGAAATGTCATGTCGAATATGAATGATATTATCTCGTATCTGAACTCCACACCGCCGCCGGAAATGGCTGTTTTTAATGCGAAGGGTTGGTCTCTGATTACCGAATTTGCGCATGTTACTACTGGCGAAACCATTCGGTATTTTCATATGACTGACTCGCCGGTTATTGCTGTCAGCATTGGTGACGACATTTCTTTTCGCTTTCCTATGCCTGCCGAAAGCGTGTGGCTGTCCGATATTTCGGACGTTCCTACACCCGATGATTTTGTTAACAGTCATGGTGATCAAGCCATTGATGATGGTTTCGAATACAGTGCAAAACTGATTGACCCACGATTGTTTGCAGTCTGTTTAACCCCCGATGCATTATTCGGGGTTTTCTGCACTCTACACGCGGTAAATTCCCTGCATAATCAAATGGAACTCACCGATGCCCATTCGCCGGAGTTTCCGGCATCCTTCTGGCCTGCTGGTATAGTGGGTTTCGAAGAAATGGAGGGGACGTTCTCTCTGCTCGAAGCAGATTCTACCGGCAAGCCGATTGAATATGCCAACGGTTTCAATTTTATCGAAAATGCCTCGGACGCCACCAAACGCTTCACAGATCACGGCTTTACCGTGGTTACCGAAGATGACTTCGGTGCTTAAGTTTAAGCGAATTGCTTGATCGGATAAAGGATTACACTTTCGGGTGTGATCCTTTATATTAAATAATTTTGAGGATATTAATTTTGGATTTTTAGTAGGATTCCCATGACAAATAACGATATTATTTCTTATTTGAATAACACCACCCTAGTCCCGGAACTGGCGATTTTTTCTGATAATTCGTGGTCCCTCATTGCAGATGATAATTTGTCGATCTCTGCGAAATTCACCGGGAAATTGACTGAATGGAAGTTAATTTTTGAGTTCATCGGCGATGCGAACAAAATGGTGCGCTATTTCCATTTAACTGAAACACCAGTTATTGCCGTGGCAATTGGGGACGATGTTTCTATTCGCTTTCCTATGCCTGCTGAAAACGCGTGGCTGTCCAATATTTCGAATGTGCCTACCCCCGACGAATTTACTAAAAAATATGGCGATCAAGCCATTGAAGATGGGTTTATATACAGTGCGGCATTTGTTGACCCGCGATTGTTTACTGTCTATCTGATGCCTGATAAATTATTCGGTGTTGTTGGCTGTGTTCTATCTGCTGTGAATGGGCCATGGGGCGGTCTCATTTACAATCATTCGCCGGAGTTTTCAACAACCTTCTGGCCTGCTGGGATTGTCGGTTACGAAGAAATAGAAGGGATATTCGCCCTGATTAAGTCTGATTCTACCGGTCAGCCTATTGCGGATGCTGATGGTCCCTGTTTCATCGAATATACTGAAGATGTCGCAAAGCGGTTCGCAGATCACGGTTTTACCGTGGTTACCGAAGATATTTTTAATAACTGAAAAGGTTTGTTGATGAATAAATTGAATGAACGTTTATCGGATAATTTTATCCCAGCGAATAAAACATAGAACATGATCACAAATCGGGATATGATCATTTGTATAATAAACATCCGCCACCGAACATAACATTACTCGTGCGAATTGCTATTATTTTTATAATACTTTTTGCGTTATTAATATAAAAAGCCACCCAGATTATGTTCCTGGGTGGCTTTTATTTATTGGATAGCTGGCCTGTTTATTCGACAAACACGTATTTGGCGTTACCAAAGACATCGGCGAAAGCATCTTGTTTATAATTGTAGCAATCAGACATTGAATCGAACGATCCCGATTCATACCGGGTTACCACGTTTTTGATTTCGTTCCGTGAGATAGATTTATCATCACATGAAACCCGAATTGATCCGCCATGCTGCTTCACCGAGAATTTCACCCCGGCCCCAAATTTCGTTTTCAGGTCAATCCGAATGTTTTTTGCAGCAAGCCCTTGATCGAAAATGGGTTTCGAAAAATCGGCAGCAATTTTGCGGCCTTCGCGATTATTTTTCCAATATTCGATTTCTTTAGCGAAATCTTCTTTCTTTTTATTTTCATCTTCGATTTTCCGAATTTCATACTCGGCATTCAGGTCTTTCAATTTTTGAATTTCGTCCGCCGAAACAACTTCGTCATATACTTCCCATTGAACACCACACACGATGGCGATAGGAGTCCGGCTTTTTTTGCCATCATCCCAAATGATCGTTGTCATATCGCGTTCGATATTAACGATGGTGCCGGTGTTCCCACCGTATAAGGAAAAATAAACACGGCGTCCAATGACGATTTCACTTGCATTTTTATTGAAAATGTTCATAATTTTTTCCTCACTGGTTATGTTTGTTACTATAACAGAAATATATCTGATTGCAACAATAAAAATACACTAATAATATATTTTTTATCAATATAAGTATAATTAACTTATATAGGGGATCGCGATGATAACAAAAGAAACGAACGAATTTTTCATATCAACGACGTTAGAAGATGGCGCGTTGATTATAAGTAAATTTCCGTTTATTATTTTTTCTACAGAAGAACATTATGAAAAAATGAAATCACCGAACACGGATGGCGACGGTATTATTGATTGGTGCCAAAATTCGCTTGGTGTATTTATGCGTGACTGGGTATTAGTTGATACTAAAACAAGTATCAAAATTTATATATCAGATGAAGACCAGGCAACATTAATTCAGTTAACATGGGGTTAGAAGCCGTTTAACGGCCATTGAGTGCCAGTTACGTATTTAGGCCACCCCCATACCAAAAAATCTCCAATGCTCATTGTATCCCCGAAAAAAGCACCATACCATTGATTTATTTTTACAAATAGAAAGGCCCGCTTTACCTACGGCGGGCCTTTGAAATTGTTACAACTATTTTTAGTTAATGGTGTTTCCATAACATTCGGAAACGGTTGATAGATAAATCAATAATCTCCTTTCGTGTTGTTGGCGGAAATGCCATAATAATTTAATTTTAGTCTCATTTCAAAAAATCTAATCCGTGCGGCGACACCGACGATTAGTCTTGATCGTAGATACGCAAGACCTGTTCAATAACTGGGTGACGTTCAACGTCTTCTGGTTCAAATTCAATAACGGTAATATTATCATTTGTCCCGGACAACCGTTCAACAAAATCTTTCAATCCATTATCATCAAAACCGCGATCATGCTGCCGAAGATCACCTGTGATAATCATTCGACTATTTTCACCGATACGGGTAAGAACCATTTTAGTCTGCGCAGGACTTGAATTTTGTGCTTCATCAAAAATGATAATTGAATCTTTAAATGTTCTACCACGCATATAAGCGAGCGGTGCAATTTCAAGATCGCCGCATTCGATCATGCTGGTAATGTCATTAGGTGTGTAACCGACTTCCTTGAACACATCCAATATTGGCATGACCCAAGGTTGCATTTTTTCGAAAAGTCCACCAGGCAAAAAGCCATGTTGTTCATCAACGGATACTGCGGGACGTGTAATTACGATTTTTTTATATAATCCATCCTGGAACCCCTGAATTGCGTGTAGCGTTGCAATCATGGTTTTGCCGCAACCGGCTGGACCCATTGCGAAAACCAAATATTGATCTTCATCAAACAATGCTTCGATGTATTCTTCTTGTGCAATATTTCGTGGCACAAGACGAATATCTTTTTTATTCTGTTTTGGGGTATTTCGGGATAAATGTAGATCACCACCGCGCATATTATAATTGCGGTCTTCTCTAGGGTTAGGGCGGGTTGCGCGTTTTGCGCGTTTAGAGTGGATTTTTGCCACTTCATGTCCTCCGTGTGTGGGAAGTATTTTGTGTGCCGCACATAATTATTTAGGTAAGTAAAAAATCATTTTAGTTGGTGTTTATGTTTAATGCCAAGTTCAATAAATGAATTTTTTATTAACAAACATTTACATGCGACAAATGACCACATAATTTTAATAAATTGTTAGTTTGATTTACTCCCATATTCTGTAGACACTATTTTGTTTTTAATTTCATGCCAGCTATTCACCCGATAGCCGGAAAATGGCGTCATCATATTATATTGCCTTGTGAGTAAAAATGAATCATACCCGAGTTCATATCCTGTTTCTGCATGCGTAATATTATCTTCAACCCAAATATTTGAAACCTTGGTATATTGATGGAGCAAATCCGTTTTACTTCCATTGAGACCGACACAATGAATTTCGTCCCATTGAAAGCCAAATGCCTTAGTGAGATTGTTTGTTCTGGCTTCAACGATTTCTGGATCATCCAAACATGCAGAAATGGCAATGAACCGATACCCCATATTATATAATACAGGTAGTTCTTCTTCGGCATCCGGTTCGGCTGGCAGTGTTGCCATGCGATCTTTTGTGCAAAAATTATTAATATGCGACAAAATGGCGTCATTACTGATATTGAATGCTTTATCAATATGATGCACGTCACGAACTGGGTATTGCGCGATGAATCCTTGGGTTTTCATCCATTGTTCAAACGGTTCTGCAAAACGCAGCACTGTTTCATCAACATCTGTTAAAATTATTTGTGTCATGAACCTTACTTCAAAAAAAATAAAACCGGGCAATGACGATCATCACCCGGCTAATTAAATTAAACCACTTCCTCTACAGAAGGAGGGGTGGATGGTGTTTTATTTTTTGCCAGCTTTGACATCCAAATAGACATTGCCTGGGTAACGTCTTCCTTATATTTCACCAGATAATGTTCTGCTGCCTGCTGCGATGTCATTGATTCTGAAAACCGGTTCTTGACCGTTGTTCCGTTCATGACATCAATAATAACACTTGCTGTTTGCATATGATGACTTTTAACACTGTCAACAACGGATGTTTGTTCAAATGAATCCCAATTACTGGGATCGTCCCCCCATCCTTTAACACTTGTCGATGCCCGTTTTGAGGGACGATGAACAATATTTACGATCAAAAAAGGACGTTTTCTAAGATTATGCATATTATTTTCTCCGATATGCGTTAAGTATTCATATTAACTCGGCCAAGTTCAATGATGGTAGCGGCCAAATTGATTTCTGGATCACCGGCAATTGCGTGATTAAGCATACCCTTTCGGATAACCAAAAACGCGTCATCCTGTAAATCTAGGGTATTCCCCCATAAATCCAGATTTCGGGACAAAAATTGATAAATTTCAATATATTCATCAGCCCGGACATTTTCTACAATGCATTTTCGTGCTTCGCGAAAACGTTTTTCTTGAAACAGGCACAATGCATTGAGCAAATAATCGTTTGACGATCCATTGACATCTGATGCACGTGGTTTTGAAAGTTTGTTTTTAACGGTAGACTGTTCAAGCAGATTAATACATCTACGCATATCTGGATACGTAGCTTTCACGTAATTAACCAAATCATCCACTTCAAACTTGACGTTTTCTGACATGAGAATTTGCCCAACGCGAGCAATAAAATCATCATAATCAAGAAGTCGAAAATCCATGCATTGACAACGTGATATTAATGGAGAAATCAATCTGGATGCATTGTTGCAGGTAAAAATAAACCGGCATGTGTCGGAATATTTTTCAATTTCATGTTTCAGAAATTCCTGGGATGTGGCAGATAATCTATCTGCTTCATCCAACACCACGTATTTCATATTACCAAAAGGCCAGGTTGATACAAAATTTGTGATTGTTTCCTGAAATTTGTCCACCGTGCGAATTTTAACCGCATTACGGATCAAAATATCGCCATCAGGGACGTTCAGCAATTTTAACATCATCAAAGCCAATGATGTTTTACCGGTGCCAGGAGAGCCACTAAAACAAAGATGCGGTAGAACCCCGGTGGATAACCATTCTTCTACCTTTTCGCGTTCCTGATCATCCCGCCAAACATAATCGGCCAATTCATTAGGACGATATTTATCAACCCATAAAACGTGATTCATCACAAACCCAATTGGTTAGTTATATACAGTCTGGCGAGGATCGGTTTCTGAAACCAATAAAATTCCTTCTGGATAATCAATGCGCCACAGTCGCACTTTTTCCCCATTATCTGGTTCAACATCAAAACCGGATGTCCAACGTCCGTGTTCAATTAGAACCCAATCGCCAACCGATAAGTCGGTGCATTTGTCTCCGACTTTATAAACTTGTGCCCAACGGGGTTTGATCCCGTTATCTTTCATATCATCATCCATAATGATAATGCCTGTTTTGGTCTTTTGTTGACCATGTTCAAGATTAGTCACAAAGACATAATCTTTCATTGGGGTAAAATCTTTAATAGTCATTTATTAATTTACTCGTTTCTGGTTTCGATATGCTAATCATACTCTGTTTTGGATGTTAACACCAAAATTAAAGTGACCGAAAATAAAAAAAAGACGGAAATAAAAATTCCGCCTTTTATGTTTTTAATTTTTTTGTTGTTTGTTATTCGTCGGTTTCTGTGATTTTACGTTTTCGTGGTGCAGGTTTTGTCGTAACTTCGGCCTGTTTGGCTTTTGCTTTTTCTGCAAACGCGGCCTGATCGGCAACTTGTTGTTCAATTGCCTTTTTAACGGCCTGTTCAGGCGTAAGAATTTCTGCTGAAATCTTATTTAATGTTGATGTTTTCACTGCATTGGGATTAGTAGCATAATAGTCCCGTGCAATCTGTGCGCGATCACGAACAATACGACCCTGGGAATCAACTTCATCACCACGTGCATTCATATTCGCGTTACCAATCGCCTTTTTGGTCTCATTTCGTGCAGAAAGGGCTGACATATCAACTTCTCTACCACGGATTGATCTAACCTTCATTATTTTATCTCCATTAACAATGTATATTATTTATCATTGTTAATTACTTGCGAAAGTGTTGCATTACCCTGGCGTTCGTCAGCAACAACTTTTAGTTGGTCAGTCAAGTGTTTAGAGACTTCAACAATATTTAATTCATTTTCAAATAATGTATCTAATGACACTTCTTCGACTAATCCAATATATGCTTGTATTACCAGATATGCGAATGCCGATGCTGTATTGTTTAGTCTTGCATTTTCCAGGCGTGCCAGTGCAACTCGAACTCCATCATATGAATTAACATTAATGATAGTATTATCAATAATATCGCGAACATTGTCATTCAACATTTCGATAGTTGAATTATCAATAACTCTTGGTGGTAATAACGAATTATTGGCATCATTAGTAACTTGTTTATTGTTTGATGCATGATCAAGTGTATCCAGCAAATTGATTAAATATGTTTCTTCCATATTTCCACCAATTGCGCCAATTATTTGATATAAAGACGGAAACAAATGTGAATTATCTGCCATTTATTATTTCCAACATAACATGAAAAGCATTAATTCTTCATCTTGTAAAAAAATGAAGTCACCCAATTCCAAACCATATGACCATGGCCCAGTGATATTACAATCTATCCAACTCCCAATTATTTTCAATTCATCATAGTAATTTTCAACCGGGGCAATATATTTGTGCATGTCCCACCGGTATGAAATTGAAACATGGTTGATAACAATTTTTGGATCACTAGCAAATTCCGGTGTGTTTTTGATCAACGCAGTAATATCTGGTTCACGTAATCTAAAATATGACATATCTGCCTCATACGTTGGAATGATATTGATCTATTGGAAAAGTGTCACCCCATCGCAAGACAAATAATGTGGCATCATTTTCATTATCAAATATGATTTCTACTTTATTGGTATCTATGCAGACCGTCGTTGTTGGTGCATTATCGTCTATCCACTTTCTAAATTTAATCCAATCTGTCATGGACCATGCGGGAGTTGTTCCGCGTCTGATCAGAAAGTAATAGCTTTCAATTTTTCGTTGTTCCATAATTTTGTGCCATCTGCTCGTGTTTAGCCGGATAATAACTGGTATTTTGGTGTTTTGTCCAAACCTATTTCAGAAAATCATGCACATCCAGACCATATTTTATGGGATTAATCTTATGGACACCAATTAAAAAAAGACAGAATGACGCAACACTCGATCCTCGCCCAACGCCCCAAACAATGTTATTTGTGCGAAAATGGTCAACCAAATATATCATTAACTGCAACAACGGAACCAAGTTTCGTTCTTCGAACAAATCCATTTCATGATGGACCCGATCTCTTTGTTCGTCATCTTTGCACATGGTAATAAGAAAATCCCGAATTGGAATATCCTTAATATAGTCGTCGATCATCCATGTTTGGTTCCGTTCCTGGAATTCTTCATCCGGGGTATGCGGCATTGGCTCTGGTGTTGCCAGGCACATGTTTTCCCGGTCAAATGTTTTACACATGGTGTTGTATTGATTAATCTCGTCGTGATCTTCAACTAGAATGGTATCGTAATCCACCCGCCCATTATACATTAATTCAAACACCGCATCAGGTGAAAGAATCGTTCTCCCCCATTCATCAATTGTTCGGTTTATCGTTTTCATGCTGTCTCGTTCGTGGTTTTATAAGGGCAACACATCATTGTCATGTTGCCCTTATAGTTAAATTATTTGTCGGTGTCGGTGTCGGTGTCGGTGTCGGTGTCGGTGTCGGTGTCAGTGGTGTTGTCGGTATCGGTGTCCGTTTTGGTATCTTCTGTTTTTCCACCATCAATAACAGTCGGTTTAAATGACGGACGAACAACTCGGTTAGTTTCTTGCTTGGTATCTGTAGCGGTAGCGGCATCTAGTGACGATACGCTGGTGACGATCACTGAATTTAAAAAATCAAGTGAAAACTCCCATTCTGGTTTCACCGCCGTGTCATCAGTTTCAGTTGGTAAAATATCAAGCATCGAACCATCACCCCGGTTCCACCATGTCGAGTCGAAAAACCGTCGAGTAGAAGGCAACCATTCATTTACCGTTGGCAAATCTTCTGCCGGGTTACCAGAATAAATAACACTGATGCCTTCTTCGATGTTTGATGTTATTTCAATATTAATAAAATTAATAATATCTTTACCAAATGCGTTCAATTTAGCTAATAACAAAACGGCCATATGTGTATCACCTGGATCATACGGAGTGATCATAATGTTATTACGTATTTTTGGTTTACCTTCACTTGTCAAGATTATGTTGAATGCATCAGCATCATCATGAGCAACAATAAATGTGCCATCCATAATCTCGTGCAACCAAAATTTAATTTTACGAAAAATGATGATATTTTCGTCGTCATCAACATATTCATCATCCAACGCAATATTCTCAACAAAGGTTGCTTTGATTTCAAAAGAAGATGGGTAACAAATATTATCAATAATTCGAATTGCACTAAATGTATCCGTGAAAGTCATTGAATATTTTGTTTGATCAGACATATACAATCCTTAAATCATTTGTTATTTGATGGTTTTACCGGTGTTTTGGTCATTTTAAATGGAACCGGGCGTTTTGATTTATTTTTTTGCGTTTCGCTTTCAAGTTCTGTTGGTTTTTCCGACATCGATGGATCGGTTTCTATCATAATCGAACTACTGTTCATCTTTTGTTCCATATCAAATCGAGACTTTAACGCCCGATCATGTTGTTCAATCTGAACAGTTTCTAACATAACCATGATTTGATACTGCAATAAATCATTGCCATAACAATTATTTAAATGCTTGTTAAGTTCTAACACCTTGTTCATGAGTGCTTCATCAGACCATGTGCTGTAATTAATATCATGAAATATCATCTCATTACCCTGTAATCATATGTTTCATGGTTATTTAGAAACAATCACTTTTCAATAAACTGTGTAATGTTTGGCCGAAAATAATTTGGCCCTTTAAGAATTTTTCCATCTTCCCGATAAATCGGTAACCCGTTTTTATCCAACTTTGACATATTCGATCTATGCACTTCGGCGAAAATTTCATCAAGTGGGATGCCGTAAATATCGGCAGTTCCGCAAATAATATAGATCATATCCGCCAGGGCATCTGCTACTTCAACCAAATCATTTTGCTGTTCTGCTTCACAATATTCGTTATATTCTTCCAATAGCAAACGCTGCCGCAATTCGCGAGTGGTTGCATTTGGAAATGATGGGGATGTTTGATTGGTTACCCCAAACGAACTATGAAATTCTTTAACGCTATCAAAGGGATGTGCAAATTTTGAAGGAGTCATTATTGTAAGTGTTCCTGTATAAATGGTATTTCATCAAATTACCACCAGTGGCCTAACAATTGCAATATTTTCGTGGAAAAAAGTTTAATGACACCCATATAGGGGTATGCTAATATGCAGGATCAACTATTTTTTGGGATACATGATGTTTTTAACGATTTACCTTGCCGGGATGGTGGTTGCATTTTTTGGTCCCTTACCGCCATTGTCGTGCCCGGATATAGCCGATACCTATGAACAAAAAATCGAAACTGGTTTTGGGCAGCATATATATGGACTGGCGGATAACACCGGAACCATTCGGCGGGCAACTGATTATTCGGTTACATGTGAAACCGAAAAACCAATTTTGAAATAAAAAACCCACCAATTCGCAGAATCAGTGGGTTTCTTTGGACAACGAGCATTATTAATATGAACGCCAGGATGAAGTAGGACCGTAAATGATACGTCGTTGACGTTCTTCAAGGTCGGCAAGGTCAACTGCCTTGGACAAATACCGTTCTTCATCCGACATGCTGTTCCATTTCAGAAATCTTTTCCATGCTTCATTTAACTTTTTCAAAAAATCTTTCATACTATCCATCCACCATGTGAGATTTTATACTTTACTTGGGCCATACGTGCGTCAATATATCGACGCATGATGCGCCGCAAAAAATTCATAACCATCTTAGGAATCCATTCAGTAACAACGATTTGTTATTACTATTTACCTAATCAATCACTGAATTCATTGTGCATGTGCAGCATTTCAGCTATGTCAAAATGGAACAGGTTACGCAGGATTTGTATTTTGGTATGATTGCCATAATGAAAACAACCGTTTAATCAATCGTTTTCTGTTATCATCTGAAAGATGTTGCAACCAATCCCGTTCAAAAAACCGAAATGAAAACTTAATAAAGTCAGTAAACTCCATATCAGTCATTGCCATGAAATTTTGATTATCTTCCATCCTGGCAATACCTTCATGATAATAGGCATTCAGTTCAAATGAATGATTGAAATAATCGGATGCCGACATATCAGTATTACTTGTTGCACTAACAGTTTTTCCTTTTTTACGCTTTAAATCCTGATAATGCACCAGTTCATGGATTACCGTATATGGTAATTTCCGAATTGATTGTGCCACCTGACTTGGGGTGGCATCGGGCTTAGCCGTGATCAACAGCATATTGACTGCGGGAATATTTACGTTTCTGTCATCTGGAATTTTCATAAAAACCCCAATGTCATCAGAAACGTCAATTGTCCCAATAGCAAGATCAGTGAAATCGGAAAACCCCATTTCTTTCATTGTCAAATACGGAATTTTCAATGACCCTTTGGGTGATGACAATTCACCAATATGAAATTCCGAAAATGATGGCATCACTTTGATCAATCGTCTGATAACAGATCGAATTTGATCCCGTGCGCCCATATCGTTAGTGGCATCTTCAATTAAATCATTGTATCGCATTCGGTTTCCGTTTTAATGAACAGTTTTTCGTTCTTTTTTAATTAATTTTTCAATTGCTTCGAAAATGATGACATCATTCGTAATGCCCATCATTCGTGCTTTGCGTTTTACTTCAAATTCAATTATCGAAATTCGACGATCATAATTGGATGACCGTTCACCCGCAATATTAATAACCAGAAGTTGGTTATAGTCAAATTCACTGATAATCATTTTTAATTTCCCACCAAAAAGGTTGATTATATTCTATTCGGTAACATTTATTTGTCAAATGATAATTATTAGTAGACTATTTATAGAAAAAGGCGAGGTTCATAACGAACCCCGCCTATGTTTCGGCATCGGTTTTGATTTACAGAGCCAGAAGTTCTTTGACCTTTTCAAATTCGGCAATCGAGAAGGTTACGACAACATCACGTTCGCCGGAATTGTCGATGGTTGCAGCATCGAATACTGCCTTCATTTCAGTAGCCACGTTAACGGTGGCTTTTGCTTTTTTGGCCGCTTTCTTCGGGCTGACGTATTTGACATCCGATGCTGCGCCATCATCGGCAAGGTGCTTTGCGGTGATCGTTTCCTTACCGGCTTCGGCGGCGGTTACAGCAGCATTGGTCAATTCGGCAACGGTAGCATCCGCATCCTGACCAGTTGCATTGAAGACCTGGCGGGCAAGAGTTGGAGAAACGGTCTTTGCCACAATCATCTTCTGCACCGGCACCGGCATCGCCATCAGAACCAAAGTGTTTGCAACAGTCTGCGGGGTTACGCCAGCTTTCTGTGCAATCTGTGCTTCGGTCCAGCCAAAGCCAATCAGGCGCTTGAAAACCTTTGCCATTTCAAAGGCGGTCAGCTTTTCAGCCGAGTTTGAGGTGATCTGGATGAACAGTTCGTCGGCGGCGTTCGAATTACGATCAACCGGCAGAGCCGGAACAGTCAGAATTTCGGCACCGAGTTCATTGATGGCGATCATTGTTGCAGCAAGGCGACGATGACCATCACGAACCACCAATTTGCCATCCGAAGAAACCTTGACCATCAGGGGTTTGAGGACACCCTGATCAGCAATCTGCTGGGCCAGTTCGCGAATTGCAGCATCGTATCCCGGCGCATCCACTTCCCGGCTGTTCCAGCCCGGTTCGACGGTCAACAGAAACGGGTTCACCTTGAACATGTCAGAACGACCAGAAGACATTTTCTTAAGGTTTTTGTCGCCACGGGCGACGATGGTTTCCGCTTCGGCTTTGAGATTTTTGATAAAATCGGTCATGATTTTTGTTCCTACATTTTAATGTTTAGTCGGTGACTGTGTTGTCCGCCGATAGATGTAACTTAACGGTTTGAGGCCGGATCGTCAATATAAAAAACACCATTTTTTTAAAAAAAAGTGATCTTTTTTAAAAAGAGTGGGTTAACAATAGGTTAGCTAAATAAAAATACTGTTCCCTGAACATATTTTTTATGAAAGCAACCAATGAATACAGAAAATCGCCTAAAACGAGCAAGAAGTTTAGTTGGAACCTCAACTGGCCGTCCCGAAAATGATTTTTATCCTACCCCACCCGAAGCAACGTTAGGTTTATTGTCACGAGAAACCTTTACTGGAACCATTTGGGAACCAGCATGCGGTGACGGCGCAATTAGTAATTTGCTTATTGAAAAGGGTCATCAAGTGTTTTCCAGCGATTTGATTGATCGTGGTTATGGTGATACCGGAATTGATTTTCTGACATCTGATAAAAAATTCGACAATATCATAACAAACCCGCCTTACACCCTGGCGCAACAATTTGTTGAGCATTCCTTATCATTGACTACCGGAAAAGTTGCCATGTTGTGCAAACTGGCGTTTTTAGAAGGTGGGAAAAGAAAAACCATGTTCGAAAATACCCCACTTGCATCAGTGCATGTTTTTTCAAAACGATTAACCATGACACGTAATGGTATCAAAATGAAAAATTCCGGTATGATCGCATTTGCATGGTTCGTGTGGGATCACGATTACAAAGGTTCTGGTCCAATCATTCAGTGGATTTAATTAATAATTATGAGGAAAATACCTTTATTACGTATGTCCCAACCAATTCACCACGTTCGAACTCGATACGATTAAGCGGAAATGATTTATTCTTGCCGTATGTCCGGCTATGATTAAATGACGATCCACATAATTGATCCGAATGAGCAACAGGTCGTTCTATCGTGCCATTATAAACCATGATGTTGATAATGGCATTATTTGGCCCAAAAACAAATCCCTGTGAATTATTCTGATCAATGAGCCAACCGGGTATCACCATTGTGTGGTGTGCCCGTAAAATGTAACCTTCACTATTATTATCGAAAATACATCCATCAATGATTGACACCCCATCAATTGCTATGGCAATTTCTCGGTCATGATCTGCATCATTCGCCACAAATACGCTGAACTCCGTGTTCTGGCATGCCGTGATAACCAGTGATCCGTCATTGTCATCACGGTTTTCATCGAGAGACTTCCCATTCACTTGTATTTGGCAAGTTATATTAGTATTATGATCTATCATGATACGTGTTTTCCAAATTATGAAATACAGAACTATCATACAAATATCATAAAATACATTATTTTTTAATTGTCAACGACGTTATCCACTTATTAAAAGGATCATACATGACCAACATAACGCACAACGTTTTCATCAGCACCGACATTGAGGCTGATGGCAAATTTCCCGGACTTAGTAGCATGTTGAGTTTCGGATCAGTCGCCGTTACCATTGACAAAACGGTGATTGGTTCATTTTCCCGAAATCTCGATCTTCTTCCAAATGCCACCCCTTCCCCGGATACTACCAAATTCTGGAATAATAATCCCGTGGCATATGCGGAAACCAGAATTAACCCGGTTTTACCAAGTATCGCAATGCATGATTATGCGACATGGATTTGCGAAATGGAAAAATTATCAAATGCCAAAGCGGTGTTTGCAGGGTATCCGGCCATTTATGATTTTAAATGGATTGATTATTATTTCCATCATTTTTATGGAAAAAACCCGTTTGGGTTTTCCAGTGTAGTAGACATGAAAAGCATCATATGGTCACAAAAACACATCTCACCGTTTTCAAGTGCGGTCAAAAAAACAGTCCCGCAAAAATGGAAAGAACGCTTGCCACACACCCATATTGCAGTAGACGATGCGTTAGAACAAGGCATGTTATTTGTGAATATGATGCGGAATGTGTTTAACCTGCCCCATAAAAAGGGCATTGACTACCACCAGAAATTTAAGGCAGACACCTATAAATAGCATAATTATCGTTGCCTGGTGATTTTAAATTACCAGGCAATTGCCATCATATGCTATGTTTTTTATATTCAAGCGAGAAACGAAATATTCACTCGTTATAAATAGACAATCTATTAAGGAATATAGCTTATGCAGGTTAAACATAATATTTCAGGAACGATGGCCGCATCATTTTCTATTGGTAAAAATGGCCCGACGGTGCATCAAGGTGCAAATGTCCCTCTTATCGGGCTTGGCAATAACGGTGATATTTATATAAAACACGGAACGTCCCCCGCGCTTTTCTTTCGTAGAGCAACTGGGTGGACACTAATCGAAACCGATTTAATTCTTGAAACGGTATCTACATCCACACATACTCTCAATTCCGATACAAACTACGTTATCGTAACTCCGGCCAGTGGTGGAACAACCATTACTCTTGCACCGGGAATCACCGGTAAACATCTCGTGATTAAAGATCGGGGTGGCGCAGGCACCGATAATATCACAATCACACCCGATGGGTCTGAAACAATTGATGGTGCATCAACATATACCGTAAATTCCGATAATGGCGCAATTTCCATGATTTTTATTAATGACGAATGGATTATTACCAGTAAAGTTTGAATATCATATATCAATAATTTAAAAAGGGTGGAAACAATTGTTCCGCCCTTTTTTTTGACCCTACACGCGAGTATCTGATAAAATGGAACCAGTATCAATCTACCGTCGTAACCATCGCACACGGCCCGATTTTACCCCACCACGTCGATTTATTTTATGTGGTTATGATTGGTAAAAAATTACAAAAAAACCCCGACAAAACATTTGCCGGGGGTATAAAGTTTTATGTAATCCGTTGTCCACCAGATTAGTTCATCCAGAACCGATTTTATTTATCTTTTAAATATGGACAAATGATGTCATAAAATTCAGGAAACGTATTGCTAAAATTTTGGTTACGTTTTTTGTCCAAATCACATGTTTGTGCCCAAAAACTTGCAAAATTCTCGGGGGAATACGCATCGTCAGCCATCATAAACTTGATATACGAATCCAGTGTTTCGACATATGCAGTCTTGTATCTCGGATCAATCCCAGGATGACGATCATCAAATGATGAAGCTGCATCATCAAACTTATTTTTGATCGCATTTTTGATTTCTGACGGTAACGTCCGAATATTGAAATTAATCGGTCCATGCAGCGCATGTGACGTAGTAATAGGTTTTTTTCGCTTTAACCCATTGATTTTTTTAAACTCTTGCGTATTCATAACAATCCATTCATCTAAAATCTGATCCAGATAGTAGATATTATAAATCTGCACGGTTAAGGATGACCATACTTCGATATTATCTGGTGTATCATCAAGGCGGTGTAAATTTTTCTTAATGTGCGTCCATTTTGCGGGGTATCGGACGTAATCATTGATTTCCCCAACACCATCAAGCGAAACTCCAATACGAACCCGCTTGAATTTTGCCCAAATATCAGCCGCCCGTGCCGGAATAACGACACCATTTGTATTGTATTCAAGAACGATTTTTTCTGACACCCCTTCTGAAATAAGATATTCCAGAAATTCAAAATGTTCTTTTATCATGAAGGGTTCACCACCCACCACATAGATAAAGCGCAATGCAGAAATATTTTTCTTGAAATCATCCCAAAATTGTTGGTTCTGCGGCCAGTCATAATCATTGTTGGCAGCAATCCATCCACCCTTATTATTACGGATAAGCTGGACCGCACCATGTGAATCATTGAACTGTTTTGAACCATCTGCCTGCTCTGGTAGATCGTCATACCACATTGAACTGTCCGTCGGTCCGCACATCCGACATTTAAGATTGCATAAATTACCCAGGCGCAAATCAATATATCGCAGGGGTGACTTGGATACGTCCAGTGTGCCATCGGTGTCGGTAATTGTTGCACATTGATCTTCGGTTAACGCGGGTGCCCACAATTCTGTTTCATATTGACGACGACTATTGAGATTTGCTTCATCTTCCCGCTGACACCGAATACAACTTGGGTGCCATTCCCCAGACATCATTGTTTTTCTTACATCTTTCGCCAATTGTGAATTTCTGGCAGCTTCAATAGCACCCGGATCATCTGCACGATACGCGGTCACCCCATCGTCTTTTAAATAAATACCCTTTCCTGGGGCCGTATTCGAGTGACAACATAATCGCAAATCACCATTGTTCCGAACACCGATATGTAACCATGGAAGCGGACACCACGTTGTTTTTTTCATTACATCATACCTATAAAAATGAGATTAGTGATCCTAACACATCAATATGTTCCAAAACAATTAATAATGAGCAACATTAATTATTGGTTTGACGTTTAAAATTATGTTGCTATATTAATCATTCATTGACCAGGGGAGCCAATTATGCGTTTCGTTGCAATCGACATTGAAGCAACCGGACGTGATTATAAAAACGTTCGTCAAATAATTCAAATCGGTGCGGCCCGGTTTGAAAACGGAAAAATGACTGACACACTTGAAATTCTGGTAAATCCAAAAACGTCGGATTTCAACTATTACGTCATCAAAAAAATTGGTATCCACCCAAAACAATGCCGTAAAGGGATGTTGTTCGAGCATGCTTTTCCAAAATTGATGGATTTCATCAATACGGATTCGATTATCGCACATTCTGCAAAAAATGATCATAAAATGCTCAATCACGATTTGCATATTATTGGTCATTCGACACTAATGCGACCTATCGGATGTAGTCAAGGATATGCTCGGCACGTTCTGAAAACAAAAAATAATATGTCATTGCCCGCACTATGCGAACATGTGGGCGTTACAGTGACCCAGCATCATAATGCATTGTCTGATGCTATTATGGCTGGTAACGCTTTGATTAAACTGCTACAAGCAGACACCACTAAAATGAAATACGTATTGCTTAAAGGGACGAAGTAATGAATTTATTTGTTGATTCCGACGGTGTTTTTGCAGATTTTGACAGCCATGTGTTGTCAAATTTTGGTAAATTGCCAAAAGATATGAGCAATCCCGAATTGTGGGAAAACGTTAATAACACCCCCGATTTTTGGGATGGTGTCCCTCTTAAAGAGGGGGCACATGAGTTGTGGGAATTGGTTAGCCGGTTCAATCCAACTGTTTTAACCGGGTGCCCACGAACCGGCTATGATGTTGCCGTTGTAGCAAAACGAAAATGGTGGAAACATCATTTCAACTGGGATAACGTTACCACGTGTTTATCACGGGATAAAGCAACACATATGGTTGCACATGGTGATATACTGGTTGATGATTTCATCGCCAATGTGAAACGTTGGGAAAAGGCCGGTGGGCAAGCCGTATATTACCGTGATCCGGTGAAATCCCGCAATTTTCTGGCACAATTGTTGGAAAAATATGAGACTGCGTGACGCATTTTTCGATGACGACCCATATGAATGTGCGGTCGTCATCGATATTACCGATAAACGTTTTATGATGTTTGATCCGTTATATGGTGATTACTATTATTCGTTTTATAAAATGATAAAATATTTGGAAAGATTTTCATTCGATTCGGATGTCACTGTGATTAATTTTCCTGAACCAACCCTACTTTTCAAAAACAAAACAGATGCAATATTCTTTCTATTACAAATATAATAATTTGTGTTAAGTATAAACATCATCACCAAAAACACCAGGATGCTTTGATATGGATTGGTTGTATCTTTTTGACAAACCAGAACGTATTTCCGCGCTATACAATGCCAGGAAAAGGAAAGTAATATCAGAACGAAAATTCTGGCGGGCATTTGGTGGCGCATGGGTTACTTCGGAAAATATATTCGACAATCTTGATATAATTTCTGAAATTTTGGATGATGTAAAAACCAATCCATTATATGCGCTGATGATGCGCCCAAAAGACCGCAAATGGTTGAATGCTCTTTCACAACCATTGCAAATTTACCGTGGCTGTGGTTCGCACAATTACACCGGATGGTCATGGACTACGGATCGTAAATGTGCCGACGCATTCGTGAAACGGACGATAGATCATACCGGTTATGTTTTATCAACAACCGTTGATTTCAATGATATAATTGCATATATGAATGACCGGGATGAACACGAAATCATTGTTAATCCCAAAAATATCAAAGATGTTAAAATCATTGACCAACAAACATTAGAATACAATCTAGGAAAAAATTTATTCTGGTTGACCCAGACTGGTCGTTTTAACACCCTATCCCCCGAAACCATTACTGCAATGGCAATACACAATAATAACGTGTCGTCATATATCGAGTTTTATGAGTATGCACTCGATTGGTATATTAAACTTGGGTTCGCAGATAAAGCGCTAGAATCCACGGAAATCCTAAACGAACTATATCAATTATGAACATTAAAAAAATAACGATTCTATCACAAAATCGCATCAAATTGCAGTTTGCTCTGTCAAAACAAGAGTATAGCGATCTACACCAATCCCACGTCGATGTGATTAACCTTGTTCCTGATTATGCGGTTGATTATTCCGCATCACGTTCCCCATTTGCAAACACATTAAATAATACATATAATGTTGTTTATGGTATTCAAAAATATAAACCAACACTAAAAATCAAATTTGCATCATTTAATGATTTGCGAACTTTCGTAGATCAGTATCCATTATCGATTGTTAACGATGCACATGGTTGTCCAGGGAACATCGATTACTATATCGCAGTAGTCCATTCATTTTTAAAAACAATTGATTTAACAGAGATACCTAAATACGGAGAATTTTTGTATGATGTTCAACTGAACTGGGACAGCATATATCATTTCGTATTCAAAAATGACATATACAAATACAGTAAAATGAAACAACTAATAAGCGAAGGAAATATGTTAACGTTATATCGTTTTAGACCATATGCCACTCAATCAGATCGAATGATGCTCATGCTATTACTTAATCAATATATAAATGCGTCAGATGTCACTACATTGACATCATCGATTATGTATCGAGATGAAATTTTGCGAAACTTAACAATGGATTTATATAAACTAAAACCAAATAGGGGCGTAGCGATGGTAATGCAAGCGATTGACCAATTACGATAATTTATTGGTTTCCTGGCTGATTAGGAAATCATATAGTCTTTTATTCAAACGACAATCCCGCTCACAGTATGGTAACATTTCAGGATGGAACCGATCAAAACCAAGTTTATAATCGATCTTGGGATAATCAAAAATATCACCCCATTCACCAAGGGAATGTTTCTTCATGTCCGGGAATAATTTTCTCGACATGGTAAGAGTGTCGATTATCTTGGTTTCAGGAATATCAATTACCCCTTCGGTTAACTTACGTATTGTAGTCGAATCATATTTGATGAAATTATGACCAATAATTAATCTGGCATCATTTAATCGCATTAATCCTACTGATATTTCATCAAGTGACTGATAATATTGTGTATATTCATCAGTCGTATAATTCAGAACACCAACAATATAGATTTCACTTGGTGATATGCCATTGGTTTCTAAATCAGCAATAAGTATTTCATTCATTATATAAACAACCATATTTTAACGGGAAAATAAAATATATCATAATTTAAATTAATATTACCAATTAAAAATACCGATGACTAAAAATCATCGGTATTTTTATCAATGCCCCGAACGTTTCCATTCACGTTCTTTAATGGTTTGTCGTTTGTCCACGGTTTTCTTACCAGTGGCAATGGCAATTTCCAGTTTAAAAACGCCATTGTTTTCATATAGTTTGGTGGGAACAATGGTATTTCCCTTTTTATTCACGGCGTCATACAGTTTTGCAATTTCATTTTTATGCAATAATAATTTTCGAACACGAGTTGGTTCGTGTTTATCAAACATATTAACGACTGAATGACCAATAGTGGAATTAACCCACCATGCTTCTCCGTTTTCCACACGGATATGACTTTCAGTAATGCTAACATTATGGGTTCGAATATTTTTTACTTCAAACCCGGTTAACATAATCCCTGCTTCGAAGGTATCGTGAAGATAATAATCAAACCGTGCTTTTTTGTTAAGTAATTCGTATTTTTTCATGACATGTCCCTATGATCTAACTGGAATTAAATGATTTGTAGATAGAAATGATGATAAGTCAAGTGATTTAATTCCTTTTGGTGTAATCGCAACTGATTTCTGCATTACTGGCGTGATTAGTCCAAAATTCTTTAGCCAATACATTGTGGCATCTATATCGACATGTAATTCATCAATGATGATTTTTTCATAGATCATATGTGGGCCATGTATTCCTTTCAAGGAAGACAACACAGAAATATTATTGATCATATTTAATATATTGATTCCATCTGTAATTATTTGTTCGTCGATAAGTATCGTCATATTCCCGTGTAATGAAGTGTATTTGGTCATTATGGTAATTATCCGTGAGTGACATTAACTGGAAGGGTCTCTCTGATTTGTTTTCCTTGCGGAAAAAAATCATTAAGACCCTATCGCAACAAGAAGAAATTATACAGCGCATCTGTTCACTAACGTTCACATATGCTTGTAAATTTCATTCTTGTTGATTTTTAAGGAATAAAAAGACAATAAGAAAAATACGTAATGAACACAGTGATTATTAAAAAATAGAACATGCATCCTAGATCAGATGTTATGCTCTTTCTCCCCCCTGGACTAATTCAAATTATAGACACAACATCGTTGTTGCGCAAACACTAATAGCAATTGAATGCAATAGTGGTGAATTAGTCCAAGGGAGAGACATTAAGCGAATTAAAAATAACTTCCTGAGTCATTTAGCCCGCTACCAATAAGCTACTAATCACCTTTACGATGATAGTTGGCGGTTGCCCGGTAACCAACAAGTATAGCCCTATCTCGACCTCACATTTCATCCTAATCAAACGGTGCATCGGGGTTAAACAACCTTGCTGCACAGGCAAATGTATCGTAGGTCCAACGGTTATGTAAAAATGGTAAATTTAGTTTTCACAAGCCCATATGCAAAGCGATTGGTGGACTGTTGCATATGTGGATAGATGTCAAATATGCTCAAGACATAACTATCCTCTTTTAAGGTGCCTTCGTCCACATCCTTTGTGTGGCAAGCGGCTGTTTACATAACCTCGCCATGGTCGGCTTAACCATGTGGATCATGCATCCGGCTTGTGGGCTGTCCTGCCATGCAAACCCCGGTCTCTGTTATCTCCCGGATGGACTTGCTTTGGGGCGGAAGTGGCCCCTATTACTTCCTGGACAATATGTAAAAAACTAATATAGGTGATGATCGTATCATCAGTCAATATTATTTTTTGTGGTCATTAACCGTGTTATTTATACACGCATTAATGTCGTGTTTACATTTACCACAACATGGTTTGGTATCAGTCATCGCGAATACATCTGAATATTTTTTAGCACCGTTTGATACCATTTCAGAAATTTTACGTTCGTTGATGCCATTACAGTTACATATGAACATATTATGTAAATACCATAATTTTAAATTAAGATTTGACAATTTCACAATTTCTCGGTAAAAGTCAATAATTGTTTTTATGGAGTTAATCAAAAATGTCATTTTTAAAGGTCAAACAGCATCTTGACAACCACGCCGTAATCGGCTGGGACTTTGATTTGACCTTGCATCAAGGGCCACATTCAACTTTATTTCGGCAATACATCATTGATAATCCAGAAAAGGAACATCACATCATCACATTTCGGGATAATCATACGGTTGCCGACATTCCGTATTACCTGTCACAATATGGATATGCTGATGGGGTGTTCAAAACAACAACCAATTTGGAAAACTCCAATTGGTATATGGCATATATCAATGTTGAGTTTGAACTGGATGTGACTGTTCTCGAACCCGGCGAAACACGACTGACCTATGCAACCGAATTGGCTAAAGTAACCAATGATGATTTGTGGCAACAAGCTGCTGATTTGATGGGTTGGAAAGCAAAGGTTGCAAAAAAGATGGGTTGCACCATCCTGGTTGATGATTTGGTTGAGATGGTGGCGGATGGATGCAAACAGCAAGGCATTAAACTGTTGAATGCCATCAATCTCGAACTTACCTGATCTTAACTGAAAACGAACCACCATTTATATCGGTGACATGATAGCGGGATAACCATTCGGGAAACTCTTTTCGAATGGCCCCGCTTTTTCCTGTTATGATCGTCACTTTTTTCAAACCATTTTGGTTGGCACGATCAATAAATTCCAGGGTTTTCTTATATGCGGCCTGCACACTAAGTCCATGCAAGTCAAGATATGAATGATGTCCAATATGGGATAGTGTCAGACTGGGTTCCGGGCACAACAAATGTAACCGATCACAATCTGCAATCGGGGTTATTTCTTTTGTATATTCCAACCAAATGTCAATATCTTTACACATAAAATTATTTATCCCATTGTTTTAATGTTTGGTTAACAAAAATATATTGCATTTGATAGGCCGGTTTTGGTAAAACAAAATCATGGTGTTAAACGTTCTACGCCATATAACAAAGAACGTATAGTTTAATTTAGTTTATAGGTTAAGAATATGACTGTAGAAGCAAAAAAGACCAGAACCACCAATGCAACGAAACGCACCAAGCGCCGCAACGGTGTGTCTGAATTGAAAACGTTCGTTGATGGCCTGGAACTGCCGGTAAAGCCATCAGTCCATGTTAATGGACATCAACACCCTACTGCAATTGTGGTTGTTGATTTCGGTATGCCAAAAGATGGGCCGGTTATTCTGGACAATGAAGTTAGTTCCGATTTGTTACTATTGATGACCAATATCGCCCGCGAAATGTGCCGAGGCGACACAAATATCCGAGGGTCGGTGGATCGTAATACCGGTGTGTATTGGGCCGGGGTTCCGTCATAATCTGACGATATAACACGGTGATGATGACAGCGGGTGTCCCCCAATTATGGGCACCCGCTTTTTTTGTTGTAAAATATCAGGAACCATTGTAAAGGGGTAGTTGGTATCGTTTGTTTGGTTCAGTGGGGTTTATGTATATACAATTAACGTTATTAAACTTACTGATTAATTAAGAATATCGGATGATTTAAAAATGAAAGCATTTCGTATCGAGGCATATGATATAAGTAAAAGTTGGGACTTTCCTACTGATTATTATCATATGTCTCATAGTATCAGTCACCTTTTATCTGATATTTCGTTTATTAAATCAGTAGTTGACACGGTAACGGTGATTGATAACGGTGGTTATGACATTATGAAGGCGGCATGTCATGCAATCAAAAACAAAATGCTGATAACACATTCTGATTTTGAAATTGCCAGTTATACTGATGGTTATTATCATAAACAGTCTGCATTTTATAAACTGTCTGCATTAAAACATATATATATGATCAGGGACACACCTGTATCTGCAACCAATAAAAATATAATAGGATATGGTCCGGGTGTTAAAGTTGGGAAAATCAACAATAATAAAGTAATGTTGCGTCATCCATTCATTAAGAATAACATCGATATGTTGGTCACAAATGAATTTATATATTATGTGAATGAGTCGGAATATTCCGTTATATATGATCAATCATTTTCTGAACCAGAACCAATATCAATGAACCATTTTCCTCATATGATTGAATCTATTGAGATTCCGAATATTCGTGCGGTGTTGTTAGAACATAACGATTATTATTATGTGCCGTTAGACGAGTATTTGTTGAAACAAAGGATGAATGTGCCATTGGTGGAGCCATATCCATATCAGCGGGACGGGGTGAGTCAAATAGGAAAATATTTCATGCGAAATCATGTCCCGATCTTTTTTCCTGGGTTCAATGTCAAAAAATATAATATCATTATTATGGAACCCGCCATTGGTAACAGAAACAAATATTTGGTGTTGTGTAAAACATTAGAGGACGCGACGATGTTTAAAATGCTACATGGATAATGGTAATTATTAATGTTAAGACCAGATGACTGATAACTCGGTTTAATTTAACTGCGGAAACTTGCGATGACAGTAAAGAAACATTTCGTTTATTATGTTGAATCATATAATGATGACGGTGAAGATGATAGCATTATTATTGCATCATGTAAAGATATGACAATTCTGTTTAACGAGAATAGAAAGTATCATAATGTATTCGACTTTGTTCAAAATATAATTCTGCCTAATGAGTATAAGTATGGCATTCATTATTGTGATCAAACTACTAATTTTACACAGTTTGAAAACTACACAATATGTTATGTGGTATTTTTAAATAATGACAAAACTATTTCCAAATCGTTTGATAATTGGCAGCATGAACGCTTTAAAATAATTAGTCCTGCCTGTGATCTTACGTTTGATTCCACAATAGTGATGCATGACGGTATCGCCGTAAATAAATCTATGATTATTAACGAGTGTCTTCACCAAACTAATTACAGCTTCCCGTTTGAAACAACCGATGGATATGTAATTGGTGATTATTGTTATCTTATAAACAATGCTCAAATCATGAATATACAGCATCATGCACGGGTTAAACAAACGTTGTGCCTTGACGATTTCTGTTATACTACCAGCTTTCGTGATACTATTAGCGAACATGCTGTTCATATTATGTTGTTTGATAAGTTATCATATGGCTCACACCAGGTATTGACCATAGAGAAGGCATATTATGATACTGTCACTTATAATTCATATTGCTTTTATGATGTTGCCGCGATTGTAAGTGTAACCGATGAAAGAATATATTTTAAGAATGAAAGTGATTATGTGCTATATCTGGTGAATGCTAACTAGGAAAAATAAATTTACATGTTAACCCCAATATTCCATCACATAAACAGAAGGTGTGTCACAATAATTTCATCAAATCATGAACAATGTGAGACTCACTTTCGCACATATAACCCGATACATACCATCTGACATATATTAAAAGTATGATAACATCGATGTTTTGTTTTATTACGAAACGATAGGACATGTTATGTCGCCAAGCCATATAAACAATTATATGGTCATTCGACATAATCATGAAATCATAATCCCCATGCTTAAATTAATGGATATAATATAGGTATGATAAACATCGACGTTACGCGGCATTTTTTGCGCATACAGCACATGTAATGATGTTTAGGTAGTCTGGGAAGTAAAGATCGTGAAACGGCTCCTGTATGGGCGAATAATGCACAGTAACAGGTAGTCGCGTTTTGTTGAAATTTGATGATAATCGGTATAGGAATGAATGGTTATCTTGTTCTAAGGATCAACTCATGATTTATATCAATATTGCGTTGCGGGATAAAAACAGCAAAAATGGGTATTTTTGCATCACCAATGAATTTTATATCAATATATCTTCTGCTCAAGTTATTAACAAAAGTAATATTGTTTTAGATATAAAAAATGTTACCGAAAAATGTATTGAAACTAATGACCTCGGTGCAATTCCCAATAAAATAGTGAAAATTATAAAAAAACTTCAAGCAACATTGTCTGGTCTTGAACCATTTTGTAGTAATAAAATCACCACTTATTCGTCAAAAGAACATTTTATTTACGTTATGGAAAACCAATTATCAAATAGTATGTTTTATGCTAGTTCGCTTAATGTTATGGATGAATATTATTTTGGAATAATTAAGAACGACCATAAAAATACAATATTGGTTGGAAAAGATATTAAAGTATACAAATCATCTGACATTGGGTTTTATAGATGGTTTCAAACAAATCAAATTAATAAATTTATGTATAATATATTATATTGTAAAAATATGAATTCCCGTAACAAATTAGAAACATTAGTATTTCACAATGATGATCAGAATATGAACACTATTGATGAACAAACCAAATATTCTGATATGGTGACATTTAAAGATTTTCCATATACAATCACGTGTTATGACTACGACGAACATAGTATATTGCGTGTTTTTGACAATGTTAATAATGTATTTTATTTGACTGATAATGAAGAAACCCGTATTCAACAATATTTAAATTGCATGCTGATTAGCAGTTATTATCATGAAACTGGTCCTGCAATACCATATATTATTGATGGGTCATTACCGAACAAACTAAGCCCGTTAATGTGTTATGGTTATAACCAGAATAATACGGATGTTGTGATTGTTCCTATTGAAAATTCTGGACACATATATTTGTGTCGAACGAATGAAATCGCCACGTTAATACATTTGCTGTGTTCGTAGTATTCTGTTTAATTGGGTGGCGTTTGGTATGACTATTAAAAACATCGCCGCCAGGGCATATTTTCTGCTCATACAGCGCATATGATGACTACTCGATAGTCTGGGTGCCACAATAGTTAATGCGGTCCACAGGACATTAAAATAGTGCATACAAAAATAGCGTATCACAACAAAAAATGATACGCCGCGTATTAATGGTAATGCCTAATGAAATATGATGATGGAGCGGGTAGAGGGAATCGAACCCTCGTCTTAAACTTGGAAGGCTTCTGCTCTACCATTGAGCTATACCCGCATATTTTTATTTATCTTCGAAAAACAACAGGATTACATTTCAAGTCGTTTTTCGCAAAGACCGGCAACACGCGCATAGCGATCTGCACGGTGAGTGTAGTGGTCTGATCCGATTTTATTGCCAATTCGGGCCAGGTTTTCTGCCGCGTTACGGCACTGACGAACTTTGGATGTAAGGGTATCCAAAAGATTGTGCATCTGAATAAAACGATGTGTGGTCATGAATATTTCCCCTTATGTAAAATAAGTTCATCGTTCTTTCTATGAGCGAACATAATTATGTTTCGCATAATTGTCAACGATAATTTTTCACTTATATCGATCTAATGCGGTTAATGCCGCAATGCAAATTGCGTGAGGTAACGTTGGTGCAGTGGCAAACTGGGTTGTGGTATCTGTGCTGGTTGGTTTAATAAAACACACATGGTATACGTTTGCAATCGGATCATGAGTTGCTTTTACGACAAACCCGTTTGCCTGGAACCATGAAATAATGCGTTGCGCGGATGGCAGATTGGTTGAAAATTTTGGTAATTCAACTTTAGCGCCATCGATGCCAACCAAATAATGCTCGCCATCTTCGAAAATTACAAGCGACCGCCAGATTTTTCTGGCGATGTCGCTATCCAACACAAATCCTGGTTCTTGCACCTCATATTATTCCTTTTTTCTACGGGCATGCTTCATTTGTCCGTTGGTTTTATGATATTCGCGATCACGCAATTGTTTCATAATACCGTCACTTTTTAATTTTTTGTTCAATTCTTGAATTGCTTGTTCAAGATCACCATTGTGAACAGAAACCGAAATACCACTACGTCCGTTATCATTAAAATGTTTAGACATGTCTTGAAACTCCAATATTAAACATTTTAATATTATCGAAAACACAAATGATATGCAATATTCATTAATAGTTATCTTTCATTATGGGCCAAAAGATGAATTTTATGTGGTATAGACTTATTTTATTGTTTTTCAATATTTCAATACACTAATATTTAGAAAATAACGGTCTGGTCCCGAAATTTTAGTTGACTAACCGATACATACTGTCTATACGTATAGGATCATATGGGGGTGTATTATCATGTTTGTTGATAAGACTGATTTTTTCCAGTCATTTAGCGGCGATGACGTTGATCCAGAAACAAAACTGCCGACCAGTAAACCAGTCGGCGAGTTTTTTGCACATATGTATGAAATTGAAAAAATGTATTTTCGCATTGTGACACAGATTGACCAACAGCTTGAAATCACAGTCCTTTGAGAAACCCAAACATACCTTTGCCTTTATTATTTTTGGCATTGTTATTGGTATCTTTGTTTTCGATTAAATCGATAAGTTTAGTTAGATCGTTAACGACAACTACGATGGTATCATAAAGGTCTTTGACCATCTTTTTAACTTCCGGGTTATCGATGCCATACCAGCGTAAGCGCAAATCATCCCTAATACTGACTAAATGAACACGATATTGTTCTGCGCTCCATAATACATTTCTGGTATGGTTTGCATCTTCTGGTAGAATTGATGCATTTTTAACCATTTTTTCTACTTGTGCCAGGGATGTTTTGACACTTTTCATCAGTGGGTTGAACCCATTGATTAAAACGTTTTTGTCGTGAATAGTCATTGAATATTTTTTACCCAAATCATTCACTGCCAATAATTCTTTAGCAATTTTTTTCAAATGCGTTAAAAACACTTCTCGGGTAAAATCCCCGTATTCCATCGATTTTGTTTTCGCAGTCGTTCTGGCACCCGCCCGAGGCTGTGCTTCGACTAAATCAATTAATTGACGCATATCGGACATCAAATAATTCTCCCTAAACGTATGATAATAAAACAGTTGTCAGGTATTTATCAAAATTGGAGTTATAATGTAATTATTAAAACTTCTGATTGTATTATCTGATTTATGGTCAAAAAATAATCCCCGCCTGGTTGTATAGCGGGGATTACGTTTTATTTTGATGGGGTTTCTGATTTTTTAGTTTTCTTGGGTTTGGTAAAAACTAATTTTGGTTCTTCGCCATCATCAATTGTTTTTTTATTGATCACGATTTTGGTGACACCATCTTCTTTAAGATCGGGAAGATTATACTGTAATTTCATTAAATGCTTTTCAATAACACTACGAATACCACGTGCCCCGGTTTTACGTTTTTGTGCTTGTTGGGATATTGCGGTAAGAGCATCGTCCTCGAAAACCAGTTCGATATTTTCAAGAGCGAACATTGCTTTGAATTGTTTTGTTACTGCATTTTTTGGTTCAGTCATAATACGTATCATGGTATCGGCATCAAGTTCGGTCAATGGGGCAAAAACGGGTAGCCGCCCCACCAATTCAGGAATAATACCAAATTGAACGAAATGATCTGGTTCCAGGTTTTGTAACAATTCATCATGTGACATTTTAATTTTGCCAACTTTTTCTGCACCAAAGCCGATACCACTTGATTTATTAATGCTTTTTTCGATGATTTTATCAATACCAACGAATGCACCTGCTACGATGAACAAAATATCTTTGGTGTTGAACTTAATCATTTCACCACCTTTTTTTGGTCCCTGGGGCGGAATAAAAACTTCGGTTCCTTCGATCAGTTTGAGTAGGGCTTGTTGAACGCCTTCCCCTGAAACATCCCGGTTGTTGGAAGCAGAACCTTTTTTGCCTTTTTTGTCGATTTCGTCAATATAGACAATACCCCGTTGGGCTTTTGTAACATCGTAATTACATGATTGTAAGAGCCGCGTGACAATACTTTCAACATCGTCACCAACGTAGCCGGATTCTGTTAATGTAGTGGCATCCGCAATAATAAAGGGCACATCAAGCATTCTGGCAATCGATTGTGCGATAAGAGTCTTACCACTACCAGTAGGGCCAAGCACCATTATATTTGATTTGTCAATTTCAATATCATTGACGACTGGGTTTTCCAATCGTTTATAGTGGTTATAAACCGCAACTGATACCGCTATTTTTGCCATATCCTGGCCGATAACATATTGATCTAGAAATTCACGAATCTTACGGGGGGATGGAACGGATGGTTCAAATCCTTCGGTTGACAGGTTGCTTACATTAATTTTTTCTTCGTTAGAAATAATATTGTGACAAAGGGTTACGCATTGGTCACAAATGTAAACGTCTGGTCCAGCAATCAGTTTGCGAACGTTATTGGCGTCTTCACCACAAAACGAACAGTGCAAGTTTTTATCACCACTCATTATTTTTTATCCTTAAATGTCTACACATTAATATTTAGGTTCGCAGAACCATGATTCAGCATTTCTGGTTTTATTTTCTGCATTTTCAATATCATTTTGGTCAATATCAGGAGCCATATCATCGAAAGAATCAATAACGTGGGTGTTATTTTCGATTAATAATTTTTCTAATTCCGGCAAGATACTGTTGTGTTCTGCATCAAAATCAGAAAGTATTCTTTCTTTATCCAGCATATCAGTTGCAATTGCGATTAATTGATCTCTGTCTTCATTCAGCAAATCTTGCATGGTGTGTAATTCGGCAATTTTTTTATTGATTTCGTCATGATATGCATTTATTTCCATGCGTTCATTATCAATTAACGCCTGTTGATGATCCAACTCGACAATTAACTGATCTAATGACTCTCGATCCATTTCAATTTGATATACGGCATCGGTCACCTGTTGATATTTTTTATCCAATTCGGTATGTAAGGTGATACTTTCTTCTACCATTCTGTCATGATCTGCTTTTTTCTGCTCAATATCCGCAATTTGTTGTTTGAGGGTATCTGCCATGACGGATTGATCTTTTTCACTATTTGCCAATATTTCCTGCATTCGTTCATTATCTTCGCGTAATGCATGGGCTTCGGTTAATAATTTTTCGGCTTCGGCATATCTGGTGTTGGCATCGATCATGTCTTCTTCATCGTTTTTGGCTTTACGTTCCGCCCGATCTCGTATGTAATCACCAATAGTAATCGTCCCGGATAGCACCATGATTACGGCTAACGGGTCAAATGCAAACATCAATAACAGGATCAGCATTCGCACAGCTATTTCGGGATCGGTCCAGCCGAATAATTGGGCCACGTATTTTACCGGGCCTAATTTTGCTTCGACATCATTTACTTGCAATTTAAGATTGGTAATCTGATCATTATAGGAGGCAATTGCTGCATAATTTGCATCCATCGATGTTGAAATTTCAGCACGTTCTTCCTTTTGTTTAGCACGAACTGCCAAACCTTTTGTTGCATAGTCGTTTTTGAAATAAACATCAACCGCAGCGTTTAGCTGTTCCAATCTGGCTTTGAGATTTCTAATATCGGTTTCTTTGGCATCTACTTGTTGTTGTATATGCTCTATTTTTAATTCGATACCAGCCACCGGCGCGGCCTGTTCCAGATGACCCTTTGATAGATACCCATAAATCCCGGTTGCAGTAATAAGCATCAAAGCAACAACAGCGGCCATCAAATATGTTTTATGAAAAAAATTAACCTGGGGATTTTTCCAGTTTGCATGTAACCATGCTGCCGCAATAAGTTTTCCGCCTTCCAATGCGCTACCCATGATGATAACAGGCAGTGCGGCAGCAGCAAACAGGGCAGCAAGACCATATACCGAAAAGTATGCTGCAACACCTGATATGATTATCGCAAATAAAAGAGTAAAAACCCCAACGAATAATTTGGTCATATTTAAATTTCTCGCTTATAAATAATCGTGATCAACAACAATAATAATATTCTAGTGATTGGGTATAAAAACATTACCGGATGGGTATTCATATCGTTAATGAATTTCCATCCGGTATTAGATAGCAAAGTCAAACTGTTTAAAAAATGATGTTATCATTTATCATATACTAATCAATTTTCAATTAGTAGATACAGTAATATTTTCTTCCCCTGATGTCAAATTATTAACGAGTTGACCGGTTATCATATGCGCAATTCTGACACCAACGCGAGGGATAGATTCGTCATTAGTTGGGGTTGTTGATTCCGTTGGGTCGTAAATATCAGAAAAATCTTCGCGATCTTCAATCATCATTCGCGCAATACACCGTTTGATCGCGTCAATTCCGGTTAATACTTCTCCTGGATTTGACTCGTCATTGGTAACCAATACGGAATCACCATGTTCAAAAACCAAATCAAATTCAAATTTGGATGGTGCCGTATTGGCATTCGCGCCGGTTGCGACAATTTCAACCAGATCACAGTTAGCCATCAGTTGTAATTGTGCGATCATTGAGACAAACCGTTGATTTCCTCGCTCTTTTGCGGTAGAATTAGCAAAAGTGGTCGGGATCGATCCATCTGCCATGTAGTTTTCGATTTTCTTGTTGTCGATGAAACCATCTGATGGTGATGTCCCTGAAATTCCAGTGATTTCAACGTGGTAAGATGAACTAGCCATTATTAGGTAAAACTCCGTATGTGTAACTATATGTATTTATCCGGTTTTTAATTTTGACCGGATACGATACACTGTGGTAGATACAAAACTATCGTAACCAATTATTAGTGATTTTGATATGACCGCAAAGAGCGAAAAAGAATTTTCAGTATTAGATGATTATCAGCATGCACGAATCAGGACGGAAATGTATCTGGGATCGCGTGATCCGCACACACAAGAGGTTATGCTTTACGACAATGATACCCCTGTAATTCGTGAACTGACCTGGGTTCCGGCTGTTTTCACTGCATTTCGAGAAATCCTGGACAATGCACTTGATGAAGTTGTAACCGAAGGGCATGGTAACCGAATAGACGTGACTTACGACCCTGAAACCATGGTATTTTCGGTTACAGATAATGGCCGGGGTATCCCGATCACGTTTGATAAAACTATTAAGCAATATATCGCTACTGCGGCGATGGTTGAAACCAAGGCGGGCAGAAATTTCGGGGATGATCGCGGGGCCACCCGTGGTTTGAACGGGGTTGGTGCATCGATTGTTAACTTTTGTTCGGAATTTTTTAATATTTCGATCAGACGTGATAAAAAACATTTTTCTCAATCGTTTAGTGAAGATTTGAAGAAGAATAAACTTAACATTAATGATGCAACTATTTTCCCCGATTCAAACAAGCAGACCGGAACAAGAGTCGATTTTAAGTTATCATCACACGTGTTTAAACATCTGATCTTGCCAGAAGAACTGGTCAAGTCGCGTATGTTTGAAGTGGCGATGATTTATCCAAAATTAAAGATTTTTTATAATGGTCAACAATTAAAAGCAAAGCAATCCATCGAAAAGACAATTTTCGGTAACAATAACCCAATCAAGATTACTATTGAATCCGATACAGCCAAATTTCTTTCAAATTTTTATTTGGTCCCGGAATTCATGGATGATGGAACTACCGATTTTGTTCATAGTATTGTCAATGCCATTCCCGTGTTCAATGGTGGGACACATGTTGATTCATTTCGTAAACTATTTTATTCGGGGCTGGTTGATGCATTGAAAAAAGACAGAAGCCGAAAGAATTTGTCACCCAATCGTAGTGATATTTCTGGCGGAATGCTACTTTTCAACGTAACCGAAATGGATGCCCCAAGTTTTGACTCACAATCAAAAACCCGGTTAATCAATGAATGGGTGATTTCGGTTGTTCGACACCATATGGCTGATGCTGAATTTTTCAAAAAGATAATCAAGAATAACCCAGCCTGGATTGAACGTATCTATGAACGATGTGCAATACGGACACAGAAACAAGATGCACGTGATGTCAATCGCCTGGCAAAGCAAAATTTACGGGTCAAGATTGAAGATTTAGATGATGCCTGTGGTCGCGACCGTTCTAAATCGATTCTGTTTCTGGGTGAAGGGAAATCTGCTATTTCCGGGATGGTGGAGGCTCGAAATCCAGACATTCATGGTGGATTGCCATTACGTGGTAAAATTCTGAACGTTTTTGGTCAAACTAAGAAAACAGTGATGGAAAATGCCGCGTTGGCAAACATAATGAATGCAATTGGGTTGGTGCCAGGGCAGCGTGTTAATCGATCAACCCTGCGGTATGGTAAGGTTTATATCTGCACCGATGCAGATGAAGATGGTAAAAATATCGCAGCATTGCTGGTTAATTTTTTCTTTCTGCAATGGCCCGAATTATTCGATGAAAACAAGGAACCATTTATTTATATTTTTGATACGCCATTAATTATTGCAGTTAAGGGAAAAACTCGAAAATATTGGTATAATGATAATTATCATATGTTTGAACCGGATAAATTCAAAGGGTGGGAAATCACACGAGCAAAAGGTTTGGCAGCATTAAAAATGCCGGATTGGAAACATGTTATTGGAAATCCAAAACTGCGGCCCATTATCAATGAATATTATATTGATGAACATGGAAACACATCTAGTATGCTTGCCGAAACGTTAGATTTGTTATTTAATTCAAATCGGGCGGGTGACCGCAAGGAATGGATTGGTATGTGAGATAGAGAAAGAGAAAGAGTGGGTGGGTAAAAACCCCGCCCATTCTTTAGAGTATATTAATGGTTCGTGTGCAATAATTGTTATCGTTGTTATTTTTTGGAGTGTGAAAAGTGGTGTATATTGTTCGGGATGCGTGTGTTTCCATTGGTGAATGTGCAACACAAGATTCCTTTATGGATTTTTGTCGCCGTGTTCAAACTCATATTACTGCATTGTCACTTATTCCTGGAAATGCTGTTTACTCGATTGATGCAATCATGTCTGAAATTATGACACCTGATTATGACAAATACGATTACAGTAAACTGTATTTGGGGGCGTGTCAGATTGCTGAACACTCAATGGGTTATGTGATCAAGTTGCCCCAGCCGGTAAATAAGTATGACTTAATGAACACCGGGTTAAGTGGAAAAATAATTATTGCAACGTCGCTGCCATATGTGTTTTGCAATAATCCTATAACATTTGAATTTTTAGTGAAAAATTATGGGGTAAAATGATATTCTCACATAGTGTTGTAAAACCAAAAAAATGCAAATACACTTTGCATGTTGAACTATCAGATACCTTGACATTATCGGACATTGAAAATAAGGTTAGAGAAAGTTGTATTGGAAGAATATATTGGCGTGTTAACCAAGTATCTATGGTGAAACATGTAGTCGGGCCTGCACCATCACGCCAGCGTAATTTTCCTCATGATAAATTTGATATGACCGTTGTGTTATGGTTTATGTCCAGGATAGATTATGAAATGGGAAAGATGCTATTCAGATGTTAGAAATATCGAATGATGAACTTAATTTATTTGACGTTGACAAAAACGGATATGTCAACAGCATGTCATTGCTGTCCTACATTCATAAGAAAGTCAAAGAAAGCAACGCGGCATCGTCGTTGGACACTCTTGAAATTTTCAATATGTGTTTTCCTATTATTGTTCCAAATCGAAAACTGGATTTGACTTTATTCAAAGATTTTGACAAAACCAGATTTATTGGCAAACATACGTTTGTGCCGTGGGCTGACCCAGATAATGCAAATAAAACCACAGTGTCATTATGTCTAACCAAGGCAGAAGATCATGCACTTTTAATTTTAATGGATGTTATTAATCGATGACGTTTAATTTTCTGAATATTGTAAATGATAAAGATCACCCAGGTAGTAAGTATCTACTGGACAGTTCACGAGAATATGCGATTTATGTTTGCGATACTCGTGGTATTCCTCTGGTATTGGATGGTATGAAAGAAGCACAACGCACTGCATTATGGCTGGTGCGCAACCGTGCTGAAAAACTTAAAACCTTCGCACTGACCGGTCTTATGGGATATGAAAAGCTATATCACCATGGGGAAGCGTCGGCAAATAACATGATTGGATTGTTGTGTGCCCCGTTTAAAAACAATATCCCGTTGCTGGAAGGATTGGGCCAATTTGGTAATCGAGTAGCACCGGTTGAAGGCATCGGGGCACCCCGATATACTGAAATCAGACGAGCAAAAGCGGCAGAAAAATTGCTTTATGCAGATTTGAATTTAGTGCCACTAAAAGATAATTATGATGGCTCAAATTATTTACCGGTTCATTTTCTGCCGTTAGTTCCGCTTGTGCTGTTAAACGGCATCAAAGGGGTTGCGGTTGGTTGGTCAACTGAAATTCTACCACATGATCTCAAAGCCTTAATTAATGCAACGCAAGATGCGTTAACCGGAAATAAAATCAAGTCGCTTCCACCAAAATTTGACCGGTATGCCACCAAAATTGAAAAAGTCGGCGATAATCAATGGGCGTTCTATGGTAGTTGTGAAATTGTGAACACTACCACTATTCGTATTACCGAACTTCCACCAATGATGACCGTGGAGCAATTTCGTAGACGATTAATTTCCATGGAGGAAGAAAAGCAGTTTGTTACGTTTGCAGATCGGTCAACCGAAAACATTGATATAACGGTGACTTTTAAACGCGGACAAATTAAAGATTGGACTGAAAAAGATGCAATCACATTCTTCAAATTGCGTGAGACGACCAAGGAACGCATTGTTGTGGTGGGATCGCTCACGAAGGTCACTGATGCGGAAGAACAATTGCGTAAGGCGCAGACACCGGAACAGCGCAATGATGCATATACGGCCTTAAAACAGGCTTATACGACCATTTCACAATATTCATCACCCGAAGACCTTATCTATGAATTTGTTAACTGGCGTCTAGGCTGGTATACAAACCGGTATCAAAAACTGGTAAAGGATGATAATTACGAATTGTTATATTGGAAATGCATTGATGCGCTGTTCACCAATAAATTCACGCAACGTTTGGGAAAATTTGGAAACAAGGCCGATGTTGTTGCGGATGTTACCAAAGTAGCAACTGCAAAAAAAATTAACGTTGACGACACTCAAATAGAAAAAATCGTAAATCTTGCCACATACAAATGGACAGTTGAATTTTCCCAGGACGTGAAAAATAAAATTGCCGAACTGGAAAAAAATATAAAACTTAATGTTTCAATTCTGAAATCACCCACTAAATTAAAACAAGTGTATATTTCAGAATTGGAAGAACTTAAAAAAATTAAGTTTTAATTAAAAACGGGCTTGGGTATTAACCAAGCCCGTTTTTATGCTTTATGGTAAGCTGACATTTTCGCGGAGTATGCCATAAACCACACGGTCTTCCTGATATTTTTCAATCACAGCCATTTTGATTCTGCGGCAGATTGTATTGCATACATATATTCGCTATATGGATCATTTTTTAAACGAATGATTTTTTCATAATCAAACAGTTTCGATAAAATATTCAGATCGCGAGTTGTTGATGCCATGTTATTATTAATTGTCACATCATCGAGAGTTTTGATACTATCGGTAAAATCGGATGCTTCGTGATCTATTGCAAGTTTGTTGTTTGTTAAGAATAACGATCCGTAAATTAAAATCTTTTCTGCCCGTTGATTCACATATTGAATATCGTGTAATGTTGGTATTCCCGACGACATGTGTTCCAAATGTAAATACCCAACAATGTATTTTTCCAAATCGTCGTCTGCGGGTGATGCATCATATACAGAACGATGATAAACAATTATTGAATTATTATAATTAAATACCAACCAATTTTTGTAATCATCTGGTATTTTAGCTGCAATATTGGTGGTTTTGTTGATATTTGAGGTAAATTTGGCCCCATCGTAATCAGACAGGATGTCATTGATTCGCGACTTGGTTATATTACCAGCCCGTAGCATGCGGGTATAAAGCCCATTTTTTATTGCATCACTTATGTATTTTTTCCAAATACGAACGACTTGCTTTTGTCCATTTGGGGTTACACCACCGGTATTAAAATCCGGGTGTAATTCACGAAACCTAATACCAAGTAATCGTCCGAAACCATATCCTCGATATTCTTTTGTGGTGGATACTAGAATGCATCCATATTCATTCTGTGCTATAGAGACAATGAGACCAAGATCATTCAAAATTGCCAGGTCATCGTGTTCGTTTTTGCGTAGCTGAAATTGCTCGCCCTTTGATAACAAATTTTGTAACAAAATTGGGTATTCACGTTTTGCTTTCGCGGCAAGCATTTCAGTAAAATGGTGTTCGGGATATTTCACATATTTTATTTCTAAATCCTGGGCGAATGCGTCTTCAAATCCTCTTAAATAATACTGTTTATCAATATACAATACACCATGTTCTACCCAACCGACATTCTTGTCCTGGAACCGAATAAAATAGTTTTGGTTATTATCAGAATAAACTGAATAGTTTTTCCATTCGGACGGTAGCATTACCTGATTACTGAAAAAATTGGAAATATTATTTAGTGAATTCACCGTATAATTATATGCATTTTCCGAATGATGTTTATCTGATGGGTTCATAAACGTCATGTATTCTGCTAGTGTCATCAGTGCAGGATTATTTACCGATTGCTGTAAGTTAGTGTTTTCTGAAATTACATTACTATTATCATTTAACTTTGGCGGTTGTGCTTTCCTGACCATTTGGGGATCGCCAACCGGATTGATTGTTTTTCCGGTGAGTTCAAAACCAAATTTTCGATATAATGCAACTAATTTATCAAGACGGGTTCGTTTATCAAGTGGCGAGGCATCAAGAAAAATATCATACCCATACGTATCAGCCGCCGCACAAAGTTCACGTAACGCATTGATTGCATTTCCTTTTTTGCGGTTTGGTTGACTTACTCGTATCGAATGCAGTTTGATGTAGTCATCATATACGGTGTATGATATACGGGCATTACCAATCTTGGAATCAATAATCCGTCCAGGTGATAAATCAAGTTCTTCGATAAAATACCGTGATCCGGTGTCAGTCGTTCCTTCAAACAAATCAGCTAATAACATAGTTCGCCTTCTCATGATAAATTAGGTGCTATGCCTTTATTTATTTAAAAATATAAAATTAATAATCATCTTAATATGCTGCATACACCCTTAAATTGTCTACTGGATCAGTGGGTGGTATGCAACTGTTGGTGCGATTGATACAATAATGTGTTGAACGCGCTGTGTAGTATTGATATGATATGATATTCGTTTGAAAACACACAAGGATATATGTTGTGGACGAAAGAATTTTGGAAAACCAGAAGGTTGAAAATAAAAAACCGTCGATGTGGTGTGTCATTATTCACAATGACGACACAACACCGTTGAGTTTTGTTATATTATTGATTATTGATGTGTTTAAAATTAACCCAGATACGGCAACGTTATATGCATGGTCGGTTCACAACAATGGTTGCACGGGGTTTGGTCCGTTCACGCATGATGTGGCCGAGACCAAACGGGACATCATTGTCCGGGCCGCACAAGAAAATGGCTACGATTTAAAATGCACGATTAATCCACAATAGTTAACAGTTCCTTAGCGCTTTATTACCAAACGCGGTTTTTTGTAGTTTGGAATAAATAATGATGTGTGGAATGGACCCACAGCGTAAATAAGGATACTAAAAAAATGAGTCGTCCAAAACCAGATGTTTTGTTGAATTTTACTGACCCAAAGACATTTAAATCAGAACAAGTATTAAAAGCAGAAGCGATATTTGCTGTATTTTTTGATGGGCAACCGATCAATTTGCGATCATTGAATACATTACTTGATTATCCAGGACCAAAATATAAAAAAGTGTCATTTTCCAATCCTGGTCATGCCTTTAATTTGGCTGAAAAATTAAACAAGTTGTTTAAAACTGATAAATTTATGGTTTACATGTTAACCGGTGGTGTAATGGTAACAGAAAATGATGTATGAGTAACATATATAAAGATATTTTTAAAGTTGTCCGCATTTATTATGCGGACAACGATGCTGCAATGGCCCCGGAAATCAATAAAATGTCCGATATTACTTTCGGTCATTTTGTTTTCAAGAATTTCCGTGGCACTAATATTGACAATGCAACCGGGTTACGATTAAAGCCCCTTGCATTTAATATTTTATCCAAAACATACTCGCATAATGCGGTTGATTTAAACGAATATCCTAGGTTGAAAGACCTAACGGAATTTGATCGCATATCAACATTTCCTTATTATTTTACCTATCAATATAAACAAGTGATACTGTTTGATCGGCATATGTATATTACATTGGCCCTGTGCAATGGTAGCTTGACCAATCTTATACAAATGTATAGTTGAAACTATCCTCTCGAAACAAGCTAACATTTTTTTAAAAATTATGGTTGACGGTGGTTTTAAAAGATGGTTATTATTAAGTCATCAAGACAATATGACAAAATGAAATGACGCCAACCGTTAGGGGGAACAGCAACGTTTGATTTATTATTGATCACCTGGGGGATTTCCTCTATATCCACGTCCTAGATGATCTACCATTGATCATCATTGGGTTATTAATTATCAAGTATGCGCGACTGGGAGGGTTGAAATGGCTCATATTACCGAAAACAATTGTCGTCAAGATGTTTCGAATACATCGGATGCATCCGAAAACAATTGTCGTCAAGATGTTTCGAATACATCGGATGCATCCGAAAACAAGTGGTTGGGTGTGTCTGCCATTTTCTCGAAAATGTTGCGTGACAAAGGCATTGATTACGTTGATCTGCCACTATCAAAATAACTGTATCCGAATTTAGAAAGGCTAACAAACGATGGCAAAAGAAACACAAGTTTTAACATTGACACCATCAACGATGGTGCCTGCATTGCGGTTGTTGAACTCGACGGGACTGACTGGCTCGGGAAAGGTCAGTATGTTTATCTGGGGCGCGCCCGGCATCGGGAAGTCCGCTGTTTGCAAACAATTTGCGACCGAAGAAAATATGGCATTTATCGATATGCGCCTTTCCCAGATGGACCCATCTGATTTGCGTGGTATTCCGATGCCTTACGAGCGGGGCGGAATTAACGCATTGTCGTGGTCGTCGCCGGTGACGCTACCACGCGACCTTAACTTCAACCACGTGGCCGAAATTAACCACAAGGAAATTGTCCGGGTTGAATTTTTGAACCCGTTGGGCGCAAATCACATTCCATATGTGCAAAAGACCGATGTCAATTTGCGCAAACTGACTGCCGGGACCGTGCCGATTTTGGTTAGCAAAGGCGTCGATTACGTCGATGTATGCTTGACGACAGAACATAACCACGCCACGGCAATGGGGATCATTGCGCAAAACAAATCGTTGTCAATCGACGACTTGTCGGACTTGCTGTTCGAATATCTTGAACCTGGCAACCTTCGCGTCAATGTTTCCGGCAAAGCCCGTGGCATTCTCGGGCTTGAAGAATTAAATTCGGCCCCGCAATCAGTGATTGCGGCATGTTATGAATTGTTGCTTGACCGTCGTTTGGGCGAGTATGAGTTGCCCGATGATTTTCAGATTGTCGCATGCGGCAATCGGGAAGGCGACCGTGGTATCACATTTGTTTTGCCTTCACCGGTGCGTAGCCGCTTGGTGCATGTCGAAATGGTCGCGAATTTCGAAGACTGGCAAACCCATGCCATTGACGCGATGTATCATCCGGCGGTCATCGGGTATCTGACACATTTTCAGGGGCAGTTGAGTTCCAGCCAAGATGATATGGTTAAATCGGTTCGGGGTTTTTCCGCCCCCCGGACGTGGATGTTTGTGTCCGACTTGCTGAAAGCAAAGGAACACAACGAAAAACGCGGGGTTCGCGTTGGAACAGATGTGTTCCATGCCAGCGTGAATGGGGCTATCGGAGACATTGACGGACAAAAGTTCTGTTCATTTTACAAACGGCTGGATGCAATGCCAAGTCCTGCTGGAATCTTGGATGGGACAATTACCAAGGCGAGCGAACAGCTTGATCCGCAAATGTCATTTGCACTGATCACGGCCATGTCGCAAATGCTCAAAGAACGTGCTGATCAATTGCGGCAGGAAGCATTCCACAACAATGCGTCCGTCTCGGTTTTCAATAATACCGAGCAGGGCCAAAAATGGCATAAATATGCCGATAACTATGTGAAATTTTCGATGGAAAACTTCAAAACCGAAGTATGCATCTTGGCTATCAAAATGGCCGTGGGTCAATACCAGCTTCCGTTCTCTGCAAAATCAAAATATTTCGCCAATTTTGCGGCGAAATATGGTCCTTTGATGGGCGGCACAAGTAAATAATTGACATGTGAATGAGCGACAATTAAGATAATTATTGTCGCTCATTTTTTGAATATACGAGGATTAAATTATGATGGAAAAAGATGATCCTGTAATCCGGGCAATTGTTACATCACGAGTTCAAATGCTATTCGATTATCCGTTCTTGGGGCAGTTAAGTATTCGGCTCACCGAGGTTGATGCATCGAAATGGTGCAAAACAATAACATCAGACGGGCGGCGGCTATTTTATAACCGTGATTTTATTATTAAAACCGTTGAAAAATATGGCCTGGGTGGGGTTTCTTTTTTAATTTCACATATTACAATGCACCTGGTTTATGATCACGCCAACCGGCGTGGGTCACGTGATCCAAAAATTTGGGCCATGGCAACCGATTATGTGGTCAATTCCGCATTGAAATCCTTAAAAAAAGGATGTGTTGGCGTCATGCCCAAAGGGGCACTGTATGACGAACGCTATACCGATGAATTGGGTGCAGAAGCCATTTATGATCTTCTGATCCAAAATTCGGTTACTATTCGGCCCGAAGATGAAATGGATGAACACCACGATTTTGGGGCCGGAGACGGTGGCAATAACGGTGACAGTAATAAAGATGGGACCAACAACGGAACCATCACTGTCATCGGAGAAAATGGTCCGCCAAAATTGTCGGCGGATGAAATTGCGGAAATTCGCAATGATATGCGGGCCGCAACGATGCAAGCAATTGCAAGTAGCAAGGCGGGTGATTATCCGCTTGGCGTTGCACGGATGATTGACGAGTTGGGTGACGCGCAACTTGACTGGCGGACCATGTTGGAGCAGACCTTTCGGTCCGCAGTAAAAGACGATTATACCTATACCCGTTTCAGTCGTCGGAATTGGGCGTTGCCGGGTGTTCGGTTGCCAGCGCAAAATTTCCAAAATACGATTGATGTTTGTATCACGATTGATACAAGCGGATCAATGACCCAGGAAATGTTGACCGATTTCTTGACGGAAACGAAAGGGATTCTGGAAACCTTTTCACAGGCAAAAGTAAAATTGTGGACCTTTGATACGAAAGTATATGGTTTCACAGAATACGATGAAACCAATTTGTCAGAAATTGTGGATTACAAAATGCAAGGGGGCGGTGGCACCGATTTTAATGTTAACTGGGCGTTCATGAAGGAAAAGGAAATTCGCCCGGAACGGTTGATTTTCTTTACCGACGGATACCCTTGTTCTGGTTGGGGCGACCCAGATTATTGCGAAACGTTATTTGTCGTGTATGGGGAAAATGCCCCGCAGTCTCCATTTGGGGTAACGGCGGTATACGAAGATCACCGGAAATAATCCATCAGGGGAGAATATAAATAAATTCTCCCCTGATTTTGCCCTGATTAGGTAAATGATATGGATGTGAAATTAAAAAATTTGGTGTATTCTCTTTCACCAAATTATTTGACACTCAATCGACAAATGATACCTACTGGTTGGCACATTGTATCAATTGATCCCAAATCCCCATATGGTTGTGCCCGTATCAATGAAATCATGTATCAGTCTGGTGTTGGTAGATGGACATATTTGGATGTAATCGGGGGTGGGGGTGGTGGAGAGTTATTGGTTGGATTTGAATTGTATGAAGACAGTGTGATGGTCAAACTGTCAGTTTAAGGAAAATATTGTAATGATTCCAATAGTAGTTACCAATGATGGTCATAACGAACGGTCATATGACATCTATTCGCGGCTTCTGAAAGAAAACATCATTTTTGTTGATGGTGTAGTTGAAACGCGGATGGCATCCGTTATTACGGCATCATTATTGCATCTTGAAGCCGAAGACCCGGAAAAACCAATTTATATGTATATTAACTCGCCGGGTGGATCGGTTTATGATGGTTTGGCCGTGATCAATACCATGCGATTTGTCAAGAACACGATTGTTACGGTGGTTACCGGTTCGGCGATGTCCATGGGGGCGATGTTCCTATCTTGCGGGACCAAAGGGCATCGTATCGCGCTTCTCGACTCGACCGTAATGATTCATCAACCGTCATCCGGCACCCAAGGCAAAATCACTGATCAGTTTATTTCCCTGAAAGAAGGGGAACGTCTGAAACATCGCCTCACAACGATGATGGCTGAAAATACCGGCAAAGATTATGAAACGGTATTGAACGACATGGAACGAGATAAATTCTTGTCCGCACATGATGCGTTGGAATATGGCATCATTGACAAAGTTGTTTCCAGTCGTAGTGAATTGTAAACTATGACAACGATTCGGATCAATGGAACTGAATATAATCTTAGTGATGGCGATAACTTCGCCATCACTATCGACTCGATAATCGTTGGAACGCAGACCATATCGTTATCCAGCGATACAACTAAAATCGTTGTTGTTGACGGGACTATTGATAACATCAATAATTCCGGTAACCTTGAATGTGGTGACATTCATGGTGATGTCTCAAATCGTGGTAATCTTGAATGCGGTGACATTCATGGTGATGTCTCAAATATGGGAAATATCACCAGGAGTGGATAATAGTATCACCCACTGCCATATTATCCACCCGGCTGAACCAGGTGATGCTATGTGTTGGGACGAAAAAACGCTGACATTCGGATTATAAAATAATATAAATTAAGCCCGGAACCTTTCCGGGCTTTTTTTCGTTCCTATATAATCACTATCGACAATCACAACATAAATAAGATCATGGGCAAACTCATTTACGATAAACACCACACCAGATCGCGAACTGGCATCATATACGTCTATGATCATATGGGCGCGGGGATAAGTGCGGTTAATTCGATGGTTATGGCAAGATGGCTGGAATGTTGGTGTGCCGAAAACATGCGGTCAAATAATTGGGTAATCGAGTATTCCAAGTATGAAATTCATGTCATCACTGGTAGCCAGGTTGATGATGTGCTGTTCATGCTAAGCGAATTTTACTTGAATACAGATACCCAATATATCAAGCCGGTATATATTGGAGTTGGGAAACCGCTTTGCCAAAACGGGGTTCAGCTATCCCAGTAGCATAAATCCATGTAAATTTGCCAAATTGGCGAATCCCATATGAACCGATCTCAATATTGTTGATTTCGATGTCATACCCAGCGTGTGTTTTGACGATGTGAACAACATTCGGATCATCAAAACCATCATCGCGCACCAATCGTGTGAAATTTCCCCGACAACACCGGGTAATATAATCCAATCGATGTTGGCATTCGTCCATATCGGTCTTATGTGAAACAAGTTCACACAATTCCAACTTAGTAAAATAAGTCTGATGCAATTCATCCACCGGATCAGGACGGAAACAGGGGGTGAATGATTGATATTTCCCAGGCGATAATTCACCATCAATCATCTTTTGGATAAAAGCCTGTTCGGCAGACCCAACCAATAATCCATAATCAGCCCCGTTGCATGATAACGACATGACATGTGTCAGATCAATCGTCGTTTCCATTGCCGCCTTTGATGCGGTCCAAGGCAATTCAATTTCGACATAATTTAGGTTACGAAAAAAGGTAGCTGTCTCGACAATGCGTGATAATGATTTGATATTCATTATCGTCTCCCATTTGTGAAAGCGCGTTGGGTGATGGTAGACATAACACCCAAATCAGTGATTGATAAGGATGGGTGATGTTTATTTAAATATAGTTCCATTGCACCATGAATATCGGACAGTTCATGCAAAATCATTATGTTTGCACCTTGCGCGGCGGCATCTACCAATTCATTACATTCTTCCACGATTTTTGATACATCACCAATCTGTCCTTTAGCAATCTTGGTTAGATGATACCCTGGATGGGTTTCAAACTCTGCCGGTAAAAATGGTGAAATAATCTGTTCAATTCGTTCCCAGCATTCTTTTGTTGTCAACTGGTTTGCAAATGCGTTGCTTAATTTGGTTTCGGTTTTAATTGCAATCTTGGCATATTCTTCTACTTTTTTCCCTTTAGTCACATGGGTGATACCATATGCCTTTAGAACACGATGATACATGGTATGGTGAAAGTCATATTTTGAACCAACGGACAGTGTTGTTTTCCCCAATGATAACAAATCAATATTTGCATCAAGGATTGCTTTACTACCAGGGCAACATCCGGTTTTGAATTGTAAATAACCATATGGTTGCTTGCTGTTTTCATTGGTAATCGTGGTTTCGTTGGTAACGATTGCAGTTTCGTGGGTTATGGACCCCGCAATTATAGTGGATGTGAAATCATACGGATGTGTATGAAAATCTTCTTGGTCCACGGTTAGAAGGGATGCGACATCCCAAAAATTGACTTTGCTCGTTTTGGATAATTTCAGTTGGATAAACCCAAGCCCAAATGACTCCGGGGCAACATCCAAACTACGCAAATAATCTATATCTAAATAATCCGGTGCCATGGTGATATTATGTCCTATTGTGAAAGGGGTATGGCTAAAATATATCATGATATAGCGAGGGATCACAATAAATTTTAGTTAACAATAATATATTGTTTTTTTAAAAAAAACTATGGTATTGATAACATAGATACATAAACGTGTAAGGTTATTGTGAAAAATGAATTATGATTTTCCTACCAATTTAACCCTGGAAGATGTGCAAACTGCAATCGATGCGGTTAACAAAACGCTACAATCTCCATGTTTCTCGATATATAATAAAGGAGATTACATTGTTTCTAGCTATAATTTTGTGTGCGATGAATCATTTCCATCGCCGACGACGGGTGACCCGGAATTAGATCGAAACTACGCTATTTTGCGGGAATGTCGTGGTCTGATATTTGATCCCAACGGGAAATTGGTTGGTCGTAGATACCACAAGTTTTTTAATCTCAATGAGAAATCAGAAACTAAATCAGATACGATTGATTTCACCAAGCCGCATATTGTCTTGGAAAAAATTGACGGTAGTATGGTGTCACCATTGTATTTGGATACGGGTATCGTGTGGTCAACCAAACGCGGTATTAGTGATGTGAGCAACCAGGCGAGCAAATTTGTTGAAAAACACCCGATCTATGACGAATTTGTGGCAGAATTACAAAAACAAGGTGCAATGCCAATTTTTGAATGGTGTTCCCCGTTCAACAGAATTGTTCTTGCGTATGGCGAAGACAAATTAGTTTTGACTGCGGTTCGCGAACTAGAAAGCGGCAAGTATTGGTCTTATGATGACATGCAAACACTAATCTCTCGTTACCCGAGTATCCCTCTAATCAAAGCAGTATCACATCGGGTGACTGATATTAACAAATTGATTAATGTCATTAAGACTGCCCGCGATGAAGAAGGGATTGTCATTCGTTTTGATGATGGACACATGATCAAAATGAAATCGGAATGGTATTGTGAGTTGTCGTCATCATACGACATCATCAATAATGAAAAAAACATAGTTCGATTGATTGTGCATGGCAATATGGATGATGCTCGTCCCCTGTTCGTTGATGGTGTTCGCCAGAAAGTGGAAGCATTTGAAACAGATTTTTATGCGGAAATTGGCAAATCCGTTAAACGGGTTCGTGATGCTGTCCAGGTAGCTAAAGAACGTCATCCAGGTGACCGGAAATCAGTTGCAGCAATGCCGGAATTGAAAGAATTACGCAAAATCAACAACTTGTTGGGCGGAATGTTCTGGTGTGAATACGATGGGGGTAATATCATTGATCTTGCTTTTTGGAAAATCGGTCAACAAAATAACAGCACGCACATAGATAATATGCGCTCTGTTTTTGGTAATATTAATTGGGAAGACTACAAATAATATTAATATTATGGTTGTTGTTGAACCACATGACTGATAGTGTTTAGTCTTGTAATTGAAAACTTGTGGGAGTCGAATTTATGAGAACGATGACTTTTTTGGATGGTTCGGGTGATACCACCATCACTTGGGAGCGGGAGGTGGATGGCGATATGAAACTTGCCATCCAATCCCTACTCGATAAAGGATATGTGTTCTTTATTATGGAAACGTTACATGATAATAAAGTAACAGTCAAAACGAAGCTGACATCGGTTGATAAGCTGACCAAACGAAGTATTGTTTTTGACGATGAAAATATCATGAGTCAGCTTTTTACAGCGGGGCGTATTTCCGCATCAAAACCGCACAGTAACATTCGCTCTGATACGGTAAAACGGTCATCAGATGCCGATGAAATTGCACAATCCAGCACCATTGTGACCAGACCATTACGCGGAGGGTAAACAGTTATGCCATTACCACATGATGTCCGTTATGTTGTGGATAGTTCGATTGAACTGTTAGAAATCACGCCGGATTTGGTGTCGTGGTTGACAATTGCAGAACCCAATATTGACTGGAATTTGGTAATGGATATGCCTGATGCAATATCATATCTTACCGATGAAATGCTGAAATGGTGGCAGACCGCTTCAATCGAGAAGCGGTCTGTTATTGTATCGGATGTGATGTCATCAAATACTATTCATGATCAGTTGTATTACCGTAGAACGAATATTGCATATAAAAGTGCAGTGCAGTTCATCGAAAAAACCATGGGATTATCTAATATTTCCAATTTGATTAATGATAACCGTTGGGAATACTTCACTGATAAGAAATTCCCGGAATACAAAAAATATCGCAAGTTGACCAAAAAAGAAATTGCATCTTTCATTTCCGAACCGTTTGTAATTCAGGATAAAATTCGGAAATGGGATGCACAATTTATTGATATGGTTGCACGTTTTCGTGAAACTATGACGGTTTTTTCGTCATATCGTCAATATATAAATGTGGTTAAAAATCATTATCCAAAAACAATCATGTTTGATAATAAACCCACAAATAAAAGTGTCGCACAAAAGGTCTTAAAACGCTCTATACGTGGTGTTAAAACTATTATTGGGTCTGACATGCTAGATGCGTTCCTGTGCTTCCAGGAGGTGCGTTTCACGGGCAGGAAACACCTATTCGGCATCAAGCGAACACATATAAGTTTGTTGGATAATGCAGATCACCCAGATCAGTTCGATCATATCCCATACGAATTGCGATTATATGATATGACTGGGATGTTGATGTCATATGGGTGCGTTTATTTTGATTCAACACCAATACTGGATCAGATAACGGCGCTATACCTGGCAATTCAAGCCGGGATGGAAGATGAAATCATATCGGTTGCTAATTGGGAACATCATACTAATCTGATGCACCGCCCCCCGTCTACTATATGGTATGATCTGAAAGATGCATCACCCACAAAACAGATTTCCGCTCGAAATCGGTTAGTAAAGCAACATGGCAAATTAATGGATATGATTGCCAAGCCGATTGCACAAAAATGTTCGTTGCCGTCCATTCATACAATGAATGTTTTTTTTCAAAAGTAGACAAATCACTTCGGTCTGACACAGTTTCATGTGCAACAAGTTATCCACGATTCGAAATCGTTGGGTGGTTGTTGCGCATATGTTTTGCGTTGATCTTTTAATTATTTCAATTTTTGATCTATCCGCAAAACCTCAATCACACGGGGATGTTGTGTGGAATAGCCGGTGTTTTTCCAGTATGAAAAAATATTTTCTTAATTGTGACAGCCATCACATACTAATAACATATTGAAAACATATGATATATGAAATGATAGTATACTGTCCTACCCTTTTTGGGAGGTTGACATGCAGATATTGCTCTTAAAACGCAGTTGCCTAATGCCCACTTTGTAGATAGGTATCCGGCGTCAACACAAACAGGGTTTTAAAATGATCGAAGTTGTTTTACCAAATCGGCCTGAATTAGCAGAAATTATCAATGCATCTGATGTTCAGATAAAAATTGTTGATAGTAATGCGTTTGATATACGTCCTGTTTTGAAAAACGATAACGATACTGTGGCGTTGCAACGTAAAGGAAATAATGTGGTATTCTGTATTGGTGGTATCAGTGGGAAATCGATCTCTTTTCTGAAACCGGGCGGATACCTTTATATCGATCAGGTAAATTTGTTGTGGTTTCGGATAAGTTCAACGAAATCCAATCAGTCAATGGTGGCCCGCGCACGGCACCACCGCCCAACCAAAATAAACACATTGTCTGAATTTGTGTTAGAAAATGATTGTAAAATTCGGGTATCTTGACTATTATCCAGGAATAATAAAATAATGATGGATAATCGAATGAATACCATACTTGAAAAATATCTGGAACAGTTGGAAACGTCACAGGATGATATTGTCTATATGGCAGGTAGCATTGTTAATGATGCATCCCCATACATTGGCGATCTTGACGTGGCTTTTCAAACCCGGATCGTCAACCAAATTATTATTTCTATCACCAACGACAATGAAGACAAAAATTATCGGGTGATGATGATCGCAAATATATTTGAATTTTTACAAAAATCTGGTGTATCCTCAATAGAGTTGCAAGTGCAACTCGGGATAATCGCCAAAAATGTGTTCAAGACCATGATTGACCCAGACGAATACTGGTCCGAAAAAATTATGATCGGCCTGGCTGAATGGGAAAAACAACATTCATTTGTCCTGGAACTCGCTAATTAATTCATAATCGGGGTTTTCCCGAAATAAATAGATGCATGAACACAAAATGCATCTATGTCATCGCAGCGGATGAACTGGGACCAGTCAAAATTGGTTTTAGTGCTGATCCAAAACGCAGATTGCGCCAGCTTCAAACAGGGCAGGCGACAAAACTTGTATTGTATCATACCGAAGAATTTCCCGCGACCATGATTAAAGTCATGGAAAAGCAAATACACAATGAAAATCGGTATCGTCGTATGGCAGGCGAATGGTTTAATATGTCAGTTTCCGATGCAATTGATGAAGTAAAATTTGCAGCGATACGATGGGGTGACAAAGAAACATTATTGTTATCCCACTATAAATAATTTAACAAAAAAATGGTTGACTATGATTACCTGATACCGTATTTTATTTCAATCAGGTTTGCGGATATGGCGAAATTGGTATACGCAGCAGACTTAAAATCTGCCGATCCTAAGATCATGCCGGTTCGAGTCCGGCTATCCGCACCAACTTTTTTATTGACGCTGAAAGATATACCGCTTCGCAAGGGTTAAAAACATGAACTATACAGGAAATCTTGGATTTTTTGATAATGAATGGAAAAATCCACCTGCTCCGTTTAATCCAAAATATGACCCAAAAGCGGCGGAACGCTACAAAAAGGTGACATCCAGTATGGTGCGTGACGATTTTTATGCAAACCATATCCGAGAGGAATGCGCCGCAGAATGGCGAAAACGGTATGAAGATTTAAAGGCAAAAGGAGAATAACCGGTCAATCATCGTTTCTAAACACATTCTAAAATCATCATTTTTATTGAAAGGGTTCCCATGAGCGTTACCGAATTCGAAACCAAAAACCCGATTACGGGTGAACTTACATATAAGCGCCCGAATGGCGAAGTCACCACCCGTCGGGTCTCCCTGACCAAAGCTGGTCCTGCTGCCGATAAAACCTGGCTTGTGTCGGGGGAACTGGACGGCGAAAATCGCAACTATCGTCTCGACAACATTCACAGCTTCACTGGCGAAACCACCGGCGAAACCATTACCCGCGAAAACCTGATTGCGTTTTTGCAGAAAAACGCATAACGCTGTTTTGATCAAAAATTAAAGGCGGGGTAAAAATAACCCCGCCTTTTTTATTGGTAATGTATTATGCGTAAGCAGTTCAATGCTAAAATCGTTTTATTTGCTTGTAAAAACTTCTTTTATTGTCGTTAAACAAGCATCAGTGCCATTCCACTTTATTTTGTTAGTGGTGATTAATAATTTTATTTTACTACCATCAGAATGAATGCCTTCCCGTGCAAAATGAATTGGCTCGGATATACCTACCGGCAATCTGCATGGCGTTTCACTTTTATCACCGAACAGAAAATTAATAGGATTTTCTAACATCGTATCGATGGAATATCCAAATAAATTACTAATGGTGTGATTTGCTGCGACGATTTTATCATCCTGTAAAATCAATATTCCATCAAAACTATTATTGAAAACGGTTTGATACCGATCATTTGCCGCATTAGTTTCGATTTTAGCTTCAATTAATTCGGATATATCCCGGACTAAAACTAACATTATTGATGAATGATCGGATTTGTCCAATCGGGTATGATTAACATCAATGTGGAAAACCTCACCATTTGCACGAACACCACGAACTTCTTTTAAGGGCACCCCAGGGATGCTTGCAATTGATTCGTAATTGATGGTAGCCCAAAGATTACCAGCGGTGTTGTGTGATGGTTTAAACAGCGGCAGAACCGGTGTTCCAATAATTGTATCGGCGGTATATCCGAAAATTTGTTCAGCAGCAGGGTTAAAACTAACTATGGTTCCGTCCATTTCACAGATGATCAATGCATCATTAAGAATGCGTGCAGTTGTTTCAAACTGCAAGATTGTATCTTCCAGGCGGGACTTAAGTAAATTAGTAACATCTTGCGCAACGTCTGCTGTATCAGATGCAGCAGAATACAAGGCAAGCTGGCTTAATATAATTTTTTCCTGATGACGTGAATCCCGATCAGATTTATCTTTCTGCTTCTTTTTTGAAAACCACCATACCATATTACAATTTCCCTTTAATCTCAAATAAAACGAGTTTAAGGGATGTCAACGCCTCGGTGAGCGTTAAATTTCCTTTGTAATATTCATCAACGATCTTTTCAACTTTAGCGTCTTTTTGCTTGATTTCAGCAAGCAAACGGCGACGGTCTAGGAGCAATAAAACGACAAACACTACCAGAATTGCAATCATTGCTTCTGGTCCGCCACCCATTATTGCACCAATGATGCCTGAAAATAATTCTACCAAAACCTTAAACCCTGCGAAAAAGTAAATACAACATTAGTATTTATTACACAGGGTTGATAATTGTCATGGATGTTTTTAACATCCTGGTATATACATAAAAATACCCTGTGGCATGTGGCACACAGGGCATTTATTGTCAAATGGCGATTGATGTTGCGGGTTCAAAAAACCGTAAGCGAAATAGCATGGCTTCGGATTCGTCCGTGAAAACAAAATTCACACCATGATAAAAAACATCGGTCGTGAATTGTTTGTATACATATGAAAACCTAGCATACATTTTATATTCAGTTTTTGCTATATTCCCGTGTAGCCAATCCAACATCGGTCTGGCTCGGTCTTCTTGTGGTAAAACCGAAAACAAAACACTCAATTTGGTTTCATTTGTTTCGGTGCCATCTTCTTGTATCTTTTCCAGCGGGGGAAAGGTTTTTCGCCGGAAGAAAGCATTTGTTATCGGTAGGTCTAACACTACTTCCAATTGGTCGTCCAAAGGCTCGATCTCCCCATCAAACAGCAGATAAAGCCATGTATTCCAATGACTTAGCATCTGACGTTGTTTTTATCCGTCCAATTCCATTAGTATTAAAAAATAGCTGATCGGGTGGTCATATGTCAAATAATAAACGGCCATTACCCCTCATATTTTTCACGGGCAAGAATCCCCTGGCTATTGCCCCCTTGATGTAGTAGCCAATAATCGCCAAATTTGTCAGCAAACCAGCCTTCACCGAGCATACCCATAATTATCTTTGAGGTATTCACATCATCGCGTGTAATTGATAATGATTCTTCCCGTAGTAATTTATGATTTTCCATGATGGAAATGGGTGCAATATCAATAACTTCAAAGGCCGCAGCATATTTTTCGGTTGCAATACGAAGGCACGATCCAGTGACCGTTGCTTCATGTAATTCAGTATTGGTTAATATTTTGTAAACATTTTCCTCAATGGAATATCCAAAATATTGCATTAGCGTGGATTCGGATGCCACTTTCGGGCTATCTTCTCCACGTAATCGCATTTCCCAGGTATCAACAGAAACTAACGGTGAAATGTCAGCTATAATTTCCATAATAATTTTAGGTAGCTGTTTATTATTGATAATCTCAACAAATACCAAATAATACCCATGCTGATCGGGGGCAGGGGAAATTTCAGTATCAATAATGTCCTGTGGTGATTTCTGTATATACCGATTTAAATCGCGGGCCGCATTTAAATCATTGATGTAAAATCCGATGACAACCGCGCTATCATCGATCTTGCTTTCATATTCATCTACGGATATAATCGGCAATAGCATATTTGCAAGGTCACCTTCGCGCATACCTTCGGTTAAATTAGAACGGTTGGTCATCATTTTCCTCGGAGTCATTGTTAAAATCGTCGTTTTCCTCGCGATCATAGCCGGTTTCATCATTCATGCCGCTATCACGTGCATCTTGGACATCATCAATATCAACCTCGTCATCATAAAAATCGAGTTCGGTGGTGGAAAATTGCCCAATTATTCGACGTGGAATTTCAATAGTAATTTCCCAATGATACCGATCATCATCCTGTTTCTCCGCTTCTGAATCTTCGGCATCCCGTTCATCATCAACTTTATTGAACTGCACCTTAATCCCATGTTTGGTAAGGCGTAATGCCCCTTTGGGATTTGGCATATCATGATAATCATATCGCAAAGTCATGCCCAGCCAATAGCGTCTAACATTTGGCCCATCAATTAATTCACCCTTAAACCAATTTTTGGATACGTAAATGTCCAATGAATCTAATACATCTTCCATTTGTAACAAAATATCAAGCAAATGCGGGGAATCTTGTAAAACTTCAAGATCAATAGCCATGGAATTTCCTTTAGCAACGAGTATATATCTTATTTATCGTCGTTGCTTTCTAACAAAAAAAGCAGGACCACATTTCATGGTCCTGCTTTTATGAGATTATATTGTTGAACCGCCTGGCCGCAAAATGCGGGTGCGATTATAACATTGCAAGGTCGTCGGGTGTCAGTTTCTTTCCCGCCATTGACAACACCAATTTTGACAGCGATTCAAGCTGTTCTTTCTGGGTTTCGATCATCTGTTGTTGACGGGCGATGATATTTTGTTCTGATACCGAACCCTTTGCCCGCGATGTAGATGGCGTGACCGTTGTCGCAACGGTTGGAAGTTGAAGGGCCATCGCCGCATTTACATCACCACCGGATGTTTCAAATGAAGCAATTATCTTTTTTGCCCTGGATACCTCACGCAGTGGCCGACCAGCACGATCATAACGCTGATACTCGGCAACCAGATTTTTTGCTGCCTTATATGATACGGGTGCTGGATTTTTTTGGTTTGCTCGATTGACGAGTTCAACCAAGTTGCGCGTCAACACCGGGGCTTTTTTTGTCACCCGATTGCGCCATACCCGAATGTGCGGTGCATTTTTCGGGGGTGCAACAGATAGTGTCTTCTTTGCCGGTTTGTGGGATGGAACAAACGGAATGGCCTTGAACCAACCGTGGGTATCTCGTTCAAGAACAAAATACGGCCCATGCGGATTTTGCAGCGCCATTACAAGTTCATTTCGACGAGAACCACCTTTCAGAAACATTTCACTGCCACCACGGGCGTTTTCTGAATGTGAACTGCCACGGTCGTGCAACTTCACGACATCATCGGTTTCGGTCATGGCAGGACGAAAATAAGCAATGCCGTTTTCAACCTTGATCTGAATGCCGACATCATTTTCGCCCCCAAAAATCATGCAAGCAGGTTTGTTAAACGTAATTTTGTTAGGCATTGGTAAGCACCTCTTGTGTAACCAATTGTGGGGGAGGAACGTTAATCGTTCGCTATAATCTAACGTATAGACCAAGAATGCTGTTTCGTAAACACTTTTTTAACATTTGTTAATAAATTTATTCCTATTATACATTAAAAAGTGCGCTAACCCATTGATATTACACTTGTTTTTCTAGTCAATTAAAATAATAGTCCCCTTATTGTTTTTTATTTTTACGGAACTATCACTTTAAAATAGCAGACCACTATATGTGGTAGCCAATGATATTCCTGCTTCAACGACACATGACTAATTTATTCAGCAGCAAGTGCTGAATAAACCCCGTCAGAGGTATCATCCACAGGCGTATTATCGGGACGCAAAGCGTCCTGATAAGGTTCGGGCGTTCCTCGCCCTACCAGTTTGTTTATTCCCCAATTTTTGATATTAATGGCGGCATTCAAATCCCGATCCATTGACATCCCACAAGAAGGGCATTCGTAAGTTCTTTTGTCTAAAGACATTTTTTGTCTGTGACCACAACAAGAGCAAATTTGTGAAGATGGGTCAAATCGTCCAATCTTGACAATATGCTTACCATACCAGTGAGCCTTGTAGGTCAACTGACGCACCAATTCACCCCATGCCACATCCGATATGGATTTGGCTAATTGGGTGCGGTGTAGTCCTTTGATGTTGAGGTCTTCCAGACAAATAACAGAATTATTGGCTATCAATTCCGTTGTTAGTTTGTGCAAGAAATCATTGCGTTGGTTTCGCACCTTGCGGTGCAACCGATATAATTTCAGTTGTTTCTTGCGGTAATTATTTGAAGTTCTTTTTCTACCTTCGTTTTTCTTTCTTTTGTTTTCGGCACGAGACAACTGGCGTTGTCTCCGTGTGAGTTTCTTTTCTGCTTTACGTAAATGGCGTGGGTTATCAACGACCTCACCATCACTTGTTGTGATTAAATAGTTCAAACCCAAATCAATACCGATGGCATTGGTTGGTTCCACCAAATCGGATGTTTCATACTCGCACATGACGGAGCAATACCAGTGGTCGCCGTCTTGAGATACGGTTGCTGACAGGATGCGTTCCACAGGAACGCAACCAGCACGGAATTTAACCCAACCCACTTTCGGTATTTTGACCTTGTTGTCTTTGATACCGAATTGCTGATTGGTGATATAGAATGAATCTTTATTGGTTGATTTCTTTTTGAAGCGAGGGAAGCCTTTACCGGCTTTGAAGCATTGCTTCAAAGCCGTATCAAGGTTCTTGGCAACTCGTTGTAGGGACACGGCTGGTGCCTCACCGAGCCATTCGGTTTCTTGCTTCATTCTTGGTAGTGAAGCAGACATATCTTTGTAAAAGAAGAACTTTTTGGTTTTTGTGTAGTGAGATTGGTTATCAGCGAGTAATTTATTCCAGAGCCAACGGCAATTGCCACCGATTTGCTTAAGCAATTCGGCTTGTTGTTTTGTCGGATATATCCGTAATTTATATGCTTTATTGGAAGTCATTATTCCCGCCTTGATAAATACATTAGAACGGGACAACACTTCGCCTTGAGGTGCCTCATTGGGTGTTGGTGGCACCCGATGATTACCGTTCATTTTTATTTATCAATTTGGGTTAAAACCCTGTCCTAAGAACTTAAGTGGTCCAATGGTAGTCGTCTACAAAGAGTTCTTGAGATAAGAATCTCAACTCGGTCTTCCGCTGACTTCCAGCGGGTATTCCACCGAAAACAAATCTCATTCACATAACGAATCATATGTTTCTTTGATACGAATTGTAATCACTCGCCTATGTCGTAACCATCGAAAATCACAGAGCAATCACATTTTGATCTTATCTGACATCAACGCCATAGTATAATACAGTGTGACCACTTCGTCCCAATTCGGGAATTTTTCACGCCACTCTTTTTCGGACAAATCAACATACCCAGACCGGAGTTTTGCTGTTTGCATCGATGATGCGTTGTGTTTGTTGATCTGCTTAAATTGGAGGTAACTGCCCCCCATTTTTCCCCAAAAAGACACACATATGTTGTTGTGTGTTCCCCATCCCCAACATTTGTTATGGGTTTTCACCAAAGGATTGCTGCCATCCTTTGGTGTTTTGCCAGTGTATTCGAGATTATTGTAACCAAAAAATTTAACATCAAACATCAATACACCTCTTGTCATTAGCAAATCACACATTATGTAACCCATAATTGATGATAAAATCAATATAAAAATATGGACGAATATACATCGTTCAGATAGGCACATTGTATAAATATGGTTAAACATAATGAGTTTAACCATGTCATTAATATTGTCTGATGAATTTAGCGACGATGAAGTTTCAAAATACTTAAAGTTTGCAGATAACCTTAATCCCAAAATATGGGATTCTACTGGTGATATGATACCAAAGGTTCGCGCCACACTGTTAAAAAATGCACTCGAATATGTAAAGTATATTGGTGTAGACAACATGAAGATTAGTGATGTGATTATCACTGGTAGTAATGCGGCATACAATTATACAAATTTGAGTGACATTGATATACATATCATTACCGATTACAGCGCGTTCGGTGCCCTGGCCGATAACTTTTTTCGAGCAAAAAAAGCATTGTGGGGTGAAACATATAATATCACCGTGCGTGGACTACCTGTTGAAATGTATGTCGAAGATATTGCAGAACCGGTTAACGCGAACGGTATTTTCAGTATCCTTCGTAACGAATGGATTAAGAAACCATCTAAAGAAATACCTGAATTTGATAATCATGCCGTTGTCGCAAAAACTAATGCGTATGCCGACGAAATTGCGAGTCTGATTAACAACGATCCATCTGTTACCGATATTGAAAAGATGCAGGACAAATTACGAAAACTGCGTCAAGCTGGGTTTGAAAAATCCGGTGAATATTCAATTGAAAATCTTGCATTCAAAAGTTTACGTAATCTTGGTGTAATGGATGATTTGTGGGATGCACGTGTCAAAGCATATGAAAAAGATTTAACATTAGAAACTCTCAATGAAGTTCGTTTGACTAATTCGAGTGGGCTTCCATTCGATGTTGTAAAAAATCCATCCAGACGAACATTTGAAAACTTAGCAAAAAAACATGAAAGCCTTCGGGCGCTACTGTCATACGATGGAAACACATTGTATGTGTGGCCTGCATATATGGCAATTCACCAGGAAGTTTATTATTCACTTGGTCTGGAATACATTGATTGCTTATATTATTATTTTGGTGAATGGCGCGGCCCGATCAACATAGAAAATTATAAATATCCACCCGCGATTGAACGTGTAACACCATATGATGAAACTAAGAACTTCAAAAAAGACACTGACGACGCAGAAGCAATTGATAAATGGTTGCACGACATGATGAAAAATGACCGCGATTTTTCTGAACTGATTGGGGAGTCAACATCAAAAAATGGAAAATTAACTCTTTATCATATCACAAATAAGGCAAAGTTTTCATTAAACAAAAACTATCAGCCAGAAGATAATGCAATTTCGTTAACTGACCGGTCAGGACATAGCGGAATTTATTTAACCACTTCGGTAGAAGAATGGGTCAATAAACATGGGTATTTGCGGCCATTTGTTGTTATTTTTCAGGCTGACCCATCAATTACAAAATACGATACACTTGGTCGGTGGGGAAATGAAATATTTGTCCCAGCGGAACATTTTGACAAATTGAAAATTGAACGAGTGATTCCAATTGATGCTTATGCTCGCGAACAATTTGGTAGCCCAGGATGGATTGAAGACGATAATGGTTTTGAGTTTGATACGGGAAATCCAATATCACGTAGAACATCAAACAAACCCAAGTATGATAATTATATCTATCCGGGCGATGTTCGAAATGAACCGGCGAATGTTTTGCAGAAATACCGGAAATTCTTCAAGGCTGGTATAAAGCATAGATTTGGATAATCAAACATTATCATTATGGATCAATGAGAAATCATAGCACACAACCCAGGCACGATACCTTCTAAATATTTGTAACAAAGCACAGCGTATGGAGTGCAAAATATGAAGGTAATTCGTTTTCCAGGGAAAGAAGCAATTGGGTCTAAGTCCACAGACCCAACACAAAAATTATATATTGGTCCTATCAGTTTTACGTGCATGGAGTGTGGCACTGTGACAGAAGCACATTTTAATAAAATGGTGTTTAGAACTATCGAGTTATATTGTGCAGAGTGTGGCACGTTTTATAAGCTAACTAACCCCGCGTTCGGGGCACCTAAAACATCAAAATGAAAAACGCCGGGGGATGAACCCCGGCGTTTTCGTGAACGTTCTGTTTCCCGGTGTTCAGACCGATACATGGTTGTGCTTAGGCAGCAACAGCCATGTTAGATGCAACATTATCGTTTGCATTTACAAGATTGGACAGATGGATCGGTCGTTCCTTACCGATAGCCTCGCATATCCTTTATTACATCCTGTCGAACCTACTTCGGCCCCATGGAAAAGCATACTTAAGAAACTATGCTTTTGGTGGAGCCGTCCGGTGCCGCCCCGGAGTCCAGAACTGTCTATTCCGATTGGTCATTGGCTATATCGTTATAGTAGTGTTATACCAAATAAATGTCAACGACATTTTTGATACAGATTCAATTATTTTGATTTACTGAAAATAACTTCACCGGTGTTATATAGAATTTCTTCCCATGAATCAACTGCATACGATGGAAACCACCATACATTACCGACACTGATAACATCGCCTTCATCATCGCGTTCGACTGCATCCGTGACGATAGGGGCATCTGTAAGCGCACCAATATCGCTTGGTGACACTTCATACAACATGTCGTTACCTGACCATCCTTCATGATCTAGCATATCAGAAACGGACCATACAAAGTTTTTATCTTGAAGAATTTCACGGCCATCTTCTGTCAATACCTTAAATTTAAGATTGCCGTTAGGTGTGATTTCAAACGAAAAATCATTCCCATTATCCATAGCGGATTCTGTCAATTGGCGCTTCTTCGGTTTAGCAACGCGACCTTCAACCAAATTGATAAATTTTCGCATCTCATTATTATACATCAAGGTTCCCTCGTTAAAAAATATTTTCCGGTAAAATATCATCGGACATATTATTTTTATTTATCAAAGATACCGAAGTTACTCCCCATTTGGGGATATGGTGCGAACAACCGAATTGGTATTTTCACGTTATAGCGGAACAAAACGAATTTAGAAACGTATTAGAAACATGCATTGCTTGCATAACACCAATGCATGTCATCAAAAATCGGCAGAAACAAGGCATAATGGGCAAAAAAATGCAACAACAAACTGTTTGACAAATACCATTACTGGTTTATCGTTCAATTAAACGAGCAAACATAAGCAGAAATTTTCAGTCTTATAAAAATACACTGAAACCAAAGGATTACCAAATGGATCGCCGTAATTTTTTACAAGCAACCATTGCTATTGTGGCTTCGGGGGCATCAATATCCGCCCCAATAACAGCATTTGCTGCCAACGATAAATATGATATTGCTTTCAAAGAAGCACAACGGTTGGTTCGTATATATACCGAATTTAAAAATACCCCTGAAATTGTGTCCCAGGTGACCGCCGATACGGATTTGTTGATTCGTTATTTGCTGGAAAACTTTACAAATGATGACACACATGATAATAATGAACTCATGGAAATCATGATTAACGGTGATACGACGCTTTCGCCTAGCATCCGAGTATCACCCGGTGCATTCCCGCTGATGATTGTGCGGGCTTTGGTTCGCAACGATATTCGTATTGACCACCAGACCCCCACGTTTATTGCATTTACCAAACGATATTTTGCACGTATCTAACCGGTTCCCATCCACCCAAACTTAGTTTGCCCGTGTCACGACAACACGGGCTTTTTTTTATAAATAGTCTATATTTATTGATGGGCTATGTGAAAATGAACGTAATGGAATTATTCCAACAAAATCTAACAGAGTTAGCAATAGATGACGCGGATACAAATAATCTTGCATTAAGTGTATTTCAAAGATTAAACCAGGTATCAGGCCCGGTGAAAATTAGACGAAAAAATGAAATTATAAACCGATATTCTCTTGCACCATTAGGTTTTCCCGATCTTTACATTTATGAGCATGAGCATGCTCATAACTCAAATGATAAAGTGAAAGGATATTTCACGGCCCTACCAACAGGGAAATATGTAATCGGCATATACACCAGCATAGATAAAATCCGCAGTTCATTGGAGGGGTTGAAATATTTTTCTCACGAATTCATCCATTACCTGGACGATAAACGTGGTGCATCCAATACTTATTATTCAAGTGATGTTCCAAATAATGCGGATGACTATCGTAAATGGAAAGAACAGTATTACAATAACCCATCTGAATATAACGCTTACTATTTCAATATTGCCGACGATATATTGTTATACATAACATATTTACAGTCCGATGATGCCGAATTTTATCTCGAAATGCGCGAAGATTATTTGGGTGATAATTTATTTGACTACATTAACAATTTGAATATGTCAGAAAAAAACTTTATTGCAAATCTTAACCCAGTATATCGAAAAAAATTCCTAAAAAGAATAGCATCAGCTTATCACCAGGCAGATGAACTTTATAAAAAAGTATCAACCAGTAGATAAAAAAGGCGGTGCATAAAAACACCGCCTTTTTTATCACATCAAATCAAGAAAGTATTTCAATTCTTGTCGGTCAATCATTAGATTTGACGTAATACCAGAATGATGAATTGTAACCTTGTATGGTAACTCTTGACTAATTGCGGAAAGATTAACCAAATGTTTTGAAAATTCGTTTCTATTACACATTAATTCATAGTTAAACGTATTATCACTATACAATAATGAGCAAACTAACAGATGTGCAAACTCATTTCTTGAACAATACAAACTACGAAAATCGTTTTCATTAAAATTATCCGAATCAGTTGGAATTACATGACTATCGATAAAACTATTGAATTTGGTTTCTAACTTGTTAAACACCATTGGATATTTTTTGACGTATTCATTATAAGTAGATATAACAATAGTATCTTTCATATTTTTAATAAAGGCATTAGAATTGCTGTAGATCAAATAGTGATTATCAAAAATATCATACGATTGTTCATACTCAATCGCAGTGATGCCATTCTCCTTGATACTTATATTATCAAAGGATATGATTTTATTTCCAGTTGTTTCGTTGGTATAAACGGTGTAATTGGTTTTATCATTGAAATTAATGGTGCAATTTAATATTTCAGTTGTTTTATCTGCACAATAATTATTAAAATTGGTGATAATTGCATTGACAAATTCCGTTTTCACATCAACGGAGTTGCAGACCCAATTATGATCATTAAACATCGAAAGAAAAAAATCTTTCAGCTTTGCTCGATTACCGGTTAACTTATATTCGGAAATATCAGAATAACAGGTATCAAGATGCTGATCGTGATTTATGTTGAAAATAAAATCAGGGGTATATAATTTTGCCCATCTTAGATCGGATGTGTTTTCTATGATTTGCGTATTCTGTGGTGTATTCTGTTGATCCGTTTGCTGCTCCGTTTGTTGTTTCTTTTGTTGCTTCTTTTGTTGTTTTATCTTCATTAGTATCTTGATAAGTTTGAACATTATATTACTACCGTGTGTTTGATAAAGATGATTGATTTCATTTCATACATTATCCCTAATATCATGTCTGAATGTCAATATATATATATGATACATTTTTTAAATATTGCTTCAACCTAATAGAACATGATAAAAATAAACATTGCCTTTTAAGGAGTAATAAACACATGGATGAAATTGATCTACGTTTTAATATAATATCAGAACTAATAAAAAGTGGCAAAAGTGACCTCTCAAAATCTAATAGTTTTGACGAGTTTGCAAAAATGGTCAGCAAACTCGAAACGTTAATACTTGATGGTTCGGTTGTGGCTACTAAAACGCATGAAAATAATTACCGCATTGATGAAATGATTGCAAAAATAAATGGTAACAAATTGACCGGTGGCATATCTGGTAAATTCAATAATATCCAAGCAGATATGATTGAAAAAATATTTGATAATAATTGGATTAAACATAAAATATTGGTATCAACCGCTCACACCGGATTAACATCAGTATTGTGTTTTGTTGCAGTCTATTTGCCGTATAATAGATTTATTGCCAATATATATAAACCACTTTTCATTTGTTATGATGTTGATCAATTGAATATTTTGAAGAAAACATGCAATGATATGGATTCAAATAATAATATTGAATTCATTCTTAGTGAACACGTAACAGAGGACAGTATAAAAGAATACGATTACATTATTATTGATGATGCGAGTTTATTTGATAATGATGAAATGGTCAATATTATACAATTTTTATCAAACAAGTGTGTATTAATTGGAACCCATGCTGGAAAATCAAGTTCTACAATCAACCATATGATAGAATTAAGTATTGAAAATAACAGTTATCTTGAAACGACTGATTATGTAAAATATTTTTTCAGCGGAAATGATTTATATGGGCATTATCGGGCGGACTGGATAAAGAAAAAAAATCATGACAAATATTGGGTAGGTTCCAATGAGTATGCGGCAAAGTATTATAATTTATTTTTTGATTAACAATGAGTAAACCCAATGGTCACTTATTCGTCAAGCAAATCATTAGTTGATCTTCATTCAGCATATGAATGTATCAAATCAATACGAAATTATTATCCCAATTTTGATGACTGGTATGTTAACAAAATGATACCAGATGTGATAGGAGGTGACGGGGTTCTTATTCTTGCCAGGGAGAAAGACACCGTAGTAGGTGTCGGGCTGGGTAGATCGGGCAACGTGCCAAAATTACGCTGTATTCGGGTTGATCCAATGATTGCCAATCGAGGTATTGGGTTGCATATCATAGATAGATTATTAACATCACTGAATGCCAGCAAACCGGTTGTCACCGTTTCAGAAGAAATGATGCATACCTATTCTCGAATTTTCGTCAATCGGTATGATTTTTCTTTAACCAATGTTGAAAAGGGAATGTATCGAAAAGGCAAGATTGAATATGTGTTCAACGATAATTTGAAACGAGAAATACAACAACCAACACCATATGGATTATATTAATCATGAATATTTTGACGACTGGCAATAAAAATTATGGATTGGCCCAAGCGATTGATATGGTCATAGGTGGGGATTTCATCAGCCGGGAAACCGGTTATGATTTATGCAACCATGATGGTATTAAGGCCGCAGTTGAACTAAGTTTGAAATATGATATTTTCATCAACAGTTCAGCATTGTGGCGGTTTAATCAAACCATGTTGCTCGAAGAAGTTGCAACCAGATGGCATACCGAACAAAAGACCGGACATATCATCAATATCGGGTCTACCGCTGATACCGGTGTTCGGGGATCACCCTGGCGGTATCCTATCGAGAAAAAATCATTAAAAGATTATTGTCGAAATCTGTCTTATATCGCTATTGGCGGTGTTGGCATTCGGATCAGCTACATTTCATATGGATATTTGGCAACCCCCAAAGTTGAAGAAAAACACCCCACCAAAAATAAAATCACCCCGGAATATGCGGCGAACGTGATTAAATGGGTTATCGATCAACCGGCGACGATCAATATAAATGAAATATCACTTGATCCAATTCAGGAACTTTCGCCACAATGATTGTTTTTTGGTTGGTGGGTAAGCAATATCGATATGAAAATTACCGATCTGCTGAATTGTTTGGCACCCATAGGTGATTGACACCGCGTCATGATCGACGGTGTAACTGATCAAACGTATACCATGTCGCGCCATTGCCGCCTGGGCATGATCCCAATTGTCGGCAGCAATGATATGATTGTTGATTACAATCGGGTTTGACATGTATGTTCCCCAAAATTATTGTTGTCCATCTATATATGGGAAACCGTCGTGACAATCAACCACAAAAAATAATGTTGCAACACCATTAAAAAAATATTGACGGTAAACGATAATTTACATTATGTATTTAATTCGATGGTTTAATGTTTGGATACACAAAAATGACACACCCACAATTCAAAAAAGTTATCAGTCACCAAATCTTCGAAACGCATGAAACACCTTCGGTAACCAATGTTTCATGTCAAGATCAGGATGATACGACTGAACAAAATATTGATATGCCTGTATTGGAAAAATCGTATAATATTATTGGGCGGCGGGTGTATATCGCAAGACGGTTTCGTGGTTTAACACAGCGCAAAGTGGCACAATTGTTAGAAACTAGTGTGCCAAAACTATCGTATTTCGAGAAATCGACAACCACCATATCCGGCCAACATACCGGAAATCTGGTTACTGGACTCGGAGTTCCCCTGTCATATCTTACCGGCGATGCGCCCGAAGATTTCAATATGACGAATGAACCGTTTTCCGCACAGATGCGATATTATCGGGCAAAGCATAATTTGACACAGTGTGACGTATCATCGCATTGTGAAATTTCGTTGCCAACAATTTCACATTGGGAAACCGATGACAGTATAACGTCAATCAAGGCTGTATACAAACAGACGTTGGCAAAATTGTTTGAAATTGATCCAGCCGAACTCAACATTTCAGATACCAAAAAAAGCAATCGGCACTATATCGGTAATCAATTAAAAGAACTTCGCAAAAAGTCTAATTTAACCCAAACCGAATTGAGCGAAGGACTGCACACCAATCAGGCCAACATCTTTCGTTGGGAAAATAATAAGAACTCGGTGTCTGATGACCAATTGACTCGTATTTGTGAATTATTTGGTGTTTCGCCATCGCATTTTCACGAAGAAACTGTAGCGAAATGAATAAATTTGCAGTTAAGATAGTGACCGCGATTTTAGTGTTATATTTCATCGTTGGAATATTAGCAATTGGCGTGTGTATGATTATCCATATTGCAACCGCGAATGCATCATCATCCCCGTTAACATATATTCCACCAACCACGGTCACTACCAAACCAAAACCACCTAGCTTACTGGTGAAACAGGCGCGGTTATTGTCAAACATCACACCGGATTGCGATCAATTACGACAATCTGGTGTCGCATGTTTGGCATGTAACTTGTATCATGAGGCGCGTGGGGAAGGGAAGATTGGGTATCAGATGGTTGGGAGTATCGTTCTCAACCGGGTTGAAAGTCAATATTACCCTGATGATATTTGTGGAGTTGTCTGGCAGATATTACCAGGACAAAAATATCCACAGTTTTCATGGACGAAAGACGGTCGTCCCGATCATATCAATGATCTTAAATCATGGTATCAAGCTGTCATGGTGTCAGGACAACTTATTTATTCAGAACGCGAAAACCGGCCTCTCGGTATTCGTAAAAATTGTTTATGGTATCATACCATATCTGTAACCCCGGCGTGGATTGACCGCATGACGCGATTAGCGCAAATAGGAAATCACGTTGTTTATTGTATGTCACCAAAACATTTCGTGGCAAAAAATTAAGGATTTATCGTATGTTAAAGCATGACAAAATCATCAATGTGGATATGTTAAATTACAATGAGTATTTGTCCAATGTTGGCAAATATTTATTTGAAAATCCGTTAAAAATTATATACCGGGTTGTCGGACTTCTTCTATTTGCCGTTGCTGTTTCGTATCTACCGATGATGTGGGTATTTCCATTGTGTTTTGGGGTAGCAAAATGCTTTCTAATTGAGCCATCAATGAAAAGAATTGGCGACGATGAAGACCTGGCCCGCCCGTATCTAATGTCATTGCGTGTATTGACGTTCTTAATCTATGCAGTGTTAGGTGTCATAACCGGACTGATTTATGCTGCCATCTGCCTTATTTTCAGGGGGGATGATTTTTCAACAATATCTTCGTTATTTTTACATATCCCGTCAATATCTGAAACGGTTAACTTGATTTGTATTCTGGTAACAGGGTTCCTTGTAAGTTCATTTGATGAACTAGTTAAGGTCAATAATGTGATAATTCGTTGTATTCAGTTAGCGAAGCAATATGAAGCTGCCGAAGAAAATGATAATCACAATGCAAAATTCAGTTTAAATGATATTGCAGTTTCCAAATATAATATCAACAACAGCACGAAGTTCAAATTGTTGATTAGTAATTTGTTTGTGATGGGAGTCGCCGTTCTAATTTTTCCGGTTATTGGGGTGATTCTTACCGTTGCGGTCACACAAGTTCTCGAATTGATGATTCCAAATAGTCGAACACTTTCAGAACTAATTGCTAAACATGATCAGGATAATGATACCGACGATAAAGAAAAAGAAACGGTTTAATTCTCCTATACTATGGTCTAAATAGATATGATCGATAGTGAGGGGCTTTAAGGTCCGAAACCCCTGAACATGTTTTATATCATGTTCGGGGGTTTTTTATTGTTTTTGCATAGAGTTGTGTTATATTTTCGGTAAACATTTTTAAAGGATTATCAAAAATCATGGCAGATTTTGTCGTAAATGTGAAAAGAATATTAGCAGAACCAACCGATCACCCCAACGCAGATCGATTGTCTTTAGTTATGATTGATGACATCACGGTTGTTTCGGCGAAAACATCAGAATGGAAACACCGGGTATCGGTAAACGATTATGTTGTGTATATACCCGAGCATGCCATTTTGCCCGAATTTATTCTAAAATATATTGGGTTATGGGATTCCAAAAAAGAAAAAGGCGCTATTGGTGGGCCGAATGGGAATTTGGTCTCCCCGGTAAAACTTCGCGGAATCATCAGCGATGGTATCATTTTACCATTGTCTAAAAATGATGATGGTATGCCAGTATTACCAAAAATCGGCCCCATTGATTGCGAAATCGTCGTTTCCGAGAACCAGGACGTATCGGAAATTTTGGGAATTACCAAGTGGGAACCTGATTTACCTGTGGAACTGACCGGTAAAGTAATTAATATTCTTGGCTCAACGATTCCGTTTGATGTTAACAGTATCAATAAACACCCAGCAACCTTTGTGGATGGGGAAATGGTATTAGTGACTGAAAAATTACATGGAACCAACATGCAAATCGGGTATGTTCCTGGTTTAAACAATAACCAATTATTTCACGACGGTAACTTGTATGTGACATCAAAAATGCTGGCAAAAAAAGGGTTTGTTTTTTGTGTTGATGAAACAACCAATTTGTATGTCAGAATGTTAAATCGATTAATAGATCATGGAATTGGTGATGCCATGAATAAATTGTCGGAAACAAATGATAACAAACCAATAACCATAATTGGTGAATTAATCGGAAGTTCCATGGCTGACCTGAAATATGGGTTAACTGACATTGATTACCGTGTGTTCGAAATGCGAGTGGGAACCGATATTGCAAATTATAAGTTTATGCAAACCTTGGAATCTAAACTTAATGTGCCCATGGTGCCCGTTTTGTATTATGGTCCGTTTGATAAAAATAAAATCATGCAGCATCGGGACGGGAAAAGCACATTAACAGAAAAGCATATTCGAGAGGGTATAACGATTCGATCCGATGAAAATCCAAAACATCTGTTAAAATGGGTATCACCACAGTTTCAATCCCGAAAAGGCAATCGCAACGAGATAAAATGATGGGATATTGGCATTTTCCTTTGAAAAAACAAAATGTGTGGATAACAAATAATTCGGTATCATTTATTGGTGTGGACTTTGCAACATCAACGGAAATCCCGATAGGACCACATCCTGGATCATTTGGTTTTGTGCGAAAACATCACACCCATGAAGGTGTGGATTTGTATTGTAATGATGCAGATGACGTTATGGCAGTTGAAGATGGTGTAATTACCTCGATTGTTCCCTTTACCGGCGAAATAGCCGGGTCATCATGGTGGCATAATACGTATGCGGTAATGGTTCAAGGGGAAACAGGCACGGTATGTTATGGGGAGATTAACCCGTTACCCACATTGCACAATGGACAAACGATCAAATGCGGTCAGCTTGTCGGCAATGTAACGAAAGTGTTAAAGGTGGACAAAGGCCGACCAATGCATATGTTGCATTTGGAGGTTTATTCTAAATATGTTACTGAACCAATTAGTCTAGATCACGTAAATGAAAAACCAGTTGATCTGACAACCCAGCCGTTTCTTAATCCGACCGCATATTTGGTAATGGCAGCAGCAGATGCGGGCATTTTTAAACAAGGGAACTAACGTGTTATGAAAGCTGATATTAATGTTGATGCCTTCATCTCCAATTTGGAACAGGCAATTGCTCTAAAACAGCAATTGCTGGATGATGAAATTTTATCATTAGCAACATCCATCCACCAAAAGTATACGAAGCATTTAATGAATCAAGTATCAACGGGATGGATTTCTTGGTTGTTTGGCCGAAAGAAATCAGAGTTATTATTGACACGGGATGATGTTCAAAAGATAATATCTGATTATTCGAAAAAATGTGATTGGTATCAACTTCCATTTAAAAAATACCCAATGTTATCCGCCGCCGCATCAAAAACGGATAAAGATAAGGTATGCCAACTATTTTGGGAACGGAACAAAATCAAATCATGGCAAAACAAATTAAACGATGCAACCCATCTAAAAAATATGGGTGCCGTGGTAATAACCGATCCTGGCAATTTGTCTTTTATGGATTTTTTGGGAAAACATGATCAAAATATCCAGTAAAAATTGGGCAAAAAAGAACAAATACCAATTTGATCGGCTGATAACGATTGAAAATTGTGATACCAGGTATGGTGTTCGATCAAATAAGAAATCAACCGATCAATTGGTATTGACTTTTGCTGACTTGGATGAACCGGCACCCGGTTTACTTGGGTCCATGGCCCCGTATCGCATGGCAGAAAAGACCGATGTTATTCGGGCAATAGAATTTGCCAACGGACATACCGATCTATTGGTGCATTGCCATGCTGGGATTTCACGATCCACAAGTATTACTTTGGCAATACTAATAGACATGGGGTTTAAAACGCCTGCAATGGCCCTAGAACAGCTTTTGCGGATAGAACCCCTTGCCGTCCCAAATATGCACGTAGTTGCTCTCACGGACGATATTTTCGGCCTTGGTGGCGATCTTATTGCATATATTAATGATTGGGAAAAGGATCGGCCCCAAAATACAAGAAGACGTTATTTAAACCGTATCGCAATATTAGGATTTAATGTGTAATATGACCGAAACTATTGATAAAACTGAACAAATGATTAATTATATTGCGAGTATATACAACTGCAATATTGATGAATTGTTTTCTCTTGATGGTAGTTGCTTATATCCGGTAAACAACAGAATCATGCCATATATTTCTACTGGTCTGGATTTATTGAACTATAAAAAAATTTATGTTGATATTAAAAACCATAAAAGAATGACTATTCAGCATTTAATGACTTACTTTAATAACACTGATATTAAAGGAGTCATCATGATTGACAAACCCAGAGTTGATAAAATCCGTCTGATATTTTCAGAAGATGTGGATTACACCATGTTCAAACTGTCCGAGACCGGCAAATGATACGTAATGAAAATAACCCGGCATATAAACTGCCGGGTTATTTTTAATCATCAAGGTTTTATTGTGGATACGAATCGCCAATCAAGCGATGGACCTCATTTGCTAAATTTTCTGGCAAGTTATGAGGGTCAGCGACGATAATCAATTCGTCTGTTTTGCTTTTAAAAATAAACCGGTCATCTGGCAGCACACATGCAAATGAGTGTATAACACTGTCATCGTTCACGTGTGTTTCAATAAAATCCCAATCGTTCTGGGTTGTTATAATTCCTGTTTCTTCCCTTGTTTTTCGAATAATTGCCGATATTGGTGTTTCATTTATTTTTACTTCTCCCTGGATACCGTTAAATTTTCCTTCCTGCCACGACGGATGTTTTTGTTTCATCAACAAAACCGAATCAGCCGGATGACCATTTTTCTTTCGATATATCATACCTAAACAAAAGTGATACATATATTCAGATTCAGGAATCGAAGTGTATTTTGGCATAGGCATTTTTCCATTTTTATATTTGGTATTTTCACGCAAATCGTCCGAAACTCCGATAATGCGCTTGACGATCCGCACCGGTTTCATCAACACATCTTGCATATCGCATATACCTCCTACTACTCATTACCTAACCTGTTCAAAAACAGTTAACAATCATTTTTTATCTATCGCGGTGTCATTGTTGATATTTTTCACGATGTAGCAACATTTAAACTATCTTTATGTGATGAAAGTATGTAATATTCCGGCGGGCAAAAACTCGGAGGCTAATAGGCATTATATGTCATACAATAACATAAAAAATCATCGAACTATTGGGCGCGAATTAGACCTGTTCCACGTCCAGGATGACGCAGCAGGGTCCATCTTTTGGCATCCGCGTGGATATACCTTGTATAATACCATCGAGCAGTATATTCGTGGACAATTGGTGGAATATCAGGAAGTTAAGACACCGCAATTAATCAACGAAAGTTTGTGGCACAAAACGGGTCATTGGGACAAATTCAAAGACAACATGTTCGTTGCAACCGGCGCAAGTGATGTCGATGGTGATGGCAGAATATTTGCAATCAAGCCCATGAATTGTCCCGGACATGTTCAGATTTTCAATAATATGATTGTGTCGTATAAAAATCTACCTATACGATTGTCTGAATTTGGATGTTGTCATCGAAATGAACCATCTGGCGCACTTGATGGGATTATGCGAGTGCGCCAATTTACCCAAGACGATGCACACATTTTTTGCACCGAAGACCAAATCCAAAAGGAAACAACGGCATTTTGTAACCTGTTAATGCGTGTATATCAGCATTTCGGTTTCACGAATGTTAAGGTTGGTTTCAGCACCAGGCCCACCGACTCTACCAAGCGCGCCGGTGATGATGCTACTTGGGATTTAGCAGAAACGGCATTGGCGGATGCGGTGAAAACCGCCGGATTGACGTATGATGTTTATGAAGGTGAAGGGGCATTTTATGGTCCCAAGCTGGAATTTGCCCTAACTGATCATCATGGTCGCGAGTGGCAATGCGGCACATTGCAATTGGACATGATTTTACCGGCAAGATTGGGTGCAAAATATACGGCGCAAGATGGATCAATCCAAACGCCGATTATGCTACACCGTGCCATTTTAGGATCGTTCGAACGATTTATTGGTATCCTGCTTGAACATCATGCCGGAAATCTTCCATTTTGGCTTCAACCGGTGCAGTTTGCAATCATTAGTGTAAAACCGGAAAATGATGTTTACGCACGTAGTATTGCGGCATCAATCGATTGCAAACGAGCCATTGTTGATGATCGTGAATGCCATATGACGAAAAAAGTCAAAGATCATATGATATTCAAAATCCCGTATTTGGTCATCGTTGGACCAAATGATGAAAAAAATGACACCGTAAGCATTCGCAAGTTTGGCACGGTTGTTACAGATGTAATCCCTCGATCTGACTTTATCACATTAGCGATAAACGATATGATCGAATAATAAAAAGGGGTGGGCTAATTGTCCGCCCCTTTTTATCTACTAAAACGAACAGAAGCAAGTGGACTTCTTGACTGACCATTTGTCAGATCAATCATCAATGGTGCATGCGGATAGGTTTCTTGTAATTCTTCACTTACCATACGCAAATATTCTCCACGATCAACATTCTGCTTGATTAACCGCAAATATTGTATATGCGTTATATCAAATGTTTTACTGAATATTGATTCGAACCATGCATCACCACTTGTCGTTAGTAAGATTAATTGCCCAGGTCGTATGTCAAATTGACTTTCATAACCATTGACAATGCGTATATTCATTGGTGGACCGTTCCATGCGTAAACGTCACCAATTATTTTAATAGTAGTCCAATATACCGATTTTTCATCCAATTCAAATGCAATACGCTTCGTTTCCAATGTTGCTTTTCGCTCGTGTAACGCTTTGCGATACCATGGCAAGGGAACGATAAGTTGGTCTATATCATCGGATGACATGTTTGGTAAATCTTCGATATATTGTGCGATTTCAGGCCGACGTTTTGCTTCATAATCGAGCATAGCGGAGATTGAACGCATCGTTAATATCCTTTCGTTTACATATATTTATTTGGTGTGAAATTTCAGATGTGATATGGTTCAATGATTATCAATCTGGTTAGGATTTAAAAAGTGTCAAACAACTGTTCTGTGTATTGTGTGATGCCGTTTCATCATTTGAATATCAAGCATAAAGGTAAGGTCACACCGTGCTGGCGCTTTCCAAATCAGGTTGGCGATTTGAAAACTGAAAAATTGACAGATGTTTGGAATAACGATGCAATGAAATCTATCCGCCAGGATATGATTGCTGGGAAATCACCTCGCGGATGTAAAAGCTGTCGGGATATTGAACGAAGTGGCGCGGAAAGTCTGCGGCATCGTGCAAGAAACGATATTTACCCCAACGTCAAAGACGCGGATATTCTTGCCAATGTAAACGATGATGGTTCGTATCCATTGAACAAAATAGGTTCAGTCGAAATCAGATTTGATAATATTTGCAATCTTATGTGTAGACATTGTTCCCCAGATTATAGCAGTCTGTGGGAATACAACCTATCAAAAGACAAAGGATTAATGGATCAACAAACGAAATTAGGATTTAAACCTGAAAACACAACATTTAAGCTGACAACTGAAATCATGGATGAAATTGTTGCCCTGGCTCCAAATTTAACTGAAATTATGACAACCGGTGGTGAACCATTATATCACCCGGATCATTATGATTTTCTGGAACGGATGATCCCCCATGCCCACCACATCACTTTGAATTATAACAGTAATTTTTCTACTTTATCATATAAGGGAAAAAGCATTCTTGATGTATGGAAGCATTTTAAAGAAGTCAGCATCCGTATCAGTGTCGATGCCGATCCCAAAATATATGATTACTTGCGAGTTGGCGGAAACTTGAAAAAAGTTGAAGAAAATATTAAAAAGGCGAGTGTTCTCCCAAATATTATGTTGACAGGGACATTTACATCAAGCATGATGAATATCACTCGTATGATTGACACTATTAAATATTTTGCCACTCTTGGTAGTAATTTTCATACCAGTTTGGTTCAATATCCCCGTGCAATTAGTGTTAAGGTATTACCGAAAGAACTAAAACAACAAGTTACCCAGGAATGGGAGAATCTTAAGTCATTAGACGATGCGCCATGGTTTAGTAATCGTATGCGAAAACGCCGTGATTATTGGATAAAAAATGGTGATAATGTTATTAATTATATGAATGGTGAGGATTGGAGCGATCTTATGCCCGCCTTTCAAAAATATGTTGATGTGCAAGATAAGTTTCATGGAACATCGTTTTTGACGGTATATCCAGAATTCAAACCATATTGGAAATAGATAAATAAAAGAATAATTTCCATATATGGAGTGATTGATGGACCAACCCCGGTTTAAAGAGATACAGAAACGCGTTATCAATAAACGCATTTCCGAACGGAAAGAATTTGTCAAATCTTCTGAAACAGTATTGGCAACGCTTTCTGAACAGGAACGTGCTGAATATTTGGCAAATCCACCCAGTTTGCGCCCATATAATAAAAACAAACTTTCGGAATCGGTTGCTGCACAAAAACATGTAGTTCCGTTAAACGAAAGTAAAGTTATTCAAGATTGGATCAACACTGGCGTCATCATTTAACAAAGGAATACAGTCATGTTTAATGTGATTTTAACCAAGTTAAAGACTCCGTTTTCGTGGAAAACATGCAAGAAAACGCCACTCTATCTTTATCAGGAAAACAGCATCACTGGAAAACGGCGGGTGCGTCTTCGTGGCCCGGTTTATGGATACCAACCGTTTGACCATAAATGGTTGTTGAATGAAGATTAATTTCGGGATATGTTAATAAACATGAATCGACGAAAAAGAGGCAAGTCTAATGACTTGCCTCTTTTATTTTGTATAAATCGTATCAACAATATTGGTTGAGTTGCGATAAATATCATCAAATATAATAGGACCAAAGTTAATGCGTTACCAGGACATAATAAACCACACAACAACCATTGATGAAACCGTTCAAAACCGGACATCGTGGTTATCAAATAGCAAAGTGGTGGATAATTCAGGGCATCCTATCCGCATGTATCATGCAACTACCGCTGATTTTGACAGCTTTGATGTTAATGCTGGGGGACGCGGCGGAGTGTATCTTTCGTTTACGCCAAAAGGAGCCGTATCAGGGAGCATCGCCGGGGTATGGGATAATGGTAAAAAGTCCCAGGGCAACATGCGACTTATTCCGGTATATGTTAATGCAACCCGAATCAATGGCCTTGATTTATCAAAACAGGATCAGGAATGGTTTGACTCGTTGCCAGACATAATGACTGGGGTTGACGAACAGAAATTGTTAGATAATACAACCAATCCCATACATAAAATGATTATAATTTATCTGTATGATGATTTGCACGGAGAACAGGGAGAAATTTTACGTAAAAAATCGAAGTTGCCAACATTACAGGATGTTGTCACAAGACAACGCACGTTATTTTATAATCATTTCCCATCATATACTGCATCGGTAACAGATGATAAAAAAAACATCAATGATCTTCGTCGCCAAGGATTTGATAGCACATTGGTGAACGATGAAGCAGGGGTTTCACTTGTTGTGTTCAACGCCAACCAAATTAAATCAATTTTTAACAACGGGGGGTGGTCGCCACAGAGTGACAATATTTCAGAAAATGTTTCAACACCTAGTGACATGATAAAATTATATAGAGGTGATGGAAATAAATTTGATGTATATGATGTTGGTAAAACTGATGAAAATGCGTTGTTTGGTCCTGGCATATATTTAACATCATCACCAAAAGTTGCGAAAGATTATACTAGCAATACTGATGATATTGTTTTTTCTGGTAGGACAATCAGAAATAAACATATTGCATCTGATCGATCAGAAATAATCAATTTATGGGTTAGAAAAGAATTAACTAATAAGATCAATAAAATTAAGTCAGAATATAATACTCAATATAATAATAAAATGTCTACGGTTTTTGTAAAATATGGTTTTGATAAAAACAAATATAAAGAGTTAACTGATGATGAAAACGATCAATATATTAAAGACATAACCAAACTAGAAGATGATCTTAAAAAAACGTTTAAGAAAAATGTAAATATAGAAATTAAATTATTTATTAATGATTTAAAAAATCGAAAAAAAGATTATAGAATTATTAAAAGAACGCAAGGTTACTATGATATAGTGCAAAACACATCTAATAGTAATATTTCGACATATCTTTTACCAATATCATATGTCAACAAAACGATAGATGCAGATGCTCCAATGAATTTGGGTATTATTTCAATAATTCGTGATATTTTGGTAAATGATTTCGGTATGATTGGAAAACTCAATCTTTCATTAGAACAAGATGGGAATAACAATTATTCATTTAATGATTGGATAGAAAAGGTAAAAGATATTCCAGCACGACCATATTTGGGAAATGAGGCATTTGGTGGGAATGGTGAATACCCATCATTATATCAGTTTTTACATGATACCGGGCCAGGTATAACGATGATGAATAATCCAGCATTGTTTTGGGAACGTTTTATTCATTATATGACTAATAAAGGAAATGTTGGTATTAGGTTCAATGGAAATCATGGGACTTCTGGTATTAAACAAAAATCATATGTCTTTTGGGATGCAGATTTTATTTCAAAATCAAAAACAATGTTGAAAAAACCGCGTCTTAATCATATTTCGATCAACGATATTGATTATTCTGAAATAAAAGAATTAATTGATAATTAAAATTCAATTCATGTTTTATTTTATACCGATAAATAAAAAAACATTATAGCTATTATTTTTTACATATTAATCAATGCATTGTTGATGACTATTCGACATAATTATACGGCGCTAAAGGACATATTAATGCGTATTCATGATTTATTTGAAACACTAAACTTGTATGAAGACCAGGAAAATATTAGATTATATCGTGGTGATGGTGTTACTTATGATTCATATGATAATGATAAAACATCGTCAACTGCGTTATTTGGTCCAGGGATATATCTCACCACTAATTCAAAAGTTGCCCGTGATTATGCAAAACATGACAATGATATAGTGTTTACTGGATATGAATTACGGAATGGAAAAAGTAGAACCGGAGTAATCCGAGATTGGTTATATTCGCAGTGTGTTGATATTATAGAAGAAGAAAAGAATAAAATTCAATTACAGTTATGGTCTGAAATCGGTGATATTCGAGAAAAGTTAGGTTATGACAACATCAAAGAACTTCATAACGCAGAAGAAAAACTTAATCAGAAATATCAAAATATATGGCGAACAAAAAGCAAACAAATATTAATTTCATCATATAAACAACTTATAGATGATATTAAACAATCCGGCGATGACTATCGCATTGTGAAAACTACCCAAGGTCATTACAATATTGTAAAATACACCGGCAATGCTAGGGTGTCGGTATATGATATTCCTGCATCGTATGCGGATAACACATATGATGCCGATGCACCAATGACAATGAAACTTATTCATTTTTTACGTGGATATTTAATCAATCTCTACGGTGAGGATAAAAAACACGATTTGCGGATTGCCGGGGTATATAGTGCTAATAACATGGAGTTATTTCATACCTTTGATGATTGGATTGACAAAGTAAAGACCAATCCGGCACCTGCTGCGTGGCAAGACTTCAATTTTGGAGGCAACGGCCAATATCCATCGTTTGATAATTTTATCAACCATACCCATCTTGGTCTCACTTTGGTTAAATCATCTGATTTCTGGACTACCCTTATTCGGGAACTTAAACATCTTGGGTATGTCGGGTTTAGATTCAATGGAAATTTTGCCACTGCCGGGGTGGACCAAACGGCATATGTATTTTGGGATACCAAACGAATTGACAAGATGCGGTCATCCTCGAAAAAACCAAATTTCCGTCGTTTTATAAATGACATCAACCCGAACAATCTTGTTGATGTGTAAATTATGATGATGGCATAATAAAAATTAATATCATCACATAATCGATGATCGCATTAATCAAACGGGACATACCAGTGTCCCGTTTTTTATAAATAATGGCACGTTATGTTAATGGATATTTTTATGCGTTATCTATACTTAATAGAGAATAGCACACCCAATTCATGTTTTATTTTATACAGATAAATAAAGTAAATATGTAATTTAAATAATTAGGCGAAAATTGACAAATGCGATATATCGATATTATTTCAGAAAGTGTCACAGAACGTAATGTTTACATGACAGACAGATTTGTTAAAGACCGCGCAGCATATATGCGTGGGTTTCCAGGTATTGCCAAATCAATTGATGATTTTATTGAAAAAAAGAAAACGTCAACCGATCCGGTGTCCGCAAAAGATACTCCATTTAAAAACGGAAAATTAAAAGGGTTTTGGCACTTTCATTTGGTGCATGGAAAGGTGATTTTGGTATATTCGGTCACCGCAACCGAACTTAATCTCTATACCATTGTTGAGCATAAGGTGATGGACGGGACCGCAGGAAGTGTTACTGCCCTGGCAAAATGGTTGAACAGTGATCCCTCGTTTGAACAATATATCCCATTAACCGACGATACAGAAGAAAGTCTCAACGATCATCAAATTGCAGAATTGACGGGTCTTGTTTATGAATTTGCTGCCGCAGAACCCGATATTTTACGCAAAGTGATTAATGGTGATTTATCGGAATTCATGGAATATGCCACTATAGCAGCGGAAACCGATGATGAAGCGTTGATCATGAAAGCATATGATGGGTTTGATGGTCTTGTCGCCAAAGCGAAGGAAGCGATGTCAAATATGGGCATCAACGAAAGTATTTCCTCAAACGCATCAACCGTAACGCTAATTGAAGAAATTGAAGCGTTTGTTATCGGCAATTGGAAAAACTGGGCTATTGGCAAACCTTTCTCCCACCAAAAACTTAGTTCATCGCTGCGTATCGTGGCCCCATTGTTTGCATCCGTGATCATCCGGGTTGAAACTGAAATGGATGTTTCACCGGTAGCTGGGACTGTTATTATCAATGGTAAACCTACACCTCGGGTATGGATCAAAAATAATCGAACCGGGGAAATTATCGACATCGTAGCTGATATTGAAGGCACCAGCAATGCTACAAATTTGGTATATAATCCTAACCAAAATGAAACACAGCTATCCAAATATCTTACCGATTATCGCACAAAGATGAAAGAAATGCTGGGCGATTGGAGTAGTCGCAATCGGGCGATTCTATAAAATTAATGTTGAACAAAATTACCCTTGCAAACATGTCATGGACCAGATAACATATAGATAACCTAATCATAAACATAATGGAAAAATGACATGCCTGTATTAAAAACAATGTTCTGGTGGTTTGTTGGTGTTGTGTTGTATACCGCGATTTACGATATTCCACTGACCTGGGATTTGTTACATGATCCCATGGCATACGTATGGGCATTTTTCTGGGTTATCATGTTGTTCGTGGTATTCTTCAACATTGTATTAATTGCAATTGGTGTGGTTGCCGTGATTTGTTTACTCGTGTTCTTGGTAAGTAAATAATGTCAAATTTAGCGGAATGGCATTACGTCGCGGTGTATATTGATAATGCCGAACAGTTCGATACGGTGTTAACTTGGCTATCGAACAATAATATTATTCTGGGGACTGATGTATTCTATGCATACACCCCAACTGAACATACAAATATAGAGTTCAAATTCAAACACGAATCGAATCAGGTGTTGTTTAACTTATCATTTGGATAAATAAACGACACTAGATATAGGTTTTGTGATGTTTATCGCCGATTTATTTGAAAAACGAAGAAACGCAAGTGTTAATTTTAAACTAAGCGCGTATGATTTTGTAAAACAATATAAAGATGATCCAACGGCTTATATTCACACAACTGATGTAAAAAAAGTTGGCATTTACCCAAAATCATCAGATAATCATGATTCCCCATTGGGAATATATGCGTTTCGAATTCAAGATGTATGGGACACTTATATTGAACCATACAACAAGTCTAGCAATCCAAAAGAAAATCGTGGTTTATCATTACTACCATATCATGGTGGAAAATATTTGTATGTTCTAAAATCCGATATAGACCCTAATTTTATCAAAAATTATACTGAAAGTGATTTGGAAGCGGATATAGCCAAACTGAAATCAGTATTAAATTTATCCGATGAAATGATTGCCCGTTTTAGAAGTGCAGCAAGAACAAACCAAAATTATGTAAACATTCCTGCTGGTTTTCTTTGGGGCTTCACTAAAGCAATTGCTGCGGGTGGGATTAGCGAATTTGATGAATATACATATGTTAATACCAAACGATGGAACGCGATATTAAGAAAAATCGGTTACGATGGTTTTAACGATCCCGGTTATGGGTTAATTCACGGCGCGGAAGCAACACAAGCGGTGTTTTTAACATCAAGCGCATTCACTGTAATTGATCTGATGAACACAATGCAAAAAAACCCGGATATTACCCTGGGTAAAGATACATATTCCGTCGGACATGTGCCAAAAACATTAAAAATAGGTTCGTTTGATAGTGTATTTTTCCATAATAATTCACCAGAAAAATTCAAGCGGGTTAATGTATGGGACATTAATATATGTAATATTTCTGAAATGAGAAACGTTCGTTTCTTTGCCAAACCTAGTGCGAAAATTAATATTAACAAATTAGTAGTATCGTTATCTGACAGAATACCGGGAAAAAAAACAGCAGATGCGTTAATAAGCGGCATCGGCAACGATACACGAATAACAATTAATACCGTTGTGATAAACGGTAATGATATATATGGCGATCAGATATTTTTTACTAAACTAGTTGATAACCCCGCGATTAAAGAATTTAATTATAATAGCACCCGTATGACGGAATTGCCACCTAATCTTATAGCTAAAATGGACCCAAATGTAGTTAAGAAGTTTTCAATTTATAACCCATATGACAAATATAAAAAATGAAAATAACAGACTTATTTGAAGCATATCCAATATCCCTGGCCCGACCATATGTGAAGAATTGGGATAGATCAACAAATGAAGATATATTTGCACGTTTTAAGAAATTTCAACGTGGGAATAATTCATATCGACTATATTTTGATTTTACACCAAATGATATGTCGCAGTTCAATGATATTCGTGTAATGGAAGATGTTTTTTTAGAACTGAAATATATCAATGACCTAAGTTTATTTGTAGAACATTATTGGGCACCAACTGTTAAAAATATTGAGTTTTGGAATAAGCTGTTTTCATCCATAAACATACCCATTAACACTGATTTTCAAGATTCAACGGTCATTCAAAAATATAAAAAGGGCATGTTTCTTTCAAAGGATGGAAAAGAATTTTCCATCGGGAAGATGTTCACCAAAGCGGTTCGGGTGTTGGATCGGGTTAGAAAAGGCGTTGATGCAGAAGAAATTATTCCGGCAAGATATGATCAATATGTTGAATTGATCGATAACTTGCGCCAGTCATTTAACAATGGTTTGCTATTATTTACAAATGACCGTTTTCGCCAGGGAATAAATATTCTGGAACAACCATTGATGGTTGTCATTTCCCGGCATCCCTATGATATAGCAGGGGCGTCAACCGGGCGTTCCTGGAAATCATGTGTATCTTTGGTGGATGGTTCAAAGAGACACTTTATCAAATCAGATGTCGATGAAGGGGCAATGATTGCATATCTTGTCACGAAAAATGACCCAAACATCACTAATCCGGTGAGCCGCATACGCATTCAGAAGTTTTATAATTCTGAAAACCCATCCTCATATGTGTTTAGTGCAATAGAAAGTGTTTATGGATTAGAACTACCAGGATTCTTAAAATTTGTTAAACGCTGGTGTGAACAGGTATCAACCGAGAATCCAAATGGTTTGTATTGCACTGCAAAAACAGTGCAATACCCAACCAATATTGTCAAAACCGGTCGTTCGCTACGAAAATGGTATAGTTAGACCATCAATTTGAACCGGGTGCCATCAGCCCGTGTCTGCCACGAGGTTGAATACAGACACAAATCCCCGTTAGGGATATTGAACATTTGGTGCATTGTTTTAACCGGCAATGCGCCAAATTTGGAATCAAACCGAACCTTTTTCGTATTGCCGGTTTCTTCCAAGAGTCGTATTTCAGAAATGTTGATTTTATCAACAACATTTTTTAATGTTGTCATGTCTTTCTCCATTGTAATGATTGATTTCTTTATATGCTATGCGGGAATTTTATTGCGTCTGAACCCACCCAAATTCGGTTTTAACCAAATTATCGACGGTTTCGCGGGCGGCTTTCCGGGCAGCACGTTCGGTATTATACACGGGGTCACCATGCATTTTTCCTGCCCCATCAAGGCGTTGGCCGTTCACGCCAATTAAGTTGATCGCCCATTCACCACGACCATATGATACAAAATCAAATGTGAAACATTGACCGTCTGACTTGCGTTTAATGTTCATCATATTGTCTTTCATTGTATGGAATTATTTATATACAGCAATAATAAATGTTAGTCAACCAAAACTACAATAAATATACTAAGGAATCACATCTCATTTTTTAAATGGATACCACGAGATACCCATACTTTATTGAACTTTAAACAATTGGAATTTGCTGTAAATGCTCATAAATTTAACCATTCCCGGCTGGCACAATAATGATGAATTAAAGAAAGCATATGACGAGGTAATAACACTACCAAATAATTCCACAATTGTTGAGTTGGGACCATGCTATGGATTGGTCACATATGTATTAGCAATGAATGCACCAACATCATCGGTGTATGCAATTGATATGTGGATTGAAGATGAAGTTATTAAAAAGGGACATGGGTATCGGCTGGATACCGTTGATACTATCTATAATAGTATCGAAAACTTCAAAAAATATATGAAAGATGTTCCCAATGCATATCCAATCCGTGGTGATGCGTTCGAGGTATCATTTGATAAAACAATTGATCTGTTAGTTATTGATTGTGATCGTGGACCAAATAAAACGCCATGGAAACAGCATATCTTACATTGGTTACCGAAAGTTCGTAAGGGAGGAAAAATTATTGGGTTTCATGGCTGGCCGCACCGGCAGGATGTCCATGACCAAGTAGACGATGCCCGAGCAACTTTCCATCATTCGTTTGAAAAAGATAGCAATACCGGATTTTGGAGTATCACTGTGCAATGACATGGTGTCCTTTACCCTGGAATCATTTATTCATTCGTCCGTCTGGGTATGGTCAAGTTTGCTGTGGTTCAGTGACGGATTATTCATTTTATGGCTCGAAAGATCATAAAATTATGGTAGATGAACAACCACTGGAAGACTGGTTTTTCTCCGAAAACATGAATAACATTCGGTCATCATTGAATGCTGGCGTATTCCCATCAGCATGTCGCAAGTGCAAACAGGATGAAGATTCCGGTATTCCATCACGTCGCCAAGTGGAAATGACAGATACAAAACCCGTTGGTATATCTCTTGATAATATCACCCATGTCTCTATTAGCTTGAATAATACATGTAATCTACAATGTGTTATGTGTAATGTTGAGGATTCAAGCAAATGGGGTGAGTTAAAGAAATACATGCTTAGCAAATCAATGGATGAAACAATAACATCAACGCTGAACTGGCATCATAATCAACCACGAAAATATGATACCGGTAAAGTTTTCAACGAAATGATTGACAAATGTAAAAACGTTAATCGCATCCATATTCAAGGTGGAGAACCATTACTGGATCGCCCACATTTTATCGTTCTTGAAAAACTTATTTCAGAAAAAAGGGCAGCAAATATCGATCTGGTTTACAATACCAATATGTCGATTATCCCACAAAATGCTTTTGATATATGGAAACATTTTAATCATGTTCGATTGATGCCATCCATTGAACATTGCAACCCGGATAAATCATTTTACATACGATACCCACAAACACTTGCATCATTTATTGATAATATTAGGAAAATTGATACTGGCCCGGATTGTCTTACATATGATTTCAGGATTACCCTGCAAGCATTAAATGCCTTGGATATTGACGAAATTGTATCTTGGATTAACGATCAAAATTTCAAAAAAATGACACGCCAACCCAGTTTCAATAAAGTGCGTGCGCCAAGTTATCTTGATGCCAGGATCATATCGCCGGTAAATCATTCACATATCAACAACAGTTTGGTTTCATCATATGTCAAGAGCGAAGATCGATCAAAATTAACGACAACATTTTTTCATTATATTGCTATGTTAGATAAAAAACGTGGCACCAATTTTAACCTGACTTTCCCAACCCTTTCTGATATATTGCATACTCAAATTTAGGAGTATTCAATATGACATCTAACACCTTTTGCGCTCTACCATGGATGCATCTTGCAACATCACCATCCGGGTCATTCCGGGTTTGCTGTAATTCTGTTCCCCCCAATAATCTGTTACAGACAAACGGGAAGAAACATAAAATACACAACTCTACTGCCGAAGAAGCGTGGAATAGTGAAACCAATCGCGACATCAGATTGCAAATGTTGGCCGGAGAACGACCGAATACATGCACAAAATGTTTCCGCGAAGAAGCCCAGGGAATGCGTTCGCCGCGAATGATCGCAAATAAAAATTACCAAAAGTATGTGCCGAACCCAATAGAAATCACGGATGCTGATGGTAGCACACCCATCAATGTTATTTACCTTGACTTGCGTCTTGGTAATAAGTGCAATATCAAATGCGTGATGTGTTCTCCATTTTCATCAAACCAATGGTTAAAAGAATGGAATGATGTTAATCCGGTAAAATTGACAGAAGATGAACACAATCATCTAACCAACAATATGTCATGGCCGGATAATCATAGCTGGCTCACCACGATTGAACCCCATTTATCGACAATAACTAAAATTTATTTTACCGGGGGAGAGCCAACGCTTGCCGACGCCCATCTTGATTTGCTGCAATTGTGCATTAATCGCGGATATGCACAAAATATGACAATTAAATACAACACAAATCTGACTAATGTTCCGGTTCGGGCCATTCAGTATTGGGATAAATTTGATAAGGTATTGTTCAATGTCTCGATTGATGGCTATGACAAAATCAATGATTACGTTCGTTATCCTTCGGTATGGAAAGTGATCGACAAGAATTTGCATACCCTGAATGACATGGCAGCAAATGGTAAGATCATGATTGGTGTGCATGCTTGTATTCAAGCACACAACATTCTGTCGATCACTCCGCTCATGGATTACCTGGTTCAGTTCAAAAACATCACATCGTTCCCCTATCTGAACGTATTGGATCACCCGGATCACCTGAATATAAGAGTGTTGCCGGACAAATTAAAACAAATCGCAGCGGATCGGTTATTGAATTGGAAAGCGTCTCATTCTGCCGATGAATATACGGATTGCCCTGATTCGCCGGACCAATCAAAAATTTGGTTTGATCGTATTGATCAAGTTGTTAATTATATGCAAAGCGAAAGCTGGTATGACAAACATTTCAATGCGTTTGTTAAATTCACCCAGGGCATTGAAAAGCATCGTGGTAATTCCATCGCCGCTCTCATTCCTGAATGGGCCGAATTTATTGATAACGAGAAAATTCGAGAATAACGGTTGAACTTATCTCCGTGTTGTGAGATTATTATGTTCTGGTATAACACCATGTGAGAGTTAGGTTAATGCGAAACACAAAATCCATGAGTTCGGTGCTTCGGCACCGAGAAGGATGGAAAATGACCTCGCAGAATCAGCGATTGGTTTTTACCCATCAATCGGGGGTGATTTTGTTTGATAACAACACCACTCGCGGGCGAAGTGAGCAAAATTTAGAGTCTCGTATGAAGCGGGTTGAAGATGCAGTTAAGACGGGCGTTTCGTTTGCCGATCTTAACACCTTCAAAGATCATGCGCGATGCGTAGTTGATAACAAAACAGCAAAGGCGTTAAATAAAATGCATGTGAATTCCAAAAAAGCACAGGTTCATCAGTCCCAACAGACCACCACCATCAAATATTCGACATCTGGGAAGTTGGCTCATTTTACTTTTGACCCTGCCGTTTGGAAATTGATTACCGGGAAATCCCGGCCAGCACCGTTATTATTCGAACCAAAATCAGATGGGACCATCACCATCAAACCAGTGCAAAATGTTTATGCGGATATTCCCACCGACGCGAAGAAATATTCTACGCATGCAGTCAGCCGTGGTATTCGTTCAACACCAGCAATCGCATTTTTGAAGCAATCCGGTGCCGACTGGCCTGAAAGCGCGATCACTGACATTGAAATGGTTGTTTATGACGGTTATGCCGTTATCAAACCAAACACAATTGCACCCCAACCGAAGTATTCCAGTTATACCAGCAAGGAAAAAGAAATCGGGACAACCGGCTCCCTGAATATTAGCCAGGAAACGCTGCCTAAAACATCTTCGACAAAAACGGTATCGGTAACAGTAACAAAGCCGAAAGCGGCAACAAAGCCGGTGGTCCTGGCAACACCAAACGTATCCAGCACGGCCTCACAAGAGGCGTCAGTGGGCGTTAAACAAAAAACTCTTACCCTGCCTACCAAGCCTGCGGAACCTGCCCCCAGCCCCCAAAAAACGACGTTGGAAAACACCATGAGCGAACTGACTGCTCTCCGCGATATGGTCAATTCGATGATCAAACTTCACAACGTTACCCTTTTTATTAAAAATGATGGCTCGCTCGGCATGCGGTTCGAAATTTAACCAAAGCCAAATCTAATAAAAAACCCTTGGTTAATAATACCAAGGGTTTTTTTATGCGAGAAACCGGAATATCACAAAATGTTGTCTATTTGTGTGAAATAAGTTCTCCCATATCGTATTCACGCTGCCCATCGCCAGATATATCCAATCCGCATAACATTGTAGGACAATGCGTTACGATAATAACTTGATTTACAATGCCAGATAACTTACCCGCTAATATTCGCGTTGCTGATATATCTAAGCTGGTTTCTGGACAATCCAAAATATATGGCATTTGTTCATTTGGAATACCCAATATTATATCCATAAAGGTCCGTTGACCATCTGATAGCATAAGGTCATACTTATTCATTTTGCGATAAACATCATACTTCATTTTCAGGTAGTCATTTTTATTAAATACCATACCTGGTTGATTTATAAAACGTTTTCCGTAGTCTCCGCAACCCTGACTACTTTGTGATATTAACGTGTTTTTAAACGCACTAGTCACATCTTCGGTCAAATACCCGCTATGGTCAAATGTCTTTATTTTCCCGTCATCGTCTTTGACAACCAAGGTAATTTTGGCAACAAATATGCGGCTACATAGTGCATTTGTGTCAGGATGTCCGGTTAGGCAAGTGATAATATGACAAATTGTTGATTTATACGTGCCATTTATGCCCACAATCGCGGTCAGTTTCCGTCCAAATTTCAAACGAAACGAGTAATGTCCGTAAAGACCGATAACGTTCAATGACTGGATAATCATAATTTCTGGACTTCCCGTGCGATAGCTTGGGATATGGTGATATATTCACACGTATGTAAGTCCCAAATCTTTTTCACTTTGGGCAAAGAAAACTGCATCCAAACTAAACTGCTAATATCGCTAATGAAAACAGTAGAGGTATAATTTTTGGTAAAGACATTATCTCCCAATGCCGATTTTACCTGCGTAATATCATTATTGAAATAATAATTATCGAGATGCGTTAAATACTTGAATGTGGTAAAACGTGTTTTATGATGTCGATATAAAGATCGAGTCAATTTCAATGCATCATCATCTGTATTTGTAATTACAGACACATTATATAATATCCGATTTAAGTTAGGATTGGCAATTGAACCAATATCGATTTTGGTAATATCATTTAATGTTAATTTATATATAAAGTAATCTTCAAATTTGATTGACCCACCAAACCAAGGTGTTGATGGTTCATGGTTGGTTTGAATTAATTTCCTGGTTTTTGTTGCTTTTATTGTTAAAATATTATTGATGCCATAAATAATAAAATCCGTGATGGCATATTTATTTTCAAACACGTATGGGGTTGCGGAATTATTAATAACATAATCCGGGATTTTATTTTTATCACCAATATTAGAGTTTTTGCCAATATTAGAGTTTTTGCCAATATTATCTATGGCTTTCCACCCAATGGTGGCATTCGCGTATTTTGATAACGATAATGAAAGCAAATAATTATCATAACCCAACATATACCAAGTCATATGAATTTCATGCCTTTCAAATTTCGTGATCACCAAACCGAAAATACAATAATGTTTGGTCTGCTTCTAACTCGAATACCAATGTCACGGTTTTATTATCATTTTCAACATACCACCAACCTGATGCGTTATTTTCGACGAATGTCATAACGTCATCAATAATTGGTGTTGTCTTACGTAATTCGTCGATAGGTGTATAATTCCATGCATAACCGCGTCTCCGAATATTAAGTTCAACCCAATATATTGAGCCGGATACGTTATCCCAATCATCTTTAGTCAGACGAACCATGTATAATTTCTTTCTGTGCATCGGTAACTAATGTCATTGAATATACAGAAACCTGCATATCAGATGAATCAAATATATGAGCGGGCATATGATTTCCATCGTTCATATCATATACGACATGTAACTTTTCCAACGACATTATTTTTCGTTCAATAAAATCAATAAATTTTAATGGAATGAACGTCTTCTCCATTTGCACCGGGGTTAAATTCCAGGAACAGATTAACATATTACGAAGATATGATTCACGAAAAACGCGAATCATATCTTTACTAACCATGTAATCACCATCACCAACCAGAAATCGGCTATTTTTAAAATTGTAACAACCGATTTTGTTGATTAATTTAGTCATTAATCATTTTCCTCTGGTCCACCATCATTATTATCGCCTCGAAGTTTTGCAAGGGTGATGTATGACAAATTTTCGGCCAATTCTGGCAATGCTGGCATGTTTAACAGCCATTCATGATTTGCATTTGGGTGATTGGTGGGACCGAACCGCATCCAGAAAGTCACGGTTTCATTATAGTCTTCCGATCCGGCATCCAAGTTCCAGACCATATTGTTTGAAATCGCGGTTTTGCATTTAACCCCGAGTTCCGTCAATTTAAACCCGCGTTCAGTTTCGGCAAGAATACCAAACTGAACCATCAGTTTGATCATATTGGCATCGCGGGAATCATCGATAATACCATCGGATGCGAACCGCTGAAAAAATGCAACAAATACTTCATTTGGTGCAACCAGTTGTGGTCTTTTCGAATTGTCGTATAAATATGTATTTTGGTTGGATTTAGCGGCAACTACCATTGATTTTACCTTTTTTGTATTACGGAAACACGAAAATCGGGAATTTCCCCGGTTATATCAAATGATATAACATCATTCGGATCAATATGCCAGAATGCGCATGAATGGTCAACCATAATTTTTTGTTGTTGCAAGTCCCACACCCACCCTTTTTCTAATATTGATCCTACTAATATTCCCAACCGTGAAAGTTCTCGGCATATTGTCCAATATGGATCATGTTGGGATACATCCAATAGTCGAATGGTGGTGAACCCATGTTTTTCCATAAACCCTTTTCGATTTTCAATAAGAGTAAAAATTGAAATTGTCGGCACCCTAGGCTCTTTAATAACGATTGGCCCATCCGCAAACTCTCTAAAATAAGAAAGTGTCCGCTCGTCTGGAAACAGCATTTGTTCACCAATAGGATAAAGCATTTCGGTCCTCACTTTTTATTGTAAGAATAAGCGCCAGTATCCAGGGGCATAAACCCCATCCACCGCCATTAGCCATTCACCATTACTAAATCGCATTTGACTACCTGATGTTTGGTTTACCACATATTCGGTGGCAGTAGAATTATTCGAGTCAAATGACACAATCCAACTACCATTAACGTATTGAATAATATCATTAGTTCGGGCCGAAAGCGGTCCCCATGCTTGTGTTCCTGGTGCAATATTTTCAATGACCAAATACCGTGCCCCCTCAATCGGCACAATATCTCCGTTGATTGGTGTGGTCTTACGTGGGTCGATAACCGCAGTAACCGGTGGTAAGGTATTGACGGGCAAGGTATCAATATCAATATACCAATTAAGTATTTGCGGATCATTTGCATCAACTGCAAATGTTCCAATAATATCGCCAGAATCATCTTCAATGTCAGTTAATGTTTTGATATGTAATCTGCTTGATAACGAGGTTCGGCCATATTCCCGCAACAAATGATCCCATGTTACGGATGTATCCGTCCCGTTTTCACCCAATAATTTCACCGTTCCATTTTGAACCGATACCATGTGATTACCAGGAGTCACGATTTGTTGTTCGAACCTATCAAAATCATCGTCATCAACGGAATCGATATACCCGATATTGGTATTGATTTGATGAATAAGTTTTTGTTGCGTCACTTCTGCCGGGGGATTAAGCCAGATCGGAATTCGGATATTTATTGTCATAATGTCAATATCATCGGATTGGCCTACCGGGATTGATCTACTTGACCATGTAACATCTTCGAGCATTGCGGTAGTAGCAGATGACCAATCTAACGCATTATCCGAATTTTGAATGTCAAATCCTGGCATTAATACAGTCAAAATCTGTTCCGAAAGTTGTAATTTCTGCTGCATATTTGAAGTCCAAATATCAATTTGTATCATTAAATTGAATGGACGCGGCATCATCCGTCTTACCGTATATCGAACACCGGGTTTATTGGTGTATTTTTGTGTTAATGGATCAATTTCTCGTTCCGTTGCCTGGACGGTTGAAATATGTCCAGGGTGTTGTAAATCTTCCCGGCGCATCTGTAAACCCGACATCGCAACGGTTATCATTGGAACGGTTAAAATAGTGTTTTCTGATGCGTTTTGCATAATCGTCGCAATCTGTTTATCCCGAGAAGCAATACGACATGGTGTCACATGCTGTTGTGGTGCATCCCCATTGCGACGACCACCTTCCCATTTAAACCCGGATAGTGCCAACACCATCATATCAAGATAGCGGCGGATTTGTCCATCATACCAATAGTCTAATCCTTGAAACATTATAATTACCCATAATAGCTATATGGGTATTTATCACCATTTTAAAAACTGATTAAGTTCAGGGAATACGTCTGCAAAATTTCGGTTATAATAAGTATCCATTGTTCGGGTGACGTGCTGCGATTTGGATAGAGTATCTGGGTCATGCTGACCGTTGTTCAAATCATTGATAATTGCTTCAATCGATTCTCTATCATGATCGGACAACAAATTCTGCGATGCCAAATAATCTCGATATTTTTGAACGAAATGATTACGACCGTCATCACACAAAATCGATTGACGATATGTGATGGGATACCGAAGAATATGCGGTTGAACCATCATCTTTTTTTTACCAGAACGACGCGATATGGCAAAGTCATATAATGATGGCAAATATTCCAATGAAAAGAGTTGATGGGTATATGATATTTTTAATGATGTCCCACATTCTTCAAGGCGGTAAATGTTTTCGACAATGGTATCCCATTCGGCATGTTGACGAATATATTCCAATGCTTTGCCCGTCGCATCAATACTGGCGTTTACACCGGCATCTTTAAATCGAGATAAGGCAACGAACCACCGGTCATCAATATGCTGGACATTTGATGATACCCAAAATGACATTTTTGCGCATTGTTCATCCGGTATTTTCTCTATAATTTCCAAAAGTTTTTTATTTAAAAATGGTTCGCCACCCGTTGCTTGAATAACGTCAACATATGGTAATATATCCATCATGTTTTTTTCAAATGTTGCTGAATCCCACCACCGGGTGATTGCCTGACCACGTTTCACACTTTTGTCATATTCTGGTGGAAGATCATCTGACATCATTTTAACATCATTCAACCACCGGGTGCTGCTGACTGCTGAACACATACGACATGATAAATTACATAGATTGCCGAGTTTAACATCAATAAATTTGGGCGGTTCGGCAACATGCATATCATTGTTTGCTGCTTTGACAACTCTATCAACGACATCCGGGGTTAACCATCGTTCGTTTGCACGTTCCCGTTTCGACATAATGCCCACGGATTCATTAAAATAACATCTGGTTTCACACTCTTTGACATATTCACCAGCAAACATTTTTTTGCGAACATCTTTAATATAATCCGAGTTCCAAACGTCCCCCATGAAATCGTCCCGGCCAATGGCGGCGGTGTTGCCATCATTTAATAACCAGTCATGCGGACTCTCTGCTTCACAGCACAACCGAATATTTCCAGTGGGCCGATTAGAAAAATGAATAAAAGGGAGAACACAGAATTTTTTGTTCTTCAATGGATCAGACATATAAAACCTTTTTAATAAAAAACGGGTGAACTAACCACCCGTTTTTATGTTAAGAAATGAAAAGTGCGCGTTCGGCTTCTCGTCGTCTTACCAGCCCAGGAAGGACTTTCCCGCCTGCTCTAACCCAGCGCTGGAACTCATTTGCAGCACCATCAACATCACCCGCATTGAGTTTGCGCATCAATGTGCTAGAACGCAGTGCGGTTATGCCCACATTATAAGCAAATGATACCAAGGCATCAAATTGATTTTGATTAATTGGGTAAGATGTCATGTTGTTTACCGCTTGTTCGGTTTCAGATACGTCTTTTTCGAGAAATTGCGTTGCCTGTCCTTCGGTGATAACCATACCCTCATGAATGTTTCGAGTAGTGCCATAACCAATAGTCCATATACCAACCGAATCTTGATATGATTCCAGTTCAAGTCCTTCAAATTCTTGAATTAATGCAACCCCAGTTTTTGATATTTTCATAGTGTCACCTGTAATTTTGGTTCGACACTATTTATAAAAAAAATTCAAACTCACCAAAAAATATAATTGTCAACTATTTTAAAGACTAAATATCATTGATTTTATCGTTGACAACAATTTTCTGATTAATATTGACTCAAAAATTGATGATATGATACTGTCCTAATCATACAGTTCAGGAAGTAGTCGGGGTCACTTCCACCCCAAAAATATCACCGGGAATCAGGGACCGGGCGTTATGCTAGAACAGCAACCGAGAAGGACCGTGTAACACGGGACTGCTGCTCGTCGGGGATTTGCCCCGAAAAAAGGCCCTAAACAATAACGAGGATGGCAATGTCTTGACACTTTGATACCCATCCAAATATATCGTGTCCTTCCAATGCATGGTATATTTACTCGGACCTTATTAAAGGCCGTAACCGTTGTTGCGTTAAACGTGATAACCTGGGTAGCATCAGCATCATTAAAAAAAGCAAAAGTAAGGATGATTGCGGTAACTATCCCATTATTAGGTGCAAATCACGTGCAAGGGGTTGGGTCGCGCATGCTGGATACGGGCAACCACCAGCTAATGCTATAAACGCATTAAGTGACTTCTGGAATGGCTACAAACTCATCAGATTTTGTATCTACGTAACCCCCCTGTTATCAGAATTGTTTGGGAATGCATCAACCCATTATTTTTTTAATAATGTGGTTTATGATGTATTTCTATTATTCTGGTGACAGGGGGGATTAAGTGACGTTAAATCTATCAGAATTGATTTTAAAAAATAAGTATTACAATAAACAATGCTTCAATGAAAAGTTAGCGAACGCATGTGAGCGTGTTAGAAACTTGTTAAACAAGCATTAGGAAATTGTTAATAAACAAATGTGTCAAGAATCACACAGAAATACACAAAGAGATAATCACAGAAAGAATCTCAAAGAGATAATTGCAGAACGAATCACAAAGAAATACGTAAAAACACAAGAAGATACACAAAGAGATAATAATGAATATCTATGTCAGTATTACACAAGGAAAACACACATGAATACCAGGAACACAAGAAAACCACACATGAATAATACGATTGAAATGTTATGTCGTTCGATATATGAAAATCAACACGGACCAGTAAGTAACAATTATTGGGAAGAACAAATTAATCAATACAAACGTTCCGATATTTGTTCTGATAACAATTTAATGTTAATCGTTAAACAGACACAATTAACAATTGAGATATTCTTGCAATCAGATGAAATGAAATCATTATTAGCTGGGCATTTTGATCACCCAAGTGTGTATATGGGTGGACCATCTGAAAATAGTAAAAGAAAAGCAACAAAATTAATTGAATACATTATTTCTCATTTCTACAACAAATAAAAGGCGGGATTAATCCCCGCCTTTTTGTTGTTCTGAAATATTTGTTGATGATGGATTAAATGAACCATTATTAAAGATTGATTTAACATGCCGAATATCAAAAACTCGATACTCTGCATCATGTTCTACACCAAATCCCCCATGTATTGCCCCATCATACCCGGCCTGTTTAATTAATGAAACACATTCCGCGTCATCCAATATTTCAAAAGCTAACGTGTATAGTTTTTTGATTTCTTCTGGTTTTTGTGTGAGCAATTCTTCTACGGAATCATAATCATCACTGTAATTATCCATCCAATTACCGGTGTTATAAATGCCATCTTCAAATCTGATTGCTAATTCAATCACTTTCGTTAACGGTGCAATTCGCAACATATCGCTAAATTCGACATATGGATCAGTGTATTGCACAATAAATGGCTTTTCGATTTTTAAATAACATGGAAATACATGTGGGTTGGATGCATATAAATCATCACGATCATTTGGTGATAAGCTATATGAATTTGCTGAATGAAACGAACTAAAGGTTAAACTTGATCTGCGTGATAAGAAATTCCCATTTGTATCACCATGTTCTCCACGAAATACCACTAATGGTTTTTTTGTTTTATGATCAACAACGATTGATTTACCAAACCATCTAACAAAATTTGGGTTTGTTGTTGGGTCAGGAAATGAAGGGGTTTTTATGTCTTTATGTTCATAGCTATCCCATTCTTCCCATTCGTGATATTCATTTATAATATCGATAAAATTTCTCATATTAAAAATCCGCTCTCGGTTTAAGTGCTTGTGACAACATTTGTTTTGTTGGTGCAGTTGATCCATCGGAAAATGTTGACGTTCCGTTCTGATTGATAAAATCTTCCAATAGACGATGTGCAGAAGACCAATGTCCTCGTCGATAATCTTGTTCAACTATTTTCCATTTGCTGCCCGTCTTTTGAAAAAGAGTATGTGGTGCCCAATCGGTTCGTAAAAAATAATCTCCCTCAACAGCATCATCTGGATATTTAGTGCCCGAGCCAAGCAATTCTGCCCCATTAGGTGGAATACCATCACCGGTGTGAACCCATGGTGGCCCACCATCAAAATCAAGTAGGATATAAAACTGCCGATTATCAAAATTTCTGGCAGCTACGTGCGTTTTCGCTTCTTCAATAATCGCTTCGTTAATTCCCAGTTCAGTGCCCAAGGTGGTCATTAAGTCACCGATAGGACCACTTTGTGTTATACCGAATGGATCAGTTGCTTGTTTATCGAGGATGTCTTGATATTCTTGTGCGCCGGTCATTGGGATAACTTTAACCCGCCAGATATGAGGGAACCAGGTTGTTGAATAACCATCCGATGCACGGGTTGCTTCATCAACCACATAAAATTTGGGAATCGCTGGTTTACTCATATCCAAACCAGTATCATCGCGCAAATGCGGCAATTCAATAACGTCACCTGCAATCAATTTGCGGCCTAATAGATTGATCATGTCATTAAGGTGGAACTCGATGTAGATGGTATCCCCGGTCAGGAAGAAACCCATTTGACGCAGGTCAAAATCACTGTCAGATACATTGTAGATGCCAGGGAGTTCATATACCTGGTCACTATATTTTCGATCTCTATTTTCGAGCAATACGATGTCTTGAATACTCGTGACATTTGGTTCTTGATCTTGTTCGTCGGACTGGTCATGAACGCCAAGAAACTTATGAATATAGCATGCCGTTCCTGAAACATAAAAAAATTCAGAAATAGTTCGGTCAAAAAATTTATAATCGTTGCCTTTCTTTCCACTATTCCATAATGATAATCGTGGCATTGCCAATATACTCCAATATTTAAGAGTATTTATTCAATCATGTTCTTTTATATTATACAAAATAGATGTGTCTGTTACCATGTGAGATATTGATCTATACCACTTTATCGAGTTTTGATATTCAATACGTTCAGTAGACCCGACATAATTATGTTTAGTATCAAATAGATCAAATACCGTTGGCTTATATGAATCGGTATTCTTACGTGCAATTGTTGCACCCATCTTTAGCATGGTAAATGCTTGTAACGGTGAAATATAATTATTGGAATCAATAAAGTATTTCATGACGAAATCAATACAATCGGTAAACCCAGTATTTAAATCATATATTGTTTTGCCTGGACCACCATAATTATCAGACATAATATAGATATAAAGTAATGTTCTTTTATTTTCTTTTTTTAAACATGAATTTTCATATTTACTAAAAGCCGCATCCAAATAATCAGCATCGTATATTCTTGTGAAAACACGTGATGTTGTATTAATGTAACTGTCGTTTATATAAATTGTTTTCCATGCGAATTTATATCTTGTCATCGTTTAACCACTATTATTAGAGTAAATCGCTATTAAGAACTAGTAGATTTCGATTTGGATAATAACAATATTGTATATTTTTTTTGAAATTAATATTGTAACAGGTTCCGATAAGATGTCCTTGTGGGTCATATATTTCAAAAAACGTCATTATCTCGGTTATATGTTTTACCGCATATGCCATATTTAACTTAAGCATAACGAATACATTATCTAACGGTAATAAATGTTTATATCCGTCAATATATTCAAATACAGAATTGTCGTAATTTGAAAATCCTGAAAATTTATGGTATAATTGTATTTGAATGTTATCTGATGTATTAAGTATAACCTGCTTTAATATTGCGGGTGATTTATATTTTCGACGATGTAGAAAACCATAATATGCATCCGTGAAGTTATCTGATTCGATAACCGTTTTGTATTCACGAGTAATCTTGCTTTCAATCCATCCTTTTGATTTTCTATAAAAGGTGGTTTCATAACAAAATGTATAAGTGTTAATTGTCATTTCAACGATTCTCACTTTAGCTATCAGTAAGATGATTGATACTAATTATAATACTATTATACTCTTTCCATTTTATTGTGTTATTATATTCAATACGTTCCGTTGCACCTACATAAATATTATCCAGGTCAAAAATACCAAAAAAAGTTGGCAGACATATTGCCGTATCTTTTACTGCATAATATCCGCCTAATTTTAACATAGTGAATGCGACGGATGGTGTGATATATCGGTCATTCGGGACAATGTTTTTTGTATAATCACGACTTTCCGCACAGTCATAAAAACCAAGGTTGTGATCATAAATTGTTTCACATGTAGACGTATTATCGGTGATACTATAAATCAATTGTAATTGTTTAGTAGCGTCATACGGATTAGGGTTATGTCTTTTGCATTTATTGTTAAATTTTTCACATGCGGTAATAAAGTCACAATCCTTTGACACCGAAATATAATTACTAATAATTCTGCGTGAAGCATCATCATAACCGGTTGTTTTCCATAAGAATTGATATTCTGCCATTTCTACGTTTAACCCCTGTATAAATGCCCATTAATAATTATATAATTTTTATTTCTATCAATTCGTATATCTAAATTATCAGAATCAATTTTCGCACATGCACCAATTATATTATGTTCATTATCATATAAATGAAATACTGTTGCGACATTGCATATTGATTTAATCGCGTATCCCATTTCCAATTTAAGTATAGAAAATGATTGATCAAATGATATTAAATTGTTAGAATAATTTATATGTTTAATAACATTATCATCTGACACTAAAATCCCGGTTAAATAATTATATAGTAATGTTTTTTCATCATTTTCAATCATATATATGTTAATTAATTCTGATACTAATGGGATTGTTTTTTTGATATAATACATATATGCATCTTTGAAATTGGTTGTCTCAAAAACTGATGTATTATGAATGTTATTAATAATGTCACCAATAGTAAATCTATTGGGACATGGTTTATATTCAAACTGATATTGTTTGATCGTTTCGTTTGCCATATTATAACTCCTTATTTCGGGTCAATTAGTAATATGATAATTGACGCCAATTAAGTATGGCGATATAACTTCGGGTTTTAATGGGGAAACATTATTACAATATCCGATTAAATTATCATTTAAATCATATAATTTAAACATTTTAATATTATATCCTTTTATACATTTGACTGCATACGCCATTTCCATTTTAAGCATAGAAAATGCAATTTCATCGGTAATATAATGTTTATTGATGAATGGTTTAATGTCGATTTCTTTATTATTAATACCAGATACGGTCGAATATAATAATTTGTTTTCATTCGAAATTGAAATCAGATTAGCTTCCCATTTCGCAGCATCCCGACAACGCAGATACCGTTTGTATGCAGTTTCAAACGTGTCCACCGTAAAATTATTGAAAATTTTTCGTTTGCTAGTCGATTTTCCAAAACCATGATATATCGGACATTTTAGAAAAGATTCAAACTGGTATGTTGCCATGTGAATATTCCGTTCAATTACAAATGATACAACATTGTGTCCTGGATCATATCCAATACCAATTCTGGTGGCTGATTATATTTTGTAAATTGCATATAATTGACACCATATTTCATTGTTTCAATAGCTGTGCGCGTTGAACGAAAGTAGGAAGTTCATTCCGATAGCATGGCCCAACCGCAAAAACCGTTGCGGTAGGTTCGGTAAAATGTGTTCTTGCTGCATCAATGATAATTGGCGATACAAATAACCCGGCATCCACACATTCACGGTGTGCGCGTTCCAGTGCCGCAATATTTTTAGCACCGATCACAATTTTTGGGCACGAATTTGTGTTATATTCATGCACGAGATTTGGATTCTTATTCATTGCGGCAACAAGACACAAACTAAAGCCATGACCGGCTTGTCCCATAGCTTTTGGTCGCGGCATATCAATGTCTGTTCGACATACCAACCACATTTTTAATTCCTGATTATTTTCAGTCACCGCATTAATTCCGGGGAAAAATTCATAACAAAAAGATGTTCGGCAACTGATGACATTTGCGCCGGGTCAACACCAATGTTCTTGGCCCAGTCGTAGACCGAACCGTTTTCGATGTGTTTCCCCAAAATCCAGTATTCATAATTACGAACCTTGCCATCAGCATCGTAATCGATAATAGCGGGGCCATTCGTGTTGTGTAGAACGGAATCAACAATCCAGCGGGCATTGACCGGTTTACCCTTATTATAACGGACCATCGCGGGGCCATCCGGGTTATGCAACTTCCCATTTTTCATATAAATGACGGATTGCAGTTTGCCATCATCATCGTGAATGATGATTGCGGGGCCATCTTCGTTGTGTATTTGTGGATGGGTTAACAACTTGGGATCAGAATACGGGGTGTTTTCACCCTTGAGCCATATTTGATGTTTCATGATAACTTCCCCCATGAGTTTTATTCTATACGATGACGACACTACCATAATTTTCGATATTGGCAACCAAAAACCATAAATATATTAAATGTCATATGTGAGGAAAATTGTGATGTCACCCGCTCGTGCCCAGATACTCAAAGAAGTCCGACTGCTGTTAGGTAGCGGCATAATTGATCTTGAACTTGACCCTGAACATTACGACATTGCGCTGGACAAAGCGTTGTCGCGTTATCGTCAGCGTTCGGGTAATTCGATAGAGGAAAGTTTTGTATTTTTAGATACCCAACCAGATGTGCAATCATATGTGTTACCAAATGAGGTGCAAGAAGTTAGATCAATATACCGTAGAACAATGGGTGGAACCGGTGCTGGAACCGGTGCATCTATCGATCCTTTTAGCCTTTCGTTTACAAATAATATCTACATGATTCAAAATCCTGGACAGCTTGGTAATTCTGGGGCTGGTTTTCTTGCGACATATGATCTGGCAATGGGATTTCAGGAAATGGTCGGCAGAATGTTTGGTCGTGATATACAATACACTTGGGACACGGGAACGAAAAAACTTACTTTACATCGTCGGTTTATGCACCAGGAAACTATTTGTTTGCATGTATATAATGCCCGCCCGGAGGAAATACTGTTAAATGATGTTTATTCTCGCCCCTGGATGCGGGATTACACAATTGCAGTATGTAAACAGATCATGGGTGAAGCCAGGTCTAAATTCAGTAGTGTGGCGGGTCCACAAGGTGGAATATCGATGAATGGGGACGCGTTAAAACAGGAAGCCCTTGCCGAATTTGAACGGCTGGAACTCGAAATTAAAACGTTGATCGATAGCCACGAGGGATATGGGTTGGTCATAGGGTGAGAAATATCATTAACATTGTGCGGGAAGCCGAAACCGGGATTAATTATTATCATGGTTCGCGAAACAAATTGCCCTTAAACACAATTCTTTCCCCTCAACAATACGGTTATGTTCGGGCAAATGATCCTTTTTTGGATGACACTGAACAAGATGCAATTAATATGGTTGAACAATATTTGGAAAAATATCGGCCACAAAATGCAATTTCGCGGATGAATGCCGTGTTTTTGGCATCAACGATTTCCGATATTGATTATATGGGCGGGTATACTGATTACGTATACGTGGTGGAACCATTAACCAATATACATAAATGTAATATTAAATGGTATGGTGAGATTTACATGATATGTGAAAGTAATATATTAGGTGATGAAACCATATACGAAAATAAACATCAAATAATTCAATATGCCAAAAACTACTGGAATGCAGAATTATCCGAAGGTTCCCGTTATGAATATTTGTGCGGTAGTGCCAAAATAATAGAGAATATAACAATATGAGAATATCAGATATTATTGGGTCAAGAATAGTGGAATCGATACCCTTATCAAAATACAAGAACACTATGAGAACATATGGGCTATGCGACAATGTAGATCGGTTTGCCGAATTGTTTAAACATATGGAGAAACATGGTTGGAAAATGTCAAAAAATGGGTATCGTTTATATAAAAAACTTGACATTGTTGATAGAGATGTTTCGCAAAGTGATACTTTAAAGAAAGTTGAAACCGAGTTATCAAAACACGGATATGACATTGTTGACTATATCAAAGGCATAGCAAAAGATAAAAATAATCGGTTAATAAAAATTGGTAAACTTTTAAGTCGGATTAATACCAATTTGTTGAAAAATTTCAACGAAGACATCATTCGTTCTACATCTAAATCTACAAATATCCTTACTGTTATTACACGTCATCCATATGATTATATGGGAAGATCAACAGACCGTGGTTGGACATCTTGTATGAATTTGGATGATGAAACACAAGGCATGAAACGGTTTGACGAATATATGTTGGGTGAATTAACGGCATATCAGATTACGGCAGATGATCTGAATATTAATCATCCAACCGCCAGGGTGGGTATTAAACCTTTGATTAATACTACCAAAGACAAAAACGGATTTTCAAATGTTGTATTTTCAATTTCAACTGAAAAATTTGGTATGGATGCCCCCGAATTTTTGAAATCGGTTCGAGATTTTATTACGGTTGCAAATGATTATTTGTATGTCGAAGGGCAGACATATTATCAGGCAGATCAGGCGTATAAAAATTATGAAATATCCAGATATGCAGGGACACTGACTGTAAAAAAACTGAATGATGTTGGGAACATAGCATTATTGTCGGATGATACGGTTCCGGTTGCGGATGATGCCATTCCATTTATATTATCTAGACCGGAACTTGCTTATAATTTTGCGTTGCGTGACAGCATAACCGTAGATAGTGTTATGATGAAAAAAATCGTTAATGTATTGAAAAAGTCGCCCAAATTTTTGATATTGCTTATTAAAAAAATTGGCCCAAGACCTGATCTTGAAAAATATATAGCAACGAACGCAGATGCATCGGTATCTTATGCCAATGATACGTTAAAAGGTCGGTTCATATTGGGAGAACCAACAATTCTGGCATCGGAAAATATTGATTTTATAATGTCATATATGGAAAAGGCGTTGGGATTTAAAACACGTTGGCCCGAGGCAGAAGAAATCATATTAAGACATCCCAAACAGACAGCAAGATATGCACAAATGGTTATCAAAGGGCCGTGGCCTGCCGCCGAACCTGTTATTGCGACTGACCCTATGGCATCATTTGTTTATGCAGCATCATGCTTGCATGGTCCGTTTCCAATGGGCGAAGATGCAATTGCAACGTCTGCTAGAGCATCACTTGATTATGCCAAATATGTTCTGGAAAGACCCTGGCCTAAAGGTGAACCAGCAATAAAATCAAATAATGCCGTTCGATTGCAATATGAAAAATCATTTTCGTTAACATAAATATGATTATTAATATATTAAGGCAAACACATGAGATATTATGATATTGTTTCCGTAACTAATAATAATTATGATTTAAGTGAAGATTCAACGGATGGAGGCACATCTGCGGGAAGTGTCGCCTCTATTGCAAAACCGCTGACTGGATCAGTAGAAGATAACGAACAAAAACCGTTGGTCATTAGACGTTCTCAATCAATCATTGAAGATGATACCTCGGATATTACCGATAATCCTGCCTTCAAGGCATGGTTTAGAGATAGTAAAGTTGTGGATAAAAATGGTAATCCATTAGTCGTTTATCATGGTAGTGAAAAAGTTTTTGATGTATTTGATGATCAATTCATTGGTCAGACTGGAACAATGGAAGGTAATGGTTTTTATTTTACACCGGATATAGACAAATCCAAAATGTTTGGGGATACTATATATTCGGTTTACTTATCAATACAGAAACCGTTATCTTGGAATCGAAAAACGATTACCAAAGCGAATTTAAAGAAATTGATTAATGCAGTCGCACGAGAAGATGAATTCTTTTTAAGTAATTATGGTGATGAAAACGATTTAGGGTATCAAACTGTCTTAAACACGGCAACAAATATGCTATATGATTATAATAATACTGATATTGATTTGGTTCATGATATATTTAATTCGGCTGGCAGAGACCGAAATATTTTTAAAATATTAACGAAGTCTTTAGGGTATGACGGAATTTTTGTGCCAGCAAATGATAAAGGTTCGAGATTTGATATTTGGGTGGCATTCTATCCTGGACAAATCAAAACGGTAAAAAACACTACGTTTAACGTTGATAGTGACAATATACATGAAACTTTTGATTGACATTTTTTTAGTGTGGTGTATGCATATGTATATGTATATCACATTACTAAAAAAAGGTGATCAGTAATGAAAGACATTCGTTTATATATTCTGATGCGGACCGACATGGAAAGCATGAACCCAGGTAAAGCAATGGCCCAGGCGGCGCATGCTGCAAATGAAGCTGTGGCTAAAATGGAGTGGATTATTTCCGATAGCCAGGCAACGCAAATGGAAGAATGGTTAAAAGAGTGGAAGGATAATCGTGCATTTGGGACAACGATTGTCCTTGCTGCAAAATATTCGGATTTTTCTTCCGTTAAGCTGAAATCGGTTGATGCCGGTCTGTTGTTTTCAGAGGTGTTTGACCCAACCTATCCTGTTAAGGATGGGGAAGTGACACATCTCATTCCGATTGTCACATGTGCGTATGTTTTTGGACCGGTTGATAAGTGTCAACCTGTTGTTGCAAACATGCAATTGCATCCATAAAAATATTGTGTGAAAGCACAACAATATTATATAGTTCCCATATAAATTATATGGGAACTTTTTTTATGAAAATCATAACGTTAGTTGGTTATCATGGTAGTGGAAAAACGATAACCGCTAGTATCCTTGAAAAATATCATGGTTATTCGCCATTTAGTTTTGCTGATGCATTGAAAGACGTATCATGCAGTATTTTTGGTTATGACCGGGTGATGATTGATGGTCGCACAAAAGAGCATAGAGAACAACGAGAGAAAATTGATTACTGGTGGGCGCAAAAACTTGGTATTCCAAATTTCTGTCCGTTAAAGTCACTGGAAATTATTGGCACGGATGTTATGCGCCAATATTTTAACCCTAATATCTGGATTTATGCGGTTGAACGTCGATTATCGATCTTGCCGGTGGATGCAAAAATTGTTATCGTGGATGCAAGATACCCAAATGAAATTGAAATGGTTAATAAAATGGGTTCGAAAATTGCAAAAATTATCGGACCGAACGTTCCATCGTGGGAAGATGTTGGTATAGCTGCGGCATCCGGGGACATTAATGCTATCGAGTATTTTAAAAAATGTGAAATCCACGATAGCCAATGGTCCTGGCTTTCGTCGCCAGTTGATTTGGTCATTGAAAATCAATCTCAAGATTTTGATAAATTGAAATCTGAAATCAGAAAGAAAATTATCGATGCGACTGCGTGATTATGACTATTTGTTGTGTTTTTCTGTTTTGAGTGGCATGACTCGAACGGGAACGATTAAACAAATAAAAAAGGTGATTAGTGACAATAACATCCACAAAAGTAACTATAAAATATTAAGCACCAAATTGCGTGGTATACATGAACACTATATCCATATTGGTATTAATGATGTGGCAAATATGACCATATTATTTATGCATTTTGGTGATCAAATGAAAGTGGTGGATAATGAAAATAATCGATGATAATAAATTATCAGTGTCTATATGTCTTAGTGGTGGTGCTGATGGGGCGGATTCAGTTTGGGGAATGACTGCGGGTTTGGCAGGGCATAAAGTCATTCATTGGGTATTCCAAAGTCAAAAAACAAACGTTCCCGACGATGACATTGTAGTATTAAGTGATAGTCAACTTGATTTGGCAGATAACGCATTGATCCGAGCAAATGCCACGCTAAAACGTAATTATCCACCAATGTCGAAATATACCAAACAACTCTTACAGAGAAACTGGTATCAGGTTAAAGATTCAACTGCGGTTTATGCGGTATCTAATCTTATAAATGGCAACGTTGAAGGTGGAACTGCATGGGCAACCCAAATGTTTATTGACATTCATGGGGCCAATAATGATTTGCCGCTATGGCTATTTGATATGATAACGAACCAATGGTATCAATGGCAGAGTGGATGGACCAGGGTCATTGATGTTCCGAAACCCACTGATATTTGGGCAGGAATCGGAAAGAGAAAATTGACAAAAGAAGGGAAAGATGCAATCAAAACACTTATGGAATATGATAAAAACCGACAATAAATTCCGGTTTTTAAAATCAAATTAACTGAAATTCATAATCAGTTTTGTTTGTCTGGACTTTTTTGATCCGAGGCGACAATGGAAGTTTTTTAAAGGGAAAAGACCATCCCCGAGAGACATTCTCGTTGAATGCGACACACCACCCGTTTTCAAGTTCCACCCAAGACTGGATGTTCTTTTCTTTGAACTCCGGCCAGATCATATGATCACCAACTGACAATTCATCGCTGTCTTTGACAATTGGAATATCCAGCATCTTATTCAACCGGACATATTTTTTGTCGAACTGATGGCTATCAAAATATTCGTCCATCATCCAGTCGCGTAAAGTTTTCATGTTAATATTCCCTAATCTGCTGATTAATTAATAACATGGAAATAATTATATTCAAGTGTTTTATTTTTATTGCCCATTTTTAGGGCCATACCACGTCGGTAAATATGTGACCCACACCAACCTACCTAAATTTGCTAGAACGCATCACACGGGCAAAATAACCGCCCTAGCGACGATTATTTATGGTGAATGTTGGTATCGATATATTGCTTCATTTCATCTGACAACATATCATCCGTCAAAAGACATGATATGCATTGGTTATTGGATAATATTTCGGCAATATTTGTGCAATTCGGCAATGCGTTGGTTAGAATTTGTAAAAATATTTTTTGCATGTTAGTTGGAACATGTGTGTAAATTGCACCGGAATAGTCTGTAATGACGGTAATCCCTTGGTCGTCCAGGCGATTAATTATATCGTCATAATCGGGATTGTTATAATCAAGCAATATATGGTCAACAGAACAACATATCAAATCATGGGCACCCAACGATTTCAAATTTTTTAGCACATATTTTCCGATTGCATGATAGTGTGGTGCAATCAACTGTGTGATACTGTCTGCTAAAATTTGTGACCGATATGCTGCAATTAATTCATCGGTCGATAAATGATCTGTCGTTTCATCTAACCCAATCTCAACCTTTTTTACCGTCAACTGCCTGTTCTCAATAAATGACAGCGCGTGATTGTGATGATTATTGTGTAGCAACCGAATAATGTTTAATGTATTTTTATGTTTTTTAGGAATATCGTTTGAATACGGGTCAGCAATATAATATTTGGTGAATGATTTAATGCGTGTAAGTAAATTGGTTAGAATATGGGTAATATTACCACTAAAATCGTCATCGTTGCGGACATGACCTAGTGCGGATACACACGAAAGAGAGGTATACGCATCACAGTTTTCAACTACTATTTTCTTGATATGATGTTCTGTGTTATTTTTTTTATTCAAACGATAAAAAATAATAACATTTTTTGAAAATCGCATATTGACGCGAGCGCGTTGGAGTTTAGGCCAAATAACGTAAACACCAATCATTAACGTAAATAAGGTGGTATTAAAAAACGGAATTGTAATTTTCTCGGAATTATTAAAGTCACAATAAAGGGTGATTATTGGTTTGCCATTATTGGTTGCTTTACCAAGCACAGTTAAGATAACAGTTACTTCATTTGTTTTTTTGTCAACGCGATAAACCGTCATTTGTTTGGTTTCGGATGATGATTTTGCCCGAATGCAGTATGCCTTGGTTTCAAACAATGCCCGATCACGCACCATATGATTTTTATCATCTGCGTATAGAAAATCGCAGTGAATATAATAAAAATTATTAATTTTAACAATATCGTCTTTGGATAACATTGGTGAACCTAGCAATCTTTACGGTTTGAAATAACGTGAATTATTAGATAGATAATCATTGATCATCGGATTATCCGTTAATTTGTCGAAAAAGACCGATACTGGACACTGGTTCATGATTTTAACATCGGTTAATTGAAGCAGAACAATATCTTCGTAAGAAGGAACAAAAGCAAACGATTTCTGTTCTGGATTGATAATGGTTCCATTTACGAGTTTCGTTATATCCAAGGTTTGTAAATCATAATCAATATAACAAACAAAACCACCAGGGGTAAAAACATTAATATATTTTGCTACAAAATGAGCATAGTCATTCAAATGTTCATCATAGTCATTAACATGTCCATCACGGGTGTATTGGCCCGAACTTTGCCCATAATGTGTTTTGTATTGATCACATTTATTGAAATAAACTATGCAGTTTGTAATATTAGGCATATCATTTCGTATATATGATCGAATCAACTTGTGAATAATGTTTTTGTTGTGATAGACTTTAGTAACAAAGTTATTTGCTACAGTGACTTGTTTGATTTTCAAACTGTCATCCGCTTTTAAACACGTCGTTGCAATACTATCAATCGCATCTTTTAATGTTTTAAAATAACGATTATTATGTTCATCTAATGAATAAACATAATAATAGTTTCGCCAAAAATAGGTAGTGGTATGACTATCACACTTAGAAAATGATTTGTGATTAGATTTGTTTTTGCCGTGCGTTGCGGTATTATAAAATACATAGTGTGGTGTGGATTCATTAAAATAATCAATGACCGCATGCGTTTTCATAAACGTTGTTAAACGTTTTGTGTCAAAGTTAAAAGTTTTTGCCTCAACAATAATATGAGACAACGACGATTCTTTTGAAATTATATAAAAAAACGTATTATACGATCTTGGTGACTCGTTGTTGTTTATTTCCCGATAGATGCTTATAAATGATCCAATGATGTGTGCCATTGAAAAATCCGGGGTTTTTGCAATTTCGGTATCAACAATAGAAATATCAATATTCAAATAATCACTGTGATCAATTTTAAAATTGAATTTACCGGTGTTAATATCAAAATTACATACCCCGATTGGTTGTTTGTTATCGCCATAAATAACATACGTGTTGCGTGCAAGTTCTAAATAATAATAATTATTATTATTATGTGTCTCCCATACCAAATCATTAACTGAAATTGGAAGACCGTGTGTATATTCTAAAAGATCATTGGGCATGGGGTGGACCTAATTACAAATTTTCGATTGCAGGGGCAACATAGGTTTGATTATTTTTAATCCATTGTCAACTGTTTCTGTGTTTTCAGATGGGATCGTTGTGGTTAGATATATTGCATTTAACGGCCATAGACCACTCGTTCCTGGTTATGGCTATCACCATGGCGTTGCACTTCGGACACGCGCCCACAGCACCAAATTATGGGCAGTGGCGTCGATGTTCAAGGTTCCTGATCCAATTGCAAATATTCATTGATTTCTGGTGATACCATATTTTTGTTCAACAAATATTTTATCGGGGGAGTAGATAGCAATGTGGTAATATTAGTTTTAATAATATTATTACTGGTTAACAGTTGTAACCACATCCAAAGTTTTTGTGACGGAACCCGAACACAAATAACATTATTGCATATTGTTATTATAGTAATACCTTCGGAACGAATCATATTAATTGAATCGGTATATTGAGGATTATCATAATTTAGCAGATCATGATCCTCGATCTTACAAATCAAATCATCAATATGAAAATTGGATAAATTCCGATACACATATTTACCTATGAAAATCGAATTGTTTATAGTCGATGAATATTGAAGATGTTTATTTATTAAATCGGGTATAATTATTGAACGGTATAGATTGATCAATTTATTTGTTGTCATATAATCAGTTGTAACATTCAAACCGACTTCGTTCTTTTTAACGACTAGGTTTTTATTTTTGATAATATTCAAGGTATTTGTTGGATATTGTTTATGTATATCCCTAATCATACCTGATATGTTGATGTGTTGTTTAGTATAGATATTGTCACAATCCTTACTGGCATCACAGATGTAGAACTGGGTATACGTTTTAATCCGCGATAGAAGAATTAACAGCACTTCATGTGCAAGTGATTTCTGATTATCCAGTAATGTGCGGAGTGATATTGGTGATACCGTTTCTTTTATTTTATGACCATAATTTCCCGATTGAACCGTTAATATGATCATTTCCTTGTTGGTATGTTGATCGATCTGATAAAAACTAATGGTATTACTGGCAATAAGTTTCATATGAACATTATGTTTAACCAATTTATCCCATATGAAATACACATTAACCAAAAGAACGATAAAGTTATGGTTACACCAGGTTGATGTATAATTCGTTGATTGGGCATAATCACAGGTAATGGTTATTTCTTTACCCAGGTAACAATCAGAATAATCTCGTCCATGTATAATGACGGTTTCTATATTTGTTTTTTTATTAACATTAATGATGGAGTATTGTTTGTTATTTTCAGTGGTAACAAAATACAAAGAATTTTTGTTACCATCATGCAAGACGATGTTTACCGAATCACGTGCGGGACTGATAGATGTGTCGCCGCATGCCGCAATGAGACGATCACTTAGTTTGATAGACTCATATTGAGTGATCATTGGTGGTTCTCGGTATATGTTAATCTAATTCGCGAATTTTGTGTAGTTTATCAGGTAATCATGCATTACGGAAGTGGTTTTTACATGTTCAAAAATAGTAGATACAGGACATGCCCATACAACAGTCACACCACATAGTTTCAGTAAAATTATTTCTTCATATGATTCTGTGATCACGATATTTAAATGCGGTAAAATTATTATATTTTCAACGATTTCAGATGCGGTTATATCAGCGTCGTTAAAATTGAGATGACATACAAATCCATTGGGTGATATATTATTAATATTATCATATACTAAATCTGCCATTCCTGCCTTAAAATTAGACATACCATACTTATTATATATTAAGGTGTAATGATTATACTTATTATAATTGTCACCTATGATTTTAATATTTGTTGTATTATTTTCGTCTTCAATCACCATTGAAATCACGTTTGCGATTTGCATGTGAACATATTCTTTTAAACACACGTTCGGTGAAACTGTTTTAACCGGTTTATTATTAGATGTTCTTTTTTTAACAATGGTTACATTTACTATATTGTCAGGGTTATCAATCCCAATATGTTGAATCGCACCATACAAGGATTTATGCTGCGTTTCATAGTCCTGATGGTTATTTGTATATGAAAAATACGTGCTATCATTAAAATAATTGGAAACATAAGTGTTACATTCATAAAATGTATCGTGGCATACATAGTCTAATAACCCACTGATATATATCCCACTAGTGTAATACTTATATTTTCGTTTAATAGGATGTATAGATACAAGTTCGAACTCGGTGTATATTTTCATAAATGTATTAAAACGTTTTGTATTATAATTGTATGTTTTAACATTGATTATTATATTCAGTAATGTGGATTTAGGAGATAGAACATAGATATACTTATTTTTTCCTTGTGGATGACGATGAAGTTCTAACGCACTATATATGGCAATATAATCATATATTGAATCTTGTAGAGAATATAATTCAAGATCAACTTTATTATCGATTATAGAAATATCAAGATTAAGAAAGAATGGATGATCTGTCTTAAATTCAAAATGTTTTGTGTTCGGATCAAAACGACATATCCCGATCTTTATTGCGGGATGTGCGTAAATGTCGTATGAATTTGGGGTCACTTGAACCGGGTAAAATAATAACATGTTCTTGCTCATAACATCATACCACTGACAGTTTTATAATCACACTTCGAGTTTCAAATAATTGTTGATTTCTTCTGATAACATATCCTTACATAATAGAGGTTTTATATCATTAGTAGACATTATGTCAGCAATGTTGTTTTTTTTAAGTGAGACATCGGATATTAGTTGTAGAAATATTTCATGTTCATATGATGAAATATGGGTAAATATGACACCGTTATAACTATCGATCACTTTTATATTTTCATTATCAAGTTGTTGGACAAAGTTATTATATTCTTGGTTGGAAAATGAAAATCTCGTTTGGTTTCGTGCTACACATATCGAATCAGATAAACCAATGGACGAAATATTGTCAACTATGTATTTTCCGATTCTAGGTCGATATGGTGCAATTAGTTTGGTTAAATTATCAGAAATAATTGTTTTTCTGAATTTATCAACTAATTGGTTATTTGAAAGAAATGGTTTATTAACGCCTAATCCAATTTCCACTTTTGAAACCGATAAGTTCTCATTTATTATACGATATACAGAATTATGTTTCTTAAATTTCCGCATAAGGGTAATCAAGCTAGCGGATTCGTGTCTTTTCATGGTGTTGCCATAGGCATCACACATCATGTAACGAGTATATGTTTTAATTCGTGATAACAGATTACTAATCAATCTCACGGGATTATTAAAACTTTTTTCTGGTATAGTCTTTGTGCCCATTGCATTTAATACTGGTAATGAATATAAAACATCATTTATTATTTGTAATTTCATAATATATGTTTTATCTTTTGTGCCATTTTCCTGTCTATAGAAATATAATACGCTACCATTATTATCAAAATAAAGTTTGATTTTATGATTTTGTAATTCTTCCCAACATTCATCAATAACAAAAAACAGCATACTGTTGCTAAGTATGTAGTATAGATCACTACGATAATTATGTTCTTTAGAAATGAATGTGAGATTATAATGAATATTTTGATATATAATCGTATAATATACTTTATCATTTGGGTATTTTATATACGATAGAAAAAGCAGGGGTTTTGTGGTTTTGGTTTTAATATCGTATTTATTAAAAGTAAACTCGGTTCTGGCATCATTAGTGGTTATGGCAATTTCATGGGTTTCTGATTTATATATGGTTTTGTTGACAATAACGCCATAATGTAAAATCGCATCAATCATGGTTGTCAGTTCGGAAAAGGTATACATGTCTGTTATTCCTGGTTAATTATTATAACGGATTATGACGAATATCCATGGTTGAAAATAATTGCCTCATTAACACATGTGCTGATAACTTGGAATATATCGTATGCATCTTATAAACGATGGGGGTTTCAATATTTAATAATTTTAGCATGATGCTATGATCCAATGATTCGAGATACAAATGTTCGTCGGAATACGGTGATACGATGTGATTTGGTATTGTCTGTGCTATACTATCATGACACATTTTTATATCATCCGTGTTATTATAGATTACACAAATACATCCATTAATGGACATTTCAGTTATATTATTATATATGAAATTTGTAATGTCTTTTGATATGGTTTCAAAATATGAACCCCATATGTTATAATTAAAATCTTTATTACTTCGTTTAATGTTGATGCTAATATCCGAAATAATGTTAGTAAGTAACATTTTAAAAATATATAACAATACCGTTTGTAAGGTATATACTTTAATCAGTTTGTTGTTTACGACTAAACGTTTTTCTATGACGAAATTATTCGGTAAATAATCGCTTACCTGTGATATAGCATGCATGCTTTCTTGTAGGCTGGAATGAATAAATTCTTTACCGTTTAAGGTATACATGAAACATGTGGTTTTATTATAATATGTTGTTATGTGTTCATTGCATTCGGTAAATGATTTTTTATAAGACCGGTTTTTACCAAAAGTCGATATATTGTGAAAACAATATTTGGCAATATTACTAATATTATACCCAAGTTCCGCATGACTTGTCATAAATGTTTTAAGATGTTTCGTCTTATGATTATATGTTTTATGATTTATAATAATATGTGCCAATGTTGATTTTGGTGAAATAACCGATAGATACATAGTTTCATCTTGGTTATTGTTTGTAGTAATAACGTCTAAAATATTAAGAAATTGAGATATAACGCCAGAAATGGTAAATGTCGAGTTTATTTTTTGTGGCGCAGCAGAATCATCAATCACTGAAATATTAATATTGTAATAATCAGGATGATCTATTTTAAATTCAAAATGATGTGTATTTTCATCATAACGACAAAAACCAATTTCAGTTTTATCGCTGTTATATATGTAAAAATAATTTTTAGAATTGTCACACAACACAATATGATAATAGGAATTAGCCCCAATCCAGATTTTATTTTTACGACCATTAGGTAGTGACATAATAATTTCTTCCTGGATGTTTTATACAAACGACTCAAATGCTGATTAATAAATCATACATTTTGAACTGGGTATCCTTAAAATTTGATACTTTGAAAAATGTATATATCAACATATTATCACTAATAAATATTGTATCTCGAAACGCGATATTACCAGCAGTATCAAAAAAAATACCAATAAACGATTTTAAAGTTTGATACGTGGCAATATAATGATTGAAATTATTACGATCATTATATGAATCAATGACATATTTTATATCATATATAATTTCAACTGGTGGTAATGAATCTTTTATTTCATAATACAGTGTTGATGAAATACTATAAATTTTATAATTAGAATAATCTTTAGCTAAGTTTGTTATATATTTTGCGGTAAACGGTCTAGCATGTATCGTTAAATGATTAATGATGAAATTATACGCGTGTTTCCCATCAAATAAAATATTGAATGTGGTATCATCGTGTTTGTAATACACAACATATTTTGGAATAAATCCATTTAATTTTGAATGTGTGGTCAAACTCATAATATAAGTATGTTCAGTTATTATGGAATCTAAATTAAATCGCTTTGTATATTCTCCAAAATCAATGTTTATAAAACAGTTTGACGGATCATTAACAATTATTGACATATGTGCGCGATACAACATTTCGATAAGATATGCCAAATCGATAGCCAAAATATCATCTATACAATAGGTTAGTTTGGCATAATCATATACCCCGGCAATTTGAATACAGGTCTTATTATTTTCCTTTATTAATGAAATCGTGGCAATAATTTGATTATGGCTATTATACACCTGCAATGTCGAGTGATCAAGCCGAGTATAGATGGCTATGTCATAACCAAGACAGATTTTTTCGGTCAATATCAATAGATTGACGGTCTCAACTGCCGAAAATGTCAGCATATGACCCAGGCCAAAAACAAACTTTGTGCCATTAAGAGTGACGGTTCGTTCGCGGTTGGTCTTATCCACACATTCGCCAATTTGTTTCCCGGCATGATCAAAGACACGGTATACAAAGTTAGTGTCACTAACAACAGTGTGATCATAAACGGCGGTGCATTCCAGTTTCATCGTGAATTTACCTTAATGCTGGATATATATGGACTATGTTTCATGGTTTCATATAAGTCCATGATAATCTTAACCGGAACGATGCTAGCATATTTTGCACCAATCAGTTGCAGCATGGTGGAAAGATTATTCATTTCCCCAGAATACACCCCAATGGTATCGAAAAGTTCCGGTGAGTTTTTCAGTGGTATAATAGGACATGCATTTTCTTTAAGAAAATTAGTCATCACATCGTTGTCAGGATTGACATTATCGATAAAATAATAAATCAACAAATATGATGGATCATATACATTATGTTTAATTAATGTATACGTTGTTATATCAAAATTCAGTTCTATACGGTCATTGATTTTGTAATCTTTAATAATCTCAATAATTTCATCAGACGAAATCCTTTTTACAAATGCATCATTATGCTTATTAAAAAACGATAACGTCGTGTTTTTTGAAATAGGGTTTGTATGGTGCAAACCAATATCTTGACAAAAACTGGTCAACGAATAATATTTTTGGTAATATAGATTTGTATTGCTATCATAATCGCGCACAATGTATTGTTGTGATTTATCATCCAATACAGTTTTCACAAGGCAACGAATATATTCTACAATATGTAATTCTAAATCGTCCTTCGACAATAATAAAAAATCTTTATTATTAGAATGATCAAATATAGAATGGTTCTGTTCAAGAGACCAACCATTAACAGCAACACTATAACAATAAAACATGATGTTTGCGTTATTTTTGATTGTCCAATGTATAGGACTTAAATCTTTTTCATATTTTTTCAATTCACGAATAGAAATAATAATTGTTAATATCTTGTTATAGATATAATCGTTAAACGTAGCATTAGTAGTATCCTTATACATAAAATCCAAATAAGTTTTAGATTTGGTGTCGTCTAATGACAGCATGGTTTCAAAGTCATAACATTGTATTGTGATTAGGTTTAACCCACTGCAAATAATATGACCAACCAACTCCCCATCGTGGAATATGGAGAGTTTGGCGTTCATCTGGTTAATATCGATAACGGGTTTGTTATTTTCATTGAGAATGAGATACATATCCACCTGCTATAAAAAATTTCATACCATAATATAATGTTTTTGATTTTTTGCAACAGATAAAATTATCGTTATTTTTCAATAATTTACATGCTGGGCATCCATTATATTAATATATTATCATATTATGAAATATTAATATGTAATGGATGAAATGGCAGAAAACTGCGAAAAAATAATATTAAAACACGATTTTTATGCAATTCAAATAAATAAAACCAATGAGAACTAAAAATATCAGAAATAATAGTGATAAGTTTGGTCTTATCCGACGTTTCTAAAAGTATATTGACATAAATAAAAGACACACAGTGTTTATCCCGGAGGTCTAAATATGGCTACATTGGTCAGCCCAGGTGTTGACGTGCAATTCATTAACGAAAGTTTCTACGCATCAGCAGGCGAAGGAACAGTTCCGCTTATCGTAATTGCGACTGCATCTAATAAAGTATCACCGTCTGGTGATGGAATTGCACCATATACGCAACCAGCACAGGCAGGAAAATTATTTATCGCGACAAGTCAACGCGAACTTATTCAAAATTTCGGTAATCCATCATTTAAATCGGTTCAGGGAACTGCCATTCATGGTAGCGAATTGAATGAGTATGGGTTACATGCTGCATATCAATATCTTGGTATCAGCAATCAGGCATACGTAATTCGTGCAGATATTGATCTTGATCAGCTTGAAACGAGCGATAGTGCCCCACGTGGCGAGCCGTTTTCTGGAACTTACTGGCTTGATTTATCTGATACGGTTTGGGGTATTTTTCAATCAAATGGTAATTCGGTTGCCGGTGCCGCATGGGAAACACAACCAGTCAAAGTGGCTATGGGATCGAATGTTACCGAAGATGAAAGCGGAATTTACCCTGCTGCGTCATATGGTAACAACGGTGATTTTGCGATAGTCCCGTTAACAGCGGCAAACTACAGTTATGAAAAAATTAATGGAACCTGGTATCAAATCGGGTCAGATGACTGGAAAGCAGCACGCCCCACAACTTTGATCGGGAAAACCAGCCCCGCAAACGTAACCGTTGGTAATGCAATACAGATCAATGGAATTACGGTTACATTTACTGGCGGAACCCTGGCCGAAGTTATTTCTGACATTAACAGTGCCGGTATCGATGATGTTAGTGCCGAAAGCGGCAATGGTGCGTTGGTAATCAAAAATACAATTGGTGGTGATCTGACCGTTACAAATGCAACGGGAACTCCGCTAGATGTCCTGGGTATCACAAGTGGCACCAAAAAGGGTGTTCAGGTATACTGGACAAATAACGCACAATATCCATCTGGGTCAGTGTCCGGTGATGTGTGGGTTAAAGGCACCAGCCCAAATAATGGGGCTGCGTGGAAAGTCCGTTATTATAATGCTGATCAAGGTCAGTGGATCACTGTTTCCGCGCCATTTTATCCATTCAACAGCACAATGAACGACGGCGATCCGATTAAAGATGCCGCCGCACTCAATGCAATCGGAATACCATCATCTGGTGCAGTTTATGTTGGATACGATTCGGTGACTGGCGCACAAATGTTGCGCCGTTGGAATGGGTCGATCTGGGAAGGACTGGTTTACGAAGCAGACACTTCGGCACCAACCACTGCCCCAGAGGAAGGAACATTATGGTTTTCCGAAGACTATCGTGTTGATATTATGTATTGCGACGGGGATCAGTGGATTGGTTACAAACGCCAATATCCTAATACTGATCCGATGGGTGTTATTATTGCAGGATCAACACCGCTCACACAACAAGGTGGTGGTGCGCTGGTAAGTAACGACATTTGGTTAAATTCGTCAGATACCGAAAATTATCCTGCATTATATCGTTATAATGCAGAAACACGTAAATGGTCAAGCATTGATGTTACCGATCAGACAACACCGTTTGGTATTATATTTGGGGATGCTCGTGCCGATAGTGGCGTTCAATTTGCTGGAATGGCAAATAACGGTGCGTATTCATATAACTCCGAAGAAATTGAAGATATGTTGATTTCGGATTATCTTGATCCCGATGCGCCAGACCCTCGCGAATATCCAGCCGGTATGCTGATGTTCAACACTCGCTACAGCACAAATAATGTGAAAGAATGGAAGCCTAATTACTTCCTGGATGGCGGTTTTGATCCAAATACAGATTATACTTATGATGGCTATACGGTTGGTTCATCGTTGTATGAGTTTCCGGCTCTTGATTCAGCCGGTCGTTGGGTTACGGTATCTGGTAATCGCCAAGATGGTGCAATGCATGCGGGTCGTAAAGCCCAGCGCACGATGGTTGTTCGAGCAATGAGTGCTGCCGTTGCGGCAAATCAAGACCTTCGTTCGGATTTGGTTTACTACAACATCATGGCCGCACCGGGTTACCCGGAACTAATCGACGAAATGAATATGCTGAATACTGATCAAAAGTTAGTATCATTCATCATTGGTGACACCCCAGCCCGCCTTCGCCCGAATGCAACTGATATACAGGCATGGGCACAAAATGCAAATGGGGCTGCATCAAACGGCGAAGACGGATTAACGACTGCCGATGAATATTGTGGTATCTATTATCCATGGGGCCTATCTACGAATATTGATGGCATGGAAATTATGGTCCCACCATCGACTATTGCGCTGCGAACATTTGCTTATAATGATCAGGTTGCATATCCATGGTTTGCTCCGGCTGGTTTCACTCGTGGGTTAGTAGATAATGCAACATCTGTTGGTTATTTGACGAGCGAAGGTGAATTCCAGGCGACCTTGTTGAATGAAGGACAACGAAATGTTCTATATTCAAACAAGATCAACCCGATAGCATTCATTCCAAATCGTGGCTTGGTGATCTATGGTCAAAAAACACTTTCAGCAGTTGATAGTGCAGAAGATCGTATCAATGTGGCCCGACTGGACAACTACTTGCGGTATCGTCTTGATATTATGGTTAAACCGTTCATCTTTGAACAGAATGATCAGCAAACTCGCGATAGTGCTAGATTAACAGTCGAACGGTTCTTTACGGGACTAATTGGTCTTCGTGCTATAGAAGACTTCGTTATTGTTTGTGATGAATCAAATAATACACCAGAACGTCGCAACAGAAACGAACTTTGGATTGATATTGCATACATTCCGCTCAAAGCAGTTGAATTTGTATACATCCCAGTTCGTCTTCGTAATAGTGGTGATGATTTATCATTCTAAACTATAGTAAACATTAATAAAAAGAGACATCCCAAAAAAGGATGTCTCTTTTTTTATATGTGCATAATCCAAACATTTTAAATGATCCGGTCTAATGCTTCTTGATATTTGGGTAAAGTAAGAATGGTATGTCCTTCGGTATAATCACCCATTATGTAAGGGCATGCATTTTTGGAAGGGACTTTTGGTGGTTTGATAGCATCATGATGTATTCCCATGAACCGGGTCATTATATATTTCATCACTTGGCCGTGAGTGAAGACAATAACGACACCAGATTCCGAAAGAGGTGTAGCTTCGCGATCAAACCAAGTTTCAAGCCGTTTCCCCGCCATTTCAAGAGATTCACCATTCACAGGCCGGGCATACCAATCCGAATGCAAATCATCCCGTGTATGATTGCCTTCGGGCTTGCCAGTTCCGTAATGTCGTTCGTTAAGGTATGGGGTAATGGTAATATTACCGGTATGGCCCAAAAGGTCACACACGATTTTTGCCGTTTGTTGTGCGCGAGTGAATTCTGAACAAAACGCATGGACACGAGATAACCCATGGGTTTTACCCCATGTTTTGATATATTTGCCACAGGCCACCGCTTGATAAACCCCGGTGGTTGTTAAACATACGGCACTATCTGGTAAGGAATAGTTTTGTGAATCTATATTCCCCATACTTTCGCCATGTCTGATAAAAATTATGTTTCCCATATTAATTTCTCATTTTAACTGTTATTTTTATAATAGTATGATTAATGACACATGATCAAATATAAAGCAGTGGTCCCCCGTTAATATGAGTTAATCAATAACCCAACGTCAAAACCACCACATTTATTGATACGGGGGTTTTCTTTTATTTTGTCATGATCGGGATTAAAATATTTGTGTATTCATATTCGGAAATGCCGAGAACATTGAGCCATTTCTTAAAATATTCATGTAGCTGATCAGACCGGGGATGCGTCCCTAAATGAGCAATTTCAAAATCTTTTCGATTTTGTGCTTTATCTGCTTTGAGCATAATCAATGCCCGACTGTCACAGCCATGATTGATGTGACCTGCAATGATATTCATAATCGTTCGGTAGTCATAATTGTCGGTATTATTTCGGCATAAATAGTCATTCGCAATTGTAGAATAGTCGTATGCCAATTTTAAAACAGTTGGATCAATTGTGGCAACGATGCCGTTGTCAATTTGCTTCTGCCGGATTTCATTATCCTGGACCAACGGATGCACTGCGTATGCCGCAATCGTGTAATCATCAGCATTGAAATATTCTAAGAGTTTCATCCCTTCATCGATGTGGTTAATCAATGGGATTTTAGACCGTTTGGCGGTCTGATCCGCGTAGAAATGTTTTACCATTTGATAGTGAGTTGCAATCATTTCAGACATTTATTCAAAATCCATAGTTAAAAGTTGCCGAAGTTTGCCGGATTCTACACTTTTTATAAAAAAATTCAACATAAATAAGTGTGTTGTAATGCATCCAAAAGACCGGCCATTACACAAGAGTATAAATAACAATATAACAATATACTAAGAGGAATGTAAACACATGCCTACAGTTCAAAATTTCGGTGTTCCAGTTGACGGTGGTGGTCGTGGTGGGATGCTACAGCCGAAAACAAAATATAAATTTAGGGTTAGAGTTGTAAACTTTGGTCCGATCCAGGGCGGCATTGAATTTACACAGCAGGTTCAGTCAGTTGGTCGTCCAACCGTTGCATCATCTGCTATTGCCGTGCATAGCTACAACTCGATTGCCTATTATCCAAGTAAAGCGGAATGGTCACCTATTGATTTAACCTTGCGTGATGATACCAGCAACTCGGTTTCTCGTTTAGTTGGTCACCAAGAACAAAAACAGATGAACCATTTTCAGCAGACATCGCCATTGGCTGGTTCGAATTTTAAATTTCAAATGTTCATTGAAACACTCGATGGTAATGATGCTGTTCTAGAACAGTGGGAACTTGAAGATTGCTTCCTGGAAAACATCAATTGGGATGGATTTGATTATTCATCAAGTGATTATATGACGATCCAGCTAAGCGTTAGATATGATAATGCCACCCAAACTGGTGGGCTAATGCCTCTACAGCCAGAATTTTCTAATACTGGTCCATTTTTGACGTAAGGATTTAGACTATGGCGGATATTGTAAAAAATCCACGGCAGTCTAACCTGATTTTCGGCCTTGGGGGTCCACATCCTGCAAGGCCGAAATCGCTTTTCTATGTGCGATTCAAACGGGCATCGTCTGGCACCGGAAATGGAGATTGGAAAAGTAATCTCGGATTTATTGTTAAAAGCGTGGATCGTCCGGCAGTTCAACCGGTCACCGAAGAATTGCATCAGTATAATAAGAAAAGACAAGTGCATACTGGCTACAAGCTACAACCAGTAAAATTGACCTTGTATGATACATCAGATAGCTTGGCTATGAGTATGTGGACTGAATATTCAGAATGGTATTTCGGTGATTTTCGCCAGGGAAACCCCGCAATGTTTCGGTATGATATTACAACCGGGACACCGATGTATGATAACGGTAATGGTTATGGTTATTCTCCGCGTGAAGGACTAAGTGACGCCGCAGATTTGAACAGCCAGTTCTTTTTCGATGCCGTTGAAGTTTTTCAGGTTTATGGCGGGTATTACGTTCAATACGATTTGATTAATCCTAAAATCACATCATTTGACCCAGATGATTTGGATTATGAAAATAGTGGTGTGGCAATGATCAACATCACATTGTCATACGAAGCGATAATTTATCGAAATGGCGGACGCCCAGTCCCACTGGAAAAAAACACCGGGGAAGAAGGTCAACGCGGCCCATACGAAGAATTTAAATCAATGTTCTTGGAAGGTCTTACAAATGAAGTTCCAGGAACAGCCGAAGAATTCGGAGTAGGTTATACCGGTATGACATCCGAATTTGCGACCGGTGTTAATCTTGATATGCTCAAACAACGAGAACAACCACTCGTTAATGTGAAAAATATCCAACCGACATCCAAAGGATCAGGGGCACTAAGCCTGTTTGGTAATTTTGATTTCGGCCAAATCGCAAAGACCGCAACCAAAGCCGTGGTATCGGGCAACACAGCAGGGCTTGGGTCACAGATTGGATATATGATCAACCCCACATTGGGATCAATGATCGGCGGAACGCAAACACCAGTTGGTGGGGTATCCTCATTTTTGCTGTCTAATGTGCAGACTAATGATCCAGTTAGTGGTGCGTTACTGTCTGCTGCAAAAAGCGCAACTAATTCCACAAGTGGAAATTGGTATGGCAAATCATATGCCGCATCAAACCTGGTTGGGGCTTTGGTTGATAGTGCGCAGAAAACAAACACAACACCGCGTTCACAAATTTCGACGACAAATGGAACGAAAGTTTCAAGTCAAGTTTATGGCACGGTTAACATCAACCGAACCGGGTCCGCACAGATCGGGATTAATAACGGTTCCCAAAAAGTGAAATTACCTACGGGTGAGGCAGTGGATCATAATTCCGATGTCGAGGGTTTACCTTGGTTGGGTGGTGGAAACACAAAACCACCAGAAAATACAAATATTGATGGATTGCCTTGGTTGTAAAAAAATGGCTAAATTCGCATCGGATACATTCGTTCCAAAAAATCCCCATAAATACGTGGGTAAGCATCCAATCATTTATCGATCATCATGGGAATTATCATTGATGATGGTATTTGATCAACACCCATCGGTCGTGCAGTGGGGTTCGGAAAGTGTGCAAATACCATATAAACATCCACATACCGGGAAATGGTCGGTGTATGTTCCTGACTTTCTAGTGATATACGTTGATAAAAATGGCAAACAACATGCCGAAATGATCGAAGTTAAACCGGCAAAGGAAGTTCCTGGATATAATGAAACTCGAATATCAAGAAAAACACGAGAAATTCAAGAAGTAAACGCCGCAAAATGGCAAGCGGCAATGATTTATTGCCAAAAACGAGGCTTGTATTTTCGCGTGGCAACTGAAAAGCAACTGTTCGCATTTAAGAGGAAAAAATGACCAAAGGTATTGAAGATATGCTAAACTTACCAAGTATGAATGATGTATTAAATGGTGAAACAGATGACGATATTTCAGAAGACGTTTTGAATGAACCTGATCCAGATTTTTTACCAGATGATACAAATAATGTCGATGATGAAATTGATGAAAACCAAAAGATCATCGATGATGCAATGAAATTTATACACGTTAGTAAAGAAAAATTATCACTTATTGATGGGGCCGATCATGGAACCGCAATGGATGAAATTTATGACGAAGTGTTAAAACATGCGCGTGACGTAATGGAGTTTGGGTTTAATATTGATCGGACAAAGGCAGCAAGAATGTTCGAAGTGTCTGGTAACATGTATAAAATTGCAATTGATGCCAAAAACTCTAAAAGAGAAGCGCAGCTTAAACAAATGCGACTGATGCTCGAACAGCAAAAAATTGATATTCAAAAACAAGTCGCAGGTGATGCTATCGATAATCCCGGAAATGGTGAAACATATCTAGTGGCAAATAGAAACGACATCATTGATGAACTGAATGCAAGTAAAAATAAAAATACTGATTGATGTAAATATACCGACAAAATAATAAAAACATAAATAGTTACACCTAAACACATGGATGTTGTCATGAGTCTGAAAAACTATTTAATAGAAAACGAACGTCGGTATAACTATCGTATTAAAACGGTTGTTCCACTAGAAGAAGATCAACTTGATGTAATCGAGCGATGCATCATGAAATATGTCCCGGTTGAAATGTCACGGGTGCGGAAAACGATCATTCAGGAAAACCCATTGGATTTTACGGATGTCAAAAATGCAGAAGTTTATACAATTGATATTGTCGTGACATTACCGGCAAGCGCATATGTATTGCAACAGGAATTAAAATATACTCTTGGTATCCCGGAAAAATTTATTGTTGTTCGGGCAGAAAATGATCCAATCGAGCGCCAGTCGCAACAAATTGTTGCTAATAATGAAATGGATGCCGATGCAAAAAATGACGGAATGATGCGCTCGGCGTTGTTGACACAACCGGATTATCCAGAAGCACCAAACACAAATTCAGAGGATTATTACGGAAATAAGTTTGTAACCAAGTTTCTTGATTATCTGTATCAAGTTGAACAGGAAGGCAAAACCGAAAAAGTTGATGCCCCAAATTCACTGTTTAAATGGATTGATATGCCAAAAGACGATACGATACCAGAAGACACATTTAATGACGAAATCAAAGATGCGCCACGGTCAGCATCAGATCGTCGTAATGGTAAGCCGATTAATGACGAAATCGATCTTACTAATACCAGTCGTATTGGTAACCTGGACGATGAATGCATTACCTATAAACGTGTCTATACAAAAAAAGATGGTGGCAGAATTGTCATGAAACGCGAACCCGATACATTACGTAAGGATAGTTGATTATGGCATTATCAGAAGATTTTGTAACCCATGCTAAACAAATGATTAATAGACGGGCACTAATAACAGGTGCCCGCATCTATCAAGACCTTATTGATGATGGGTTTGATCATAATACTGCAATCAATAATGCGGCTAGAGCAACAAATTCTTTGTCTCCCCGGCAATTGCAAACGTATGTCGAATATCACAGTAATATGTCCGAAAATGCAGATTTCGATTATCGTAAATCATCACCAGATCGTAAAAAGCGTGATATGAAAATTAGTGCATATGATTTCTCGTCAAAATCATCAAACAAGGTGCGTTATACCGGAAACTATGCCGATAATGCACTTGATGACCCAAGCCGATTAAACGAAGATGGCGGTGATATTGAACAGCTACATAATATCTTAACAAGAGCCGGTATTGCGGATGACGAAATCGTTTCAGGTATTAAAATGTCATTGTCTGGAAAGCAAAAAATCGCTGGTCGTATGGGAATTTCAGAAGAAGATGTGCAAACATTATTATATTCATTGCAAGAAAAACTTAAACGTAACAATGAAAATGATATTTCAACGTTGGTCGAACAAAATGAACATCGCTTTGCATACGAAGATGATTCCCTTGGTAATGTCACAGTGCGCGATGCGTATTCGGGAAAATCAGTTTATCTGCCAGGATTTAAAGGCACTGAATTTCTAAAAAAAATCAAAAATAATACAGAAAACGATCAACTCGTCATGTCCAGATACGCAGAGTTGATGGAAGAAACAGACGACTCATATTCTATGTGGGAAGGAAAACATATTGTATGGGAAAAGGATAATTTTAAAATTGCGGTCAACACCATTGATCACCCAAACTACTACACTGTTTGGACCGATGATAATAAACAGATTGGTCACATGTCACTAAGGCCCGTGCGCAAAAAAAAGTCTAAGTGGATGTATATTGAAAGCGTGGAAATTGACCGGAAATACCGTAATCAAGGATTGGGTATGGACTTGTATCGGGTGGTGTTACAAACAATTGATCCAGAATATCTCGGGTTGTATTCGTATCTACCAAATGTTGCGAACAAAAAACAAGTTCCCGCAATACATCGGCGTCTTGGTGGCGTCGTGGCCGATGGTGATGAAATGTTTATTTCTCGTAAACAATTAGAAACAATCACAGAAGATTTCGATGACGAAATTGCCGATTCTTCTGGGACTTATAATTTCCCATGGAAAATCGGTAACCAACATGGAACAGCAACCGCAGAATATAGTGGAAAAACCTCGTTAAATGTCCGTGTGATTGATGTGCGGGATAATGATGGTGACACACTGGAAAACCCGTCAAACGCTTTCCTTGACCGAATTAAGGCTATTGCTATTGATTTTATAGGGAAAGAATAATGAGAGATTTAATCGAATTAATTGAACAAACATTGCAATATAATGCCGATGATGATGATGATAGTGATTATGTTGATCATGATGAAGAACACGCAAAGGCACAACAGGAAACTGGTTTCTGGGGCCGCGCAGGTGCTGGTCTTATATTTATGGCACAGGATACCGGGCGGTTTTTGATCGCCCATCGTTCGGCGCATGTTGATGCTGCCAATACATGGGGATCATGGGGTGGGGCCGTTGACCCTAATGAAGACTTAAAAAAAGCATGCATTCGTGAAGCCTACGAAGAAACTAAGTATTCTGGTAAACTCGATCTACATCAATTGTATGTATTTAAACAAGATACATTTCGTTATACTACGTTTCTCGGGATAATCGATACTGAATTTACCCCAATTCTAAATTGGGAAAATCAGGGATATGTCTGGTGCGAATACGGCGAATGGCCGACACCATTGCATATGGGATTAGAGGCAATCATTGAAGATCAATCATCCCTGGCAATGATGAAAGCATATTCGTCAAATCATTTGAAAGAATATATAGAATACAAAAAGAAAATAATGACAGAGTGTAAACACCGTTCAGCAAATAATTATTGACATATGAAGTTATTACATTATAGAATGTGTTTCAAGGCGTAAGATGTAATTCCAATATAGCAAAGATGCCCTTTTGCCGGTAATTTGTTATGGAGGATATTATGTATTACGGTGAATTTTCGAACGATGGCGACATTTGTAAAGAGTTTGGTATTTCAAGTATTGATGGTGTGGTAATATTTGCATCATACGAATACGAGTTTTATCAGGGTGATGCAGATGTTGTCTTTATAAAAAATGGTAACCTATACTGGGTGAATGGCTCGCATTGTTCGTGTCATGGACTAGAAGATCAATGGGAACCCGTCCATATTGAGTTATGCCAAATACGGCATTATATGGAGAAGGCAAACTACAACAACGTTTTCTCTGCGAACAAAAGCATTTTTAACCGTTTGTTGATAATGATTGCTGATCCAGATAATCCAGATAAGTTGTTATTCAATGATGATACTGTGATAATGGTATCAAAGTTGATGTAACCGAAAAAGCTGCATGATTAATTTCATGCAGCTTTTTTTGTCCAAATCATGATTTCATTTTTGCCATAACCGCAATTGCGACATTATATTCTTTGCGAATGAAGCATTCGACATAGGTGTTACCAACACCCATGGACACATCCATAAATGGCATATAATCCATCACGTCCGAAAAATAACTATTGGTATTTGACTGACCTACTTCAATTATGATGCCCCAACAGGGTATCAAATCCTTGGTAGTGTTGCGTGGTAACTGGTCAAGCCATTCCCTTGAAATATTATATGTCTTATTATTATGATGTATATGGATATGGTTTGCCGGAATAGTGACATTTGTTTTGGTAAAAATCCAATTACGTCCATTTAATACTCGAACCACCATTGGATAACACTCATGAATCAAAATAGATAATTCATCTAATGATGTGATTTGACTGAAATAATCCATAATATAGGACTTGACCAGATTATCGTATTGGTTAATTGCCCGCATTTTAATAAAATTGCGGTAACCATGTTTTGATTTATATGTCTTTTTAGATTTGCGACAAACATATAACGTTTTGGTCGAAGACATCATCATACCTATTGGTTAAAAACACTACCACGATACTGTTTATAAAACAATAGTCAACAAAAAAAGAACGATCACGTCGGCTTAGGTCAGTCAGCCTGGACTGTGATCGTTCTATGCCTTCTTCGTATATCTTTACGCGGTTAGGAGGGGCCGAGCAAAGGTCTAAGAAATCATGCCACAAGATGGGTAATTTAAGTGCGGTTACAACTTCTTATGGATATTTATAAAAGGATTTAACCAAATGATACGTTATGTTGGCACTTAACGCATAAATATAAGGTAAACCTACACAAAGGATGGGGGAAACCCCTTTAAAAATAATGTCAAATAACATGATTCCAGATGATGAAGTAAAACGCCCAAATACGGTTTCGACATATACAAAAAAAGAAGCACAAGAACTTGCAAAATGCACGGTTGATCCATTTTTCTTTTTTGATCGTTTTGTGAAAATTCAGCATCCAACGAAAGGTGCCCTGCCTTTCAAGTTATATCCTTTCCAGCACGAAATGCTCGAAGCATTCCACGAAAATCGTTTTAGTATTGGAATGACATCGCGGCAAATGGGCAAATGTTCTACACATGAAACTTGTATAATAAAAGATGGTGATGTTGAACAAATTGGAAACCTTGTAAAACTGCGGATTAGAGACCGGATCGTAAACTATTTAGAGAAAAAGTTATTGTCGATAACAATCAATTCGTAGAACAGTTTCCAACTTGATAAATAGTCATAGAACTTCCTAGGGAAAAGAATCTATGACTACACGAATAAGACAAAAAGTAACATGCAATCTTTGTAAAGAACAGTTAACTGGTGGCCCGGATGGTTTTCGAAAGCATGGGGAAGAACATCATCCGGGTCATTATTTTCGCGAAGGCAGTTATAACTTTGCCGAAAAGAAATATTACAATCCTATCATCAAAACTTGGTTTGCTGCCCGAAAATATCTTGCCAGGTCTATTACTGACCTTGGCATGACAAATGAAGAATATTTTTTACAATATGGCGAAAAATATATGCCAGATGAATGGCATGAATTGCATAATGATGAAAAATATGGTTCCGCAAGAGCCGAACCATTTTGTAAACAATGTCATAAATCAGTGAAATTTCAACAAATGAAATGGTCATACCCGGCCTTTTGTGGGTTTTCTTGTTCTGCCAAATGGCATGCTGAAAACACAGATCGAATTGACCGCGCTATGGAAACATTGCGCGAACGCAAAGAAAAAGACCCAACATACCATCTTCGCCCTAATCAGAAAGAATATTGGATTAATAAAGGTCATACCGAAGATGATGCGATAAAACTGGTAAAGGAACGACAAACAACGAATACGTTGGAAAAATTTGTCGAACGGTATGGCGAAGATGAAGGACAAGAACGGTTTACACAACGCCAGGAAAAATGGTTAGATTCGCTACAAAAATCAGGGATGTATAGTGGATATTCTAAAATGTCGTTTACTTTATTTGAAGAAGTAGAAAAATCTGTAAATAAAAAATTATTATATGGTAAAGAAGAAAGATCAATTCGAGGATCGTCTATCTATAAAGTTGATTGTCTATGTGAGCAATCTAAAAAAATTATTGAGTTCAATGGGGATTATTGGCACGCAAACCCAAAATATTATAAACCAACTGATATAATTAAAGGTAAAAGACAATTTATAGCAAGTGAAAAATGGGAATATGATAAAAAGAAACTCGATGAATTAAAAGATAAGGGTTACGATGTGATGGTTGTTTGGGAAGATGATTATAGAACAAATCCAGATAAGATATTAGGCATGTGCATCGGCTTCATGATGTAAATGATAATACCCCGGAAATTACACCGGGGTATTATTTTGTTGTTCCGCATCTTGGTAATGTTTGAGGTGTGCATATAATCGTTTAAAGAACAGTTTTTTTGATGATTTTGTTGCGGATTTATGACCCACATAAAACAGAAATTGGTAAAGATGTGGTATATTTTTCATTTCTTTAAACAGGTCTTTCGATCTCCCTGGCGTCAAATAAGTTAGTGCATTGGTTGCTGATCCAAAAACATCGATCATTTCTTGTGCCGAATTTAAGGCATGTGCATCCACTTCATCTTTTCCAGACAAATATAATGTTGCCTTGGCATCCTGTTGTTCATCAGGTGTATAATAATCGGTTGGGTTATTTTTCATATGGTTAAGAGAATCGTAATTCCATTTATCCATTTTTTTAGGACTACCAATTCTTTTTAATGCACGCTTAAATTTTGGGACTTCGGATGTTGCAGAAATATTATTTGTTATTTGCAATTGCTGCATGAGGTGAATGTATTCATGTGTCAACACTCGTGCTGCATTTTTAGCGAATGTAATATCCCCACCATTTTCAATTAAATTGACAAACCAATCTGCCCCATTGTCAAAAAAAGAGGCTGGTATGTTTATATTAATTGCAGAAGTGCTATCGCTATAGATAGAAAATGCCCCCCCAGAAGCAATAGAAGAACTTTTAACAACTTTTACTAACATAGTAACGGTATGGTTAGTAAAGTTCTCATTAATTGATTCCATTGTTTTATTTGCTGCATTTCGAATGAAATCAAGAACTGTTCCTTTCCAATAACTGTCGGTAGCATTATTATTTTTTACATAAGTTGCTGATTTATGGATAGCAATCAAAAATTCGTTATATGCTATGTCATATAATGATCGAGTTTCAATAAACTCGGTAAGTTTGGTTTTATTGTTGAATAGTTCACACAATTCCATTGGATTATCCCGACATAAACGTTGTTAATATTTATGTGAATTTCAGTTTTTCCTTATTTTCTGCCATTTATGCATAAATATCATAAACAACTACTGTAATGGTTATGATTAATAGACTATTAATTATTTTGATTAAAGCTGCATTATGGATTTTAGACAACGATCATAGAAATAAAAATGAAATTTCTGCGAACGATGTTAAAAAATTCACACATATTCAAGAGCATAATTTCAAGAGTGATTTTGGGACGGTTCATCGGGCATTTCGCACAGTTCCGTATGAAGTATGGGAATTAAAGACTAGCACGAAGACGTTATATGCTGCGGATAAGCATCGTGTGATCCGGGAAGATCATAGTTGTGCCTGGATGATGGATTTGGTGCCGGGTGATCGAATTAAAACATCAGATGGTGTAGAAGAAGTAGTTGCATCCCGATCATTAAATATCCGAACCCATATGTATTGCGTTGAAGTTAACACGGATGATCCAAATGATAAAATGAATCATTTGTATTATACCGATGGTATATTGTCTCATAATACGACGTGTGCTGCCGCATACTTATTATGGCGTGCTATGTTTGTTAAAGATACGACAATTCTTGTTGTGGCAAATAAGTTAAGCCAAGCACTCGAAATTATGGATCGTATCAAGTATGCATATAAAAACGTCCCGGATTATATCAGATGTGGCGTCACTGAATATAATAAAGGAACTATTGTTTTTGACAATAATTCTAAAATTACATGTCGTGCGACATCTGCTGATGCGGGTCGTGGTTTATCTATTACATTACTTTACATGGACGAATTTGCATTTGTCCCACCAAATAAACAGACTGAATTTTTTACCGCTATTCAACCGACACTTTCAACGGGTGGATCATGCATTATCACGTCTACACCAAAATCGGACGAGGATATGTTCGCTCAAATTTGGAAAGGCGCGATTAATAATACGGATGAATATGGTAATATTAATGATGGCGGGGTTGGTAAAAACGGGTTTTATCCGGTTTGTATTCCATGGTGGGAGCATCCCGAACGGGATGAAGACTGGGCGCGACCTTACCGAGAGCAATTAGGGGAAGCCCGATTTAGGCAGGAATTTTGCTGTGAATTTATTTCTGATGATGAAACGCTGGTGTCGTCATTATGCTTGTCGCGACTTGATTATCGAGAACCTGAATTTTATACCGGGACTGTGCGTTGGTATAAGGAACCGGAACCGGGAAAAGTGTATATGGTGAGTCTTGATCCGTCATTAGGAACGGGAGGAGATAATGCGGCAATTCAAGTTTTTGAAATGCCTGGCATGGTGCAGGTAGCCGAATGGCAACATAACACCACACCAGTGCGTGATCAAGTGTTGACCTTGATGCGAATCCTGATGTTTATTGAATCGGAATTACATCATATTGGTGATTTTGAACCGGAAATTTATTGGACTATCGAAAACAACTCGATAGGCGAGGCGGTGTTATTGGTCATCGAGGACACTGGTATTGAACGATTCCCTGGGATCATGGTAAACGAGAAGAAACGTAGAGGTCAAACTCGCCGTGTTCGCAAAGGGTTGAATACAACAAATAAAAAGAAATTATCATCGTGTGCCCGGTTGAAAAGTTTGGTTGAAAGTGATCGTATGAAAATTAATTCTCGGCAATTGCTGCGTGAATTGAAAAATTATGTTCGTAAAGAATCATCATTTTCTGCGAAGCCGGGTGAGCATGATGACTTGGTGAGCGCGACCTTGCTGATCGTTCGCATGCTAGAATCAATATCAAATCAAATTGACATGCAAGAAATGCTTGAACACATTTCGGATGATGAAGTATTTGATTCTGATCCAATGCCATTTTTGGTGTAAAAACATGTTGACAATTTTATTAGTAGCGTTTATTTTGAACTTCACGAAATGAAATACACATTGGGGATTATGATGAATATTTTCAAAAATGCTGAAACGATCCCGACCGAAAGTAAGAAGAAGAAAGAAAGTATGCCGGTCGTCGATATTAATGGTATTGAAATCATTTCTGCTATCAACAGTGTGATCGGATACCTGAACAAAATCAAGGCCGATCAGGAAAACAAGACAAAAGACGAAATTTTGAATTGTTTTGTTGAATCGGTAACGGCATCGAAGGCCCGCCCGAAAAGTTTCGAAGGAATTGACGGCGATGTGTCGGCAACATGCATGTTCAAAATGAAGCCGAAAAATTCGGCAATTTCCGGCGATGATGCAAAGGTTCTGAAAAAATATCGCGTAGGGACGACAACGGTTGATAAGGGCGTGACCACGTATCTGATCAACCCAAAATATGCAACAAATGAAAAATTGCTCGAAAAAATTTCAAAAACGTTGCTGGACAATCCCTTTTTGCCGCAGGATTTGTTTTTGAAGCAAGAACCATCAACATCGATCATCATCGATCAAGAAAACGTTGACGCGGTTTGGAAAAAATCAAAATCCGCATTGACTGCCCTTTTGCCAGTGATTGGCACCATTGCCATCAAAACGACCAAGGGAACGGATGACCCTGACCAACGTGCGTTTGAACGCGTCTCACAACTTCTTGCTGGGGAATAAACCATGTGGCGCATTCGGCATAAACCGACTGGGCTGTATTATTGCCCGTGTTACCAAATTCATGTGCGCGGTGCCGGTTCGAAAACCAAAACCAATTTGTCGGTAGAAGGAAAACGTTACGTTTCTAAACCGACATTAAAAAAGATGGGTGACGAAATCTATACCCACATCGTGGGGATGGGTGGCCCTAACGGGGAATGTGTTTGGTATAACACGTGTCCAATCGTTGAAACTGATTGGGAAATTGTTGACGACACGGACACACTTTCTCCGGCTGAACAGGAAGCGGCTGAATATCGTGCGGTTTTGAACCGTATTTCAGCAATGATCCCGCGTGATATGCTTTCGGGATTTTCGCCGCAAGCCCTGCTCGGAAACATGATCATGTTTCACGACATGATTGAAACGGTTTTAACTCAATACCCTGCATCATCAGATGATGAATAAAAATATCCCCCGATAAAACGGGGGTATTTTTTTGTTTTGATTATTAGTCTAACCCGATTGTAATATCAATTGCTCTGATATTTTTGTCACTATGTGCTAGATAAAATAATAACAGTTCATTATAATCGGGTATTGCTAACAACAAAACATTTTGTTTAAACTGACGTTTATTTACATATAATGAAATATAATTTTGAAATTCATTAGTATCACTTGCGACATAGACGATATATTTGAAATTTTTCGGGTTAACATTGCTTTTATAAAATGAAAACCCGATTTCCATTATGGCACGAAACGTAAGATTATATGTTTTACTGAAAAAATTGGCGTTGCAACCCACTTTAATTGCAAACATCAATTCTGCATTAAGTTTGTCATTGAAATTTTGTTTTGCATGATCGATGGCGACCTGGATTGTCTTATTCGTTGATTTACTGAAAAAATTTTGAACGCTATAGGATTTCGCCTCTTTAAGATCGATGATAACATCACCGAAATATGGGTTTTCTAAAATAGAAAAAATCATATTACCAATATTGTTGAATAATGAAACCGACATATTAGGGCGATGTTCATGAAACGTGCAATACGTTTCTGTAAATGATGGATTTGGTTTTTCCTGCCACTTGGCTCGACTTCCCCGCTGGTATGAGATAAGCAAAAAGCGTTTTGTCCGCATAATTGCTGTCATTTCCATTTTCTTAAGAATATTCACGAGATACGAAACTTGTTTACCATGGTTGGTATCCCATTGGATTGGATACATTTCTGTGGTAAATTTGGTATTACACAAATATTCAACGAAACTGTTCAGTGACCGACAAACCAATGTTTCAGTTAAAATAAATGACATGACATAAACTCAAAAAACAAAGTGATACAATAATTCATATCATATTAGCCGGGAATGTCAAAGAGATAACTTGATAAATAAAACCAAGAAATGTGGAGAACAAATTGTGATTGATTTTGGTGAGACCGCGAGCGAGGTATTTAGAACGCTGCGCGCATATGATTACACGGTAATGCTATATGACGAGGATGGTAACCAAGTATATGAACCGGATGATGCCCGTCGGATGTTTGCCAAGCCAGAAAATATGCTGGTGTCGATCATTGATGATGGTGATGATAGCCGTATCCGTGTGCATTTAAGTAAATCGACAAATATCAAAGATGTTGAAGGATTTATCAACACAATTAGAACTATTGCCACAAAATATAATATATTAAGTGAAGTTAAACGATACGGCCACGAATTAACCCCAAAGCAGTTTGCGACCAAACATTCGGTCATCGAAAATAGGAATAATAATATGAAATTAGTTGAAGGCATGTATGGAACATCTCGCAGTTCTTATCTAAAGTTAGAAAATGCGAAAATGATTGTTCGTCATACTGCAAAAGTAAACGAAGACGTGATCGGTTCCCGGTCCCGCAACATTGATCAGATTTTCATCGAAAATTCAATTGGTGAGAGAATGCTTTTTCCTGAAAATAATTTGGGATCGGCCCGCGCAATGACGCAGCATATTAGTCAGGGTGGGGATTTTGCGGATGCGGTTGGTAAGCAGATTTTACGCATGGCAAGTGATTATTCTAGCCTGGCGACATGTGCGAGGACGGTATATGGTAATCGTTCTTCATTACCAGTAGCGGCAATGGATATTCGCGAATCTTGCCGATGCAAGATGAAAAACATGCGAAACCAATTTTCGCGTATTGCACGGGGCACCAGTTATGATGATGAAGCCGAAAAAATCAAGGAAGAAGTAACCGCGTTAACCGAAGGTGAAGAAACCTTTACTATTCCTGAAAATATTTCTGCGATTGTCAATGAAACTCTTTCAAATCTCATTACTGACACTAATATTCTTGAAACTGTTTGTCGAACTGTGGCAGAAGATGTTGATTTTGCACCGAAAACAAACACAATTAATATTCTTGGAAAAGATGTTGATGCGCAGGCATGGGACAATTTCAAGAATGGTAAATTGGAATTACTAGGTCAGCCAGAAAACGGGTCATCCCCAAGTTTCGTCGATAAAACAGGTGAAATGCTGTTTAAACTGGGTGCAGTTATCCCTAAAGTTAAAAATGACTCAATGCTTAATCTGTTATCATACGTTCGCGATAATATTGAAACGGTTCGTGATGAACAGAAACTACGGTTACTGCGTAGCATTGCATTGCATGCACTTAAACTATCGGGTATTGGTATGGATACTAATTTACCGCGCAAAGAAGTCGTGCGCGAGTTCGATGAATGGATGTCATCGATTGGTAGAATTATAAATGAGGTAAATTTACCCATGAAAAACGCAGCAGAATGGCATTCCCGGATGGGTGCGGCGCGGGGCAATCCCACAGATGGGTTTGATGAAGATGAAATTTACCGGATCGGCGATGAAATTATTTCGGATTTTGATGTATCGGAATTTTTAAATGATACCGGTATCGAATGGGTCGATTCTGATAGTAGCGATGAAATTACCAAAACATATGTGATGGGGATGCTGCAATCATATCTATCTATAAAATTCGAAGATCGTGGGGTAATGGTTGATAGCAGAACAACCACGTATTATGGTGATATGATGTGGGATGCGATTGCAACCGAATTGGGTGAAATGGGGTATACTGTATATGATACGGATGCTGATGCCGGTTCAGTGGATAGCATTGATACCGATGACCTGGACGAAGCCGAATTATCCCGCGAAGATATTTTACTGCCACGGGAAGAAAACCCTGATACTGATTTGAAATCAGAAGTCGAGGTCACGCATGATAACGGGTATGTTGATCGGATTCGATCACTTTCCGGGTTAAATGGACGTATCATCCCGCGTTAAAAAATTGATAACAGAATGAAAAACGGCAGGACCAAAACACCCTGCCGTTTTTATTTGTCATTCATACCGTTCATCGCACTAAAACATCAACACCAACCCTGTTTTTTTGGGCACACAGCGGCATTACATAAAAATAGCACCCACCCTAGCCAAATTCATCAACACCCTCCCTACGGCGATTAAAACGGCTAATCACGCGTGTTCACATTCGATCCATCCTGATACGGATATTTTGTGTCCAACATGGATATTTTTCATTTTTAATACCGGGGCACCATTTTATTTTTATATAAAATCACGTTTAGCTTTTTAAAAACAATAGGTTACAGGAATATTTTTCAAAAATATTGACCTTTGTCGGTTAGATGAAGTAATTTCAAATTCATCGAGACGGAATAAGTGATTTTTATTTGGCTTTTACTTTAATCAATACAGCGTGATTGTTGATATTAACTGCAAATTCATAGTCTACGATGCTTTGTTATGACAGAGAACTGGTATCTTTGTTTAACGAAGATAAATAAAATGTCTGGTGGGGAAAACTCACCCGTCATTAACAAATGAACAACATCAAAACAGCAAAATTATAGGCAACATTAACATGACTGATAAACTTACAGCAATTAAAGAAAAACTACTCGCAGCAAAAGCAAAACAGAAAAATACAGGTGATTCCAAATCAAAGTCAACTGGTGATAATGCAATGTATCCATTCTGGAACATTCCCACCGGTTCAACCCTCTCGGTTCGTTTCCTTCCTGATGCCAATCCAGATAATACCTTCTTTTGGGTAAATCGCGAAACCATTAAAATGCCGTTTGCCGGTGTTGTTGGTGGGGATTACCCAACTGACAAAGAGGTTGAGGTGACGGTTCCGTGTGTGGATATGTTCAACAACATGCGTTGCCCGATCATTGCTGCCACAAAACATCTTTGGGATGGTGGGCCAGAAGATGAAGCAATTGCCCGCCGATATTGGAAAAAGAAAAGTTACATTTTCCAGGGCTTTGTTACGTCATCTGCAATGGTTGAAGAAAATGCACCGGAAAATCCGATCCGCCGATTTGTCATCGGTAAAATGATTTACGAAGTCATCGAAAACTCACTGATCAACCCGGAATTTAAACACTTCCCGATTGATTACATGGGTGGCCGTGATTTTAATATCATGAAAGGCAACAACGGCAAGCATGCGAAATACACCAGTCAGTGGTCATTTGAAACCCGCTCATTGACTGATACCGAAACCAGCGCAATTGATCAATATGGGCTTAACGATCTTAGTGAATATCTCGGTCGTCGCCCGGACAGCACTGAAATGGATGCAATCAAACAGATGTTTGAAGATTCCTTTGCTGGTAAACCGTTCGATTATGATTCGTTTGGTCAGTATTATCGTGCGTATCCGTCAAAAACGAATAACAGTTCTGGTGGTGGCGCGAGTTCCGCTCCCCTTCGGGCACAGCCAGTCGGGCACGGAACAACCCAGGCAGCATTTGGTAACCCAAGTAATGCGTATGCCCAACAGCATAATCCGGTGGTGAACGAGGCACAACAGGCAACTGTTGAACAGGTATCACCTGTAGGTAACAACAGCACGGCCCAAGCGTCCACATCAGACGCCGCAATGGCCGCTGCGACCCAGCGTTCAAATACCGAAGACATTTTGAACCGCATTAAACAGCGTGGTGGCAACCAGTAATTTCGGTTGATCTTGAAACGGGGACCGAATGGTCCCCGTTTTCCTTTTGAATATATTTCACTATAATTATCAATTATATTTGAGGTCTTAATGAAACCTTTAGATTTTTCTAAATTCAGAAAAGAAATTACCAAAAAGTTGGACATCATTGAGGGATTTCATGATCCCAAAACCTGGCTGGATACCGGGAACTTCGTTCTTAATTACCGCATTAGTGGTGATTTCTTCAAAGGTATTCCGCTGGATGGCAAAGTGTCGGTTTTCGCCGGGGAATCCGGGTCTGGTAAATCGTATTTTGTTTCCGGTAATTTGATAAAATACGCAATCAATAATGGTATTTCTGTTATTCTTTTGGACTCGGAAGATGCGGTTGATCGGTCATGGATTTCGGCACTGGGGGTTGATCCTGATGATCCAAATCTTATGCGCCTTCCGGTATCGTCACCAGATGATTGCGGCACCACGATCAACACTCTTATGTCACAATATGTTGCCGAATATAAAAATGTTGATGAAGAAGATCGGCCAAAGATTTTATTCGTCATTGACTCGCTTGGGATGCTGACCACATCAACCGAACGAGATCAGTTTGAAAAAGGTGATATGAAAGGTGATATGGGTCGTAAAGCGAAACAGTTGAAGGCGTTGGTTACGCAATGTATTCGATTGTTTAATGGATGGCCTATCGGGATGGTGGCAACCAACCATACTTATAAATCCCAGGATACATTCAACCCCGACGACATTGTATCTGGTGGATCAGGATTTATCTATGCATCATCTATCATCGTTTCGATGAATAAATTGAAACTGAAAGAGGATGAAGATGGTAATAAGACCAAAGAAATCAACGGCATTCGTTCCAAGGTCAAGGTTGTAAAGACCAGATTTTCGAAGCCATTTGAAGAAGTCGTAATCCAAATTCCATATGATACCGGAATGAACCCATATTCCGGGTTGGTAGAAATGTGTGAAAAAGCCGGTATTCTGGTAAAAGAAGGAAACCGGATGAAATATGTGTCTCTCGATGGCACAGAACACAAAATGTATCGAAAAGAATGGAACAAAGATACTGATCGTCTGAATTTACTCATGTCTGAATTTGAAGCACAAATGGAAAAACAAAACGCAATTGCTTCTGAAAATGATGATGACGACGACGAATAATAAACTTTGATAAATTAATGGGACCATTGTTATAATGGTCCCATTACCTATCCCTAATAACCGTTACGGGTGACTTTAATAAGGGGATACCATAATATACCTATGTATTATTGGTGAGTAGTAAAACCACCTGTCAGGATAAAAAAAAATGAATAGAGAATCGACTCTTGTGTATGAACTGTGGGATTTGATTAAAGATAATTTAACGAATTCCAGAAAACAATCGTTTGCAACTGAAATGCTGCGAACGTTTGAATCAAATGGCTATGAAGCAGATGATCTTCGTGATCTTGTTGATGAAGATCAATATTTGGCAAATGCATATCGTGAAGTATATGAATATGAAGATGATGAACCAGATGATGATTATTGGTTCGAGGATTAAAAATGTCAAAATGGTATCGTAAAGTTACAGATAATATCGATCATGTTGTAGATGCATTCGATTATTTTGAATCTGAATATGAGATTGCCAGGAATGAAATACCATTTGACGGGCGAATTGAATCACTTGCACAACGAATTTCTGGTGTTGTTCAGCACCGAACTGCGCAACTTTACGAAATCGAAGCGATTATGCAATATCTTGATTTGCAACGAACGAAAATTATGACGGAACGGATTAAACACTATACCGAGCATTATCCCAGAAGTCTAAGTGAACATGCAGCAAGACGATATGCCGAAGGCGATAAAGAAGTAATTGCAATGAGTGAATTGCGTTTGCATATGTGCGTGGTGCGGGACAAATTTGTTAGTCTTACCAAAGGGTGGGAGTATATGCACTTTCAGCTAACAAATGTGACAAAGCTACGTGTTGCGGGACTTGAAGACTCCATTATTTAAAAAAAACAACCCATGTTTATTTCATGGGTTGTTTTTTATTATTTTTGGTGTATAATCGGGACATTCAATTAATGTTGAGGGATGGTTAACTATGACTAAGATCAATACCGTTCTGAAAGATATGAAGCGGAATGTTCGTGACGAACCAAAATGGTATATTTATAAACATCAAGTATGGATAAACGATAATACCATACCCGCCGAAGAAATCGTCGAATGGTTAAAAGAACGTTACATGGAAGAATCCGAAGGATGTCGGTATCGGGTGCAAACCTACCGTCATAAAGACGGGCACCGGTATGTTGACAGCATCTTGTTGGAGACTTTAACCCGGACGGACATGGCGTTTATGAAACTCCGCTGGGGGTGTTCTATGTTCAAAATTAATCGGACCGCAGCAGCACCAAAGCGCCCCCGTCTCACCCAGGATCAACGGCAAGATTTGGATGAACGTATCCAGAATCTTACCAATGAATTTTATGACAGCATTGAAAAGACTGTCGTTTATTCCGAAAATTAAGCAAAAACGGTCAATGCCAGGCGGGGGAAATTTCCCCCGCTTTTTTATGTCCAGATATAAAAATGGCGTTGAGTCAAAGGGGGGGCTTACAACTCAACGCCATTTCTGTTGTGCATCCATCTAATTCGCGGTTAAAATGAATGCCCGTCCATATATTCACACGATATAATGGTTGTCAACATGTTCGTGGATTATTTTACCATGTTAGAGATAAACATAATTATGCACCATCATTTATAATTTTGGACATAATGGTTTCAGTGAGCATGAATAGTTTCAGGGTGATCACAACGTTTCCGATTAGACCAATTATGAAAAACACCAATGCCTGCGCGATTTGATATTGGGTGATAGTCGGAATTTCGTTTAATATCGTGAAGAAAAGCACACTAAAATAATAGTAAAACACCGAGTTGAAAAAAAGTTTCGTATAATCGGACATGTCACTTACTTTCATAATTAAATTAGTAAACTCATGGGAGTTATTTGTTCAGTCGCCGGGTTTATTAATTTTTTCTTGAATTTCTTCTTTGGTTAAGATCGGTTTGATAACAACATCATCGGAATATTCATAATGCCCATCTTCCGCGACAAGAATGAAATCGCTCGCCCCGGTAGTCGTATTGCGTGTCATTGCTAATCCCAGTGGATGCAGAATTTCGGAATTGATCCGTTGGATTAATCCAAGTTTACTGGCTTGGTTCCAGTCAATTTTGTTATAATATATCATGTGTCAATCCATTTGTGTTTGTATATAACGGTAAAATATAGGATACCATAGTTTTCGGACGATACGCACTAAAAAAAATCAATGGTTGTTAACTCGTTGTAAATGCAGGTTTTTTTGAAAACGACGGAATTGGTGATAATGTATTGACAAGGTAACGAAAATTGTAGATGGTTCGGTATCTGATCCCCGCGCAGCAAAAAGGACATTTATGGTCATGTTAACACCTCGACATACGGACGCCTGGCTAGAACCATATTTGAATATGCATGTTGATATGTTCGTTTTTCGTGGATTGTCTGACTTAGTGTCCATAAGCAAATACGATATAGGACTGATAAATTCCATCAAAAAAGTTGTATTTGGTAATAATGATTACGATCAGTCCCAGGGGTTACCCTTGATTCGAACCATTGATATTTCTTTTTGTGCCGAAGAAAAATATTCTATTCCCCTGAATATTTCAGTGTATCATAAAACAAAAATTTTAAATATGTTCGATAAATATTCACCTCGGTTGCGCGATAAGGGGATTGATGTCGATGTGATTAAAAATAATGGTTTTTATTCGAATGTTGTTCCTGATATTACACCAAGTATTGATCTTTATGATGGAATGTTCGTTATTTCGATTTCCGATTCTGATCGGAAACACTTCAATTCGTATATTTCTGGAATTACGAATGTTCAATACATTCAAGACGGATTTCATAAAAAAATATATTGTTCGGTTACGGATAACTCAACTGCCGCAATTATAAAGTTTATCGGTGAAAATACGGTAACCGTCTGTGATGCAATTACCGATTTCTTGTCAATTTTCACTAAACAATCATTCAAACCATTGGAATTTCATCATACAATTGTTGATGATACCCTAACAATTACAATTAATGATACCCCACATTCATTTCCCAAGACCAGTCACAATGGTTTGGATTTATTGGATACATATCCAGAACAAACGCAGATTGATCGATCCGAAATTGTTAAACATATCGAATACCCCCATATGTCGGAAAAAGAAACGATCACGGCCCGTGTGTTATCGAAACAATTTGGCCGGGGGATATTATATGGTGAGAACACATACCAATATGCATTGCGGTATTGTATGTCTAGTGGAAAATTTCCTCTTGTCATTTATGGCAATCGGAAATCATTGATCAATATTTCTGCATATATTAATGACGAGTATCCATCAGTTTCTCAATGCATGTTAACATGTGGCCGATCAAAAATTAAGATTGATCAGATGTCATCTTTTAAACCGGGGTATTCCATATATTTCGTGCCACTGGATCAAAATGAACCAATATTACACAAAATTTATGACTGGTTTTCTATCGGGTATCCCCGACATGCCCTAATGCAAATATCATCTAATGCTATAACCAAGGGCGGGAAATTATTATTTCAGCACAATATCATTGTGTTTCATAACACATTTATTATTTGTAATACGACAAATGTGTTGTCGTCTGTGGGTGATTTATACTCAATATATGAATACACCGCCGCGATTAATGACGAGTGGTTATCGTATGAAAAATTCAAAGACCTGTTTATTAATAGTAATAATTATCGCCAATGGGATGCTAAATTTAAGATGGTGTGTGATATTCCGGTAATTGAACATGCATATTCTGGCAGCAAAATCCATTTTGTGTAACAAAATCAGTTAGTTATGCGAAATTTATTGCTTCTATCTGGTGAATTGTCGTAAATTATTGTTACTGAAAGTAATTAAATACAATGAATAATGTGAGAAATAATATTGATGAATACTTGCACCTTAAAAATATTAGATCAAGTAAATGTTAAATTTGATGGATTAGACCCGATTATTCGTCGGAAAATTACTGAAAAATTAAGTTTTTTCTGTCCATACGCTCGGCACGTTCCGTCTTTCAAAATGGGAAGATGGGATGGGAAGGTTAATTTCGCTACTATTGGTGGCGGAACTTACGTAAATTTATTGGAATATGTCCTTCCAATTGTGCTGGAACATGGATATGAGATTGAACTGGATGATCGTCGTCCACAATTAAATTTTTCGTTCCCAGAAGTATCAGAAACGATGCTATCTCACAAATTATGGCCCGAAGGTCATAGATTTGCAGGTGAGCCGATTGTTTTGCGTGACTACCAAGTTGAAGCAATTCGGCGTTATCTTGATAACTTACAATCAATCCAGTCGATTTCAACCGGTGCCGGTAAAACACTATTAACCGCTGCATTATCCACGATTTGTGAACCTTATGGTCGCACCTTGGTTATTGTGCCGAGCAAATCACTGGTTGAACAAACCGAAGAAGATTACAAAAATCTTGGTTTGGATGTTGGTGTTTTTTATGGTGACAGAAAAGAATGGGGCCACACACATACTATTTCCACGTGGCAATCGTTATCCGTGTTCGATAAAAAAACCAGACGAAAACAAATAGATATACCTATCGACGAGTTTGTTGCGGGTATGGTTTGCGTGATGGTGGATGAAGTGCATACCGCTAAGGCAAAGGAGTTGAAAGACCTTTTAACTAATGCCCTATCAGATGTTCCGATCAGATGGGGGCTTACCGGGACCGTCCCAAAAGATGATTTTGATTTTTTTAACATCTTATTATCACTTGGTCCGGTGGTCGGAGAAATTAAAGCACACGATTTGCAAGATCAGGGCGTTTTGGCGAAGTGCGACGTTAATGTCATGCAATTAGTAGATGATCACGTGTCATATTCTGATTATGCTGGGGAATATAAATTTCTGACAACTGATAAAGCAAGATTATCATTTATTGCCGAAAGCTGCATCGCGATTTCGGAAACCGGTAATACGTTGATTCTGGTGGATCGAATTGAAACGGGTGAGTTCTTAAAAAGCATTATTCCTGATTCGATTTTTATTAATGGGACGGTGAAAACTAAAAACAGAAAAAAAGAATATGACGATGTTCAAACGGCTGATGGTAAGATTTTAATTGCAACATATGGCGTAGCGGCAGTCGGAATTAACATCCCTCGAATATTTAACCTGGTGCTAATGGAATCCGGGAAATCCTTTGTTCGGGTGATTCAATCAATCGGGAGAGGGATTCGTAAAGCAAAAGATAAAGATTTCGTTCGGATTTATGACATATGTTCAACATCAAAATTCAGCAAACGACATCTTGCAAAAAGAAAAACATATTATAAGGATGCTAATTATCCATATAAAGTATCAAAGGTCATTTATCGTTAAGGATTAAAATTAATGCGTGTTATGCTTTCTGAAAATAAAACATTCGATATGAATGAGTTACCCAATCAAATTGATGATCTTAGATATTGTGTTCTGGATTATTCAAATCAATCAGATGTGGATTTTTATTTTATTCCATTGATTTTTCTTGAAGTTTATGAACGTCCGGCAGTAGATTTGAGTATTGGCAAATATCGCATTCGTATGCCTCTCGACTGGTCCATTGTCATTGGCGATAAAAATATTGGCAATATTGAGATTATCGAATTGAAACATTTGAATGGTCGGGATTTTGATGCGTTCACAATGAACCCGATAAATGGATATATTCCTGATTTCATGGAAATATCAATTGATAATATTTACCCCAATGTTGTTTGGAATTTGCCTAAGCTAAAATGGGGGCATATTCTTGCCGTTCCATTGCGGAGTGGTGAAAATGCGCCATGCGCATTTTTTGTTAGGGACACCAACAAACTACCGGAATCATTAGACATCACGAAAATATTTGCGTGATTGCGACACATAAAACAATAGATATAAGGATTAATAATACTAATGACATATGATGTGAATTTGACAAATGGTTTAATCACCCTGGAAGGATCAATCAAACAAGGTAATAATAACCGCGTAGTCGATATTTTAATTGACATGTTTTTAGCCCATTCGCCCGAAGAACGTGGTTCTGATGCCATATTTGACGAAATTTTGTTATTGAATGGTAAAGGAAATATGCGTATGGCATATGACAAACTACATTCAGTGATGTCAAATACAAACACCAATCTTGCATTGGGGTGCGATGATTTGGTGGTGGAATTGGATCGGGTATTGTCACGTGGGTCTTTGAATAAGGCGAATGACATTTTTTTAGAATTTATGTCGGTTTTGGTATTTAAAAACGATGCCACATCACGCGACGATGTATCTGATAAGGACGATGTATCTGACAAGGAAGATGTATCTGACAAGGAAGATGTATCTGACAAGGAAGATGTATCTGACAAGGACGATGATCAATCATCATCGAAAAAAGATGATAAGGAAGATGTTGAACATGTTGATACAACCGTTGATGAAAACATCGCCGCCATGGGGGTAAATCAAGCCACCAACGACGTTTCCACAGAAACAGCACCCAAGGCCCCGCCCGCTACCAAACGCGCCCCAGTAGCCAAAAAAACCACCACAAAATCGACAAGCAAAAAGGCACCATCATCGAATAAATCCACGACGGGTGACAAGTAATGAATAATATTGTTTATGGTCAGGCGTGTGAAACTATTTCTGCGGCAATAATCATCAATATACATTTGCTGATGTTATCATTTTACGCCGCCATGTAATGAAAAGAAAACCCCACACATTGTTATGCAATGTGTGGGGTGAGCAACACCAAACGCTTTAGGGATAATCGCGCATGGAGATACATCGAATATCTATTTCTAAAGTTATTTATACAGAACGATCAAAAATGGGTATTATACTTTTATGACTACCAGATACAAATTGGATATTTTTGACACCTTGCGCGCAATTGATCGTAAAGATATGTTATTTTTCGATCAGTTATCCGATGATCAAAAAAAAGGATTCCAACCTCTTGTTGTGATGCGTTGGCTAAGTGCTATCAAAAATCCCAATTATGCTGACTACTATATCTATGCGGTAAACGAGCGCGTAAATCTAAACTTTTTCGATATAACTGACCCTTCCATGCACTATAAGGCAATGGTGACATGCGGTTTAGGTGTCGCACAATCGCACGAATGGATTCCTATGCCGAAACGGGTGGTTGTTAAATCAGATGTTTTAGATGATGTGATCTTGCAGAAATACCCACTAGCAAATGATCAGGAAATTGACTTGATTTTATCTAAATTAAATAGTGAAACATTTCAAACATTTGTTGAAGAACTCGGTTACCAGGATAGTGAAGTAAAGGATTTGGTCGATGCCTATGAAAAATATACAGGAAATGGTGGCGGAAAAAAAAGAAACCAGAAAAAAACAACAAAAACAGGTCAGCGGAAGAAAACGAAAAAATAAGGCCGAAAAATTTACCTGTGAATATTGTAATAAAGATTTTGTGCGGGAAAAATCATTAATTATTCATATGTGTGTTGGTAAACAACGTGCTATGGACCGAACTTCTCCGATAATACAACTGGCATACCAGTTATATACTATTTTCTATCGGATCAGTTTCGGACAAAGCGTAAGCACCTTAACATATAAAAAATTTAGTGACAGCCAACTGTATACTGCATTCGTAAGGTTGGCGAATTATGTTATGTATAACAGGGTAGTAAACCCAAACCGTTTTATGGAATTTTTGATTATTCAACGCATTAAAGAACGCGATTGGCAGTCAACTGAAACATTTGATCGTTATATGCAGGATTTATTCATCAAAGAAACACCGGATGCGGCCATTGAGCGCACATTCCGGTTAATGCAAGAATGGTCGGCAGAAACCGGGAATAATTGGGTTGATTTTTTTCGATTGGTTAATCCAACCCGCGCCGTTTTATGGATCGCAAACGGTAGAATATCGCCCTGGGTTATGTATACGGCACCCAGTGCCGCAGAATTGTTGAATAAAATGACTGATGAACAAATGATACTAATCGAACGTCGAATCAATCCGTTGTTTTGGGCGCAACGTTTGGACGAAAATAAAAAAGATGTGGATTATATCCAACAGGTGTTTAACGAAGTGGGATTATAATGGAAAACGATAATTTACCATATGATGACGAATTTTTACATATGATGTATGCCAACGAAGATGAAGATGGTGACGACAACAATGACGACAATAAAGTAGATAAAGGAGTTACGGCAGAACAAGCGGCACGGAATATGGAACAGCAATTGACGTTGAAACCGGGATATATTACGTCAATCAAAATGTTTGGGAAGGTAACCAATATACCAAGTGTGGATTACGTTAAATCATTAGAACGGAAACTTGACCAGAAAGATCAACAACTTCAAAATTTGAATAATAAAGTTAATATGTTAAAAAATTCAATTCGTGTCTTAGATAAAAAGATAGCAGAACTGGGAAAACAATTACAAAAGAAAATTGATCGATACGATTAGCCTGAATGTGTTTTAAATAGATTTTTGTGGTCGTGAATGGTATTATGCATTGGTAAAAATAAAGGATAGGTAAATGGGAACGGTTGTAATTATTAATGATTATGAAATTGATACCAGAATTCAAATTACGTTTTCTGAAAATGATTTTTCAGTAGTTAAATCATATTGGAATCAAACCGATTCTTTATTGCAAGACTTGATTACATGGGAGCCATTTGTTGGTCGTGAAACATGGGATGATCTGGACCCGACACATTGGCGAGTATTGATCATTAGTAATTTGACCAAGATGAAGAATTTATCAGACAGTGACCGAAAAGATGAAAATAATGCAGTTGTCAAAAGTCTTAACTTTTTGATTTGTGGTTTAATCATTTGTCTGGAAAAACGGGCAGAATGTAAAATCGAACTCATGCATATTAATCGTGTGAAAGAACGAGAAGTTGTTTACGATTTTAGTGCCGGGTTGAATATGGCAATTGATCTACCCACAAAAAAGAAAAAAGATAGCACATTTAGTGTGATTGTTGATAATACAGATAAGTGACAAATAAATATGACAACCAATAAGCCAATTAATAAAGTTAATACGGATATTGATATTGATTTTGCGGATAAAGATAGTGCGTTAAATGGATTAATGTATATTCCTGCTGCAATTCAACTTGGTGGTGATCGCAAAAAACATCCATCAGGTGTGTATTTTCAAAATATCCCGTCTGATCCTATTGATGGGTGTGCCACATTGGAATATGAGACTGCCGAAAAACTTGGTTTTTTCAAAATCGATTTTCTTAATAATTCGATATATGCCGATGTTCGCGATGAAGACCATCTGATTGAATTGGCCGAAACTGAACCAGACTGGTCCTTGTTTGAGCATGTAGAAATTGTCGAAGACCTGGCCCATATTGGACGCCATTTCGGTATTGTATCGGCAATCAAACCAAAATCAGTGGAAGACCTTGCTGTTATCCTGGCATTAATGCGGCCAGGTAAACGGCATCTTGCATATCGTCCCCGACATGAAATAGATGCGGAAGTTTGGACACCATCTACTGATGGATTTATTTTCAAACGGGCACACGCAATTGCGTATGCAGTATCAATTATTGTTCAATTGAATATTATGTGCGAAAAGGTAAAGGATACGCTTGATGATGATAACAACGACGGAACATCAGCAGATAAGTATATTACCATTTGTTAGATTTCGCCGCGATGCTGTATTATTTTTCGAATGTATTGATGTAGAAAAACAGAAAATTATTAATTCATTTCAAATAATACCAATATATTTTCATGAAATTAATTTAGATTCCGGTCGGTTTGAACATTTTTCAGCAACATCATTAGCATATTCTGGTGTTATTTATTACGAATATAACAACTTTTATTACAATGAAACCAAACAACAACTTCTTATAGAATGGATCGCGGAACAGAAGGTTAAATGGTCAATGACTATTCATAGTTATGATACTGACCAGTATTCGTTGAAATTCTCATTTGATGACTGTATAATTGCAACTGCTTTTAAACTAACTTATTGTGGGTGACGATGAATAAAATTTTTGTGATGACGGAACAACAATTTTCCGAAGATTCTCGGTTCTCACGGTGTAAATATATAAACATCGATTATTATAAAATGTGTGATCGGGTTTGGGATATTGAAGAAGTAGTGAAATGGTGTTTTTTTAATTGCCGAAGACCAATTATTTTAATTCGCCTAGATGTGATCGAATATAAACTGGTTTTTTATCGTCGCGAAGACTATAACCATTTCATCAAATGGTTTGATAATAAGCAAATTTCTGGATCATTTGTAATAACGGCACCATATAACATCAATCACCATCCAGCAATTCATACGAAGTTAAAAAAACTTATTGTTGATTTCATGGATGAAACCGATACCGATGTTAGGATGTCATATATTAAAATCAACTATTTCAAAACAGATATTTTATTTGCGGCACAAGATGATGCCGTTCGTGTGTTGCTACGAATGCGGTTATCTTCGTTATTATAATAGCGGGGAGTTTTACATCCCCGCTATCTATTAGAATGTCTGGAATAGTTTTTTGAAATCATCCAACGTATTTGGTAAGGGATGATATTCTGTTTTGTCACAATAGCTTGATGGTGCCATCATTTTTGTCGTGGCGTCGATATAGCAAGAAAACTTTCCCTCCGGGCTTGTTGTTAGTTCCGTTGGTATTTCCAGGGCCGCGCACAAATTTGGGTATAATTCCAAAAATGCGGTATCGACTGACAACATCCCATCGGGATAATCATTTTTTGAATTATAAATCAGTTTGATCAATAACGCAGCTTCGATGCTGTCGTGAATATATTCTGCGCCAAAACCAACCGGTTTATATCCCAATAATAATATGGGATATTTATGTTTGAATGCGTGGCGGAGAACTTCTTCGGTAACTTCAAACGGAACTGATCCGACAACATGCTGTGCCATGATTTTTGCAAACCGAGAACTAAATCCATTATTGGATATTACTGCATCTACAATCTTGTCAATCATGGCAAAATCTTTGCTGCTATGGCATGAAACACCGATGCCCCCAGCAAGAGTCATGATCGCTTTAAATTTAACCGGATCATCCACCCATTTTGTAGTATAGGTGGTCAGATTCGGGATAATGGTGTTATCCCGCGCATATTGCATGATTTCGATTAAATCGGGATGATCCGTCGGTTCACCACCACCAATCGCAATTTCAAAAGTTTCAGCATCAATTAGCAGATCAATTATTTTTTTTACTTCATCAACCGGCGCATGTTTTCCATCTTTTGTTGAACTTTGGTAACAAAAGTTGCATCCTTTTGCACAAAAGTTCGTGATTTTAACATCGACTAATTCCGGGGATAATGATTTGGTCCACGGTTCGTCGTCGTCCGCCATAGTAAATCGGAGTTTATTTCCATTTGTCGTGTCCATGATGACAACCCGATTGCCTTCATGCTTCAATAAAATGTTCGGTTCCAGCAAATTTGGATTTATGTTGCTGTTATTTGGTTTGTTTTCATCATAGTAGTTGATAAGGTGTTCTGATGGCAATTGATTGACAAAATCGCCATCACGTCCACCATATACCGCAACATACGGGTTCGTGAATTTTGCAATTAATCGACGAACCATTCCAGGGGTTAATGTGTCATATGTGAACTGACTTTCATGATCGATATATACTTGGTTTGTGTCCAGTGGTTGTTGCGTTTCAAAGAATTGTTTGGTTGACGGAGATGTGTGCGCCAACACGGGTTGTATCATTTTGGCAAAATTTGATGTCATTTCATCAAATTCCGTATACAAAATTGTCGCCAAATATCGCATTTTTTCTTGTTCGCTACATAAGCGAAAATTTTCAGACCCAAACCCCGCCGGACCATAATACGAATCGATGTCATATTTGCTGGTGATACCATACTTTTTAGTCGGCAACAGAACAATGGAATGAGATGACGACGAGTTTGTTGCAAACCCGGCGCGAAAATTTTGAATTTTAAAGTTCATTTTGTTTTTTTCTTCCGGGATATGACATTTGACACCAGGTCATACACAAAAATGACCAATCCTGCCGGTAGAAATACCGCCCCAACCGTGGACACAAGGTAGTCTTTTTTTAAAAACCGAAGCATGATGCCAATGCCCCATGGAATTAGCAATAGCTTTGCCAATAACGGTAGGGTAAGAGCATAGAAAATTCCGAACGCAACGATGACACATAGCACGAATAATCGTAGTGACATTTGGCTAATCCTCTAACAAAAAAGGTGGGTATTTAATATCCTGTAAAAAAAAGGCAGTCAACTATAATTTTATTGACAGTTCAGTATCATGCTGATATGTGAGGGGGTATATATATATTAGAACCAATGGTGTAATGCGACTATGGAAAAATATCATTTTTATGCGTTTGTTCCCGATCTTGATGCCAGTAATGTTGCAACAATTGAGAAAAACAGTTCGCAAATTGACTCGGTGTGCGAAACTGCCGAAAACGAGTTAACCAGCGTATGTAATGACATTGGCATGGTTGAAACGGAAACCGATCTTGACGATATAATTAATGGTGTGAATAATGCTAAAGAAAATGTCCAAGAGGCAAGAGACAAATTATATGATTTAAATAATGAAATCATGTTGTTGAATGATAATTTAAAAAAACACATGGAAGAACTAGACAATATGACGAGTCTGGTGGCAGAGATCATCGGAATCATTCCGTATTCGTATTACCTTGTTCCATGTAATAAAATCACCGATGTATTGGCATGGATTGACGAAACAAAAGCAAATGCCGATTGGTGTTCCTACGTAGGCGCAAATAATCACCAGATTTTATTTATTTTCGATGAAGACACGAAGGTTATGTTTTTATTGAAATATGGTGAATACGTTAGTCAGTTTTTCTGACCAAAGTTACCTGGCGTTTTTTCACACGTCTGGCAATAGTTTCAGCCAGACTAACAGCCGGTCCATCAATCAGTTCAAAATCTTTTCGGGAAAAATGTTTAAGACAAACATTAAACTGTTTGAACCTATCCTTGAGAAAAATATTGATTGGGATGGTTCGGTTTGATTCCCACCACCAAATTTCACCATATGCAAGAAATTTCTTTCTAAGGTCTTCGGTCGGGATTGAGTCGATGACATACATCGAAATTAATTGATTATCACTGTTTTGAACGATTCCCAAATATGGTGTTTCGTTTAAACAGCCATAACTAAGAAAAGGAAATTGGTTTAAAATATTCTTAATTTCGTTAGTCATTTATTAGTTTACCCTGGGTTAATATGTCAATATTTATAATCGTATAAAAATGATATGTTATTTTTAAATAAATAATGTTGAATTTTCTTACTATATTTGGATTTATTATGGCCGCATTCAGCGTTTATTACATACCACAAGTGATTACTTTGACTGTTGCGGGCATTGCTGATGGAGCAAGCGCAATGAATTTCCCGGTTAATCGCACTGATTTCAAAATTTATCGTAACGTTACGAACGATATTAATGTGTTTGTTCTGGATGGTGATCGTAGACCGGTTGATTTATCAACGATGGTTCCGAAACTTAATATTATCAACAATGATGAAATTGTATACACGACGCAGTTGGATATTATTGATGCTACCCGCGCATTATGCAAATTTTCAATTAATGCATTAGATAGTGCATCATTGGATGATGGGTATGTTCGTTTTACCATTACAGTGACCCATGAAACCGGCAGCGAGACAATGCTGTATACTGATCGGGCATATGGGGTGCATGGCTATGCAGAAGTGCTTGACGGGCCAGTTCCGCGACCCAGTGAAGCTATTTTGATTGATGATTTTATCAATCGCGACGGTAGAACCGTTTCAGGATCATTCCCAGGATCAATGACTGCCGGTCATAGCGATGGTGTGCATACGGTTGCATTTTATTTTGATGATTTCACTGGTAGTGTAATTATCGAAGGATCGATAGAAGATCAACCATCAACAACTGATATTGAGTGGTTTCCAATTGAAACTTTTGTTGTCTACAATCAAGTTGATACCATTTCAAAAACGTTCACCGCTCAATTGCGGTGGGTGAGATTTGTTTATGTTGCGGCATCAGGGACAGTAACAAAGATTCTTTTTAAAAATTGACTTTAATCTATCGGATTGGGTATTATTAGTCATAATCAAGACCGAAGGTTTTTAATGTCATATATTGATCAATTATCCGGGGATGATCTTCTTTGGGCAGCGATTGTTGCTGCTATTCCTGGGAAACGAAAGCGTTCCGGGACTAGTTTTGTGAACATTAATTGCCCTATGTGTGTTTCCCGTGGCGAAAGTTGTGATACCAGAATGAGATGTGGTATCAAGAAAAACTTTCGTGGTGTTGGTATTTATTGCTTCAATTGCGGGTTCAAAACGTCCTGGGTTCCAGGTGAAACAATTTCGCGAAATCTACGGGATTTTATGGTTGAAATTGGCATTTCATCATTGGAAGTAAAACGATTATCACATCATATGCTAACGGTTCGGAGAATGATTGAACGCAGTTCAGTCGAGGTGCAGAGCCATTTCAATGTTGATTTCACACCCTCATTCAAGAGGGTATCATTGCCACCAAAAGCAAAAAGTATAGAAAAACTCGCCACGACTGGTTGTTCTGATCCAGATTTTCTTGCGGTTGCAGAATATTTAATCAATCGTGGGGATACGGTTCTAAATGGGTCTACCTATTTTTGGTCCCCGGATCAAAAACACAAGATGAACCGTCGTATAATAATTCCGATATACCATGAAGGTATGCTGGTTGGTTGGTCTGCCCGATCATGTGATGAAAAAATTCGTCCCAAATACTGGTCTAATATTCCTTCGGATATTTTGTTTAATAGTCGGGTTTTAACCGCATCAAGAAAATATGTCATTATTGTGGAAGGTATTTTTGATGCCATCGCGATAGATGGTATATCTACTCTTGGTGCAAAACTGAATGAAAAACAAGCTGCCTGGATCAATCAATCTGGTAAAATTCCAATTTTGGTATCTGATCGCGATACCCAAGGACAGCGCATGATTGATACCGCATTACAATATAAATGGATGGTATCATTCCCCCGGCTTCGTAGCACGGGTTGGTGGGATTCTGATGTAAAAGATGTGGATGATGCAGTAAAACGATATGGGCGTATCTATACGTTGCGGTCAATTATTGAAACTGCAACTAATAATGAAGCAATGATTAAAGTAAAACAAAAAGCATTAATTTAATTATTTTTAGGAATTTATAAAAATGGATTTAAAAGAATACGGAGAAGACGTTCAGCGTCTTCTCATTGGATATATGTTGTCTGATTCTGCTGCCTTTACTATGAGTCAAAATATAATTCAACCTGAATACTTTGATGACAGATTGCGCCCCGCAGTTAAATACATTCTTGGGTTCAGTGAGAAATATCGCTCCCTTCCTACGGTGGAACAGGTTGCTGCAACTACTAATGTAGTTCTGACAAATGCGAGTGTTGTTTCTGAACAGCATTCACAATGGTATCTGGATACAATTGAACAATTTTGTCGGTATCGTGCCCTAGAAAACATCATCCTTGATGGTGTTGATTTATTGCGGGCGGGCCAAGGGTCCGAAGTAGAAAGACGCATTAAAGATGCAATGACGATTAGCATTACGACTGATCTTGGCACCGATTACTTTGATGATCCACAAGGACGATTGGAAACGCTACGTGATAAATCCAATTTTGTATCAACCGGATGGCAGGCGCTTGATGATAAGCTGTATGGTGGTTTCACTAAAGGTGCATTAAACGTTTTTGCGGGGGGTTCTGGTTCCGGGAAATCACTATTCTTACAAAACATTGCGCTAAACTGGGCGACCCAGGGAAAAACAGTTGTTTATTTCACCCTGGAACTTGCTGAAACGCTTGTATCTATACGTATGGATGCGATGGTAACAAACACGTCAACTAAGCAAGTGATGGGTAACATTAACCAAGCATCGATTCAAATTAAAACCACTGCGGCAAAATATGGTAAAATTTTTATTAAAAAACTCCCAGAAGCAGGGACCAATGCAAATGATTTGCGGGCATATCTAAAACAATTTGAAATCGAAATGGGGTTTCGCCCGGATGCGATTGTTGTTGACTATCTTGATTTGCTTCACCCGAATAGTAATAAAATCAATCCATCTGACTTGTTTGTTAAAGACAAATATGTATCAGAAGAATTGCGGGCGCTGGTTGGTGAATATGATGTTTTGTGTGCAACAGCATCGCAGTTGAACCGTAATTCGGTTGAAGCGCAGGAATTTGACCATTCACATATTGCGGGCGGCATCTCAAAAATTAACACCGCTGATAACGTGTTTGGTATTTATACCACGACTGCCATGCGCGAAACTGGAAAATATGAATTGCAGTTTCTTAAAACCCGTTCTGCCGCTGCGGTTGGTCAAAAAATACGTCTGGCATATGATGTTAATTCGATGCGGATAACAGATGATCCCGATACCATGCTTAATAGCTTTAGTGGAAAATCCACTACACCTACTTCATCACTACAAAAAAGTAACACGACAACTACTAATGCAGTTGCATCACCGCAGATCAATTCACCCAGAGACAGTATTATGGCATTGATCAATCGATCAAATAATAAATAATGAAACTGGTGCCAGGTAATTAATAATTATCTGGCACTTGCTTTTTGGGAAACATAAAAGTTATCGTAGCATCAATTTGAAAATACTAAATAAATAGTGGAAATTAATTGGTGCGCGTAGTGGATAATTTATCAGATTACATGTCGGAAATCATAAAACTTAATGAAGGATATAATAATATCGTGTTTGGTGAAGAATATATTGACGATGACATTTGTGAAGACATTGAACAAAGTGATGATGCATTTGAAAAAATTATTATTGATCTTGACGATTTGGTGTTTCGATTGAAGTCCCACTATGAAAATAGTGAAGGAGATTACGCCTTTGGTGTTGAATCTGGGATGTCACTTGCTGCCGGAATGATAGAAACAATTATAGAACGTCATAAACGGGGCCGCGAATAACATGGATAAAAAATTCAAAAGCATATTATCCGAATTAACTGATTATGCACCTATACGGGACCGTGATTTGTTCATTGAAAGTCGTGCTAGTCAAGTAATTGGCAGTGTCGCAAATTTGGTGCGTCTGATCGAAGAAAGTTATACCGAAGAAGAATCGGTAGATTTAACCCGTCGGTTGTTTCATGCGATCAAAAGCAATGATGCTGATAAATTTGGTCGTAAATTAAAAAAAATACAAGAAACAAAAAGAAACAAAGAGGATAATTAATATGACGCCAGAAATGGAAAAGATCATTCTTGAAGCCGGGTTGGGTGACATGCTTAAAACGCGTCTTGGTCGTGCCGGGGCGATTACCCGTGATGCCGCCCTGGGTGCATTAGGAAGCAAAAAAGCAGACGGTCGGTTAGAGATTCGTAAAATGGCCGGTAAACTAAGTCAAGAATATAATAAATTTATTGGCGCACAGGGTCTACAACAAGATCAAAATTCAGTTGCACAATTTTTAAAAAAATACAACATTAATCCACAACGCACATCTGATATGTCTGCAACATCTAAAGACAATAATCAATCAGCATCATCAGATAATTCCCAAGGCACTACTACTGATAATTCCCAGGCAGCAATGGATAACCGTGGACAAAAAACACCGCAAGCAAAGGTCTCTGATCCAAAATTGCCACAAAGTAAAGTCAGCCAAACCGTTAATAAATATCAAACGGATGTGATGAAATCTATCGTATCCTCAATTAAATCAGATAATGTTAATAAAGGACAAGTGTTTAGTGCTGTAAAAGAACTCATTAATCATGCAAATGATTATGGTGGTAATGAGAAAGCACGTGTTATTACATTTTTGAAAGCATTAAAAAAGAACCCTGTTGTCCTTAATAAAATTCCAGAATTGTCCAGAATGACTATTAAAGAAGCAAAAATGGCAATCAATATCGCAACGTATCTGGTTGAGAATAATATTCGGGGTAAGGATACGATCACAGAAACATTTAATATGCTTTACGAAAATAGGCCATTATCTGATTCTGAATTGGAAAATATTTGGATCGCCCTGGCCCGAACAATCTTGATGAACCGCCAGGAAAATAATTATGATAATGAAGACGATTATAATGATTCTCCTGATAATGGCAATAATGCAGGACGTAATAGTTATGGCCGAGAAGAACCAAACTTTAAAAAATCTGAAAAATTAAAACGCCATGATTACGCATCGGGTATTAGTCGCTCGACAATTGATAGATCAAAACTGGATAAAACATTACGATCATTGGGGGTTGACCGGTATCGGGATGAAATCAATCAGATATATAATGAAACCAATGGAAATCTGGAAGATTTTTCAAAACGAATTAGTGAACTTGGTTCGGGTAGATTATCAAAAGTCCTGGCAGCAATTATCGCGAATATGAAATAATAATTTATTGATGGCACAACATAATGACATATGATTTTATTGGAAATTTATCAGAAAGCAATTTATTTCCGTCAAAAAACGCGTTGACGAGAAAATCAGCCGAAGATATGGTGGAATTATTGTATCTTTATGTTTGTGCCATTCGTATTTTATTGGCAGAAGATGAAACGGAAAGCTGGGCACGTCCATATCTTAGAAAAACAATACAATTCGATAATTTTGATAGATGGCGGGTTAATGGAACCGATCTATATTCCATTTTGCATTCAATATATGCCCCGGATGTGGTGCTTAAACATGAAGCAGAAAGTAACAAATATCGCGATAACATTGTGATTGATTATGACAATCTGTATCGATGGATGCGGGCAGGATCACTAAACCAATCCAGGTCCGATGTTACCAAACGATTATTCACCCGAATGGACTATACCTTTAAAATTAAGAACGGATCATTTCGGGCTATTCGTAGATTGGTGATGGATTGGCCTGATTTGGGGAAAACTGACCGGCAATTAGCCATGACCCGATTGTTGCAGTTATTGCGTGTTCGTGCGCCAAGGTCTGAATTATTGCCATATCTGAACCGTATTGCAAGACAACATGACCTTGAACTGGATGATGTGTGCAATCCTGAAACTGGCGAAGGATGCCAGGAACCTATGCTAAAGAAAAACAGCAAATTGAAAACCAGTTTTTTGTCTGGACTTGCCGCAGTTGCCGCTGGGGCAGCAGCATCATATGCAATATCCAACCGAAAGAATAAATGAATGCGGTATCATGATATTATCACCGAACTTAAAATAAACAAGGCGGATTACATATCATCGGATTTATTGACTATTGGTTTTGAGTTTGAGATTTTGGTAAATGGTCTAACGATGGCGGATGCATTTAATGATGTTGCAAAAAAACTAAAAACAATCACATCTGATAAAATCGTTATTAATAATAATAAGGTTAAAAATAAACCAACTAATGTTTGGATGATTGAACCAGATATATCGGTTATGGGGAATGATGAACATGGCGTCGAAATTGTTTCTCCACCCTTTTCGTTTAATGATGGTCTTTCGACGATGCAAAAAGTGTTTGATCTTATTCAATCGGCCAAGTGGATAACCAATTATACCACTGGATTACACGTTAATATTGCGATCAGGGGAAAATCAAAATCAGATTATGACTTGCTGAAAATGGCTTTGTTTTATGATGAAACATATACCCTTAAACAATTTGACCGGGTTGGAAACCAGTATGTGGACCAACTTTTACCAAGGCTGAACAGATCATTAGAATTTTCACCAAAAGATGACGTATTTTCAGGTGAACGTGGGGTTAATGCTGTAATTAAAGATATGAGAAAATTTGGTGAAGACGTTATTAACACAATTCCGACATTAACATCAATTAACATGCGAGAAAATGGCGTTGTTGAATTTCGAGCATTGGGGAATGCTGAATATGAAAGACGCGGAAAAGAAATATTATCATATATTAACAAATTTGCAAACTTAGTTATATTGTCGTCGGACCCTACACTAAACCGTAATGAATATATAACTAAAATAAACCGCATGTTTAATGCATATAAAAATGGTATCACGTCAACTATTTTACCATCATGGAATACGTATGGGACTATTATTAAACGTGATTTGGAATATTTGGGAAAATCTGATCGAGAATTGAGGTATTTCATCCAGGATGTGGCGATGAAAGTTGAATGGAATATTATTGATAAACCATCTGACAAACAAATGCGTGAATTGCGTATTTTAATGGCAAAAACCAAACTGTCAATTTCTAATGTTATTGCATATAGTAGCAGTGAAAATGCGAATGCCATAAAAAAATTATTTGGTTTAATCAATGATGGTTCTGGGTCTATAAAAGAAAACGCCACAGCGGGGGCGACCGCTGCGGCGAATATTGCGAGTGTTTCGAAGCCATTAACCGGCTCCTTTGGGTCTGGGTTCGATCCTGATGGGGATTATGGGATTTACGCCCCATCAGATCGAGGTGAAAAAAAGAAGAAGGCATCCAATAAGCCGATTGTTATCCGGCGTTAGGCGTCCGCCTTTTTGGAGCCAGCTTTGCGACCAAGGCCATTTTGGCGGGCCAGTTCGGAGCGCTGTTGGGCGTAGTTCGGGCAAACCATCGGGTAATCTGCGGGCAGGCCCCATTTGGCCCGGTATTCGTCCGGGGTCATGTTGTAGGTGGTCCGAAGGTGGCGTTTCAGCATTTTCAATTTCTTCCCGTCTTCCAGACAGATGATGAAATCGTCGCCAATGGATTTCTTGATTGAAACCGCAGGTTTCGGCTTTTCAGTTGGGGCCGGGGCCGGGGTGTCGTTGATGGTAATGTTGCCAGAGACCGACGCGCTTTCTTCAACGCCCCGGACCGCGTTTGACACGTTGATGATAAAGTCAGGCAGGTCAGCGTAGTCGATGCTGTTGTTCGCAAGGTAGGCGGTCACGATGTTGTTTGTTACGGTAATAATGTTGTTGGAATCTTCGTTCATAAGAACGTCCTTTCAGAAGTTGGAAGCGGGTATTTGAACATCAGCCCGCGTTTCACCGGCACGCACCCCGGCATACATGGCAATTTGTGTTGGATGTTTTTTACCGGGATACACCTTGTCAAAGCGATCAAGGTGCGACCGATAAATACCATACTTAAAGTATGCATCCCCAGCCCGAAGGGTTACCCCCTTCCACGCGACTTTTTGGTCGCCATTGGCCCACACATTAACAAAACCTTTCTGGCCGTTTCGCGACCAAAAAACTTCGACTTCAATATGATGCCATTTTCCATCGAATTGACCTTTTGGGACCAAAACAACATAGTTGGCATCGCGGAATAAATGGTTGTCGAAGTAATACCCACCTAAACCATGTTGAAACATAAACGCTGTTTCATTTGAACCCGAGTTGTGAAACTGCGCCATGCAGTTATTTCCCGGATTGATCGAAGGTGTCCCTTTCGGGACGTATATATACCAGCTATACCACTGGTGTGTTCCTTCGGATAACCGCCGCATTTTCGGCGGTTGTTTAACCTCGGACCGTTCGCGATGGGTTGCGCAATCACTCCACGTGAAATCATTCGCACAATCACCATCGCGAACTTCAAACCGCTCTACTTGTGCAGTTGGTGCTGAACCAGTCGGATCATCAATCAATTGATAACCATAACTTTTATGGTTCAGCGAACGTTCAAAAGAACCAAAATCTCCCCGATCAACTTTATTGACATCGGCACACGCGGACAGTGTTGCCACCATCATAAAAGCCATAAATGTCTTGGTTGGACGGTTCACTTCTTTAGTCCTTTCTACGTTCCTTTGTTCCGATAAAATGAAGATTAGCAGTTATTTGGATAACGTCAATCACTTTTTTAATAAAAATGCACATTTTTTATATAAAATCGGATTTTCATTGTCTAAATACCCTATAAGAACCACGACCCAAATGCATAAACACAAGGATTTTCAATGATTAGAGACGGGGTTATTACAAACATCAATCAACATACGAACATACACGATATTATCACTCATATTGATGCGATATATGATGATGGGGTAGAAATCACATATAATAACGAGGACGACATTCAAGATGTGATGCTTCGTATGGCAGAGCAGGACCACTATCAAACGCGATTATATAAGACATAAAAAACCCCGGTTGTTTAAAACCGGGGCAAGTTTGTGTAAAGAGGGGGTCTCTTTACACGAGGGATTTTGCGATACGTGCAGCAGATTTCCCATCATAACAACCGGGAAAATCGGCTTTCAACCGTTCCATGATTGATTTCATGTCAGCAGCACCCGTCTGGGTGTATTGGTAAATGGCCTTACCCAATTCGTCATCCGTCATTTGTTTGGGACGGAACGAATCCAAAATTTCCTTTTCACGGTTTAATGTCGCAAGGTCGTCGATGGCCTTTTCATTGTTATCATGGCTGGATAGTGCATCAATCGTGATGTCGTTATTTTTGATCATGGTATTGATCAAGGCAACCACTTCGGCATCAGAAATTGCACGTGCCGGTTGAAGGTTCTTTTCTTTCGTGTTGGCTTCCCCAATAAGGGTAACCAATATTTTTGCTTTAACTTTATCGCCGCTTTTCCTCGCAGCAAGAGATTCAGTCTTGATTCGATCAAGAATTGTCATTTGTTTGTCTCCGATATTGTAGCTAACCCATTACATATGAATGGGCATTGTTTCTTTTCACGAAAAGTATCCAATGATAAATCTGACATATAGGGATCAGTTCCATCATACCAGCATGAAACATACGAACATGCTGTATCCTGGGTAATTTTTAACCCTGTTTTTGCAACATCATCGATAAACTGTTGACGTTGTTCTGGCGTCCCGACATTAAATTCCGCGTTAAACTCATATAAAATTTCACATAAAAGGACAGAATATACTATGGTCCCATCATAGTTGATGGAAAGCCCGTATTCAGACAGCTTTTCTTCCCATTCTTCCCATTCGATAGTGCGACAATTTCCAATATGTGTTGTAATTTCTGCCGCATACCCAATGCTTATTCTGTTATCAGACATTTCTTTCCTCATTTGTATAGATATGGTAATAAAATATCCATACTATAAAAGAAAGTCAAACGTTAAAATTGATGTATACTGTATTTCAAATATAATATGTTATTGTTCACAACGCATCAGCAGAATAAAACATCAACGTAGTGGGGTATTTTTGGCACACACAGAGTATCTATAGTATTTTAGCATGGGCGGTAGCTAAAATAATCAACGACGTTGTGGGGGCATTTAACGAGGATTAAAACAGCTATTTTTTTATTGCGAAAAATGAAATCAATGATACAAGTAATGAACGCATAGGAGGCAAATTTGATTCAACATGAATATCATGCACCCAGCGATAATCGTGCGCAATATGTAGCGGATACGTTACATCGGCAGGAAGTAACACCAGAATTTGCTGAACAACATCTGATTAACTGCATCATCTACATATATGTGGGTGGAGACGAGTTCGGGCTAGACCCGTGGCGAGTAACAGATGATTGGCAATATCATTATAAACCGGGTATGCGATTGTTTGTTCAGCGGAGCGATCTTCGGGCACTCGGTTTAAATGCCGGGGAACCAGGTCGTTTATGGGACACCAACATTTTGTATTAAAATACCGCGTGTGATAATCACTTGATTTTGAAACTACCACTTGAATCCAGTGATTTTGGTTCTGGTAATGTTTTATTTCGCACAAAATCGGTGACCGAAGAAACACCACGGAACGGATATTCCATCCCACTGTTGATTCCCGTTCTGATTTTAACCGTGACATTTTCTAAACTGCGGGCCATATCAGAGTAAAAACGACGCACAATAAGATGTATATCATCCATATTGTTGCCTTCAAAGATCATATAACGTTGTGGATTATTCCGATCCTGGCCCGCAATTCTGATCCATCCCATATTACACACCAATGACATTATATATGGATCACGATCACGGACCTTCGTGAGATGTGCTATATCTTCGACTGAAACATCGAACAGTTCTGGGTTATTAAAAACCATTAACGCATGATTGTTACCCGCACCGGTGATCTTGATAAATTCTTCGGTATTAGTATTGAACCAACTTCGATTGCCGTATTTATACGCCAGTTCCCATTTACTGTGTGACTCATTAGTCATAATCAATCCCGAAAAATTGTTTCCGAGATTATTTATAAAAGAAATTAGGGGGCAAGTATTTTTGCCCCCTATAAAAAACATCAGTTAAAAATCAACGTCATCATCATCAAAATCAACATTTCCGCCAATACCTACAGAATATTCTGATACTGTGCGTTCGAAAAAGCTGGTTAATGCTTGCACGTCTTGTTTTAGCATGAAATCAAATGGACATTTAGAGTCATAGCATGGTTTCATGTTCAAACGACGCAAATGATTATCGGCAGTATATTGCAGATATTCGCGCATATCATCTTTTGAAAGGCCAATCACACCCATGGTCAAAACATCGTCGGCAAATTGCATTTCACAATCGATTGCTTCATCCAGCATTTCATAAATGCGGGTTTCAAGATCGTCATCCCACAATTCCGGGTTTTCTTTGCGAACTACGTCAATAACATCGAATGCAAATCGCATATGCCATGATTCATCGCGAAACACCCAGTTGGTCCCCGATGCCAAGCCATGTAACAAACCACGATCTCGAAGATAATATACATACGCAAATGCCGCAAAGAAAAATAGTCCTTCAATGCAGGTGGCAAATGCCAACAAATTCATCAAAAATGTCTTTTTTTGATCATTTGTTTCCAACCGATCAATTGAATCCATTTGATCCATCCATTTCATTGCAAAATCTGCTTTTTTCTTAACAGATGGGATGGTTTCAATTGCCCGGAACATTTCCGCCCGTTCTTCGGGATCGGGGATATAATTGTCCAATAGGGTAAGGTAAAATTCGACATGCAACGATTCTTCGAAAATCTGCCGGGAATAATATAATCTGGCTTCGGGTGAATTGACATGGCGATACAAGGTCAATGCGGCGTTGTTTGCAACGATATTATCGCCAGTAGCAAAAAATGCAACCAACCGGGAAACTACATGCCGTTCAGCAGGGGTAAGTTTTTCTTGAAGGTCGGTGAAATCCGTTGCAAATGAAATTTCCTGAACGGACCAGTTATTATTCTGTGCATCACGAAATGCATCAAAAAATTTCGGGTATTTCATTGGTCGCAGGGTAAGGTCGAAGCCAGGGTCTAATAATGACATAAAAAATTCTCCAAAAAATTAGGTTAGTCTTTTAGTTGTTCTACAACTTCTTTTACGATTTGCAGATCAAACACCGGATCAGGAATATCCGAAATATCAAAATCGCCAATATCCGTTGCAAGCGTAATATGTGGGCGATATTCGGGATAGTCCCAAGTTGCCCCATTATCAATAGCTTCTACCCAGCGTTTTACCAAGTATTCACTATGAACAAGAGCAACTAAATAATTTCCAGTATCCGATTCAAAAACTTCAAGCTGGTATGTTGAAGCGGTGGCAATTGGTGTGTTATCACTATTGCCAAGATTTGGTTTCCACTGAAACGGTTTGCGAGAGTAAACCAATGTTGTATGTATATCATTGGTCGCAACCGGATTGGGAAAATTGTGCTTTTTAATATAATCAGCAATGCGTTGATTATCTGCATCGGTATAAACTACTTTGGAATAGATACCGAATGTTTTATTATTTTTATCGTTTATCATTGTTCCCTTAAACTATATTTGGTGTGTTTCCATTTGATAGGGCTAAATATGCCACAATACCCTGTCGCAATGCAATATTTTCGTTAACCAAATTCATAAAAAGATATATACCGATTTACGTCGGACATATGGTATGATCTAAAAAACAAAGGTGCTGAATACGTGCAACACTACCTATTAGACCCAACCACATTGCAGCTAGAAATTAGCAGTATGTGTAATGCGTTATGTCCTGGATGCAACCGAACTGACCCACACAACTTCAATCAAAAACGGTCTACTATTCCTGATAAGACGATGATCAAACCAGACACGTTTCGGAAATTGTTAGCCGATCCGGGTTTTGCATCCATATCAAAGCTAGAATTTTGTGGTTCGATAGACGAACCGTTCATGCATCCACAATTCAACGAATTGCTGGGTATTGCCAGCATGCAATCCAACATTGATCATATTGTTATACACACCAATGGCGCTATCAGACTTCCCGAATATTGGACCGAAACCGCATCCATTTTGTCCCGGTTCCATAAACACGAAATTAAGTTTTCAATAGATGGTCTGTCTGACACCAACCACATGTATCGCCAAAATACCCGGTTCGATGCTATTATGGAGAATGCCAAATCATTCATCGATGCCGGGGGAAAGGCCACTTGGCAATTTTTGGTGTTCCCATGGAATAATCATCAAATTGATGATGCTTGCCAAAAAAGCAAGGATATGGGGTTTTGGCGATTTGTTGCACGAAATGATCGCAGCACGATTTCCCAAAATAACTGGACGTATGATGATATTGCGGCGATTAAGATGAAAAATCATCAAGGCAATAATAATTCCAGTTCGAGTCCTATTAGAACTATGTTTGACGCCAATCGAGATATTGAAGACGAACCGATAGATTGCTATTTCGGGTCAGAAGGAATGTATTTCATTGATTTCGAATCGAGATTATGGCCGTGCTGTTTTATCCGTAACACCGAGTTCAACAAAACAAGCCATACTTGGCGACAAATCGATCACATTATGTTTGCGGATGATCCCGATTGGAACAGGCTAGATATTCATTCAGTTAGTGATGTCCTGGCACATGATTTTTATACCAAACATATTGTGTCTAGCTTTTCTCAATCATTTGGCACCGGGAAATGTGGAAAAATGGTTAAATGCGCGACAACGTGTGGGAAAACGGCAAAAGCAAAACGTCCTCTTGGACAACATAAAATAACGTTACATCGCGAAATGTAAAAATAGCCCGGATTGTCGGGCTATTTTTTACGAATACCCGAGTTTTGTGTTTCTAGACTGAAATTAACTGTTCGACGTTTGGCATATGAACTCGGCATTATCCCGTGCCACTGTGTTGATGTTTTAAACATGATTACCGCCGCATTTGGTGAATACGGAACCTTTTTTGCGATGGTAAAACCATCTGGTTCCGCATAATCAATAACATTGTTATCAGACACAACACGTAACGCATCTGAATTTCTTACCAATGTGCAGTATTCTCCACCGGTTCCAGTATCCGAAAAATCTTTAAACATATGAACAGAACTAATCCTGGCATATTCACTATCAATATGCGGCTTTAATACCCATTCTTCACTCGGATAACGAATAATGGTATAGCTTTCAGTTACATAAGGTGTTTTGTCATCAACTTTTCGCAAACCAGTGTTATCACGAGTTAAAACAATATGTGATCCAAATTTCTGCAAACATAATTGATGAAACTCAACTGTATTTAACGCGGCGATATAATCACGCCAAATTGTTTCTTCTCCCCCCAGCATTTCTTTTGCAGATACATAGTCTTTATGCATCGGATATAACGGTAACAATTGTTTATATGTTTCATATGTTACCAAGTTATCAATAACCATATGTGGAAATGGATCAATAAAAACAGTTGCGTTACGAACCGCCATCATGATTTGTTCAAGGATTAACATTTTTCTAAAATATACTTTCGGCTGTTTTGTTCACGGTTAGCCAATTTGTCGATCACACGAAAATCCTGTAAATCTCCGGGTTGCAATGTGTTATCACGAATATCAATAATCAACGTCCCACCAGGTTTGATTTTATTTGTGATAGCAGACCGATATTGGTCAAATGGGTAATGCCATCCCCATGACATATGACTTTGCACCAAATCAAGGCTGTAATCGGGCATATTCAAATTATCTGGGGTCATGCATATAATATTGGTGTTTGGTAGATATGGTGCAATAGTATCTTTACTAACAGTTAAATCATTATAAAAACAATAATTACTGAAAACATTGACTTTTCGATCAGGAACCGGGTCGTAATCATCGTGTAAATCATATCCCGCACCATGAAACCCATAAAATGTGTTATCAAGAGATGCCGTATCAACCGTTCCATCAACGAGATAAAGCGTTGCAAATGATTTCGCACAAAAAATATTAATAATGCCGATTCCACATCCGAAATCCATCATGGCACCACCATTTGGGATATACTTGGCGATTTGATCGTAAATCCCCTTGTGGAAATCATAAGCAAATGTTTCTGTTTCATCATGGGTCAGCGGACGTGATTTGCACCGCTGATACCCATAATATTTCTTTGCTTTACTACTTAGCTTTATACGATCCATTATGCCGCATTTTTTTCAAGTGCTGGATCAGAAATGTCCGACACCTCATAGAATTCCGCAATCGCGGCATCCAAATCATACTCATTATATCCATAATGAGGCTCCGAAACATTAACTTTGAGTATTTCATCATCGTGGGTATTGTTGATTAGTTCATCAATTATATCTGGATCATTTTTCATTTCGGTGAATATATTTTCTATAGGAGCAGCGATATAACAAGGGTTATCCCAAAATTGATCAGTATCAAGTATAATCCTAAAATCAATATCATCATACATTTCAATTGTTGGATTTAAAACAGCCTTTTTCAAATTATCCATCATTTCATTTTCTGTGCCATATCGATGACCCATTTCAACCGCTGATCTAATGGCGTGATACATGTCATCCATTTCATTTGATAAAATTTCAACACATTCTGATACTGATAAATCATCGGCTTCATCGCAATTATATTCATCTTGACATGTTTCAGGATATTCATTAAAGGTGTGTTCCTTTATTTGCGAAATGACAATATTCGGTAAGTCGTCAACAAAAGTTTTTATTTCATCATCACCTGCTAAATATTCAACGATTTCATCACCGTCAATGACATTCATAATGTATTTCGCGGTTGAATTTCCAACATTTTCGATTAAATCAGCAATATCATTATATGAGTATAAAATTATATATTGGTAATCTTCGGACCATTCAATTTCGTTATCAAATTTATAGCTGATTAACTTTGCCAATTCTGGTGTCATTCCATTACGTTCGTATTGTATATCAAATGGTGCCAGGGTTGGTTTGACTGCATACAGACGTTCAGTTTCGGATTCAGTTAAATCATCTAACGAAAAATTATTTTGTGGCAAATATCCACCACCCTTGATTCCTTTAATATAAGGCTTTTCAAGTAATTTAATAATATATGGATGATACCGGTCCGCTGGTTTGTCGTTACCCCGGCCTTTCATTTCACCAAGAAATCCCTTATCATCCACAATGAATGTTAAGAATGGTTCCCAAAACTTTTCTCCATTAAAATTATGGATTTTACGCAAACTGTAAATTCGATCAGAATAATTTCCCCCGGTATTACCACAATGACCCATAGAATCGGCTTCTAAACGACATGATGCCCGATTAAGATCAACCCAGTAATAACCATCGCCAGCATCAAATAATATTTTTATATCTGTAATAGCATCAAATGGAATAAAACGATCAGCCATTTCTTTCCATTCTTCTTCAAAGTCTGCAAAGATACCAAATAATTCTTGTGGGCTTTCTTTACTTAATGGATACGTATTGATTTGATTAATATTTAAACCATAATAGTGAACTAGGTTTGTTTTAATGTTATTTAATTGAAGTGGTATTTTGTCATCGGAACTACTAAATGCCGATGCAACATCTGCTGGGAATGATTTTTGTGCAATAACATATCGAACGAGTCGCATAAACCAAATAACACGATCATTTTTCTTAAGATATGTTTTGGCCCATTTCAATTCAGTATTGAATGTTCTCTTAATCGCATCGGCTGTCGTATTTACGTTATCGGGATTTTTTTCAATATATGACAATAACGGATTAAGCATAGTGCTATAAACCGATGATTCAGTGAGTAGTAAAGATGCTTTACTTTCCGATAAAATCGGTTTTCCGCTTACAATATTAATAAATTTTCTAATATCTGACATAGTATAAATAATCCAATATATTTCATTTATTTATCATTTATACTGTGGTAAACCATGGTTGTAGAATTTCAGAATATCGTTTTTGTTTCATGTTTTCGCATATATCATCACATTCAATGGTCTGATCATGTGGCAATGCCTGGTATATTTTTTCTCTCGAAACTATGTCAAATATGCCTGCAAAATATAACCGATGAATGAAATTACAACTCATAGAATACGCAAATAACCATGAGTTATGCGCAGTTATTAATTGATTGAGCAATATTGTGTTTTTTGGATTTATGATTTGAAAATCTTCATCAAGGCATGTGAACGTAGTCCCACATATAGTTTGTTGAAGAATAACCAAATATCTAATTTCAAACTCGGCACAAATGTCCATGAATGACTCAAATAATTGATTTTCTCCAACTAATATAATAGATCGCTGATATGATATATCTTCGGAACCACTGAATTTCCAATAATGGTTTAATTGGTTCAAATTGTCAAAATACTGCCGATATGGGGCTTCGATATTGATATATTTATAGTCGTTTGCTTTAATACGATATTCTTGATACGTATCATACTTACCTAAAATATGAAATAATGCTGGTTTCGGCTGTGATAAATTATTTACATAATTTTCATCAAATTCGGTGAAATCATTCATTCTTTTTTCCAATAAAACAAAGGTGGTCGCACAATGGCGACCACCTTTTTCGTGATTAGGTGCAGCTTTCACAAATATCTGGATTTTCCGGTGCCGCCGCAGGGGCAGATGACTGACTGTTAATCGTCACCTTTTCAATCTGACTTCCTGATCGTGTGCGCAAATAATAAGTTGTTTTGCAACCCATTTCCCATGCATGCATATAAAGTTTTGATACAACACCGATGCGCTTATCCGGTGCATGTTTGGTCAAGTCCAGGAACAGATTGAGAGACTGGCTTTGATCAATAAAGGCACCACGAGCAACAGCATGGGCGATGATGTCTTTCTGTGATATTTCCCAAACTGTTTTATAGAGTTCTTTGATTTCATCAGGAACCGGCAAGTTTTGGACCGAACCATTTTCTCGTGTTAGCAATGATCGCATGCGTTCATCCCATAGCCCAAGTTTTTTCAGATCACGAACCAAATACTTATTGATCGAAATAAATTCACCGGACAAGGTTTCGCGTTTCATCAAATTAAACTTGATTGGTTCAATGCATTCTTCGGCCCCAACGATATGACTAATAGTGGCCGTGGGAGCGATTGCAATGACCAAGGAGTTGCGTAAGCCGTGTTCCATGATGGATGCCTTAAGATCATCCCAACGCTCTTTGTCGGCCACTTCTACGCCCGCCAAATCGAATTGTAATTCTCCTTTGGCCGCCCGTGTTAAATCGAAATCACGATGTGGGCCATGTTCTTTTGCCAATTCGTTAGATGTCACCAATGCCTGATAATAAATTTCTTCCTGAATCTCACCAGACAATTTAATTGCTTCATCACTGCCAAATGGTAATCCAATCTGAAAGAAGAAATCCGCCAGACCCATCAATCCAAGTCCAATTGGACGCCACCGATCATTCGATGATTCTGCTTCCGGGATTGGATAAAAATTACGATCAATAACGCGATCAAGATATTTAACCGCAATTGCAACATTCTTTCGCAACTTTACTTTGTCGAGTTTGCCAGCCTTGACATAACCACGAGACAGGTTAATCGAGCCAAGATTACAAACCGCAGTTTCCATTCCCTTAATGACTTCAAATTGATCAGTCTTATGGTCAAAGCCAACAACACGGATATTGTCCTTAATCATGTCATCTTTGGTTAAGGCCGCAATCTGTTCACGACTCATTTTTAACTTGTCACCAGATGATGTGACTTCTAAAATTTCGGTGCAATTATGGACAATATGACCATCCGCTACGAACGTGTGATTATCTGCAACATGCAAATCATATACCGGACTTCTTTCTCCGGTGCGACGAATTTTTAATGCCATTTATTTTAGCCTTTCATATATGTTCAAATGAAACATCATTTGCACATTTAACTTCATAGTTGTATATTTCATTTAAATTCCGGCAGGTCGCAACATTTTCGATATGATGTTTTATTACGACCTACCGGATTTTTACCACAATACTTACATAATGACGCTGGTTTTTTTATTTTTGGAATAAAGATGATCCATGATAATTTCGGTTACCATGTGTTTATCTTTATTCCAATGTTCGAATTTATGCACTTCTTGCGTGGTATCAACTTCAACAAGAGAGTCGTCTTCGGTTAGATCGCCAGCATTAACCCACCCGCGTTCAGTCAGCATGGGGTGATCTTCCGTGCAACGAATTATTTTACCGGATGGTGTTTCGATTTCCATCAATTCCGCATCAGGATTGGTCAATCCGGCATTCACCACATTTTTCCATTCCATTTCGTGTGTTTCTTCGTTGAACGACCAAACCTGAACCGGAATACCAACGCTGAAATAATCACTTAATGCCTTGATTTCAATGTCCATTACCTTATCACCCAGTTTTGCATGAATGATGGTATCTGGGGCAAAACAAAGGTTTGACAGCTTGATCGAGCGTCCCTCGCCCACCTGATTCCCGCGATTATTGGATGTATCTTTAAAGCACATCCAACCATTACCGGTTTCTGCCAGGGTGCGCATCATTCGCGCATAAATTTTTCGTGCGCTAATCTGTTCAACAAATTTTCCCTGTTCTTCAAGTTCAAGATACCGTTTGGTATATTCATCACCATAAAGATCAACCAGTTCTGGAACATCAGCCGGATCAAACAATGACCAAATTTCATCATTCTTGACGCGTGACATAAACAAATCAGATACCCAATTTGCAATGTTAAGGTTATAGGCACGACGTTCTTTTTCACCCGTCTGGTCACGCAATTCCAAAAACTGCATTACATCAGCATGGTGTGGTTCAAGATAAACACATGCAGCACCTTTGCGCTTGCCGCCCTGGTTGACTGCCCCAACTGATCCAGACAGGGTGTGTAACCATGGAATGATACCGTTTGAACGACCGTTTGTGCCCTTAATGGGGGAACCTTTAGACCGAATGCGACTAGCAGACACACCAATGCCACCCGCAAATTTTGATAGGGAGGCAATATCCGAATATCGTTTATAAATATCCTGCAAATCATCGTTCGGGCTATCAAGCAGATAGCAGGACGACATTTGCGTATGTGATGTCCCGGAATTAAACAATGTCGGTGTTGATGTCATATATTCAAGCGATGATACCAGATTATACAGTTCAACTGCTTCTTTCGCATCATTCGCCAAACCACAAGCGACACGCATGAAGAAATATTGCGGGGTTTCAATTACTGCCCGACGACGATCCGTCCCAGAGCCAGCCATCAAATCACGATGCTTCAACAGGTATCTATCATAAACAGTGATGATTCCGTGAAATTCAAATAAATCACTACGTTCGGTTTTAATAGACGCATTTAACTTGCGTTTATTATTCATAACCAGATTATATGTTTGTTCATCAATCAACCCCATTTCGTAACCAAGACTGATTGATTGTGAAAAAGATTGAATATCTTGTCCTGATACTTCTTTGGAAATGACGTTATGCATGATTCTGGCCGCGACTTTGGAATATACGGGGTCTTCGATAATCAACCCAGCCGCGTTTCGAATTGAAAACATATCGAGTTCACGTGTGGTAACACCATGAACTAGTCCACCAACGGTTTTCTGCGCGATTCGGAAAACATCAACCCCGTCCAGGCCCGTTGCTACCGCTTCAATGGATTTAACAATTTTATCGAGATTTACTGGCTCCATTGAACCATTTCGTTTCTTAACTTGCATAGATATATCCTTAATTACCATTCTATTTCTATTATTTGGGACAGTTATTTAGCTTTACAATTTCACATATTTTCTCTTTTCAAACTGAATTTTTGTAACTTCATCAAAATGTGATGATGGTATTTGCGACACGTTGCCGTAATTATAGTTTAACCATACTTTACCGTCAATTTCTAAAACAAGTAAGAAATCGGATACTTCGTAATCTCGTATCATTTTCAATTGCATACGGCTAGAATCCCACCCAGCAAGGCGCAAAGTGAATTCCATTCCAATTGCAATCGATTTGCGACACCATTCATTTTGGGAAATCATTTCCCATGGCGTCAACCAATTTTCGGGTGTTTCAGGGTCACATGCTATCACCAGTAAAGGGGCATCAGACCAATATGCAGCAACTTTTTCAAGCTGTTCATTTTCTGGGAAATTTGATAAGGCAATACGAAATTGTTTCCAGTCCGCCAGGCGTGCAGCGGACGAGAGTAAAAAGGGATTCATAGAACACCTATAGACTAAAGAGTTATAAAATTACATGAGTTATACGATATGCCATTTTGAGAGGTTCGCCCGAATTATTCAGGTATTCAAAAGTAACATACGGCGTTGAACTATTGGTATCATATTGTGATCGAAATCTAAAGGAATGACCATAAATTTCATCTGCATATAAAACACCATCATCAATATCACCATCCATTGATCGAAAATCATTATAATCATCGTGAATTTGTGGTTCATTGGTTGAACCATCATGCATGATTGATAATTTACCATGACGGAATGGTAGGCCAGACATCGTAGTGATAAAATATTCTATCATAACAGATACCCGATCTGCATCCTCAAAAATCGTGATGGCACCATTATATGCAACATTAATATATCCATTTTCTGGATCAGAACTAATACTTAAATCGGTGACATAAAATGAATCCTGTGTTGTTTTGCGATTAAACACATTGACCATATTTTGTAAGGTTTGTTGACTGTTTTCCGTCAATACTTCAATGTTTTGATAAGGAAAAACATTGCGTTCAAAATTAGGTTGTCCTTGTTCGGGATCATGCCCAATGAACAATCTCCCACTATCTGACGTGAAGGCGAGTTCTGCCACATCAAGGCCATCTGAAAATTCAATTGGATCGATATTAGTCGGGGCACCAGGTAAATCTAACTCTGATCCTTTCCTCAACTGAATTTTACTAATGATTATTTCTGCCATATGATCAACCGATTGTTATTGTTACTGTTTATTTAGTCTACCAGAACACCAAACTGATTTAGCTTTTTAAGAAAAATTTCTGCATAATGTTCAAACTCACTACCAGTAATCTCGAATGTTGTTGCGAAGTTATTGGAATCAACCATGAAGATAGCAACAGTTGATATATTCGTTTCAAAATGAAGATTGTGTGCAATAGCATAAGCCACACCCTGGCAAAAATAATTAGTGATTTGGCTTTTTGTCTTCATTTTCTTGGTTGTTTTGTAATCCATAATGGCGTCTTTGCCTTTATAAACACCAACCAAATCGGTTGTCCCTGCATATAGTTGTGGATAATATAACGGGACTTCTAATCCCCATACTTCATCAACATCACAAAGACAATCATTGATGATGCCGTTTGCCATATTGCGTGCCATTTTGTGAATCAGGTTTGTGCCGGTTGATCTTGGCTTCCCTTGCACGAACAGTTCAAGGTCTTCGTGCATCAAACTACCCTTATTCCTGGCTTCGGTGATGACCCGATCTGCTTTTGCATCACCAACAAATTTTCGCCAGTTAGCAAGTGCCTCTTTATTTTCGTCGGTAGCTGACAGGATGGTTGTAACCGAGGTCAATGGACTACCGGTCAATGGACATACATAATACCGTTCGCCGCTGGCGTGGGTAACTCTTTGCAAAGATGGGTAGTTAAACTTATAATTAAGAAACATGAGCAATCCACACAATTAATTTTTGTTTACCATATTAATTTAACATAGGGGGGTGACGTAGACCTAAATTAAACTGTGTGTTTGCACGAAAAAATTATAGCTTACCTGGACCGCTGTTTTTTATTGATTTTTGCGCCTGTGATTTTGCGGTTTTCTTCATTTTTTTTGTTTCCTTGTCCTTATCCTTGTCAGATACAGATCGGGCCGCAGGCATCGGGGTTGTCAAATAAATTTTGTCCCCTTCTATTTTTTTAATCAGTTTGATATAATTAGGATCAAGCAGTGTCATGACTAAATTGCGATCAACGACAACGCCACTATCTAAATCATCAATTTTATCAATGATCTGTTGTATTGTGATGTATGGTATATCATGTGCAACCAATGGCGTTAAAATATCCATTAGGTCATTCATAATATTTTCAGTCACATCGTGAGTATCATCTTCAAATAAATCGGTTAACTTCATATTATTAATAATGGGTGGGTTGTTAACCCACCCATTTCCCAAAATCAAAGTTGGTCAAGGTCTTCGAAATTATTCCACCAGTCAACATATTCTGTTGGCGACATCAAATGATTATACGATTTTAGCATTGAAATTCCGTATTCACCTTTTTCTGGGACAACCCCATATCTGGTCTTTGCAATTTTATTTACTTGGGAAATCCAATCTTCATATGTTAATTTTTGTTTGTTGCTACCATCTTCATTTTTTTTGTTTTCTGTTTCTTCTTTGACAATTTGCACAACATCTCGTGAATCAATACCAAAATAACGCGAAACACTTTCAATAATCTGAATAGTTGAACGCCCTTTTCCGATATTTTTGCAAAAGGTATTGTAAATCAAACGATCTGGATTTTTTGATTCCATTAATGCGTTTGCACCAGATGCGATGCTTTCTTTTCTTGCCCGCCCTGCTGAATTATTATTGTCATCCAATTCATCATTGATGTCATTTAAAAGATCATTGATGTCATCAGACTGTTCACCATCTAGTGCCGGTTCTCCGCTGGTATCATCAACGTCGGGTAACTCACCGGTTTCAGTATCATCCATATCGGTCATATTGTCGGTATTGTCGGTATTGTCAGTATCAGTATCATCAAAACTCATGTCATTTAATGGATCGCCATCAATAGACCCTTCCATTCGCATGATTTCCGTTGATATGGAATCTTTTGCTGATTTAAGAATTTCAATTACATCACGCAGTTTTTGTGTTGAAATATCATTGAACCGTGTTGCAACATCTGGTCCGAACTGTTCCTTTATTGGGTCCAGAATCGGCATCAAATCATTGGCTTCAATCTTCGCCAAGTCTTCGGCCATATCTTGCAATTTATCGGTCATCGCTTGTGCGGCCAATACAACTTCGGCTCTATCAAGATCGCTTTCGATCAAGAAGCGAACACTTTCTTTGATTTTTTTAGACATATTATTTCCTTTTACGAGAACGTCTTTTGTTTCGACGTGTCGGTGCAATTTCACGTAAGTATACTCTAATGGCTTCAACGACAATAGATGCTTTAGCGTAATCTTCATCAAGAATTGCGGGTTCGCCAATTTCGTATAGCAATTTTTCGCGTTTGTCTTGATAATGATTCCGCATTTCACGTAAATAAAACTCGTCTACATCATAATCAATGCAGATGTCAAAACGTGTTTCTAGTAGCTTATTCAGCATATCCAGTGCATGTGTCATTTCAAGCCCCATCAGTTTTAGTTAACTATATTTATACAACTACTTTACTGATGTGAAAAAAAATGTGTTTACATGCGTTCGATTAATCGTGCTAAAGTATTTTGTGCAGTTAAAGCCCGGACTTTGGCGGAGTCATATCGGATTTCCATAATTTCCGCTCGGTCATATTGGCCGGTTTCATTTAACTTTTTTGCTCGATGCCGACAAATAACGGCATCTGCCAGGCCCCGGCCATATTGTTCATCAAGTGATACAATTTCGTTTATTTTGGACGAGTTTTTTGAAAATCCAGAATTCAATAATCGAACAATCGCATGGGCACTTTCATACAATGACATTTCTGCCGCAATAAGCGAATACGTGTCATTTTCCATGACATCAAAACTTTTTTGTCCATCGTCATCATGCACAATGATTTCATATTCGCCAATTTTTACACCGGCATCTGTTTGCTTCGTGATGATGGCTTCGCGCAAGGTGCGATCCGTTTTCGCGTCTTGCTTTAATTCCTGGACACCATCGCGAAGACCAGACATGAGACGCACCATATCATTACGCATATATGCGGGATCATTTTCACCAATGGGGTTGGTGGGTTTTGCCTCGGATGTATTTACCGACATATCCCCATTGATGATCCGCAAGAATCGTTCCATTTCATTGTCGTTCATGTCAAAATCTCCAAACGTCATCCATTGAATTGAGTTTAAATGTCGTTGCATTGTCCGTTTCATCACGAACCAAAATATCGCGGGATGTAAGGCGATGTGCCAATTCCACTTGATGCGCATCAAGATCATCTTCCCGAACTGGGCCATTCGACGCCATATCGATTAAATTTTGTTCATCTTTAGATACCGCAATGCGTATACCACTAGCGATTTCAAAATATCTCATTGTCATAATACCAATATTACACGGTTTACTTATTTATGATCGAATGACAATCATCCATCATACCGCACATAAAAAGCAATATCTTTATGGTTGATCCCCACATATCAGTTATATACGCGACCAGGGTGTATATGTTTACTTGACCTTTTATTTTAGCGTTATGTTTTGTTAGTTTATATATTTTTATGTATATTTTGGTTGACTATTTTATATTGTGGGTGTATATTACAAATGCTGATTTACGAAAGGGTAACATTATGAAGACGCCAAATATCATCGTCACCGAATATCGCCCGAAATTTTATGCCACTGGTGGTTTTGCGGTGGTTTATAGTGAGATGGGGCATGTATCCAAGGAACGTTGTTATAACGTAGAAATCCTTAGTGATGGCACAATTATAGATGTGTTCGCGGTAGGGTTACGTAAGGTGTCAGTTGCAAATCGTCCAATTGGTGATTTTTGTGCGGATCAGGTTAAATCCTTGATTGCCGACAATACGAAACCATTCTACACCAACTTTAAGACGGGCGAACGTGTTTATACGGGGTAAGTCACTTATTGTCTGTCCCCCAGTAATTCAGATGGGCAACAGGATTAGTTGCCGGTTAAATCATCAATGAAATCATATTAGAACAAAAAAAAGTGGTGACCAAAACGGCCACCACTAAGTTTATTCGATTGTATTCTTTTTATTTATTTATTTATCGTTAATATATGTTTCTGCGTCAAATTCATCATCGCCCATGGTTTTCATGGAAAATTCACCATTTTTCATGCTTATACCACCATCTTTGCGCAGTTTATCAAATGCTTTTTCTGCCTTCTGGCGATCACCTGGTTTATCACCCATGCGCGTTTGGAGAGATTTAACCGCGTCCGTTCGCGTTTTACCAATTGACATTGAGTCATCATTTTCGTGCATGGCATCTTTGAGTGATTTACGATTTTCGACAAGATTATCACGACCAACATTAACCGCAGTATTAAGAATGTCTCGCAATCTAGATACGACCGCTTTATAATCACCAACTGGAATTGATGTAATTTTCTGTTCAAGTTGATCCATCAGTTGTTCAACGTCGCTAATGACATTGCTGGTATCCACAAATGCACTTGGTTCTTCAACCGGGAACATATCATCAAAATCAGTATTTTCATAATCATCAACAGGCGGCAAAGATGGTTTATTATCCGACATTGGGATCGGAGTGGCATCAATAGTGTCACTATCGAAATCATTACCAACGTCACCATCTAAATCAGTTTCATAATCACTTTCACGCATACCGGACAATTTGCGCAAACGATCAAGATTTGGCATGCTAGACATGCCTAAAATACTTTCATTCATGCTACGTTTTGACGTTTTTTTGTGTGAGTTATTTTGAGTAATCGGCTTTTTGCTACGCATAACATTAATACTTTCGGTTTTAAGATTGTTTGTGGCATCAAGATATAGTTCTCGCGCCGATTTTGGATCATTAACTATCACTGAATCAATCAGTTCCATAAGACTATTAACTGACATTTTAGACAATACATCTTGAATTTTATCGGCATCGCCATTTACAATATTTGATAACGTTTTAATAAAATTTTCATCTTTTGTATAATCTTTACTCATTATTGTTATCCTGTAAATCAAATTTCACATATGATGTAATATCAATAGTATCACTATCCTGTTTTTTTACTGATTTGGTTAAAGTTTCACCACGTTTTTTCCAGACCGTCTTTTGACTAGATGCGGATTCAAAAAACAATTCGGCTAATTCCATTATGGTTGTCCTCGTTTACCAATATTAATTATTTATGCAAATACAAAAAAGTGGTCCAACTATTATGTCGGACCACTTTAAACTTAGTTTATTGACACTGAAACAGATAATATTAGATCAGGTCAGAAGATGAAACAGTTGTGTTGTTTGCAGCAAAGCCGTGTGAACCAGCATGTTCAACAATGCTTTCAAGCAATGTCGGTGTCGCATCCCACGAACCAGCATGTTCAGTTGTAAACTTAAACACATATTTGCTGTCTTCGCTATCAAGATAAGGGGAACCAGCAATAACTGGCTGACCACGAAGCGAAATCACTTCAACGAGTTTATCAAGTGCTTTCTGTGTTGTATCACTACCAGTCGAACCGGAATGCACCAGAATATTAACCGAAGTGCGAATTTCGAAAAATTCATTGTCGCTGGACAGTGTTTCACCTGGGACAAAGTGCCCGTTAACTTTTTCTACCATATTTTTTTCCTCACATAGTGGGTGTGTATGTTTATTTATCTTCTTTCCGATTTCTCGGAAAATGTGCCACTTGGGCACTGTTCTTATATTTATTTATCATTATCGTTGTCGATTTTTTTCAGAATAACGGTTTTTTCTCTATAATTATCAAAAAAACTGTGATATGTGATATAACACGTATCTTAATACACTTGGGGGTTGGACATGAAATTACGTGAAATGTTATCGTTATCATACCCAACAATGAATGTGGTAGTAACCGATCTTTTATTGTTTTGTGCCGGTGGATATATTATCTCCGTTACCACAACCTTAGTATGGTTGTTCATGCCAATCATGTTCTTTCTTTCCTACCAAACCCGAAAATATGACAATTTTGGAAAGAGCATGATGCACTGGCTCCCGCACCGGTTCTATGTGTTCAAAGTGATATTGCGGGGTGACCGTGACACGATTTATGGCACATTGATCCAACGTTTCGAATGGTGCGAAGAATTCTGCAATGGAACGTTTACCGCTAATATGATTAAAAACAGTTTAAATGATTTTGACTCCGATTACTGGTATGAGGTGCATTTTATGATTGGTAGTTCAAACGATGCTACCCGATATGCTTCTGCGTTCGGCGACCATATGGAAACCGTTACGCGAAAAGATATTGTTGACTATAATATTATATACCAGTTTAGTTGATATAACCCCCGTAATAATTTCATCGGAGTGAAAAATATCATGACAACGAAACAATGGTTCCAGGCATTTTTTCCATTCAATAAATTTTCATATTTGTATTATTTTTTGATGGTAGGTGACTGTCTACTAATATGCAATCTGTTGTTTAAAAACAATAACAACATCAATGATAAATCAATCTTGATTTCATTGGTGATTAATATCATTTCACTATTGATCGTTATTTTTTCATATATCTGGGTTTTGATCAATGTTGAACACAAATCAACCAAGTTAAAGAACTGGTTGCCTCATTACGTTTACGAGGCAGTGTTTAATTTGCCAAATCATCTATTAAGAAAAGAAATTAATGAATGGTGTGATGCCGAATGCCTTGATAACTATAAATTAGGGATGGCTAATGGGGAAGATTTTCATGTTCAGTTTGCAAACCATAATGATGCTACCATATTTGCGTTAAGATTCGGCCAAATAGCAACATATAAAAAACGCAAAAACATCGTTATAATTGGTTTCGAGTTTGAATGGGAACGCAAAATACATCCGGCATCGAACAATATAACCAGTTTTTGATCCCCCCACCCAAAACCCTAAAACCCAGCAAAATACCATTTGTGGAAAACATAAACATGAAATCTACCCTGATTATATGGCTACAGATTTTGATTCCCAACGTGTATTTCGCCACGTTTGCAATCAGTATGGCAACAATTGACATAGTGATATTATTAAGCAACATTTTTGCTGGTATTGTTTGGTTCGTGGTGTTCGCATTTACGTTTATCACCATCCGTAGTGCCATGGAGGATACCCAGTTATCATACCGACAATGGATGCCCTGGAACATATATGCGGTAATATCGGAATTGCCAATATTGACACCCGAAGGTCAAGATTGGCTTGCTGCCAATTCAACGATGAATTATTGCTATCGAAGTCATTTTATGCATTCGGTGTTGACGACATTAGATGGTAAAAGCATCGTTCTTTTTGCGTCGATTAATGACGCGACATTATGCGCATTGACGTGGAATGGGGATATACGTAAAATTAAACATAACCAACGGCATTTAACTATACTGGATATGACTGCATAATAATGACGATACAACAGTTTCAAGAAATATATTTCCCAAATCGTAGTGGGTTATTTTTCGCCGCCATGTATATAATATATGGCGTGGTTGCATGTGTATATTTGTCAATTTCAATTTTACCAGAAAGCCCGGATATATCAACCGGGGCATTAATATTATTCATTTCCTTGTGTTCATTATTCTATGTGCAAATATTGATTTTACGCAAAGTTCATAATACAAAATACCATAAACATTGGTTACCACGCACTGCATATTTGATTAATATTGGCAACGTTAATTATAATGAAACACATCAATTGATTTCTAGAATTTGTCAACTAGAATATTCATCTAAATATCGAGTTATGGCACGCTGGGAACACATATGCGAAATAGACAGTAATACCCGTGAGATAATTATGCTGTATTATAAACACATTAATGTGATTTTTATGAAATACGAGGATGCTTTACTATGTTCGCTAATATGCGATCATCAATTACCACAACCCATTGATTTTTATCAATGGCGCAATAAGGAGTTATGTTTTGATTATAGATGTAATTAAAATCCAGCGGATTATTCCTGAATTGAGTGTAATCAGTATTGGTCTTTTTGCAGGAATGACTGGAATCGTATGGTTTTTAGATTATATTGATATAATCTGGTTTGTAATGACGGTAGGTTATTTCACCGGATATTTGTTATGTTCTATGATCTTTGCGGTGATCAATAAAAACTACATAAAACCACGTTGGTTGTGTCATTCGGTAACGATTAATGAAAACCACGATACATATACGATGAATGAATTAAACACTAAATTGCACAATCTATGTCAGTATAAATTTTTATGTAAAGAAGTCGCGCAACACAAAACGAACCGGACGTATTATCGTATTTGGTTTGAAAGCAAGCCTGAATCCGTTATGGCGCGGTTGGTGTTATAGCGATGTGCAAATCATACCCTGATGAACCCCATAACTTATTTAAGATAGTTCATACCAGTGTTGGCAAGTATCGACGTGGGGCGATTATGCGTCTGGTTGGCTTGGGGTTTTGTAATGTAAACAACTATGGTGGCAATCAAAACCGCGATGTGAAGGTTCTGATAAAAAAGAAAGTTTTGGTTCTCAACGGGCGTGTGTTGCGATTTTATTATCAACAACCAAAATAAATTTTGGTTCTTTCTCTATTGATGGGATATAGTCGGGGTTCAATCAAATTTTAAGGACAACCCATGCTTATCGAAAAGAAACCCGAAATAAATTCAACAGTAATCGCAAAACTGACTTCTGGTGAAGAAATCATTGGGCGGTTATTAAAAACCTCGACTGATTCCATTACATTGCAGAAACCGTTTTCGCTCGTTCGCGTCATCATCGATAACCAGCAAAGCATTCAGTTAGAGCCTGTTCTTGTGGGATGTGACCCATCATCATCTATTGAAATTAACAAAACAGGTATTGCAATTATGCCAGTGCAGGCAAATACCAATATGTCCCATTTTTATTCGGAGCAGACATCAAGTCTGCGCCTGGCATAAAAAAATGGCAGGGTTTTCGGTATCACGCATAGGGGATACCAGCGACCATGGCGCAACCATTATCACCGGCGCGGTCAAACATACCACAAATGGTATTTCAACTGCCCGTGTCGGTGATCTGGTCTCATGTCCGATTCCCTATCACGGCATTAATCAAATTATTGCGGTGCATCCCAATGTAAGTGTCGAAGGACAAGAAACAGCCCACGTGGCGGCAGTTTGTGCATGTGGTGCGGTAATTTTAACGGGATCACCAAACGTAAATCGTAGTTAAAGGATTTTTTATGAGTATTGTCGATTTTGTTCCAACAACAACCGATATTGCTGGGGTATTTTCTGATATTCAATCAGGAACCGCATTTTCACCCGTAAACCAAATGAAATCGTTAACATATAGTTTTAACAGATTGCTGCCCACCACAGGTGGTGGCCTTACTGATGCGATCAGTGCGGTTAAAAATGATCCATTAGCAACACCAGAAGATATTGCAATTGCCGAAGGGGTTGAATTAGATGTGTCCAATATACAATCATCTATTAATGCGGCGGAAATGCAACAAGTAAATGTTTTTTCAGAATTACCAAAGAATTTATCGATTATGAATAGCCATGCTTCGGTGAAATCGGCAACGACAAGTGGTTTTGATCCATGTTCGGCATTTAATGAGTTTTTAGATGATTTAAATGATATTGCCAGTAAAATCACATCAACCCTGGCGCATATCGGCGAATTTATTGAAAATATTTTGGAACAGGTTGCAAATGCAGTTGCGCAAGGTCTGGCCGCAATCGTAGCTATGCTGGCAACCGTTGCAAATAAATTTTCCGAAGTTATTTCAGAACTCGGACAATCAATTGGGGATGCGCTATCTGAAATTTCCAATAAAATAAATGATATAACCAATAAAATTTCAAACTACATCAATGGTGCAGTTAGTGATCTGGTTAACTGGGCCGGTGCTGGCAGTTTGCTGAATATCCTGACCAATCCGTGTTCTACCGAGAAACTTGGTAACTTGGCCGAAGACGGAACCACCTTGAAAAATCAAGCGACAAAAATTATTAATGACGAACGATAATTTTTGTTTACAGTTAGTATGTTACTTGATATACGCAAGCAGACATGATTTTTATAATTAAATAAGGAAGATCGAGCGATGGACCAAACAGAAGAACATGACATGATTTTACAATCTATCAAACGGTGGATTATTGGCGGCATTTTTGCCATTTTTGCCTTAATCATCGGGTTTTCATCATTTTTCACCACCGCAGCAGGCATCACTTATGTCCTGCAAGATACCCTTTTGGGCCGGTTGATCGTATATACCGAGCCTGGGGTTCATGCTAAAATCCCATTCTTTACTACCATCTACGAATATCCACAAGCAGTGGTCATATCATTCGGCAATCAAGATGCCAGTGAAGAAGCGTCGTCAACGCGGCAGCTTGACCCAGTATCAGTGCAATTTGCTGATACTTATATTGCAGATATTCCGGCCACCTTCCGGTTTAAATTGTCATCTGATGTTCAGAAAATTCTTCTGATGCATTCGGAGTTTCGTGGCAAAGACAACCTCATTGATTCTTTGATGGTTAAAAATGCCAAGAACGTCACGGTGGTCACAGGGACGCAATATACCGGGGAAGAATTTTTCCAAGGGGGCCTAAACGATTTCAAGGTAAAACTTGAAAATCAGTTAACCTATGGTTTGTATCAAACCACACGGAAACAAGTTGAAGTCCAGCAAACCGACTTTGCTGCCGTTAATTCGGAGAATTCCGATGCAAACAAGTTGGAAAGCCGAAACCAACTAGTTTGGAAAAACGTGATCACCACAAATGCTGCCGGGGCCGAATTGCGGATTTCAAACCCGCTTGAACTGTATGGGATTTCAGTTCGGCAGGTTACTATCGGTCGTCCCGAACCCGATCCCCAGTTGACAACGTTGCTGCGGGATAAAAAGCTGTTGGTCGCAAAACGTATCACTTCGTTGCAGGAACAAGATACCGCTCGCACCGAAGCAAAAACCATCGCTCTCAATATGGAAATTGAGAAGGCGCGGGATGTGCAAAAAGCACAAAAAGAAAAAGAATTGGCTATTATCCGGGCTGTTCAGCAGGTGGAAGTGGAACGGCAAACTGCGGAACTGGAAAAAGTTCGACAAAACAAGGAAAAGCAAATTGCCCTTCTGAAAAAACAGAAGGAACTTGAAATGGCAGTTGCGGATAAAGATATTCAAAATGCGACGGCCCAGGCCGCAAAATTCAAGGCAGAATCTATTCGTGAAACTGGCCTGGCCGAAGCCGACGTTGCCCGTGCCAAATACAAGGCGTTACAAGATGCCAAAGATATTTATATGGCAGAATTGGCACGCGATACCGCCCAAATTATTTATCCAAATCTAAAAGACATTACAGTGTCGATGCCGGATATTTATTATGGTGGTGGTTCATCCGTTGCGGCACCAACGTCGTTGGACATTGTAACCAGCCTTGGGGCACTCGATAAGCTGACAACCCGTCACTCGTCGAAACCATTCACCGGCGAATAAAAATCATTGGAATTAAACATCCACCATATTATAATGTATGTGGTGGGTGTTTTTATAGCAATATATAACGGAGTAGTATCATGGGCAGTAGATTACATGTGGTGCAAGGATGGGGAATGCCTGTAACTAAGTTCAAGGGATTGGCGGATTTGAATTTTCCTGATTGTGTAGCATCAGACAGCGACTATTATGATTTACATTCCGAAGTCTGTAACAAAATAAAATATTACAAACATGAGTTCAAAATAACCAAAGAAGAACATTTAAAAATAAGGAAACAACATAATCAACATATTTTCTTTAAAGGAACAATACAAAGCGGAGATGATTTATTTCACTACATTTGCGATGAATCGAACGTCTTTGGGGATGACTACATTTTATTTTATAGCGATCCTAATGAAAAAAAAGAATGGACTAGATATGCGAATGATCTAGATTATACTATGCTGGTATATGATAATACCACAAAACAATATGATAACTTCAACTCGTTTTGTCGGGTTCATGATCATGGGTTTTCCTATTATAATCTTTCACGAACGGATAAAAATTACAAACCGGTCATATTTGATTATAATGACCCTGACTTTTTAGCAAATACGTTACCCGCCGTTCCAGGTGCCATTCGTTGGTGGATGACAAAGATTGGATTGATGACTGATGAAGGTGTAAATGAATTGCGCCCTATTTCAGCTATGTATTGGGCGTAAGTGAAATGACATTCAAAAATACGATAGGGTCGGTTCTGCTAATTGCCGCTTGTGTTTTTGCAATAACAAATATCGCACATGCGGATACATTGTCTAATCAGATAAATCAAATTTTAACTGATGTAGCAAAAGAACAGAATATTCCAATAGAGAACATGATTGACTCACAACTAGGTTCCGCAATTCAGTGGATATTGATTGTTAATCTCGCATTATCTCCGATGATTTTGCAGGCAGTTCGATATGCTATTGGGGCGCTATGCCTGTTCTTCTTATATGAAGTTATTATGTATTCCCTTGGGTTTATGAAAGAAAATTTTGCAACACACGGGGATAATTCCAGTCTGATTTTTGTTGTATTCCTTATTTTGGCGATTATTACACTATTATCGTTGATGATTGGTGTATCCTTGTTTAAACCAATGGAGATGGCATATGAAACTATTCATCCCACCTTTGCGCACAACGTTACTATTACTTAAACCGCTATCATGCTCAATTAATTTTGTCGATAGCCGAAATGCGAAATTTTCCGCGAAAATTGCAGGAACAAAATATGAGGACATCCTGGATGATTATTATGAAAACAGGAAAACCCCGTCCTTCATGAATGTGGTTATACCACAAGAAACCGCGTTGACGATTGATCGAATCTATATTCGGAATAATCTACCAAAATATGATTCCGTGACATTCCGAGTTATGTCATCCCCATTGGAACATATCATCAAACAACGTTTTTGGATTAGTCTTGCCGAGGCTAATACCATCGATTACCAAATCGTGAAATAATTAAATAAAAACAATAGCACGATAATATTCATGCTTGTGTATGATAAAATATCGTGCTATTGTTTTTATATCTTATGTAATATAGTTGGTGATTGTTGTTATGAAAATTTATTTAGGATCGGATCAATTGCAACAAATTCTGGAACAAAACCCAGATTGTGAGATTGCAATCACCGAAAAAGTAATTAAGACTGCGGTGTCGCAGCACATGTCAATATTGACGGATAGTCAATTAAAGCCCCGCGTGGAAAGTATTGCCAAAAATATATTTGAATCTCATTTTGGTGATATATTGGCAGACCATAGCAGTGTATCCATACCTGCAAATTCACAATTTATGACTCGATTGCAACGCACAATCGAAACCGCATGTGAAACATTCATCACAGACCATGATTTAATTGCGTCGGTGCAATTTAAAGTTGCAGCGTTGTTGTGTGACTTTGAGCAACAATTAATGGATGTCGTAACAAAAACAGTAGAAACGAAACTTCCGCATAAAATCAACGTGATGATACACTCCGAAGTTGAACGGCGTCTAAAAGAAATCATCAAACTTAGCCAAGAAGGTGACGAAAATGCAGCAACAGATTAAAGTAAACGAACCCGAAATCAATGTTGTTGATTTTAACATCAAAACGATCATTACCGATAAAAAATCATACCATGATTTTATTGTTATTTGGCGGTTAAAATATCGTCAAATTTCAGAAAAAAGTCGGTGGCTTAAAAACTGTATTGCGACATGTGCCCGGAATGACATGATTGCACATGTAGTTCTGTCACAGCGAGATTTGAAGCGGGTATCATCGCTTGCTCGCACCATGATGGAAGAACGGACCCAGGCCCGTATGTTGGCAGATCATTTGATCATGAACCGTCATCGGAAAGAGCAGTCCGCAAAGGACAAAGCTACCAAAACCGCGTGATCATCATTTACCCCGATTGAGAATGATATGCACTTTTTGTTTTTTTGGCGCAATCGTCAACTAATTCGAAACAAGACGACAAAACGCGAGTTCTTTGAATTAGGTGCAATTTTATTACTATGTATCGGGATATTTGTTCCAACGATGGTCATATATGAAAATATGACCATCGGTGATGCGTTATGGTTGGCTTCAACCAGTATCACTACAATTGGATATGGGGATTTGTCCGCATCAACCCCTATCGGTCGAATAATAAGCGTTATGGTATTGTTTATTCCAGCATTGGCAATTTTTGCTAGAATGATTGACATTTATCAAGATATGCGCGAATTTCGATCAAATGCAATAAAAACCGGGAAATGGAACTGGAAATTGAACGATCACATTTTAGTTATCGGGTCACCGAATGGACCAAATGCGGTAAAATATTTTCAGGAATTCATCCGGGAAATTCGTGATATTCCAGAATATAATAAAATCGCAATTAATATCCTCACTGACCAATGGACGACCAACCTGTGCGATTTTGACAATCGAACAATTTTCAATCATGGAAACATCAACAGTCCTGGCATGTCCGAACAAGTCGGTTTGACCAAATGCCGTGCGATCTTTGTTATCGCACCTAGTGGCAGCAATGATGATGACTCAATCACGTTCTCCACGGTATACCACGTTCGTGAACAAAACCCATCCGTTCCCATCATCGCTGAATGCGTATCAGATCATAATCGAAAACGTATCATTGCTGCCGGTGCAACATCGGTTATTCGTCCCATGCGCAGTTATCCAGCAATGGCGGTTCGGGCGATGGTCGCGCCTGGAACCGAAGAAATCATAGAAGATTTATTCACGGCCAAAGGAGATAGTGTGATCTCTGTTGCCATTAACCGCACGGTTATTGACTGGAAACAAACCGCAAACAATATTTTAAATCTTAATTGCGGTATCCTAATCGGATATGGGAACGAATTAGGGACATTTACCAATGCAAAGTGCGAAAGTTACGTGACCGCAGATCGATTGATTATTCTTTCCACCGAAGGAATATCATCAAAAATTCCAGCTTTACAACACAAAATCAACAATTACTACGTTCCAGATTTGTGAATTGAACAAATTCCGGGTGCATTATCAAATCGCCAGGGCTTTTGATTTCTTTGCGCAAACGATCATAGTTGCGCCAATAGTGATCAGAAGCCCCTTTCATGTTTTTGAAACGGGCAAATGGCCCATTAATTGATGTTAAATCATCTACTTTTCTGAAACGAACACTCCCTATATTTTTTGTGTTGCCGCTACCCGCCACCAACCCGGTGATGCGGGCTTTTTCAGTTAAATACCATCTGACTGAATCATAAGAACCATCCTCTGTTCGACGATATGTAAAAATCATAACCCAATGGTCATCATATGTCGAATATGGATATGTAATGCTTTTATTGTCGTTCAATAAAAATGATGTGTAGCTACCAAGTGTCAAATTCATGGATGGTTTTTCAAACGTGCTTTTTGCATCTATTGCTATTCTATGGAGTATTCTGCCAGCATCATATTTTGTTAATGTTCCGTCCGGGTATGTATTTTGTCTACTACTTGTTTCAAAAACATACCCATACTTATCCGCAATCTTGCTCAAATGTATTTCCGCTTGTCGCTCTAATAACTTCGATATTTCTTTAGAATCGGACGTTGGTGGTAGTAAAAGACCATCATCGGTGATAATATTACTTACGGTCCAGGACATATTATTTGTTGATTCTTTTAAATCATTTCTTAGTTCATTTATCGATAAAGTATTCATAACAAAATAACTCAATAATTTGAGTTATAATACTTGATGATTACTTTAAAAGTCTATTTTTAAATCAGCAATCCATCGCGTAATTATAACCCAATGGTAATTGAGTTTATTTACAAAAAAAGCGGCCCATAAAGGACCGCTTTTTTGATTAATAACTAACCGTGCTGGTATGATGGAATTATTTCTCCCGCACATCCCGCACGACATACGACATGATGTCCGCAAGTTCGACGAATTTGTCGGCCTGGCGACGAAGTTCATCCGCAATCATCGATGGGTTCGATTTGACGGTCGATACAACAGTAACGCGCACCCCTTTGCGTTGAACCGCCTCAACCAGACGCCGGAAATCGCCATCACCGGAAAACAGGATCACATGGTCAAGGTGCGGTGCCATTTCCATCACATCAATTGCAATTTCGATGTCCATGTTACCTTTGATTTTCCGCAAACCAGTTGCGGAGTCGGTGAATTCCTTGGTTGGCTTCGTGACCATGGTATAGCCGTTATAGTCGAGCCAATCCACAAGCGGACGAACCGCGCATTGAGCATCACCATCCGGCAGGGCGGTGTAGTAATACATCCGCATCATGTTGCATCCCGTGCCCAGGGCTTCGGTCAGCTTGGAATAATCCAAGTGAACGTCCAAGGCCCGAGTGCTGGCAAACAGGTTCGCCCCGTCGAAAAACACAGCAACGCGATCACTGGGTTTAGAACCAAAAAGATTTGCATTAGACATTTGTTTTTCCATTCATCAAAGAATTTTTTTTAAGGGAAACCGTTTCCCCTGTCGATAACGTGTATATTAAACGCTAAAAAAATTTCGTCAACATAAAAATAGCATTTTGTGAGTTTTTTTAAATATATGGATTTTGACTATCGATTTCGGTATTATAATGGTCATTGGAATAAAGCCGAAAGTTAAATGATGTATGACGTTTTTTTCTTAAGTTATAATGAACCAATGGCACAACAACATTGGAAAAAACTTGTTCGACATGCACCGCATTCGTCGCATGTGTCTGGAATAACCGGAATTCATAATGCACATTATGAGTGCGCCAAGCTATCCAAAACCAGAAATTTTTTTGTTATTGATGCGGATTCAGAAATTATTGATTTTGATTTCACCATCAAACTTTCCGCATGGGATCGCAAATATGTGCATCTTTGGTATGCACGAAACCCAGTTAACGGGTTAGAATATGGCTGGGGTGGTATAAAACTATTTCCAAAAGAAATTGTTCTTAATATGTCAGATCAACCATTAGACATGACCACTTCTTTTGAACTAAAAATTATCCCCGAAGTCAAGTCAATCACACATTATAATTCATCAGATTTCGATTGTTGGCGAGCAGCATTTCGTGAATGCGTAAAACTTGCAGTTTCCGATGATTATGAAAATGCTAATCGCCTTGAACAATGGAAACATCCTGGAACCGGGTATGGGGCGAATATGGTAGTCAAAGGCGCAGTTGCCGGAGAACAGTATGGATTACGCAATAAACACAACATAACCGCGTTGAAAAAAATCAACGACTTTGCTTGGCTAAAATTAAAATTTGAGGATATAAAATGACAACCTATCGATTATCTGACCTGGATATTTTTTACATTAGTTACGATGAACCATATGCAGATTCCTTTTATGAGAAAATTGAAGGTTATTTCCCGCAGGTTCATCGAATTCATGGGGTTAAAGGTTTTGATAAAGCCCATAAACGGGCGGCACGATTGAGCAAAACGCCCAGATTTGTAACAATTGATGGTGACAACGAAATCAATCCAAATATTTTCGAATATGAATTTGATGATACTAATTTAGAAGATGTGGTTTATTCGTTTAAAGCAACAAATATCATCAATGGGTTGGCATATGGGAACGGTGGAATCAAATGCTGGCCGGTTAATATTGTCAATATGAAAACACATGAAAATGCAACCGTTGGTCGCGACACAACTGATTTTTGTTGGTCATTGCGTTATATGCAAATTGATCAATTGGGGTCAACAGTAATGTGTAACCAATCGGCATATCAAGCCTTTCGTGCGGGGTATCGAGAAGGCGTAAAATTGAGTTTACCTAATGGCATCAAACCCGATGATAACAAGTGGGATATTGATCGTATTGCCAAATCAAATCTTTCCCGGTTAATGATGTGGTTGTGTGTTGGTAGTGATGTGACGCATGGTCGAGAGGCAATATATGGTGCAAGATTAGGTCTTTATGATACTTGGGTATTACATAAATCCATATCTAATATCAATAATTACGACTGGTTTGATTCAGAATGGATTACCCATAAAAATGAGTGTGCCTGGACGAATGCAGAAAAATATGGCAAACTATTAGAACATCATTTGGGACTTCATTTACCAATGCTTGGACCTGATGCTAGTCGGTGGGTAAAGATGACATACATTAACCCGGTTCGATCAGGTTTGATGTTCCCTAATATGGATAAGGTTGTATTATAATATGTTTGATGCCATGGATTTATTGAAGTTACAAACCGAGTCTAGTCTTGCGATGGCCCATTACAAATATGGCAATAATGAATTATACGTCTTCACACGTGAAGCACATCATGATAGCCAAGGATTTTACAAAGCGATCATACGTCATTACGTTAATGAATATGGGGGATTGCCCAGTGAGGTTGGCCCAGCACAATATATTGAACTGGTGACTTGGGATGACGTATGACACGTATAAACAAAAACGAAGATTTTTATCAATGTATGACATATTCTTTTTAAGTTACAATGAACCAAATAGCGAACAGAATTATGCAAGATTGTTAGATGTTGCACCATGGGCAGATCGTGTTCATGGTGTGACCGGCATTCATGCCGCCCATATGGCATGTGCGCAGCAATCAACTACTGATTTTTTCTTCACCGTTGATGCAGATAATTGGGTCTATGATAAATTTGAATTTATCCCATCATTTGAACCAGACCCAAATGGAGTCCATGTGTATCGGTGTAAAAATGCAGTCAATGATTTGGTTTATGGATATGGTGCAATCAAGCTATTTTCTACCAGACATTTGATAGATGTGGATACCACTAGTATTGACATGACGACATCTGTAACCACATCATATCATATAGTTAATGAACTGGTTTCTGAAACACGATATAATACATCACCATTTGAGACCTGGAAAAGCGCATTTCGTGAATGTGTTAAGTTGTCAAGCAAAACGATAAAAAACCAAAAGGATTTTGAAACCGAACAACGATTATCCACGTGGAAAACGATGGGCACTGATCGTGAATATGGTCAGTTCTCAATAGCTGGTGCAAAAGCGGGCGAACAATATGGTATCAAATATTGCGATAATCAACCCGAGTTGGCGAAAATCAATGATTGGAACTGGCTAACTGAACAATTTAAAAAGAGTGACCACGTTTATGATACAATCGCATGATATTTTACATAAGCTGGAATATATCACAGATGACCAGTTTTTATCTAATTTACGCAAAGCTATATCCCAATATCCAGATGCGTATTGGGACGATGCATTGTCATGGGGGCAACTCCAATCAAAAAAATGGCTGGTTGCGGAACTAACAAAAATCAATCCCAAAATGACCACTATGTTCATTCTGGGGGGATGGCTGGGAACACTACCCGCAATGCTGTTCAGATCAAATCTTGATATAGGAGTTATTCGAAGTTTTGACATCGATCCCGAATGCGCCGTTATTGCAGAAGCGGTAAATAAAATACCATATGTTGTAAATGGATGGCGGTTCAAGGCATCAACCGGTGATATGTTCAATATTGATTATACGGGACATAAATATGATACGAAACGATCTGATGGGTCTGTTGTAACATTACATGAACGTCCCGATGTGATCGTTAATACATCATGCGAACATATTGATGTTGCTACCTGGTGGAACATGATTCCGTCTGGAACGCTATGCGTTATCCAATCAAATAACCTATTTGGTGGACGCGATCACATCAATTGTGTGAACAGTATTGGCGAGTTTAAAGCAATGGCCCCAATGACAAATGTTATGTTCGAAGGAGACAAATATATTAGCACCGCCAATTATACCCGTTTTATGATGATTGGTATAAAATGAATAAAATAATGTCGATTGATCACTTTTCACATACTTACGGTCCTATCGGGGGTAATATTGTGAATGACCATTTGTGTGATATACTACGCAACGTTTCATTTAACACGGTTGTTAAAATCGACTTTGATAAAGCATACTTGGTGCAAAATGAAATTACAAAATGGTGCAATGACAATAATATAATAACGAAGCAATTCAATCCGCAATTTTGGCTTTTTAATGATATAGATAGCGCAATTCTGTTTTATCTTACCTGGGATTAAAAATCATGGCATTTGAATATTCTCGTATTAAAACTGTGCATTTGGAAATCACATCCAGATGCAATGCATCATGCCCGCAATGTGGACGAAATGTCCTTGGAACATGGGTAAACCCATCCCTGCCGATTACCGAATTGACGTTAGATGATTGTAAAAAAATCTTCACAAAGGAATTTTTACTAAGTCTTAATCGAATTTACATGTGTGGTAATTTTGGCGACCCAATTGCAGCCCAAGATACCTTGGACGTAATGAAATATTTCCGAGAAATGAACCCAAATATTACCCTTGGTATGAATACCAATGGTAGCGCGAAAAATCCCGAATGGTGGGGAGAACTCGGTAAACTGTTATCAAAAAAAGGTGACAGTGTTCGGTTTGGTATTGATGGTCTTGATGATACAAATCATCTGTATCGTCAAGGATGCCGGTTCGATGTTATTATGCGTAATGTGGAATCATTTATTCAATCTGGTGGCCGCGCAATTTGGGATTATATTGTTTTCAAACACAATGAACACCAGGTGGACGATGCCCGCACCCTTGCCGCAGAAATGGGTTTTATTCACTTCCAGGTTAAAAAAACCGGGCGGTTCTTCTCAAATAACCAACTAAAAGGCAAAGATTCGCAAGATGTTATGGGTAAGGATGGGACCGTAAAACACGTCCTGGAAAAACCAATTGATCCGCAATACCAAAACAATGCTTTGCAACAGGAACAATCATTAATTGCGAAGCATGGTAGCTTGCAAAATTATTTGGATAATACCCCGATCACCTGCAAAACTGATACCGAAGGGTCAATATATATATCGGCAGAAGGTTTGGTATTTCCATGCTGTTGGACCGCCAACCAGCTTTATGTATGGTATTTGGAACCAAAATCATCGCCTCTTTGGAAAATAATCGAGCATGTTGGTGGCAAAGATGCAATCAATGGTATCATGGTTTCAGTTGAAAAGATTTTAGCCGGGCCAATGTTCAATTACATCGAAAGCACATGGTCAAAACCAAGTTGTGCCGCAGGTAAATTAAAAGTATGTGCCAAAACATGCGGAAAAGATTTTGATCCGTTTGGTGATCAGTTCAAGTAAGTCATATTATCGATAAAAGGTCATTTAATAAGGTGGCCTTTTTCTTTTCCATGATAATATCATTGATTTCGTCTATTTCGCCCGAATACGGGGCGGCAATATTAATCAATTCGTTATAGTTTGTGATAATTTCATTTTTATCCGGGTAATTTTCCACAAGTTGTCCTGGACCATCGCTATAACCAAAATATTGCTTTAATTCAGACAAATCATTTTCATATGATATAACAAAATCAATATCATCAAGATTGGTATCAACGAAATGACGTAGAAACTGCATTCGTGCATTAAGTTCGGTAGTAAACTTTTTAATGTCAACTGCAAATGGCAATACCGATAGCTTATCAGTAGATGAATATATACCCGTTTTTCTGGCTATCATTAAGGACAGACATGATTGAACAACATCCAATCTATGCGTAAATACCCGAACATCAAATAATTTTGTATCAAATCCATACTCGATGTTTTGTAATAAATGAAATTTTGCAATATAACTGATATGTCGTTGATTTAACGTAGTAAAAACATCATCTACCGTCAACGGTATTTTGATATTGGTATTATTACATCCAATGTAATGTTGGGTAAGACGATCTTTATTGGTTATTTCACCAAGATTCACCCTATCGCCAGTTAGCAATACCATAATGATAGATGATCCGGTTCGTGGCATACTGATTACCGCAATATTGGTCACGAATTATCCCATTTGGTTAAATCATTCTGTCTAATAACACGGGCAATTTGTTTAGTGTATTCATCGCCTTTTGTGGAATACTTGGTCAAGTGTGGTGCAAGGTCTAATCCTGTTGCATTGCGACCCTTTTCTGTTTTAAGCCACCAGCGGGCAGCACGTAAATGCTTATATGCGGGATGCGAATTGAGATTTCTGGCATATGCTTCAATACTATCTTTCGGATCACCAAATGCCGCATATTTTGTGCCATCTTCTGATGCCTTGATGGTATTTTCGTCATCCGTCCATTTCTTTTGACCAAACATAACATTACCATCTTGTGATAATCGCGATGTTCCCCAACCGCTTTCTACTGCACTTTGTGCCAATGCTAGGCTAACCGGAATCGGTTGTAACCTGGCAATCAACGTTGTTATATCGCCATCGGTAACATTATATTCTGACATCAACTTACTGATGTATGCAAGATCAGATTTGTTTTTTACCTTTTTATGTGAAATTTCTTCAACTTTATTTCTAACTTCATCGATACCATCGTTCACTGATTTAATCATAGGCACCATTTTATCAATGAACTGGGCCTTTAATTCAACCGGTGAGAGGTCTTTGGTAGATGGTCGCATGCGAGGTGCTGGAATATTGCTAGACTGCGCCTGTGAGGAGATTTTGGGGGTTGGTGTTGATTTAATTTCGGGTTTGCCCCTGGGTATTGGTAGTGGTTCATTGATTGTTGTGGTGTCCGTTGTATTTGATAGACCATACCCAAGCCCAATCATTGACGATGCTGCCAGACCGGCACCAACCAACGCACCCGCAGCGGTTTTGCGGATGTTGGGCGTGAATATTTCGGTAAGGTCTTGTTGTGACATAAAATCTGAAACTTGCATATTTTTATTTATCATTTTTCGATACGGAATAATCCACGAACACGGGGGGAAATATATGGATACCGATTTTTTTTTGTAAAATTGCGATTTCTTCAAAAAATTATGTTGACGGCAAAAATGAACGAGAATAAGGTGAGACCCATCGGAGGCAAATAACGCCTCTAACCACCGGAAAATGGTAATGTCAGTGTATTTGTCACGTTATATATCACCACCACGATGATGTATTACTGTGTAGCATAACCATATTTCCTTACTTTTTGGTCGGTCTGTATAGCAGTTTGCCCGAACAGGCACTAACAGACATTTCATTAGGAATTTATACGCATGTCAACAGCAGTTGCCGCCGCCGGACCAAACACCGATGTTCCTGATTATATCAAGCAGAACAACGTAACTACCGGCAGTCCAGTCACCGATTTTGCAATTGGCAAATACTGCCTTGTTCGCACCCGAAATGAAGGATTGAATTTCGGTCTGGTTGTCTCCGCCGATCATACCGGTGTTGTGATAAAGAATGCACAACGGCTGTGGTATTTCAAGCCAAGTGTGCAAGAAGCCTCGTGGTATGAAGGCGTGGCACTATATGGCACATCAAATGACAGCAAAATCTCACATCCGGCACCGTATAAGGTGATCGTCGAAGAATACTCTTTGACCATTTGCACCGATGTGGCAATTGCCAGCTTGCTGGACATGACACCACACGCACAATCCTCGTAAGGTTCGATCCGCATTGTTGCGGTTAGAGTGACCGGAATTTATATCAACAATCATCAGATTGTTCTAGCAGCACTGTTCGTTAGGACGGTGCTGTTTTTTTATACCAAATTAGGAAATAAAAATGAATTTATATCACGGGTATTATTCGTTAATGAATGACATTTGGGGAAACGAACTATTTGATGTTAATTATCTTATATCAATTCCATACTGGGACGACACAAAATCCACCGATCAACCAAATAAATATACCCGATCTATCGATTTTGATAGAATATTTACGGTTGATTCAACGTTAAATGGAAAATATACGTTTTTAAACACTAACGTTTTCTTCTGGTTATTAGAAAATGTTGAACCAGTATATGAACAACTTCGATGGTTTAGTGATAAAAAAACATATAATCCAGGATGGTCCACCGACAACCCGTTAAATATCAATAGTTCCATCGATCATTCAATTGGATTTCATCGCCGGAAAGATGCATATGCTTTCATGCGTGAATTTAGTCAATTGCAAAAATTCAACCTAAAATTCAGTCAACACACTGGAAATAAATTTACATTGAATTTGAAAACCATGACGTATACCTCAAATAATCGGTAATAGGCCCTTAAAAACGATGTAATCTTTACTATCAGGTCAACGCCAGGTCGTTATTAACGAAAAAAAAATGATGAAAACTGTCATACTATCATATCATATCGTCGATTTTTATCCAGGTGATGATGATTCCGTAGGTGATATTGCTATATCAGAATACGGGGGTGGTTGTGGTCGTAGTTTTGGTAATGGTTCAGGGCATGGTTTTGGATTTAGTAATAGTGTAAGTAATGGGGAAGGTTATGGGGATGGTCCAGGTAATACCGAAGGCGATAGTAACGGTTATGGTTTTGGTATTGCAAACTTGGTTGATTGAGAAATAAGTTATTGATGACACCGTGTTATATGCCATTCCAATCATCAAAAAACAATAATTTTAATCTTTGCTTTATATAACCAAAAATACTACAATTGTTTATGATTTTTACCCCCCATTATGGAGATTTGACCTATGGCGGCCACTGGAACATTTTCTTGCTTATGGTGTAAAACTGATTTTGAAGCAAGAATTGCAGATCGCAATCGAGGATGGGCGCAGTATTGTTGTAAAGGGTGTAAAGCAAAACACCAAACCAAAACAACAGGAATTAATGGGGCAAATTACCGAGCAATGGGTAAATCCGTTACCCAGATGAAAGCGGGGCATTTTACAAAGTCCAAGTTCAGTAAAAAACGTGCTAAACACGACGGAACGTCCGAAATGGCACACAAAAAATGTCATTATTGCGGCGCGCCCGCAGTTAATGGTGTTTACTCCATTACTGGAATTGAATGGTTATGCAGTCAGCATATGGATAATTCACATCCGTTTTCGTCAGATGCGTTAGGACAGGACTAACCAAACTACATTATCCCTTATATTATTAAATGATATATGAGTATGATTGATATACTTACCAGTATTATTTCGGTTGAACCCAACTTGGTAATAAAACAATGAAACTACCTATAACACTACTATATTACACAGTTGATCAACATAATAATAGCTATCGATATGGCAATAGTGATGGAACCGGGTATGGATACGGGTCTGACTCTAGCGATGGGTATGAGGATGGGGATAGTAATGGGTATGGGAACGTGTTTGATGGTGGTTATGGCTATGGGCATGGTGCTATGGCAGAGTGAACAATGAAATGATTATCTCCATATATCCATTTTTACTTGGCGAAGTCAAATGGCAAATATACCAATAGATTTATATTACATAAAACGTTCGGGTAATGGTTCTTTAATTCGTAATGGGGGTGGTTATGGCGAGGGGCAGGGAAGTGGTTCTCATTATGAAATAAGTTACGTAATTCGATATTGGGCCGTTTACGGTCATGGTCAGGATTATGGATTAAATGCTAAATCTGGTAATTGTGAGGGTCTTGGATGTGGTCACGCTTACGGTTTTTATTTCGGTGATAGTTTCGGGTAATGCAGCCACCATTGTGTTTATTTTATGACTAATCCAACTTTTTGCAAGTGTGATAAGTATGAAACCCACCATAAAATCGTGTTTTTACCGAAATGCCGATCTTTATAACAACTTTTCCGGGACTAGAACTGGTTCGGAGTATGAGGATGGTTCTGTTAAAGGTGACGGGCAGGGGGATGGCTCTGCATATGTTGGGGATACAAGCCCAACGTTAGGGGTTAGTTATCTTTCAGGGGCAGGGCATGGTTATGGTTATGCTGATGGACAGGGAAATGGATATGGGTCAAGTTATAATATTGGTTACGGCTCGCATAAATGGGTCAGAAAATCATGGTGAATTAGTGTAAGAAATAATTATAATTATTACGGTTTATCTATTTAATTGATTGGATGTTAATAATGAAATTGCCCATAAAAGTAATTTATTGTGTCGATGTATATAGTAATTGGTATCACTATGGTCGTGGGTTTGCGCATGGACATAAAAAAGGACATGTGTTTGGATATGGTAGAGGAAGTGGTTCTGGACATACAAATAATTCTGGTATGGGGGATGATTCTGCTTCGGGTGATGATTTAGGTGATAGTAACGGTGTTGGACATGGGGCTGGTGCCAATGATGGTAATGAAACAGATCATTTTTATATGACCATGAAATAGATATTATATTAACTGTTTGATTATGTTATTTACATGTGGGAACTCGTAATGCACATTAACATAATATTGTATTATTATGTCCATATCTGTGAATATGATGATAGTGATGGGTATGATGGGTATGACAATTGGAAAGGTTATAGTCTTAGTTATGTCCATCATAATGGGGATAGTGATGGTTATGGTTTTGGTTTTGGAAAAGGGAATGGGAATGGGAATGGGTTTGATATTGGGGATACAAATATGACTGGGCATTGGGGGCATGGTTATGGTGACGGTGCTTATTGAAATATAATATGTGTATTTTGAATTATTATTGTTGTGTTTGGAGTGACATATTATGAACACATACGTAATCCTATCTTTTTACATAAATACCGCCGATCAAAAGGAAATCAGTTATGATGATGGCGATGGTGAAGGCTATGGTAAAGGGGATGGCAAAGGTTATGGTCTAGGTGATGGGGATGGCAATGGTGTCGGGTCTGGTCAAGACTATAAAGATGGTCATGGTCATGGTCATGGCTCTAGTGATGGGGATGGTTTTGGGACTGGATATGGTGCTGGTTTCGGTCATGGATCGGATTAACGAACTTAACAGTTGAATTATAGTTGTAGTGATTTAAATCATTTTTTATCACTTGGGGTGTCCGTATCATTAATATATTAATCGGGTTTTATTATTTTAATTATGACGTCCTAACGAACTACTGTCATACAAATGGGGCGGCGAATGTGATGATGTTGGTGACATTTATGGATATGGTCATGGGTTTGGTGAGGGTTCGATGGATGGTCAGTATTAATTATGTATGAACTGATAAATTTATTATATTGCGATGATAGCAGCCCAAATGAAATTGTTTCGGAAATTGTTTCAGATAATGGTTCGGTTTTTGGATTTGGTAATGGTTATGGATATGGTTCTGGTTATGGTTATGGTTATGGTGATGGCAAAACGTATGAACATATTTTTATTCACAAAAATGGTTATTGTTCGGCTTTTGGATTTGGTAATGGTTCGAGTCGTGGAAACTGGGATGGATCAAGTGGTGAACCTGAATAGATGCCGATAAGCGGGTATGACAATGGACCTGGTAACAGTTGATGATGTAATAAATGAATGATTTAATTATGAATATATCGATTGAATCATATTTCCAAAACCATGATATACCCAACAATGTTTATGGTTTTGGTCATGGCTCTGATCATGGCACCGAGGATGGTTTTGGTATATCTTATGGTAATGTGTATGGATTTGGGAATGGTTCAGGTAAAGGTTTTGTTTCTGGTGAGGGTTATGGTCGTGGTGATGGGAATAGGGGTGAATGATGCAATACCTGTAATCTAACTGTGCGATTTGACGTGGTTTAACCATTTAGTGAAATAATTATGAAACCATCAATTACATTTAATTATTGCAATAACCCCGATCTAGTAAGTGATGGTGATGGTTCCGTTTCCGGTGCCGGTTATGATTCTGGGGATTATCATAATCCGGGGCAGGGTTATGGGAATGATTATGACGAAGGTTATGGCATGGGTGATGGGGCTGGCAATGGTATTGGTTATGTTGATGGTGATGGTGATGGGGCTGGCAATGGTATTGGTTATGTTGATGGTGATGGTTATGTGTCTAGTGATGGTGATGGTTTTGGGTATGGGGATGGGCATGGCACTGGGCGTAATTATGAATAATTGAAATATAATGTGAATGATTTAACTTATTTTTTCTCATTGGTGAACCAATTATGAATCTACCGATTGCATTTAATTATTGCTATGAACCCGATCCAATAACCGATGGTTCTGGCTCTGGTTCATGTGCCGGGTATGATCCTGGGGATGATTATAGTCCGGGGAAAGGTTATGGGAATCAATATGACGTGGGTTATGGCAATGGTGATGGTGCCTGGTATGGTGTGGATGATGGGTATGGTTATAGTTATGGTTTTGGGACGGGCAATGGTCATGGCAACGTAGATGGTGAATAATTTAACTTATTTTTTACTTGGTGAAACAATTATGAAACCATCGATTATGTTTCATTACTGCGATAACCCCGATCTAAAAACTGATAATTCTGGTTCCGGTGCCGGGGATGATTATGGGGATGATCATAGTCCGGGGTTGGGTCATGGGAATGAGTATCATGCAGGTTATGGCATGGGGGATGGTGCTGGGGATAGCGCCGGTAATGAGCATGGTTATAATTATGGTTTTGGGGCGGGCAATGGTCATGGTCATGGACGTATATCGTAAATTATTCAAATGGCTCTTATTATAACATGAATATAAACATGTTATTGTTTTGTCGATGACCACACTAATGAAACAGGTGATGAACCGGATCATACCGATAGTTCCGGTCATAGTCATGGTCATAGTTATGGCTCGTGTTCCGGTCAGGGATATGGTGGTGAGAATGAATATGGTTTTGGTTTTGGGTTTAGGTATGGCACTCTGGGGTGTAATTCCGAATAATTGAAATATATGTGATTTGAACTTTCATTTTTTACCGAGATGATAATTATGAATACCGCTATCGACTGGTGTTATCACGAACCCTATCTAAAAAAAGATGTCTCCTGGGATGGGTCTGGTTTGGGTTTTGGTAATGGTTTGAGTTATGGGATGGGGGCCAGTGCTGGTTATAATAATGGAGATAGTTACGGTTCTGGGGTTGGTGCGGGGTATGGTGGCGAGCAGGGAAATGGTTATGGTAAGGGTTCTGGATTTGGTTATGATTATGGGGATACGTAATATTAATGATACCACTAAGTTGTAATGCAATTTAGTTAACTTATTTTTGTCACTCGGTAAAATAATTATGAATACGCCAATAAAAATGTATTATTGTTATAACACCGACCTAACACCCGATGGGTGGTTGGGTAATGAACCGAGTTCGGGTTATTATACTGGGGAAAGTTATGGTTTTGGTTATGGGAATGGGGATGGTAATGATTTCCGTATTGGTGTTGGCGAGGGTATTGGTTCGGTGTTTGGTTATAGTTTCGGGTATGGTTTTGGAGATGGTAAGGGTCATGGTGATTGATGCAACCAATTATAATATGATTTATTAAACTTATTACCTTATATGGCATATAATGACTATATTCGTAAAATTAAATCATCAAGAGTCTGATCTATCCATAAATGATTCTGGTTTCGGTTCCGGTGCAGATACCAGTTACAGGTGTTTTGGCTATGGGGCCGGGTTTGGTTATGATTATGGAAATGGTTATAGTTCTGGAAAAGATTATAACGAGGGTTTGGACAATGGTTCTAGTTATGGCTATGGGAATGGTTCCGTTAGTTTTTTTGACTAATGATGCATTAATTGAAGTATAACATGAATGAGCAATTTTATTACCTAGGAAGCAGATCATGAATACACCAATTAATTTGTTTTATTTATACAATGCGGACCTAAAGAGAAATCTTTATGGTTCTATTTTTGCTAATGGCGATGGTTTCGGTTCTGGTAATGGGAATGGTTATAATGAGGGGGACGGTTTCGGTTCTGGTTATGGTGATGGGGATGGCAATGGTGTTGGGAATGGTTATGGTTATGGTGAGAGTCCAGGGCATGACTGTAGTTAATGATTAATTGATACTGCCAATTGAAATATTAGTGATTTTTTATTACCAGGGATGGTCCTATCATGAAACTATCCATAAAATTAAATTACCATACATCTGATCTTTCCAAACATGTATATTACAAAAGATTAACATCTAAGCATGGTGGTGGTATTAGGGGCGTTTTGGGTTATGGCGATAGTAATGGTTATGGTTTTGGCGATGGGTCTGGTGATGGTCATAGTGATGGCGATGGCGATGGTATTGGGAATGGGTATGGTTCGGGGAATGGTGAAGGTCATGGTTTTGGGAGAGGGCTTGGGAATGGTCATGGTTTTGGTTATGGTAATGGGAATGGCAGTGATCATAATTAATGATACAACAAACAGGCCAGGTCATGAATATGTGATGGTGATGGATAATACTGACATTGAAATGTAAATTAATTTTTTCGTTCATTATTTACTAGAACATATCATGAATACATCCATAAAATTAAATTATACCCAATATGATCAATCCGAAAAGTTTTCTGGTTATGGTTTTGGTTATGGTGCTGGCAATGAGTATAATGATGATAAAAAGTATAGTCTAGGTGATCGGTTTGGGTCTGCACGTGGTCATGGTTACGGCCATGGCGATGGAAGTGGTGATGGTTCCGCGTTTGGTGATGGTGATGGTTATCTGACAGATCATAGTAATGGATCGGGGTATGGTTAATGATGCAACAATTTAAGTTATAATAGGCATAATTTAGTTATTTTATACATGATTGAACGAATTACTGTGAACACACCATAATCCAACATTTTTTACATCAATACTAATCTAAACCAAAATGACAATGAATATTGTTTTGGTTATTGTAATGGGCATGGCAATGGGAATGGTCATGATAATAGCTAATAATGCAACAATTGAATTACGACATAAGTGGTTTCGTTTTTACAGGTAAGACCGTTTCATGAACCAATCCATACACCAGTCGTTTTACATCAACACACATGATCATGAAATCGATAATGGACCCGGCGTTGATTATGGTCATGGCAATGAGCATGGCTATGGTTCTGGTTATGGTGTTGGCACCAATCATGGTTATGGTTATGGTCTTGGCTCTGGATTTGGGGACGCGCATTGTTATGGTTATGGCGGCGGCTATGGGGATAGTGCGGGGGCGGGGGATGGGGATGGCAATGGGAATGGGAATGGGAATGGTCATGATAATAGCTAATAATGCAACAATTGAATTACAATATAAGTGATTTCATTTTTACAGGTAAGACCGTTTCATGAACCAATCCATACACCAGTCGTTTTACATCAACACACATGATCATGAAATCGATAATGGACCCGGCGTTGATTATGGTCATGGCAATGAGCATGGCTATGGTTCTGGTTATGGTGTTGGCACCGATCATGGTTATGGTTATGGCGGCGGCTATGGTTATGGTAATGGTCGTGGTTATGGTTATGGCGGCAGCTATGGGGATAGTGCGGGGGATGGTTATGGCAATGGGAATGGTCATGATAATAGCTAATAATGCAACAATTGAATTACAATATAAGTGATTTCATTTTTACAGGTAAGACCGTTTCATGAATCAATCTATAGACCAGTCGTTTTACATCAATGCCGATACACATAAAACCGGTTCCGGTCATGGTAATGGTTATGGTCTTGGCTCTGGTCTTGGCTCTGGTCGTGGCTCTGGTCTTGGCTCTGGTCGTGGTTATGGTCATGGTGATGGTCTTGATTCTGGTTATGGTCGTGGCTATGCGAGTGGTCATGTTGATGGTTATGGCTATGAGAGTGGTCATGGTTATGGCCGTGATCATAGCTAATGATGCAACAATTGGATTACATTATGAATAATTCATTTTACAGGTGTGACCCATTCATGAAATCATCCATAACCCAGTCATTTTACATCAATACATCTGATCATGACACCGTTCATGGATATGGCTATGGACATGGCAATGGGAATGAGTATGGCACTGGGGATGGTTTTGGAGATGGTTCGAGCGATGGTTTCGGTTATGCTACGGGGCATGGTAATGGTTACGGGAATAATTATGGCTCTGGGTATGGCTCTTGCTCTGGGAATGGAAATAATTATGGCTCTGGGAATGGTTATGGGAATGGTCGCGATCATAGCCAATGATACAGTCAATAAAAATTTAGTGGTTTATTTCTACAGGCGTGACCGATCATGAACCCACCCATAACCCAGTCATTTTACATCAATACATATTATCATGAAAACACGTATGGTCATGATAATGAGTATGGTCATGGTAATGGCTCCGGTTATGGGGATAATGATGGGGATGGTTATGGATTTGGCAGTGGCTCCGGTTATGGGTATGATTATGGGGATGGTTATGGTTTTGGCAATGGCTATGGGGATGGCGACGGTTACGGCAATGGCAATGGCAATGGTGCTGGCTATGGCTGTAATTATAACTAATGATGCAACACTTGAATTATAATATTAATAATTCGTTTTACAGGCGTGACCTATTCATGACCACATATATAAACCAAATGTTTTGCATTAATACAAATTATCATAAAACCGAGTATGGTTTCGGTTATGGTCATGGTCATGGTAATGCGTATGGCTATGGTTACGGGGAGGGTTATGGCTCCGGGTGTGGGTCTGGTTATGGGATTAATGCTGGTTCTGGTCATGGTGATGGTTATGGTCGAAGCAATGGCTTGGGGAATGGAGATGGGGATGGTTTTGGGGAAGGGGATGGTCGCGATCATAACCAATGATACAGTAAATAAAAATTTTAGTGGTTTATTTTTACAGGTGTGACCGATCATGAATCTACCCATAAATCAGTATTTTTGCATACATGCAGATGATCATGAAACCGGTTCCGGTCATGGTAATGGCTCGGGTGATGGCGATGGGCAGGGAGATGGGGATGGTGATGGCTCTGGCTCTGGTGTTAGTCATGGCGATGGGGCTGGCGACGGTTACGGCAATGGCAATGGCAATGGCAATGGTGCTGGCTATGGCTGTAATTATAACTAATGATGCAACACTTGAATTACAATATTAATAATTCGTTTTACAGGCGTGACCGATCATGAATCTACCCATAAATCAGTATTTTTGCATACATGCAGATGATCATGAAACCGGTTCCGGTCATGGTAATGGCTCGGGTCATGGTTATGGGAATGGTTTTGGTGATGGGGATCATGGTTATAGTTATGGTGATGGTTTTGGTTATGGTTTTGGTTATGAAGATGGTGATGGCTCTGGCTCTGGCGTTAGTCATGGCGGTGGTTATGGTGATGGTTTTGGTTATGGAGATGGTGATGGCTGTAATTATAACTAATGATACCCATCAAAAAAAAGTTTAGTGTTTATTTTTACAGGTGTGACCGATCATGAATCTACCCATAAATCAGTATTTTTGCATACATGCAGATGATCATGAAACCGGTTCCGGTCATGGTAATGGCTCGGGTCATGGTTATGGGAATGGGAATGGTTTTGGTCATGGTTATGGTAATGGACAGGGCGATGGCGATGGCGATGGGCAGGGAGATGGGGATGGGGATGGCTCTGGCTCTGGTGTTAGTCATGGTTATGGTTATGGTGATGGTGATGGTTTTGGTTATGGTTTTGGTTATGGAGATAGTGATGGCTGTAATTATAACTAATGATACCATCAAAAAAACGTTTAGTGTTTATTTTTATAGGTGTGACCAATTATGACCCCATACATAAATCAGTATTTTTGCATACATGCAGATGATCATGAAACCGATCATGGTCATGGTCATGGTCTTGGTTATGGATATGTGAATGGTTATTGTTCCGGTTATGGGGATGACTCTGGGGAGAGTGATGGAGATGATTTTGGGAATGGTTATGGTTATGGTGAGGGAGATGGTCACGGTAACAGGAATTGCAATAGTTATGGGGATGGTTATGGCGATGGTTCCGGTAACTGGAATGGCAATAGTTATAGCAATATTTATGGGGAAGGTTTAAGTGCATAATAATATTAGTGGTTTGATTTTCACAGGTGTGGCCTATTCATGACCATATACATAAACCAGTTGTTTTACATTAATACAGATTATCATAAACCCGATTATGCACTCGGTGATGGTCATGGTAATGGCGATGGCGCAGTGTTTTAAATATAATCGTAGTTACGTAACACCTTTTTTATTACTTGATGGGATTTAGCATGCCAGTATCGATAAAACAATCTTTTTATATCGAATCTGAAAATAATAAAACTGGTTATATAGAAGGGGATGGTTTTGGTTATGGTCATGGTTCGGGATATAATATTAATAATGCTTGGTATATTACCAATGATGATGATGATGATGCGGATGGCTCTGGCTATGGTAATGGGTATGGGGATAATGATGGTAAAGTTTTTGGTTATGGGTATGGCGATGGATATAGTCAGGGGGGTGCATGATCGTAGTTAATAGCACAACAATTGAATTAGTAATGGTTTATTTTTGCATGTATGTCCTATCATGAGTTCATCTATAAAATTAAATTATCACGAAACAGATTGTCACAAATATGATTATGATTCCGGTTTCGGTTTTACGTATGGTTATGAGGCTGGTTATGGTGATGGTTCTGGTAATGGTTCAGGTATTATTAGGTATGACGATGGCTATGGTTACGGTTATGGAAACGGCTATTTGGAAGGGGATGGTGCGGGGGGTGGATTTGGGATTGGCGAGGGATATGGGGATGGGTATGTAAATGGCTCCGGGTATGGTTAATGAGGCAATAATTGAATTATAAGATGAATACTTTGTTTTTTACCTGGTGTGTTAATTATGAATACATCAATTGAATTGTATTATTGCGTTAATTCCCATCTAACGAACGTGGATTTCGTGAGTGGTGGCGAGCAGGGCAATGGTTATGGCGATGGTGATGGTAACTGGCTTGGATTTGAGTATGGTCTTGGCTCCGGGGATGGGCCTGGTTATGAAACTGGAAGGGGCCGAGGCAGAGGTCATGGTCGCGAAGGTTAGTGGTTCCACCAATTGAAATAGTAATGGTTTATTTTATTATATTATTGGCAGTGGCCTATTATGAACATATCGATTGAATTGTATTACCACTACCATGATCATGATATATCTGAAAATGTTTCTGGTTTTGACTCAAACTATGGCAATGGTTATGGTGATGCGGATAGAAAGGGTCATTGATGATTTTTCATTAATAACGCAACAATTGAATAATATTATGAGTGATTTATTTTTTACATGAGTGACCTATTAATGAAACCATACATAAGTCAGTATTTTGGTATCAATCCATCTGATCATGAAATCTATTATACATCAGGTCATGGTTATGGTGATGATGACGGGTATGGTGATGGTTATGGGTATGGTTTTGGGGATGGGGATAGGGATGGCTCTGGTTGTGGGGATGGTTATGGTCATGGTTATGGTTATGTTTCTGGTGGTAGTCATGGTAGTGGTAATGGAGCATGTTATGGATTTGGTAATGGTGAGAGCCATAACAAATGATGCAATAAATGAATTATAGTATAGTGATTTATTTTTTACATGTGTGACCTATTAATGAAACCATACATAAGTCAGTATTTTGGTATCAATCCATCTGATCATGAAATCTATTATACATCAGGTCATGGTTATGGTGATGATGACGGGTATGGTGATGGTTTTGGCGATGGGGATGGCTCTGGGGATGGTTATGGTCATGGGTTTGGTGATGGCGATGGTGATGGTGATGGTTATAGCAATGGTCGTGGTCGTGGTAGTGGTAATGGAGCATGTTATGGATTTGGTAATGGTGCGAGCCATAACAAATGATGCAATAAATTAATTATAGTAAGTGATTTATTTTTTACAGGTGTAACCTATTAATGAAACCATACATAAACCAATCGTTTTACATCAATATATATATTCCTGAAACCTATCATGGATACGACTATGGCTCTGGGGATGGTCATGGTTATGGGGATGGGTCTGGTGATGGTCATAGTGGTGGCGATGGCGATGGTTCTGGGAATGGGTATGGTTCGGGGAATGGTGAAGGTCATGGTTTTGGGAGAGGGCTTGGGAATGGGAATGGGTTTGAGGATAGTTATGGTTATGGTTATGGTCGTGGTCATGGGTGTGAATAATTTAACTTATTTTTACCCGGTATGCTAATTATGAATACTTCGATTGAACCGTATTATTGCGTTAATTCCCATCTAACGAACGATGATTTTATGTATGGTGATGGTTCTGGGGATGGCTCTGGGGATGGCAATCGCGATGGTTCTGCCGATGGTTCGGGGTATGGGTATGATTATGGTGATGGTTCTGCGCATGGTTATGGTGGTGGCAATGGAGATGGTAATGGGATTGGTTCTGGTCATGGTTATGGTAATGGCCGTGGTTATGATAATGGCCGTGGTCATGGTAGTGGTAATGGAGCAGGTTTTGGATATGGCAGCAATCGTGGTATTAGCAAATGATGCAATAATTGAATTATAGTATAGTGATTTATTTTTTACAGATGTGACCTATTAATGAAACCATACATAAACCAGTCATTTTACATCAATATATATGCTCCTGAAACCTATCATGGATACGAATATGGCTCTGGGAATGGTCATGGTTATGGGGATGGGGATGGTTCCGGGGATGGGTCTGGTTCTGACTATCATGGTGGGTTTGGTTTTGGATTTGGTGTTGGACATAGCTATGGCTCTGGATTTGGCTCTGACTCTGGCTCTAGTCATGGTCGTGGTCATGGGTGTGGATAATTTAACTTATTTTTACCCGGTGTGCGAATTATGAATACTTCGATTGAATTGTATTATTGTGTTAATTCCCATCTAACGAACGATGATTTTATGTATGGTCATGACTCTGGTCCTGGCGATGGGGATGGTTCTGGCGATGGGGATGGGGAGGGAGATGATTATGGTCATGGTTTTGGTGATGGCTATGGCAATGGTAATGGTTATAGCAATGGTCGTGGTCGTGGTAGTGGGAATGGAACATGTTATGGATTTGGTAATGGTGAGAGCCATAACAAATGATGCAATAAATTAATTATAGTATAGTGATTTATTTTTTACAGGTGTAACCTATTAATGAAACCATACATAAACCAGTCGTTTTACATCAATATATATGTTCCTGAAACCTATCATGGATACGACTATGACTATGGCTCTGGGGATGGCAATCGCGATGGTTCTGCCGATGGTGAGGGGTATGGGTATGGTTTTGGGTATGGGTATGATTATGGGTATGATTATGGGTATGATTATAGGGATGGTTCCGCGCATGGGTTTGGGGATGGGGATGGATAGTGATATGGATATGGATATGGATTTGACTCTAACTCTGGCTACTAGTCATGGTCGTGGTAGTGGTTGGAAATGATTTAACTTATTTTTACTCGGTGTGCTAATTATGAATATTTCGATTGAATTGTATTATTGCGTTAATTCCCATCTAACGAACGATGATTTTATGTATGGTGATGGTTCTGGGGATGGTTCTGGGGATGGTTCTGGGGATGGCTATGGGGATGGCAATCGCGATGGTTCTGCCGATGGTTCTGGCGATGGGGATGGGGAGGGAGATGGTTATGGTCATGGTTTTGGTGATGGTTATGGCAATGGTAATGGGTTTAGGGTTAGTAATACGTTTGGATATGGCAGAAGATATGGCAGCAATCGTGGTATTAGAAAATGATGCAATACTTGAATTATAATACAAATAATTCATTTTTACCTGGTGTGCTACTATGAATACATCAATTGAAACATATTTCCAAGAACCTGATCAACCCGATAATATTTATGGTTATGGACATGGTTCTGGTCATGGCGATGGGGAGGGTTATGGTTATGGTTATGGTTATGGTGATGGGGCTGGTAATGGGGATGGTTATGGTGATGGTTATGGCAATGGTCATGGTTTTGGGACTGGTTTTGGTATTGAGTATGGTAGAGGGAATGGTGATGGGGATGGTGATGGTAATGGTGCGAGCCATAGCAAATGATGCTATAATATAAATAATTCGTTTTTACCTGGTGTGCTACTTATGAATACATCGATTGAAACCTATTTCCAAGAACCTGATCAACCCGATAATATTTATGGTTTTGGTCATGGCTCTGGTCCTGGCGATGGGGAGGGTTATAGCGATGGGGATGGGGATGACGACGGGGATGGGTCTAGGGATGGCTCTGGTTGTGGGGATGGTTATGGTCATGGTTATGGTTATGGCAATGGTCATGGTTATGGCAATGGTCGTGGTCATGGTAGTGGTCATGGAGCATGTTATGGTTTTGGTAATGGTGCGAGCCATAGCAAATGATGCTATAATATAAATAATTCGTTTTTACCTGGTGTGCTACTTATGAATACATCAATTGAAACCTATTTCCAAGAACCTGATCAAACCTATAATGTTTATGGTGATGGTTCTGCTTATAGTTCTGCTTATCATTATGGTAATGGTTATGGTTTTGGTTATGGTTCTGGGGATGGTGATGGTTATGGCAATGGTAGTGGTCATGACGATGGTGCTGGTGCTGGTGCTGGGTATGGGGATGGGGATGGTCATGGTTCGAGCCATAGCAAATGATGTAATAATTGAATTATAGTATAGTGATTTATTTTTTATCTGGTGTGATAATAATTATGAATACATCCATAAAATTAAGTCAACTAAATCCTGATCTGACCGAACATGATTCTAATTATGGTTCGGGAATGGGAAGGGGTTCTGATTATGGTGATGGCATATATTATAATGGCTGTGGTTATAGTTCTGACAAGGGTCATGGTTTTTAATAATGATGCAATACGTGAATTATAATATGAATACTTTGTTTTACCGGGGGTGGCATACCATGAATATATCCATAACGTTACATTATCACAAATCCGATCTTCCAGGAAATGGACTTGATGGTTCTGGTTATGGTTCCAGTTATGGTTCTGGAAATGGTTATGGTCATGGCGATGGTTTTGGTTCTGGTTTTGGGGATGGATACGATGATGGCAATGGTTCCGGTTCCGACAAGGGTTGTGGTTATGGACATGGTTTTGGTTCTGGATATGGTAAGAAATATGGAAAGGGTCATGGTTCTGGATCGGAGTTTTACTAATCAATCAATAATTGAATTATAATATAAGTGATTCAGTTTTTACCGGTGCGTGAATTATGAATATATCCATAAAATTAAATTATATCAAATCCTGGGCAATCTATGAGAATTCAGGCCATGGAAATGGTCATGGCGCGGATTATGATTAAAAAACAAAAGGTTACCAGTTATGGTTACAATTTATAAATTATATTATTCGATACAATTAATAACCAATCACGAGACATATGGCTATGGGAATGGTTCAAATCATGGGAATGGTCATGGGGATGGCTATGGGGATAGTGATGGTTATTGTTTTGGAAAAGGGCTTGGGAGTGGTAATGGGCTTGGGAATGGAAATGGTCATGGCTATGGCGCGGGTTATGATTAACGAACAAAAGGTTACCAGGTATGGTTACAGGTATGGTTACAGGTATGGTTACAGGTATGGTTACAATATATGAGTTATATTATGTGATACCATTAATAACCAATCACGAGACATATGGCTATGGGAATGGTTCTGGTTCTGGTCGTGGTTTCGGTCATGGTGATGGTCATGGATATGGTTATGGTCATGGTTATGGTCATATTTATGGTGATGGTTGCGGTGATGGTCATGAGAATGGCGCGGACTATAATTAAAAAAAGAAAGATCATCCGTTATGGTTACAATATATGAGTTATATTATGTGATACCATTAATAACCAATCACGAGACATATGGCTATGGGAATGGTTCTGGTTCTGGTCGTGATTTCGGTTATGGTGATGGTCTTGATTCTGGTTATGGTCGTGGCTATGCGAGTGGTCATGTTGATGGTGATGGTTATGGGGATGGGCATGGTTATGGCCGTGATCATAGCTAATGATGCAACAATTGGATTACATTATGAATAATTCATTTTACAGGTATGACCCATTCATGAAATCATCCATAACCCAGTCATTTTACATCAATATATCTGATCATGACACCGTTCATGGATATGGATATAGCTATGGACATGGCAATGGGAATGAGTATGGCACTGGGGATGGCAATCGCGATGGTTCTGCCGATGGTGAAGGGTGTGGGTATGATTATGGTTCTGGTTCTGGATATGGTAAGAAATATGGAAAGGGCCATGGTTCTGGATCGGAGTTTTACTAATAAAGCAATAATTAAATTATAATATAATTTATTCAGTTTTTACCGGAGCAACATATCCTGATTATCTCTATAAAATAAAATTAAATTATATCAAATCCTGGTCACGCTATGATGGCTCTGGTTGTGATTATGATTATGATTATGATTCTGGTTCCGGTATTGTTTATAATGATAGTTCCGGTCATGGTTTTGGGGCTGGGATTGTTATGATTAAAAAAGAAAGATTATCAGTTATGGTTACAATTTATATTTTATATTATTCGATACCATTAATAACCAATGACGAGACATATGGGTTTGGTCATGGTTTTGCGGATGGTTCGGTGCATGGGACTGGTTATAGTCATGGCTATGGGAATGGTTCTGGTATTGGTTATGGTGATGGTCATGGTGATGGTTCTGGGGAGAGGAATGGAGATGGTTCTGGCGATGGTTATGGTTATGGTTATAAATGATTTAACTTATTTTTACCGGAGCGACATCTAATGAATCTATACATAAAATTAAATTATATCAAATACGGGTCATACAATGATGGCGATGATGATAGTGATGGGGGTGGTTATGATGATTGGGATGGTTATGATGATGATGATGATGATGATGATGATGATGATAGTTTTGGGAATGGGAGTGGCTATGGTCTAAATGATGGCTCTGGTAAGGGCCACGGGAATGATTCTGATTCTATTTCAGATTATGGTCATGGTTATGGTAATGGTTTTGGGGATGGTGATGGGAATAGTGATGGGGATGGATATGGATATGGATATGGTAATGGTAATGGTTATGACTGATTCAACTTATTTTTCACCAGGTGCGTGAATTATGAATATATCCATAAAATTAAATTATATCAATTCCAGTTCATACAATGATGGCGATGATGATAGTGATGGCTTGGGGAATGGTGATGGTATTGGGAATGGTGATGGTTCTGGTTCTGGAAATGGTTTTGGTTCTGGTTATGTCTCATATTATGGGAATGGGTTTGGCTATGGGGATAGTGATGGGCATGGTTTAGGGAATGGGCGTGGTGGCTATGGCGGTGGGCATGGTATTGGTAATGGTCATGGGAATGGCGCGGGTTATGATTAAAGGATAAACGATTGCCAGTTATGGTTATAATTTATATTTTATATTCGTCGATACCATTAATAACCAATGACGAGACGCATGGGCATGATTGTGGAACGGTGTTGGGTTATGGGTCTGGGGATGGTTATGGTTATGGGGATGGCGATGGTCATGGTTATGGGGATGGAGATGGCTATGGGTATGGGGATGGGGATAGTGATGGAGATGGGCTTGGGGGTGGATCAGAGGATGGTTATTATTAAAGAACAAAAGGTTACCAGTTATGGTTACAATTTATAATTTATATTATTCGATACCATTAATAACCAATGACGACGAGTATGGTGATGGTCCTGGCGATGGTGATGGCGAAGGTTATGGTTTTGGTTATGGCAATAGTTATGGGGATAGTCAGGGAGATGGTGACGGTTATGGTTATGGGGATGGTTATGGTGATGGGGTTGGTGACGGTTACGGAAATGGTTTTGGTTATGGTCATGGTTTTGGTTAAATCGATGGAGACGATTTTACCCAATAATGTAATAGTTGAGTTATAATATAAGTGATTCTGGTTTTACTCGAACAACATATCATGAATATATACATAAAATAAAATAAAATAAAATAAAATTAAATTATATTAAATATGCGTCACCTAATGATGGTTATGGTTCGGGTCATGGTAATGAATATGGCTCTAGTTTTGGGACGGGCCAGGTCGTGTCATGAGTATGATCGTGGGTTTGATTATGGGGATGGCTATGGTTAAAGAAAGAAAGGTTACCCGTTATGGTTACAATATATAATTTATATTATTTGATGCCATTAATAACCAATGACGAGACATATGGGTATGATTGTGGAACGGTGTCTGGTTCTGGTTCTGGTTATGGCTCAAATCATGGGAATGGTTATGGCGAAGGCTATGGGGATAGCGATGGTTATGGTTTTGGGTATGGGCTTGGGAGTGGGAATGGGATTGGGAATGGAAATGGTCATGGCTATGGACACGGTTATGATTAAAGGACAAAAGGACAAAAGGTTACCAATTATGGTCGCAACTTATAATTTATATTATTCAATACCATTAATAACCAATAACGAGACATATGGGTTTGGTCGTGGTTTTGGTAATGATTATGGCTCTAGTTTTGGGTCTGGTCATGGCTCGGGGAATGGTGATGGTCCTGGCGATGGTTATGGTCATGGATATGGTCTTGGCTCTAGTTTTGGGTCTGGTCATGTAGATGAAGATGGTTATTATAATTAACGAACAAAAGGTTACCAATTATGGTTGCAACTTATAATTTATATTATTCAATACCATTAATAACCAATAACGAGACATATGGGTTTGGTCATGGTTTTTCGGATGATTCGGGGCATGGGAATGGGCATAGTGATGGTCATAGTGATGGTCATGGTTATGGTTTTGGTCATGGTCATGGTCATGGTTTTATTATTGATATTGGTATTGGCACTGGTATTGGCACTGGTATTGGGGATGGGCACGGTTATGGTTTTGGGGAAGGGGATGGTTATTATAATTAACGAACAAACTGTTACCAATTATGATTGCAATTTATAATTTATATTATTCAATACCATTAATAACCAATAACGAGACGCATTGGCAGGGGCATGATTATGGTTCTGTTTATGACACAATTCATGGGCATGATTATGGTTCTGTTTATGACACCATTCATGGAAATGGTTATGGTCATGGTTATGACACCATTCATGGGAATGGTTATGGTCATGGCTTTGGTGATGGTTATGGTCATGGGGATGGGGATAGTGATGGTTATGGTTTTGGTTTTGGGAAAGGGAATGGGAATGGGTTTGATGATGGTTATGGTTATGGTAATGGGGACGGTTATAATTAAAGAACAAAAGGTTACCAATTATGGTTGCGATTTATGAGTTATATTCGTCGATGTCATTAATAATCATTAAAGAGACGCGTGGACATGGGCATGATTATGGTTATAGTTATGACACAATTCAGGGGTATGGATATGGTTTTGGTCATGGTCATGGTAATGGACAGGGTGATGGCGATGGGCCGGGAGATGGGGATGGTGATGGCTCTGGCTCTGGGGTTGGGGATGGTTATGATTAAAGATCAAAAGGTTACCAATTATGGTTGCGATTTATGAGTTATATTCGTCGATACCATTATTAACCAGTGATGACGAGCATGGCGATGGTTCGGGAATGATGATGGGTTCTGGTCATGAGCATGGTTTTGATCATGCTTATGGGTATGGTGATGGGGCCGGTGATGTTTATGGGGATAGCGATGGTGAGGGAGATGGTGAAGGTTTCGGTTACGGTCATAATAATGGTAATGGTTATGGTTATGGGGATGGTGATGGAGATGTCGATGGTGACTGGTTAACCGAATGAAGCAATAATTGAATTATAATATAAGTAGTTCAATTGTTACCGGAGCGACATATCATGACTATACCCATAAAATTAAATTGTTTCAAAACCAGGTCATGCAATGATGGCTCTGGTTATGAATATGGTTCCGGTATAGTTTATTATGATAGTTCCGGTATTGATTATTATGATAGTTCAGGTCATGGCGATGGGGCTGGTTATGGTGATGGTTCTGGTAATGGTTCAGGTATTATTAGGTATGACGATGGCTATGGTTACGGAAATGGTTATTTGGAAGGGGATGGTGCGGGGTGTGGATTTGGGATTGGCGAGGGATATGGTGATGGGTATGTGAATGGCTCCGGGTATGGTTAATGAGGCAATAATTGAATTATAATATGAATACTTTGTTTTTTACCTGGTGTGTTAATTATGAATACATCGATTGAATTGTATTATTGTGTTAATTCCCATCTAACGAACGTGGATTTCGTGTATGGTGGCGAGCAGGGCAATAGTTATGGCGATGGCGATGGTAACTGGCTTGGGAATGGTTTTGGTCATGGTCATGGTTTTGGTCATAGCTATGAGAGTGGTTATGGGGATGTTTCTTATAATTAAAGAACAAGAGGTTATCAATTATGGTTGCAATATATAATTTATATTATTTTATGCCATTATTCACCAATGACGAGACGCATGGGCATGGGCATGGGCATGGGCATGGGCATGGGCATGATTATAGTTCTGGTTATGACACTATTCACGGAAATGGTTTTGGTTATGGTCATGGTTTTGGTGATGGGGATGGTCGGGGCGAGGTTGTTGGCGAAGGTTACGGTAACGGGTTTACCCAATGAAGCAATAATTGAATTATAACATAAGTGAATTAGTTTTTTACCGGAGCGACATCTCATGAATATATCCATAAAATTAAATTATATCAAATACGGGTCATACAATGATGATGATGATAGTGATGGGTATAATGATGGAACAATGGTGGGTGCTGGTAATGATTATGTTTTTGATTATTGTTATGGTTATGGGGATGGTCCGGGCGAGGTTGTTGGCGAAGGTTACGGTAACGGTTATGGGGATGGTCAGGGCGAGGTTGTTGGCGAAGGTTACGGTAATGGTGATGGTTACGGTTATGATTATGATTATGATTAAATTGATGGAGACGGTTTTACCCAATGATGTAATAGTTGAATTATATATAAGTGATTCAGGTTTACCAGTGCAACACATATCATGAATATATCAATAAAATTGAATTATATCAAATCTGATTCACTCAATGATAGTTATGGTTCAGGTCATAGTTATGGTTCAGGTCATAGTCATAGTCATAGTCATAGTCATAGTCATGGTCATGGTCATGGTCATGGTAATGAGTATGGCTCTAGTTTTGGGACTGGTTATGGGACTGGTTATGGGTCGAGCCATAGGTCTTGTCATGGGGCGGATCATGGGTTTGATTATGGTGATGGTTATGGTTATGCGAATGAGGATGGTTATGGTGATGGGGATGGTTATGATTGAAGGACAACAGGTTGCCAGTTATGGTTACAATTTATAATTTATGGTATTCGATACCATTAATAACCAATGACGACGAGTATGGTGATGGGGATGGTTATGGGTATGGGGATGGTGATGGGGAAGACAATGGTTTTGGTTATGGGGATGATTATGGGACTGGTGATGATTATGGCGCTGGTTATGGGACTGGTAATGGGTTTGGGTATGGGGATGGTGATGGTTTTGGGTATAGGAATGGCACAAGTTATGATTAAAGAACAAAAGGTTGCCCGTTATGGTTACAATTTATAATTTATGATATTTGATACCATTAATAACCAATGACGACGTGTATGGTGATGGTCCTGGCGATGGGATGGGATGGGGGATGGGTTTACCCAATGAAGCAATAATTGAATTATAACATAAGTGAATTAGTTTTTACCGGAGCGACATCTCATGAATATATCCATAAAATTAAATTATATCAAATACGGGTCACACCATGATGATTATGTGTCTGGTGATGGGAATGGTGATGGGGATGGGGATGGTAATGGGTTTGGGTATGGGGATGGTGATGGTTTTGGGTATAGGAATGGCACAAGTTATGATTAAAGAACAAAAGGT